AGAATATATGCTACTTTCTTCGGCATATATATTTCCCGTAATAAATTGGGAGCCATTATTATTCACATTGTTAGTAGATCGTTAGTAGATTGTAAATATTCAGAAGTTTAACATATACTATATAAGACCATCGCAAATATTTTACTACATTTACATCGTATATGAAAATAGCATTGATAGCAGACTTGCATGCTGGAATTAAAAAATCAGATTCTATCTTCCAGCGTTCACAATTAAAGTTTTTTACTGACCAACTGGTTCCTGAGCTCAAGGCTGCAGGTATTACCAAGCTATTCATACTTGGCGACGTCTTCGACACTCGCCAGGCAGTTAACGTTCAGACAGATAACGTGGTCATCGATCTGTTCAAGAATACGCTGAAGGATTTTGACATACATGTTATAGTAGGTAACCACGACATGTACATGACTACTACCACAGAGGTAAACAGCCTGAAGGTTCTTGACCTGATGCCTCACGTTACCGTGTATGAAAAGCCCACGGAAATTACACTGGACGGACATAACATACTTATGCTTCCCTGGATTACTGACTACTCCAAGTTCGAGGAGATAGTACCCGGGCATCACGAGTATTGCTTCTGCCACGCTGATATTATCGGTTTCAACATGGGCGGTCGTCTTTCGGATTCGGGTCTCATGGCTTCTACACTCCTCGACCATATAGATCATGTCTATTCGGGTCATTACCATAACGGCTATACCAGGAAGTACGAGAAGAACAAGTCCATTACATATCTCGGTTCGCCATACCAGCTTACTAGAATAGACCGCGGAGACACCAAGGGTTACCACATACTTGACCTGGACACCAACGAAGACGTGTTACACGAGAATACGCAGTCCATTAAGTTCACCAAGCATACCTTCCCGGACGTAGACCTGTCTGTCATCGCGGGTAATGTTGTTGACCTGGAGATACCTTTTGAACTCTCTGACCAGACGAAGAAGATCTATTCGCTCGTGGATAAGCTTGAGAAATTGAAACCGGCATATCCAGTCAATATCAATATCCTGCCCGCGGACGACACCACAGAGGAAGTTGAACTGTCGGGCGAGACACTTAATAATATCATGTCATTGTTTAAGACATACCTTGAACAACATGATACACCGTTGAACAAAGATGAACTGTATGCAAGCTTTACTGAATTGTATAACAGTTACAAGGAGCAGTCTTAATGAATTTCGTAGTTACTGGAATCGACCGCATTGGAAAGAATACCTTTATTGATAACGTATTGAAAGGCTATAAGCAGATTCATCTGGACAAGCCTCCTAAGGATAAGGATCCTCTTATCTGGTCCAAGTCTCAGTACCTGGATTACTTCATGACGCTGGCTTACCAGAACAACGTGGTATTTAACCGCGGGCATTGGGACGAACTCATCTATGCGCCACGTTACAGGGATTACAGTCCTAACTACGTACGCATCATGGAAGATTCATACAGGGACGAACTGTATAACACGATCTTCATCCTTCTCTATACTACGGATTTCAATATCATGCAGGATGACGGTCAGTCCCATGACTTCAGCCGTAGACAGGAAGAACAAGAGGACTTCATCAAGAAGTTCCAGGAATCGAAATTAAACAAACTTATGATTAAGGTCAATGATGGCGATCACTACGCATCACATGACGTTATCGCGCAGAGATTCATTGACGCACTAATCAAGCATATGGAGAAATAACATGAAACAGTATCTTGACATACTTGATAGAATTCTTAAGGAAGGAAAGATTAAACATAACCGTACAGGTGTGGACACTTTGTCAATCTCGGGTTCAATGATTGAATTCGATATGTCTACAGGAAAGTTCCCTTTGTTAACCACGAAGAAAATGGGACTGAAGAATATATGCGCCGAACTGGAGATGTTCATCAAGGGCATCGCCAATAAGGAATTCCTCAAGGAACGTAACTGCCATATCTGGGACGAGTGGGCCAACCCGGCTAAGGTTCCTTACGGTAATGATGAAGAAACCAAAAAGAAGATGGCCGCTGAAAACGACCTGGGTAAAATCTACGGTTACCAGTGGAACAACTTCAACGATTCAGGCATCAACCAGTTGAAGAATGTGATTCACACGTTACAGACCAATCCTACCGATAGACGTATGTTGGTCTCCGCCTGGAACCCACAGCAGTTAGGTGAAATGGCATTGCCTCCTTGTCACTACTGTTTCCAGTTACTGTCTAATGACGGTTACGTTGATTTGCTCTGGAATCAGCGTAGTTCTGATTTTCCTCTCGGAGTTCCATATGACCTGGCATCTTATGCCATGTTGCTCACGTTGATCTGCAAGCAGGTAAAGATGAAGCCTGGCAAGGTTATCGGTTTCTTCGCGGATTCCCACATCTATGTCAACCAGCTTGATGGTGTGAGGGAACAGTTGACTCGCGAGCCTATGACACCTCCGTCAGTAGAGATCCTTAACACGGACGATCCTAACTGGACTATCTGGGACTGGAAGTATACCGATTTCGAATTGAAAGATTACCAGAGTCATCCGGCTATTAAGTTCCCTGTAGCAGTATAATTTTTTTGCCTCCGGGGGGTTTACGAAAGAAAAATTATTTGCTATATTATAAAGGTCGTGATTGTTTGCCATATTGTTACGACTCCTTTGCTACGATGAGTAGTTGGTTTGGCCCCATGTGATTTCGGTCACATGGGGTTTTTTATATGGCCAAAGGGGTTTACAAAACAAAAAACGTATGCTATATTGAAAAATATGATTAAAAGTTTATGGACAGAAGAGCATAGCAAAACAATATTTAACCTGTTTGTGACACATACAACCAGCTGTGTTCTTCCTGTCCGTAATAAGCTTCACGTAAAAAGACAGAAGCGAAAGCCGGAGAAATAATTATGGAATATCTATTTGAACAGTTCATGAGAGATATTCGAAACACCCGCCATATGACAGATAAAGAAGAGGCGGCATGTTTTTCGATTATCAAGTCAACAAAGGATAAACTCGTCAGACAAGCAGCTGTCAAGAAGATAGCTAACAGTCATTTATTATTCGTTGTCTCATGTGCTAAGAAATATACCGGCAAAAACTACAGTCTTGCAGATCTTGTTAACGAAGGCATGGCCGGCATGTACCATGCAATCAATACATACGATGCCTCGCGTAACATCAGGTTCATTTCATACGCGGTATGGTGGATTCGTCAAAGCATGCTGGCATTCATTATCGGCAAGAGCCGACTCATTCATATCCCGTCCAACCAGCAGTACCGTTACTTCGAACTCCAGCGTAATATGCGTGAGACAGGGTTACCGCTTGAAGACTTGGTAAAGAACAAGGCGGAACTCGATACGATGAAACTTATCCAGAATACGTTCGAACCGATTTCATTGGAAACACCGGTGACGATGCGTGAACACGGGATGAACATGGAAACAGATCATACGCTGAATGATATTGTACCAGACCAGAAGTCCAACGCACAGCAGAAGTATTTGGTTACCAACCGTAACAAGTTACTCAAGCAGTATGTACTGACCAATACAACGACAAAAGAAAATGATATTCTGAATTTATTCTTCGGCACTAACGGTAAGGATTATACATTGGGAGATGTCGGCGATCTTACGGGTTATTCAAGGGAAAGAGTGCGACAGATAAAGAACAAGGCGTTGAGGCGATTGAAGAAGAAGATTCCGCGGGACGAGTTTCCGCTAGAGTAGATTTTAACGGCCCTCGGGAACACCGAGGGTTTTTATTTTATAAATATAATAACATTATGAACGACGAATTAGTATCTTTTATACAGTCTAAACTTGGCGATCGCATGTACAGCGAACTCGAAATAGACCCGGAACATTACAACACGTTACCGGCTTATGAGTACTATAACGAGATTATCCGCAAGTGCGAATGGCATCGCCCGGACATTGTTCAGGAATTCAACGATAAGAAGCAGCGCGACAGTGTTGCTCCGGCTTCTTATATAGAGAAAAGGAAAAAGGATTATGCCGATGACTTAGATACTGCGTTCAAGATTACATACGATGCATTGTTCAATCCAGTACGTTACAGCAGGGTAAAGATCTTTTCCACGCCGAATACCACGGCATGCAGGCTCGTATTCCTGAATCAGATTAAGGATCGTGGCGCAGATGATTTCCTTGAATATATAAAAGAAAACCCCAAGGACTATTGCGGTAACAGCAGGATTAACTGTGTGCAGATGCAGAATTTTATCAAGCGCATGGCAAGACTGTATATAACGAAATATATGGAAATACATAAAATGCACTTTTAAGAGGTTGACAAAGATGGGACTATTTGCTATATTATTAACTGAAGCTACGAAAGAGAAAGACACACCGATTGAACCGATTGCTTTCGCGAAGAGTTTCATGGATCTCTACGACAAGACTAATGATAAAACGTATGTCTACGTAGATACCCAGAAATTCCGTAACAAGTTCGGAACTTTTATTGGCCCTCTGTTTATCTCTGGTACTTCAGGCTTGCGAATGAACTTCAAGGATGGAAAGCCTTTCTCATTCAGCAAGTGGGAAAAATTCGGCTTCGATAAGACACCAGATAAAGAACTGGTTATTACGAACCGAGTAAAACGTGAACGTAAAACTATCAGCGGGATATTACCGATGCTCAACAAGATGGATAATTCTGTAGATGAAGAAGTCAACGGCCACATCTCAAGTGACCGTCGCACGGTTATTATCCTTCCGGATGGTACGGCAGAATATGATTTGCTCGAAGCTGTCCGTAAGCTCGTATATTCCTTCGACATGGACAGCGAAGACGTAATCTCTTATATTGCTGATCAGTGTGTCAAGCCGAATCTTGCGTTCATCAAAAAAGCCTGCGCTTCCATGGTTAAGAAACAGAAAGCTGACAAGCTTCCTGCTGTCGCTACCAAGGAAACTCGCGCTGAACTCCAGGATTCCTATCCGGAAGAATGTGAAGAAACCGAAGAATCTGGTACTATCGATACTGTCGAAATCCCTGGTTCCAAGGAAGAAGTTGCTCCGGATCCTTCTGCAGTTAAGAATGACGACGAGCTAGCACAGACTCTTATTGCCGATCCGTTCCCGGTGTTCGAAAAGCTTAATTCTTATGTGGTCATGGTTGCCCGTGGTATTACTCCGGCTTTATTGATTACCGGTCAGGGCGGTGTCGGTAAGTCTTATAACGTTAACCGAATTCTTTCTGCCTATGGTACTAAGGGTAAGGATTACGTTATCATGAAGGGTAAGACAAGCAACTCTGCTATGTTCAAGTTCCTCTACGACAATTACGACAAGATTGTTGTGTTCGATGACTGTGACTCTGTATTCGATACGGCAGACGGTATTAATATTCTTAAAGGCGCACTTGATTCCGGTAAGGTTCGTGAAATCAGCTGGAACACCAAGGGTGCTGACATGGTTGATACGTTCGGTTGTGAAACTCATGAAGAAATCGAAGAACGCCTTGCCGCTTGGTCTGCACAGCATAAGGGAAAGGTTGGAACTCCGAATTACTTCCAGTTCAAGGGTGCATGCATTTTCATCTCTAACCTGGATAAGCAGGAAATTGCAGCCCGTGACCCGGGTGGTGCAGTGATTGGCCGTTGCGCAAGCGTGGACATCAACTTGCTCGCTAAGGACGTGATCCTTCGAATTCAGACAATGCTCCCGCATGTTGAAGTATTTGATACCCGTGGCCGTGACATTACCAATCCTGAACTCAAGCAGGAAGTCTTCAACTACATCAGCTCCGATACCTTCCTCAAGGATCCTCGCGTTGCTGGTCAGCGAATTTCCTTCCGACTTTTCCAGAATGTTTATAAATTCCGTTATGCAAATCTTCCGAACTGGAAGGAACTTGCCTTCGGTGCATTCTAAAATTTACCAAAGTTCAGATTTTTCTATATATAAAGAGCATCACCGCGATGCTCTTTTTCTATATTTAATTCTACAATGACAGATAGAGAATTTGAACAGATAATTATTAAAGCAATTTATGCAAATCCAAGCATAGCATCTAAAGTCATTCCGGTTTTAAACGATACATGGTTTTTCGATCCTGACCATAAGTATATTGCCCGCGCTATCATGAAGTATCGCGGTGATTACGGTGAACGCCCCAATGCAATAGAGATGAAAATGCTCTTAACAGATCCGCGAAGCGTCGCGGAATTCGAAACCTGTATGGCGATCCCTGACGAACAGGTAACTACCGATTTCACCATTAACGTTATTGAAGAATTCGTGAGACGCCGCCTTGTTAAGATTGTCACTGATGGTGCTCAAGAATACGCAAGGACAGGTTTAAAGAATACAAGCTTTGCTGATGACATGGCCACAGCAGAGTCTTTTTCATTCGATACCAATTTAGGTATTGACTTCCTTGAGAATCCGAATTTCCTTTATGAAGGCATTGTTGCCAACGAAAAGATTTATCCAATGGGTGTCAAGACCATGGATGATATGATCGGTGGCGGTCTACATGAAGACTCAATGACTATCTTTCTCGCACCTACCAACGTTGGTAAGACTCTTTCATTCTGTTCAGTAGCAGCAAGCCTGTTGCTAATGAACAAGCGAGTCCTTTATATTACGATGGAAGATTCCGAACTTAAAATCTATCAGCGTATCGCCCAGAACTTAATGGATCTTACGCAGACAGAACTTAAGACAATGACAAAGGAAGCGTTCATGAAGCGATTCAATATGATGAAGCAGCGCTGCATGAACGGTAAGTTGATGATTCGTCATTACCCTGAATTCTCCACCAACCCTATGATGATTAACGCATACATCAAGGAACTCAAGGAGAAGAACAAGTTCGTACCTGAAGTCGTTATCGTGGACTATATCGGTTGTATGGTTCCTAACGGCAAACCTGGTAAGGACATGAATGACAATACGCGTCTCATGCTTGTTGCTATGCAGATGCGTGCTATTGCGACTACGTACCACTTCCCGTTACTTACTGGTGCACAGGTAAACCGTGGCGGTTACGGTTCCGCAGAGATCGGGCTTGATGACGTTGCAAGTTCGTTCGACCAGGTTACCAAGGCTGACGCCATTTTCGCTATTACGCAACCGCCTGAATTAAAGGCTGGCGGTATGTACAAGGTTGCATTGGTTAAGACTCGTTATGGTATTAACGGTCCTACTGTAACAACGATTGGTGTTGATATTGAAAAACAAAGACTTCAGGATCTCAGCTACAGTGAACAGACAACGGCACATGACATCATGGAACCTGCCGCGGAAATACCTGATACATCTGCAACTAATGAAGTTGACTTTAACGATTTTACTTAATGGAGTTTTTATGGATGAAGATATAGAATACAAAGCATGTGATGGTTCGCTTGAGTGTAACGACGGTACAGAAGTATTCGAAACGAAGGAACAGCTATATAAATTCTTTAAGACTCAGGGAATTGATTTCGACGATATAGACGAAGAAACCCGTTTGCCGAAATTCCTTAATAAAGTTCTCAAGAACGAATCAGCCGAATATAATAAGTTCAACAACATATTATATAAGCTCCACAAGGAAAACAAAATCAAGATTATTGATAGTGTTGGATTCCTCGTAGATGACTGGCTCGAACCAACTCCGGCCATCAAGTGTCTTGACGAAATGAATTACTATTCTCTCATGAATGGTCTTAAAGAAAAATATAAACTTAATAAAAGAAACGACTTAAGCGAGTTCTTTAGCTAATGTACGATAAATTTCAAATTTATTCGCTTTATAAGCGTCTTAAGAAAATTTGGGGCATGAAGAGATTTAATACTTCCACAGTGCGTGATCTTCTCGAGACCAACACGGAAGATCTCCTCATCTCTGAATTCATAGCAGACAATAACCATGTCCAGTACATGTCCAACTATGCTATTAACCTGGCCAACGAATTCCGTTGCGGTGTCATGACCATTCAGACATGGGCAATGGAAGTTCTCATAAAAGCCTTAATAGAAGGGAAATTTCCAGAATTAAAGGACTGTAACAGGGCATCATGCCTGCAAAAATTTGCTATATTTACGAACAGAAATGAAATTATAGAGCAGACTAACTTTATTAACAATCTAGTTAAAGAAAAGAATTCTGGTCTTAATGAATTTTCAGATAAACATTTTACACTATTTGGATTAGATAACGAATACAAGAATAACGCCTACTATCTGTGTCAAGAACATAAGATTAGCCCGGTGTTCTTCATCAAAGGTCTTGAGGCCAAGAAGTTCGAAGTCGATATTCAAAAGGTCAAGGACATTGAGTATAAGAGATTTATAACGGTGTCTAAATTGATTTTAAAATTTAAGAATGAGGTAAACAATGCCAATTAGAAAGAATCTTGATAGTCTCATCGCGTCATATCAGAAGAGCGATAATTTCGGTACAGGTGAAAAGCAGAGCTTCACCGAAATCGAGGGACTTTTCAAGCCAACGTACAACAAGGAAGGTAAGTTCAAGATTACCCTCCGCTTCCTCCCGCCTGTAGAAGCCGAAGATACAGCATTCGTCGAAGAATCTCGCGATCACTGGCTCAAGCAGACCAACGGTAAGTCTTATTCCGTTCCGTGTCGCAAGCAGTTCAAGGATGCAGAAGGTAAGTCTCTTCGTTGCCCGGTTTGTGAATACAACCAGAAGATGTATGAAAAGTACAAGAACGAAGACAAGGGCTATTCCAAGCACAAGCTCGCTACCGCTCGTCCTCAGTACATCTGTAACATTTTGATTATCGAAAACGAAAACGCTCCTGAAACTCAGGGCCAGGTATTCCGCTTCAAGTACGGTAAGCAGATTAAGGATCTTATCGATAAGTGCGTCAATACTACCGATGCAGTCGATGATGAAACTGGCGAACCGATTCCGCCGATTAATCCGTATTCCTACTATGGACCGAATGATCCTGAAGTAATTTCCAAGCAGGCTCGTCCGGGTGCTAACTTCGTTTGGCAGGCTGAACCGGGTTCCAATGGTCCGGATTATTCCAATTCCAACTTCACCAAGCCGATCCGTATCTGCCGTATTGAACCTGCAGTTATGGCCAATGGTACTCCGTACAACAAGAAGATTGGTTTGACCGCTGAAGAAATTGCAGTTATCGAATCCAAGCTTTATACTTTGGCTAACCTTCCGCGTAAGGTTGAAAAGCTTTGGACCTTCCAGCAGGTTATTGAACGTGTCAATAGCAAGTGCGGTATCGACCTCGCTTCTGAACTCGACAATATCGAAGTCAGCTCCGCTCCGGCTGCAAAGCCTGCAAGTAAGGTTCAGACTGAAGATGACGAAATGTTTACCGGTACTGTTCTTGAAACCAAGAAGACTGAACCGGCCATTACAGTCGAATCTGATGACAGTATGATGTTTAGTGCAAAGCCGGCGGCTGCTCCGTCTACTCCTGCACCGGCAACTTCCGCTCCGCTCGGATCTAACGGTCCGTTCGAAGAAGCTGAAGACCAGGATGATTTCTTTACTCGTCTTGTGAACGGACAGTAAAGTTCTGATTACCTCTTAAGTTAGTTCGCTGTTTATATGTGGGAGGGATAACATCGAAAGGTGTTATCCCTTTTTCAGATTATATTTTTATAACGGTATACAACCTTAATAAAATTTACTATATTTAATAAGTATGAATTATAATAATCCCGAATTAAAAATTTTAAACTTAACACATTCTGACCTCGACGGTGTATCGTCTAACATTGTCCTTCGTAACTTCTATAAGGACATTGAAACCGAATATATTACATACCAGTCAGAAGAACGTGTTATTACAAACGTGATCGCCAAGTACAAGGATAAGGTTGATTTGGTTATCATCACCGATTTCTATCCGTCTCTAACCATGTCGCAGATTCGCGAAGCTTTCCCGAACGTTCTTGTACTGGACCACCACGAGACCGCACAGAAATACCACGACAACAAGACAGTTATCATTAATACTTCTGCTTGCGGCGCGATGCTCACCTACAGATTCGTCAAGACCTTTAAAGATATTTCCTACCTTGACGACCTCATTAACATCACGAACGACTGGGATATGTTCATCCTGTCAGACAAGAGATCGCGATTCTTCAATAACATTTACTGGGAAATGGGTCCTAAGTGGTTTACCCGCAGATTCCTTAATGGAAATACGAAGCTCTACCCGGAAGAACAAAAATACTTAATTGATGCTCAGGCCGAATTCAAAAAGCTTTATGCTAACCTTGAAATCTCCGACCTCTCTAACAACGGCGCGTTCTTCGAGACAGACCGATTCATGAACGAATGTGTCGAGGAACTCAAGAAGGAAGGCTATAAGTGGTTCGCAATCAAGAACAAGAACGCCCTCTCTATCCGTTGCAATGAAATCGACCTTACAAAGGTGTTCAAGATTATGAATGTCGGCGGCGGTCACGCACATGCTGGTGGAATTCCGCTCAAGTATAACGACGACATAATGATCGTACTTAATAGATTACAGTTGGCTGTAGATGCGGTATATTCAAACGATTAAAAATCAGTTCGACAACAAGTGCAAGCCTATCGAATGGAACAAGGCTGTCGCCGAGAATACAATCAAGGCGATCATGAACCCTATGGTAGTCGAAGACAAGTCTAAGATACCACAGTGGAAGTTCTGTTCGATGAAAGGAGAGAAACGTTGCACAGAGAATATGGGTTCTACCGATATTCTCATGTTGGACTATGACTCTACAGAGTATACAATCGAACAATTCCAAAACAGATTCAGGGACTACAGGTACATTCTGCACACCAGTTATTCTTATGACGGTGTGAATCAGAAGTTCCGTGTCCTTCTGTTCTTGGACAAGGAATACGAGATTAATAGATTTTTCTTCAAGGGATCACAGAAACAGTGGAGCCCGTATTTCTACTTAATTGATTTCTTCGACCATGTTGACCCGGCATCTTTCGTCAGAGCACAGTTCTTCAAGTGCCCGGCGGTCAAGTCTAAAGGCTCGCCGTATTATTATAAGATTAACAACGGAAAGAAGTTTAATCCTTTCGAGGAAATCGAATTCTTTGAACAGGCTTACAACGAATGCGAATGGCGTCAACAGAATTACTTAAGAGATCTTGAAGCATCGTACATGAAGTCTCGTAAGCGTAATAAGACAGGCGATCTTACCAAGGCTAAAGAATACGTAGAGAAAACAATTGAATCAGCTCCCGAAGGAACAAGGCATAACCAAATATTCGCGCTCGCCTGCTGGTGGAAACATATCGGCGGCACCTATTCCGATTTCAAACAGATTATGCCGACATGGGCGGACTCGTCTTACAATCATCAGCTGGATCGCCTCGAAAGAGAATGGATGAATTTAAAATAGGTAATATATGGAACTCTTTAAAGAATTATGGACTGCATTTAATGATATTCATTTCGAAGAAGTAGGCCACAAGTATACTGACTCATACGGTACCAAGTTCACTTCGGTTACGACCTTTATCAAGAACTTCGAACCGGATAAGGATTGGGACATGATCGCCGAACGTGCAAGTAAGAAGGCCGGCGGAAAATACTTCGGTAAGGACGTAAAGGACATCCGTGCCGAATGGGATGCTGCTGGCAGTTACGCATGTACTCTAGGTACTGCTGTTCATAGCGTAGCCGAATACGAATGGCAGAACAAGGAATTCTATCCTGACCAGCATCTCCTTGAACAGTATGAAGGCATGCCTGAAGACTTCGCCTGGCGAAAGAAGAAAGCAAAGGCTCTGATCAGTACACTCAAGGAACGTTATATTCCGTTGAAAAACGAATTCATCGTGTATGACCGCGATTGGGGTCTGGTTGGTACTATCGACTTCCTATGCTATAATACCGTGAAGAACTGTTATTCTATTCTTGACTGGAAGACATCCAAGAAGTTCGAACATAGTAATAGATTCCAGAAGATGAAAGCTCCGTTCGAAACCGAAGATGACTGTAACTGTGTACATTATAGTATGCAGCTGTCAATGTATAAGGCGATCCTGGAAAAACATTGTCCGTCTATCAAGATTGGCGAGATGATGCTCGTACAGATTCCGAATAAGGAAACTTCTAAATCGGAAATCTATCTCTGTCAGGATTACTCCAAGAAATTCCTGGAATATTTTGACAACAGGAAAAAAGCTTAATAGAATTTTTACTATATTTTATGCAAACGTTAAGGAAAAGTTTACATGAATTATAATAAAAACCTTATTAACTTGATTTCCCAGCTTTCAAATATTCAGCAACAGCTGGTTATGGAAAAGGATGGTGAAGTATTCAAGATGCGTGCCAACGATGACAAGCTCAATGTCTGCTTCACCCTCACGGCTCCGCTCTCGTATTTCGATTTCCCGGGTGAAAAGATTGGTTTCTTCAACTTCTCTACTTTCAAGAAGTATTTTGATATTTTCGATAAACCGTCCAAGGATCCTGCTGTCTCAAATACGCCAAAGCTCAGTATCGACGTTAATGAATCCGGCGAGCCCTATATCTTGAACATCGCTTCCAGTATCGATGCCCGCCATTTCGTCAACAAGCTCGGTATGCCTGAAGTTCTCTCCAAGCCGCAGTTCAACCAGATTAACATGCCGGCAGCCGATGCAGAACTCTATTTCTCCGAATCAGACGTAAACGATCTCAGCTCGATGGTTTCCCTCATCAAGGCAGATACCATCCAGTTCCATTTCGAAGGTAAGACCTGCACGGCCAACCTGACAAGTATGTTCAGCGGCGATACCTACAGTGCACAGTATGACCTTAAGAACGATGTTGAAATCCCGTTTGATTTCATGGTTCCTATTCGTGGTATTAACACTCTTCCGTCTGCAGCTTACAACATCACAGTGGCCAAGCGTGGTCTCATGAAGTTCGAGCAGCTCCGCGAAGACGATATTAAACTTAACATCTACTGGTCGAGGAAAAAGTAATGTCTATTGATTATCAGTCTCTTGTACCTCCTGATAAGCGAGCCCCGGAAGAAGATCTTCATAACGTTAATGCGATGAAGGTTATCCGCAGAGCCGCAGAAGCAATGGGCATTCTATTAAATGACCCCAAGCCTAACTGCAAAAAGTGTCATGGCAGGGGTTACCTCGGTAGGCACGCTGATTCCGGTGAACCGGTTCCGTGCCCGTGCCTGTTCCCTAAGCCCGATAGAGAGGTTGGTGACGTACAATTACGCCCAAGGAACAGAGCCGAACGCAGAGCAAAGAAGCACTAAATAATTTCTTACCTCCTTTGATACAGTGCATCTTTCTAGGGAAAATCTGAATGATTTTCCCTCTTTCTTTTTTATCTTAATAGATTTTTTCTATCTTTATCCTGTAAAACTATCTAAAGGTACAAATACAATGAGTGATTCTACTACTAATCAATACATCTGGGAACATCGTTTCAGACCTAAAACATTAAAAGACGTTATCCTTCCACAAGATTATCGGAATTTCTTCAATAAGATCGTCGCGGACAACGCAGGCGTCAATATCCTTCTCGAATCCCGTAAAGGCGGTACTGGTAAAACTACCGTAGCACAGGCGCTCGCCAATGACCTCGGCGCACAGTTCATGAAACTCAATGCTTCGAATTCAAACGGCATTAATACAATCCGTAATACAGTCGAAGAGTTCGCCAAGACCATGAGTTTCAACGATACTCCTAAACTCGTTCTCCTGGACGAGGCTGACGGTCTTACTCCCGAAGCACAAAAAGCCTTAAGAGAAATTCTCGACGACCTCTCCGATAACTGCCGTTTCATTCTTACCTGTAACTACGCCAATAAGATCATCCCGGCCATCCGTGACGACGAAGGCGGTCGAACCATGACTTTAAAGTTCGATATGCAAAAACCGGAATATAGGGCAGAACTCATTCCGCAAGTTCAAAAGAGAATCTTCGGAATTCTTAAGTATCTTCAAATCCCGTTCGAGGAAGAAGCCGTAAAGAGCTTAATAGAAAAAAAGTTCCCGTCAATCAGAACTATCCTGGCCAGACTCCAGTGCTATTCCATGATGAAGGGCCGTATCGACATGGGCTTAATGGATTACGTGAACATCGGTGACGTGCTCGCCAAGATGATTCTCGAAAAGAAATTAACAGATTCCATGAACTATATCAACGAACATTGCCTCAGCTATACCGACGTATTCGGTTTCATCAAGACAGATGTCATCCCGAAGATGAAGAAACGCGGCGATGCCTATCTCCAGTTATCCGAATACGATGCCAGAGCCTCGATTTCAAATGACCCGGAAATCCATATCCTGGCCTGTCTGATCCAGATGTTCCAGTGCGTATAAATAGGTTACTATGTTCGATTCACAGAAAATATCGTTTCAAGACTTCGCCATAGGCTATAAGCACGGCATCTACGTACTGACACAGGATGCCTGCGAAATATGCCATAAGTATAAACAGTCCATTGAACATATCAATAACGGAAATCTCTATTTCGTCGAGGTAAATACGCAACGGGATAGAGATCTCGTCTACAAGATGACCCAGCGCGCGGCTTTCCCTATGACCTGCTGCTACTGGGATAACGAGCTGGAATACGTAAGATTAGGCCAGTTATTCGAACTGCAACTGAAAGAAATCTACGCTTCACTGGAAAAATTCGGCCCAAAACCGCTATCCGAACTGGAAAAACGTAACAGAATGCAGGCTTTGAAATCCAAATGCGAGCCCGCATACTATATTTTCCCGCCAGAAATCGACGAGCAAACCCGCGAAAAATTAACCTATAAGGCCATAAATTTCTCGGAATTGCCTATAGATGTCGAACGGATCTGCCCGAATCTGGACGAAGATAAGAGATTCAAACTCTTCGAAGGCAGCTTCAGGCTCGCCAAACTCGTTATTTTCAAGGACGAAAATACCAATATTTACAGCGACTTCGCGCAAAGACTCATGACAGGCTACATGTCCAAGGTCAAAGACGCGAGCTTCGTTATCAGAAATATAAAGGAAACCCTAGATGCTTCAGATAATCCCGGTAAATAAAAGAACCGAAAACCAAGTCGATACCGACACAATCAAGTATATCGAAAACATTCCTCACGATTCTATGGCCAAGAAGTATAACCGCGCCATAGAACAGTTCGTTCTCAATTCCAAAGAAAAATACGTTTGTTTCCGACACGACGATACGGAACTGAGATCGCCTCTGGACGTTATCGAATTCAAAGTAGATAAGGTCTGCCAGGAATATAACGCGGCGGTCATGGGAGTCATCGGCACGATCGCCTTGGACCAGGGCTGTGCATGGTGGCACGGAGTCCCGTCCGCCGGAGGCAGAGCCAACTACGGCGCAGGTTCCATCATCCAGGGCGGAATCCGACCGAAACTCGACGAAAATAAGAAACCGGTCCTCGACGATAAGGGAAATCCAGTCATGGAACACTATGAATACCCGATGAACGACTATCCGGGTAACCATAAGTTCATGGCCACCGTCGACGGATGCTGCATGTTCTTCCCCAAGTGGTTCTTCGAAAAAGGTTTCAGATTCGACGAATTACTTCCGGATTTTCACTTCTACGATGCCGACATCTGTCTCCAGGCGCTCGCCGCGGGCTATAGGGTCGCTACCGTGGCGGTTTCGGTCAAACATGAATCCCAAGGTGAACTCCCGAAGAACTGGGAACAGCTAAGACTCAATTTCTTCAACAAGTGGACTTCGGCGGTTAACGGTAACTGGCCGATTTCGAGACTCTCAAAGTTCGATATGTCCAGAATCAAGACCATGCCGACCAAGAAGGTAGATAATGGAAACCAAACAGAAAAAGCGTAATCCTCTCTGGGAAATCCTGACCGCACTCTGTACCAAACAGTACCCGGAATGGAAAGACCTCCCGGAAGATCTCCAGAATGGCTACAGCCAGTTCATGATTAACAGGTTCATCTGTTCCTACGACTATCTGATTCCCGTCGCGGACCAGCTCGCCACACAGAAACTGACCGACGATATGCATTACAATATCCTCATCGGCTATGTAAAGCACACGAAGCATTACTTCAAATACGACTACTTCAAAGGAACCCAGGAATACGATCCGGTCGAAATCGAGTCGGTAAAGAAGGAATACGACCTCACGGACCGCGAAGCCAAATTCTATCTTCAAATCCTGAACAAGGAACAGAAACAACATATAGTCAAGAAATGGGAAGATTATTTCCGGCTCGCCGCACAACCCAAAGATTAATCTTAATTGATTTTTGAAGAGAAAATCCAGAAGTTAATTCTGGGTTTTTCTTTTTTATAATGGGGACCAGGATCGCGAAAATTTTTTCACGAAAAAAAAATTTTTGCGTAAAAAATTTTTTACAATTAAGATCTAAGTATTCCGGCGGGCCAGATTTCTAGTAAGTAAATATGCTTAATAGATTTGGCGGGCCAGATTTCTAGTAAGTAAATATGCTTAATAGATTTGGCGGGCCAAGTTTCTACTTAATAGATTTTGGCGGGCCAGATTTCTAGTAAGTAAATATGCTTAATAGATTTGGCGGGCCAAGTTTCTACTTAATAGATTTTGGCGGGCCAAGTTTCTACTTAATAGATTTTGGCGGGCATAGATTCCTATATATGGGTCCGGATTGGTTAAAAAACACTTACGTCTCGATGGGCTCGCCTGTTAATAAAATGTTAGTAAATTGTGTAGAAATTTCTTGTGAAAATCTTAATAGATTTTGGGGTATATTCTGGATATTTAAAGAATATTCAGAATTGGCCGAAATGCTTGAAAATAAAGGGATTTGGGAGATTTTGCTTAATAGATTTTACCCCTATGATTATATAGGTATTTCTGGGATATTTTTGGCTTAATTGATTCTATGTTAATATGATGTTAATATATATCGGTTTATAGTATATGCAAGGGTTAATTAAGGTTGACGAACCTATATGGATTTGCTATATTTGAAATAACGAACCAGAGGACAATATATGGCTGAAAAGGTAGTTTATCTCCCGTTTACGATTGAGACCGAAGAAGAAATAAGTGACAGGCAGGCGCAGATTCTAGCCAATAAGGCCAGATGGATGTTTGTCTGCGGGGATTACAGCGAAAGAAAAATGAAGCATATCGCGGAATATAACGGTGTCAAGTTGTCTAACTGGACGCTTAGTCCGGCGAAGTTAAAAGAAGAGATTGCTGGATGAAGTTCGATTCTCAGAAATATATCAGGATGGCGTTGGAGAACGGGTATAAGCAGGATTTAAGGTGCAGTTATATCCGGGGGAAGTACAGTCTGATAATTCTTACTACGTTTGTATGTCTGATATATGACGAGTCCGTTAATGAATGCGAGGGAATAGCTACTTCCCGCGTGTCCGACGGTACAGGGACTATTTACAGATATATGGGCGTTCCCGCTGATATATTGATGGATATAGCTGTAGGTCCTGCGGAGGATATTAGGAGGAAACTGTACGAGTACGATGTCAATAAGACTTTGGAGGTTCTGGGATGAAAGAGTACAGCGCCTATGACGATTTTTTGATACAGTACGGGTATTATGACGATTTTTGAAGAAACACGGATATAGGGAGGTAGACCGTAATACCGATGTCCTTTATGTGAAAGAATCGGATAACAAGTATACTCTGTTGATATTCGAGAATAACATATTCTTGTATTATAACAAGGGTGGCCTGGCCTATAATGACGGAAGCGGCGGGATATATTACAGATATAATGTTCCTGCGGACATATTGTTGAAGATTGCGTGTGAAGAAAGTTCAGAAATACACAAGAAGCTATACGAATATGACCTTAATAGAAACCTGGAGGTTCTGGGGTGACGAAGTTTGAATTACGCAAGTACGAAGAGTATTTGCTTTCTCATGGGTATTCGGTGTATGACAGCGAGTCGGTTTCTACAAGTACGTATGTTAGATATATCCGGAAGACTGGGGATGAACGCGATTATTTCATTACGTTCTGGAATGACCATATATTCTTGCAGTACGGGAGTTCGCCGATGGTAGGGGCGAGCGATTCTATTGCATGTACGAACAAGGCCCTGCATTACAGGTTCAAGGCTATTCCGCCCGGACTTCTGATAATTTCGGCCTGCCAGGATGGTCGGAAGATGCTGGAAGAACTGAACAACTATTGTGTCGAGAAGACATTGGAGGTATTGGGATAATGACGGATAGCGAATACGAACATTGGTCGAATATTCAGAGTAGTAGTCATAAGGAAAAACTGGAATATTTATTGAGTTTAATCGAACCCGGTAAAAACTATTTTATTACCCCGCATTATCATTCCAAGAATGCCGTTAGGGAATTTGTAGATATTACCGATATTGATTTGGAAAGGCGAGCCGTAGGATTCACATATGTCCACGAAATTTTCGAAGACGTATGGGAGGGGCTTTACTATATTACCGATTACGAGTTTATTATCTGGAACGGGAAGATGTACAGGGGGTATATCGAAACCAATGTATGTATAGACGACCCTGAGGAATTCAAGAGGCTGACTTTTGATTTTCACAAATATGAGACAGAAAAGGCTTTGGAGGTATTGGGATAATGGATCCGCTTAAGAAGGTTCGCGATTTGGTGGTTAGATGTGGATATGTCCCTATGAGCACATACGAGCCCTATCCTGTAGATTACCGGAAGGACGGATTTTCGGTATGTCTGTACATTTATGATTCTACCCCTACCGTATATTTTCGGAATATAGAAGAAGAGCAGGCTGTCTGTATCGGGACTACTAATGAGATGTTGGCGTTCCAGTTTAAGAACATACCCATGGCAATCATGAAGAAGGCCATAAGGCACCCCGAAAATGCCTATAGTATATTTAACAAGTATGATATAGAAAGGGCCCTAAAGAAGCTCTAGGGTAGCTTATTTAGTGTTTCAAGGGTTTCTTCTTGGGTAAGGAGGGCGTCTATGAGGCCCTCTTTTTCTATCATATCTTTATATTTGAATTTTCTTCCGTTAATAGACAGGTAATTTTCAGAACTGCCTATAGAGAATATAGTAAAGCCCTTCTGGTTAGAAGAGTCTTTATACATTAGAGAAAAATAGACATAGGGAGGTTTAACGCATTTGTCAGTCAGTTTATCCAGCCTTATGACTTCTATTACTTCTGATTTTTTATTATTTGTATCGTAGACTTCAATCATGGGAGGGACTCGATAGCTTCCTGGTTAATATCGTTTTCGATTAGGGCTTGGATATATTCCAGGTTTTCTTTTATATCTTTATATTTGAATCGCTGGTTATTGATTTCGATATAATTGTTATTCATTTCCTCAGTGAAATCTCGGAAGTCTACCCTATTAAATTGTGCATTAGGGCTTTCCTTGAAAGTTATCCAGAAATAGGGATTATAAGGCGGCCAGATACTGTCTGTAACATATTCCAGCTTTGGATTTATAACATTGGTATATAGTTTACAGTTGTCATATACATGAATCATGGTAGTTTCTCCTTACTTCAAAAGTGTCGGTCCAACGCTCTTAAGATAATCATAAAGCGGGTCAGAATTTTCATCCGCTTCGGCAAGATCTTCCGGAATCTTAAGGTTATCGTCATAAGAACCGTTAAACAGTTCCCATTGTCCCTTGGTCATACCGTCGGTACGTTCTTCAAGCTTCTTAAGCGTCATGTTATTGACAGTATCGATGAGACAATATTCATCTTCTTCGTTAATATCGTCGAAACTGATTTCAAAAGGAACTCCCTTTTCGTTATAGAACGAAGCCTTTACAAGCGGGGAATCTTCCTTCTTAAGTTCTTCGACAATTTCGTTCTTAAGCTTTTGGAAAGTTTCTTCATCAGGTACGTCCGCATATTCATATGTCATCTTGTCGCCACCGACATATGCATAACGTCCGTTTCCATCAACAGCCTTGGTATAAATTACTTTAAACATGATTGTTCCTTTTTGTTTATACCGTTAATATAGTAAACGATAAAGTAATTGTCAACCCTTATAATGCATCAATAGCTTTTACGATTTTTTCTTGTTCTATAAGTGCTTTTACTTTTTCAAAATGTGCAAGCATCTTTTTATAGTTAAATCGTTCTCTGTTAATTTCAATATAGTTAAACTGTTTAGATTCTGAAAAAATACAGCTCGACTGTACATACGAACGTTCAGGAAAATATTTAACTTCAAAATAATATTTACCAGTATCAACCTCAAGATACTTTTCAAACTTAGTAATTTCAGAAATTGATATTTTATTACCTTTATGATAAACTTTAATCATGGTAAATTCTCAATCGCATGTAAAATATTTTCTTTTTCCAATTCTACTTGTATATTGGATAAATCATGTTCCAAGTCACAATAAGTATATTTGGTATTATTAATTTGAATATATGCATCAGCGTCATAAATGGAAATAGTAAAAGAATCTTTATGAAGATTTCCTATGTCATAAAAATCAACTTTATAAAAATATCTTGGATCCGGCGCATTATCATGTAATGCCGTAACAGTTACATTTCGAGCACGTAATCTTGTAAAACCGTCGTAAAGTACAATCATGGTAGTTTTTCTATAATATCCAAAGTTTCTTTATTCTTATAATGAATATACAGTTTGTTAATGCAGATAAGAAATTCTTTTTTGTTAGCATCTCTAATTTTAGCATACAGGTCATCATCATCTGCCGATTTATGAACAAATTTTATTTCAAATGAACCGTCATGGTATGTCCAATCACGCCATATATTTAAATATAGCTCAGTACCTATTAAAAGAGGGTCATAAACTAACCACTTTTTGTTATTAGATAAATTATAAAATTTTCCAGGCAAATATATATCCGTAATGTCAGAACTCTTTTCAATACACTTAACTATTTCATTATCTGGAACAAATACATGTTGACTTCCCATATATTCCATGTATATCAAGTTTTCGCTCATTATAATTTCTCCAATGCGTCTTTTAAATATTCTTGCTGAATGAGTGCATTGATTCTATCAACATTTTCAATTATATCTTTATACCAAAAACTTAGTTTACCTACTTTAATATAATTAGTATAATTATGAATTGCTGTACCTGTCCAATATTTAAAATGCCCAAGAATCCATGAATAACTCTTTTGGTCATTATCAACATATTTAAATGTTGCAGTTACTACGATACCGTTCATTTTATCTATTTGGCCATCTGAATATTCATCTCTAGCAGTTAAATAAAGCCCAGAAACTTTACGATTGATATAATCTTTTGAATTGGTATGTCGTTTTGTTATAATTTCAACCATTATTACCCCGGCAAAGAATCGATTGCAGTTTTAATATTTTCTTGTACTATTAAAGCATTAATTTTATCTTTAATTTTTAAAAGTCGGCTAATTGTGGGTCCAGATGGGCTGTGAGGATTTGTAATAATATATTCTTTTTCGTTAATAAAAACTGAAACATATCTATGTTCAGTATTTGTTAAATAGATATATTGCGGATGATTTCCATTATTCACTCTATAACAAAAATAAAAATCGCCATAACCGATTTCTTGTATTTCTCCCCATTCTATTATTTTAGCGTCTATACCTTCGTCTAAATGATAAATAGCAAGTTTAATCATGGCAGTTTCTCTATAGCTTCTCGAGTTATTTCCTGTTCTATCAACGTATTGATACGGTCCATATTTTTTTGCATATAATTAAAATCATATGTTTGGTCGCCGATTCTTAATATACTTCGAGGATCCAGATATACGGATTCAAGTCTACCTACTGGCGAAACATATGCTATATAAAGCCTATATTGATGATACGGATTATTACTTAAATAAGGATTCCAATTTTTATTAGTATAGGTCGGCAAATCCACTTTTGAATGGAACGTATTATCTTTCTTATATTGGGTCACACTAATCATGGTAGGCAATCAAGAATTTCTTTGTTGGATTCCTGAGTCAATATAGCGTTGACTTTATCCAGATGTTTATCTATATATTGGTCAGTAAACGTGCCAGCGTCTGTTTCAAGCCATGTATTATAATTTTTACCTGAGGAATTGGTAACAATTCCTAAAATAAAATAATTTGGTTTATGTTCATACGGCTCTTTAATTTCTCTTTTAATATCAGTATAGCCTAAACAAATATATTGTCTAGAACTTACTACTGTACGAAAAACATAAGGACCAAGAACATAAAATGTCGTGGTCGTGGGTTCATTATCATATGTCATTTTTCTGACAACTTTAATCATAATGCTTCCAAAATATCATGTAGGTATTCGTTATAAACTTTTGACTTTACTTTATCAAAATTATTAATCATATCAAGAATACTATATTCTTCATCATCAAATTCAAGCGTCATCTGTGTATCATTAGAATTCTTGAATGTTGTTAAGAAATCATGACCGTAATAATTTTTATATTTAATATCGATTAATTTATTAGTATTAACAGACAATTCCGCTTGATAAACGGGAAATGCTAAATTCATTTCCCATTTCTTGGTTTTTTCATTATATTGTCTGTATATTATTCGAATCATAATCTGTCTATTGCTTCTTTTATAGCTTCGTTTTCCAGCAATGCATTATACTTATCGACGTTTTTAATCAAATCATCATGCCCGTAAACTTCGCCGCCGATTTCAAGCAATAATCTATGCGTTTCTTTTTCAAATTGAGCTTCAAATCCATAACTATTATAAGAACTATTATTAAACGACGTATATTGGACAATCAAATCCGACTCATATTGACTATGAGTTTTTTGCTTAATAAGAACGGCAGATTTTACTTTAAACTGCCTATGCTGTTCCCATTGTTCATGAGGTTTTGATTCCATGATAAGTCTAATCATGGTTTTAATATAGCAAAAAATCTCATTTTTGTCAATGGCTATAATCTGTCAAGTACAGCTTCGTTTTCTAAATTATGTAGTTTTGCTGTAATAGCTTCCGGATTTTCTAATATATCTTTATAACTAAATATTAAAGGTAATTCAACCGGTCCATAGTCAACTACTATTATAGATTCTGTACCGATAACCATGATATGCGGTTTATCATCTGTATCTATAAAATCAATAAATGAAAGAGGTTCCGTTTTTTCGGCAACAATTTTATTGACGTGCTTAATTTTAGATGGCACTCTATATTTTTTATTTGGATAAAGCTCTATTAACATAGTAATACTGTTATGGCAAAGCCTCGATAGTATCAAGTAAAATGAGGTTATTTATCCTGACTGCTGCTTTTGCCGGATTTGCAACAATATCTTTGTAATAAATCTGTTCTTTTCCAGCATCTATATACATCATTTTATTACCGTCAAGAAATTCACCAATAGGCATAGTTATATTGGCATGTACTTCGCGGTTGTTTCTCTTTGAATAATGAAAATGGATATAGATTGTTTTGTAATCAATCATGTCCTGTTGTGAATTTGTAAATTTAGTACTCGGCCTTTCGATAAATATGCCTTCGAGAGCTATCATCTCATATGTTATGGCTATATTATTACCGATTTTTACAATGAACTTCATAATCTATCCACGGCCTCTATGGATTCGAATTGATTTAACACCATAATAACTTTATCTCTAAAATCATGATAATCATCAACAGATGCATCATATTCGATTTCTTTTTGCGGAGTAAACAATTTCATACTCTTAAGATTTACACCGAGAAGATTTATATAAGAACAACCGTTGTATAAATATGTATTTTCATCTTCATAATGGAAAACCGCACCAAGTATATGGGTAGTAGAATCATTGGTTTCTATTGGTATAATCAGGTCATAATTATCCCATTTATCATATCTAAAAATATATGGCTGATTTGGATTATCCAGAATCATCTGTTTCGAAAAACATTCATTTTTCTTTATTTTTTCAAAATCCATATATTCCTCTATGGAAGAGACTCAATAGCTGTCAAATTTATATCTTGAGTTAACAGTGCAGAAATTTTATCAAATTTCCACATAATATCTTTGTTTGTATAAAGAATGTCGTTTATATACAGTTTTGTTTCTGTTTTTTCTGTATCGGCTGTATTTATCATTTGGTTTTTTCCCATTTGGTCTTCAAAGAAAAGACTTATGCCATTACTAGATTTTTCAAAACCAAACAGTTGCTTTACTACATAATGGTCATCTGAACGCGAATAATGATATTCTCTAATAAGTTTAATCATGCTAAATTATCCAGGCATTTAAGTTCAAGATTATGTAAAATTTTAGATTTAATCAAATCAAAATGTTCACAAATATATGGAAGGTCAAACTTTTTATCGTCAATCTGTATACTATCTTCGTTTCTCAGTTCAAAAACATGATGTGCTTCATAACCTACAGGACGTACTTCTGCTTTAATATAGTTTTCTCGTTTTCTATGTTTTGATTCGTAATGAACCCAAAGAGAAAAATCTTGCATGGATTCGATTTCATAGTTTCTACCATCAAGTGTAAACTTAATCATGCTAATGTCTCCAATGCAAGTTTAACTTTTTCCTGTTCAATCCTGGCTTTGAATTTTTCAATATTTTTCATTATGTCGGTATACATATATTTCTTTCCGTCAATTTCTAAATATGCCTTATAAAGCGGAAATGTTCCAAGCTTTAAAACATATAATCCATGATAATCTGAAGATCTCCATGTAAGAGTTATCATGGTATTATTAACGATGTCTTTTTGCTCACATGCTTCTACAAAACTAGGATGTTCGTCTATATTGACGTTATCAATTTCAGCAACATCATGTTGTTGTGTATATCCGTCATTTGTAAAAATAACATTAATCATATCATCTTTCGTTACGTTCTATTCTGTCTTCGATGCAATTAAGGACGATAATCGGAAGAAGGAAGAATACGATACCGTAGGCCATTGCGGCATATCCAATAAGATTGTCCCAGATAAGCGAATATGTCCAAATCCTTTCTTCAATGAGTATGACAACATAGATAATTGTCGAAATAACGAACATTATACCTAACACCAATAAAAGTGTCGGCAGACTTATAAAACCAAGAATTATGAACAAGGCTACATAAATTGCCAGAATTCCGATTGTATATTTGAGAGGTACCATGATTTTCCTTTATTTACCATTCCATTTAACAGTACAAAATACCGGATTACGAGAAGTTTTGTGATTAGTATAGATACACAGAATTTCATTATTGATTACTCCACAGGTTACATTAGTAACTTTTTCATCAACAAGCTTCTGTACTTCTTCGACACTATAACTCTTCGTATAATCAATATCTGGAGATTTTTCAATCATTTCATAAACAATCCAGCCTACCATAAAGGTAAATACGAATGATGCAAGAAAAATCCAGATAGTTGAAATTGTATTTTGCGTATTTCGTGTCATGTTACTAAATATAGCAAGAGATTCACTTTTCGTCAATGCTATAAATAATAAAAATGAGGTTATAATGAAAGTAAGCGAATCTTTGATTATTTTGGAAAATAACGGATATGTCTGTGAACATTATAATGATGACACAGTAAAAGTTCCTATCTATATTGATAAATTGCTGGATTATCATGGTAATCCGCTTAAGAAGTCTTTTGATTTGACTTGTCGCTTGGGCGTTACAAAGGAAGAAGTCGCCAAAATCGAAGAGATCCTTCCTGGTTTTGTTAAGGATTTCGATGAGCAGTATGATTCTACAGGCGGTGACGGTAATTCAATCGAAGTCGAAGTTCGCTATACTGGCGAAGAACCAAGCTGGGATGGACGTGATTTCGGAACCTATGACCCAGGTTGGGGCGAAACAGAAGTTATAGAAAAAGAGGATTCTATCCGTGCTAAAGTTACAGAAGCCATCAAGGAAATGATTCCGTATATGGCTGAAGATTTCGACGAGGCAGAGGAAACTTTAAAACCGAAGCTTGAAGCAATCTTCAAGATTATCGAAAATCGTTCTGGTACTGACGCAATTTAAATTTTATCATATTGGTTCTTTGTCGAACACGTTTCAACAATATGATAATTCATGACGGATCTGGCGGTCCGTCATTTTTTATAGGTAAGTATCAAGTATTGCTAGATTTTTCTTATTTTCTATCGCGGCATACAGTTTTTCTACAGTAGTATATTTGACACCATCATAAATGACATAGCAATTATCGTCCCAGCTCAATCTTATCTCTTCAGTAGCAAACCATTTGACATAATAATAAAGAGTATATTCAGCCTCGGCCCATTTCTTTATACCGCAAAAAGCGACTGTTGTATATCCTTTATATAAATTGGAATATGCATGAATTTCGTCATTGAAATTCATTTGACTTACTGGGATTTCTTTACCACCTAAAAGTGGCTTGTATTTTTCTGTATATCTAAACGCTACTATATTAGCCATTTAACACCGAAAGCTTATATTCTACTATTTTTTCATATATTGCTTCTGACATTGTTTTATAAATTTCATGAAGCGGTTTACCGGGAAACTCATATTTTACGTCATCTATCATAAAATATACATCTTTATGATTAAAATGACTTTGCGGAATAAATGCAATTCTGTTCCTAATACTACGTAATTTTGGAGAAGTCAACGGTACAGCTAAAGCTGTACCCGTTGACAAATTCTCTCTGATAACGAAATCATTAAACCTATCAATATCGAACTCTTCTGGGTCATACGAAAAATGATAGATTAAAATCTTAGGTTTTGTCATGCTAATAATATAGCAAAATATTTTAAAACCGTCAACGGGTTTACAAATAAGAACTGAATTACTATATTATGAGTATGCAGAGACCGCCTACTATAAAATTACGTATGATTAATAGAAACCACCGGGTTATGTGGAGTGTCGGAGAATTGATATATGCTAATGACGCAGACGGTTATTTGGGCTGTTGTTATGAAGATGAATTTACTCATCAAAGAATATCTATTATGATAGACCCAAACGATATAGAAGCTGAAGCCTATTTCATGTATAATGATATTAGCATACATTTTGACAAAACAAAACCTATACATGAATTTATAGACCTGATTTCGCCGTATATTGAAAAATATAACGTAGAAAAAGCTATTGACAAACTGGATTAAGTTTGTTATATTATATAATATGAAAAATGAACTATTTATAAGTACGGGTCGTTATTCACAAAAACGTGTGGAATTCACCGATATTACGAGTTTAATCGTAAAAGGTGGTGTTATTCAAATTAAAGTAGACCAAATGAATAATACCAAATCGTGGTATATGATAACCAAGAACAAGAATGATTGTGTTATTCTGAATGGTACAAAATACGGGGACCTTTATAATAAGGAAAATTATGATAAGTTTACCGTCGCTGTCGAAAAATTTAGAACTAATAATGCTATCGAGAAGCTTTAAAATGGGTTTAAAATTTCATAAACATCGTGTTAGTACAGCAGTAGTCAATGGTAAAACGGCCGTTGACATTACGAACGTAATTTCAGAAGTTCCATATATTACGTATTCATATAAAGATAAGCCTACGGTTTATTTTCAGGCACTTGCTGTCAATGAAGAAAACGTCAATGAGATATTACAAGTAAGTGGACGTGAAATTTTACTATTAAATAATCGTTTTTATCTTACCAGTCAATTTATGATATTCGTGTTAACCGATAAAACGAAAAATGATTATAAAGAACTTAAATTGAAATACGGAATAAATGATTACGAATTTAATGACAGTGTTTCTGGTTTTCACGATATTATAAAGGATAATCTTGAATTCGCAAAAACCATGAATAAGCTTGACGAACTTTAAATATAGTTTTCAAGTACAAATTTGTTTTCTTCGTTGTTTAGGATAGGAACTATATAATCATATAGTTCCTTTACATTTTTAAAATCTTTAAGAACTAATTTTGTATTATTTGGAAGAATAAGGTTCAAATCTTCAAAATCCGATGCCCATATACTATAGTTCTTTTTACCGCCGTTTAAAATCATTGCAGTGTTTTCCCAAAGTCTAACCGGTTCTACTAACGGAAACGGGATCTTTGATTCGTAACCATATTTTTTATTCACCAAAATAATATCCATGCGATATTTATAAATAAGATATGATTAACGAAGCACAGAAACTAGACAATCTATTTAACAAGGTTAAGACATTTGTAAATTTTGCAAAAGGCGCAAAAACCGAAAACGAAAAAGAACAGCTTATGTCTGATGCCGGTGATATTAAACAGGAAATTCAGAATTCTAATGTAGATAACAATCTTACACAGATTCTCTTGAGCACTATCGTCGCGGCAGTCCTTTTCCTTAATACTTCTGGAAACGCAAAGGAATCTCCGAATATGTCAGCTATCAATTCTCGTATAACGGCAGGTATCGAAAAGGCTGAAGAAATTCTTGGAAGATTTAAGCAGTTTGCAGCTGGAATGAAATCCGATGTTGAAGATGTTGCAAATGCAAAGGTCACTAACGGTGTTATTGGAAAGGGTAAGTTAGTCGACGGAAACAACTTCCTTGAATATGCCGACGGTGCGAAGCTCGTTTATCGTGCAGACCTTGGTAAAGAAAATCAGTCCACATATTTTGAACCAGATTCAAAATATAAGGGTATGTCTTGGGATGAGGCTATTACTTATATAATGCCTGTAGACAGTCCAATTGCTGAAGAAAAGGAAGAAGAAACTAAGGAACAACCAGAACAAGAAGACAAATCCGAAGAAATGGATAAAAATCTGGAAGAAGCTCTTTTGGTCCTCAAAAAACATAACTTTACAGCGACAAAAATCCAGGATTAATTTTCATATATAATAAGACATAACGTTAAAGAAGCCTAATTTTCAAATTAGGCTTTCATTTATTTTTATAGGAGAAATTAAAATGAGACCGATTGTACAAATTCTAAGATTTTACACTATTGCAAAGTTCACTGGCTTTAGAACTATGGAAAACATCCTTCAGATGCCGACTTTTAACCCACTTCTGAAACTTTGTGTCGATACTGTCAAGAGATACCCGGATTGGGCTCTTGAAGAGTGTGACCGTATTTCTGATAGTCTTGATAATCATACATTTAGGTTCAATTCCGGTAATTGGGCTATGGATATTCGTGAAGAGGATGTCCCAAAGGGTACAACTATCGATTGGAACGATATGCACAGGGCACTTCAGGATATAAAATCCTGGATTAAGGCTAACCGTAAGCATTTCGCCAAGGATCTCGAAACTTTTGAATCTTTATAAATAATATAAAAGATTTTAAAAGGAATTCCGGAATGAATAAAGATACAACATTTTCACAGTATTTAGCGAAAGAAAAGCTAAAGGGTAATTATACCTACGACCTTCAGCTTGACGAAGGCATTGGTGATATTTTTAAGAAAAGCTGGCATAATACAAAGAAGCACCTTACCGGTAATCTTTCGGATGAAAAGATTGAACTTTGGCGTTTGAATTTCGATTTCAGTAATCGTAATTTCCGTCAAGGCCTTATCGAAAAGTGTGCTATGACACTTAAGGACAGCAAAAACAGCGACGATATTGACAATGCTAAGACTGAAATTATAAAGACTATTACAGATACAGTCAATAGCACAATCGATAAAATTGTCGGATTTGCTCGTGGTGCCAATACAAAATACGATAGTCCAGATACTAATCCCGGAAGTGATGAAGACGAAAAACTTTACACTGACGCTATCAAGGGCTATAAGTATTCTTGGGTTCAGGACGGTCATTTGTACATGTATTATGATTCCAAGGACCATGCTGAAGATTTCATGAATGAAAAGTTGTTCGAACAGAAGATTCTTGAAGTTTCGGAAGATACTCTTAAGGCGATGATTAAAATTGAAAAATGTACTCGCCGTAAGGGAATTGTTTACGACAAGGTTGAAAGTGAAAACCGCGGTTGGAAGCAGAGTAAGACCATTGAAAAGGCTAAGTTTACTGACAAGAGTTCCGAAGTTATCTTTGACAAAATCAAAGATGAAATTATGGATGCAGTAAAGAATAACCGCTATGGTAACGATAGAAAGATTGGACGTATTGTTTGGAAGCTTTCCGATAGTGATATTGAAGAATTTATCGAAGCAAAGCGTAAAGAAAATCCGAATATCGACTTGTCTGGTATCGGCGAAGAACTTAATAAACTCTTTGCAGCAATCAATAAGAAAGCTGAAGACGTTGGTCACTTCTTGTATGGTCGTGGTTCTCAGAAGGGCAATGTGTTCTTGAATTTCGAAACTGTTGCCGACTGTCAGAACTTCCTTGATGAAATCGATGATGAAAATATCATTGGCGAATTCGGTGAACCGAAGGAAGTCAAGGTTAACACAATGATTATTAAGAAGAACATGAATCGAGGAGAAGCATAATGACAAATTTATTTGAAGCATCCGTTTTTAAAGCACAAAAACTTTTCGATCGTGTTGCAAAGATTGCAAAAGATAAATTCGACATTGCACAGGCAGAAAAAGACGAACAGGATAAGCAGGACAAAGTTAAGGAAATGAACAGCCGTAATTTTGTCTATAAAGTTGCTATCAATAAGTCAAATATTAAGCAAGCTATTGAATCCCTTGGTAATATGCAGACACCGGAAGGCGAATTTGATAAGGCTGGTGCAAATAAAAAATATACTGAAATTATCAATAAGATTAAAAGTTTTTCCAACATCAAACTTATCGAAATTAATGTTTCTGAAGCTTTTGGTTTAGATTTGGATAGTATTATTCTTGAAGCCGAAAAAGAAACTGGTTTTGATTTCTCTAATGAAAAACTTAGGGGCGTTGTTGTTCAAAAAATCGAACAGAATCTTAAGGAAGCAATTCAGGTAATTTCCGATAATTATTTGGAAAATCTTGATAAGGAAGACAATCCTGTTAAAATAAACGTTGATTTAATCGAAGGCGATGAAAAACAAGACTTCATTAAGTTGACTATTTCTGGAGCAGGAGAAAATTTCTTTAAGAAGTTTATTAGCCGCTTAACAACGCTTATTAAGAAGAAAGCACCATACGGATTTATTTACAACTTCGCAAATACTTCCAAGGTTGATACTTCTGTAAGTAATAAGTAATTTTTATTCATTTCCAAAAATCACCCTTCCTGGAGGGGTGATTTTTTCGTTTATAAATATAATCAGAGGATAATTATGGCAGGAATTACAACCAGTATTAATGATTTTAATAAAAACAAATTCGTGGTGCGATTCTCGAATCTTGTTAATTTTACAGGTATCGACTTAGATACTCATATTCTTGACAACTATGTTCGCTCGGTCAGTATTCCGGATTTGTCTATTCCCATGCTTACTTCCATGTATATGCATGAACGTCAGTTGCACCCGAATCCGATTGGTGCTCGTGAACTCCAGTCTATTACTGTCGAATTCAAGCTTGATGAAGAGTTAAAGAATTTTTATTATTTCTATTGTTGGATTGACGCTATGCGTCATGGTGAAACTTGCGGAAAGAAGAGCCTTAAAGGCGAAGAACTTTTACGTATGGACTGTATCGACGCCATTGAAATCGTTTCGTTAAACAATGACAATAAGATTCAGTCAAAGATGAAATTCAAGCATGCAATTTTGACTAACCTTCAAAATGTCTCTCTTGAATATGGTACTTCGGATATTTGTACTTTTGCTTGCACATTCGATTACGAAACTATCGAATTGCAGTTACAGAACTTAGAAGATAAATAACTATATATACTACAACAAGGATAATAATGAGCGTTACATCTTTAATATGTACATATATTTACGGAACCTTTCAGGTCATTTGCGGTGCTATTGAAGCATATCAGGAAATGGCAAAAGGTATGCTCGAAAAGATTGAAGCTTTGGCTCAGTCTCTTATTACCTTATGGAATTATACAGTTGCAAAGTTAATTGAAACCGCTGTAGATGCGGTGCGACTATATCAAAAGAAACTGGCGGATATGATATATGATCCGTCAGCTCAAGACAGTGCTGGACATAATATCTGGTGTAACCGTCTTTTCGACTGCTTGACTTTCGTTAATGAACTTCTTGACCCAAGTTCCTTACTTTTTAAACAGTTGGATAAATGGTTTACAAAGCAATGTAAAGATAATTTTGTAAATGCGGATTTATTTAATAATATTCGTGAAATTCTTTCAGATATTCAAACATTCCAGAAAACGGTTTGTAATTACGGTTTTACATTTAGTTTCGGTGTTGAAACTATTAAGCAAATTTTATTGGGTCTCAAAAAACAACTTCTTGTCAATCGTGAATTAGTAAACAAGAAAATTGAATCTATTAAAAAATTCTTGGAACAGTTCCTTGAATGGACTTTCAGTACAGGTATTGTCGATTATCTTAACAAAATCGAAGGTTTGTTTAACTGCGTTATTGATTCCGATGAAACATGTGCTTCTATCGCAACTTCCAGTAATTATTATGCTAATGCATGCGCCACAATGCACATTACGAAGAGCGGAGATACTTGGTATGTTGACCCGGAATATAAAAATAGCACTTATGGTGCAATCGAAGGAAGTACGTCGACAATCAATGACTGTATAAATGACATTGATACGATGTGTGATGTTCTGGTTAATCCGACAGAATTAAGCAAGGCAAATAATGCATTTGACCTTTCTAAAAATATTTTCCCGGGCGGAATTTCTTGGTCCGATGTGACTACTGAAGACGGTAAGTTTAGCTGGACTAAACTTACAAGTAAAGAAACCTGGAAAAAGAACAAAATGGTTCAATATTATTCTCAAAAGAAAGATGCAATTCAAGCTGCATGGAATAGAGACAGATCCGTTAATAATCAGTTATTTACAACTGATGAACTTGCAGATGGTCTTGAAGTCGACGCAGAAGGAAATGTATATATGAGACAGGGTTGTGACTTAGTTCAGATTTACCCTGATAGACTTGAAGAACCTATTGAAGTTGAATATTTCAGTGATGATACAGGAAGTAATTCAGTTCTTTATGATAAGGAAACTGGTGAATTCCTTTCTGTTACTCAGACTGCAATTAAAATCATTCAAGAACCGGATTCCCAAATCGCAAAACGTTGTGAAAAGATTTGGAGAACATTAAATGCCTGGGCAAAGAATGATGATACTGCCAAGAAATATGGCACCGCAAAAATTTAATAAATAAGTTATAACAATTAAAACATAGTGAGGAAAAATATGAGTGATTACAGTGTTGAAGATATTATTAGAGCAAAGCGTATTGTTCGCAACAGCGGTTATACCGTTGAACTCCCGAAGGATGAAGTAGAACAGGCTCGCAATATCGCAATGGCTGCTGGTTATAATGTTCGTAAGGCTGATGAACCGGCTCCTGCCGCTAAGCCTGCTGAAGCTCCGGCTCCGGCTGCTACTCCGGAAACAAAACCGGCCGCTGCTCCTGCACCTAAAGCAAATCCTGCTCCGGCTCCTGCTGCTCCTGCGGCTCCTGAAGCAAATCCAGCTCCGGCTCCGACTGGCACAGAAACATCTGCTGCTCCGGCTCCTGCTCCTGCTGAAGAACAGCCAAAGAAGACAGCATTTGATTATTCTATGGACATTGCTTCTAGGTATCTTTAATAGAATAATTTATATAAAAAGTTTTGAAACACCCAAAATCAGGGTGTTTTCAAAATTTATAAATATAATATGAATAACGGTTATCCACCATTTCCACCACATTATCCGAGTCCATACGGCCCGGATTGGCCAGGTCCGCACGTTCATCCTGACTGGCCGCATTATAGATATTGGCATCATTGGAATGATTCTGAACCAGCTGCGCTAGTTCCTTGGAATATGCCTTGTTGTCCGCCTTCTGCTGATGAATGTGTTTGTGTGACATATCAAGATATTGACATGTGGAATACAATTTCTGCAGTTAGTGCCTTTGCACAGCTCGATATTGGGGCTCTTAGTGGATTAACCGCTTTATCTGGTCTTTCTGAAATGGTTTCGGCTGCATTGATTGTTGGTGACAACTATGAAATGTGGTCTTCTGCGCAATATGTTCCAAACATTTATGAGCAACTTTCTGCTATTTCTGCTAAAGTTGACCAAAAGGAATATTGTTCTGCAGCTAGCGCACATCTTAGTGCTGTTTATGCAGATCCAAACTATTTTGCTGGAAACGGAACTAGAAATAACGTATTAAGACTTTCGCCTAATGCAAGAATTGCAATAGATAAAGTTTTAGATGTTACATATGCTGGTTCTGGAAATCCATTAGACGAGGCTAGTTATCCATGGACTCTCGTAACTAATAAAGAATGTGACCAGGTATTTTCTGCACTTAGTGATAATTTCGCATCTATTCAAACTTTATACAATAAAGTTCATGAATTACAGATTGAAATTGATGCACTTAAGAACGAAAATACGGTTCTAAAACAAGATGTGAACGCTTTAAAAAATAAAATAAATAATTAAAAGGAGGTTCGCATTATGGAGAATTTGGTTTTAAAAATTATTGATTCAGGAAACGCATTGGCTATAGTGGTTACTATTTTTTGTTGTGCATTTGTGTATTTGGTTATTTACTTCCAACGTAAGTCTACAAGTGCTTCGAGAGAGTCTCAAATCCAGGCACTTGATGACAAGTACAAAGATAAAATTAATAAGTTAGAAATTGAAAAAGAATTGATGCAAAAGGATATTTCGTATTTGAAAGATGAAACATCCACAGTTAAGGCTGATATTAAAGACATCAAGGAAACATTGAATCAAATGGCTTTGTCGCTTGCTAGCATTGCGGCAAAATACCAATATAAGAGTTCGAAGGGAAAAATAATATGTTAAGAGACTACTTAATGAATGAATCTGCAGAGTTTAGTTCGATGGAAAACAATCCATTGATTTACACTCTCATTAGCCCACGTCTTATCACTTGTGCCGATAAGAAAGAAATTAAGGCTGATGTTGTTCTTAAGGTTGCAGTTGACTGTGTTGAACGCTATATCAAGACTTTGACTCCGGCAACTATCAAGCAGCTCAAGAAGGAATTTAAGAATGCAGCAGTTCTGGATATGTTCAAGCTCAGCAAGAACTATAAGACTACTCTTGATGAATATTACATGGATTTCCGTGATATTATTACAAATAACACGACAAGTTTCATGAAGTGTGTAGAACTTACCAAGAAATTTAACGAAATGTATAATTCTCCAGAAATGTTAACATTTAGAAATACCCTTTAATTTTGCAAAAACGAGCCTTTTTAAAATTTTTATAAATAAGAATATAGAGGATTTTAAATTATGAAAAACGAACAGCAAATTTTTGAAGAATGGAAGCGTGCCAACAAGAAGGGCCTCAACGAAGGTTTCTTGGATGGTGACGAAGAAAAGCCGGTAACTTCCGACGATTCTACTGGTGAAGAAAACCTCGAAGAACTTTCTAACGAGGACGAAAAGAATTCAGATCTCGATATTTCTGAAGAACCAGAAGAAGGTGCTGAAGGCGAAGGTGCTTCTGACGATGAATCTGCTTCTGATGCAGAAGGCACTGAAGGTGAAGGCGAAGAAAATTCCGACAACCTCGAAGATTTCAAGGGCGAAGGTGAAGAAGACGACGGTTCTTCTAAGGAAGACGAATCCGGAGTTACTACCGAACTTAAGGACATTCTTACCACCCTTACCACCGCTATTCAAACTTTGTCTGACAAGGTAGAAAACCTTGGTAACAATAACGACGAAGGTTCTGAAGGTGAAGGTGAAGGCGAATCCGAAGATGCTGCTACTGAAGATTTCGGCGATGCTGAACTCGGCGACGAAGATAACGGTGCTGAAGGCGAAGGCGAATCCGAAGAAGGTACTGAAGGTGGTGAAGGCGAATCCGAAGAAGGTACTGAAGGCGAAGGTGAATCTGAAGAAGGTTCCGAAGGCGAAGGCGAAGCTGAAGAAGAAGATACTTCTGAAGACGACGCTACTAAGTCTGAAGCCTATAACTACTGGCATCGTAAGGGTCGTTACTTGAACGCCAAGAGCGATTACCTCATCGGTAAGCTCAACGAATCCCGTTTTGACTTACTCTTTGATCCGATTATGACTGCTATCAATGCAAAAATCAGAAAGCGTATCGAAGAAGCTAAGAAGGAACTTCGTGAGGCTGCTCTTAAGAAGTAATAGATAAACAATCCTTTATATTCAAAAACTCAGTATTATTACTGAGTTTTTTGTTTATTGTTATTAAAATAAAGCTATATTAACATAAATAACGTATGGCAGTTGATACTAATGAAGCGCTTGTATATACCAGTCAAGTTATTGCTGGCTATTTTTATACATTCAATTATCAGGCAAAAGATATTATCGGAAGTGATAAATCGCCAGTTATTTACTGTGCTTTTGCACCTCCGATGGATCCGCATTTTGCTGGAATAAATTTTCATTACTTCAATACCGATATTGTTATGAAGATACTTGTTAATATGCAGAAAATGAAGAATATTATGGATAAGGACGTTCCAACTATTTTCAATGGCTATGAGCTCAATAGATGTTATTCAAATATTGGTTATGGCTTGAAAATGTATAGAAAGGAGAGAGTTAGAAGCTGTTATCGAATTAAAAACGAATACATCGGTGAAATACTTGGTATTCCGTCAGAATTCTTTATGTCGAATGACATTCAAAAGAACGCTCTGAGAGAATTGTCTACAACCTCCAACAAAGGATATTAGTTTGGATTACGAGAAAATCTATAATAGAATAATTGAAAGAGCAAAAAACAGATTATTAATAGGACAAATAGAAAACCATCACATAATTCCAAGGTCTGAAGGCGGAAGTAACAAGAAAGAAAATAAAATCGAGCTTTCTCCGAAAGAACATCATATCTGTCATTTGCTGCTTATTAAAATGGGTAAGTGTCTTAAGTATTGTTACAGGCATGTTAATGCTCATCAATATATTAAGATGAAAGAAACAGAAAAACGAAAAATTAAAACTCGTGAAAGTCGTAAAATGTATAAAGAACGACAACTTGAATTTGAAGGACTAGAATATGAAAATTAGTTTAATCGTTGCCAAGGGGCTTAAAAACGAAATCGGTATAAGTTCCAAAAATTGTATGCCTTGGCATATCAAATCTGACTTGAAGCATTTCAAGGAACTAACCAGCGGACACTGTGTCATTATGGGCCGTCGCTGTTTTGAATCTATAGGCAAGGCTCTTCCGAATCGAACAAATGTAGTAGTTTCAAGCAATCCTGAATATAAGGCAGAAGGTTGTGTCGTAAAGCCCACTTTACAGCTCGCAATGGACTACGTGGCCTCAAAAAACGAGACGGAAGTATTTGTTATAGGCGGAGCTACAATATATCGCCAGATGATGAATACGGGCTGTGTAGACTATCTCTATATTACGGAAGTAAATCAGGAATTCCCGGAAGCAGACGTTTTCTTTCCAGAAGTAGATGAAAAATTTTGGAAAAAGGAAAAGACTGGTGAAGCACATGGTCAGGAAGGAGACGATTTTGACGTCGATTTCTATGTATATAAAAATGCCAAATTTTACTAACCTTCTATAAATAATATATGACTAGAGATTTTAAAGAAATTGACCCAAAATTAAACAAAATCTTGGATATTCTTACAAAGGCTGGATTCAAGTACAGTTTTTATAGGGACTCCAAGATTAAAATCGTCGACAATTCAATGACTTGTACCGATGAAACCGGAGAAATTGGTTCTATTACTGTTTCTAAGGGAGGCGAAGTAACATTCACTCTTACCGGAAGTAAAAATAAGGGCAAAATCAAGACATTGATGAAGGCAAACAAGCGAATTTTTAAGGCTGGACAGGCTTTGCTTGAAGTCGGTGCGGAATCTCGTATTCTTATCAAGAAATACAAGGACGCAGTTAAGGAACTGGCCAAGGAACTATAAATAATAAAAAATTAGGAGAAACAATTATGGATTTAAAAGATGTAGATTTCAAGACCTATATGCGTCAGAAGCTCGACGAAGAAGCTGCTCTTGCCGCTGCTCCTCAGGCTCAGCCTGCTGCAGCTCCGATGGGTGGTGCCGCTAGCATGATTGCACAGTATGTTAAGAATGGTGACCTTAAGGAAGGTTTCAAGAACCTTGCTCAGGACCTCGTTCAGGCTATTGTCGACTATGCTAAGAATCAGGTCGTTTCCGAAGACCAGTTCGATTCTATTGACGCCAAGGCCAAGTACGAAAACTTCGTTGACCAGAAAATCGGTCTTACTGCCGGTGGTACAATGGTTGACCTTTTCCGTCACATTGGTGTTGACATTTCTAACGCTAAGAATACTTTCACCGCTTAATTTTTGGAGGTGTTAATGTATTCTCACGATGAACAACATTTAGATTCACTTCCTGCAGAATTCAAGTTCAGGAATGAATTCCGTGCTTTCCGCAATAATTTCATAAATGAATGCGGCGACGGTTCTTGTGCTGACGGTTCTTGTGATAATTCCGGAAAGACCGGTAATGATTGGTTCGAAGAATACGAAGCACTCGGCGGTAAAGATGACCAGTATACTCTTTGGCATGACGCATTGCCGGTAAATGGTTTACAGGACCTCAATTATCCGTTTGACGGTGACGATGAACTTTGGAAGGCGGAAATGAACGATACTGAAATTCCGGTATGGTTCAATGAAACTTCTTATGATGAATTCGTTAAGATGTTCGGTACTCCAGAACAGGCAGTCCAGGACGAACAGCAAACAGGTCTCGAAGATGATTCCTATGTGGATCCAGAAACGAACCTCGAAAACGAAAGTTGCTGCTGTGGAGGTAAGAAGAAAAACAAGAAGTCCAAGTGGTTTGCGTTTAAGTCTAAGAAGTCTGATAAGGGTAAAAACAAAGTTGAAGAAGCACTTGAAACCCTCAAGCGTCTAGGCTATGAAGCGGTTCTCAACGAAGCAACTAACGAAATTACTCTTATTGTCAATACTTACATTAAGCACGAAACGACAAAGGCTGCGGACAATCGTACACCGGAAGGCCGTAGAACATATCACATGAATGCAAAGGCCTATGGTCTTGAAGATTACAGACCTAAGAAGGGTGAAGAAGCTCCGAAGGAGACTGCTGAAACCCGTAAGGAAATGCTTCAGCGTGCTATGAAAAAACGTGCTGAAGCTAATGCACTCGGTAAGGATGCTCAACAAATGGGTAGCACTACCATTGGTATGATTCACAGAAAGGCCGATTTTGATTCTAGTAAATCTTGGACATGGGTAGATACTGCTGCTATCAAGGATTTCTTTGCCGATTTCGGTTTGAATGTTTCCGAACAGCATACACAAGCTACTGTTTCTCAGGATGTTGATGAAGAACCGGTTGCAGACTGGGGTCACTATGGTCCATATGGTGAAAATTCCAACTATATTACTTACTTTACCACATATTCCGAAAGAACCTGGGCTCTCAAGATTACAGGAACTCCGGAAAACTGGACTAAGTTCTGTAGTAAAGAATTGAATTACGACCTAGCTGAAGAAGATATGGACGGTAATACTTATAACCTTACTTATCCGGAAAATAAGGAATATTTCGAAGAATTCATTACTAAGTATATTCCTAACTATAAGTACGGTAAGGGTTATGAAATTAATGTAACTTTGAAACAAGATTAACACACTGTAATAGTTAAAATAAAAAAGGTTGACGAAAGTCAGCCTTTTTATTATATTATAGTCATGTATAAAAATTTCTTAGAAGCAGTAAATGCCGCAGTTACAAAAGACGAAAACAAAATGCTTGAACAAATCGAGCATATTAAGCATGCTATCGACTCCAAGCGTCGTAGAAGCATAGAACTCCAAGAGATCTATGAAAATCAGCTTAAGCATTTTGAAACCATGTTTGCTGAATATGGATATTCCATTATCGGTTTTTCTGTTTTCAATTTTGAATCAAACCGTGTTCCGTTTATTGTTCAAAAGGGAAAAGACGGAATTAAGCACCATATCGATATGGCCAGTAACAACAAGAAGAAAACCGGCCGTTACTATGTAACTATGCGTGCGACATTCGACGATACCATGTACAACAATGCATATAGCGATGATTGGGAAGCACAGCGAAATGTTATGATTAGCGCTATGAATGCACGTCCTCGTTGTCATGTACGTGTCGACAGCCCGAAAGAATTGAAGGATATTTTCTTCAATTTGCTCAACGAATTGGAAGAAGTACGTAAAAACCAGAATTCAGAACGTTACAGAACTGGCGTATGCTATATGGCACGTCAAGATATGGAAACATTGAAATGCATTGAAAAGCTGGATTAATATGCTGTTACTACATTCTTCACCTGGTACTAATAAATACACGTGTTTAAATTTTGCCAAATGCAAAGTTATTACATGTGAAGTTAGTAATCTTTATAAAGAATTAGTAAAATTTTACATTGATGGAAATATTGTTGTAACTGCGCCGGAAAATGCAGCTATTGAATCTGCAAAGACTAATAATTTTTGTACATTGCTGGAGATAATAAATCTTGAGCAGAGTTTTAAAATTTGCAGTGATGAAATGACTCTTCTTCCAGCGGTTATAATGCATTATGTAGATGACGAATCTAAAGAAGACTTTTTAGAATATTACAGAAAGTATTGTTTAGCAATTAAAGAAGCCGAAGTGAAAGAAGCAATCGACAAATTACCTGGGTAATATATGTGTAAATTTTCAAATATAGTAGACGACAATATTGAGCGTATAAAAGAATATTATAATAATTTACGCGACCGGGCTATTAACCGGTTTCGTTCTATATATGAGAAAAATAAAGAAGATGCAGAAATTCTTGAAAATATGATTACTTCAAGAGGATATAAAATTATATACCATGAAGTAATAGAACCATCTATTGATGCAGTTAATGATAATAAGTTTGCAGCAATTCATATTCGTAAAGAAAATACACATTCTGTAGTTTTAAATTATAATGTTTCTGCTTCTAAAAAAGAAGAATTAAATGGTCGTCTATATTTGTCTATTCGTCATAAAGGCGGATATGTAGCTAAGAAAGATACAATAAAATATCATTACGCTAGGGCTACTAATGAAACACCGTTCATTCAGATTTTTGCCGATACCGAACCAGAAAAGGTAGATACATTCTTTATGCTAATTGATGCATTAACCGAAATAACTACTGAAGATGATTTTATCAGATACAGAGATTTTACATGTAAGGCAGCAAAACAAAACTTATTGATGTTAAAATCAATTAACAAACTCGAATAATATGAAATTTAAACTTTCAAATTTTGCAGATATGCCAAAAGAGATGAAACTTGCGTATTTTATGCAATGTCTGGATGAAGCTCCAGCGTTTGCTGACCATATACGTGATATTATGGATGCATTTTTGAAAACTTTTGGATTTATAAAGGGTTATCATTCGGTTTATTATCATTTACCAGGACATCAGTTGTGCGTAAAACTTCACAGTAGCGCTATGTCAATCCATAATGGAAATAAACCGAACGATGATATGCATATGTTCTGGTTTAATAAGATGGAAAGAGAAGATCTTAAAATCTTTTTGAAAGCTATCTATGATGGAGAGGTTGATTTTTATAAAATCGATTTACGTTTAAAAATGCATGCTGTTGAACAAACATTTGATGTTTTGCCTGGTTGATTATGAAAGATTTAGATATTAAAATTGGAAACGATATTAACAAACTTCTTGATAAACCCATCAAGCAGTATAATAAAGTTATTGATAAAATCAAACAGACAAAGAAAGAAATAACAGCTAGAAAAGGTGAAATTTTTCAGATTATTAAACTGTTTGAAAAATATGGTATTGAAGTATGCGGTTATGATGTTTCGGCATTTAATAAAGCACCAGTAACATATAATGGTTCTATAATTGAACCTGAAGAAGTTACAGATATTATACCATATTCTACCATCATTTTCAATATAAAACATTCGGATAATGATGTTATTTTAAATATACGTGCAAGATATAATAAAAGAGTTGGAAAATATCATTTGAAAAATGACCCTAAAACATATAGATATGAATATAGATTTTATGAACTAGAATATAGTTTTGATACTTATGAACTTGGAAAAATGTTTGTAAATAAAAATTCTGCCAGAGCAAACATTATAAAAAATTGTATATATTCTATTGGAAAAACAAAAGGTTTTTATCATACATGTCAGACTATTAGAGTAAATTCAGATAAAGAAGATATGGATTGTTTTTTCTATAACTTGAATGCCATACTTTCAATTAAAAACAGTGATGATGTTAGAAGATTTAAGGAATGTACCGCAAAAGCAATTATGCATAACTGTGATTTACTAAGTGATTTGGCTAAATTTGAAGGTGACAGTAAAGATTCATATGCAAAAATGCATGCTATCGAAAAAGAAGACTGGTCTGAAAGCTATGCATCACGATAGCGCTTACAAAATTAAGAAAAATTGTTATATTTAAATTATGTCTAAAGAGTTATTTACTACTAATGATGGAATTCAACGTTCTAAAGAACGTATCACCAAGAACGGTGAAGTATTTACACCATTTGCAGTTATTGACCAAATGATTACTAAAATTCCTGAAGAAAAATGGAAAGACCCTAAAGCCACATTTTTGGATCCTACAGCGGGAAGCGGAAACATCCTTGTTCGTATGCTTGAAAAACGTCTTGCTTCTGGAATTTCGGTTGAAGATGCAGTAAAGACACTTTACGGTGTTGAATTAATGCAGGATAACAGAGATTTGTGTGTCCAAAGAATTCTTGAAATTGTTGGACCTAAATACAGTAAAATTGTAAACAAAAATATTGTATGTGCCGATTTCTTTAAGTGGGATTTTGAAAACTGGAAACCTAAAGAAGAAGTCGATGAAACAAAAATTGAAAATAGCGGATTTGCGGAATTTGTATGTTGACAGATTATAAACATATCTATGATGAGCCTGAAACCAAAGAATCGGTGAAACATGAAAAACCGGTTTTATTTACTGTTTTTCGAAATGGTCGTTCAAGTCGTCTCGAATATGCGCCTTGGTTTAAGACTACAATTTATAGCAGCGATAAATATAAGCCGGATTTGACACAACGTTTTGATAGTATGTCGCAATATTATGATATTCTTTCGATGGGTCAGCTGCATAATCCAACACCTGAAGAAATTTATGGATTTGGTGTAAGATATATGTCTGAACATGATGAAGTTGAAACACGTGTACATTATGGTTCTCATGTATATCCATGTGATGCAACATATATTCTCAAACGTGGCGATAAGGTAGTATTTCCTACCTGGACTATTGAACTTAATACTACTGGTGATTTTAAACGTCTCTTCAACAACTTGGAAATGGAATATGTATTGCAGTAGAAGACATAGTTCTAATACTTTAAGAGTAAAGATTGTTCATAACGGTAAAACACGAAAATATTACCTTTGTAATTCTTCTCGAAAAGACGATACCCGATTAAGTTTTACTAATGATAATCAAGAATTTACAAAATACATGGTATTGTACCCGGAAGAATATCAGGATGTAATGTTTGGCTCTAGCTATAAGAATCTTGATGATTGTGGCGCGAGTTTCAAGCTTGGCGATACTGTTAAATGCCATGACTGGACGATTACATTAGATTCTCAATTTAGTTTTGAAAAATTGATTTATAACCTGGAGACTGAAATTGCTTTGGTTTAAGAAAAAGATTAAATTCTCGATTGTTCGAAATGATAAGACAATTAAACATTCTGTTACTTCCGATTTAATAGATAGAGTCTGTTATTTCTCAAGCCAGGACTATAGTAGTAACCTTGGAAGATTGCCATGTTGTTATGGTTTATTTAAAGCCCCGAATTTATATTCTGGTGTTGGTTTTTGTTCAAAGAAATTTAAAGCCATCTATGAAAGTCAAGAAAAATATGATGATAAAGTTTTCAGTATTCAACCGAGTTCTTGTGATGTCAAATTTTTGCACGGCGACGTAGTTAGCGGTAAGGATTGGACCATTACAATAAATAACGACGGAGATTTTTTAAAAGTTATTTCTAATCTACAAGCTGAACGTGACCTTCTATGTTTACAATAATCGGAAATCCACCATATATCGGTAAAGGCGAAAAGCTTTATTTAAAAGTAATGTCGGAATGTGAGAAATTCGCAGATTCCGCCGTTTGGCTTGTACCTACTGATTTTGTAGACAATCATCGTATTAAGGAAAATATCAACAATAAGCATATCGAAATTCTCAATGAAAGATTTGAGTCTTTTAGCCGTATTGAAACCGTTGTCGGTGATGCAAAGTTTGAAGATGCTGAATTTTTCTCGGATGTAGGTATTTTCAAGTTTGACCAAAAGAAACTTGACCTCTATGATTTACGATTTAACAGATTTTCGGATCCTGAGAAATATAAGGAAATTACGAAGATTGTAGATGCATATCTGGTTGGAAAAAAGACTATTGGAACCGAACAGGGAAAGAAGAATACCTGGTATATCCAATTAAGCGATATAAGAGGCCATAGACGAGCCTGGGACTGGTGTACGCTTTTGTCCAAGGAAAGATATACTCCAGTTCAAAACGTCCCCGAAAGTGCCTTAAAACTCAAAAATCAGTATATCGGATTTGCTACGGTAGATGAGTGCAAAAATTTTATAGATTATTGCAATACTGATATTGCTATGTTCTTAAACTACCTCTATAAGTTTAATCAGCATACGAAATATGACTGTATTCCTGTTTTTGACTTTACTAAACCCGTCGATGAAAATTGGGTAATTGAAGAAATCGGACTGTATAAATATAAAGAATTTATAAAGGACGAAATGTTGCCCTTTGGTTATAAGACGAGGTGAAAATGACATATGATTCAACATATTCATCTACTTGGCGTGACAAGATAGATGATAATAATATAAAATTCAGAACAGGCGTATACAAATTACTTATCAAACCACCTAGCAATTTCATTACTGAAGATATTGCTGGTATTTTCGGTCATATATTTGACCGGGATGGTACTTGTCCGAATATAAAGTTTACTTTAAATGTTCTTGATAATGGAATATTTGATATTTCATGGGACATTCCAAAGGAAGAATCTGATACTATCGGATTGATTGAAAATACGGATCCATTATTCGACCCATATTGGCATTTCAATATGAAACTCAAACACGAATTCAAGGAAGTATTCAAAGACCCTATTACTACGGCATTCAATTAATATGACAAATAGATTTCTCAATATTTTAATTCCGGGTATTTTGTTACCTGTCAGTTTAGGTTCAGTTTATAACTATTCACAATATGCCAAGAATATCATGGAGACTTTTGATATTTCGAAATTCTCAGCTGATATTGGATTTACTCTGATTATTTTCTTCCTTGGCATGGGTGCTGCGGTTTTCGGAAGATTCGTTGAAATGTTCCCGAAACGAATGGCGATAGTTTCAACAATTCTGTTTGCAATAGGATTATTGCTACTTTCGTTTGCAACCTATACTGGATTTTTACCACTTTATTATATCGGCTGTTCATTTATGGGTTGCGGTACCGGCATAGGCTATACGGCACCAATTAAACAGCTGCTTGCAAACTTCAGTAATCATAAAGGACTCGCTTCCGGATTGGCTATTACCGGTTTCGGATTGGGAAAGTTCGTTGCGGCTCCTATGATTGAGTATTTGCTTGCAACCTTTACGTTGCCAGTTGTATTCTTACTCATGGGATTGATTTTCTTAGTTGTAATGAGTTTCTCTTCATGGCTATATAAACCTAATCCTGCATATATTTCTACAAAATATACTGCTATTCCGTATAAGACTCTTATAAAGGCCAAATTTTTGACTAAAGAATATATTTCGATTTGGTTTATGTTCTTTATCAACATTACATGCGGCCTTGCACTTATTTCTCAGGAAAAGAGCCTGTTTTTAAATGCTGGATATACTGCTATCGCTTCACTTATGGCTGCTACAGCTGTTGCAAATGTCGGTGGTCGATTTGGAATGAGTACGGCTAGTGATTCGATTGGTAGAAAGGCTGCTTATCATTGGGTTGCAAGTTTGGGTATTCTTGGTGCGTTTTTGTGTTATACACAAAATCCGATTTTGCTTGTAGCTGGTATTTTGATGATTGAATGGAACTACGGCGGAGGATTCAGTTGTTTGCCAAGTTTACTTGCTAAGAGATTCGGAGATAGTTGTCTTTCTACAGTTCACTCTATGACGCTTAGTGCCTGGGGATTTGCTGGAATTGCGGGACCTATTCTTGGAAACTTGTTTACTGACAATACTTTATATCTTGTTTTGGCACTTCTCTATTTTATTGGTTTCCTTGGATTTACCATTTTCGTAAAACGAGACAATGTAGCCTAACAACTATAAATTTTAAGTTTAAGAGCATAGATGAAAAGTTCTATGCTCTTTTTATACTTATAAATATGATATGAACGACAATATAAACTGGCGAGCACTCAATTACGATAATGTCAAGAAAGTTTTTGTCGATATGGACAAGGCTATTCGAGATAGAAACGTTATAATGTCAAAAACAAATGAAAATAAAAGTACGAAAGCACTTTCACTTTCGATTGAAGAATGCGGAACTGAAATTAACTTCTACTATATTTTCGGAAACAGTCATGTTACCATGGTTATTGACGACAGTACAATAAAGGTTCTTCCGATTGTCCCAGAAACTTTGACTTATGAAATTGAGAAAAATGTCAAGATGATTATAGGTAAAGAATGCGTCTAGTTGAATTTCTTACACATACAACAACACCACAGCAGTTGGTTGGATTCCTAAAGGGAAAACTAGGAATCGATGTGGCACATTATGTCCTTGACGAAAACGACGGTGTTATTGAAATGGATCCTTCCATTTTTGACAAGATTAAATACACTGTTAAAGAATTCGATGAACTATTGGACGCTTATGGCTGGAGAATCGGAGCCTATAGCGATTGGTCATTGGTTTTGAGAAATTCTAAAACAGAATATAAGACAGATTCCAAGTTCGCCAAGAAATTCCACGGTTTATATCTTCGTGCCGCACATAGAAATATTGAAGTATTTTCTAAGATTGGATTTCGTCCGGCAAAGTATAACAGCTGGGACGACGAACATCCTAACGATACAAAGGTTGGTCCGATTTATAACGAAGCTCGTGTATATCTTTGGAGTCTCGAAGAAATTGCAGCACATACAAAGAATAAGTTTGAATTTTGGGACAATGTTTACTATGTCATCGAAGCAATGAGACCGTATGGCAAGAATATTTACCTTGTAAGATTGCCAGATACAGTAAAAGTTTATAAAGACCCGGAATATACAGAGTTAGAAGAAGAAGTTTCGACTGGTGCCTGTTTTACAACGCATAAGATTGACCCTTCTTGGATTGAACTCGTAAGTTCTAATGATAAATATGCAGATACAATTCAAAAGTTAAAGAAAATGATTGGAGAATAAATGAGACTTTTAAATATTTTGACAGAATCGCTTAAATTTGTAGATTTGCCTGAATTAGTAAAGAAGTTCAGAGTAAGATTTCATATTCCATTACAAGACTGTGCAAAGCGTCTCATTTTGAACGGCATGGAAGTTAAGTTCGCAATTTCAACCTTAACGGATAAAGGACTTGAAGTCGACGAAATTTCGAAGTTTTTCGCCGCTAACGGTTGGGATGATTGTTCTCTAGTCAATTCTAAAGGACAATATACGACAGATGAACTTATTTTCCGCCAAGGAAGAGAAGATGTCGATAATGTAAAGCCTTATTACGAACTTGAGCTTTTCAAAAACAAGGAATATATGGCTACATTCAATAAGTTCCTTGGAAAACTCGATTTTACGAAGTTCTATCATATAAGCAGTGCATCGCCGGATGATTTGGTCAAAACCGGTGGTCTTCGTTGTAAGAGGAAGTCTATGAAGGTCAACTATCCTCCTCGTATCTATATGATTAACGGTAAGATGGCTTTAAAGGTCCTTATCCTCAGAGGTGATATAGATATAGACACGAACGTAAGAACAGCCCAGCATAAGCTTAATGACGAAATGTACAACCTCGCACAGTCTATGTTCGGCCAGATAGTCATTGAATGGGAAGAAGACCATGATGAATCAATGCCGCAGATGTATATGTACAGAATCGACCTTCCTGAAAACTGGCCTGTTCATAAAGATCCGGAATTCGACGACGATGACGAATTGTCTTCATGTGCATGCTTTACTAACCAAAACATTCCGATGAAGTTCATTACCTTCGTTGAAGAATTGTCATAAATATAATATGGAAAATGAAGAATTTTTATTAGACGAAAGCTTTAAGCTTACAGACCCAGATACCGGCGAAGAATTCGAAAAGAATGACGCAGCGTTAAAGAAGTATTTTAATGAATTTAACGATACTTACTTCGGAGGTAAGCTTCAACCGATTTCATTAGGCTGGTTCAAGGGTACAAGTGTTCATGGCTATTTTAGACCGAGACCGAATGTTTACGAAAGTAAAGTTGAAGGTGTCGAAATTAAACTTAATATCAATGCTTGTGGTACTTTTGCCGCTTTTAGAAATACATTTGTTCATGAAATGCTTCACTATTACCGTGACTGCGTTGTAGGTTTTACGGAAGCTGAATGGGATGCCGCTAGACGTGCTTTAAGCTATCGTGCTATTACACGTTATCGCCAGATTCTGAATAATACTGCCGAAACTGCTCATACTGGTGTTTGGAAACAATTAGCAGATGAAATGTCGCTTAAATATCCAGAACTTGGCAATATTGAAAGATATGCGGTTCAAAATACAGAAACTGGCGTTGCAATGATGGATAAAAAGTACGTTGTTGATTTCTGTCTTAAAAACGTTATTGTAAAAGTTGAAGGCGGTCCTTTGGGAACTTGCTATTTCTGTATTTCTAAAAATAACACACAGCTTAATAAAATCCTAAATGCTATAAAGGATGGAAAATCTGCAAGCGAAGCTGGTATACCTAGTTATTATAAAGGAAAATGGACCAGAGAATGGCCAACATTGAAACCGGAAGAATTCACTAATATTCGTGCAAGTAGGGATATGACAAAATATTATAGAGATTCAAGATTCCCTAAGGGCATGATTAGAAAAGAAGAACCTATCGGTGAGTTAAAATAAGGAGAAATTTATGATGTATAATACAGAAGAAAATTTCGTCGAGTTGGATTCGATTCAGATTGATGAAACAGTCTTGAATAAGAAGAAAAAGAAATATTCTGAAGAAGAGCTTGATGAATTACAAGAACTTTCTGATGAAATCGATTTATCAGTAGAATAATTCAAATATCTTTAATTTTAAAACCTAGTTGTTAAACTAGGTTTTATTTTTATCTGTTCTATCTTTTGGGTAATGCGATTCAGAGATCATAAGCCTAGAAGGAACTTCCAGACTATGACTATTCCACTTTTGGTATAAAGCTTCATCGTCAATCTTTAGGGATTTACATAACGGCTTACGAGGCGGTCATCCTGTACTTCGGCTACATCCGTTAAAACCATGGCGGCTAAACGTGCAGATTGCTAATCTGTACTTCGCTGATACTTTCACTAGCTGTTACCGAGTATATTTCAAAACGATATTCCAGCTCATTTCTGGAAAACCCGTATCTGAAGTTTTCAATGGCTGACCCTCTACCGATAATTCCATTGGATTGGTTTTCGTTCCGAGGAATCAGACTTGAATATGTGAAAACAATAATAGAAAGTTTTTGTAAAAATTTTTTTAACTAAAAATAAAATATTCTGTCGTTTTAAAAATCATAGAACTTTTATATATAGGTTGTAAACTATTTGTTACAGTTTTGCTATATTTAATTGTTAAGGATAAGTTATGAAAGTAGAAGATTTTGAGACATTAAAGAAATACGCTGAAGAAGATACTGCATTGCCTGACAATATTGAACAGGTAATGCAAGTAAATAACCTTTTACCTTCTACTGTTCAGAAATGGACAAAACTATATACGACACAAAAGTATCTTATATCTCAGCTCAAGGTTAATTTGAATAAGATATATGGAGAATGCTATTATTATTATAAGTTTAACGATAATGTGAGCTGGGGAACTACAAAAGAAATCGAATCCCAAATTTATAAGGATCCGAAATATCTTGCAGCAGTAAAAGAATACGATACACAGAAGTATTACTTTGATTTTATCGAAGAAACATTGACGAATATTAAGAATCTTGGATTTACTATTAAGAATTATTTAGACTATAAGAAAATGCTTTATACAACAGGTTAATTGTATGACAAAAGACGAAGATAAAAATCTATTCGGCGGCGGTATAGAAGAATTGGCGCTGAAGATAATAGCGACTATTATCCTTGTAGGATTGATTGGCGGTATTATCGTTATGTTCGCTTTAATTTAACTATTTACAAAATTACGATATTTTTCTATATTAGGTAATATGATTAAGTTCGTATTACCTATTCTTTTTTCTGTAGTTTGTATTTTCGCACAGGCTAAGACATTCAATACCTATGCAATATGCACTGCGGTCGATGATATTCGGTATTGTGCAGTAATGCCTACTGAATCTAAGATTTCCGCTACAAAAACTAAGGTAACGGTTATCGACATGAAGCAAAACCTTTATGAATATGTAATCGATACCAATACGTATAATAAGGTAAATACGGAAGGTGTTATAAGTCAGGCATTCAAAGTCCGCGAATACTATAACGGAAATGAAATGCTCAATTATTATACTTTTGTCAACAATTCTGGATATTCCATGGTTGATGTAAATACTCAATGCTATATTAAGAAGTATTTTTATGGAAGTATTGAAGAGCTGAAAAAGGAATATTATTATATTGATACCGATGTCAGCGATATTGAAGGCTTTATTGGCCGTTGCATAATGAGCCATGTTAAAAAGTCAGATAAAATGCCATAAAGCATAAAACTAAAAAATTATTTTTACCTATATTTGAGGACATGAACAACAAGATATTGACCCTCGATATTTCAAACATGATTATGCGCTGCTTATTTGCGCAAACTCCTGGACCAGAAGAAAAGGAGTTCATGTTATTTAAGGCGACATTCTTTTCATCATTCTTTAAGGCTATTAGTGAAATTAATCCTAATAGGGTTTTTTGTTGTATTGATGGAAGTAGCTGGCGTAAAGATATTTTTGAAGGTTATAAAGCCAGTCGTGCCGCAAAGCGTTCTGCGTCAATCGTTAATTTCGACGCATTTTTTGCAGTATGGAGTGATTTGCTCGAACGCTTGAAGGTTGCATTTGAAGGTACGAATATTTATTTCGTAGATGTACCCAAGACCGAAGCTGATGACCAGATTTCGGTTATTGTCAAATCCCATCCTGAATGGGAATGCTATAATGTTTCTTCTGACAGAGACTTTATGCAACTTTTTGTTTGCGCAAATTATCACCAGTACGACGGGATAAAAAAACAGTATTTAAGTACATTGAATCCGGAAACAGATTTGCTTGTCAAGATTATTACAGGCGATAAATCCGATGATATTCCGGGAATTAAAAAAGGCGTTGGAATTAAGACTGCTGAAAAGATTGTTAATTCTGGCGAGCTCGATAAATGGCTTGAAGAAAATCAACTTACTGAAAAGTTCATGTTGAATTCTAAGCTTATTTCATTTGAAAATATACCAACGGAATATACTGAAGCAATTAAACGAGTAGTTAATTCTTTTGAATATGTTCCTGAACCGAGAGCAAAGAAGTTTAATGAATTCGCTATGAATTCTGGTATTTCGCTCTTAATGGTCAATTTAATTGAATATACCAATATAATAAAAAATATAAAGTAAGGTTTCATCTAACCGAACGTTACCACTACGTTCGGGTGAGCGAACTACCAATAACGGTATAAACTCATTCTTTCATCTTGAAGTCGCTAAAAGTGGTTTGGCGCAAAGTAATAAAATGAATGGTAACATCGTTACTACATTGTTTAATGGAAGTTCAACTTTAATTAAGGGTGCATGTATTGCAAATCCTCCTACGGTAATTCCGAATACGTACGGAAATTCTGAAGAACAGGGATTTATCAGCATCGTTAAGAAGGTTGCTCCGCAAATCAATATTTTGCATAAGACTCAGAATCCTGAGTATCTTGTAAAGTATAGCAAACATCTTAAAGATAAGAACAACTGGGAATTTACCGATTTCGATAGAACAAACGGTGACTGGTATCAAAACGGATTTCGTGTAGATCTTAAAGTAGCATCCTGTGATATGGTTGATACTGGTAAAGGTCTTCCGTCTTATGTAGCTGGGTCGATTCCCGTCTCCTCTTTATATGATTTCCATCAAAATGACGGATTTTCTCTTTACCTTTGCGTAAGTAAGGATTGGTCGAGAATGTTCGTAGTTGATGCCGATGCTGCATGGGACTATGCAATGTCGGACTCTAAGTTGAAGAAAGAAATAAAGAATATTGCAGCTCAAAAAACTGCTGGAAATGGAGCGATTAAATGTACGGCATATGTTACAGTTAATCATCTTCCGCAGAGTGCATGGGTAGAAATATTCTAAATCTTAATTGCAAAATAATAGGAATTAAACTTCCTATTATTTTGTTTTCTTTTAACAATTTAATGAGGAAATTATATATGGGTAATACCAATAAGGGTCGTGCTAATGGATTAGCCGATGAGGCATCTATTATACAAAATTTGAATTTACTTTATAACAAATATTTTACTATTGTCCAAATGGAAAATAAGTCAAAAGCGGATATAGCTGGAATAGATGCTGTAGTTGTAAATAAACTTACGGCAAACACTTTTCCTGTTCAAATTAAAACTGCACAAGGAGAATTTGCAGAATCGTATCTTACTATTACGGTTCGAAATCGCGCTGGCGAATCAACAAATGCAGTTAACAAATTTAGAAAGATCCCATCAATTTTGGCTTATAAAGGTTCGCCAGAATTATATATGCCGAATTGCGGATATATTTCTAGCTTAATTGACATGAAAATTATGAGTGGCCAAGTATTTCAAGGAAGTCATGAAGATGATTATGGAAATATCATAAAGGATAAAAGTCAACTCGTAAGAATCTATCTTTCTGAAATTAAAAACTATTCTAAAACTCTTTCTACGAAGAGGACTATTTTATGGAATTAAAATATAAACATCTTTATAAAACAGTTCTTAAGGAATATCAAGCTCTTAGTAAATGCTCTAGGATGAAAGTTGCAGCATTGCTCGTTGAAAAAGGCCGTATTATTTCATGTGGCTACAATGGTACTCCAGCAGGACAAATTAACTGTAACGAAATTTTCAAATCTGAAAACGGAAAGTTTTATCTGCGAGATAATAAGGAAGAAGAGTGGAAGGAAGTTCCAGAAATGGAATGGAGAGCTAAACATCATGAATTCGCAAATGAACAAGAAATCCATGCAGAGCAAAGCTGTCTCGGCTATGCTTTGAAATGGACAATGAATATAACCGGTGCTTCTATGGTTATTTCTCATGAACCTTGTGAATCGTGTGCAAGACTTATTTATGCCGCAGGTATCAAGAATGTCATGTACGTAAACAAATATGACCGTGGGTCTAAAGGAATTCAGTTCCTTGAACGAAATGGCGTAACGGTTGAAAAAATATAAGGAAAAACAATGTATATCTATAAGAAGAAATCTTTTAAGAAGACTGGCTTGTATATCGTATTCCAGGCAGGTTCTAGTTATGAAAAAGATGGTCAGCATGGTTGTCATCATTTGATGGAACACTTGATTACGAATACTATTCAAGACCAATTTGATGACTTTCAGAAATATAACATCGATTTTAATGCCTATACAAGCACAGATTTGCTCGTAGTTCATTTTACTGGCATGGATAAGTATCTTACTCCGGAATGGAAGAAGTTGCTTATTGAACGTGTTACTACCGGTTTCGATACTTATGTCACAAAGGAAGTTTTCGAAAAAGAACAAAAGATTGTTTACCAGGAAATTTTGGATGCATTTAACCGTCCTGTAGAAGGTAAGCTTCATAACCTGCTTCGTCAACATTTCAATAACGATTTCGTTCTTGGCAAGACTGAAGATATTATGAATTTTACTCTTGCAGACGCTAAGAAGCTTTTTAAGGAACTTTTCAAACCTGTTCGTATTGTTGAAGTCGGCCCTCGCCAGACAACTGGCGTAAAGGTTAAGTTCTTGACCAAGATGCCTGAAATTACAACAAAGCTTCGTTGGAAGAAGGATTATAAGGTTAGCTTGATGCCTGTTCCGGCTCCTGAAAAAGAAACTGTTTTTGCAATCTGTAAGAAGCCGGTTTCCAAGAAGGATTATCCGTATGTAGTCATTGCCCTTGAAATGCTTAACGGTAAGTTGACTTCTCCGCTTTATCATGAAATTCGAGAAAAGCGTGGTCTTGCATATCAGTCTCGTGCTGGAGTAATTGAATATGTCAATAACGGTATTTTGATGCTTTCTGCAACTACGGATCCTGAACATGCTGAAGAATTGAAGTCTGTTTATACGAAGTATATTTCCAATTTCAAGAAGTATCTTCCTAAGAAGGAATTTAATCTTGTAATTCAGCAGGAAACAATTTGTCGTGAAGAAAAGAAGCTTCTTTATTTTGCAAATTGTGGCGATTTGATTAACAAGGGCGGTATGGACCTTCCGAAGAATCTTAATAAGATTGATTACAAGAAGGTTATTGAAGTCATGGAAAAATATGCACCGTATTTTGAAATCCTTTAATTTCAGAAGTTTGTAAGACAAAATAAAATTGGTTAAAAAATATTTACTATATTTGCAATATTATGAAAACTACAAAGAAAACAAAAACAACAAAGAAAGAATCAAAGAAATTTGATTTCGAACGTTCAGAAAAGATTGCAGGTCTTTTGGGAATTTTTGCACCGTTCATGCCTAGCTTAAGTGGAGAATGTATTCCAGTTCTTTCACAGGAATTCGTGTTGAAGAATCTCTTGGGACTTACAGAAGAAGAATATAACTTGAATCAAGACCTTCTTACCAAGGAATCTCAGAATATTCTCAATGCAATTAAAATGCAGAAGCAATTATTGGAATCTCTTGAGAATAGAAACGAAGTTCCGGCTGAAGTAGTTGAAACTCGTCCGGCAAAGAAGGGCCGAAAGGAAAAGGTTAACTAATGATTAGTACAGGTGAAATGTACGGAAACGTACAAGAAGAAAAGGATGAATTCGTTGTCCTTCAGGAAAAGTTGGCAAAGCGTGCAGAAGAAGCGAAGAAGTTCGCAGAATCAGTTCCGCTTCCGTTACAGTTGAAGGCTTCTGAAATTAAGCTTCCGGATTTTCCAGAAGAATACATTGAAGCAACAGCTCTTGAAACCATGTATAATATGCAGGAAGCACTTCAAAATATTCTTGCTGCAAAGCGTGGTACTCTTGCTCCGACGAATAAGGAAGATAACCATCAGAATGCAAAGCGTTCAGGTTATTTCATGATGAGTACAGTCACTGAATTGTTCGAACTCATGGAACAGCTTGAAAAGGACAATTTCGAAGTTACCGCAGAAGGTAAGGCTGAAGCAGTTGACGCATTACACTTCGTTTATAACCAGTTGCTCTATCTTAAGTATCGTCCGAAGATGACTCTTCAGAAGTTCTATGATATTGCAGTCGAAGATACTAAGACCGGTACTATCGGTTCCAATAGCCTTCAGTATCTTATCGGCGACTTTATTGTCGCTGTCGGTGACTTGTATCAGAATTGTGCATCTTATAAGGATTGGAAGACTTACGATGTATGGAAGGAAGATCCTCTTAAGATTCAGGAACTCGGTGACAAGATGTTTATCAAGTTTGTGAAGATTTTCGTAAATCTTGGTATGACACCGGCTGAAATCTATAAGTGCTATCGTGATAAGAATATCGAAAACGTAAATCGTCAGAAGACTGGCGGACGTTACGAAAAGTAAGTTTATTCATTTACTCTATTTAATCCAAGACTAGAACTTTCGGGTTCTAGTCTTTCTTTTATAAATAGTTATAGAGGTTATTATGAGATTTAAGAATATTATTAATGAAATGTCCAGAGCTTCTGATAGGACTCTCGGAAGAGATTCCATTGCCAATGCCCTTTATATTCTTAAGGATTTTGCAGAAAACAATGGAAAGGTAACAGCCAACCAGGTTTACAAGTTTATTGAACGTTATTATGGCGATGACGCTGAAAATATGTTAACTAAGCTTGGTATTAACTTCTGGAAAGGTAGTACCGCTAAAGTTGACTTGAAATGGAAAATCGAAGATATTGCAAAGAAGAATAATATTAATTTGGGTGATGATTGGGCATATGTCGAAGAAAACAAAGACAAATATGACGATATGATTGATGTTTTCTGGGCATACTACAAGGCCAAGTCTGAAGGAAAGGATCTTTCTTCGTTTGACCCGTCACAAGACAAGACAATGCAGCAACTTGTTAACCTTTTCAAGAATGACCATGAAAAAGCTCAGGAAGTTTTCGGAAAGGATTATTCAAAGGCTGCTCGTTGGCTCGCTCCGTATATTGTCGACGATTTTGAAAACAGCTATGAAGGTGCTATCGACAAATTCTGGGATTGGCACCGTGCTCATAAGAACGGTAAGGAATATACACTCAGTACAGCAGTTCTTGAAAAACTTGAAGACCTTCTCAATATGCCGGATGCTGAACGTATTATCGGAAATAAGGGCCTATTCTTCTATGTAGCAAAGACTGTAGGTGCAATGCTTGGCCGTAAGGTTATTAACGCTGATGAAACAGCTTTGGACCGCGAATTAAAGCGTATTATGAGAGCTCTTGATAACCCAGAGTATATTGACCAGATTGAAGCTGAAGAAAAACGCCGTGTCGCTTCCAGTAATCTCAGCAATGATGATGATGAAGGCGGCTATTTCGGAAGTTTTGAAGGTAACTTCGGTGGATTCTCGATTCCTACTCCGGTTCTTAGAAAGATTGTAGCAGTTGCCGCTGAAGATGGTGCTGTCGATAAGGCTAAGATTGGTAAGGTTGACAAGAAACAAGTTGTAGAAAGCTATAAGTATTGCATGAACCAGCTTAACCGCAAGTTCCATGTCGGTCAGAAGGGTGCGTTCGACGGTACAATTCAGGAATTCTACGATAAGTTCAAGATTGTATTCAACCGTGGCTATACTACAAGAACGCTGTTTAAGATTTTCGATGAAGTCACTACATTCATGATTGACCAGCTCGATAAGGAAACAGCCGAATACTGGAAAAATAAGGAAGAGATTTCTGATGTCGACGATTTCAACGAAGCAAAGAAACTTCTCTTACAAGCAGGATATACACTATTTAAGGACTAAGCCTGTAAATAATTATTAAAAAGGGGTTGACGAAAGTCACCTCTTTTTTTATATTTACCACGTAAACATGGAGATTTAAAATGGCAGCGGTCATTATTGTTTGTTTATTGGTAGCATGGACTGTTTTGGTCAATCGACTTACGGCTAAGGCTTATATTGACCATTATGAAAAACTTTTGAATTCAAGAACTTCTGAAAAATCAGATACTACGCCGACTATGGAAGCGTATATGCGAGAAAATTACGGTCCTAACGTTGTTGAATGGTTTAGGTATGAAAGATTACGTTTCTGGGCTTATAATGATTCTTTGAATAAGATATTTGAATCAGACCGTATTCAAATGCGTAGTAAAATTGTTAAAAACGCAGCAAATAAGATTTTAAACCAGCTTAATGAAAAGAATAAGAACTATAAGGGTATTTATCATGTTCTTGTTCCCATGTTAGAAACTAGTGATGGTAAGTCTATTACATGGGATTACCAGTATATAGGAAATGAAGACACACTTTTAGGCAAAAATAACCCGCCGGTCAATGAACTTGATACAGCCAAGATCGTTGAAGACATTTCCAAGCTTTTAAATAACAACTAATAGGAGAAACCAATGAAACCCGTAACAGTCTTAATTTCAAGTCTTGCTATTATTGTAGCATTGATTATCGCCACAGTGTTTGGCGTACAAAGCTCACAAAATAAGGCAATCGCAAAGGAATTGCTCATTGAAAGTTCTTTGAGCGATTTGAACACCGAATATAATCGACGTGCAGGCTTGCTTGTTAACTTGGCAGAAGCAGTAATGTCGTATAACAAGCATGAAGCCGAAGTTTTGGTACAGCTATCACAGGCTCGTACACCAGCAGAAGGCAACGGAAATGTTAATGCTTCTGCATATATCCGTGGTGTTGTAGAACGTTATCCAGAATTGCGTTCAATAGAAAATTATAAGCAGTACATGAATGAATTATCCATGACTGAAAATCGAATTGCGTCGCATCGTAAGTATTATAATAAAAATGTAACCGAATATCATCAGCATGTTCGTATGTTCCCGTCAAACATCTGTTTGAGTATTCTAGGTTATCAGGAAAAGGACTATAAGGTTCTTGAATTTGCAAATGCGCCAGTAGACGCACCCACAGGACTTCTTAAGGAAAAGAATTAATGTATATTGGTGATACCAATATTGAAGTAACTCAGCGTGAAGTTATTGTAGCGCTTGTATTCGCTCTTATTTCCCTAGCAGTAGGTTTCTACGTAGGTAATAGGATGGATCTTTGGCAAGATGACCATAATGCGAAGTACAATCAGGCTGTGAAAATCGATAACGATTCTACACAGTTTCAATATGCATTCAATACTAATGCTGGGCATACTTTGGCATACGGAACTGTTTCCGCGATAGGCAGTGTTACAGACGACGGTTTGCCAGGTAAGTATATGTCAGTCCATCGAGTGCTCGAGGTCTATACGATGCATACGAAGCTTGTTTGTACTGGTTCTGGAAAGACACGTAGCTGTCATACTAAGGTCTATTGGACATGGGACTATCATGGAGCAAAAGACTGGAATGTAGATAAAGTTAATTTTATTAAGAAAGACTTTTACTACGGTCAGTTTCCGGAATTGCCAAGCGGTCATTATGTAAAGACAATCAATTTCGCACATAATAAACGATATGTTTATTATTGTCGCCCATTAAGTTTTACTGGAACGGTATATGCAAATATCGATAATCATCGAATGAATGATGCAGAATATCGTGACAATGTAAAAATCGATCAAGCAGTAGAGGATTTTAGCTGGAAACATACAGTATTGTATTTCTGGATAATTTTCTCGATAGTTATTATTGTAATATGTTGTATCTTTATTGCAATGGAAAACTCATGGCTGAACGATTAGATTTTAACTAAACAAAAACACATAACAAAAGGAACATAAATGCTTAGTTCAAATATCCTCATCGGTGCGGGTATCGGCCTGCTCGTACTTTTCCTCGTTATCCTCTTCATTACGTCTTATATTAAGGCGGCGCCGGATGAAGTAATTATTATTTCGGGTTTCCGACAGCTTCGAACAATTATCGGGCATGCCGGTTTCAAGATCCCGTTCCTTGAACGTGCTGACGTTCTTAGCTTGAAGTTGATTCCGATTGACGTCAAGACTAAGCAGGCAGTTCCGACCAAGGACTACATTAATGTAACAGTTGACGCTGTTGTTAATGCAAAGATTTCTGATGAACCTGAAGCAATTAAGAAAGCTGCCCAGAACTTCCTCAATAAGCCGATTGAACAGATTAAGGCGATGATTGTTGACGTGCTTGAGGGTAATATGCGTGAGATTGTCGGCCAGATGAATCTTGTCGACATGGTTACGGACCGAAAGCAGGTTTCTGAGAAGGTTCTTGAAAATGCTATTCCAGATCTTGAAAAGCTCGGTATTATCGTTAAGACCTTCAATATTCAGAACTTCTCGGACGACGGTAAGGTAATTGAAAACCTCGGTGTTGATAAGGCTGTAGCAATTCAGAAGGCTGCATCAATTTCTCGAGCAAATGCAGAACGTGACGTGAAGATTGCTCAGGCTGAAGCAGCGAAGACAGCAAACGATGCTCAGGTTGCAGCAAACCTTGAAATCGCTCAGAAGCAGAACGACCTCGAAGTTAAGAAGGCTGACCTTAAGCGAATTTCTGATACTAAGAAGGCCGAAGCTGATGCCGCTTATGAAATTCAGAAGCAGGAACAGCAGAAGACCATCAATATTACTGCAGCAGCTGCAGAAGTTGCAAAGCAGGAAAAGCAGATTGAAATTCGTGAACGCATGGTAGCTGTCCGTCAGAAGGAACTCGAAGCTGAAATTCAGAAGAAGGCTGAAGCCGATAAGCAGGCTCAGATGCAGCGTTCTGATGCTGAACTTTATAAGCAGCAGAAGGAAGCTGAAGCAGCACTCTTTACCCAGCAGCAGCAAGCTAAGGCAATTATCGCCAAGGCTGAAGCTGATAAGGAAAAGGCTTTCGCTGAAGCTGCAGCTACTAAGGCTAAGGGTGAAGCTGAAGCTGATGCTGTAAAGGCTAAGGGTCTTGCAGAAGCAGCAGCTCTTGACCAGAAGGCTGAAGCCATGAAGAAGTATGGTGATGCAGCTCGTCAGGAAATGCAGCTCAAGACTATTGAAAAGTATTTCGAACAGCTCCCGGCTATCGCTGGTGCAGTTGCTAAGCCGATGGAAAAGATTGGTAACATCAATATGTACGGTGAAAGCGGTACTGCAAAGCTCACCGGCGATATTACCAAGACGCTTACTCAGATTTCTAGCGGTTTGACCGATTCTCTCGGTATGGACCTCAAGACTGTTCTCGGTTCTATGTTCGGTGCCCGACTCGCTGGTGTTTCCGGTGCTCCAAAGGTTGAAAAGACCGAAGCAGAAGTCGTAAATGAACCTAAGGCTGAAGCTCGTCCGGAAACTCCGAATGTTGACAAGACTAAGGAACCGGCTGAAGCTAATACTTCTATTGGACGTAGCCTTTCGGACATGATGAACGATCCGACAGTTATTGCTGAACTTTCTCGTCGCCGTCGTCGCTAATAAGTATATATTTTCTCCTATAATAATAAAGGGTTGACGAAAGTCGGCCCTTTTTCTATATTATGAACATAAACAAGAGGAGTTCATCATGGCAACAATCATTATTTCTGCAGCTTGCGTCCTTCTTATAGGTGCTGTTATTCTGTACATGCAAGGCATGTTAGAATGCATTTTCCAAAAAGATTATCGAAATAGTGTAGATTACAAGCTTGGAAAGCTGATTGAAGAATTCGATGACCTTTTGTCAGATACGGAAACTGGTGTAGAAAAACGAGAAAGACGAAAGAGACAAGGTGAAGCCGCGGTTTTGGCATACAGAGCAAAACAAGATGCTAAAAAGCGAGACTTTAATGAATGGCGTCAACGTGAATTGTTGAAGTCTGTTGGTTTGAAGACTAAAACTCAATGTATGATTGATGATATGGATAAATGGATGAATACCAAAACTGTATCGGATTGGAAAGCCGTTGCTATGCAAAGTGCTACTAAAGAATTTTTTGCAAAAGAACTTTATTAATGGAGAACAAGAATGAAATCCAAAGCACAACAGTTAGCTGAAAAATTCGACATGTGTATCAATGGCATTGATGAACGACAAGATGCTATTTTAAAAATGCGTAATTCATTTATGAATCGATTGGAAGGAAAGTCAGTTCCGGAAGACCAGACAATTTATTTGTCAGATGAAGAACAGGCAAATATTTGGGACACTTGCAGAATGTACCCGAATTATAGGGGTTGACGAAAGTCTCCCCTTTTTCTATATTACAAAATTATAAAAGGAGTTTTTAATGACAGCAAAGTGTATTGTATGTGGTGGCGAATATTGTGCCAAAGGCGTTAAGGATGTTAAGAATTTTATGTGTAAGTTCTGTATGGCAGATAAGGGCTTGCTTAAAGGCGCAGAACTTGAAGAGGTTCTTAAAGCTAAGCGCGAAGTAGAAAATATGCGTTATTGGGTTAACCGAAATGACGAACTTCGTAAAATTAAATGCTCTGAATTTAAGAAATTACATATCAAGAAATATCACTATAAGCTCGGTTATGAAGAATGCCAGCGTAGGGCTAATCTGTGTCAAAAGCTTGACTGGAATATTGCATATGATATGGAATATGATGACATGTTTATTACCCGTGCAGACGGTACAAAAGAAAAAGCTAAAAATTATACCGCTGAAACATGGCGAAAGAAACGATTACTTGGATTTGCTCATGATTATTGGAATTTGATTGCATTTATTCTTCGTCGAGAATATCAAATTAAACATCCGAGAACAATGCATTTCGAGCATAAGGATATTATTATCACGGATCCTTGCTATATCGTAAATGATGACCATGATTGGGTTTCCAAGGCTGAATCTATCAAGTCTGGAATGTGCACTGATACGCTTTATGGCGATTGGTCTTGTACTGTATTCGATTTAGATACAAAGGAAGAAATTGGACAGTTCTGTGCAGATGCGGGTATGGTATGTGTTTATCCGCTTGATGAACCGTTGCTTGATAAGAATGCCGTTGAAGAATTTAAGAAGAAAGACTGGTGTGCTACAGTAATTAAGGATTTTACTGGTGATATTTCTTTCGTTCGTCATGCAGGAAAGGAAAACGAATGGCGCAGTTATGATGATTACCTTACAGTAGAAGGTAGAGGTTCTGTTAATTTCTCTGGAAGACAAACCGGACTTTAATATGGTAGAGCTGAAAATAGATGGACATATTTATAAGGTTTCCGATATTAGCTGGGAATATGATTGGAATGATGTATTTAGACGATGGCGAGAAAAGTTAGCTGGTTCAGGTTCACCTAAGTCTTTAGAAATTCATTTCAAAAGTCGATTTTATTTTACTCCGGCTCCACCGTCAAAACGTAAATGTGATAAAATTTGGGGTGAATGCCGAAAGTCTAAGTCTCAAATTGATGTAAAGAATATTGATATATCAAAAACTGTCTATATTGGTACTCAAAAATTTAAATTACGTGATGATGACCAACGAAGAGCTTTTATCGAGTATTTTAACACATTAAATTCTTTGGACAATTTATAATATGCTTAGTTTTTTAGATTATTTTAAAACTAAAGAAGACTGGAAAGATTACGTAACTGACGTAATGCGTTGTTGCTATTATAAAGAAATAGTCGAAAACCATAAAATGATTGGTGACCATGCGTATGAATATGCACAGGCAATGATTGGAAATGGTTTTCGTATAGAAAATATGTGGGAACACGGAATGTCATATATCATTGAAACTAATTTAAAACCGAATTATAGATTGAACGAGTTTTATACTAGACATCCTGGTATGGATGTCGCTACAGATATGCTTTACGATTTATACCAAAAATACGGAAAAGATTTTCAGAAAGCCCAAATGTATGTAAAGAATCAAACGGAAGCTTATGAAATCGAACATGCATTAGATGATAAATATGATTCCGGTAATACTCAAATATAAAAGCCTACATGAAGAAGATATTGAATGTCATATTGAAAAAATTATTCGTATGACACTTCATCATGATAGAGCTGGCGGTATAGTTGTTAAAGATAACGTAAGTTCACATTTAATGGGTATACATGATATAATCGTCGAAATGGATGGAAAAAAGTATGACCTCGATGACAAATTTCAGAATATGCAATTTGTGAATGATTTTATAATACTTAACTCTTTAACTAAAATATAGGTTGACAAAGCCTATATTTTTTACTATATTGTATCACATGAATAAGAACGAACTTGAAGCAAAAATCCGTCAGGCACAAGATGCCTATTATAATTCCGATTCTCCTATCATGAGCGACATTGAATTTGATGCACTCTGGGATGAACTGAAGACTAAATATCCTGATTCTGATGTTTTGAAGGAAGTTGGTAAGGACCATACTGAAGGTTTTGAAAAAGTCAAGCATGATATTATCATGGGTTCTCAGAATAAGGCCAATACGGCTCCAGAAATGGATGTCTGGTTCAATAAGTGCCGTATGAATGGTCATGAATATGTCGTTGCTCCTTTGAAGCTCGATGGCTGCTCTATTGCGCTTAAATACGTCGATGGAAAGTTCGTTCAGGGTACTACCCGTGGTGATGGTACATACGGTGACGACATTACCAATAATATTCTTAAGATGAATGGTCTCGTCAAGAAAGTCGATAAGGATTTTACAGGAACTATTCGCGGCGAAATTTTGCTTTACAAGTCCGTTAAGGAAAAGTATTTCCCGAAGTATAAGAACTGCCGAAATGCTGCTTCTGGTATTATGAAGCATCTCGACGGTGCAGATTGTGAAAAGCTTAATATCAAGGTTTATGAAGCTCGCTATGCCTCTAACACCAAGCGTCATTTCCGACTTCAGTCTGATATGCTTGATTGGATGAAAAACCAGGGTTTTGATGTTGTTGACTACAAGATTTACGACCTTAAAACCATGAACGGTGAAAAGGCTGTCGCTCTTATGGACCAGATTTGGCATGAAGAACGTGATTATCAGATTGACGGTCTTGTTTGGAAGACGTCTTTGATTGATTATGAAGATCTTGAAACCAATTATTTGCCGGAATTCTCGATTGCACTCAAGCCGAAGTATTCTCTTGCTCAGACCAAGCTCATTAACATTGAATGGTCTATCAAGAATGGCAATTTGACTCCGGTTGCAGTAGTTGAACCTGTTGAACTTTGCGGAACTACAGTTCAGCGTGCAAATATGTGCAATATTGACATGCTTGAATATATGGGCATCGAAATCGGTCATGAAGTTATTATTACGAAGGCTGGTGAAATTATTCCGACTATCTTGCGTAATGTTACAACCGGTAAATCTCGTGAAGGATATGTGTTCTAATGGAAAAATCGCTTTATGAATATCGTATTATAGAACTCGGTACATATGAATATCCGACGTTCGATTTTGATGTTGCTCCAAGTATTGTAAACAGAGACCCGTCATGGTTTGTTGTTGAATATCGTAAGATAAATAGCGGTTCGAAGAATTGGTTTCGCTTGACCTATAATATGGAACGATATTTAAGATACCGTGATAGTCATATTTGGAAAGAAGAATCTAAACCTCATATTTGTTCAAAAGATGCTTCATGGGATGTTGGTTCTTATATTCCGTCATATGAACTTGCTGAAAAACTTATGAATGAACATAAGGAAAAAATGAAGAAAGCCCCCAGTTCAGCGTCGCGTGGTTTATGATACAAGTATTGATTATGAACCTACAAGCGATGAAGGTGAAATCAGTAAGCTTGTAAATGCTTTTAATAAGCTTTTAGGTAAGAATTAATGTCTGAAGCATATACATTCCAACATTTTCAAAACTATATTCTTCGGATTAAACCGAATGATTATTACATGAGGGTAAATACTTCTAAAACCCATGATAGTATTTGTCTTCGCGATAAGGATAATCGATTTGAGGTTGAATTCAGTTGGTACGAAGATGATGAAAAGTTTGAAATTATGGTCGCATGTACTCTTATGCCCATTAAAGACAGATGTTCAATAATGATTTTTGACTATAAAGATAATGTCTTTAAAATGTTGGAATGGCTGACAAAATCTAAGCTAAATGAGCTGATTGAATTTCTTAATAGATGGGAAAATTTTTATGCTGCGTATGGCTGGATAGTTATGCAGCATAAAATCTGGGATTCTATGGGAGTTCCATATTCGAGACTTTCTGGACATGAAGATAGTTTTGAATATAAAAAGGCCATGAGTGATTTCGAGATTGAAACCGCATTATTGAAAAATTTAGCGTAATATTACAAAATAAAACGGGCAAATATTATAAATACTATATAAGTATTATTAAAACTTGCCCTTTTAATAGTAGAAAAATTTGAAAAATACGTTATCGTATTATCTCCTATCTAATTGGGCAAGAATTAGGTAGGAGTTTTTTAATGAGTATAAGTAAATTTAATATAGTAAGACATGATATAATAGAATGTAAATTCTGTCATAAACAAATAAAATCATTGGGAATTTCTACACATTTATTAGTTAAGCACAATATACATTCTCGTGAATATTATGATAAATATTTAAAAGAACCTGATGAAAATATTTGTAAAAATTGTGGTAAAGAAACAAAATTTATAAATTTTACATACGGTTATAGACGTTATTGTTGTACATTGTGTGCAAGACAAAGTGAAGAAGCAAAATTATCTGCATCAGAAACATGGCATTCTCATACTGATGAATGGAAACAAGATGTTAGGCTTCGAACATAAAATACATATTTTCAAAGAACCGGATATTATCATAATTGGTCTAATCCAGATTCACGACAAAAATGTATAGATACATATTTTAAAGAAACTGGTTATACTCATAATATGAAAAATCCAGAACATTTAAAACAACGTTCTGAAGAATATTTTAGAAAAACAGGGTATTACCATAATTGGTCGAATCCTGAATCATTTGCTAAATGTCAGCAAACATATTATGAAAAAACTGGTTATAAAAATCCCGGTCAAAATCCAAATACACAATCACATACAGTATATGGTTTTTATTATAATGATATATATTTCGATTCTCACTGGGAATATGAATTATATGAAGCATTACAGTCCAGTAAGAATGTGTTTGAATATCATCCAAAAATTACGTTTACTTATATTAAAGAAGAACAAGAACATAAATATAAGCCAGATTTTATTATAAATGGTAAATTTTATGAAGTTAAAGGAGATTTTTTCTTTAATGATAATAATCAATTAATAAATCCATTTACAAAAGAATTACAACTGGAAAAACAAGAATGCATGATAAAAAATAATGTTATTATTTTAAAAAGAAAAGAGTTGGATATACTTATAGAAAAAATTCGGAATAATATAATTATATAAATATAATATAAAATTATATTAGGAGAATTTTATGGGCAAACAATTGTGTTTAAGTATTGAAGGTGGTGGAGCCTTGGCTATGGGACCTTTAGCATTTATGTGCAGATTGGAACAAGATCTAGGTAAAAAATTAGGTGATTATGTATCAGCATATACTGGTACTTCTACGGGTTCAATAGTTGCTGCATGTATGAATGAAGGTATGAGTGCACATGATATATTTAAATTATACCAAGATAATTTAAAGAAAATTTTTACAAAAAATTCCTGGTATAAACGACTTAAACCAACGTGTCCAACATATGATAATACAAATCTTAAAAAAATTTTAGAAGAAAAACTTAAAGGTAAAGTTAGTGATTGGAAAAAACCTATCTATATTACAACAACATTTATGAATGGTGCTTCTGTAGAAAAAGTGTGGGATTTAGGTGATAAAGATACAACAAAGGCATTTGCTGTACTTACATCAACAGCAGCACCTACATATTTTGATGTTATAGAAAAAGATGGAAACTCTTATATGGACGGTGGCTGTTGGGCAAATAACCCTGCCGATATAGTTATTGCTGGTCAATTTAAACAAGGCAATCGAAATCTTAAACTTTTAAATTTTAATACTGGAATGAATACACCAAATACAGAACATGGAAATAAAACATTGTTAGGATGGGCAGAATATATGATTGGAGATTGGGTAGCAAGAAGTTCAAAATCACCAATTTATGAAGCACAAGCCATTCTCGGCGATAAGTATGTTTTCAATGCATCTCCGAATTATACAAAAAAGATAAAAATGGATGATGTATCAGATAAAACTATTAATTTAGTTATGAAAATCTGGGATGACTACTACGAATCAGTTAAAAAGGATATTTTAGATTTTGTAAAAAATCGATAATATTCGGGTTTTAATTTAAAAGTAGAGTCAACCGGCTCTACTTTTTTATATTTAGGGGTTTACAAAATAAAATACACTTGCTATATTATACATGTATGGGAAGTTCATTGGAAACGGAAAATTCGTTAAAGAAGAAAGAACTCGAAAGTCGTTTGGCAGGTGTTGATACTGCCAATGCACTAATGGATATTTTCGGATTAAAACTGAGCAAAGAATCCAAGAAGAAAGTAAAGGCTTGGAAAAAAGCATTAAAAAACCTTTAAAAATAGGGTTTACAAAACACAAACAATTTACTATATTTAACACCGTTAAAGCAAAGGATGTTCCTATATCATTATAATTTAGGCAAAATACTTACTTCTCGCTTTAACACTTTTAATGAGGAAAAATTATGAATCTTAAGTTGATTACAATGTTCAATGTCATGCCTAAGGCAGAAGGTAACTCTAAGCGCTCTTTTGAAGAGGTTAACGCAGAATCAGCAAAGTATGGTTGGATTATTCATCCCGACTGTTGCTCGAAGCTTGCCCTTGACTGGGTGAATGCTGAAGCTAAGACCAATTACAATAAGACGTTTTATGCTAAGTGGTCTGACATTACGTCCAAGACGCGTTTTGAACTGTTGGTAGATCAACTTCTTCATTATGCCTCTACTTATGGCACAAATTATACGGGCGATGCGTATATTCCAAACAACGCTCCGGACGTAGAAATTCCGTACAATTCATTCAAGGTTATTATGCCTGCGACTGACGAGGAAATTTATACACGCTGTGTAAAGATGCTCCAGTCCGGGATTGCCCTTGAAACTGAAACCATTAATGTCCTTGTGAACTTCATTACGCAAGATAAGCGTTTCAATACTTATGGACTCGACGTCGATTCCATCAAGAATAAGGAAGCTTCCATAGCATTGATGGATGCAACAGGTATCTACGGCAAGGACCCGTTCAACATGTTACGTTATTTCGTCTTTAAGGCAACTGGCAGCGCCATGCTTATCAAGGACCGAAAGACTATCAAGGCCATTAAGGAAAAGGCAGAAACTGTCGACTTTACGAAGTTGTCGGATGAGCAGCTACACGCTCTCGCTTCGATTTTCTATCGTTTCAAGCCGTTATTCTTAGCGTTCAAGAACCAAAAGGTTGACGGTAAGCCGGCAGTTTTCAAGAATGAAGCTTTCAGAAAGGCCGCAGCAAAGCTTAAGGCCGTTGTTGTTGGACAGAAGACAAACTCCTCGGTTATTAACCATATCCGTCGTTTGGCTGTTACTGACCATAAGCCGTTTACTGCAGGTTTCTGGGAAACTGTACTTTCTGAACACAAGAAGCTGGACGAAGTTCGTGAACGTCTTGCAAAGGGTGAAATCACCAATTTCAAGAAGGTCACGCTCATGCAGGGTATTCTCGCTAAGCTCCAGAATGCTAGCGGAAAGATGTATGTAATTCGTAACGGCAAGATGTGGGTTCGTAAGGATGCTCCGGTGCCTAATCAGGAATTGAATTCCTACTTGATGGTTGTCTACAATCTTCTTGAAGATTCGTTGGTCAAGTCTATCAAGGATAAGGCATGTACTGTTCGTTATCCTCAGCATGTCAATCTGACAATGCCGACTTCTGAAAAGAACTTCATCGGTAATTATCCGTTTGGCACTTCCGTTGATATGTCCGACGACCACAACGTTGTTGGTATCTATTGGCGTGGAGAATGGGGAACCCAGGATTTTGACCTTCATATGTATGACATTAATGGAGGTACTTATGGTTGGAACGCAAGTTACAAGGACCATGAGAATAAGATCATTTACTCGGGTGATATGACTACAGCTCGTCCGGAAGCAACAGAATTGTTCTACATTGACTGTAAGTGTCCTGATGGCAAGGTATCGGTAAACCAGTACAATGGTTCTCCTAAGTCTCAGTTTAAGTTCTTCGTTGCTCGTCAAGAGAAGAAGCTTAAGAAAGATGCTTATTATAGCCAGCGTGTGGATGTAAAGGTGGATCCGAACAATGTTCTCGCTGAATTTATCATTCCAGTTGATAATGAACGCGAAAAGCAGTGTGCACTTATTGTAGACAATAAGGTATTCCTCATGGACCTTACTCAAGGTGGTGGACGTGTGCCAAATCATGAATATGCAGACGTGTATATTGAAAACCTCAAGAATAAGTGTCGTTCGTTCGTCAACCTGAAGCCGATTCTTGAAAAAGCAGGCTTTACATTTGTTGACGATTCCGATAAGGATTCTGAAGTTGGACTTGATTTGACTCAGTTGAGCAAGGACACTCTTATTGATTTGTTCTCCGAAACAAAGAAGTAAGAAAAAAGAATATTGGATGTGTGAGGGTAAAAGGTTAACGCAAGTCAGCCTTTTATTTTTTAGGTTGACAAATATGAATATTTTTACTATATTATATGCATAAACAAAAGGAACCAATATGAACAATCAAGTCTATCCTGAAAAAGAAGTTGCAAATCCCGACGGTTACGGTTTAAAGGCACAGTTTGATTTCAATATAAATGCAGAATCTCGCTTTACAAGCAATAATGCTTTGATTGCTGCATGGGGTGGTCATTTTAGCGACCATCTTAATTCCAGTCAAGGTTCAGCAATTACTGCAAGTCACCCGGGAGAATCTGATGCAATGCGTGAATTTACGGATTCTTCTAACCTTAGTTTTAAGCTCGTCTTTAAGCGTACATCTATTGTTGATTACGCATTCTGGGTTGATTTGTTGAAGAATGGAAACGAAGTCGCAAAGATTACCCTTGAAATTTATAATCATAATCCGCATATGCCTTTGGGCCAGTACAAGTATGAAAATGTGAAGGTTTGTGGACTCAGCGCTTTGGAGTTGACTAACAGCAGGCCAAATCAGGATCCGTATTATACTGTTTCTTTTTCCGCAACGAAGCTTACTTTTGCTGATGGACAAGGAACAGATTTGACCACAATTACTGCGGCACGTCACGCCGGTATTCTGAAGGGGTAATTATGGGAGTCTTTATTGTAATACTTGTAATTGTTAGTATTGGTATCGGTATCGGTATCGGTGCTTATTTTGCCCAGTATCTTGCGGCAAATCAGGTTATCAAGAACAGTTCAGTTCATGTTCGCGAAACTCTCGGCGAAATTCATGAAAAACATAATACTACTCGAAAGTATTTGGATTCCGATGATTTTGTCACATTGTTTAATGAACTGTATTACGGAGATACTGTAAAGATTGACGACGATAATCGAGCAATTTTTGCATATAAAGCTATGGAAGAATTTGCCGAAAAGGTTAAGAAAGCGCCATGGTTGTTCAGAACATATTTTAAGCATAAGGGGTAATTGAATGACTTGGAAATATATGACAGATAACGATTCAGATAGCTTGAATCTGTTTCTTTTTGACTGGCTTCCAACAATAATTATTGCATCCATTATAACCTGTTTTGTAATGTACAATGAAAACCAGACAATTGTTTGTGCGGCACAAAATTGTTATTTGCATGAACATTCGTATGCATGCTATCTTGGATGGTCTGTAATTAATAGCGGTGCTGCACTTCTAGGTTTGGCAATAGCTGAAATTATTACAGGTATAGCAATAGTACATAATTTGTTTGCACTAATTTTAACAATTTTAAAGTCACCGTATACATTTGCTTGTTTTTTGTATCGGTTGGTGCACACACATAAAAAACCGGAAATTGACAGTAATACCCTTTCAAAATATGAAACATTCATTAAAGGTGGTAAATAATGGATATAATGTGGAAATTAGATAGGACAGTTCCAGTTTTGTTTTTAATTTTGGGATTGTTTTTTTTCGGGATTCCTATAATGATTCTTAGCGACCTCCATGAAAAAGCGGATATTACTGGTATGGGTCCTTGCTTTGCATATCGAGATGATGACGCTGGACGAAAAGTAACAGCTGAAACTACAAGTGGTTTTTCTCTTAAGATGTGCGCAGTCGAAGTTAAAAATCCTAAGAAAGAACGTGTTGTAGAGTACGAAGGTCAAACATATACGATTAAATAATTATAAGGGCTTACAAAGCCCTTTAATTTTGCTATATTGTATAAAAACATAAGGAAAACTATGGCTGAAGATATTCTCAAAGGTTTATGCCTCACAGATAGTATTGAAATTAACGGTAAAAAGGTTGAAGAACCTATTTGCGCAGATTCTGTTAAGATTTCGGGTGAAACTGTTATTGTTGGTAATCAGTCTTTTACTGTAAAAGATAAAGTTATTAACATTACGGTCTATGGTGACGTAGATAAGGTATGTAAGGGAAACAACATTACAGTTTCTGGCGACGTCATGGGTAATGTTGAAAGTGCAGCAGGTAATATCGAAATTGGTGGTGATGTTTCAGGTGATGTTGAAACCCATGCAGGAAACATTACAGTCAAGGGCGATATTATGGGTGACGCTCATACATCTTGTGGAAATATTAGGAGATAATTATGAAGTATTTGATTGGTGGTGCATTTGATCCGATTACTCACGCTCATGAAGCTATTATTAAGGCAGTGAGCAAAAAGGTTCGTAAGGGCGATGAACTTTATGTTCTTGTTTCCAATACGGACGAAAAGAATTATAAGACTCCGGTAGATGAACGTGTCGCGATGGTTAAGGTCGCAATGACTGCACGAAAGTTGAATCCTACGATTCTCGTTCAGAATAACAGGACTTATGAATTCATTTCCCATAAGTTCGGTACCAAGGATAAGGATATTACTATTGTTATCGGCGAAGACGAATGGTATTCTTTGGTTAACGGAAAGTGGAAGTTCGGTAATCAGCTTTTGAATAACTATAAGTTCTTGGTTATTCCTCGTGATGATAATGATGGTGCATTGAAATCGAAGTACGGTTATGATTGTACTTATCTCATGGGTATTAAGACTGAAGGTATTTCCAGTAGCGAAGCTCGTAAAATTTTCTACCGTAATCCGGAATGCCACTATAAGGATGTTAAGACACTGATTAGCAAGCCAGTGTTTGAATATATCCGAAAAGAAGGCGAACTTACGGATGACCGTGATAATCCGATTAAGACAAACAGTCTTTATGACCAGAATCCGACCAACTATACTGAACTTGAAAAGCAGTGGATTGAAAACTATAAGAAGCAGGGTTGGGGAAAGTTTGCAAACACGGTTGATATTGTCGGTATTTCCGGTGATGAAGTTCTGTTGATTCGCCGTAGGAAACCACCGTATATGAATTACTTCTGTACTCCTGGTGGATTCTTTAATCCGGTTGATTATATCAATAAGGAAACCGGACTTCCTGAAAAGGCTGATGCTTCTTTGGAACATGCAGCACAGCGTGAATTCCGCGAAGAAACGTCTCTGAACCTCCCAGTTGAAAAGTTCGAACAGATTAAGACCTATAGCCATATGTTTGACCCACGCTTGCGTATTATCGATACAGCAGTATCTGTAAGGGTTACTGGTAAGGAAAAGAAGATGGCTAAGGCCGGCGACGATGCGAAGGATGCAGCATGGTTCAGTGTCGGTAATCTTCCGAAGATGGGTTTCCATCATGAAAAGATTATTCAAGATTATCTGCAGAAGTAATCATATATAAAGATGGCTATGCTTAAATATTATTACGTTCTTAAGATTGATTCAGAATATTGGAATGGTTGGGGAACCACCAGAAATCCGCGCTCAGCATATACTTTCGATTCTTCCGCACAGTGTACTGACTATATCAATACACATGCGTTTGAATTGAATGGTCAAAAACCTAAAATTGTAAAAATCAAGGATTTGGTAGAAGAAGTTGAGGAATAATGGAAAAACTGTTATTATTCATTATTAACACGTTTTTATCAGTGTTCTTTACAATGTTCATTTTCTGTTCATTGTTACAGCTTCAGTTTTCGATAATCTATGTAATTCTTGAAACAATTTTATTAGTATTGCTCTGTTACCGGTTTCCAAAATCTGGTGACAAAAAATAAGGCATTTACAAAATGCCTTATTTTTATTATATTTGCATTATGGAACTAGAATTACACAACGAAAAGATTTTTATTGTCAGTGACTTGCACGTTAATCATCGTAAACTCTGCACGAGTTACGAGGATCATTTTGACCGTACACGAAAGTACGTAACCGTCGAGGAAATGAATGAAGATATTGTGAAGCAATGGAATTCTGTTGTTTCTCCGAATGATATTGTCATTTTCCTCGGTGATTTTACTCTCGGTACTCCCGGTAGCAAGTTGCTTGAAGTGTTTGGCGATTATTACACGAACAAGTTGAATTTCAAGCACATGTATATGATTCGTGGTAATCATGACTATGCTCTGTTCAAGAAGCTCTATCCGGTCAAGGAAACTATGTTTCCGAACATTACTATGGTAAAGGATAACATTTACCTTACGTATAATGGTAAGAACTATCTGTTGCAGCATTATAATTATGATGAAACGATTAATGAACATGACGGTACAACTGGTGACCCGACCGCATTGAACCAGTATCTTGCGGAAGGTAAGCCTATTGACTATCTCGTTCATGGTCATACGCATGAATTCAACAAGACTAGCGTTGTCGATAACCATAACGGCAAAATGGTCGAAAACAATGTTAGCTGGGAAGCATGGTATCGTCCAGTAAGCATTGATGAACTGGTCAAAACCGATGCCATGTGGGAAAAATAATGAAACAACGTTATAAGTGCTTGGTTTTAATTGAAGGTATTCCAGGACCGCTTGTTTTTAAGCGTTATGGCGAAACGGAAACTGAAGTTCGCGGAGAACTTGAAAGTTTCATTCGTGAAAAGTATGAAGCTGGATGTACTATTGAAACGGTAGAACTCGATAAGACTCATAAGTATGAGCCTAAGAAAAAGGTGGAAAAGAAAAATGATGACTTGGCTGAAGAACCTACTCCGGAAACTGCGGAACAAGCACAGACTCCGTAAGTATTTGAAGGCAGCAAAGAAGGGACGTATTTCAGCTCACTGGTATGGTAAGCTGGTTGGTTTCAAGTATACTCGTGAAACAGTATATTCATCGGATTGGGATGAAATTACTCTCAATGCTCGTGGTATTGTTTTCGATTCTGAAACCGGCGAAATTGTAGCACGTCCTTTTGATAAATTCTTCAACTATGGCGAATTGATTAACAACGAAACTGGCGAACTTACCGACCTTGCAAAAAAGGTAATGAAGTACCAGAAGAAAATTGATATTCGAAAGATTCTCAAGTCTATTCGTTTCCTGACTATGGAAAAGGTGGACGGTTCTTTAGGTATTGTATTCTGGAATCCTTATCTTAAGCATTGGCAGTTGAAGACCGGTGGATCTTTCGATTCTGACCAGGCAATTTGGGGACAGCGTTGGTTTGACCAGCATATCGGCGGTCCTCATGCGGCAACTTTGAATCCGAAGAAAACTTATTTGTTTGAAATTGTTTCAAATGAAGATTTTCACCCGATTCGTTATGATTTTGAAGGTCTTGTTCTTTTGGCAGTTATCGACAATGAAACTGGTGCTGAAGAGCATATTATTGGACTTAGCGCTTATGCCAATACTTGGCAAATCAAGATGGCAGAAATCTATGAATACGATAATTTCAATGACGCTCGAAATACTGCGACCAAGCTTCCTTCGTCTCAGGAAGGTTATGTTGTAACTTTCCCGGAATATGGATTCAAGGTCAAGGTTAAATCCGATGAATGGTGCCAGCTCGCAAAGATATTCGAATGCCTCAGCGAGTGGAATATCTGGGTAGCGTATGACTGTGAAAAGGATTTCTTCCATGCCCATGTCGACAAGACTAACGGTTACAAGCCTGTAGATGATGAAGTTCTGTATATTCCTGAAGAATTCCCTGATTTACGTGCATACGCCGAAAGTGTCCGCATTCAGGTTAAGGAACGTACTGAAGAAGTTCTCGCTGAGGCTCGCGAAACCATGAAGGCTTGCGAAGACCAGCGTTCTCGCTACGAATACGCTCTGGAGCACTATAAGAGCGATATTGGGGCTATTATGCAGGCTATCAAGTGCATTAATCGTAATATCACTAATTATGCATCTGTTAAGCGTGCAGTTCACAAAAAATTGGAACCTTCTAACGTGCAGAGGACTATTGAAGAATGATTTTAACTATATTTGAATATGGAACGGCGTTGTTCCTATTGGAATGTTTCTTTTTAGTCATATCTTCAATAGGAACCACAAGCAAAGACTTATGTTGTCGTACAATCCTAGGAATATTCTTTAAATTCTATTTACTGAATGTTCTACTGGTTGCGATAATATATCGGTTCACAGAATAGGAAATCAGAAAAATGGCAAAGCAGACATTAATAATTATCAGGGGAATCCCTGGATCCGGAAAGTCTACTTATGCCAAAGCGCTTAAAGCCGACCTCGAAAAGCAGGGCTATACAGTCAAGCACTTCGAGGCCGACGATTTTTGGTATGATGATAAGGGTAATTATAATTTCGACCAAAAACGAATTTATTATGCCCATAAAAATTGTTATGAAAGAGCGTTTAAGGCATTAGACGACGGAATTCAGTATGTTATCGTCGCAAATACTTTTGTAACCCGTAAGGATATGAAACCGTATTTGAAAGAGGCGGCAGCTCGTGGCATTGAGGTCACGATTTATCGTATGGATAACGAATTCCAAAATGTTCATAATGTACCGCCAGATAAGGTTGCATACATGAAAGAACAGTTTAAGGATCTGGAAAACGAAATTAAAATTAAACGGAGAATCTAAATGGTTATTGTAAGAGTTAATAAGAAAACTAAAGCATGTTCTATTGTAGATGAAGCTGAAGGAACTCCTGGAGCATCTCGTCAAATCACACGATTCCGAGAATGCTGTTTGCCAGTTCTTGAAGTTCAAGTAAAATCGCCCACGATGAAACGTAAGGATATTGAATTCTCTGAATTTGAATTTAAGTTCCTTCGAATGGACGAAGACAATAACACAATTACTTTCAGTTGGGAATCTACCGCTAAGTAAAAGAAAACCCGGTTTTTAAAACCGGGTTTATTTTTATTGAAGATGCCTTGCTTTTGCTTCGTAAGCCTCTTCGAGCAGGTAGCTAACAGCTGCACCGAACTTAGGACCTGGTTTAACATGAAATTCGTTCTGAACTCTTTCAGAGATAGCATGTAAATCGGGTTTATCCTTTTTAAGCTTCAAAGCGATAGGAATTCTGTTATACCAGGCAGGAACAATCTTGGACAGTTCGAGGAGAGTTTTGTAATCACCTTCGACGAATTTAACAATAGTGTCCCAGCTTGTATTTTCGTTAGGTTCTTTCAGCTTCTTGAGCATGTAATAATACCACTTGAGCAAACGAGAATCTTCTCGAGTAGCAGCAAGACGATGTAACATTACGTCGTATTCGCCGAAAGCGATAACCGCAAAGATGTTATCCGCAGTGAGATGATTTACAGATTCTAAACGTGCAATCAGACCCGGAATATCAACATCTTCGAAAGTAACCAAGTATTTCAGAATACCGGTACGATACAGTGTCGTGAAAAACAAAGCGAGATTCTTAGAAGGATTCTTGACCTTGCTGATTTCATCACGAATACGAGGATAAGACAGAGAGTTAATCTTATAAGTATAAGTATCAACGGTTGTCTTCATCGCTTCATAGGTACTATCAGCCAAAGAATAGTCGAAGTTGACCATGAAACGAACACCGCGGAAAATTCTGAGATAATCTTCAGCAAAACGGTCTTCTGCCTTACCGACAGCTCGGATAATGCCGTTCGTAACATCATCGATACCACCGTAATAGTCAATGACTTCACCCTGACCGGTAAGACCCATTGCGTTGATAGTAAAATCGCGGCGTAAGCAGTCTTCCTTGAAAGTCTTGGCGAACTTGATTGAATCCGGGTGACGACCATCGGTATAAGCGCCATCGGTACGGAACTGAGTCACTTCAAAAGGCTCACCGTCCTGGAAAACCAGAATAGTGCCGTGAGCTTCGCCATTGTTACTGGCAGTTTTGAAGTTTTTCTGAAGTTCATCGATAGGCATGTTCGTGCTGATGTCAATATCGTGAATATCCGGAAAACCACATTGGCCAATAGTCCAACGAACCATGTCACGAACGCAACCGCCAACCAGATATGCTTCGTAACCCTTGCTTTCGATAGCGGAAGCGAGTTTCATACCAGAAGTGAGGAGGTCATTTTTGATAGTCGATAAATCAATCTTCATGTTAATAAATATAGCAAACTGAAGCGTTTTTGTAAATACAGATTTTTATAAACATTTCAATAGGCAATAAAAAATTTACTATATTTGTAATCACAGGTGAAAATTATGAAAAGAACATGTAATACTCTATTGGTTAATCTTTATGCGGGTCCTGGTTCGGGAAAGTCGACAGGAGCTGCTTATATTTTTGCGAAACTTAAGATGGCTGGCGTTGATTGTGAATATGTTTCAGAATATGCGAAAGATCGTGTATGGCAAGATGATCAGTTTCCGCTCAAGTATTGTCAGTTATATGTAACCGGTAAGCAATGCCTGAAAGTTGCGAGACTTCTCGGAAAGGTTGACGTAATTGTTACAGATAGTCCTATTGCAATGGGCGCTATGTATACCGAAGAAAAACCGTATCAGGATGTATGCCTTTATGAAGCAAAGAAATATCCAAATACTTTTAATATTTTCGTAAAGCGTGCAAAGAAGTATAATCCTAACGGTCGAAACCAGACTGAAGAAGAAGCTAGGGCAATCGATGGAAGATTATTGGAATTTTTGGATTCAAATAATCTGAAATATGAAACTGCTGACGGAACTGAAGACGGATATAACGAAATTGTCAAAAAGATAATTGAAAGACTAAAATAATGTAGCATGGCGGGTTTACAAAAGCCCGTCATTTTACTATATTATGATAGTGTAATGCAATGTATTACACTTTGAAGTGTATATGACTAAAAAAGACAGAATTGAATATTTAGACTACGGTCTATTTGATAAAGAAGTAGCAGAAATAGTGGAAACTGCTCTACATAATACTACACGGCAGATTCCACTTATTAAGGTATATACTACCTGTATTGTCGTACCTTTCGGGGTGCATGATATTAAAATTACAGTTACTGATGATAAGAAAGTCGGAATAGTTTATGTAGCCGATACTTATATTCAAAGTTTTTATACTGAAGGTGAGGAAAATCTTTGCCGTAAGGCTATGTATGAATACTTTGACCAAGAATTTTTCCAGGATGGCATCGATAAATATCAGACCATGCGGTTTGATAGTATTTCTCAATTTAAGAGCTGGTTTACTTTTGAAAAGCTATTTACCTTTTTCAAAGTTCTGAATAAATTTGACGCGGCTCTCGGTGACCTTTGTAGAATAGTTAATTATACAGAATCAACAGATCCGATATTTGACAAAAATTCGGATAAACATCATACATTTGTAAAAAACATGATGTCCAAGTTGTATTCTCTCAAAAATGAGCTCATATTGCTTCCCGTATCAACCCTGTAAGAAAACTCAAATCTTTTTCCTATGTTAAACAATTTTTTACAGGCGATTAACTATATTTGTAATATCGATAAAATTGATAGAGGAGATTAATATGAATTATGCAATGAATCGAAAGACCGGTAAGGCCTATGTGGTCACAACCGGCAATGAACAAACCCGTAACCGTGTTCAGCTCGAAGGTATGGAAATCCGTTCACCGGAACATACCCGTTATGCTGTGTCAAGTCTCGTAGCTCTTTCTCAGACTGAAGCAACTATTTGTTTCATGGCTGAAAAGGTTCTTCGTGGTAAGCACAAGCGTTCTGAACTCGACCGTAACATGGTTGCATTATATCGAACACTTCAACAGGAGGTTATGGCCTAATGTGGCGCATTACTCGTTATCACGTTGACGAAACTGGTACACCGTATGGTGAACCGTTTACTTCTGACTGCTATACTGAAGAACTCATGGAATCCTATAAGAATCCGCGTCTTCGTTCGGTTGTCAAGATTGAACAGTTTATCGGTGGAAAGTGGACTACTATCTGGACTAAGTAAGTATGGATTGTTTCTTCATCAATAATTTGAATCTTAAGCCCAGCAAGCACATGTTTGCTGATTTTAAGAAACTACTTGATGAAGAATTTCTCCCTGCTGATGTATTGTGTATAAGCGGCATATCTGAAGATTACGAGATGACTAGGCGTTTTCTGGTTTATCTTGGACAGCACTACAAAAATGTGCTGTATGTTTATGGTGGCTGTGATATGAAATCTGATATGCCGCTTGATTTGAAATTTGAAAAAGTTAAAGATTCACTGAGGTCATTCCAGCGCAAACTTTGTTCGCCAATTAGGTTAGATGGGCAAGTAGTTATGGTTGATAAGCATGTTTTTGGCGGAGCGACTGGAATTGACCCCAGTGTTAATATTAAACGATGGAATTGGTGGACCACTGATATTAATGAGATGTACAACGATGAAGTTGATAGGTTTCGTAAAATTGCGGAATCTATTCCCGACGTCGTTGTTTCTTATTATGACCCACGGAAAATGAATTTAAATGTAAATGGAAAGATCTGGCATTTTGGACAGGATAAGAAAAAGTCCATTTGCGAAATCGGTGACACGTTTTTAATAAATAATTCGTGCATCGATAAGAGCACAAAATACACTAAGAAAGACTTTCTATTTAAAATTTAAGGAAACTGAGATGAAAACTACAGAAAATAACGTACTCGTAAAAGAGGAACCTTTCGACAAAATGACTGTCGGAGGCTTATTTATTCCCCGAATTGGAACGATTCCTATGGCTCTCGGTACAGTTGTAAAACTTGGACCGGGTAAGTATAATCCGTTTACCAAGAAACTTACTCCGATTGAACTCAAGGTTGGTGACCGTGTGATTTATAATCCGGGTGTCACAACTGAAGTAACTGTTTCTGTTAAGGATGAACAGGGAAATGTCAGTAAGCTCAAGTTGGTCAAGGTTGCCGAAAACGAATGTACCTGCATTCTTGACGATAACGAAGAAATTAAGTAAAAGGAAATTTAACTATGAAGATGAACGATAACTATGTGCTTGTAAAGCGCCGTAGCGGTGATACGAAGACTGCAGGCGGTATTTATATTCCGGAACTTGATAGCTCGGGTAAGCTTGTTTATGGCGAAGTTGTTGCCGTTGGCCCAGGTAAGTATAATGCCGTTACGGATTCTCGAATTCCGTGCACCGTATCTGTCGGTGACCGCATTATTTTTACAGATTTGAAGGCAATCGAACTCAATATCGCTGCAAAGAATGATAAGGGTGCTTACGTTAAGACGAAGTATTACCAGATTCCTGATTCTGCAGTGGAAGTAATTCTTGAAGACAATGAAGACATCTAATCAAAATACGTCTAAATTTCCTGCCAAAATTAAGAATTTTTGGGTGAATATCAAGGCCAATAAGGGACTGGTTATCGGTACTCTTATTATGGTCTTGGTTTATACCCTAGTTTTAGGCGGATTTGGTGTGTTTGGAGATACACTTAAGAAAGGAATAATGTATTTTATGACCGACATTGTACCATATATTGCAATGGCATTCGGTTATTTCATGGCAATTTTCCTTCCTATTCGTATCAGTCAAGCTCTTGCTCGTAATAAGCAGCTCAAAGAGGACCGTGAATTCGATAAAAAGCTTTCTGAACATGCTGCGAAGTCTCATGAATTACAAGAAAATATATTAAAAGCATTGAAAACAAACGAAACATTTAAATAATTTAGGTAAAAGACAATGCATACTGAAGAACAGCTTAAGAAAATTGACCAGGCCGTTAATCATCCTAGTCATTATTGCAATAACGCATCTGGTATTGAAACTATTACGATTACTCGCTATCTTGATTGTGACTGCGCAAATGTATGGAAATATTCCATGCGTTACCTCGATAAGACCAAGACTGACCCTGAACATGCTACGCCGTATCAGGACCTCGGTAAGGCGATTTTCTATCTCAATGACTTCCTCAAGAATTTCGTTGACGGAAGTGGTAATGTAACTAATGAACATCCGGTTCCTCCTGCAGAAGTTGTAGAACGTATGATTAAGGTTGCAGATGTTGAACCGGTTCCGGCTGTACAGAGTATCTTCAATGATATTATTTCCATAGCTGTGGCTAAGGAAATTGACCTGATGAAGGTTTCCAAGGATATTGAAGCTCTTGAAGAGTACAGAAAGGATCTACCATAATATGGAAGTAACAAAAGTCAAAATTTATCCATATAATGTGAAGTACGGTAAGCTCGGCAAGTGTCAGGTTATTCTTGACCACGAACTCTTACTTACTGGCCTTACATTGATGGACTATTATGGCAAGCGTTATGTTATTTACCCTAAGAACGTGAATAACAAGCGTGAGCTTTGTTTCGTCCAGCCTATTAAGAAGCCGCTTGCGGACAAGATTAATAAGGCTGTGTTCGAAGCCTATGACAAGATGAATATCAATGTCGAAGAAAAAATAGAAAAAACTGAAGAATCTGATGAGTCCGCTTTCATGGCTGGAATTAAAGACATGGTTGATACTATTCAAGGCGAAACTGCCGTGCTCTATGCTGGTAAGTATCTCGAGAATACTCAGCCGTCAAATGGTCCAGAACCTATGACAGACCCCGAAGAACTTGAAATCGTCGAGTAAAATATGAAGAAACATAAACCAATAAAGATGCAGCCTTTGTTCCGAAAGGAAAAAGATTATCTCAAGGTCATTAGTAACCCTAAGACCCTTGAGACATTGAAGGAAATGGTCAACCAGTCAAAACAGGTTACGGATAACATCGTTCATCCGAAGAATCTTAATGATTGGATGGTTTATGTTATTTCTATTTTGCCCAAATTTGAAACTGACACAGAATTCTGTGAAAAACTAAAGGATCTAGTAAATGAATATTCGAATGAATCAAAAGGAAGTAACACCGCTGAATCTTGTTAAGACCGTCTATGCGTCGGTTCTTGAAGATGTCTATAAGAACTTTACGGACTATGCGAAAGTTTTTGTAAAGAATTATGACAACTACAATGATGAAGAACTCAAGGCCATTTTCTTGAAGAACGAAGATTTTAACCATAAAATTAGTGTTTTCCTCGAAAAGAACAAATTGGTGTAACATGAAATTTGAAGTCGGAAAAACTTACAAAGGCGTTGATGGAAACGAATATACTGTTTTATCGCTAGATGAAAACTATATAAACGTTAAGTTCCGCAATGTCACGAAACGATTTAGGTATGTACTGTATTCTGGCAATGATACTGTAATCCAATATGGAAAGCCGTTATTGTCTGCTGGTCCATTCAAACTTAGATTCGACTCGGAAATCGATGTTGAAGAAAAATCGAAATACAGAAAGCAAATTGAAATTAACTTAAATAATGAAGGATATTTAAATGTCTTTAAAGCGCATCGTAAAGAAGAAAACTGAAAATAAGCCTGTAGAAGCACCTATTGCTCCTATGGTTACTCCGAATCCGGGTCAAATGCCTCCTGTACCGGAAAATCCTGGTGATGTTCCTCCGGAAGGTCAGCCTGAAGAACCTGAACAACAAGCCATTCCTCTTGGTGAAATGGGCGGTTATTTTGAAGTAATGCGTCAGAATTACTTTGAAGTCAAGCGTTGTATTTGGATTACTGGTGCGATTGATTGGAATATCGCCATTCGCACTATTCAACGTCTTTCGTTTTACGATGACGACATTAAGGATCCCGTTACCATTTACCTCTCTTCTCCTGGTGGAGATTGCGATGCTGGTTTTGCTCTCATCGACGTTATGGATGAATTGAAGCGTAAAGGTATTATTATTAACACGATTGCTTGCGGTTCTTGCTCTAGTATGGCTTCTGTCATTCTTGCAAACGGAACTCCTGGCCATCGTTATGCATTCCCGTCTTCTCGTATCATGATTCATCAGGCTGGTATTGTCGCCGATGGTTTTGCTGGTCGTCTTAAGGACGTTAGCATTCTCCAGAAGGAATTGCAGAACTGGACTGATAGCATGAATCGTGTATTCAAGAAACAGACTGGGAAGACTACTGAAGAACTCCGTGAACTTACTTCGTTTGACAACTTTATGTCGGCAAATGAAGCAAAGAAAATCGGATTAATTGATAAGGTAAAGACGAAGTTGGTTTAAAATTTTCTATATTTTAAAAATAACTTCTATAAATAAGGTATAATTATGAGTAATGGTGATTCTTTTATAAGCTATCTACATAGAAACGACCCGTCTTATACCGAAGAACAGAAACTTGAGGCATATAAGAATTATAAGGCTCAGACAGTCAATGTCGATGAGCTTGAAGATGATGAATTCTATAATGACGAAGTTCCGGAAATAAATGAAGCCCATCGTACGCAGCGTCCTTCACCAAGGCCTGCGCCACGTCCGGCTCCTGCTCCGGCACCGCGTCCTGCACCAGTTCCTGCTGAACCCGATTTTGACGATGATACGAATTATGTAGAGCCGGCGCCTGTTCGCAGACGTCCAGCTAAAAAGCCACAAACATTTACAGAAAGTGCGGGTTATATTAATAACCCCGCTTTTTCTGAAGCTTTTTCTCTTATTGACGAAATGAAAGAGAAAATGACCGCAATGTTTTTTAAATATGGAATGACTGGCCTCACAAAGCTTAATGAATGCATGTTGGACATGTGTGATGAAATCATGAATCCACCACCGCCAGCTCCAAAGATTATTTACAAAGAAAAAGAACCGGAAGTTGTTGTAGCACCTGCTCCGGTTAAAAAGACTGTTATTAAGAAAAAGCCCGTTGCAGCCAAAGTTGTCGAAAAGAAGACTGAAAAAGTAACTGAAACTGCAGCAGCACCGCAAGTAACGAAACCTAAAGTTGTTAAAAAAGCAGAACCTGCGAAAACTGAAGAAGAAATCTTGAAAGAAAAGAAAGCTAACCTCGATGCAATGCTCGAAACCGCAGATCTGAGTGAATTGGGAAGTACGCTTACTAAGCAATCTTCTGTCCAAGTAGACGAAGGTGCTAAGCGACTTGCTTTGGTGAAGGCTAATAGTGAAAGAATTAAGAAGCTATCTGAAGAAAAACAAGAAGCACAGCATAAAGAAGAATCTAATGAACCTGTTGAAGAATTCGAAGTTGTAGCAGACGGAGAATCGACTTTTGAAATGCCATCTAATGAAGAAAACACGACCACTGATGCTGAGCTTGAGACAGCTGCGAATTAAAAATGAAGAAAATTAAAACTAATAAAAAAGATAAAGCAGAAAAACAAAACTTGTCAGAAGTCGACGTTATCGGCACGGTTTTAGAAGCCCGCCCTAATGCGATGTTTGACGTTGAACTAGAAAATGGTCAGAGAGTGCTTTGCACTATATCTGGCAAAATTCGTGTTAAGCATATTCATATCACTCCAGGTGATAAATGCCTTATCGGTGTGAACATCTATGATATGAGTAAAGGAAGGATAAAGTTTAGATATGATACCAGAGTACAGCAGAAAGAGACGACTACCGCTTGATATTGAAGAAGTTACAGAAGGTATGCCAGAAATAGCAAATGCTATCGGTAATATCAATGTATGGAAACAATATGAGCAGGCTCCAGATTTTTCTGAAATTCCGGAAGAATATCAGTCTATGATTCCTGACAATGCGAAGAAACAACAAGAAGACACAAGAACCTATAATATATGGTTAACTAAACGATAAAGGAAAACATAATATGATGACTAATGCTAATAACTTTAATGATGCAGTTGACGCCGAAGACGTTGTTGTTAACAACCTCCGTGCAATCAAGCAAATCGTGGTCGCAAAGATCGATGAAGTCCGTAAGACTGAAGTCCCGGAAGCTAAGGCTGAATTCAAGGCCGGCTATCTCCAGGCTTTCCAGGATATGCAGACCTTCATCAAGACGTTGAATGCATAATTAAAGAATTTTGGAATAAAAAGACCTACAAATTTAATCATTTGTAGGTTTTTTCTATATTTAAACTATATGAGTGGATTTAAAAATTGTTATTGGGACTTTAAGAAACAAAAGTTATACTTTAAGGCCCAAGAAGATACTGAATTTAAGGAAGTAGAATTCAATAACTGGTGCTACATTCCTGATAAGACAAAAAAGAGCAAGCTTACCGATATTCATAAGACTCCAATGGAAAGGTTCCCTTATAAGGACCGAAATTCGTTAATAGGTCTGAAAGGCGTCTGTGAAGGTAATTTGCGTCCTGAAGTCAAATACATGCATCAGCTGTACGATAACGAAGAACTCCATGTAGACATGAGTTTGTGGAACATTTGTTTCTTCGATATTGAAGTTGCGTCTGGCAGTAAGTATTATGACGAAACGTTGATTAAAGTTTGTGAGAAGAAAACCAATAAGACTATCGATGTTAGTCTTATTGATTTCGACATGAAGTTTGACCATGATAAGTATTTCGTTTATGATATTGAAGTTGATAAATATCTTCCGTACGAAGACAGCTGTTTCGTTTCCTATGATTTCCCGTCTCCTGAAATAGCACAATGGCCGATTAACGCAATTACTTGTTATTCTACAAAGACAAAGCAATCTTATACCTGGAGTACAATCAGATATACGGATGACCCTAAGGATTTGCCTAACTATACGTATTGTAAGTCAGAAGCGGTACTTATCCGAGAATGGATAAAGTGGTTCGCCAATAACCATTTTGACATCATTACAGGTTGGAATTCGCTTGCATACGATATTCCGTATATCATGCGTCGTTGTGAAGTCCTTAGAGAAAAACTGGATATAAAGGTAGAATGGGAAAAGCAGTTGTCTCCTCTTGGCATGATGCCTATTGCGGAAAAGATTACTGACCGCAAGATGGAAAATGTCGAACTCGGAACTAAATATACCATTCCTGGTTTGTATTCGCTTGACTACATGAAACTGTACGAAGTCTTCGGATCTCATCCGCCTCTTTCTTCGTATTCTCTTAACTATGTGGCCAACCTCGAATTGAATGACCAGAAATTGGAGTATAGCGGTGCGATTTCTGAAACCTACAAGATTGACGGTAATAACTTCCTGAAGTATAACCGAAAGGACGTTATGATTATGGTCGACTTGGAAACAAAGAATAAGCTTTTCGACCTTATTATTGAATATGCGTTCGATTGCCTTGTAACTCTCGATAAGGTTGAACAGAAAGTTCCGACGACTACCGGTTATATCTTGAAGTTCTTGCACAAGACAAACCGTGTGCTTAATGACCGCGAAGACCATCATGTTGACTGGTGGAGAAACGAACGTTGCTATATTATCAAGGATAAGGATGGAAACGATTACTTCGAGAACACTGAATGGGAACCTGGTGCAAAACGTTACAAGGATTATTGTAAGTTCAGGATTTTCTATGATGCCTATAAGGAAGCTCAGAAAGTAGGAAAAGCCGATTATGCCACGATTAGGTCAATAGTTGGTCAGAAACGATTTGAACATTGGAAAACTGAAGATGCTTTCATAGAAGCATGGAATGCTTATAAGAAGGATCCTCATCCATTCCCAGAATTCCAGGTAAAAGCCGGTTATTGTTATGACTTCCCTGGCCGACATGACGACTGTATGTCTTTCGATATTACGTCTTCATATCCGCACCATATTATGGAATTCCATATCTCTCCAGAATTGAAGGTTGTTCATCCTACTAAGGAACAGATTGAATCCGGTGAGGTTATTCCGACGGATGTTGCAGAACTTGGGTTCTATAACCGTGACGATGGTATTCTTCCGAACGTTGTTAAGCAGGTGTTTGCAGAACGTAAGATATATAAGAATAAGGAAAAGGAATGTGAAAAGAATGGTGACAAGGCTGGTGCACATCTTTATCATAACCGACAAATGACCAAGAAGTTGATTATTAACTCGGTTTACGGTGTATCTCTTGCAAACAGCTTCGCATTGTATGACCCGGATGTTGCCCGTGCAATTTGTCGTTGTGCTCGTGTTACCTTGAGAGACTGGTTGACTAAGCATCTTAACGAATACTATGTTTCTCCGTACTTGCTCAAGGATGTAATTAAGGAATTCTCGACAGTTTCCATTATTACAGAAGAAAAGACATATAAGTATGATTTCTATGAAAAGATTACCGTTCTTCGCGGTAATGACGAAATGGAAATCTATGCTTATGAATTCAACAAGGACACTGACCTTCTCGGTATTGAGGATTAAAATGGAATTTAAGAAAGCATTAGATGTAAAGATTGATAAATTTCAAATGAACAACATGAGTCCGCTTGTTGTGAAAGGACGTGATGTCTGTGCCGTACATAATGACACGGACTCCGTTTATTTCTCGATTATCGAACTTAAGCGTCGTTTATTAGAATCTGGTTTATCGATTACGAATGAAGATGAATATCGTAGATATTTTGAGAAATGCGAAAACATATTCCAGCGCTTTTTTGATAGGATTCTTGAAATTCGAGCCACACAATTCCATACAGTCAATAAGATTAATTTTAACCGTGAAAATATCTTCAAAAACATGTTCTGTTTTGCGAAGAAGTTGTATATCGGTAATATTATCGACAGTGAAGGTAAGAAGTTTCCGTTGGACCACATGAAACACAAAATCATGGGTATTCCTATTAAGAAATCTATAATGCCTGACTTCTGTAAGGTTGCAGCCGAAGAACTCGCGTTCAAAATTTGTGACGGTATCGGTAAGGAAGAAGCACAGGAATATATCTACAAGGTTTATGACCAGTTTAAGAGCTCAGATTTGAATGTTATTTCGTCTGTTATTGGTATCAAGAACTATACGAAATATACTACAATCGCAATGGATAAATTCAGAGAACAATATATGGAAAGTTCGATGAATACACAGCCGTTCGACACGAAATACGAAACTCTTATGGACTATTATATGGACCATGGTTTGATTCTTCCGACAGGTCTTATTTTCGGTGCAAAGATTTCCATTATCTACAACTATATTATCACAAAGGACAGGTTGAAATATAATCCGATTCGTAATAACTCAAAATTGCGTTATGTATATGTAAAGCCTTCTCAAAAGATTTCAGCTAAGGATATGGACGGAAAGATAGAACCGATTGAAGCGGTTGCATATCTTGAATCTTGGCCGAAAGAATTTAATAAATACTTTGAGATTGACTATGAAACCGCGTTCAGAAAATCGTTCTGTCAGCTTTTTGATACGATGTTCAGAATTGCCGGTTGGTTAGGTCCAAAGGAAGAAATTAATTTGGAACGCCCGACGATGTTCGAGTTTTTCAGTTAAAATTTTTATATATACAATACACAAGTTATTATTTTAATGAGGTGAAAATATGAATACAACATTGATAATTGGTTTGATTGCGCTTGCCGTAATCTTGGTAGTAACTGGATATTTCTTGCTCCGTAAGGCATTGCGCGAACAGGAACCGGAACTTGCAAAGTTCGATGAAAATCCGCTCGATGCTTTTGTCGAAACTGAAGGCGAAGATCCTGTAAAGCATGAAGAAGAATGCAAGCAGACTGCATGCGACATCATGGAAGCTGGAAATATTATTTGCGAAGAAGCAAATAAGCCTGAGCCGATGGTAGAATTGGATCCGACTTACACAATGACTGAAGAGCTCGCCGGTAAGGTTCTTGATAAGGTTGAAGATACTCCGAAAGTCGCTGTCGTTACCGGTGAAAATGAAGTTACCGAAGTAACTAAGGAAGAAATTGAAAAGATTTCTGACGAAGACTTGAAGAATATCGCAAAGGCTCTCAAGCCGGCTAAGAAGTCCGCCGACAAGAAGTCTACTGACAAGAAACGTTCACGTAAGGAAAAGACAAATGACACCAAGAAGACGACTGAGAAAACTGTCAAGCCAAGCAAGAGCACTCCGAAGAAAACTAAGCCCCGCCAAAATGAGGCTGTTAACGGAAAGAAGAACAAGAAGAAGCCTGCAAAGAAGAATTCTAAAAAGAAATAATTGGAGTAGACTATGGATCAAGTAATTTGCCCTATTTGCGGTGAGACTTTTGAAAACCGTATGAAGCTCGGTTCTCATATGTGGACAAAGCATAAGACCAAGCTTAAGGAATATGAAGCTGCTCACTCTTCTGAAACTCCGAATCCGCAGATTAACGAATCATCAAAGCCTAAGGCTGCTGAAGCTTTGATTCAACCGAAACAGATTAAGGAATCCAAGGAAATTCTTGAAACTCCGGCTGTCAAGGTAGATAAGGATTTCGTTGTCGAAAAGGCTGAGAAGAACGAATTTGTAAAACAAAAGAATGAATATCACAATCCGTACCGCGATTTATATCCGTCGGAAGGTGAAGTTCTCAATGAGTTCCTCGGTCGATAAAATCGGAATAAAAATTAAAATGGTAAACGAAAGTTTACCATTTTTTCTATATTATAAATATTCTGACTAACAGTAAAAGTACAATGAAAAGGGCGATTCAGAAGTGCGTTAGTCAATTAAAGCTCAATGATGACAAATTCGATGACAAAATAAAATAATAGGTAAAACATGGCAAAAAACATGCTTCTTGCAAAAATGAAGAAGGATAAGGATTTGGCCGATCTTCTCCATACCGAGCGAATTCCGGTGGAATGGCTCAGTACGAACTGTATTTCGGTTAATCTGGTTCTTTCTGGTAAAATCAAGGGCGGTATTAAGAAGGGTTCAATTAGTATGATTGCGGCCGGTTCCGGCTGGGGTAAATCTATGATTGGTTATTCTGTTCTTAAGGCTGCACAGGATTCTGGTATGGACTGCTTCATTGTCGATACTGAAAACTCCGTTAACTATGACCTTCTTACGAAGCTCGGAATTAACATGGATGAAGTCGGTGTCCACGGTCCTACAAACAGTATTCCGAAGATTAAACAATTTATTGCAAAGCTTTCGGCTCAATGCGGATCGCTTCAGCAACGTCGCAATACTTTCGTATTGTTTGACTCCTGGGGTCCGATTATTGAAGACCAGGTTCTTGAAAAGGCACAACAGGGAAGTTCCGCTGTTAACATGTCTTCCGCAAAGTTCAAGAACGAGCTCGCAAACATTATTTTGAGCGGTGGATTTACAACTCTCGTTATGAACCACGTCTATGCTTCTCTTGAAATGTTCGGCGACCCGTATAAGATTCCTGGTGGTATGCGTATCATATTCAACGCTGACGGTATTGTTCTCGGTTACTCTTCTAAGAAGGAACGTGACAAGGGCAAGAATGTTCTTGGTAAGGTTGTTACCTGTGCTGTCGCTAAGGGTCGTTCCGCTAAGGAATTCGTCAAAACCAAGTATCTTATTCTCCATGCAGGTGGTGTATCTCCTTACTACGGTCTTTTGGACGAAGCCATGGAATGTGGCGTAGTTTACAAGCCGAAGCCTGGATATTATGCTCGTGTCGGTTACGACGCCAAGGTTGACCCGGAAACTGGTGAACTTGGTAAGCCGGAAAGAATGTGGAAGGAAGAAGAACTCTATTGTGCTAAATTCTGGATTCCTCTCTATAAGGATGAAACATTCAGACACTATGTAGAATCCAAGTTCGCATTCGAAGAACAGGTACTTATCAACGCAAACGAAGACGTTCTCGCTCTTATGAATGCAGGTTATGAAGACCTCAGTGAAAACACTGGTATCGCTATGGTTAACCGTACTGGTGCCAACCTCGATGAACTCGATGGTGATATTCTCGCTGAAGACGAAGACGATGTGTAGTTGTTTTTCAGAACAAATAAATAAAAGGGTCCAATCGGGCCCTTTTATTTTACTATATTATATTATTATGGATGAAGACAATAAAGAAAAACCGAAAACGATGATGGAAATGTTTCCGGCTGCCGAATTGGCTAGGGCCATGCTCCATCTTGACAGATTTGATACTGACGTAGTTACAGAAGAACGTGTAGCTGCTGAGAAAAGTTTGGATAAACTTGAAGAATTTTCAGAAAAGGTAATTCAAGATGACATGTAAGACTTATAAAAAGGAAATTGAATGGACTATTCAGTTTGATTTTCCGAATGAACCAGTATTTCCTACCAAATATAATACATATCAGACAAAACTTGACGAAAACGTATTATGCTGGACAGATAAGGCTATAGCTACCGATTTCGCCACTGAAAAATGCGGTAAATACGGCTGGAGACTCGTAGCCACGAAAATTCAGGTTTGCGAAAGCATGGAAGCATCTGAATCGTTCGAGCAAAATTATATGTTTATTTAGCATTGACAAACAGACACAAAAATACTATATTGTAGTCATAAATTGGAGATTACAATGGACGTTAAGACTTTAGCCCGCCTTCATAACTGGAATATGCCGACCGTTTGCCCTATTTGTGGCGGTGAATTGGCAATTTCTGAAAATCATAAGCAGTTCTATTGCACTAACGAATTGTGCAAGAGCAAGTTTTCAGGTCGCCTTTCGAAATGGACTGAAAAACTTCAGATTATGGAACTCGGGTTGACTACCATTGAAACTCTCTATGATGCTGGCGTGTTCGCTACAATTTCGGATCTTTACAAAATTGACTATAAGAAGATTGAAAACCTCGAAGGTTTCGGTAAACGTTCGGCTGAAGTCATTAAGGCTCAAATAGAAGCCCATAAACAAGCCACATTGGCTCAATTTATTTCAGGCTATAACATATCAGGCCTGGGTGAAAGAATCGTCCAGAGGATTATCGATGCAAAGAAATTGACTACATTTGATGAGTTCATCAGCTGTAATGATTATATTTGCGAAGGTGTGGGCCAAATTACGTCCGATAAGCTCAAGGCTGGTCTGAAGGCGCTCGAATCCGATATGCGTGAAACTTTGAAGTATATCACTATTCTTGTACCGAAGGCTCTTGTCGCTGGTGTTCTTAACGGTCAGTCTTTCTGTTTCACCGGTGCCGCATCTCGTCCTCGTAAGGAACTTTGGGAATTGGTTGAAAAGAATGGCGGTGTCGTCGATGAAACGATGAAGAAAACTACAAACTTCCTCGTGCTCGCCGATCCGAATTCTACTTCCAGTAAGGCTCAGAAGGCCAGAAAACAAGGTACTACCCTTATTTCTGAAGAAGACTTTGTAAAAATGTGTGGTGTATAATGTTTAAGAAGAAAATCGAATATGTCCATGACGATAACGGTAAGATTGTCGGCGTTAACGTAGGCAAAATTCCGTACCGTATCGAACAGTATAATCTTATGCTTAATCGTCCGTGCTTTTATGTTTATGACGGACTGGGAAACAAGGTAACTAATGCTGACAGCTTCCAAGCCATTGACTGGTTTATCAGAACTAATATCTGCTAGTATGATTGAAGTACACGACGAAAAATATCCGACTCATCATGTCATGAAAGTACATGTTCATCCGAAGGCCGGAAATATAAGCAAGAAGGTTTGTCCTTGTTGTACTATGTCCGAAACTCTTTACGGTATGTCATGTGGAGAGAATTTCAGTTTATCAGATGTTTTTGAGCAAAGAGTGGCTAAAGAGTCTGAAACTGGACTATATTTTATTATGTCTATTGTGAAAGGTGATATTGCAGCTTCTTGTTATGGAAGTGCATATATTGATTTTTGTCCAAAATGCGGTAAAAGACTATGAAACAATGTCCTTATTGTAGAAAGAAGAATGCAAAGAATCTGATTGCGAATTCTAAATGCACCAAGATGTTTTTAAATTACGATGATGAACATGGTTGGCGTATATGTATAAGTAGTTTAGATGTTGTAGCATCCAATTATTCAGATGAAGATATTTATCATTGGTTTTCTTCAGATAAGATTGAATTCTGCCCGAAATGCTCCCGGAAATTAGTATGAAGCCTTATTACGATTACGATGTAAGCTATATCATTGACATGATTGAATGGGCTGACTTGCCTTATAAGGTAATTGGCATGTCTGATCTCGGTGATGAAAACCGTGCATGGGCGTGGACGGTTCGTTTTGATAATGTCAACTATATTGAAGTCTATGCTGACCATTATGTTATCCAGCTTGGTATTATCCGGCAGGAATATAAAGAAATGGAAGATTTCAATAAAGCACTTAAACAAATCATGGAATATGCTAAGCAAGACGGTGTAGTTCCTGAATTTAAATTCGAGGAGAGCGAATCGTGAAAACAGTTTTTATCTCAGGTAGTTCGAAAATTAAGAAATTGAACCCGGAAATGATGGCATGCTTGGATGAATTGATGAAACAGGATGTCCAAGTTATTGTAGGCGATTGCTATGGCGTCGATATTCTTGCACAGAAGTATCTTAAAGCTCACGGTTTTGACCGAGTAACGGTTTATACTTCTACTGAAACACCTAGACGCTGTGAATTCCCGAATGTAGTTTCCTTATGGGAACAAGCTCAAGGAAAATTCGGTGAAGATTTTTATCAAGTAAAAGATAAGGCCATGTGTGAAGCCTGTGACGGTGCTATTGCTTTCTGGAATGGTATCAGTTACGGTGTCAAGTGTAATATCGAAAGAATTAAGGCCTCAGGAAAGCCGCTAAAGGTTATTATTCAGGAGGCTGACGCATAATGGCAAAGAAAAAAGAAAAAGAAGACAAGTACAGAGATAACGGTATAACATACCTTGAAGTTTGGGACGCTGAAAAACGTGTTTATCGTTATAAGCTGGATGCTAATGGAAATTTCATTATGAAGGAAATCGACGATGCTAATTGATGATTATATCGACTTTTTAAATACATGTAAGACTGAACGTGAATGTGTGGCAGAAGCGGAAAAACTTGCTATTCGAAAAGGTTTTAAGTTATTTGACGCATATAAAACTTACCAGCCCGGTGATAAGGTCTATTTTACTAACCGAAAGAAGAACTTTGCTGCATTTATTGTAGGCGAACATCAGGAATATAATATTCTTGGTGCACATATTGATTCTCCGAGAATTGATATTAAACAGTCTGCCATTGTAGAAAAGGATGATGTCGCTTATTTCGATACTCATTACTATGGCGGTATCAAGAAGTACCAATGGGTTACAACTCCGCTTGCACTTCATGGGGTTGTTTTTAGAAAAGACGGAACATCCATTTATATTAAACTTGGTGAAGATGATAATGAACCGGTTTTCTGTATTACTGACTTGCTGCCACATTTGGATTCAAAGCGTCTGTCTACACAGAAGGCAGAAGACTTCGTAAAGGGTGAAAATCTCGATGTTATCGCTGGTGTAGTCAGTAAGAAAATCCGAAAGGGTAAGAAAGAATCTGAAAATCTTGCAAAGAATTTGGTTCTGGATATTTTAAAGAAGAATTACAATATCGAAGAAGACGATTTTTATTCTGCTGAACTTGAACTTGTACCTGCAGCTAAGGCTTCTTATTGCGGTTTGGATAAGTCTCTTGTCGCCGGTTACGGCCAGGACGACAGAGTTTGTGCTTTTACTTCTCTTCGTGCTGTTCTTGATTATTCCGGTATTCCGCATAATACAGCTTGTGTCGTTCTTGTAGATAAGGAAGAAATTGGTTCTTGTAGCAATACTGGTGCAGATTCCAGTTGGTTCGAAACCTGCCTTTACAAGATGATGACTCGCACCGTTTATACGGATCACGGTGTATTTGAAATGTTCCGTAATACTTTAGAAAATTCGAATATGCTTTCTTCTGATGTTACGGCCGCTTATGACCCGCTTTATGCTGATGCTTATTCTAAGCATGCTTCTGCAAAGCTCGGTTATGGTATGATGCTCAGCAAGTACAATGGAGCACGTGGTAAGGCTGGTTCCAATGACGCTACTCCTGAATATATTGCAAAACTTCGTAACCAGTTTGATGGTGAACTCTTCCAGTTCGACGAAATGGGTAAGGTTGACCAAGGCGGCGGCGGAACAATCGCAAGTATTTACTGCAGCTACAATATGAACGTTATTGACGCAGGTGTTCCGATTCTGAATATGCATTCGCCTATGGAACTTGCTCATGTAGACGATATTAAAAGCGCTTATAAATGTTACACTAAGTTTATCGACTTGGTATAAAAATAAGGGTTGACGTTAAGTCAACCTTTTTCTATATTGCCTATGTAATAAGGAGTTATAATGACATTCAGAGAACTCGATTGCCTTGAAGAATGGAACGTTCTGGTTCGAGAACTTATTTTTTGTATTGTTATATCGGTTGCTGCTACATGTATATGGATGTACTTCCATGATGAGGCAGTTATTGTAACCGATCATTATTATTTTGCGCACCGACATTCATGGGTATGTTATCTCGGGTGGTCAGTATTTAATATGGTTGTAGTTACAGTACCATATTTTATTATTATGGGTGTTTTTACCCACTTTCCAGTATTTACAAATTTAGGAATCTTTTTGTATAATTGTATGGTTAGTTTCAGAAAGAAGAAACCGATTGTTAAGAAAGATAAAAACGATACATTGGCAAAGTTTAACCAATTATTGGAACAGAAGTAGGAGTTATCATGGATAAGAAACCATATATTAATACAACAGGTGAAGCCTTGGATTTTGTTTTTGGCGTTATTATGATCGGTATTTTATTGATGCTTACACCATTATTAACACATGTAAATGTGGTTGACAAATTCTCAGAAGATGCACTTGGCCCATGTTTTGGTGCAATTACTGCCCACAGCGATATGAAGGATATAAAAAATCCAGAAAAATATAGCGGTTATTCCGTAATCATTGATACTGTAAAATATGAATATACACAGACAGGCCAAAAGGTAAAAGAAGACGATCCGCCAAAGAAACAAACGATGAAGATTAACGGCAAGGAATATGTTCTCGAATAACATAAATAAAACATGAAGAAATTTATTTTTTATGTTTTAGTTTTATTTGGACTTTGTATTTCGAAACCTTTAGTCTTAGAAATCTGCAATCCTAATTTTTGTTACGAACAAATAATTAACGACGCCAAAAAGTGGGAATATAAGCAAGATTATACAGGAAAGAAATTCATAAGAGTTTATTTCTATGATAATCGCAGATTGCTGGATATTTCTGCAGATGGCAAAACCGTAAAGGTTAAAAAATAATGCCAGTACCTGAAGAATATCAAAAAACATTCCCAAATATATCAGCACTTGTCAATAGAATGGAAGCTATGGGTCTTAAGCAGTATAAAGACGCTTGGGACACATATGAATTAAATGATTTCTTTATAAAAAATACAGAAGATTATACAGATATTATAAATGCTCATGATACAAACGATATAATTATTATCTGGCATTGGCATTTAGACGAAGAACCTGTTAATTTCATGTTTAAACAACTGGCGGATCCAAATATTAATTATAGTAAGTTTGTTGCGAGATATAATAATTTTGAAACTGAACGAGCACTTGAGTATTTAGACTAAAAAACCGACTTAATGTCGGTTTTTATTTTAAATAAGAGTATATCCGTTATCTGCCAGAATTTGCTTAGCCTCATTTAGAGACATATATTCGGAACTTGGTTCTACACTTTCATATATGCTAAAGAATTCTTCAATGTCTCTCTTTGTACGAAGACGATGCGAACCCATGTCGGAATTGTTAAGCATAGTAACTAAAAGCATGTTTCCATAATTTTCGACTTTTGCCATTTTTTCGCCGTTATTATCGTAAAGATACATGTCCTGTCGTAAAACATATTTGCGGCGGGAGGCAGCAATACGGAATTCATAAAGTAAATCTGGCTTCTTTTCATCGAAAGTAACCATGCCATTTCTAAATTTTGGATGTGCAAAATCGTATCTCATATAGTATTTATAACTTTTTTACGATAAAACTATTTACAAAGTTAAACCTTTTTACTATATTATATCGCATGAAAATAGTATTCAGTGATTTCATCGAAGCGGAAGAATATTTACGTAAACATTTGGACCTGCCTGAAAAAGTAAAGTTCAGATCTATTCTGAAGACTAATGTAGTTGCGGCCAATGAAGAACATCCCGCTCTTATTGACTTACATCAGGGACTTATGCCTGAATATCATAATCGTAAGCCGTATGTTGCGATTACTCCTAAAGAAACACCTGTAAAGAATGGAAGCCAGTGGGTTATGGTCCGTCAGTACGACGAGCCGTGGATTTTCGTAGATACAACTACTTGGGAAGAAATTACAGAAGAAGAATTTATTGCCAAAGTCAAGGCGATTCTCATTGACAAGAAAAATAAAGGAAAATAAAATATGATTTCTAAAGAAGACCTTGAAAAATTCTCTGATATTTCTGAAAAAATTGAACAAGAATTGAGACGTATTGTCCCTGTTCTTGATGATGTTTACGGTGGAAATACCTTTAAGCTTTCAGAAAAGAAAGAAGTTCGTTTTAGTGATATTTCTGTAAATTCAGAAGGCTGTATTGATTGCAGGATGTATAGTCATTATACAGCGGATAATCTTAATATCCCTTATCGAATTGAACTTAAGTATTTAGCTATGCCAAATGATAAATTTGCCGCATATATGAAAAAGGAAAAGGAATCACTTGATAAAGAACGTGCTGAAGCAGGAAAGAAAGCAGCTGAAGAACGTGCATTGTATGTAAAACTTCGTGAAAAGTATGGTGATTTAGAAAAGTTTCAGTTTTAAAATTTAAAAGGAAATAGATTATGATTAAGACAAAAAAGTTACAAGTTTTAATTGACGGGCAGAAGGACTTTATTGATGGCGTTCTGCGTAATGAAGACGCGATTAAGCGACTTCCTAATCTCAAGGCACGTATTCGTAATCATGATGGCGTAACTATTGCTACCCATGATACGCATTTCAACAAGATTCAAGTTGAAAGCAACTGGCCGCCTGCAGAAGGAATTGTTTACGAAAATTCCTATGAACACAAGTTTGCAGATCTTCCTGCTCACTGTATCAAGCTTACTGAAGGCTGGGAAATCCATCCTGAATTGCTTGAAGTTCTTAATGAAAAGAATGCAAATGGTCAGAAGAAGTTCTTTGCTATTGATAAGTATACTTTTGGCTGGACTGGCTGGAAGGATTATCTCAAGGACTTCGAATTTGACGAAATTGAAATCTTCGGTTTCTGTACGGATATTTGCGTTGTTTCTAACGCCCTTATGCTTCGTGCAATTTTCCCGAATATGAAGATTACTGTTGTCGAAAATTGTTGTGCTGGTTGTACTCCTGAGCTCCATGAAGCGGCTCTTAAGGTTATGCATCAGTGTCAAATCACCATTCTCCGCGAGGCTGCATAATGGGTCTTTTTCAACAGCTTTTCGGGCCGGATCATACCATTAATGAAACCATCGGTCGTTATCTTACATGCCAGCAATATCAACAGTGTGCATATTATCTCAAGGAATGTCTGGCTGAAAAGCCGAAAAAGCTCAAGCGTAGCTTGAACTATCTTATAGGTCATTCCCGTATCGAAGAAAAGGGTAAGATGCATCGTTACAAGTTGGTAAATGAACTTTATGAACTTTGTTTCAAGGAAAAGTCCAAGTATTATAAAGAAGCATTTTATCAGAAGTGTGTTGATGCAGAAGAAAATCAGCTTGATAAGCCGATTGACTATATGGTTCAGCAACTTATGAAGTATTTCAATGACTAACTACTAAAAAGGAAAACTAAAATGACAAAGCATTTGCCGCAAATTATCACACATTTGACCGATAATGACTTTTATAAGTACACTATGGGTCAGATGTTCGTTCACCAGTTCCATGACATGAATGTGGAATGGACTTATAAGAACCGTGATCCTGAACGCAAGTTCACTCGCGAAATGATTGATGAAATCAATTATCAGATTGATTTGTATTCAAAGCTCCGCTATACGCCGTGGGAATTGGAACATTTCCAGAAGATTGATTTCATGAAGAACGACTATGTTCGTTTCCTCAAGCGTTATACTATCGACCGTAATGAAATTGTTTGTACGTTCGATGAAAAGCTTCAGCAACCGGATATTAAGTTCCGCGGCTACAATGTTGACGTTTCTTATCATGAAGTTCCGGTGATGTCTATTGTTTCTGAAGTTTGGTTCCGTATGTCCTATACTGAAGAACAGCAGAAGCAGATTATCGAAGATGCAAAGCAACGCTTTAAGGAAAAGATTGATAAGCTTATTAAGGGTGAAATCAAGATTGGCGTATTCTCCGAATTCGGTACTCGTCGTCGTTTCTGTAAGGAATTCCAGGAATGGGCACTCCGTTACATCAGTCAGTTCCAGTTTAACGGTACGAAGTTTGTTGGTACTTCCAATGTTTACTTCAGCTTCTTGCTCGGAACTAAGCCGGTTGGTACCATGGCTCATGAAGCTATCGAACTCGTCGGACAGGGCTTGCCACAGCATAACCCGGCATATTCCAACCTTTACATGATGAAGCACTGGATTAAGGAATATGGTACTAAGAACGGTATTTATCTTACCGACTGTATCACTACAGATTGCTTCTTGAAGGACTTTACTGAAACCTATGCTCGTCTCTTCAGCGGTGTTCGACATGACTCCGCAGATCCGATTGCTTGGGGTGAAAAGATGCTCGCCCATTACATGAAGATTGGCGTTCCGTATGCAAACAAGACTCTCTTGTTCAGCGATTCGTTGAACTTCGCAAAGGCAGAAGTTATCTATCAGCGTTTTGCACTTCGTTGCAATGTTGCGTTCGGTATCGGTACGTGGTTGCTTAATGATACTGGTTGGTTTAAGGCCATGAACCAGGTTATCAAGTTGACTGAAGTTAACGGTATTCCGGTTTGTAAGGTTTCTGACGACGATGGCAAGTTTATGGGTAAGGATGAAGAATATCATCAGAACCTGAAGGGTGCTATCAAGTGGCGTGTCGAACACGATAACTAATCTTGCAAACATAGGTTAGATAAAAAGACCCATTTACAAAAATGGGTCTTTTTTCTATATTGTAACACATAAAACGGAGAATCTTTTATGACTATGGTACAAATCATTCTTTTAAGTCTTGCTGCTTGTATCGTGTTTAATATCCTGTTTGTATATGTAATTGATTTTAATGAAAATATATTATCATATTACAATGAAAAAAACAGAAAACGTCCTATGGTTGATAAAAAAGATCTTTTTGACATTTTTGTCACTTGTGTAATACTTGGCCCAATTGCAACAGGCTGTTTTATTATTCTTTGGATATGTCATATTGGTATTAAAATTTGTTCATGTTATGAATGGCTCGACGCTCATGTAATTTCCAAAGAATATAATTTTATTAAACATCAGAACCGAAAATTACGTCCGGTAATTCGTGAATTTAACAAGTTTTTAGCAAGGAATTAGAATGAAAACAGACAACAATAATATGCACAACTTCTTTACGGAAGCCAAGAATATGCTGGGTGTGTCAGGTAAAACTGACAATATGGAACATTCGATATGGCGAGAAGTCATGCGTCTGACTAAAAAACTAGCTAGAGCGTATGTCGAGGAAGTGACTAATGCTGAACCAAGCCCGGATATTCACTATGAGATTACCTGGGGGCATGAAAACAATGATAACGTAGATGGCGTTTGGAAAGACGCTATATTACTGGAAAACAAATGGACCGGATTGTATTTCAAGAATCTCGGTGACAATGACCAATGTGACGAGTTTGAATACATAAAGGAAATCAAGAAGGTTGTCGATTAATACTTATGAATACAGCACTTGATTTAGCCCAGAATTATACCGATTTAGAAAAGTACAAAGACATCCGTTCCGAACTGTGGCGCCTTGGCTATGAAGAAATCGGTATGGGTTCTTCTCGTACTGTATTCAGAATATCCAACAAGAAAGTAATTAAGCTTGCCCGTTTTAAGGTTGGCATAATGCAGAATAATAATGAATATGATTGGTATAAGTTTGCAGATACTAAGGATTCATTAGTCAAAACCTATGAATGCATCAATAACGGTCTTGTACTTATTTCGGAATATGTGAAAGAATTTACATATGATAAGTTTGCAGAAATCTATCAGATTCATTTTGCCGATTTTTCATATCATGTCGGTGGTTCAAAGGCGTATATAAATCGTTTAAATGTTTCCGATAAGACAAAACAGCTTCTTCGGAATACAACAGAATTCATGCATAAGTTTAATATTCCAAGAACTGAAATTTGCCGCGGTTCTGCTTGGGGTTTTACCGGTAACAATGCAAAGCTTCTTGATTATGGAGCCGATTACAACATGTTGCAAGATTATTACTCAGGTAATATTCCAATCAAGACCAAATAAAACATTGACAAACATGTGAACATTTACTATATTTAACACGTAATGGAGAAGTTTCCTAATAGATATAACACTGATGGTATTATGGACTTGAATAAAGTTTGGAATCGGCTAATATCTAAAGCAGATAATGCAGATAAAAAACAGCTTTTGAAAGTTGCAAAGGAAATTCTTAAGAAACTTAGAAAACCTGTTACAGAAGAGAATTTAAATATTGTCGTTAATAACCTGCAAAAACAGATTGTTGAAAAGGAATAAAAAGTATGACATTTATTGAATTAATTTTTATGTTTCCTGTTTTTATAGTCAGCGGGTTTATACTTGCATGTCTTGTTTATGCACTATATGACATGTTACATAATAAGCTTATTGAACATGCAAATAAGAAATTCTGGACAGATACATACGTTACAGAACCTGGTAAACTTGCGGAGAATTTTGACAGACTGTTAAATGGTGAACCGGTTATTCCGACGATAGAGGTTCGAATCGAATGATATTTTATATTATTCTTATAGTTGTTTCTATTGTTGCTCTTGTTCTTGTAAACCGTTGGGAAAAACGGTGTAAGGAAGAAATTTCTGCAAAAGTGACAGTTGATTTAGACCTCCCTGGTGTAATTGAGGATTATAATCGGTTATTAAAAAAAACCTGATCCGCCAAAACCGCCAGAACCTGAACCGGAACCGACTTGGTTTGAAACTACAATAAGCCCGAAGCTTAAAGAAATTAGACGATATGCCAAAAAGCTTTTCGGAAATGTAAAGTTTTCAGTAATCGAAATTAATATAGGAGATGATGAATAATGTTCTCGTTTTTTGGAAAAACAACAAGATCAATACGTGCTGGAAATATGGGTGAAGATGGACCATCTATATTATTTTTGGTTCAGATTGTACTTTCATCCTTCTTTAATCTTTTTATGCTAATTGTTGGTATTATGGGTTGGTCTAAGGGTGGAATCTACGATCGTCAAAATACGTTCGAAGTATTTAACACTATGCCTAGCGTTTATACTTATATGACAATCTGGGCAATAATTTTGTTTTTGATTCTCATATGTGCAATAAAGGCTGGTTGTAGTCATCCCTGTTATAATGATAAGCAAAGAATCTTTTATCTTATCTATCTATGGGTATATACTGTACTTTCGCCGTTAGGTTTTGTATATTTTTCAATAACTGCAATTATTTTGTTTTTTGTCGGTATTCAGGATGTCATTGAACGTGGAATTCTGTATATTACCAATATCAAACAAGCAGTAAAACAGAAAAACGCTAATAAGCCTAGAAGTGCGGAAGCCGCTATATGGAATAAGTATGACCAGTTTCTTAAAGACGGAGATAGATAATGTTACATAAAATTATTATTGAAGCTGTATTGGTATTAGGTATCATTTTCGCAGTTACCGGAATTCCAACAGCCGAGATTACTGAACATAAAGTTGAATCCGCCGATAATGGTGGTCTCTGTGACTGTAAATACGATAATTATGAAAATCTTCGAATTAGAGCAGGTATTTCAAAAGATGAATTAAAAGAAGTCTATAATGGGTATTTCGCAGAAAAGAAAATCGAATATGATGATAAGACTTCCGTGTTTTTCCAATATGTAGAAAAACTGTTTATCTTAGCGATATATTTTCTGTTAATCACATTTATTTCTAAAATGGTATCTGACAATTCCAGTAAGTATTACTATTACATATTGCCTGTATATGATATTCTTGCATTTATCTTTACAACACCTTCAAGGATTAGAAATAAGCGTGAGAACGAAGATATTGCTAATGAAAAGTATATCAAGAATAATCTTGACAATATGATGAAAGATGTTAATCAATTTATAAGGAAGTAGTTTTATGCGTTCAAATGAACATAATTATGACGATGAACTTGCTTTTACAGCTATCGCTAGTCTTTTGTGCATGCTGGTTTTAGTTATTGCCGGTGGTATCAATGATTTTACCATTAATGATGGTCAAAAGGAATATGCTAAGGCTGAACGTATGAAGGCAATGTCTATAAGTATCGAAGAATATAAACACCGCTTTGACACTTATAAGAATGTCGACAAGAGCACGGTTAATATGTATACTATCATGCCTCAAGTTTTTAGATAAAAAAGCATTGACAAAACTAAAAAAGATTGCTATATTTACATCGTTAAATGAATAACCAATAAGGAAACAAAATGAATTCATACATTAAGATTACGGTATCGACTATCGCGGTTCTTGGTATCTCGGCTGGCGTTTATTTCGGCGCCGAAGCGTATAGCAAGAGCAAGGAAGTCAAGCCTCTTAATTCTGTTGAAGCTATTAACGTCTACATGTCAAATCCGGTACAGGTAAATCAAGACCTTGTTCTCAAGGTTCCGACAATGCCTGTTCAGCGTGACGGTCTTCAATCCCTTGAAACTGTCAAGTAAAAAAAACCGGGTTGACAAAACAAACAAACTTTACTATATTTAACAACACAACAACAATTTAACACCAAACAAAAAAGGAAAAATACTATGAAGTTCAATATCTTCAAAATCTTCGCTCACAAGGCTCAGAATGGCATCGAATCTCTCATCTCCACCAAGGATAAGATTGAAGAAATTCGTCGTCAGTACAACAAGAACGCTGCTCAGTACATCAAGTCTGCAGAAGACATGCTGGTGAATGCTAAGACCTTGAAGAAGCGCTTTGACGAACTCGACGTTCAGACCGCTACGGCTCGCCGTGACTGGGAACGTCTCGTTGACGGTAACAAGACCGATGAAGCCAAGATCAAGTTCATCACTTGGAAGGGCCTCAAGTCTGCTCGTGACACCATCGAAAATGCTTGGCAGAACACTGAAAAGCAGTGTGTCAAGGTCCGTGACACCCTCAAGAACATCGATACCAACAAGGCTCTCATGGAAGCTAAGTTGACGACTCTTCAGGTCCAGATCGATACTTGCAAGATGTGCTCCAGCACCACTCTCGGTGACTTCGGTCTCGATTGCAACGAAATGATCGCTGAAATCGAAAAGGAAGTCCAGACCACGCAGTTCCGCATGGAAGCAAAGCAGGAAGTCTCTGAAATCGTCCATCCGCACAAGAACGACCTCAAGTCCAGCGTGATTGACCTTGAATTCGAAGACGCTGTTCGCGAATACAAGAATCAGAACGGCTAATTGATTCTAAAACCCATACCGCAACATAGACTTAAATGTGTCTTGAGCGGTTGAAATATAAAATGGGACCGCAGTCTGTTGTATGGCGCATTACATAGTCCATTGACTATGAGGACCTGTTCGATTCAGGTGGCTGCAATAAAAGGGGTTGACGAAAGTCAATCCTTTTTCTATATTAGGAAAAAATTTCATTAGGAAAAACTATGTACTCCAAGAAAGCAGAAAACATTAAGATTTTTAACGACACGCTCGCCCAGATTGCAAAGGATCCTAAGTTGCAGGAATCCGTTAAGTATTCTTACAAGAACCAGGTATTCTATTCTGATGCATCGTCTATCGAATATTTTAAGAACGGTCGAAAACAGTCGTTTGATGCTCCGGCAAAGATTACTGTATGTAAGGACGGTTCTTTCAATACTGCTCGTAAGTATGGCGGAAAGGTTGCCGTTTTGAACTTTGCTTCGGCTACTAATCCGGGTGGTGGTGTCACGAAGGGCTCCAGTGCTCAAGAAGAGTGTCTCTGTCGCTGTTCTACGCTCTACCAGTGTCTAAATACTGATTGGGCAAAAGAACTGTTCTACACGCCCCATAAGACGAATGGAACGCCGTTGCACAATGATGACATTATCTATACTCCTGATGTCGTTATCCTTAAGTCTGACAGTTATAATAACCTTTTCCAGAATGCTAAGGTAAACGTCATTACCTGTGCGGCTCCGAATCTTCGTGAAACTCCGGCCAATGCCTATAACCATGAAAATGGCGAAGGCGTTAAGATTTCGAATGCAGAACTTCAGAAGCTCCATGAAACCCGTGCATTTAAGATTCTTTCCTGTGCTGCATTCCACGGAAATGAAACCGTTATTCTTGGTGCATTTGGCTGTGGCGCTTTCAGGAATCCGCCGGAAGTTGTAGCAAAGGCCTATAAGAAGGTTATTTCTGAGCACTTTACACATACGTTCAAGAATATCGTATTCGCCGTATATTGCTCCAGCGAAGACACGACAAATTATGACACTTTCAAGAAGGTATTTGAAGTATGATTTTAGCTTTATTGCTTTTTGTAACAATTCCGTGTTTTCTTATGATGCTCATTTATATGTTGAATGACTATGATAACAGTGAAACAACATATTCATATAAGGAAGTGAAGCCTCAGCCGACGCTTAAGGGTGTTCTTTCTGATTTCGATAAATTCCTGAATAAATAATAACAATGCTGCCAGACGACATTAAAAAATTTAACTATCTCAATAATACGTCGTATTTGTTTCGGTTGAATCTGATACGAAACGGTTTTGATATAGTTAAAAACACAATAATGAACGATGACATTTGGTATGTATCGTATAAGGAAAAAATCCTCGGTATCATAACGTTCCGAGTAACCGATACGTATACATATTGTAATCTAAGACCGTATGAATATCTTAAAAAGAAATACGATCTTCAGGATTTTATAATGTCGGAATACTTTGAATATGCTGACGGTAAGCCGATACGTTTTAATTTCGATAAGTTTGACAAGTTCTTTGCTAAGTTTAAAGAAATCGACGTAGAAACAGAAGTTGTTGACAATAATGAAAAAGAAACTAAGCTTGACGAAAGTATATCAAGGCTAAAAGAATATTGTGAAGCATTTGATGAAAAGTTTTCACAGAATATGTTATTCAAAGATATTCGTGCCTTACTTGATGCGTATTATTTAGAAAAGGAGAAAAATGATACTGTTCTTCCTGAAGTATAAATAATACAAGGAGGAAAAATGAAAAGGACAGATAAGGTACCTAAGTTAGAACCTGTATATAATAAAAAAGTTACATTGAATTATGACCTAACAATTTTACTTCTTGGACTCGGAATAATTATAATGTTGGGAATAATAATTTTTGGAAAGTAAAAATAACCCGTTGACAAAACGGGTTTTCTTTATTATATTTGTTATATGATTACTTGCTATGTTTATCCGCACACACATTTTGATGCCTTGATGAAGGCCAATAAGTGGAATGATTGTGATATTCCATCAACTTGTGCATTTATTTCCATTTGTTGTCTACCGGAAATAAAGCATAATTATCTTGAAAATGTCAAGCATGAAACCGATGAACACTGGTTCAGCGAAAATCATAGCAATGTGCTTAATATCGAATTTGACGATATTACTTGTCCTTCAAAAGAAACCGAATATGGTCTTGCACAGGGTATTACCAAAGATAATGCAAAGACTATTATAGATTTTATCGAACAGAATAAGTCACAGTCTACATGGTATATCCATTGTCGTTCTGGTAAACGCCGTTCTGTCGCGGTCGGTTTATTCATTGAAAAGTATTTGTTTGAAAAGTATGGAATACTTGTAAAAGTTATTGGTTATGCACATGGTCTTTTGCATTTCAATACTTTCGTATTCGATACTCTTTGTAAAACCGCAGGCTTAAAAAACTCAACCGTATTAGGAGAATAAAATGATCGTATCTTTCTGGTTAATCCTCGCAACTGTCCTCTGCATTTACTTCATTTGCACAGGAAAGAATTACTTGAATATCCCGAAGATTATCCTTATCTGTCTGCTTTGCTACATGTTCGCTCCGATTATTATTCTCGGACTGATCGTGTATTTCGTAGGTAAGTATTTGCTTTCTGAATAATTATGCTGCTGGAAGATAAATATCATCTTAAAAATAGAGCGTCTTATAAGTATTATAAAGATGACGTTTTAGATTTTATAACGGCATATGTAGATGTTTATCTTGATGTATTCTCAAATATAATTAATGAAAAACATTTATCTGAAGATATGGCAATACGTTATGGAATCGGTAATGCATGGTCGCATATACAGAAACATTTTAAGAATAAACCATTGCCTCCGTTAAATGAAACCATACAATATCTCAATAAATGGAAAATGGATATAATTTTAAATAATTTGAAGTAATCAGGGTTTACAAGATTAACGCATGTTGCTATATTTGCAATATGCGTTTTATTTTTACCGACATAGAAAATACCATTATCGACGATTTGGTTAACTGTAATTTTCTTGAAGAAAACTGTAAGAAGATTACAAAGCTTCTTAAGGAAGAAGATCCTGTCTGTTTTAACTTCTTCACTTGGGGCTGGAAAATGCCTACAGATGTCGATATTAACATAGTCAATTCTATGTTGGTTAAACTTGGTATCGACCCATTGAATATCGGATGTGACTGCCGGGTTATTCCGAAAAGTGCAAGCGTTCAGACAGCCATTGAAACTGGTTGGTTAAAGCAGGAAGATTTTGACCGAGCAATCGAACCTGGTATGATGAGTGAATTCGGTATTTCTAAGGTAAGCTGTTTTACTGAATTCGTTCAGATGGGTATATCGGAAACATTGCTTAAACAGGCCAATGCAACAGTTAAGGATCCTGTTGAATTTTGGCTTATCGATGATTTGGTAGAGAAAAAGGAAACTATAGAACTTTACGGCGGAAAGGTCAAGATTGTCTTGGTCAATCCTACAGAACTTTAATCGAGGAAATAACGATGCTTATTGCAAAAATCGAATACTTGCCAAAACGTTTACAGATGTTTCGTAAATATATTGAAAAATACGAATGTATGACGTTTGGTTGTTTGCCTACAGCCGAAGACAAGTTTAGTGGTTTACTTTTCTATCATGCAAATTCTGATATGCCGTATATCATGTTGCTTGATTATTTTGACCAGAAGAAACATCCTTGGGTTGAAATCTATGTAAATACTAACGCAAAGAACTGGCAAAAACAAGAAAATATACAGCTTGGTGAAAGTACCTGTATTTCAAATAACATGGGAGCTTTCATTAATGCTATCCATGAATGTAAAGAATCACCATGAAAACATTAATTTTATCAGATATACATGTAGATATTCATTTCCCTTATGCAGTAAAGCCTTCTCGTCTAAAACTTGATGACCCGAAGGCCGATGTCGTTATTGACAGTATGGACTATTTGTGGAAGTTCTACAATATTCCTATCGTTGACCGCATTATTTTGGCAGGTGATTATTCTAATGATTATCTGACGTTTTCACGCATGATTCCTTGGATTGCTGCAAAGTATAAAGAAGTTTATTTGGTTCTTGGTAATCATGACTTGGCTGTTCGTGGTTCTACACCGTCGAAATCTAACTTACCGTTCGTTTCTTCTGAAAAGAAAATTGAGGCAATGAAAATTGTCTGTGCAAAACATGATAATGTTCATATTCTCGACGGTGAAGTTATTAACGGCATTGGCGGTTGCATGGGTATGTGCGACTTCAAGTGTGAAGCTCCTACTTATGGACTTGACGCTTTTACAGCCTGGAAACGTAACTGGTTCGACGGTAAACACTGGAGATACTTCAACCAGGAACCAGGGAAAATTTGGAATCATTACGATGAAAAGATGATGAACGTCGTAACGCAGAAACCAAAAGTTGTCGTTACTCATTTTGTTCCTTATGAACTCGGAATTCCTCATGATTTCCGTAATGACCCTTGGAATTATGTATTTTATTTTAAGGGTGATAAGTTCTTTGAGGAACTTGATAATGATACCTACTGGATTTGTGGTCATGTTCACGGTAAACGTATGGCTGACTATGTTAACTCTAAGGGAAACGTAATTCATATTATATGTAACCCTTTGGGTTATCCTGGTGAAAGGATTGCGTACTGTGATTTTGTTGATTACACCGGTCCAAAGATTGAACGTTCTTCATTTCCTACAACATTTGAAGATTTTATTATAGATATTTAAGGATTAATATGCTCAGATTATTTTCTAAATTCCAAGATTATTATGATTGCACGTTAGGTTCGTTTAACGAATCTGAAGTTGTAATTCATCGTAATACTAAAGATAATTTTATTCGTTCTGGCGAAGTTGAAAGCTTAGGAAATTTCGACGGTAAGTTGGCCTATATCTTTGATGGACGTTATGGCAAGACATTTGGCCATAAGTATCTTCATATGATTGGTTTCTGCGGAAAGTGGTATTTCTTTACTGAAGAACGAGATTATTATCATATACCGGATCCTTCGACAATTCAATATTATACATTCGACGAAATCGTAAAGAGTAATCGTGAACTGTCGTTAGCCAAATTGTTTGGAATCAATAAAGAAGACCGTAATATCAATTACAAAAATCCAGATGATGTAAAATTCTGGAATTATGAGTTATTTGAAAAGTTCGGTCCTGTATTATATTTGGATGATTATCGTAATCTGACCAAATATAATGAACTTCCGCATAGGCAGCGTAACTATAATTTTGTTTCCTGGCCATGCCTGAAGGATTATCGATTCCAACTGGCGAAAGATCCATACATGGCATTATGGGAATTAGAACATTGGTATGATACTCATGCTAGACCTGACGATGCTATCGTACCTGTAGGCGACGACATTACCCGTCTGGAAGCTTATGGTTTTGACAGAAAAACTTCGTTCAGAAAAGCGAAAACCAAAAAATAATTCCTATATATAATGCATAGGTAACAAAAATGATTATTCGCAAGTACGACATTTCATCATCAAGCAAGTCACATATCGCGGCTTGTTTTGTCGTATTTTGATTAAATATCATTAATTAAAATTTACAAAAAATTTTAACAAAAAGCCGCTTACAAAAAGCGGTTTTTTTATTATATTTACCACAGAGATTAAAAATGGAAACACAAGACGTTAAAATTCCTCGATTCCGCAAGAAACCAATTACGGTAGAAGCGGTCAAAATTGCACAAGAAACTCTCCCTCTTCTTTTAGGCTGGGGTGAAGGTTTTATCGAAACCGATTATACGCTCGATTACTTTAACCATAATAAAATAAGAGTAACTATCAAGACAACTACTGGCGAGCATACAGCCATAGAAGGCGATTGGGTCGTTAAAGGTATTAACGGTCAATTCTATGCGATGCCTAACGAAACCTTCTGGGAACTTTATGAACCTGAAGATAAGGAAACAGAAGAGTACGTTATTAGATGGTAAAAATCTAAACAAAAACAATAACAATAAAACAAAAAAGGAAAATCAATATGTTCAATTTCGATTTCAACATGGGTAACACATTCAAGGGTATGTTCGGCAAGATCGACAAGGGTCTTTGCGCCCTTTCGATGAGCGGTGGCATTGCCATCAAGACCAGCAATGGTTACAAGACTTACAACATGGCGAAGAAGCGCTTGACTAACGTCACGAACTTCTGTATGGAAGCTTCTGACATGTTCTTCGTCCTCCCGACCAGCAAGGTCCAGCCGGGTGACGTCATTCTCGACCACGGCAAGCCGAAGTGCGTTCTCCGTGTTTGCGACGAAGACCGTTCGATTAAGTGCATCGACTACGAAACCAGCGAAATCCGTGAAATCGTTCCGGAACGTCACGTATTCCTCGGCAACGCTTTCTGGTACGGCAAGATTGTTTCCCTCTTTGGAAACGCTGGCCTCAAGGGTAAGGGCCTTATGGGCAAGATGATTCAGCTCATGATCATGAAGAGCATGATGGGTGGCAACGGTAACGGCAACGGCGGCGATATGTTCGGCGGCATGGGTCAGATGCTCATGATGCAGCAGATGTTCGGCGGTGGTGCTGGTAACGGCCTCGACTTCACCAACATGTTCAACCTTGACTTCGATACTGATGCAACCTGGAACACCATCGAAAATGAAGATGCTGAACTTGATGCAGAAACCGGTGAAGAAGAAGATGAAACGCCGAAGAAGCCGGCTAAGAAGACCAAGAAGGTAACTAAGTAATAAGGAGGTGTCACAATGGGTGGCGGAAGTTTTGATATGAGCTCTTTCCGTAGCTATTCCTGTAGCGTCGGAAAGGCAGTAGATAGTAGCGGTTATGTTACTCGCGGTCAGGTGTTCAAGGAAACTCGCATGGATGAATCCATGTCTCCGAAGAACGTCATCCGTGAATGTGTGAATAGCACAGAACATCCGAATACTTTGCCGGTTATTCTTGCATTCGATGTTACCGGTTCTATGGGCGATGCTTGTCGTCGTACCGCAGAAGCTCTCGGTCCGATTATGGTTAACCTCTTGAAGGAACATAAGAAGGATGACATCGAATTTATGGTAATGGGTATCGGTGACCTCGAATGCGACAATGCACCGCTTCAGGTTTCTCAGTTTGAATCTGACGTTCGTATTGCTAAGGCAATCGACAAGATTTACATGGAACATGGCGGTGGCGGAAACGCTTACGAATCGTATTCGGCTGCATGGCTGTTCGGTCTTAACCAGACCAAGCTTGATTGCTTCGATAAGCAGGGCAAGAAGGGTATTATCATCACTATGGGCGATGAACCGTTGAATCCGACGCTTCCTCGCAATAAGGTTGCTTACTTCCTCGGTGAAGAAGCAAAGGCTCAGGCCGATGTTGATACCAAGAAGCTCTATGCTGAAGCATCCAAGAAGTTCGATATTTTCCACATCTCTGTGGATGATTGGGCTACTAGCTACAGCAGCTATAAGCGCCGTATCGAAGATTCTTTCGGTCAGTTGCTCGGTCCTCGTGCAAAGGTTGCTACAATTCAGGCCTTGCCGAACATAATCGAAGCCTGCATCACTGAATCGATCGAAGGCCGCAATAACGGTGTTAACGTTCTTAACGAAGACAATGGCGTTAAGACCACCAAAGACGGTGCGATTACTTGGTAATCAATCCTAGAGGATAATAAAAAATGGTCTTCGATTTTGAAGACCATTTTTATTCCTTTTTCAATAACCAATTTACCGTAGGAAGGCAATATGACTGATGATTTCGTTATTCGCTGGGATGTAGAAAGCCCGCCGGATGAAAATAAGTTTAATATTGAAACACCGGAATATCATAATGACGTTATTTCCTGGGATGTTTCGAAAAAGCCAGATCCAAAAGAACTAGAAGAAGAAACCAAAAAGCTTGAGGAAAGGGCTAAACATAAAGTAGCTAAAACACTTGGCGATTATATAACTGATCATTTTAGTTTAGACAAAGAAGATGAAGAAGACGAAGAAGACGACTGGGATCGTTATTATCGCGAAGAACATGAAGAACTTGAACGCGAACGTAGACGAAGAGAAGAAACCGATGAATTCTTTGAACGTTTAATGGCCGACGAAAAATTAGATGATAATTACAGAGAACGTGTCCATGAATATGCGGATGAATGTGGTTGGAATCATTATCCTGGAGCATGGCGAAGACTGTTAGATTCTTATAGGTAAGTTTCCTTTCCTTAAAATGAGCAAAATGGGTTGACGAAAGTCAATCCATTTTTTATATTGTAGTCATGAAACATTTTGACCCTGAGGACAATGAGGAACATATGGCCGCACTTAAAGAGTTTAAAGAAAACCCGGAAGTGTTTATAAATCGTGCTCGTGCAAATATCGTTGTCGGCATTTGGGAAACCAAAAAGAAACTTAAGCGAATGGAATATGTCGTATACAGCAAACTCGACGGTGCTGAATGGACTATTGGTTATTTGTCGCATTTAAAAACCAATCCTCAATTTCATACTTTTTCATTCCTTCCGTTCTATGACAAACCGAATTGTCTTGTTATTAACGGAAAGGTGTTTAAAGTGGATAAAGATGTCTGGGACGATAAATTATCAGTTGACCAGATTAAAATCGCTATTAATTATCTTGAACTAATTTTAACCACGGAAGGTTTAGATGGCTAAGGGAAGAATCATTATTGGATCCAACTGGGGTGACGAAGGTAAAGGTACCGTTGTAGCCCATTATGCAAAGAACGCAACCGGTAAGGTTCTGAATGTTCTTACAAACGGCGGTCCTCAACGTGGTCATACCGTCGTGAAGGACGGTGAAGTATTTACGTTCAAGCACTTCGGTTCTGGCATGTGTTTTGGGGCTGATATATACTTCTCTAAGGACTTTATTGTCAACCCCATGCAATTCGTCAAGGAATATGCAAAGCTGGCCCAGAAGCTGCCTATGTGCAATATATACATGCATAAGGATTGCCGTTGGACGACTCCGTTCGATATGATGGCAAACCAGATTATTGAAGAGAATCGTCAGAAGTATCATCAGGAACACGGTTCTTGCGGTATGGGTATTTGGGAAACGATTGCAAGATATAGCGATAGTGTCATTATGGATTTTGCCGATTTCGCTCGCAATTTTCCGACAAACCAAAAGACATATTTGAAGTATATCCGTAGTTACTACAATACCAAGTATTTCGATTCTTATACGAATGTCGGTATTACAGCCAAATATGAAATGAGTAAGCTTGAACGAGAAATTTGGGAAAGCGACGGATTGCTTTCGCATTTTATTCAAGATGCCACGTTCATGCTTAATCATGTCAAAATCGTTTCCAATATTCCGTCCGGATATGACGAATACATTTTTGAAAACGGACAGGGATTGTTGCTTAACGACGACCCCAAGAATGTTCACACGACTCCTTCGATTACAGGTATTCAGTCTGTTTCTAAACAGGATTTGTATTTCGTTGACGATTTGACTATTCATTATGTTACTCGTCCGTATTTGACCCGCCACGGTGCAGGAAGATTTGACGAAGTTAACCGTAAGAATATTTCTGGCGATATTCAGGACGATTTGATGAATCACAGGAATAAGTTCCAAGGCGAATTTAAATACGGTTTCCTTGACATCAAGGACCTCAAGAAGCGTATCGATAAGGATTTCAGTCTCGCTTCTATGCCTGGTATTACAAATCAGGTTCTGGAAATTACACACTGCGATGAAATGGACAGAGTAAACGAATTCAAGAATCTGTTTGAAAACTATCATACGTTTGATAAGGCGGATCTTAACGGGTAAGAAAAATGTCAAAACTTGGAAGAAAACTACAAGCTAATGGCTGGTCACGCTTGCCTGATTACAGTTATATCGTCTATACGAAAAACGATATGAAAATAACATATTCTGATACTAATAATGATTATTATTACCTATCAAATGTTGACGACATGACGATTATTGCACATTCTAAGTATTTTTTAAATACTGACAATTTGACTATGCCAAATAGACATGAATTTTTTGAAATGTTTATGAAAGCTAGAAATTTTGGTCATGCAAAGTCAATCATGGATAACTATTTGCTTGAAGCAATGATTGATAAGACCCTTTAAAATAACAGGTTGACGAAAGTCAACCTTTTACTTATATTTGTATTATGCTTAACAATAAAAAGACAAAGTTCGAACAACGTTTTCAGAAAACCTATGCTGCAACTATTTGGGGTGGTCCAGATATGACGCTCGTAGGTGACCTTGCTAATTTTGCTAGTAAAAATTCGGCTACTGCTATGATGGAACGTTGGGCAGCAGAACGTGAAGAACTTCGACGCCAATATGAAAAGAGTGTTGACGAATTTATGAAGATTTTTGATTCGTTCAACATTAAATACAAAGAACTTGTTAGACGTGGTATGTATCGTGTATATGAAACACATGAATATGCTGTAAACCTTGTATTTGATGTCGGCAGTAATTTTAAAATTTCTATATTTTCTAAAGACCGTCAAAAAGAACTTGAAGTTATTGGCGGAAATATCGGTACTACTTATACCAATGATTTTAAAACCAGATTTATTACCAAGTTTTTCCAAGTTATCAATAAGGTAAAGGCCGGAAAAACTCCAGAAATTATTCTGGGTGATTTACAGATGGAAAGACTGCTTGAAACCTTGCCGGGGGATTAAATGTTTCTATATGACGTAAAGGATATTTTCGAAAAAAATGGTTTTCATCTTGATGACGAAGAAGACGAACATGACAAGTTTTTTCTCGATTGCTGTAAAGATTATTACGATGCAGCATTTGAAAACAAGTATGGCGATGAATTAGATAAGATTGAAGAAACGGTTGATAAGCATTTTAACGAATTCGCTAGTAATTGCAATTATCGTCGTGCTAAGCGTGTCAAGGAAAATACTCGTCGTATGGCTGAACTTGACGACCGTATTGAAGAAACTAGACAAAAAATTGCGGATATTAATGCCCGTATCAATATGATTAACGGGTATATGGAGCATGAACGTAAAAAAGAACAGCCGTTTATGCTTACTGTCGATGATGATAAGCCGAAAACAAAAAAATCCAAGGATAAGGAAAAGAAACCGGAAGAAATGACACTTCTGGAAAAACTTAACCAAAGAAGCGATGCTGGAATTTTGGCTGATAAATTCACGAATTTTTTGTCAGTGAACAGTTTACAAAAGTAAAATATTTTTCTATATTGTAGCCAGAATTTTATGAGGAAAATAAAATGAATAAGTTAATTAAGGCAATTCTGGCTGTTTTGGGGGTTACACTAGTTGGAGGTGTAATTGTTAAGGAAAGAAACACGCTGGCGGACCTGAGAAAACAACTCTGGAATATCCGTTGGTTTGAACAGCCAAAGAACGAATGCAAAAAATAATTTTACATTTCACTATAGGATAATTTTCTATCTTTAACAACGTAAAAGACAAAATTAATTCTATAAGGAAAATTTATGAAAGAATTGACAGAAAATGTGGTTAAGTGGACCAAGGAAACCTTTGACAAGCTCGGCATGACCGATATGGTTTTGGGTGTTTCTGGTGGTAAGGATAGTTCTGTAGCTGCGGCTATTGGCTGGCATGCACTCGGTAAGGACCATGTTCATGGTATTTTGCTCCCGTGCGGCATTCAGAAGGATATTTCTGATTCCTATAAGCTTGTTGACCATTTGGGTATTGATTTTGACGTTCAAGATATTGAAACGCTTGTTAAGGAATCTCTCGCTTTGGTTCCCGGTGCTGACAAATCCTATGATGCCAAGACCAATGTTGGTGCACGTATTCGTACTAATCAGATTATGGTCACCGCTCAGACTAATGGTTGGTTGATGGCCAATACTTGTAACCGAAGCGAAAACGTTGTCGGTTATGCTACACTTTGGGGTGATTCCTGTGGTTCTTTTGCACCGCTTGACATGTTGACTACCGAAGAAATTATCGAAATTGGCGATGACCTCGGTCTTCCGTATGAACTTACTCATAAGACTCCTATTGACGGTCTTCAGCCGCTTACTGACGAAGATAAGCTCGGTTTTACTTATCATGAAGTTAACGAACTCATCCGTAAGGGTGTTCATGGTCCGAACTATGATAAGATTATAAATATGTACAATAAGAACAAGTTTAAGCTCGAAATGATTCGCATCAATCATTTTGACCCGAAACGACCGGACTTCTTCCTGGAACATTTCGGAATCTAGTATTTATTGGGCTCGCCTGGTTTCGATTGGGTGATGAATATATTAGTTGCAAGCCGTGGTCTCAGACGAGGGAAAACACACGTTAAAAAGTCTGAAAACAATAATTGCTAATACATACGCAATGGCTGCTTAATCAATAGCAACCCTGGACCTATATCGTTCGCCCGTTGGGTGTAGAGTCCAGTCGCAAATGGGCTAGGAAATAGTTAAGTCTGTCTATTATTTCCGAAAATCACAGGCTAGTTTATACCGACGCCGACCTTCAGGGCATAGGTATGACAAATAAGTAAATTCGAAGGGAAAGCTTGTAGGAACGGATATTGAAGTTATTCAAGACTTGGGTTCGACTCCCAACGGGTCCATTAAAATTTAAAAAGGAAACATACTATGGAAGAAAAGAAACTTCATTCTCTAATTACCACACTTCTCAAGATGGCTATCGAACAGGAAAAGGCGGGTAAGTATAATCAAGTTATTATGGCACTTCTTGCGGCTGAAGGTATTACTAATGCTGTAATTATGGACCATCATGGCGGTCAGGTTGTATCATTCACCAATGCTGATGGCGGAATAGTTCTTTTGGGTGACTAATATGTCTTTAAAGATTGTTGATTGGACAGACCCGATTAAAACCCAAGTACATGGTTTGATTGACGAGCTTTTTAAAGCTGGTATACCATTTGAACTTAGGCATTCATTCGGTTATAATTCTTATGATGAAGAAAAAACCGATGATGACCGTATCGAAATGGTTTTGTTTAAACGCCGTTTCGTTATAGGTTTGGAAAAGCCGATGTTCTATATGATTCATGACCACTTGGGTGACGGTTGTAAGCGTGTAATTGACCGAATCGATTTTAAAACATTCGAAGAATTACATGATAAAATTGCAGAAATTGCAAGTGAATAAAATTTAGGGTTGGCAACGACCCTATTTTTTATTATATTTTATCTTATGAGTAAATATCCTATTTCAGACGAAAAGATGTTGGAACTTCTCAAGAAGTACCCGTTCTTGAAACATCGTAAATTCTGGGCACAGAATCCAACCGATGTTTATGACAATGATAAGGACAATATCGAGCACAACAAGTATAAAATCTGGGATAATACTGGTTGGGAAGATCTTTGGAAGAATCGTTATCTTCCGAGATTATTCAAGCTTTATGACACTTGGGATGATGAAACAAAGTCCAGATTCTATATTACCGATATTAAAGAAAAATATGGTAATTTAAGAATCTATACTTCATTCAGTACCAGGGATCACCTTGAAAGTATCGCTATGGACCTTTCTATGTATACCTGTGCAGAATGCGGAAAAGAACCGAGGACTGAAGACGGTAAGCGAGTCATTTGGACTACTGGTGGTTGGATTACTAATCTTTGTCGTGACTGCGTGCGAAAGTACGTTCTTGAAAATGCTGTCGGTGAACTTCCTGAGGAAGATATTCAACGTTATGTCGATAACATGAAACATGTTCAAGAAACACCGTTCGGTTATCTTGAATGCTGTGGTGATGTTACGAAGAAAGTTACTTATAAGGAAACTCCTGATAACTGGCTTGAAATTGATAAAGAAGAAATCGTAACTAAGGATGAAACACCCAATAACGGTATGGTAGAATAATGTCTTGGCTATATGAGAAAACTTCGACGATTCTCAAGAAAGATATAAGGGTTATCGATACCCAGGTTATTAACTTTTATATCGTCAAAACAAAATACAAGTTTTTGTTTCTTGAATTTTCGAGTAAACAGCTGCGTTCAGACTATGACCCTAAAAAGGTTGACGAAAAGGACCAGTATAAAATTACAATGGCAGTTAAATCTGCGGCCTACAATATTCTATCCAATAACGCAAAGCTAATGACAAATCATATCGAGGAAAATTAATTTATGAATATCGATGTAACAAAAAATACCAAAATAATCCCGATTAAGGCTATAAAGAAATATATCAAAGATAAGTTTCCTATGCTCGGTTTTTATCTTGGCGATTATATCGTTTATAAAAATGTAAAAATGGAATCATTTATTTCCGATGCGTTCTATGACGATATTATTCCGTATATTTGTTTTGGCGAAGTAGAAACTATCGGTGAACTTAATTGGGTTACTATTGCCGATATGTATGACCGCGTTCGTATTCCGCTGGCATATAATTCTGAAAATCAACGTACTGCTATCTTTACAAAGATTGATAAACTTCTTACAGCGGATTTGAATAAGATAGCTCTCGCGTTTGAAAAAGAATACAAGCGTATTGAAAAACTTAAAAATATCACTTCTAAAAATAAGAGGTAATAATGGTTGACAATTTTGATTTAGTAGCAAAATATCTTAGAGATCTTGAATTAACGGAAACTATTTCAGGTCAAAGAACCGATGGCGATGTTTGGTATGTTCAGCTTCTTCGTCGTCAGTCGGATGACCCGATGATTAACGGTGTTCCGGATCCGGCTTATCATGGCAACATGCATAGCCGTTCACTCAAGGACTACCTTATTCATTCCGCAGACCATCTTCTTGAGCTCAAGAATGAAATGGTTGCTCTCTGTAAGGTCCAGAACGTACGAGCCTATATTCGACTCAATAAGCGTACTTACCGCGGTATCGCTATCGAAGCTCTCGATATGCTTGTAAAGCAACTTAAGAGCGATACTTTTGGAAGTCCATATCACATGATTGCTTCGGCAAACGGTTCAGTTAACAATGCCGGTGACCACAAGACTTGGGTGGTTGACCTCGATAAGGAATACATTCCGTTCGAATCTGATATTGTTAATATGATTTGTGCATGTGAACCGCATAAGTCGAATATTGAAACATTACAGAATCTTTCGGCTATTACTTTCGAAGAAGCTAAGAAGCATCATATCGAGAAAAACTTCTTTACGCTTCCGACAAAATCTGGTAAGCATATTATCGTTCGTCCGTTTAACTTAGCCGCTTTCGGCAGGTCGTGGCAGACTTATGTTCTTGAAAACAAGATTACTGCTCCGCTTCCGCAAGTAAAGAAAGAAAATGCGGACCCTGATCCTATGTATCACTTTAGCCTTACAGGTATGTATTTGAAGCATGCTGATGATTTTGCAAATCTCGCTAAAGGTGTTTGTAATGACGTTACAGTTGATGTTATCGACAAGAATAAGACTATTATCCATGTCAGTAAGTTAGACTTTGACGATTTCAAACAGCTTTGGCACCAACACTGTCTCAGCAAGGGTATCTGGATGAAACAAATGGATATACACCATGACAACCCTACAATCCTTTACGTACCGTAAAGAAAAGAAAATCCAAATTTTAAAGCACCTATGAAAATAGGTGCTTTTTCTTTTTTACTATATTTAACCTGACATTCGAGCCTTAGTCCTCGGAACGAAATCCAATCCAATGGTATTATCGGTAGAGGCTAAGCCGCTGTATACTTTGAAATCGGAAGTATACGTTAAAGGCGATTCGATTATCGAGTATAGCTTAGCAAACTATACACTTGCCGCCATGGCTGAACACTATGTAGCCTGAGTACAGGATGACCGACCAGTAAGAGTGTTCATAAGTCCCCCAGATTGACACGCGAAACTTTATGCCAAAAGTAGAGTAGCTGTGTTTAGTCTAGTGATTCCTGCTAGGCTAGATCTCTCCGTTCAACATTATCCAAAAGATAGTAATAACATAAAATAAATACAGTATGAAAGAAACAATACATGAATACCTAAACAATAAAGTACCTAGCTTTATGATTAATGAAAAGAAAAATAACTACCACTTCAAAATTATCAAGCCTTGTAATACCAAGGGTGAATTTAACAAAATTGAAAAATGCAAGAATTCTATTTTTCTTGCTGGACCATGCCCTCGTAAGGATTATTCCGACGACTGGCGATATGAAGCCTTCGACCTTCTTGAAAAGATTGGATTTACCGGAACTGTATTGACTCCGACTAATGAAAATTATCAGAAGATTATCGGTACTGATGCTCTAGGTCAGCAAACCTGGTGGGAACATACGGCTATGTCTACGGCTACCGCTATTGTATTCTGGATTCCTAGAAGCAAGGAACATCCTGCTCGTACTACCAATATTGAATTTGGCGAATGGTTTAAGAAACCAAATACTTTCTTTGGCTGGCCGAAAAATGCGGAACATAACGAATATATTGCTGTCCGTCTCAAGGAAAATGGAAAGAAATACGAATCTACTCTTTATAAGACCTTGAAGAATGCGGTTGACGCCACCAAGCGTAAGGGTACGATGTATTTTACATCCGATACTCATTTCAGCCAGGAACGTACTCTTAATTATTCCAGACGTCCGTTTGTCAACGTAGACGAAATGGATCTTGAGATGATTTCTAACTGGAATAAGAACGTAACCATGCAGGACACGGTTGTTCATTGCGGTGATTTCGGCGAATTCGAACGTTGTAAGGAAATTATCAATAACTTGAATTTCAAGAAGCTTATCTGGGTTTGCGGTAACTACGAACGTAGGGATTACGACAAGTATAAGAAGCTCGCCAAGGGTATCGAAAATGTCGAATTCGTAGATTACTACACATTTACTGCGAATAAGAAGAACTATCTCTGCGTACATGAGCCTATCAACCCTTATGTTGTAGAAGCAGATAAGAAATTCGGAAAGGATAAGTATATTACGTTGTTCGGACATATCCATGGCAGAAACTTTGCAAAGACTAACGGTTTTGACCTTGGTATCGACTATCACCGTTATGCTCCGATTTCTTTGGAACAGGTAGAATGGTTCCGTAACGCCATGCAGTATTGGGACATCAATGTCCATACCGGTGCGGTAATGCAAGAACCGTCGAAATAAAATTATAAATAAAGCGAATACGAGAAGTTTTGGCCGTTATGCTTCGACGGCCGAAACCGGATTCACGAAAGTTCGGAATTCGGTATAACAATGGAAGCGAACAGGGACACGGAAACCGGTCCCAAAGGATAAATAAAATGAACGAATTATTTAACGTATTTGATTCTCTTTTCACACCATTCTTGACAATGCAGGGATATAATCCTGTCGAAGAAACCATGAAGAAGATTACTCTTCCGGTAGATATGATTGTCGAAGAAGACGGTACGAATATTATCAGGTTGGCAATTCCTGGCAAGACCGAAAAGAACGTAAAGCTTACAAAGCAGGTCAAGGATGGAGTCAATTACTTGATTTTCGACCTTCAGGAAGACGAACAGACAGAAGATGAAAAGAAGGCTGAAGAGGAAAAAGCCAGCAAGCGTCTAGTCGAAATCAAAAAGATTAAGATTACTAAGCATGGCGCATGGAAGATTCCTAACACGGTCGACCTCGACAAGCTCGACGCTGTTATCGAAAACGGTCTTTTGACCATTACGATTCCGGCAATTCAGAAGACTGAAGAGGAAAAGCCGTTCGAATTCACCATTCGTAGCAAGTAATTTCTGAAATAACATATTAAATAAAACTAGGCATTGACAAAGTGCCTAGTTTTTATTATATTTAGTGTATGAAGATTGTAGAAGCAGAACTTAAACATACGTCCGATGTATCTACGAAGGCTGAAAAAACTTCCGAAAATCCATGGGATAGCTTTGACTGGCGTAAATGGAAAGAATTTCCTCGCTGGGATATTGCAAAGATTGAAGTAGATGAAAAGGAAAATCTCGAAAAGATCCTTGCAAAGCTTAAGGATAACGTTATCTGTAAGGGTACATGGTCTGGAAAGCACCATATCACATACTGGAAACATTATAACACTGCTGAAGAATATGCGGAGGATAATCCTTAATGAGCGGTGTAGAAATTTTTGAACTCGTAACTAAATTACTAACGCTAACAATTCAGCTGTCTGTTTTAATTCCGATGGTTTTAACATCTTTACATGACCGTATGTTAGAAAAATTGGCCGATCAGCTGAATGATTTATTTGTTAGTATGAAGGATAATGATCTTCCTGAAAACTGTTCAGTATATGTCGACAAACGTTATAAATGTTCAAAATGGTTTTCTCGTTCATTTAATTTCCAGATAAAGGTTTTATATAAGCCGAACGATGATAAATTGAAAGAATATCTATATTTTGATACTGAGACCGCTCGAATCTGTACGGTTTATCAAATTAGGAAAGCCAGAAAAAGACTTACCAATGTAGATGCTTTTGATTATTGTAAGTTTGCAAGCGAACAGTATACTAACGAAATTTTACAGAATATTTAATATGAAGAACATTGAATGGTTGAAACCAAGTAAAGCTGGCCTTTGGTATTTTATCTGCGGAGTATTCGGTATTGCTCTGGTATCTAGTGCAGTTTTGATTACAATAGCCAGTAAGTCAGAAAATGATGTTATTAGAACTATTGCGATACTACTTGCCATTGGTACTGTAATCGGCGGTGGTTTTGCCGTAGCTAATTGGTTTAATATCCATGACGGAAAACTAAACGTCATAGGTAACGACCTTATCGAATATTTTACTTGGAGTTATTGTAATAAATATCCGGATATATGCGATAGACTGAAGTTCGCGCTCAAGTTTAACAGTAATGTAGTATTTTTGAATTTTACATTAACTACATTATATAACGGTATTCCGGTTGAAGTATTTGAAAGCGGGAACATTCTCAGCATGAAAAAGGCCCAGGTATTGTTGGACGAATTGAAAGCAAAAGATTTAGTCAAACATGAGGTCATCTGTTATAATAAATATTTAGAAAAAGTCATAGATAAAAATTTGTGAGGAAAATATGGTAGAAACATTAACTGAAAGTATGGAACGTAAAAAGGCTAATCTTGAAACAGCCAATAATCGTTTGAATACATTACGTGAACATTATAATGAACAGTTTGAAAAGCTTTCGACTGTTAAGGCACAGCATCCGGATTATATTAGTCCGTCTTTTGTTTTCCTTCCGTTTGAAGCAATTCCGATGAAGGCTATAAAGGACGAACTTGACCAGAAGATGGTTTATCTGGACGACGCGTCACGTCATTATGTTCAGCTTATGAACGAATATGAACGGGTTAAGGATAAACATCCTGAACTGTTCGATAAGTGCGGACGCTTGGTTTAATAAAACGGGTTTACAGCCCGTTTTATTTTTACTATATTTAGGTTTATGAAGCAGGATGAAGTTATTGAACTATTTACCAAGGGCAAAAAGATTTTAGGCCAGTATGTAAATGGTAATCATAGAACTATTCTTTATGAAGATGGTTCAAAGTTAAAAGAAACTGGTTATTATATCAATGAAATGAATTCTGACGGTAAAAGAGTTAACCGTTGGGTAGATGTCGATACAGACCATATGACTTATGAGTTCTGTGAGAATTTTGATATTAAAATTACGGATGTATGTAATGGCGGTTGTAAATATTGCCATGAAGGTTCGACGATTAACGGAAAACATGGTGATTTGAAAAGAATTGAACCGATGATTAAAACCTTACAGCCTGGTACCGAAGTCGCTATCGGCGGCGGAAATATTTTCGAACATCCTGACTTGATTTGGTTCCTCGAGCTTTTGAAGAAACAAGGAATCATTACAAACATTACGGTTAACCAGCAGCATTTGAAACCGTTTAAAGATACTCTCATGAAGATTGTATCTGAAAATCTTGTAAACGGTATCGGTGTTTCTGTAACCGATTCCAGTAAAAAAGAAGATTTTGAATTTCTTGATACTTTGGGTAATAATGTCGTTCTTCAGTTCATTGCCGGTATTTTTGAAGAAAAGGATGTAGACGTAATCAAGAACAGAAAGATTCTGTTCCTCGGTTATAAGGATCTTCGTCGTGGACATGAACATAAGTTTAAGAATTACGAGAAGATTGAACGGAATATCAACTGGCTAAAGGATGTGCTCCATTTGCTCACATTCAAGGCACAGACCATTTCTTTTGATGACCTAGGTATTTATCAGGTTAATCCGCAAAAGGCCGTACGGACTAACCAGGCAACATGGAATACGCTATTCCAGGGTCATGACGATGATACGATGGACGACATGTATAATATTACCTGTTCTACCATGTATATCGACGTACCGAATATGCAAGTAGCCAGAAGTTCTACCGCACCTATGGATAAGCGGTGGTCGTTTAATGGCGATGAAAATATCAGAGAACTTTTTAAACTGTCTATTAAAAAATGCTAGTTTTAGTTACTAAAGACGTATATTTTGGTTTAGAAGATAAACGCGGAAAAGAGTTATTTCGTGTTTGTTATCCACTGTTGGATAATTTTGAAAAATTATTTAATGCAATGTCACGTAATTTTCATGCCGGGTCTTGGGCAATAAGTGGCCTAAAAAATATAGATGATAGGTCATACGAGCATTGGACTGTATTTGAAAATACAGATTTCAGCAGGTCGTTATTTCTTTCGATAGAAGGAAAGAAGTATTTGCATTTTGAAGACTTGTTTAATTACAATAAAGAACTTTGTGAAAAGGCATATTATAAACTCAGTAATATTAAAACACTTTTACAGATTGAAAGTAATTTAAAATGATTGGTTGGAATTATAGCAAAAACGTTTATGTAGCCTATTTTCTTAAAAATAATGAATATAGGGTTTATTATCCGTATTGGGGAGACACCAATCTTAGTATACATACCCTTGAAGACTATAACGGTAAAAAATACCTATCCGTATATGGAAAAGAAAAAATAAATGATTCGTGGTATCAAACTTGGACATATTATAATAAGTCCGTAATGAACGACCTATATTTGTGTGTCCTAGGAAAGCCCTGTGTAAATCTTGCTTATATTTTTGAAAATGAAAGAGTACCTGAGCGTGTAATGGCTAAAATAAAAAACGTTGAACTTGTCGATATGCTCGATAAATTGGGATAAAAATATGACCGATAGTGAAATTCATTATGCAACTGCAGAAATCCAGACTTTTGTGGATTTCAAGAAAAGACGATACTTGAGTTGCCGTGCTTCTGACCGTATGAAGCTTTTAACTCAGCTGGCCGAAGCAGGTTTTAATGTTATCGACGAGGCCATTGCATACCCGCTGATGGTTCTTAACGATAACGGTTGTAAAACAAAATTTTCATGTGGAGGTCATATTGGCGCCTCCAAAAATATGTATATTATGTTTTATGATTTGGATAAGGAAATTGAAAAACGATTTGATGATTCAAAGATTTGGCAACGTGAAGAAACTCCGTTAAATACCGTTTATCGTGCGCATTATAAAAACTACGGTGAATGGTTGGCGTCATTAAATGTTCTTTACGATATTGTTAAAGATAAGAAACATGAATTTACTCCATATTCCGTTGTTCAAGTCGAATTTAAAGACGGGCATAAAAGGTTCGATATTATTCCAGACAGTGAACTTTCAACTAAGTATGAAAATATAGACCTAAACGAAGTTTATTCAATCTATGTAATTTAAAGTGAGGAAAAGATGAAAACTCTTAGAGTTGGTGTGTTTGAAACAAATAGTTCGTCTCAGCATGAAATTTGTTACCCGTGTGCGAGCGCATACGCGAACCTTCATGTAGAACCTTGCACTATCAAAGTAGAAGGTTCCGGAAACTATGACTGGGGTTATGAGGTATTGGAAACCCCTGCTGAATTGTTGGATTACTGGCTTGTAGCTGTCAGTATGGATGGCGGTCTTTCAGACTGTTATGAAACTGAAAAAGATAAGGTTATCGAATATTTTGCTTCCAAGCAGGTTACATTGGTTCTTCCTGAAACAACTGAAGGTATTTCAGGTTATATTGACCATCAGAGCGTTTATCGTGCAACAATGCTTGGCGCATTCATTCGTGACCCGGAAGCTTTGTTTAATTTTGTATTCTGTCCTGAATCCAAGATTATCATTGATAACGATAACCACTAAAAAATTTTCCTTTTAGGGGTTTACAAAAGAAAAAGTTTTTGCTATATTATATAGCGAAAATTAAAAAATAAAAACTATATATAATATCAAAAGGATAACAGAAAAATGTTAAGGTTCGTTAAACAAGTAAAACAGATAAGAAAACAGCAAGTTGCTGTGTGTTTTGCTATGGGTAGCGAATAGACGATAAGTTTCACTTTATCTGATTAGACGGTTCCTGTAGCAATACAGGAACTGTTTTTTATATACTGGGGTATCGCCAAGTCTGGTTTAAGGCAACGGTCTCTGAAATCGTTATTCGGGAGTTCGAATCTCTCTGCCCCAATTACTTTGGATCTATATGTCAATAGGTAGACGAGGAGACTTTTAATCTTCGGATTCCAGTTCGAGTCTGGATAGGTCCACGAACAGTGAGAGAGCTACTCACTTTAAACAAACTACATTGGCATACTCCCTTGGACCGGTCTTATAAACCGGCCCGTAGCAAACACCAGGGCGGTCCGGGAAGGTTCGACTCCTTGTATGCCGATATTTTGCCCGGGTCCGTTAATAGGATCAAACGAGCGGACTTCTAATCCGCACCTGTGAGTTCGAGTCTCACCTCGGGTACTAAATTATTGAGGCGTTGCCTAGTCCGGTGAAGGCGCGGGACTTTGAATCCTGTACGGTTAATGACACATCGCTGGTTCAAATCCAGCCGCCTCAATTATATGGATCTGTAGCTCAGTTGGTTAGATGGCAACATCGTAGAGCAATCGCCTTTTAAGCGATGGGTCGCGAGTTCGAATCTCGTCGGGTCCACTAAAAAGGGTTGACGAATGTCAACCTTTTTATTATATTATAGAAAAACTTTAACAAAAGGAAAAACTATGGCTTCAGCAGAACGTCAGGCACATTGGGACAAACTTTATCAGAATATCGTCGATGCAGTAAACGCTCATCCTGAACAGGTCAATACGCGTGAATGGAACCGCTTGCAGGCGCTTCGAGCTAAGAAACCGGACCTTGATATGGATGCATATTGTATTATGCACCGTACTGAACTCTTTACGCCGGAATCTCAGGATGTAGCATTTACAGATACTGAATTCAATACTATTAAGGATGAACTCGCGAAGTATTCCACTGTCGAAATCTGTGAACATATGGAAAAGGATGAAACGACGCGTGATGACTTGAAGATTCGCGTTCGTTTACCGGATAAGAGCTTCAAGGTTATCTGGTATCTGAAGATTAAGGATATTTTCAGTGGAAAAATCACGTATAACCAGTTGCTTCCGAAGATTCAGAAGGAATATTCTGGTTTTGATGCTCTTGTAGCTGATATTCAAGATACTGTTCTTAATGCAAAAAATCCGTTTTAGGAGTTAATATGACCGGTCAAGAAAAACTTCATGAATATAACGAAGCACTTCAAGAAGCTAACAAAGCCCAAGCTAGAGTTAATGTCGTCGAAAATGAATTGCGCCAAATGGTACATTCATTTTTTGCTGATTGCCGAGGCGGTTGGTATTTTAATAGCATGAAATACGGCGAAAATACAACCGAACTTTGTGTGGAAGAAGTAATCATGGGAGAAGGAGAAGATTATTGTTTTCCTGTTCCTACTTCTATTATCCTGAAGTATCTTGACGGTAATACTGAAGAAGCTACTAAGGAATTCCAAAAGTGGCATAAGGGATATTGGGAGCAGAAGCGTCGCGAAGAAGAAGAGCGTGAACGTCAAGAAGAAGAAGCGTTAGCTAAAGCTGATGCTGAAAAAGAATATAATTTGTTTCTTAAGCTGAAGCAAAAGTTCGAAGGAAACTAGAATGAAATTTAGGATTATTTCTGTAGATTATCTTTCCAAGTATGACGATGATTTCAGGTTTAAAAACATGCATCATGGAAAGGAACCGTATTATGTTGTACAGTACAAGAAGGATCCGTCATTCTTTGGTCTGATTAAACCGGATTGGAAAAGCGTATATTATAATGCTGAAGAACTGGCTAAAAAATATGACTTTACTGTGATTGCATTGGAATCTGTAGGCAGTATTTACGATGAAAAGGATATACTAGTTCCTAATATGCATTATGCAAAGCATTTGTTATCGTTAGTCAAGCGAAAGTTTGGCTATGACCCAGTTGCTTCCAAGTTCAAGGTCGTTTTACAGGAAGAAGATGAAATTAAAGATCCCAATTCTTTGGCCGATAAGTATACAGATTTAATTGACGAAGATTAGGTAATTTATGGTAGAAAAACGAAAAAATCGCTGGGGAGTACCTAGCCAGTTTGAAAATATAAATGGTTACATAAATACTCTTGTTTCTTATTTGAACTTTAATAATGCCATGGTTAAAGATAAGTTCGGCGAACGTTCTGAAGAAATCATGAATGTATTGAACGAAGTAAAGGCATGGTTGAATGTAGAATCTGATATTGTTCATAAAGAAATCATAAGTGTCTTTGAGAAAAAGGGTTGACAATAGTCACCCTTTTTTCTATATTATGGACATAACCAAAAGGAACAACACATGTTTAACTTCTTCAAAAAGAAAATTTACAATCTTCATACTTTCGAATCTCTCAATGAAGATATGAAACGTAAGGAAAATTTCTATTACGACGTAGAAAATGAATGTGTCCGTATTAAGGGTACTGATATTTTTGAAGAATTGAACGAACTTACGTTTAAGTCTGTAGATGCGGATAAGCCGGATTATAAGACTAGTGAGTTCATTGTCGGTCGTCCGATGGCTGATTTCCATTGGCTTAATACTACGGGTACGGTTTTTATTGACGACAAGCTTACTGATCACGGTAAGGAATGTGCTCTTGCTATTATTAACGGCATTACTGAAAAGGCAGAAGCTTCAATCAAGCGTTGTATTGAAATCTATAGAAAGAATAAGGATTTTGTATTTAACCCGACTCTTGCAACACAGCGCGGTGAAACTAACTATGTTTTTGGTAATTGCATTAAGACCAATGAAATTAAGGATTATTTTGAATTCCTTGAAGCTAAGTGTCCGTTAAAGTATTTGCCTGAATATAAGAACTATGTGCTTAAGCAGTTTAAGCTGGATGAAGGTGCAAAATATGAATATGATACGATTCGTGTTGTTGAACCGTATATGAACTGGCTTGAAAAAAACGAGGCACGCCTTGACGCTGAAGCAGCACGTGATGCGGAAAACAAGAAGTGTGAAGATATTTTTGAAATGATTAAGAAGGCTTAACGATGAAGAAGTTTTTAAGAATTTTGGGCGAAATCGTTTTAGTCAGTGTTGTTTTTGTGGTTATTGGTTATTCCTTAAATGGATGTGATGTTCATCCACAGGGACTTTTGGAATCCGATATGGGCAAGGAACGTCTCGATATTTTTACGAATGGAGTGTTTAAACATGTCTGTATCGGAAAGCATGAAGTAGTTACTGTCGGTGTAACCAATGTAACTAACTTTAAATGCAATGACGGTATGGTTGTTAGGAATATAACGAATTATGTCTTACGTTGAAGACAATAAGAAATTATTAGAAAGTTTACCTGAAAATACCAAGTTTGTTCATACTCCTGGACAGACTTGGTATAGTTTAGATAAGGAACCGCATGACTATATGTTGGGTAAGATGTTATGGGTTCTTTATAAAGACGGAAGCTATGATTTACGTGCAGTAGGTAGAGCCTATTATGACGATGGTCATTTTGACTGGACTTGGGTAGAAGATACCTGTTATGATAAGGATTCTGACCATGAACCGTGGGATTCTGTAGCTTTCTGGACATTTTTACCGAAAGTGACAAGATAGAGGAAAAATATGCAGAATGATGAATTGAAAGTAGCTCTGAAGGAACATTTGAAGTTTAAGCTTGTTTCTGAAAGAACTATGAAAGAAATGCCTGATTTTTTTCTTGGAAAAACTGTTGAAGATGTAACTCAAGAAAAAATTCAGCTTTTATTTGATAATGAACTCATTACGGATGTCGTTGTATCTGAATATATTACACCTGGTACATTCCATGGTAAAGTTCAGAAAGTTGTTAATGACGACACACCAGTTTAAGGAATTTTTATGTTAGATATACAGGGAAAATATAATACAGCTAAGGTTTTTACCGATAACATCGATAATGCTGCATATTCACAGATTTTGAATATGATGTGTCAATGTTGGGCAAGGGATGTTAATGTCGCTATCATGCCTGACGTGCATGCGGGTAAGGATTGTACTGTCGGAACCACTATGACTATCAAGGATAAGGTTGTTCCTAATCTTGTTGGAGTCGATATTGGTTGCGGAATGTTGGTTGCAAAGCTCAAGGATAAGTTTATCGAATTTGGTAAGCTCGATAAGGTTATCAAGGAAAAGATTCCGTCCGGTAAGGAACATCGTACTAACCGTCACCGTTTCGGTAATGAATTCGATGAAAAGTTTGAACAGCTTATTGCAGATGTTCGCCGTGAAGAGCTTTTATCTATAGGTTCACTCGGCGGAGGCAACCATTTCATTGAAGTAGATAAGGACGACGATGGTGCTTTCTATGTTGTTATCCATTCCGGTTCACGCCATTTGGGCGTAGCTACTTGTGAATACTGGCAGAATATCGCAATCAAGGATTGTGCTGATTTGACAGCCATTCGTGGTGCCGAAATTGCTAAGTATAAGAATCAAGGAAAGACTGATGCAGAAATTAAGGAACTCATGAAGGATTATGACCATTTCTCCGTTCCTAAGAATTTGTCTTATTTGACTGGTGAGCACATGGAAGGTTATCTGCATGATATGGAAATTGTCCAGCAGTTTGCAGTTATGAACCGTGCAGCCATGCTTGATGTTATCGTCAAGGAAATGGGATTCAAGGTTGTAGAAAAATTTGAAACTATCCATAACTATATCGACCTCAAGAATATGATTCTCCGTAAGGGTTCTATTTCTGCACAGGAAGGCGAACGTGTCATTATTCCGATGAATATGCGTGATGGTTCTTTGATTTGCGTCGGTAAGGGAAATCCGGAATGGAACTATTCTGCTCCTCATGGTGCCGGTCGTTTGATGACTCGTGCAGATGCCAAGAATTCTATTTCCATGAAGGATTATAAGGAAGCAATGAAGGGAATCTTTACCTCTTGTGTTTCTTCTGCGACTATCGATGAGTCTCCTATGGCCTATAAGCCGATGGAAGAAATCATGTTGAATATTGAACCTACTTGTTCTATCGAAAAGATTATCAAGCCGGTTTATAATTTCAAGGCTGCATTCTAATGGATGAAAAAGATAAAGAAATTGAACTGTTAAAACACCAGTTGAATCGCTTGCGTTGTTTTATGTGGTTGCATAAGACAAATGTCAAGACTAAGCGAAAACTATCTAATATCGAAATTTGGGAATATTTCGATAAGAAGGATCCTAAACAACTGAAAAGGTAATCAAATGCAAGAAATATTATTAACAGAAGAAGAAAAGCGCCGTATGGATGAAGTTATCGAGGAATACGGTAAAGAGCTTCAGGCTGAAAGAGAACGACTGAAACCAAATGTCGATACTCTTAAGAAACGTTTGGAACTTGAGTTTCCTACAAAGATTTCTCAGGTATATTCAAATGCCGTAAAGCTTGATTTCGGACACGGTTATGATATTTCTGTATTTGTTCATGAAGACCATCCGTTTGAATATACATGGAATATTAACGAACAATATGATAACGGTGTTGATACCTATTGTATTGGGAATGTCGAAGATAGATATTATTCTATGCCTGAACTTATCAAGTTTCTTAACGCTATAAAGGATTGGCTATGAGTTATAGTTTTAAAAATATGTTTTATATTATTGGCGATCATTTTCGTCATTATAGTTCGATATATATTATAATTCTGGGTATTGCCGTATTGAACGGTGGTCTCGCATATTATATCAACTATAAGATTGATGAAGATAGTAAGTATGATATGTACCAGATTTGCCCTAAATATAGCGGTAATCGCTGTACATTGTTACCTACGGCAGACTGGGAAGAAGAAACTGTTTTTGGCGTTGGCAGCACTTGTAGGTTTTATAACAAACATGACCCAAGTCAAATCAAAGTATTCCAATATTCAACAACTAAAAAGATAATTTCACAAAACTATGTGAAGTAAAGTGGTTTTAATATGAGACGTTTATTTATTATTCGAAAAGATTTACATCTTACAGGTGGTAAACTGGCCGCCATGATAGGGCATTGTGCAGAATGTTACTGGATGAATCTTATCAAATCTGGAAACAGACCATTTAATGACGGTCCCGGTACTTTGGTATCGATAGTTATCGACAATGATATAATGTCAGATTATATTAACGGTATCTTCACGAAGACTATTTGTGAAGCAAAGAACCTTAATCATTTGATGAAGGTTGTTGATATTGCTAAAGAACTCGGTCTTGTTGAAGGTACTGATTATGGTTTTATCGACGATGTATGTAAGACTGAACTTACTCCGGAATTTACTGATGAAAACGGTGTTGGTCGTTGTCGCGTAGGAATCTGGTTTAAACCGTTGTCGGATGAAATCAGCCATAAACTTAGTAAGAAATACCAGCTTTATAAGGATTAAAATGAAACAAATCGGAATAACAGAAACGTTTGACCCATGTTTTGTTTCTGATTGGGAAGTAAAACTCTTAGAAGCAAATATCATTATTTCTAAAGAACTTTCCGATGAAATGATTGAAAAGTTACTCATCGTCCAAGATAGGGTAATTTTTCATCATACTGTTACAGGACAAGGAAATTCTGTTCTTGAACCAAACGTTAAATCTACTGAACATGAATTTGAACAGTTTAAGAAATTAATCGAACGCGGTTTTCCGATTTCTCATTATGTTCTCAGAGTAGATCCTATCATGCCGTTCAATGACGACATCTTAAATAATACTGTAAATGTATTGAATCTGTGGAAATCATATCTAGTCAGTATAAAGAAAAAGGTCCGTTGCCGTATTTCCATGATTGATATGTATAACCATGTAAAGGAACGTATTTCTAAGAATTCTACTATTACAGTTCCTTGGAATACGTTCACTGCGTCTAATGAATATTTCCAGAAAGTGGAAGATACTCTTTCTAATTTCAAAGACATATTTGTTTTTGAATCCTGTGCCGAACAGAAGTTCAGTACAAACCTGGTTACACAAATCGGTTGCGCAAGTTATGCTGACCTGACTATACTTGGCGTAGATATTTCAGAATATGGTCAACCAGAAAATAAGCAACGAGGTGATTGTATGTGTCTGGCCAAGAAACAGATTCTTAATGTAAAGCCGGCCAGATGTAAACATCAGTGTCTTTACTGTTTTTGGAAGTAAGACTAAATAAAAAGTATTTACTAATTGGGCCTATTTTACTATATTATAGGTCATGAAAATTAGTAACTTCTTCAAGAATGAAATTATCACTGCAGTCCTCATTATCAGTAGCTTTATCATTACGGCTGTTCCGGCATTGAAGTCTGCATGTACAATGACCTCAAATTTTAGCTGGACTTGGATTACTACAACCCTCGTCCATGCTGATATTTCCAGTCATTGGATGTCAAATATTTTCATTATCGCCTTGCTTGGTCCGGTAATCGAACGTCGTTACGGAATTATCAGAACTGTAATTATGATTATCTTGACCACCCTGGCAACAAGTTACGTTGGTTCGTTACGTAACGTTGCAGGAATCGGTATGTCGGATATTTGTTTTATGTTTATCCTGCTTCACTGTTTCTGTAAGGAAAATACTGGAATCTCGTTTACTTGTATCGTGCTTATTCTCTTGAAGCTCATTCCTGAACTTTCCAATATCAATGCCAACGATGGTATCGGCCATGGTGCACATTTTATCGGCGGCGTATTGGGTCTTGTATTCGGCCTGCTGAATAACAAACTTGAGAAAATGGCAGAAGAAGCAGAAAGACAACCTGACCTTTAAAAAAAAATCTTTTTAGGGGTTTACAAAAGGAAAAAACTTTACTATATTTAACAACGTTAAAACAAAAAGCAAAAACAACAAAAAAATTTTTATATATAATATTAAAAGAGAGAAAACAAAATGACTTTCACGATGAACACAAATACCGTCAATCCGAATAACCCTGAGGTACTACAGGATTAGTTTTTGGTTCATCGAATAAAACGAGAATTTAAACGAATCCTGTAAGATATAAAAACTTACAGGATTTTTTATTTTTGGCTACTAGCTCAATTTTTTGGTCAGAGCGCTTCTCGATGCATAGAGAAGAGATATTGGTTCGAGTCCGTTGTAGTCAGCTAAATTATTGGTAGGTACCCGAGTGGTAGCAGGGGGCGGCCTGTTAAGCCGTTGGCGAAAGCCCGCCGTTGGTTCGAATCCAACCCTATCAGTTAACTGTTAACTTGTATTCTGCAAGTTCGGGAAATGAAAAATTATATATAATATATGAATTACAAAAACATATATTATAAAATAATTGAAAAAGCAAAAACGGAGAATGAAAATGGGAAGCGAAGTTTAGGTTATTTTGAAAAACATCATATTCAACCTAAATCATTAGGAGGAACTAACGAAAAAGAAAATCTTGTTAAGTTAACTGCTAGAGAACATTTTATCTGTCATTGGTTACTTGTTAAAATGTATGAGAAAGGAACTATTGAAAGAAATAAAATGTTATGTGCATTATGGAGAATGCAAGGTATTAATGAAAATCATAAACGATATATTAATTCGCGTGTTTATGAAAAATTAAGAATTGAATTTTCTACGGCAATAAGTAAATTAACAAGTATAAGCCAATCAGGAAAAAGAAATTCACAATTTGGAACTAAATGGTATACAAATCGTAATACTGGAGAATCTAAAAAGTTTAAAGAAAAACCACTAGAACCATTTTGGATTGAAGGTCGAAATCTTTTTCATGGAGAAACTAGTATTATTAAAGTAAAAAAATCTGGTAAGTATAGTATAACAATAAATAAAGCTGCTTGGATAAAATTACTTCATGATAATGGAAAAATATTGGCTGAAAAGTTATGGAATAAATATCATTCTGGTAATTATAACAAACTAGAAGATATGGCTATTGAACTTGGAATATCTAAAATTGCTTTACATAATAAGTTTAAAAAATATATTCCAATCTATAGTAAACATGATGAACAAAAACGTAAGCATTTTTTACCAAATAAAAATTTGGTAAATGTGTTTGAATAACAGAGTGTAACTCAGTTGGTAGAGAGCTCGCCTAGGATGCGAGGGGTCGCTGGTTCGAGCCCAGCCACTCTGACGAACAAATTAAAACAGGGTAGCGGCAGGTTGGTTTGCCACTAGCTTCGGGAGCTAGCGTCCTCGTGACATCGCAGGTTCGAATCCTGCTACCCTGATAATGGCATAGGTCGTTCCTATTTAGCTCAGATGAGCAGTTGATTGGTAATCAAAAGGTTTTACGGCCCGCCAAATTTTTAGCTTCTATAATTCAATGGTAAAATGCCGGTTTAGTAGTCCGGATTTCTTGGTTCGAGTCCAGGTGGAAGCGTAAAAAATAAACAACTGCTCTACCAACTCATATAAATACAATATGAAAAATTGTAGATATAAAGTTGTTAGAGAACAAGCAAATGCATATAATAATTGGATTTGCCCATTTTGTCAAAATATATTTAGGACTAGACGTCTTTTAAATGAACATAAAAAGGAATGTGATTTAAATACTATTAAAACTAGTCAAAAATATATTATAGATGAAAATGGTAAAAGAAAATTAGCTCCGGGTAGTTATGCTTGGAATAAAGGATTAACTAAAGATAGTGATGAACGCGTAAGGAAACAAGGTGAAACATTTTCAGAGCGTTATAAAGGAACTGATGAAGGAAAACGAATTTTTAGTCATCCGCAATCTGAAGAGCATAAACAAAAACTGAGAGAAATTGCATTTGAACGTCATTTAGGTGGTTGGCATACTTCAAAAACTATAGAATATAAAGGAACAAGTCTTGATTCTACATATGAATTTGAGGTAGCAAAAACGCTTGATGAAAACCAAGTAAAATGGGAAAGACCTACATATTTTATTTGGGAAGATACTAAAGGTATAAAACATCGTTATTATCCTGATTTTTACCTTCCTGAATATGATGTATATCTAGATCCAAAAAATGATTATTTAATAAATAATAAAACTAAAAAATTTGGTATTACTGATGTTGAAAAGATTGCGATTGTACAACAACAGAATGGAATACGAATAATCATATTGGATAAAAACAATTTAACTTGGGAAAGTATTAAAGAAAAACTCAGTTGATTAAAAATTTTTTTAATTAAAGGGGTTTACAAACGGAGCATAATTTACTATATTATACGACGTAAATGAATGATTAAAACATTGTCCTTTAGCTCAGTAGGTAGAGTCGGTGACTGTTAATCACTTGGTCCCTGGTTTGAGTCCAGGAAGGACAGCTAAAACGTTATAGCTGTAGTCAGCTGGTGGTGGAACCACCTTAAAAACTTGCGGTGTGTAGCTCAGTCTGGTAGAGCGCTTGATTTGGGATCAAGAGGTTTCCCTGGTTCGAATCCAGGTACGCCGATACAACCTGTGGGTCGATTGCATTGTGATCCTCAAAGTTACTTACTTGCTTTAACCGAAAGTAAAACCCCAGGAATATTCCACTGGTGTCAAAACGGAAGCGTGGGTTCCAACACAACGCGTGGAGCAATCCATAAATATGAGTGCAGGGGGTTCGTTACCCGTGGCGTAAGCTTTAATAACGTAACGCTCTTGTAATTGGAGCGAAGGGACATGATGGTTGCAGGTTAATGTAAAGCACCCGATTGGGATTACTTGCAGATAACTAGATCGAACCAAGCTTGACAAGCACAATTACACCTTTTGCTGGAATACTTCAATAGGTAGAAGACCTGATTTGTAATCAGGCAGTTGGGAGTTCGATTCTCTCTTCCAGCGCTATAAATAATATACTGTTAGGCGTTATTTAGAAGCTGCAGACTCTTTATAATGCTAAGCCGGGTGCAGCAACGGGATGTCAGCTGCGGGAAGAGCTGGTATAATCAGAGACCTCCAGTAACAGTACATTCGAGTTTTATTGACGCGGGGTGATGCAGTGGCTAGCAAGCAAGGCTCATAACCTTGAAGTCGTCGGTTCGAGTCCGACCCCCGCTACTAAAAGTTTAGCAAGATCGCTAGGAAACGAGTTTCATATAGCTATATACGTTATGTTGATTTACGCTATATGTCGGAAGGCACCAAATAGTAGAGTTCTTACTCTAAGCGTAAGAAATCAGGACTGATAATTGAAGATCTTGATGGGTCACCTGAATGTCCGAGAGTGGCTGCCAATTAAGAGACTATGAAGATATAGTCAAAAAGATTTTAGGCAACGGCAGTTCCTATTTAACAGATGAATTAGGATTATCGCAAAACTACTGCCCGCCTTAACTCTCCTTCGCCTAGCAGGTTAATGGCGTCTGCCCTACAAGCAGAAATAACCCTGGTTCGAATCCAGGAGGGGAGAGATAAAAAGGGTTGACGAAAGTCAGCCCTTTTTCTATATTATGCATATAAACAAAAAGGAATAACAATATGGTACGAATCGAACAAGTAGAACATATCACATCTGAAGATGTTATGGAATATTACCGTCAGCAAGTACCCAATTTCGGAACACGTCGTAATTGTGGTCTCGGTTTAAACGGTTTGTTTGACGGAATGCGAATCGACAGCGGTCACTATTCCGGTACTCGTATTATTTTTGATTTTGATAATAGTGCCAATATGGAAATTGCGAAGCTTTTGGGTCAGAAGACTATTGAAATCGGTTTGAACAAGAATCTTGATTGTAAACGTGTTAAGCCGCTCGCTACGCTCAATGAAGATATTCCGGTTAAGCATAGTGATGAATTCAAGCACAGTTTGCAGGTATTTGCAGATTCTCAGGCTTATGCCGCTTTTAACCAGTGGGTAAATTCTTTGCCGAAGGAATAAATTATGGCTACGAAGAAAATTGATTATTACGAAGAATTGGATCCTACGTTTATTTCCCAGATGGAAAAGTATACTCGTGAGCATAGGGCAAATGCAGATTATGCCTTTATGAATTCGCAGTTACGCTTTGCCAAGCATCTTTTGAAGCTCTTGGATGAACATGGGATTGAAGTATCTAATGGACGACCAAGATTTGACGAAGAACCGTATAAACATTGGTAAAAATAAAACCCCCCGGAATATAATAATGGATAGAGATGTATACTTTGAAAAAGTTAAAGGTTTAATCTGTATAGGATTTGGCTATTGCACATCGATTGATTATGATGTTTATGCAGAAAGTTATGAAAAAGAAATTGATTCTTGCTATAATGCTGGTATAGAACCTGAAATTGCTGCACAACAAATTATTGATATTGAAAAATAAGCCCGGATAAATAAAAATTTTTTATAAAAAGGGGTTGACAAACGCAAAAACATTTACTATATTATATAACGTAAATGATTGAGACTACCACCGAGTGTCTCGGAAGATTGAAATTTTTGGAGAGAGATGAATTTCGTATGTGAGTAGAACCCGTGTTGCATCATTCTTGATTTCATGCTAACGGGCTAACCCAGATGGGGAAAACTCTGGGATGAGGAATCTGTCTCTGCGAACTAGATGAATACCAGAATGATGGTCGCAGAGGTGTAGTATTGGCTCTACTAAAATATGCCACGTGAGGCCACTTGAAATAAGAGTGAGCGGAGAGAAACTCTGGGTTAACCACCTGTTGTGCTCCTTAATCGGTCCTTGCAATTAGGACGCCTGTAAGCATACGAAATTTTTTATATATAATATACTTAAGCGCGTGTGCTTTTTGACGGACGCACCATCATTAAGACTGAAGAGCTGGGATAACACTCGGGAATGCGTAAGTGCCCTGGCCTGACAACGCGTTGAGCTAAACCTCTTGTATAGAGAAATCGATGTATACTACGTTTAGTGAGCGCTGAATTCATGTAGCAGCGTGGCATGAAGAGTATTTTGTGAGTTTGATATAGCTAGACGATCAATAAAATGCTAGATGACGGAGTTTGTACCCTATAAGAAGTCGACCGATAGAATGTGCAGTTGATAGACGTCATGGCCGGTGGAGAATCGGGATTCCGGCAGTGTGTTTGAAAACGGTTTTTCAAAGTTTCCATAAAAAACTGAGTTATTTCAGGTTCTTCTACTTCAAAGAACTGAGTTATTTCAAAGCTCTTCTACTTCAAAGCAGCCGAGTTATTTCATGTTCTTCTACTTTAAAGCAACTGAGTTTATTTTTACATATATTTTCTTTCTACTTAAAAGAAAAGACTGTAGGTACGGTAAGTGTGCCTTAAGGCTGACATTAAGTAAATTCCAGAGTTCTGCCTAGTGCACGAGGAATTGAATGCGTGTCTTGAACAGTGTCGGCCACTTACCATATTTTTAGTTTTGACGCGGGATAGAGCAGTCCGGTTTAGCTCGTTGGGCTCATAATCCAAAGGTCGTTGGTTCGAATCCAACTCCCGCTATAAAATTGGCGAGAAGATGTTTGGCGAACATCATTTGAAATCTGGATTAGCTAAACGGGTTTCATTTCGGGCTGGAGCCATTAGAGTCGCGCCCCTTTGATTTTAGGCACAGGAAGTTCCTATTTTAACATGCATTGTTCTTATTGGTTTTACTTCCCGCCAACTTTTAAAAGAATCCATGCCGATACGGAGTCTTCAACCGTAAAAGTATATAGTTTTGCGCAAATGACTATATATGAGCGTGTGGCGTCGCCGATGCGTTAATGCGGCCGGCTATGAGCGTAATAGTTGTAACGTGTTCGCTCCGGGCTTCGTGTCGTAGTTCGTGATAAAGATATGTGAATCGTATCGGACACTTTTAAGTTTACTTTTGGAGAGTAGCTCAGTGGTAGAGCAGCGTACTTTACTACCCGCTCATGGCACAGGTTGTTCCTATTAATGGCTTATAACCCGCAGGTCGCACGTTCGAGCCGTGCCTCTCCGACGAAAAAATACCCGTTTACAAAACGGGTATTTTTTATTATATTTAGCGCATGAAGAATAAGATTAAAACAACGGACACCAAAGTCCTCGCTATGAAGCATAAGATTAATACTGATCTCAAAGTCATCGACGTCAGCGGTATGAACGCTAAGCAGATTCGTGCCTTGCTTGACCAGTGCAACGCCAAGCTCAAAGAACTCGAAAACAAAGAATATTACGAAAAGGTTATCCAGAAGTATAAGGATAAGTACGAAGGAAAGTGGGTAAAGCTCCACGGCTCTGACCGTTATTCTTATGAAGGTGATACTGGTTACAGACTTGTAAAAATCAGGGAAGTAAAGAATGTCTATCATCAGGATGACGCAGTAAAGTACGAAATTGAAGTATCTATTGACTGTAATATCCGTTTGAATATGCCGAAACAGTCCGGCTATACGGCTATCGACGTTTCTGAAAACGGAAAGCATATCTGTTCTATGGAACGTATGACTATCAGCGAAAAGAATGAAAATCCGAAAATTCTTGACGAAATACAACTTCAGGAAATCCGTGAAAAAGCTCGCCTTGCACTGATTGAAAAACTTAACTTGTTAGGATAAAAATGATTGCTATCGATGAATTGAAAGCTACGGCTCGACGCCTTGAATTGCTTCATAATAATACAGACTCTGCTGAAGAAAAGATTATTTCGAATATTCTTATGGGAAATCTTCTCGAACTTGCAAAGCAAGCAGAAATGCTTTCTAAGTCCCCGCAGTTCCAGAGCCAAGTTGAAATGCAAAAGAACGCAGATAAGGATAACCAATAATGTTGTTACTTTCTGTAGAGTTTTTACTCAGAGTCGTGGTAATCGGAATTTGTTTCTGTCTCGGACTTGGTTTGGGTTTTTGGTTCCTTGACTGGTGGACTATGCGAAAAAAGAACAAAGCTCTCGCCAAGGAATACATGGCAAAATTCAAAAGTCTGCATGATAATGATAAGCATCTTTGGCCGACAATATCCGATAAGGAAGCTATCAATATGCTTATCCATCTGTTGAATCCGGATAAAACAGTTATATTGAATTATCCGGCATCTCACGATAACGAAGTGGCTGAATTTATTTGTCACCTTATCGCGAGAATCGAACAAAACCCTAGTGCATGGAAAAAATTTCAGGTATGAACTATTTTAACAAGCAAATCTATGATTTAATCCAAAAGACCAAGAATGCCCTTCCGGGTTACTTTAATTCTTGTCTGAAGCAAAGGCTCTCTAACGGCCTCGGTTCCACGACCGACTACACGTCAGTCGAAGACTTAGAAAAGGCCCTGATGAGCGCGAATTGGTCACCGTGGATAGATTCTACAGGTGTTCTTACTCCTGGTTGCAGTGCAGTGATTACCACAGATATTCATGGCCATCATGGAATGCTCAACCTTTCCGATTTTAACCCAGATGATGTCTGCCATTTCCGTGATCCGAAGAGTACAGGTTTTCTTTCTCTTTGTATCAAGACGGATAAGCGTCAGGATGTTGACTTCACGATTCTGATTATCGGACCTGAAGAAGGTATCGGTGACGTAATGTATACTTTCCATCCGGGAAATCCTGTTCAGGCTTCTACGTTCAAATCAGGTGAAGCCAATGAAAAGACTGGAAAGACTTATAAGGACGGTGACGAGATTACTGTCGCCGAAGCAATGAATTTAGGTTTTAAACACGTAAAAGCAGAATGAACTACTTACAATTAAATGATAAGGGAAAGCTCGGGCATGATGAGCAGAAACTCGCCGATTATTTCGGTGAGGGAAGATATACCACGTTCTATAAGAAGCATTTTCTTCAGAACCGGTTTCATCTCTATGCCGTTGATTTCATCGCCGGTGAAATTCCTGTCATGTTCAATGCTATGAAGAAATGCAAGATTCTTTATAAGCATGACGATTATCCTGAGCCGTTACAGAAATACCTGAAACGCCGTATCTGGGAAGGAAGTCTTGGATATATGAAGGATAAGGCATTTAATGGCGAGCTTTCAAAATCTGTATTTATCAAGCCGAAAGATAAGCTCAAGAAGTTTACCGGTTTCGTATTGAATTCATTGGATGATTGGTTTCTTACGGACGGTGCTTCTGACAGTACCAGGATTATTTGCTCGGATCCGGTAAAATGGGTTACTGAGTATCGTATTCCGGTTATTAACGGCGAGGCCAGGGACTATTGCAATTATTTCGGCGATCCTAATGTCATGGTAGATAAGTCAGTAGTGAACGACATGGTGAAAGCCTGGACGGATTCTCCTAAAGCTTACTGCCTTGACGTAGGTGTTCTCGATAACGGTGAGACCGCTCTTATCGAGGTAAATGACGCATTCAGTTGCGGAAGCTATAATATGAGCAGCCAGACCTATGGCGAGCTTCTTGTTACACGTTGGAACGAGTTGAAGAACTATGGACTTTTTGAGAGATAAAATCGATAGTATGGCTGCGTTAGATGCGTTTAATTCTGAGCTGAAAATGGCTGAAGATTTTTTCGATTTACGTGGAATACCGCATCAGACAGATGGATTTTATAATGACCAGATTTATGGCGGTCCGGTTGTAAGCGGGGTAATCGAACATCCTATTTTTTGCGGGTTATTCTTTCGTAATACTAGACTTCCTGGCATGAATATAATGATTCGTTATATTCCGCGTCATGGATATAAGTTTACACATATCGGCGGATTGGATATGAGAAACAAACTTATATTATCTAACATATCGAAAGAATGTACTTATGTTTCTACCAATGTTAAAAACTGGCCGGAAATGTTTACCGCAGAATATGAAAAGATGATGGCGCTTCTTAAGAAGTATTATATCGAACAGCAGAATAAAAAGATTGAACAGACGTTGGACATATTAGAGGGTTGACGAACTTAGTATAGTTTGCTATATTATGTTTAAGGTAGTATTATGACAGACGAAGCATGGAACAGTTTACAAGAAAGCTGGCATCGCAAGAATATGAATAAGCTTTACTTGAAGCTTAAGCTTGGCGAGCCTCTTGAATTTAATGATGTTGAAAGGCGAAATCTTTGTAATGCGTTATCGTGGCTGGGTGAAGAACTCGGCGGTGCTTGTCATGAGCTATTTAAGAAAGATGAATATCTTAAGCAACCTGCAGACGATTTTATTATCAGGTGGTAATTGATGTATCAATATTTTAAAGAAGTTCTCGAAGAAAACTTGAGACAGTCAAAGAACAATGACGATAAGGCGAAAAAGATGTTTTTGAGTCATATCAAGTTTTTACTTCAGGACAAGTATGATGAAACTATTGAATCCATTATTACTGCTACATACGATGTGGCGAAACATAAAGGCTGGCTTGATGCTGACGACTAGGGGATAAAATGTTCGTAATTAATGCAACATACTTTAAAAAGATTTGTACTGATGTTTTCGGTAAGGATCGCGTTACCTTTGAGGAACGTGTCAATTCACCATATCAGTACATTAATTGCTATGTAGACCAACAGCTAGTTGCAAAGTTCAGTATTAATTATTATGAACTTACTTATGAATGCTATGTATTTACAAAGAAAATGAGCATTCCAGTAAATTATAAGTTTACTCTCAAGCATTACCTCAAAAAGGTCTATAAGGAACTGGACAACGTTCACCAGAAGTTGTTTAAGATTTATTCATCCATTAATGATGCTTTTCCGGATATGAGATTGCAGGACGCTGTTGGTCTGACAATCAAGTATCTTACAAATGTAGAATATGTTTATGAAAAGGATATTCAGAAGCTCTATAAGGAACTGTTTGAATCTATCTGTCATAACAATCCGAAAGTTTATGAAGAATTTACTCTTGACATGGCTGAATATTTTATGTCTAAGGTCAAGATTAATCGAATTACGTGTCAATATGTTGATACTCAAGAAACTGAACAGTTAAACAATACAGAAAAGGAAAACTAATATGGAAATCAGTACAATTCTTTGGATTCTGTGCGGTATCTTTAACGCATGTGTAATCTTTAAGCGTGTCAAGCTCGATAATGCTATTAATGTTTTGCTCGCCGCTATGGGTATCTGCATGGGTCCGTTCGTTACCCTGCTTATCCTCATTTCGTTCTGGGCTTCTCATTCTTCTGCTGTCGAAGGACGCAAGGAACTCAGCGCCGATATTCGTGAGCGCTATGATGAACTCTTAAAGTCAGAAGTTAAGTAATGGCCTGGAACATTTGGAGTAAATTGTCATATAAGCTTATCTGCCGTGTAGAAAACGGTGGAAAGTATGTTTTATATCCATTGTCATATAATACTCCAGATTTACACTATCCTTCGGTAACAGAAGTACCAAATTCCCGTACTTGGGTTCTTAAGACTGCTGATACACAGGAACCAATTTGGTACGCTGTTATTAATATGAAACGCAACGAAAAAACTATACGAGAACTTTTAAAAATAAAAAATATTGATACTTTCAATAATCATTTATTTGCATTAAAAGATATTCTCGAATTAAATTGTCTTAAAGGGTGATGACAAATGTCAAAATATGAACTATCAAGAATAGTAAGCACCTATGAATGTCAACGTGAATCTTTGGCGTTTTATGTCTATCAAAGAATGTATAATGTTCGTGAAGAAGGTTCTGGCATTTACTGTAGTGATTTCTATAGTATTGTCGAAAACAAAAAGCTTAAACGTTATCTTGCATTGATTGATAAGTTGTATAACGACGAGCTTTCGATGACAGTATATTGTAATTCACTTGAAAAGCTCAACGATATGGCTTTATTCAAGGAAGATTCTCCTGTCATTGGAAACAAGGCCAACGAGCATTATATTGTAAAGCTTACCCGCATTATGTTAAGAAAGGAAGCTGTTAAGTTCCTTAAGAAACGTGGATGCAAGATAATCGAAAAAGCTTCAAACGAAAAACAGTATAATACCGGTTTCATTCTTTCTATTGAAGATTTGGTCGAATTGCATTTGTATTTGCATAGTAAACTTTATAATAAGGATTCTGAATTTACATTTAATAAGTTTCTGAAGAAAATGCCAGCCTGGTACTATAAGCTTGATGAAACTAAATTTACAGATGTAAAGCTGTCTGAGGAAACGCCTATTCCATTTACTAATGTAATTGACGAAAATGATTACGCCAAAACATGTGATGCATTCCTTTGGCAGATTACAAGAATACGTAAAGTTTACGACAAAATTGAACTTAAAGAATCCGGTAAATCTTCAATTATTTGGTTTATTTAATATGACAATTACAGATAAGCACATTTTATTTTGGGGCGACTGGCCGTCAAATTTCGCTTGGGCACCGATGAAGACCAAGTGTCTTGACGGGCAGATTCATGAATTTTTCAGTTCTGAACAATGCTATATGTGGCATAAGGCATATTGTTTTAACGATATGGCTACGCTGAATGAAATTGAAGCTCTTAATTTCAAGGAAGCTGATTCCTATAAGGCCAAGAAGCTTGGCCGTATGGTCGAAGGTTTTAATCAGGACGAATGGAATAAGATTTCTTACAATATCATGCTCAACGCATGTTTGAGTAAGTATAGTCAGAATAAGATTCTGTTCGACAAGATTACGGATCCTGCCCTTGAAGGTAAGAAATTCGTCGAAGCTAGTCCGGTTGACAAAATCTGGGGTGTCGGTCTCGGTGAATTTGACCCGTTGATTAATGACGAGGCAAACTGGAAAGGCGAAAACCGCCTTGGTAAGGTTCTTGATGAAGTCCGTGCAAAACTTTTAGCCGGATATAAAGAGGAGCTTGAATACTAATGGAACTTCCAGAAATTAAAACTGTTGAACATCCGGTAAAGGCACTTGATATTTTCGGTATGCTTAGAATTGTTTTTGAGAATAAGCCGTTGAAGATTATGCATTCTTGTGCCACCAAAAAGGGTAAATTCATTTCTGGTTTATCTATAATGCGAAAGGATGGAATGTTCGGTGCAGTTGTCGCCAAGGAAGTTGGAACTAATGCAGTCCAATTCTTCGATAGGAATTGGGACCAAATCGGTTATACTTCTTGGAGAGACCTTGTTACTGAGGACTATGAGAATATGGCCGAAGGTAAACCGAATCTTGAATTTACCGACCATGATACTATGATTCTTACTGGTCGTTATTTGGATGAAAATTCAGAAAGCCCGGAAAGAGACATGGTACGAGAAATAGAAGACATCAAACATCCTGAATAAAAAGCATTTACAAAAATAGAAAAATTATATATATTTAAGACATGACGATGAATATATTAAATACTCGCATTTTCGCAGCAGCCGCATATATTATGACATAATATATGTGTATGGGTATATTCATTAACTAAACTTTGGTTCCTGTGCACAACAGGAACCTTTTAATTTTTATAGGAGAATAAAAATGCTTACCTCGAGCGAAATTAGAAAAAGTTTTATTGATTTCTTTATGTCAAAAAATCATCAGTTTATCAAGTCTTCTTCCGTTATTCCCAATAACGATCCGACGTTGTTATTCACGAATTCCGGAATGAACCAGTTTAAACCAATCTTTTTTGGTCAAAACCCGCAAGGATTAAAACGTGTATGTAACAGCCAGAAATGCTTACGTGTATCTGGAAAGCATAATGACCTCGATGTTGTCGGTCGTGATAACTATCATCATACGTTCTTTGAAATGCTTGGAAACTGGTCTTTCAATGACTATTATAAAAAGGAATCTATTTCTTGGTCTTGGGAGCTTTTAACGAAAGTATGGAAGTTACCTAAGGAAAGATTGTTTGTTTCTGTTTATAAGACCGATGATGAAAGTTGGAAAATCTGGAAGGAAGTTTCCAATCTACCTGATGACCGTATTATGAGATTCGGAGAAAAAGATAACTTCTGGGAAATGGGTGATACTGGTCCATGCGGTCCCTGTTCTGAAATTCATTATGACCGTGGCGATTTGAATACTCAAGAAGAAACATTCAAGGATCCTATCCTTGGTGTAAACGGTGAAAATGACCGTTACGTAGAAATCTGGAATATTGTATTCATGGAGAAAGAAAGACTTTCTGATGGAACGCTTATTCCGTTGACTACGAAGAATATCGACACCGGTATGGGATTTGAACGTATTTGTTCTATTCTTCAGAATACAAACGGTAATTATGAAACCGACTTGTTTAAACCACTTATTGATAAGATTGTTGAACTTAGCGGTGTAGAATATAAGAATGATGAATCCGGCACGCCTCACAGGGTTATCAGTGACCATATTCGTTCTCTTGTATTTTCTATTACTGACGGACTTCAGCCTTCTAATAAGGGAAGCGGATATGTATTGAGAAGGCTTCTTCGCAGAGGTTCTTTGTTCTGCAAGATGTTAAATATCAATGAACCGTTTATGTATAAGCTCGTTCCGGTTGTTATCGACGTAATGGGTGACGTATATCCGGAAATTAAGGAAAGACAAGAATTCGTAACTGAAGTTATCAAGAATGAAGAATCAAGATTCTTGAAGAACCTTGATAGCGGAATCAAGCAGTTTAACAATATTGTTTCCAAGATGGATGGAAATGTATTGTCTGGTTTTGATTCTTTCAAGCTTTATGATACTTATGGTTTTCCTGTCGACTTGACACAAATGCTTTGTGAACAGCATAACCTTACCGTTGACCTTGACGGTTTCAACAAGTTACTTGAAGAACAAAAAGAACGTTCCAGAAAAAACTTGAAGGAGGAAAAAAAGTTACAATAAGCGGTTGACAAACACAAAGCAATTTGCTATATTTAACCCTGTTAACGCAAAGAATGTTCCTATCAAAAAACATTATTTTCGATCAGTTTATACATTTCGCGTTAACATCTCGGCGAGTAGCTCAATCGGTAGAGCAAAAGTTTAAGATTTAGTATTCGCTTTCAGCACCAATGCTTCCTATCTAAAGGGTACTTTGGGTTATTGGTTCGAATCCAGTCTCGCCGGCTAAAAATATTTTAAAAAGGGGTTGACAAACCAACAACTTTTTACTATATTTAACATCGTTAACGCAAAGAATGTTCCTATCAAAAGCATTATTTTTTAGATGAGTTCATACATTTCGCGTTAACCACTCGGGGAAGTAGCTCAGTGGTAGAGCAACGGTATTTACGTTTCGTAGAAATGCATATAACGTTCCTATTTCCATTCCAAGGCGTGTGTCGTAGGTTCGAATCCTGCCTTCCCCACGAAAAAATATTTTAAAAAGGGGTTTACAAACCAACAACTTTTTACTATATTTAACACATAACTGATGCATCAGATGATTCGGTGCAGAGCTGACGTAAAACTTTGGATGGAGTCCATTGGCCGAATCAAACTTTTGCAAAAACAGGAAAAAAATTTTTATATATAATAACAAAAGGTAACAAAATGACTATGAACGTATTTGAACATGAATTTTTTGCAGCAGAACGTGCCGCAGCTGAATTTGCAGCTGCAGCGTTTGAAGCATTTGATTCAAATACAGTGCATAGGATCAGGTAGTTAACCGATTAGAGTTTTAAAAACGGTTCCTGTGCACAAGCACAGGAACTTTTCTTTTATGCCATGGCATCCAATCGTGGGAATGGACGGGACTGAAAATCCCAGAAATCCGGTTCGACTCCGGAACTTGGCACTACAAAATATGCTCCGTTCGGCCAGCGGTTTAAGCCATCCGACTTTCTATCGGATAACCCCGGTTCGAATCCGGGACGGAGTACTAACATTTGGGCCATTAATTCAGTTGGTAGAATGTCTGCTTTGCACGCAGAACGTCATGGGTTCGAATCCCATATGTGTCCACTAAATTTCGGCGCTGTCGAATAACTGGTTCAGTTCACCGGCCTTTCAAGTCGGAAATTCGGGTTCGAGTCCCGACAGCGCTACTAAAAATCATGGGCCATTAATTCAGTTGGTAGAATGTTTCCCTGGCAGGGAAAACGTCATGGGTTCGAATCCCATATGTGTCCACTAAAACTGATAACGCATTTTGTTCGGCGGTAGAACAGGCGGTGTGAAGGCCGCTGGTCACGGGTTCGAATCCCGTATGCGCTTACCGAAAGTCAATAGTACGCGTTGAGATGAGTAAGGTCAGTTTTATTTTCGGGCTGTTAGCTCAGTTTTGGTAGAGCACCAGATTTGCATTCTGGGGGTCAGGAGTTCGAGCCTCCTACGGTCCATAAAAAATATATGCCACTGTAGCTCAGTTTTGGTAGAGCGGAAGACCGAAGATCTTCGCGTCACAGGTTCGACCCCTGTCGGTGGCACTAATATGGTTCTATCGGCTAGCGGTCAAGGCCACTTGGTTCTCAGCCAAGTTACTACAGTTCGAATCTGTATAGGACTACTAAAATTATGGCGACGTAGAATAACGGCTTAGTTCACGGGACCTTCAATCCTGGCATTCGGGTTCGATTCCCGACGCCGCTACTAACATGGGTTCATAGCTCAATTTGGCAGAGCACCCGCCCTGCAAGCGGGAGGTTGTGGTTTCGAATACCACTGGATCCACTAATGGGGGCAAAGGTTACTTTCCGCAACTTTTGCACAGAATGTTCCTCTCTTGATTGGTTCAATTCCAATCGCCTCCACTATATTAAAGGGTTGACGAAAGTCAATCCTTTTTTTATATTTAAAGAAAAAGGAAAAATAACAATGAAAAAAGAATGGAATAAGCACATTGACCGACTGATTGAGATTGCTGACTCAATCGAACTTGGAAAACTTACCATTCTCACTGGGTCGAATGGCGCTGGAAAGTCTGTAATTCGTAAGATTCTTCCGACACGAATTCAAAAGAAGCTCGGAAAAGACAGCCCAGAACGTCTGGTCAGCTCTCTGTCCTTCATGTCACGTGCTGGACTCAGCAGCACAATAGGAATCAACTTCCTTCGTGACTCTGAATGGACTTCTACGGGAGACAACACTGTCCATTTGCTCAAGTCGATTATTAACCATGAAGAACGCTTCATTGTTCTCGATGAAGTAGAGCTCGGCATGGGAGAAGAGCTCCAGCTCGCAGTTGCTAACTACATCAACTCTGTTAAGGATGAAGTACTCAAAAAGTCTTATGGCCTCCTCGTCATCACACACTCTCGAATCATCGCCAAGACTCTAAAAGAAGACACTTTCTTCAATATCGACGGCATTAAGTCGAAGGAAGAATGGCTCAACCGCAAAGTCGTTCCGACTGATTTAGACCAGTTCCAAAAAGACTGTGACGACCTCTTTGTCGCTATTCGTGATCGTTCTGAGAAAAATTAAGAAAAATATGAGTTGGTTACTGATTTTTTATTTGAGTCAGTTTAATTTTCAGAAAATAATATTAAAGGGTTGACAGAAGTCAATCCTTTTGCTATATTATTATGTTAAAAAGAGTTTATCCGTATATAAGGATAGCTCTATCAGATAAAAGGAGTTATATGAAGAAACCGCTTGATAACGTATCGCTTAATTTATCATTTGACGAGTTTAGAGAAGTGCTTGAAAAAATACAGGCGGTGGCTTTAGATATTCAAGAACATGAATATCCTCGTGAAATATGTATTGAAAAACTTGCTAAAATACATGAACAAACTGCTTATCTTTTTTGTATGGAGAATACAAAAGAAGCACAAAGTAATTTAGATAAATCGAAAACAGATGAACAGAATGATATAATTAATTCCCTTTTTCATGATACTGAAGCGTACAAGCAAGTAATAAGGTATCAAGATGAACAGTTACGGAATATGAAACAGGACAATCTACGGAAAACCAGACAAATAGCTACGTATGCTGAAAATTACTATGGTGCTATGGCAAGATTACAGCACCATAACGATTTGGCTACTGAGAAAAATAAGGACTATCTTGCTATATCTAATAAGTGGACTGATGTAAAGGAACGGGTTGAAGCATTATTGAGGGAGGTAAAGTAGAATGATAGGTTCATGGGTTCCGGGTCAGATGAATGTTACTGGAAGAATGATACACAGAAGAGCAGGTGGTAATCCAGAGCATACTGATCCATTTACGGCTGTATTTGCAATAATATTATGCTCAATATGGACTGGATTTAATTGGCTAATTGCATTCCTGGCTTTTATCGGAGTTATTAATCCAATAGATGGAAGTGGAATTAATAGTGTCACCTTAATAATACTTTCAATTATATCAGGATTACTTTCATTTATTCCTTTGTGTTTAATTATTGACTTTACGTTAAAGGATTAATTTATGCATATAGATATGACATCAAGCGCGGGCTTCGTGTTGAAATAAAGAAACGCGAAAATGAGCAATATTTCACATTTCAAACTAACCTTCGTGAAATGTGTAAGGATGTGCTCGACAAACTTGAAGAGCAGGAAAGCCTTATCCAAGAAATGAAAGAGGCAGCCGCAGATATAGGTCTTAAATGGCAGGATTATGATGCTGGCGAGGATGCTTGGGAAGACCAGCATAAAGGTAAATGGGTAAAAATTCCAAAGGAGAAACATTATGCAAATCAGTAAACTCAAGAAAAACATCATAGATGAACTCACCACAATGGAGTCTCACTTCGGCGACATGGACATTACAGAACTGTCTCTTGTAGATAGGTCAGACCGACTTGACATCAGCTATAAGACGGCAAGTCCGATTGACCCACGGAAAGTAGCACTGGATAACATCAAGGATAAAATCCGTGACGCAGTGCGGTACTTTAACGAGGACTTTGAACCTCTTACCGATGCTGAAAAGGCTAGCATAAAGTCGTTGGAATGTTTGATGCTTGGTGGTTAATGATGACGAATTTTCAATAATAAGGATAAATAACATGATGAAAAAAATATACTTGAATGAATTAACAAAAGGGAAATCTGATACAGAAACCCTAGACATGAATGCAAATAGATTGAAGACAGAAGAAATGAAAATTCATTGGCTTGAGAATGAAATCAAGGACCTAGAATATGTCCTTTCTTCTGATTGTATTAACAGAAATCTTAAGTTGAACCAGCTTCAGATGTATAGAGAGCTTCTTGGCATAAAGCGAGCACAAATGGTTGAAACTTCTAAAGGAGATACATTATGAAAATAAGTAAAATAATTGATGAACTCACAGAGTTAAAAGAATATATCGGTGACAAGGACCTTGAAGCATGTATTGCAAACAGTACAACAGCCGGTGTCAATGTCATGTACTTGAACGACAAAGGTGGCTGGACCAGTACGTCTCTGGAAGGCGAGAAAGCAAAGGCTAAGTTGGAGGCAACTATGAGTGACCAGATTAAGGTCAAGGTTTTACGTCTCGACTTCTGTGAGGCCTCTAACGACCCGGATCTTGTTGCTATGGCCGACGTTGAGGTTACGAACGATACTTGGTTCCTGACTTTCAAGGGTCTCAATCTTAGGTATAATGACACTACAAGAGAATACAGTATTGTCGAACCGAAGACTCTATCCGGTATAAATGAACGTACACAAAGAGCAGTGACGAGTGCTGTTGTGGACCGTTATGAGCAAATAAAGCATTCCAATGGATGGTAAGTAATGTTCAATGCGAAATTAAAAACATGGATTCTTTGTAGAACTGTTGATGGTATAGTCTATTATTGGGGTTCTAAAAAGGGTTATGTTAGTTGGGTAACTGATTTAAGCCAAGCTACACATTTTGCTGATTTACGCTCAGCAAAGAGTAAGATGTCTTACTGTGTAAAAAGTAAGTCATATTATAGTGCATCAATGAATGAGTTATTTCTTGGTGAAATAGATGCCACGGTTCAAGTAAAAGAGATTAAATAATGAACAAAGTATTGGAAGATATAACTAATGAAGAAAATATTGGAAATTTTCCAAAACACGTCTGGACCGAATTTGTGTCAGATGAGCTGAAAGATAAGCTATTCAAGTTGAAATCTGATAATGGCATGGTTCCACTTGGAACTGTAGATGAAATTGTTCAGCTATTTGTCAATGACATCGAAAAACTCGGAAATGCACTTAAAAAAGAAAATGAGAAAATCTAAATTTAATTCCTGGAAATATTAAAGGGTTGACGAAAGTCAACCTTTTTTCTATTTTATAAAATATGTTATCACGTTTTCAAGAAAAAGTAGATAAGTTATTGGCCAAGGAAAATTTTGCCCTTGACTATCGTCATAACTATGCTACATTCCGTAAGTTTAATAATATTGAAATGCATGTTTACTCTGATTATATCCGGTTTCAAGATGTAACCAATAAATATGAACTTGGAAATGATTTGGTAATTAAATACAGTGAAGAAAAGAACTTATTGTTAAAGTTAATTCCAGAAATTCACAAGTGCAAAACGTTTGACCGTCTCAAGGCCAAATATGAAAATATGAAACTGGAAATTATGCTGGACAAGGTGCTATGACAAAAAACAATGTAAAACGTGCGTTCGCCAAGATGGAAGTTCTCCAGAGAATCATTAATGAGTCTGGAGATTTATACTTATATCCGAAAAACATTAACGATGGGATTTATGCAACGGGATTGGCATCTGATAACGTTATCTGGCAGTTAATTCTGTATGAAGATTATAAATCGAAGTCTCAAATCTGGTGTATGCCAATTTTCATAGCAAAAAGTTTGGATATAATCGAAGACATCCTGAAGTTGAAAGATCCGGCCAAGATTAGGCTTCGTGTAATGGGACTTGATACTGAAATAGCATTAAATAAACTTTAGGAAATACAGAACTTAAAAAATTTTTTAAAAATAGGGTTTACAAAAGGAAAAAACTTTACTATATTTAACAACGTTAAAACACAATAGAACAGCACAAGCGGTTCCTATAATCAATGAGATAGCTCAGTTGGTTAGAGCGTTGCAGCAATGCAAAGATCGTTGGTTCGAGTCCAACTCTTATTTCCACAAGTTACTGCTCGCTGTTTATTTTGCGAAAACAGGAAAAAAATTTTTATATATAATAGAAAGGAAAAACGAAATGACTAAGTTTGTAGTTGACACTCATGATTGCAAGACTCGCCGCGACGGACGAGGTTTCGGTAAGCATGATAAGGATCGACACAAGCACAGGGTCATCTAGTTTTTAACTGTAAAAAGTTTTAGATTGATTCCTGTGTCGCTCACAGGAATCTTTTTTATTTTGGTCTCATCGTTTAATGGATGGACACCAGCTTGTCACGCTGGAGGTACGGGATCGTGACCCGTTGAGACCGCTAAGTCTGTCTAATTATATTTGACAGGTTCGGAAAACGAAAAAATTATATATAATATATGAATTATAAAGCTATATATTATAAGATAATTGAAAAAGCAAAAAGGGAAACAGAAAATGGGAACAGATATGTAGGTTATTATGAAAAACATCATATTCAACCAAAATCATTAGGAGGTACAAACGATAATGAAAATCTTGTTAGATTAACTGCACGTGAACATTTTATCTGTCATTGGTTACTTGTTAAAATGTATGATAAAGGAACTATTGAAAGAAATAAAATGTTATGTGCACTTTGGCGAATGCAAGGGCAAACGACTAAAGAAAAACATCGTTATATAAATTCTCGTGCATATGAAGCATTACGCATGGAGTTTGCAAAAACGATAAGTAAAATAACAAGTAAGAATCAACAAGGTAATAAAAATTCACAGTTTGGAACTAAATGGTATACAAATCGTAATACTGGAGAATCTAAGAAGTTTAAAGAAAAACCATTAGAAGATTTCTGGATTGAAGGTCGAAACCTTTTTCATGGTGAATCAAACAAAATTGTATATGGTGTAAAAAAACATAAAAAACATAAAAAACATAAAACAACATTTACAATTACAAGATATAATGAATCTTTGAAATTATCTAGGGAATTATGGGACAAATATCATTCAGGAAATTACTATAAACTTGAAGATTTTGCAAATGAATTACATGTTTTAAAAAATGCAATTTATGTGCGATTTAAAAAATATATACCAATTTTTAAATCTAATACAAAAAGAAGACATTTTAGTTCTAATAAAAATTTAATTGGTAAATATGAATAATTTGGGGTCGTAGTTCAATTTGGTTAGAGCGTCAGATTGTCGATCTGAAAGTTGAGGGTTCAAGTCCCTTCGATCCCGCGAATTATACATCAGTAGCCGAGCAAGACTACGAATCTTGTAACCGTAACTGGAGCTGAAAATGCAGGTTCGATCCCTGTCTGATGTACTATGGTCTGCGACTACTTTGACCTACCAAAAACATGGGTAGTTATTCGTCAGCTCGGCGAATTGAAATAATTGAGTTCCTGGAGTTTGTAGGTAGCTTCTGCACAAAATCAAAAACCTTCATTTATGCCTCAGTGGCGCAATTGGTAGCGCAGCTGACTCTTAATCAGTGGGTTGAAGGTTCGAGTCCTTCCTGGGGTACGAAAATTATGGGCACGTAGGCTAAAGAGTGAATAACCGGATTACCAGGAGGCTGTACGCAAGGAAGCCACCGCATACGGGTTCGAATCCCGTCGAGTCCACTAAAAATTTTTGCCTCTATATGATAATGGCCTAGTCGAGCTGACTCTTAATCAGCGGGTCCTGGTTCGAGTCCAGGTAGTGGCACGAAATGCATCCGATGTTTGCCGGCTTTCGTACGAGGGATGGGAAGAAGAAAACCGGCGGCCCTAATCAGTCTGCCATAGAAATGACTGAGAGACCTTCGGCAGTTAAAACGGAAAAGTCCTTTTTGGTAAAGCTGTCATTTATGCAGTAGTAGCTCAACTGGTAGAGCGATTCCTTGCCATGGAATAGGTTGTGGGTCCGAGTCCCATCTATTGCTCTAAAATGTCCTAGTAGTTCAACTGGTAGAATGTCTCCTTGCCATGGAGAAGGTTTACGGATTCGAATTCCGTCTAGGGCTCTAAAATATGTCCTATTGGTGTAGTGGCTTAGCATTTCTGCCTTCCAAGCAGGTGGCGCCGGTTCGAACCCGGCATAGGGCTCTAAAATTTTTCATCCCCGCGGTGGTGTAATTGGTAGCACAGCAGATTGTGATTCTGTTTGTTCGGATTCGAGTTCCGGCCTTGGGACTAAATAAAGGGTTGACGAAAGTCTACCCTTTTGTTATATTATGCAAATGGAAAATAAATATAATCGTAATCGTCATTTGTGTAAGAAGATAGATAAGCTTGAAGATTTTACGGTTGAGTATAAAAACGACCCGTTTAAAGCTCTTAAGCTTTTTATTGATTCTTACTTGTGGTTAAAAGACCCGAGTAAAAATAAATTTCCGGAAGAGCTGGTAGGCCAGTCGGCTATTGCTATCGAAAAATATGTCAGGAACGTTATCGAAACTACCGCTACCCGATGGGCAGGTATTGGTAGAAAATTCGTAAACGATCCGCCGGATATTGGATATTTTAATGGATTCCGATATGACAATGACGGTGTTTATCTTGAAAACGTATGTGACGACTATATAGGAATTGGTCTTAGGTCACATCCTGTTCCGTTTGTCGATTGTCCGCGAATTTATTTTGAGATTTATCTTCCGTATCTTATTAATACGTTTATTGGACCGCCGCTTATTCATACAAATATTATTGATGTATTTAATTCTAAAGAATATATCGTTAGCGTGAGCGAATGTCTTGATTTTACACCTAAACATTATATTTGCTCGTCTGAAAGAGACGCTCTTGAACTATTTTGTGCTCATTGGGGAGACAAAAGTTCTGAAAATTACGATAATTTTGATATATTACATAAGTGGGAAAGACAAACATTCTGTAAAGAAAACTATAAGGCACATGGTCTTTATGTACCGATGAAAGCAGATATGCCGCTTATTAAAAACGCCGTTTATCAAAGATGTTGTGGTTGTAGTATTAAAGGCGGTAACAAGCTAGATACTGATACACCGGATAATAATACAAACTGCGTTATGAATGATTACACATAATTAATAGGTTTTATATCAATGAATAGAGAAGCGTTTAAAACTATATGTCGTAGTATTTATCCATGTTGTTATTTCGAGGATTATGAAGATTCGTGTTCTATCCTTACACCCATATTATTAGGAACTATTATGACAGCCGATTTTGATAAAACCGGTGAAATCGTGAAATTAACTAATGATTATCCGAAAGGTCGTTATAAGGTCAAAATCACAGAAGAAAATATTATTAAACAAATTAAATGGCACATAGGTAATTATAATATGTATCTTTTAATGGAAAGCACTTATAATAGATAGGAACATTATGGGTTGACAAAAGTCAATCCATTTTCTATATTATAAACAAAAAGGAGCTTATAATGGGCGCATTGATTACAGAAGATTACGCAAAGGAATGTCTTAACGAACTTAACGAAGCGGTAAAGATTAACCCTTCCATGTTTCGCGAAGATAAGGTAAAGTCGTTCTATCAGGACCTTTACGGTACCGGTGACCAGAAAATTTATGATGTTTTCGGTGCATACAATAAGGTCTATGCGACCGAAATTCGTTTTACGGAAGACGAATTCAATGCGATCAAAAATGTCGTTAAGGAATACGGTTTCGAAATTATTGAAGAAAGCAAGAAGGAATCTCGTGAAGAAGCGATGAAGCGACTCGGCAACGACTATAATCCGGTTCGTGACGACTATGCGATTATTCTCCAGAAAGGCGAAGACCAGTTTTATTTGCATGTGTATAAGTCCTGTCCGAATCCTGGGCATTTCGTGAAGCATGCGAAGGCGAACAAGCTTGAAGTCACTTACGGCTTTAACCGTTTCTGTGCCAACAAGGAAGATACAAGGCATTTCTATACTACTCCGCAGACGCAGTTTATCATGGAGCAGTTTGACCCGAAGAATTTTAATGCGTTTATTGATATTCTTCGTGCAGGCTTGGAACTGAGACAGTATACTCAGGATAATTCAGATGATTATCATGACGTATTGCGTGACCTGTATGATATGGATGATAGGCGTAAGCATTCTACCCTCAAGGGCCGTTTGCAGGTTATCAAGAAGTATGAAGCGAAGCTCGCCGAAAAGGCCAAGAAGGAAGCTGAACGCGAAGCTAAGTTGGCTGCAAAGCAGGCCGAACGCGAAGCCAAGAAAGCAGCTAAGAAGGCGGCTAAGAAGAAGTAATATGAAACAAAGGTATAAGATAAACATTCATTATCAGACCTATGACGGTTATATGGGTTTTGATGACTGGGATGATAATTATGCTGAAGAAATTTTCGAATCAAGCCTGCTTGGCGATGCATTGACCAAGGCAATTATTGATTTCGCAAAAAGTAAGTATAAGCATTTTGTGGCCATCAAATCTATAACCTGTCTTGGACCTGTCGAAAAGAAACCAACAACTGTTGTCGGCGAAGCTGAAATTACCAAGCAGCCGACAAAGCTTAAGTTTCGATGTAATAAATGTGAAACAGAATTTAACGTTCCGAAATATAAGTGTGAGTATATTCAGACAGGTATGAATGAATTTGAATATACCTATAGCTGTCCGGTTTGTCATGAACGTTGTTATGCATGTGGTACGCTTGAACCCGAGGAGTAAATATGTTTCGTAAGTATCAAGAATTTACAATGAAGTTTTTCTTTGATTCCGGCTTGAGTAATGCTGGATCTGATCTTACAGTTGCAGCAGGACTTTATATTTTATTCGTTCTTGCGGAAGTTGTAGGGGTACTTGTTTGTTTTATTTGGATATTGTCTGACGGTTTTAATCATATTACTATTCCATGGGCAAGTTTACATATTGTATTCTGGAGTACGGCATTACTCAGTCTCGGATTCAAGAATAAGTATAACTTTTCTCAAAGAACGAAATATGATAGTCTGTCTCCTGAAGAAAAACGATATATTTTCAAGGTTTCAATATTGTTGTTTATTAACTTGATGTCTTGCGGTATTATGGTTGTTGCTTTACCAATTATGATTATTGTTGGTATATGTAATATTATTATCGACGGCATTTCTAATTGTCTTTTCCCGGATCCTGTCAAGGAAAAGTCAAGCAAGGAACTTTCATCGCAGTTCGATACGATATTGAAGTAATAAAAAGGGTTGACGAGAGTCAACTCTTTTTCTATATTAGGTATTAGACGGTAGCTTAGTAAAGGGTGCTGAAATTCGGTTCGAGTCCGATTGAGTCATGGAATGATAGCCGTTCGACCCGGCGTTGGCGTGGTTTGCCTGGCGGTTCGATACCGCAGTACCGTCTTAAATAAAAGGAAAAATAAATGGCAAGTTATCAAGTAAAACGCCCGTTGAGCGTATTGGAAGAAGCGGCTAACGCTCTTTCTGAATCTATGGGTCTTTCCGAGCCTAAGAAGAAACCTAAGCGTAAATTCGAAAAGGTTTATTATTATCTGGTTTGGTTTACCAATGGAAACACGGTTTCCGGTATTCGAAAGGAAGAAGATACCAATCTCAAGCGTTTAAAGAAACGCTGGCGTGACGAAAACGAAAAGTATACAATTACTCCGATTACGGCAGGTGAAAGTGTTAGACGAGAAGAGTAAAGAAATCAGTGCCTATGTCCGCGGGTTTACTCATGGAATGTGGGTTATGCTTATTGCCGCGGTAGTAATCATACTAGTGTATGGTTGGATTGCCGGTTAATTAAAAGGGGTTGACAGAACGTCAACTCTTTTTTATATTGTTTTATATAGCTTAAGGAGATTTTATGATTCGAGAATATGAAACCCAATATGATGAAGGCGTGCTTCCCGATTATTGGTCTGTAAATCATTGTCAACTTCTTGCTGAACGTGATTTGTGGGCTACTCGTTTACAGATGGCCAGAGGTGCACTTAAGCTTGCTACAGAATTACGTGAAAACGCAGAAACACGTAACTATGCACTTTTCTGTATTGAACGAGAAGCAAAGTGGGAAAAAGCTGTAGATGCGATTGGACAGAAATTTATTAATATTGGTGTTGCCGTAAAGAAACATGAAACCGAGGAGGAATAATGTTTAGCGCAATGTTTAAGAAATCTAAATCTCAGGATTTTCCTGTAGAATGCCGTGCGATGTATTACTTCGCAAAGGGTCGACATGCCCATCAGGAACGTAAGGGCAGCGGAATGCCGTATTTCGTACATCCTCGTGGTGTAGCTTGGCTTGTTAAGAAATATGGTGGAACGATTAACCAGATTAATGCCGCATTCGGTCATGACCTTTTGGAAGATACCGATACGTCTTATGAAGAAATCGCCGTTATTTCCGGAAGCGAAGACGTAGCAGAACTTGTATTGGAATTGACTAATAACAAGCATATTATCGAAGAAGTCGGCAAGACTGAGTATATGACCGAAAAGCTCTGTAATCTCAGCAAGGATGCACTTCTTATCAAGCTGGCTGACATGGTTTATAATTCCTGGGATATGCCTAAGGAAAACGCACTTAAGAGAATGTACCAGAATGTCTGTGAAATGCTCGTAAAGCGAAAGGATATTCCACAGAAATGTCGTGAACTGGCTTCACTCGTACTTTTGGCATAATATGAAATTTGGTTTAATTGGAAAAAATATCGGATATAGCAAGTCAAAAGAGCTTTTTGACCAGTGGGGCATCGAATACAAGATTTATGATGTCAACAATGTGGAACAGGGTCTTGAACTTGCAATAGCCGACAAGCTCGACGGTTTTAATGTCACAAAACCGTTTAAATTGGATATTGTTAAATATTTAGATTGTCTTATGCCGGATGCGGATAGGATTAAGTCTGTAAATTGCGTAAAGATTCTGAATGATACTTTTATCGGTGAAAACTTTGATGGTGAAGCATTCCGAATTTCTTTACAGCATTATGTAGACAACCATGACGATTGGGAATTCGATTATCCTCATAAGATGGCTATTCTCGGAAACGGCGGCGTAGTTCCGTCTATTCTTACCGCGCTTCATGATGCTACTGATTTTGCGACTTCACACCATGAAATGACTGTTTTCGCAAGAAATCCAAAAGGTATCGACGAAAAGAGTCTGGATGAATTCAAGGCCAAGGATTTTGACCTTATTGTCAATACTATTCCGTTTGAAGCCGGAATAGACATTAATTTCAATAATAAGAGCAAGTTTATCTATTATGACCTGAACTATGCCGACAGAAGACTTGTTGAAAAGGCCGAAAAAAATAAACATTGTTCCTGGGCCATTGACGGTATGGATATGCTCGAAAGACAGGCCGAAATGTCCTTGAATTGGTGGAAAGAATAAAGTCTCCGTTATAAATAATAAAAACGGAGATTTTTATTATGGATTTAAACGAAGCTAAAGATTTATTAGAAGAATATGGTTTTAAGCTCGTCGAAGCCTATGGCGATGCATCGCCGGCTCAGATGGCTGATATGAAGAAACGTCTTGCCCAGTATATTGATTCCGGTGCGGAATTCAAGATTAAGAGCAAGGCCAATCCGCTCGGATTGATTGTTACTGTTGAAAAGCTCGGTGATGATGATTTCCTTCTTCGCAACGCCAATACTTGGACCGCGCTCGCTCGCGCAACAAATGTTGACGACATGATTAAGAAGATTTATGACATTCAGGCCAATCTCGGAAATATTCAGAAGCGTGAAACTTTTGAACTTGACTTGCTTGGTAACGTTATCGAACGTCTCAATATGGGTCAGTTGGTTGTTCTTCCGGATGAATTGTTTAATGATGCTTACAAGAAGTATAAGGCACTCGGTGATATGGTCTACCTTCACGGTCAGGCTGAAGACGATGCCGGTTTCGATATTTGTAAGGTCTTGAATAAGACTGGTACTCCTTTGACCAAGGAACAGCGTTATGACTGCGTTATCGCAAATCCGGATAAGGGATTTGTTCCAGCTTACTTGTATTTCTGGTATGATGCGAAGTTTATGTCCAAGAATTTCCCGCAGGGTATGCCTCGCGGTCTTATCTGTTATAAGACAGACAAGGAATATTGTGACGACGCCCAGAAGAAGTTGGATTCCAAGGCAGAACATCTTTAATATTAACAAATATTTACATTAAAAAGGCTGACGCAAGTCAGTCTTTTTTCTATCTTTATGATATGTTAGATTTAGTTGAAAAATGGTCAAAGACCGGTAAAGACACTGCGGATATGCCGGCTATCGTAGTTCATGCACATTTTGCCCATTCGTTTGATATATATTCAAAGCATGAAGAACGCAGAGAAACGTATGGGATTAATTGGAAATTGTCATTGGATGATCCGGATGATTTACATGTAATGGCGCCATATTTTCCAGTTTATGCAGTACACCCGATTGAATACAGTTTAAAAGAATATGAACTGTCTAGTGCAAATCCGAAATTTAAAGATTGGGTATTCCCGGATAAAGACAGTTTAGAAAAGTTCTTAAAAGATAAAGAAATCTATGTTCCGGGTTTCTGTATAGCATATCGTGATAACTGGTGCTGGTCCACGAAGAAACCGTTTGGTCCTCAGAAAGATTTAAGTTGCGGTTATAGTTCAAGCGCTTTATTTGTTTATCCGAGATTGACTAAAGACGATACTCATCCGGATAGTGACCCATGGTTTGGTGAAAACTGGCTGGAATGGTATGGAAAACGTCATTATATAAAAACTCCAGAAGATGTATATAAGGTTCAGCATGAACTTGACCTTGACTTACATTTACTTTACATTGATGGCGATGAAAAAACGGTTGACAACTAATAGGGAATTTACTATATTGTGAATAAAGGTAAAATATAGTAGATAATAAGAGCTGTTTAAAGTACAAATATCTGACATTGAAGGTCAAGGCGGAACTTAATTCCACTGACGCAATGTATAAATGGACATACACTGTAACCGGTATTGATACTTTCGAAGGTATCAATGTTCTTGGTTTCTATGATGAAAAGCAGACCGCTCCTGTTATTCTTATGAGTAATAAGAATATCTATGAATATGATTGGACTGCTATTCCGGCTCGTATTCGTACGGGTACGTGTTCCAATTATATGGATATGTTCAAGGACGATAAGCACATTATTATCGTAAGCGACGCTATTACGTTCGCCGTTGGCGGTGCAAGTACTACTGTGGACGAAAGCGGATTTAAGGTTTCAAACGCGTTCGAAGGATATACGATTCAGTATATTCATACTACGGTTTATTCTACTATCGAAAATGAAAACCTTCTCGCTCCGACTATTACCGAAGACGAACGTCGCAGAAAGCAAGAAGAAAAGCGTGATAAGGACTGGAAGAAGCGTTTTAGTCAAATTCCTGAAGAAAAACGTCCGACTATCGCATTTGAACCTGAAATCAAGGCTGCTGAAAAGGAAAATAAGGTTTCCTTCTATCGTAAGCATAAGGACCTTCTCCGTCTAGCTGCGGTCTTTATCCTGTTCGTCGGTATCGTTATTGCATCCGTTATCGGATCCAATGCATTAAGTCGTTTCCATGAATGGATTTATGAACGAAATTCTCCGGTTAAGAGCACTGCTGTAAAGACTACCGTTACCAAGAATCCTTACTCTCGGGCACAGGCTTTGGCGGCCGCTATTGACAGTATGTCAGTCTTCGAAGACGGTACAAAGGACAGCATTGACGTCAAGGCACTGGCTGACTCAATCTATGCCGTAGATTTGGAACATAGGGCTGATTCTGTGACCCAGGCGGCCATCAGACGAGATAGCCTTGTAACTACATTGCCGAAAGAAAAACGAGTCCAGATTGAGCTTGTTGCGGTAATCGAAGACGGTGTTACAACACGTAAGGTTCAGACAGATGTCGTGCTTGATACTATCCGAGAATCCGACATGAAGCACCTGACAAAGACTATTACTGCTATGGCTACTAATATGGCTAAGGACCGTCAGACTGAAATCGATACTTCCAAGACTTACTATAAGGTTTCCAAGATTAAGCCTACTAACTTTATCGCACTGGAGTAAGCTATGGATAATGAATTTGAACATTATAGCTTTATTGAAGGTGCTATAGCTGTAGTTTGGGGGCTTGGTTCTGTAATTGGCGGTTTCACATTAATGCTTTGGCTTTCTTCTTGGTTTTTAAAACCGGATAACTATGTTCCGCCTAAGAAGGAAGAAATAAAGGTTGAACAGATTGTGTCTACAAAACCGGTAATCAAACACGAGGTAACAGTCGAGGCGAATGTAACGGTTTCAGATGGAGTTACAAAACGTACTATGAAATCCAAAATGACAGCTGATTCTGTTACCCACGACATGATAAAGACCGTCAATGATAACATGTTACAGGCAACCTATAAAATGGTTGATGTAAGGCAGAGAGAAGTTAACGCTGATACAAATTATTGGAATAAGAATGTAATAAGCCACAATAAGGAGCAAAAATAAAATGTCATGGTTTGATTCTCTTAGAATGAAGGTATACCGAGAAGCAAGCAAAAGCGATCCGTCATTATTTGATTGGTTTGCGTTGATTGGTATAGCATTAACTGTTGTTGCTACCATTATTTGTGTCGTTACGTATTGGGCCAGTGATGTCAATGGTCGTGAAACATTATTTTTGGCAAAACACATGCCGTTTGTCGTAAAATATTGTATTGTACATCTTATTTTCTTCTGTTTATATGTAAATGCATTAAGTAATATAGGTCGTAACCACAAGAAACAGTATAGTGAATTGTCAGATAAAGAATATGAAAGAGTTACTTTGGCTTCTATTTACACGATTATCATATCTGTGCTTACTCCGGTAACATATGTTTATCTGGTATTTAAGTATACGCTTGTAGCAATCGGTTTGACCTGTAAATTCAGCTTTATCTTTTTGCCTGAATATTTGGTTCATCTGTTGTTCGGAAGAAAGCAAGAAAAAGAACAGAAAAAGATGGTTAAAGAAGTAAAGGCTGAAGCTGAAGTACCTGTAAAGGCAAACATTCTTTCTGATTATAATGCGTTCTTGAATAAGTAATTACGCGTGGAAGCAAATAAAAATACCCATTGACAAGATGGGTATTTTTTATTATATTATAGCCATACACAAGAGGAAATATGATTCTTAAAAACTTTCAAATGACATTGAGCAAAGAATACCGTGCAGGAAATGAATACACCCTTTGGTTTGTTCTTTGGATAATTAATATTTTCGTGTGGCTTATTAGCGCCGGTGTCAATGCTTGGTTGTATGCGTCTGACCATTATGTTGGTATCGGTATTCTTTTGACCAGGATCCTTACTGGTGCGCTTGTTGTTTCTTTGGTTGGATTTATTGGTATTTTCTGTGTAGAAGACGAAGTAATGGCTCATGCTTCAATCGATAATTACGAAAATCTTCCTCCGGTAGCGAAGAAATCGTTATTCTTGTACACTTTATATAACATCATGTTTATTTTCGGTACACCGTTGGGTTGGGTTATTTTGCCGATTATATTGTTAAAGTTCATCAGTTATGATATTCCGAATAAGATTCTTGACTATGCTTTCGGTAATACAAAACCGAAACCAAAGGCAGAATCAAAGCAGGCAAAACAAAATTCTGATTTAACAAATGAATTCAATCAGCTTCTTGGTGAAAATGCTACTAAAAAAATTTACGGTAAAACACATTATAAACGAGTAGAAAGGTAATATATGGAACGACTGCTTAAAAATTATCTGGTTGTAATTCTTTTCTTGGGTGCTTGCAGTTCGTTCTATTTCATCGGTGAAATTTGGCATCGCCCTGCATTCCAGAAGGAAATCGTTGAAGACAAGAAGTTTTCAATGCCGGTAACTATCGAAATGTATACTGTTATCAATGACGGTGTTACGCGCCGAGTAGTTGCTTCCAAGGTTGTTACCGATTCTATTACCCATAAGGACACGGAACTTGTGAATCGTGCGATTAAAGAAGCGACACATCACATGATTGCGACCCGTCAGAGAGAAATCGATCATAACGACCATTACTGGCGAAATGCAAAGTTTATCGACGTAGGAAAAGAACAGACCCCTATCACTCTTAACTTTCTTGAGGAAGAAAACTAATGGATAATCAAGTACATCATCCGCATGTAACGTATTCCAGCGAAGTTGGCGGTGCTTATTCGAAGGATTATTATAACGATAAGGCTAGAAATTGTGACGACTGTAGTGAAGATCTTGGCTGCGGGTGTCTAGGACTTTTCTTCATGTGCGTTGCTATGCTTTCTACTGCTCTTTTCTTTGTAAAATTCGTAGGAACTCCAAACAATAGTTTTACAAACTTTTGTCTTCAAAGTGTATCTTGTAATGACGCAAAAGAAGCCGAACGACGTGCGGCAGAAGAAAAACGAAAGGCCGATAGCATTAAGTATGTACAGGACAGTATCGTAAAGTATAACCAAATTCACGACAGTATTGCCGTTGCGATTAAAATGCAGGATAGTCTGGATGCCGAGCTTGTCAAGAAGCAGCAGGTCAAAGCCGAATATATCGCGATTATTGATGACGGTGTAACTTCTCGAGAAGTAAAGGTTAATGCCGTAGCAGATTCCCTTACTCCTGAAGGAATGCAAGCTATGGGTGAGTCGTTTACCGAAATGTCGTTGAATGCCGTTCGTGACCGACAGAACGAAATTGATAACAATAAAGAATATTATACGAAATTTGAAAGGATGAAAACAAATGATGAAAACCAACTACAATAACCTGCCTAACTATGGAAAACCGATTAAGCCGTTCATTCTCGAAGACCCTCCTAACTATGGAAAACCGAATTACGGATATAAATTCATCGACAAGCATCATGAAAAAATCGGTGTTGCACTTTGGATTTTTGTTCTACTGTGTACGATTATAACATGTAAGGCTTTCTATGAATACGGTCAGGCGAATGACCCGGTTTCAACCAAGGCCAATGTAACTGTTACCGTAACACGTCATTCGGATCCGTTTAGCGGTCCCGATTTCAATAAGCGTTATGAAGTCGACCCGAAGATTAAGGCAGCGGTTGATTCCATGTGGGCGGCTGAAAAGGGAAAGCGCGATTCGTTGAAGGCTGCGGAAGCTGAAAAACGAAAGCAGTTCGTTCGCGACAGTATTCTCGCCTATGTCCATAAGAAGGATAGTATCAGAAAGGAACTTATCCGTCTGGACAGTATCAGACTCGAGCTTGAACGACAAAAGAAAGCCCAGATAGAATATATTGCAGTTATCGACGACGGTATTACCAAACGTACTGTTAACGTCAATACGGTGAGTGATACGCTGACCGAAGACATGACTAACCAGTTAGGCGAGACATTCAGTACAATGGCCGTAGAGGCTGTCCGTGAGCGACAGAAAGAGATTGATAGAACAAAGGACTATTACAAACGTCTCCGATTGCCTACAGAACGGTTGCTATAAAAATAGCGGGCTTTGTGCCCGCCTTTTTATTCTTCTTTAAATTTACCGGAAAATTCGCTATTGAAGAAGTCTATACCGCATTCGCGAATTATTCTCTTTTTCCATTCAGCGTTTCTGCGTTTGATGCAGTTCCATGGAATATCGGTAATATTAAATGAATTCATTTTATTGGATGCCTTTTCATAGATTTTATAAAAAGGGTGTGATTTAGTTGTTGGTGTAGATACGATAATCATCTGGGCGTATGCGCGAGATGCTTGTGTAGGAAATACACACATCATAAAGTCTTCTGCCAGATTGTCACTCATATGCGCGAAATCGTCGATAATCATTAAATCGACAGATTTTCCCCGTATACTTGTTGAATGTGCGGCACAAGCGAAGATTTGTGTCTTGTTTTCAAATCGTATTACTTGCTTGTTATTTGTTAATGTTTTCGGTTTTAAAAAATCCGGAAGATTATTATAGATGTCTTTTATTCTGTACAAGATTTCACATGACTGTGCTTCTTTTGGTGCCAGAATACCGATACATTTATCCGGATTAAATATCGCATACCAGAGGGCATAAACAGCCAAAGCTGTTGTAATACCGCATTGCCTTACGGTTTTTACCAGATGGTTTCGTTTTCCCATGTGTTGTTTTTCTTCCATGGTCGAAATCCACTTGTCAAGTAATTCTTTTTGGAATTTGTAGGGCTTGAATGTACTTGTTCCCTCTTCGGTGAGGATCTTTGTGTACTTACAGAATTGTCGGATATTTTTTGAGCAGGCTCCGATAATATTGGCCTCTTTTGCTGTTATGTCTTTTTTAATCATGTAGTTTTCCTTTTAATAGAATGATGTCAGATTTCGACCAATATAGCCAACCAATATGGCACTTCATGTTCAGTCGCTATGGGTTTTTTAAGAGGAAAACCTTTCCGGAATTTTTCTGACCCGTACTGCGGCATTACGTACCGCGTTTGTAAACCTTTCTTATTTATTAAAAAGGGTTGACAAGTCTTGTAAAAACTATTATATTTCTAACATGCATTATATCATTTTATTCGTCGACAAAAGACAACATCCTATTGAACCGCAGTGGTGGACCCGTTATGGAATGTACGTAAGCGAAGACCTGATTGCGGCTGCAAAACTGTATGCTCATCTTCATGAACAGTTCCGTAGAAGTATCGTCACGGTAGACGATTACAATATGTTCGATTTGATTCTGGAAGAAGAACCGAACTTTGACGGTGATTGCGGTACCTATAAGTTTAAGAATCTTAAGGTATTACCGGATATTGTAAACGAGGATCTCGATTATATTCTTGAGCATCCCGAAGCTTATGAAAAGACATGGGTAAAATTTGGCGAGGATAACAATGATTAAGAAGCTGCAGCTTTACGTTCTATATTCATACATAAACAACCATGAAAATAGCACTTACTTCGGTAAAGTTATTTTTTCCATGATTTGCTGGGTAGGCAGTGTTATCGGTAATCTTGTAGCATATAAAGAACTGTGGTCGGATAATTTTACTGTACAACTGGCTCTTTATGCATGGTCGGCATTATGCTGTTTCGGTTTTGCATTCTTTATCGCTATGTTAAACGGTGAATCGTCGATTGTTAAGATGTCAAATTATTATAACTACGGTTGTAGTTATAACGAAATCAAAATTAACGACCGTAAAGATTTATTGTTATTTACGTTTTATTCATATGGCATTATTTGTTGTTCAGGTGCTATGTTCATTTTATTGCCGTTAAAAATTATTATATGGGTCGGCAATATTTTTGTCTGTACGATTCCGAAACATATTATTGATTATTTCATCGGTGATGAGCCGGAAAAATCAGACAGCAAGTCAACTTTACAGGAATATAACGAATTTATTACCAGGAAATAATTATGCGTTGTAATAAATGTCCGTTTACTGATTATGACTCTGAAGAAGGATGCATGATTTGCGGCATTTTCGGATGGGACACCGATGATGAAAGATTCACTACTAACCGAAAAGGTGAAGACGGGTGTATCTTTAATCTTAGAACATTGAAAAAATATAATGCGGCAAATCATGCCGCACTTATGTCAGAAGGTCAAGGTAAACCAGATGCAGTTTGAAGATAAATCGATCAGTTATTTTAATGCCAATACCGAAGAGGCGGTCTGTCCTTATTGCGGTGCGGTCCAGACGGATTCTTGGGAATTGTCCGATGAAGACAAGATTGAATGCAGTCATTGTGAAAGAACATTCTATGTAGGTCGAGATGTGACGGTTACTTATACGACACATTGTATCGACGAAGACGGAAATATCGATTACGATGACAAGATGCTTGAATCCGAATGGAATAAGAAATGGGGAACACCTAAAAAGGTTGAATCAGATGCATAATGAACCTGAATATATTTTCGATTGGCAATATAAGTATACCATTAACTATAAGATTAAAGGTATTACAGATAATCGAAAATTTTACGATGCAATTAAAAATGTCCAGAAGAAATATGGCTATGGCCAACCGTGCCCGCAAATGGTTTGTTTCGGGGTTAATCACTGGATGTATTTTACTACGTTTTCTATAGATGTAGTTTTTCATGAATGGGGACAGAATCGTGAAGGCCGTAACTGGCCGGTAACAATTTATCACCTTAAACCCGTTATTGATGAATTTCTTGAAGCTGTAGACGGAGAGATTGAAAGTCATACATTAAAAGAATTGCCGTTAATGTATAACGATATTTCCGATAAGCTGAAACTTCCGCTCGAGAAAAAAATTTACCCATAGGGGTTTACAAAAGAAAAATTATTTGCTATATTTACAACGTAAAAACAAAAACAACAAAAAATTTCTTATATATAATATAAAAGGTTTAAAAATGAAGACACTTAGTTTGACACTCCTCCTACTCAGTAGCCTGCTCCTCAGCTGGTTATTGCGTCGTAGTCTAGTGGGAACTAAGTAGTTCGATTTTTTAATCGTATGAAAGTTTATAAGGTTCCCACACAATGGGAGCCTTAATTTTTTATTTAGGAGTATGTTTGTAATGGCTAGCATAGTGGTTTCCAAGTCCACTGGTCTGGGTTCGAATCCTGGTACTCCTGCTATAGCGGTCTGTGATTGGAATTGGAATACAGCATCGGCTTAAACCCGGTGGCCGAGATAAGCACGGATTGGGGGTTCGAGTCCCTTCAGACCGATAATATAACGGTATGTGATGGAATGTATACATGCGGGCTTGAGAGGTCCGTGCCCGAAAGGGATTGGGAGTGCGAGTCTCCCCGTACCGATAAACTAACGTCAGGTGGCGGAATTGGTAGACGCGCTGGCATGAGAGGCCAGTGTCCTCAGGACGTACGGGTTCGAGTCCCGCTCTGACGATAACCTTAGGTGGCGGAATTGGTATACGCAGCGGTCTCAAAAGCCGCGGCCGAAAGGCATGTGGGTTCGAGTCCCACCCTAAGGATAAAATTTTGGAAGCGTAGGCTAATAGGTAAGCCAGCACTTTGCTAAAGTGCCGTGGAGAAATCTGCTTGAAGGTTCGAGCCCTTCCGCTTCCGCTACAATTATCCGCTGGTGGTGGAATAGTTTATGGTAGACACAGAAGACTCAGATGCTTCCGCCTTAATGGCTTGTGGGTTCGATTCCCACCCAGCAGACTAAATGGCCGAGTGATGGAACTGGCGAGACAACGGTGCCTTAGAAGCATCGGTCCGAAAGGGCGTGTGGGTTCGAATCCCACCTTGGCCACTATGATTAATTTTAAAGCTACAAGTACGACTTGATTCGTGTAGCTACGGAAATATAGGTATCGAGATAGTCCGTAAGCATTCCGAACACAGGCTTTCGAACGATGTCTTCCTTAGTCCAACCGATTTTTCCGATTCTGGTAATTTGACAGCCATAATCAGAATCCTTGAGTTCAAGTCCGCACGTAAACATGAAACGTTCATTTACAAGAGCTTTGGCGTAATATCTGTCGCTCTTATATTGACCGACGCTGATAGTGCTTTTACTGTTTACATCCGTCAACTTCTTGACGGTATTTACCAAAAATTCAAGATTCGCCGTAGCGGTCTTGTTTGTATTTGGAATATGAATTCCATCAATTAGAACATTCTTGTTAATCATAGTAATACTAATATAGAAAATTTCCTATATGTTGTCAATACTTTTTGGGCTTACAAAAAGATTGCTTTTTACTATATTATAAGTTATGGACATAGAAAAATACTTTGCCGAATATAAACTGTCTAAATACGAAAAAATGTCAGATACTGAACTATGTCAGGAACTTGACAAGATTCGTAAACAGAGGAAAGAACTGGATGAAACCGAAAAGGAAATCCAGCGTATTCGTTCTACAAGGTATCAACAAAATAACTGGTTCAATGAAGAACTTAACTGCGGAGAACCACATATCTAATGTTCGAAAAGGAAAACGCTTTACATTACAGTTATCTCGGTAATGAACCGTTCAGTCATATTCATTATATTGACATTTTGAAGATGCGGCCTATTAGAGATGACGATGAACCAAACAAAAAGGGCGGTAATAAGTTCTGGTTATCGTTTTCCGTAAATTATGGCGGGCACAATACTGACGGTTGTCTCGCTATCGGATGTAAGGGTAGTTATGTTATTTGGAATAACACAAAATACGAAACCGAAGATGACTTTAAAAAACTCTATCTGGAAATACAGAAACGAAACGTAGAAAGTGTTTTTGACGTATTAGGTTAATGATGTCTAAAAAGGGTTGACACAAGTCAACTCTTTTTCTATATTATGATTATGGCATACGAATTCAGAATTATCGAAACAATCATGGCTCCAGCTTATTTGAGTGAAATGAAATATCATCGGATGGATTATAAAGCAAGCCGTAAGTCTTATATCGCACAATATAGAAAGACTAGCTGTTGGCTTTTAAGCTGGCTTTTAGCAACTGACTGGACTGATATTAAGTACAATGCAGAAGAATACGCTACTTGTAATAACGTAGGTATTGCGCTTAGACCGTACAAATATCCAAATTTGTACCCACATCTCGGTACGATTTTACCTAGTTATGAAACAGCCATGCAATTACTTGCGGCATTCAAGAAGAAAATTCATTATAACGACGATACCAAGAAACCTTCCGATAAGGTTGTGTATTATGAAGGTCGTAAGAAACCGGAAGACTTGCAAAGTGTAAAATCGCCGAATGAAATCATGGCCGAATATGACAGCTTGATTGGTAAGAAACGTCGATAATTGTCGGATATTTTTCGCTAAATAAAATTTACATCATTTGTAATTTTTTATATTTTACGCATAAGGGAAAAATTATGTGTAAATATTGCGAAAATTCTTCAGAATTTGAATTAGATAGTGACCGCGATCTTTTCGAAGGTCGTGGTTTAACTACTAAATTATTCATTGTCAATGAAGGCGAAGATTATTATCTTCAGCTCGTTAATGACCTTACCGGTGAAAAGATTAAGACTACAAAAATTCAAGTCTGTCCGGTCTGTTATCATGTACTCGGAACCAGTTATGTTCCAGAAAAACGTGACGAAGTATGTGAGTTCTTCAGTAATCTTTCCGATTGTACTTCGGCGAGCATAGTCGAAGAAGCATGGAAAAATGTTCCTAAGTTCGAAGGCTGGTGTGGGTGTGGTTCACAACCTAATTATCCGGATTATCCGCATACCGGTTATATATCTCCGACAGCTGTTGTATCTCCTCAACTAGATTATATAAACGAAGATTCATTATTGGGTTATTCTCGAAACAGCGCATTAGTTGATATGATAAATGCGACATATAGTGGCCTTGGAGAGATTGACCGTGAAGTGTTACAATAAGTATTTACAAAAAAGAAATTTTTTGTTATATTATGTAACATGAGTGAAAAAATTGCTGTTTATCCAGGTTCTTTCAATCCCGTTCACCCGGGACATCTTCATGTAATTCGTCAAGCCGCACAGGTATTTGACAGAGTTATTGTTCTTATTGCAGAAAATCCTGAAAAGTCATATCCTATTAATCCGATTCTCCGTATGAAGTGGATTAGGGAAATGACTACAGGTTATGATTGGTCCGACAAGGTTTCTGTTCAGTATACTCCAGAAGCTCTTGTCGATTTTTGCTTTGAAAACAATATTGGTTATATTGTTCGCGGACTCCGTAATGGAACGGATCTTGAATTCGAAAAGACTCAGATGGAATATAACTATTGCCTTTCTGAAAGTCCTGCATCGCTTCAGTACGTATTCTTTACGACACCGGCACATTCTGAACATATGTCTTCTAGTGGCGTAAGACAGTTTGTCAAGTACGGAACTGCTGGAAAGCTCATTAATCTTTATTTTCTCAGCGGCTGGGGAACTTTCCCTGATACGGTAAAGGAAATTTACGACAGATACAAAGGAGTTTAGATGGCCAGATTTATTCTTATTACAGGAATGATGGGTTCAGGCAAGTCTGCCGTTTCTGAACTTTTGCGTAAGAAACATTATATCGTTATCGACAGCGATAGCGAGGTTAAGAAGCTTTACGAAGATCCTGAAATCTATCAGTTCATAGTTTCTCGTCTCGGCAAGGATTATCTTGACGAATACAATAAGATTGACCTGAAGAAAATGCGTATGGTCTTTGCTAGTCCTACGTTGTTTTCCGAAGAACTTATGAATCGTTTGCTTGTCAAATTTACAAAAAATGTCGACGACAAGTATTTGAACAGTAAGGAAGTTATCTTCATCGAAGCCGCACTTACAACGGATATTCAGAAAGTAAGGGCAAGACTCAATATCTTCGATATGGTTATCATTCATGCTTCTGCTGATATTCGTCATAACCGTCTTATCAAGAGAACGGGCTATGCAGATATGTACATGCAGAATCTTGAAGCCCGTCAGTCGTTTGAAAATTTGAATTCTACCACTTCAGGAATCAATGTTCCGACACATCGAGTTTATCATTTGGAAAATAATGGAACTTTGGAAGAGTTGAATACTTCAGTTATCACCGCCCTCCAGAATCTCGATATTACCCACAATGAAAAGCTTGCAACGTATATTCGTTATCTGAAGGAATCACCGACCTATTGCCATGACAATGCTTGGTGTTATAGTTTCTTTAACTGCGGTGGTTGTAATAATTGTCCGTTCCCGTGTAAGAATATCGACAGGGATTACAAGAAACTAAACGAAAAGTTCATTGCCGAACAGAAGAAGGCAAATTCTCCTGAAAAGAAATGGCATGAATATATTGACGCTTGGGCTGACGAATATAATCAGGCTCAAAAGGAATCCAAGGAATTTTACATTACGAGAAGTGACCGATGAATAAAAAAGACGAATTCGCAATCAATTGGATGAATAATCCAGAAAAGATGTCGTCAAGGAACCTGAAGCAGTTGAAAAGAAGGTTTCTGAAAAAATTAAGAAGAAATTAAAAGAAGAGGAAGAACAGAAAAAGCGTGATGCTGAAATCAAAGCGAAAGAAAAGGAACGGCTCGCCAAGAACACGCCAGTTTCTGGTCTTAGCTTCGCCAATGTTAAAAGTATTGGTCAGGAACGTGTTGATGAAAAAGCACGTAAGGACCGTGAAGCACATGACGAAGGCGAACGCCGTAAGGCTAAGGCAATCGCAGAAGAATCTGTTTCTGCTGGGCTGTTAGTCAATAGCGAAAAACTTAAAGCCGTTATTGAAGAACAAATCGGTAAATACAATGTCGACGTTAAACTGATGGCAGCCGACAGGACAGGTGATCATAATTATATCGAACAACATACTTTTGGTGTAGATATGCATTTGTATTCTGGTGGTTGGAATTCTGATTATGGTGTTTGGAGTATTCCGCGAGTAGCAGAATATGCAAGGGAATCTTTGATTAATGCCGGATTTAAGGTATCTGCTGTAGAAACTCATAGTGGCAACTGCTATTCTAAAACTTCGTATTCTTTTAAAATCGATTTAACTTCTATGTTTAAGGCGAAGTAATGATGAAAGATGAATTCACAATTAACTGGCTTACACCAGAAAAAGATATTGTAAAAAAACCGCCTGAGCTTGAAGAGAAAAATAAGAAAAAGTTAAATCCATGGCGAAAGGTTTTCCTTTCTAACATGGAACAAAATATTGATGAATATAAAAAGACTCATGCTTGGTCTGATTTAAGTTTTGATAATTTCAAGACTTTAGGGCAGGAACATGTTGATGAAATAGCCAAAAATCCTCATGCTTATGAAGAAGAAGGTGATCGGCGTAAAGCTAAAGCTATAGCGGAAGAACTTGTTTCGGCAAACTTGGTTGTCAATAGTAAAGAATTGGCTGATTGGATTCATGCATGTGTCGGCAATAGGAATTTTGACGTCGTATTTGAACAGATCGGAAGAGAGGATTGTCATAATACAATTAGGCGTGAAGGTGGCGATATAAAAATCTATCTGTATTCTGGCGGATGGAGAGCTAAAGAAGGGGTCTGGGATATTCGACATACGGCAGAATTAGCTAAGGAAGCTCTTACTGAATCTGGTTTTAAAACTGGCGAAATTAAAAACTATGATAGAAACTATGAACGTGGCGGTTATTGTTTTGAACTTGATTTAACTTCTATGTTTAAGGGAAAGTAATATGGCTACAATATCTGACGTTATCGAATGTATGAAAGAAATGCATTGGACAAGTAAAACGCCCAAGCATATGGCAGAAAAGTTTTACAAGGAAACAAAAGAACGACTTGTAAATCTTGCATTGGAAGGCGTCAAGATACGGTTGCCGGAATATACGGTATATTTTAATCCGAACGGTCAACAAAATAAACGTGCTTGTAAAGTTCGGACCATGTATAACCTTGATACTTGTAGTAGACAACGGATTAAACGTTGTCTGGCTACACAAAGACTTGCCAGTGAAGGTTTGACTAAGGATGTAACTGTAAAGTATATGAAGGCTTTAATGTCAAAATATCATTTAGAACATAAAGATGAATGTAAAGAACTTGCAGATGTTTATTATGAGGTGTAATCGTGACAGAGCTTGAAGAAACACGAAAGTTAATTAACGCAATCGATAAGGATCTTTGTCATTGGCTTGATTTCAGGTTTTCATTAGCTGAAAAAGTCAGAACATTGAAGACAATGGTCGAAGATACCCGCCGTGAAGAAGAAATTCTGAAGAAGATTGAATATTCTAACGAATATCAGAATAAGAACGCACTGATGGCAATCTATCAGGTGATTTTTGATGAAATGAAGAAGATTCAGTCTAAGGAAATCAATCGTTCCGAATACTATGTGAAGTATAGCGGGAAAAATAAAAATAACGGCGGTGCTCCGTTCTATGCCGTTAAGTATTTCGACGACGAAGCTTCAGCAGTAGCCGGAATGCATAAGCTTATCGATAGTGACACAAGTATCGACCAGGCGGCAGTAGTCGACTGCCACGATAGAATCATTCAATCTTATACAAGAGGATATTAATATGAGTACAAAGAAAGGTATTGACGATTTGGTAGTGGATCCACGTTACCAGGCGGTCGAAAAACGAGTTCAGGAAACAAAGCTTCAGCAGATGATGTGCTTTGATAACGACACGCTTTTTAAGGATTACTGGAAAGGCTGTCCGAAGAGACTTAAAGACTATATCATATACTATGATACGGAACATGACTATTACGAATCCGCTACGTCATTCTGTGAAGGATTTCTGATGGAAAACGGTGACGTTACCGAGAAGTTCTACGAAGCTATGTTGACTTGGCTGTCAAATCTGAAAATCGTGTGCTACTGGCCGGAAAGGTAAAATCAGTAGATTAAATGAAGGGGTTGACAAAACCCCTATTTTTTATTATATTGTACTTATATGAAATATTCTGATGAGACAATCCTTAGCAATATCTGTGACCTCATGGACAGAGCTAAGATTCCGCATAACTGTAACGGAGATAATATTATCGAAATCGATAAGGAATATAGGATAGAAATCGATAAATCTACTACTCCGTGGCGTTGTACGTTGATGAAAAACGGTGAAAAGGTTTATTCCGCTAATCCGACAGGAATCGTTTTGGCTACTAAGGCAGTTTTAGTTCTCGCAAAGAAGAAAGAAAATGTTTGATAGACTTGAAGAAAATGAATACGGCCAGTTTGTTGAATGGCTCCGCATAAAGTGTAAACGTCCGAAGGGCGATTGGGAGAATACAATCGCTATGATTTGGAATAAGGATGGCGGAAAGCGTATCAACAAGTGTATCGATATATTCTTAAAGGAAAAGAAGTTTAAATGATTGTACGAATGAATCACTTGACCGATCAGGAATATGACGTAGAAATCGAGAATCTTCGTCTTGTTCCCCGTATCGAAGGACCCTGGTTTGAAAATATATTTATGTGTGATATGTTCAGAATTAAATACGAAGATACTTCTGTAAAGCTTCGTAGCGATTGGTCGGACGTTATCAATCACATAAAGCCGGATAACTGGATTACACTGTTCAACATGCAGATGAAAAACGAAAAAGGAAATCCCATTTCAATTACGTTTGCTGTAACACCGATTAAGGTCAAGAAAGATTACATGTACTTCAATGTGAAACGTTGGGCAATTTTTGACCCGGTAAAGTCCAGACAGGAAATTCTGGAAGAGGATGATGAGTAATTATGTCAATGGTTATTCCTAATGCATATCTTTTTAAGAAGAATGCTGATTTTAACGACCTTAACAAGTGTATTGCAGAACTTGTAGACCTTAAGAAGAAATACCATGAATGGTTGCTTAAGGAATTTGCTGAACATGATTACATGAATAAGGATATTTGTCCTACAGGCGATTATAAGACTGACTGGAATCGTATTCGTTCATTCGGCAAGATGTTAAAGAAACGTTCTGAAACAGCAGAACGTGCAGTTGGTTTTGATTTGAGCTTTAATGCTATAATTTATTGCCGACAGGTAAACGACGTAAACTTTATTGTCGTTCAGTTCTTTCCTGGATTGCATGCCAACCAGTTTTTAAGGACTAAGCCGATTAACTGGCCGGAATATTGGTACACCAACCAGTGTACTGACGGGTGCGAGGATATTCCGGATTATCCTGAACGCGAAGAATTTTGGGAAGGACTTTTTGAAAAGTCTGGTATTCCGTCTGAAAACGGGTTTAATTTTGAATTGATTCCGATGGCTGATTGGGATTTCATGGAATTAGCCCATGACATTTATGATGTAATTAAAGAAAAACAGGAAAAGGAGTCCAAAAATGCTAAACAGAAATGATGTTGATAAGACACTTGAAGACTACGATAAGCTCGTAGACCGTGCACAACATGTGTTTAATCGTCTTTATACTGAACTTTATAAAAAGCATAATGTTCCGGGATTTTGTGATTGGTCTTGCGGTCAGCTTTTCAGGGGTCGTGATAACTATGATATGCATGTTCGTCAAACCGAATGCAAGCCGGATTATGTAGATTTTGGTACTTCCGATACCGATAGAGATGGTGACTATATTGGTTATACTGAATTTAAAAAGGAATTCCTTTATGATGACGAAGCCTTGACCAAGTATATTAAGGAAGAAGACGAAAAATATAAAGAACAAGCGCGTCGTCAACGTGAACGTAAGGAAAAAGAACGTCAACTCGCGAAAGAAAAGAAAGAAGCGGAAGAACGTGCCGAATACGAAAGATTAAAAGCAAAATACGGAGACAAGTAATGAAAAATCTTCTTACCGGAAAAGAAAAATTTTTGTGGGTTTTTTGGGACCATAAGTCTGCAATAAATCATTCGCTTGAACGATTCGAACAGGAATTCAAGGCTATTGACCCAGTAATCTACGCACAGCTGAAAGAAAAGTATAATCTTCATTTTGAAACTGCTAATATCTGGCCGGAGAATTATAAGAAGCTTGGATTTATGGTTAAAATCTGCTACAATAAGCAGAAGTTTAAGTTTATTTCACAAGTTGATGAATACAAGATTCAGCGATTTTCTACATATTGTGACTTCGAAGATTATTTCTTGGATAAGGATTTTCAGAGTACAATGTATAATTCCCTTCAGGAACTTTTCGATGCAGTTGTAAAGACCAAGCAGAATTTTGACGAACGAATTTCGATGTATGAAGCAAATGCTGAAAAGTACATTAAGTATATGGATGCTGGCTTCATGTTTAATGATATTCTTGACCCTAAGCGTGACGGTAATGCTGAGGTTTACTTGTATGTAAATGAAGTCGACAAGTATCTCGGCATGCTTCCGGCAGATGCAGAAAAGGACGATTACAAGAAGTTCATTATCGAAACTTTCAAGGAAAACTTCACGGATGAAGGCGTTACCGTTAATCATGACACGGGCTGCTGGGTAATTACTTATGAACAGTGGCTTGTTATTCGTGATGAACGTGCAAAAGAAAAGAAAGAACTAGAAGAGAAGAACAAGCAGTATAAAAAGCTTCTCGACGCTATAAATAAATAACATGAAATTTGATACTGACTGGCATACATTCAAAGATTCTAGCCCATGGGATAATCAAGACCAATGGGATAAGTCTTGGTGTATTCTGGTCAATATTAAATTATATCCTTGGAATAAAGATGATCCTTATGAGATAGTCAACGCAAAAATTGTCTTTGATAAGGAACATAATTGTTGGGATTGGGCGAAGCCAGTAAAAGACAACGATTTCGACGTAGATTGTGACCATCATGTATATGATGCAGGTTGGTGGAGGTTCGTAGAGGAAGAACTATGAAGAACAGACAAAAAGACAGATATGAAAAGAAGCTCCTCCGTTTTATGAAAGAGCATGATAACCTTTGGGAAAAATCTAAAGATTCTAATGGTATTATCAATATGGAAAAATGGCGACAACTTTCGGATGATTTAGAAAAACAGTACGGTATGACCGAGGCTGACCGCCAGCGTGCTTATTCTTTGCACAGACATCACTCTGACAGGCATTATTGGCATGATACGCAGTTCTATAAGGGTGAGCAAAAACAAAAGGCCTACGACCGCGCAGAACGCAACGGTTCGCGTGCCCAATATTCAGATGAAACTTTAGAAGCCTTTGATAAGGCTGAACAGGATTGGATTTTAGATGTCTTCGACTGGCAATAAAGAACCTACATGGTCAGAATGGCTGGATTGGAGTCAGGATGACATTTATGATACAATCTATCATGAAGTTCCAGGTAGTAACTGGGGCGACGTTGAAATAGAATTTGAACATGAAGACGGTCATACAAGTAAGGCTTATATGGTTCCATGGGAAGAATACACCGACGATGATTGGTGGAAATCCTATGATTTACAGGATGAGAATTACAAATGGCCGTGTGATACAAAAGGCGTCAAAAAATGGCGCTATTTAAATGATTGGGAATAAACTATGATTGATTTCAGTAAAAACGATTTCGCAGTAAACAATTTTTGTAAAAACATCGTAACTTGGAAACGTCTCACGGAAGAAGCCAAGGGTAATGAAGATAAGATGGCGATATTCGCGCTTCCAGAACCGATAATCCGTGAATATAAAAAACCCGGTTCTGATGGCAGTGAAGTTATTAAAATGAAGTTTACAGCTATGACCATGCTCAAGCTTCCTAACGGCCAGAATATTTCTATCCTGGTTCGTTTTGACGAAAACGGCAAGCCTTTGTTTGGTATTTCCGAAGACATCATGAAATTGTTTGTTGAAGAACGTAAACCAGAAGAATCTAATGGAAATTAAACACGAAATTGTCAGACAGTTGCACCAAGATACAGGTCATGGAATGATGGTCTGTAAACAGGTATTTATCAATAATGATTGCGATTACAATAAGGCCAAAGATTATCTGTTGAGACATAGGTATTCTCGGCCTTTATCTGGTTGTGTCTATACAGGACCAGACGAACACGATTATGACTTTGAAGCATTTGACTATGACTTCTGGCATAATAAATTCTTCAAACGAGAAGAAGTATACCTAACAAAAGATGGTAAAATTGACTATAAAAGATCTGGATGGCCGGAACGTATTTCTGACATTCGTGAACACGAAGCCCGCGAACTGAGACGTATTCAGCAGACCAAGGAAGACATAAAGAATTGGAAGGTTCCGACAGCCGTGGATATTATCATGTCAAGCGTCAACCAGTTCCTGGCTGGCGTAAAGTTCAGAGACCAGTATTTCACCTATAAGTTTCCGCAGGAATATGTTTTGAATTCCGGTAAGGCATATCGAAGTTATATTCATAAGGAAGATAAAGATTTCGTCTGGCTGAAGTTCCCCATGAAGGAATATATGGAATGGAACAAGATAGGCTTTGACGATTCTTATTATACGTTTAATGGAAAATCGGTCTTGTTAAAAGACCTAATGAAGAAGGTCTAATGTATACTGGATATTTTGCAAAGTTAAAAACCTATGAAAAAGCCGGACTAGTTCCGGTTTCTATTGCTTTAAAGACGCCAGACTGGTATAAGGGCCTTGAATATAAGGATCTTGCACCTAACTGGGATATTCTGAACAATTGGAAGAACGGCGAGCACAAAGGCGACGTAGAATATTACAAGGAGCAGTTTCAGAAACAGATTCTTGCCAAACGTTGTATTACTACTGTTGTAAGTGATTTGTTGGAATTGACAAAGGTATCGCCGGATAAGATTATACTTCTGTGTTATGAAAAACCAGAAGATTTTTGTCATAGGCATTTGGTCGCAGACTGGATAACTGAATATTCTATGTTTTTATCCTATTGTATAATAGGCAAGGTAGAAGAATATCCGGGAAAACCGATTGTACTTACAGATGAAGACATTCAAAAACTTAAGGAGCTAGGATATGAAGGCGTCGTTTCCCTATGAAGAACTCGCAGATAAGGGTTTACGTATTTACAAGAAAAATCTGTATGGAAATGAAGGATTAGACAGTATGGATAATCCTTATAAGCGTTGCTGGCGCTGTAATAAGTGGAAACCCGCAAAAGAGTTTTCACCAGTCGTATTACTTTCATATCCGGCACAATATGAATGTCTTGAATGTGATAAAGGACATCAAGTCAAACCTGAAGAAATTCCAGCAGAAACTCTTGGTCCGGTCAAACTATATGACGATAAAAATCTATCTTTATCATCAGTAACACTTTCATACAAGGCTAAGATAAATCAGTCCAATATTGGTGTGGTTTATTGTCCATATAAGATAGATGAAGAAAATAAGTAAGAATTATATTGCAACTAAGTATAGAGATAAAAAGGAAGTCGACATTGAGGATGTTCGACTTCTTATTGATGTATATCAACGCAGGATTAAACGTCTGAAGTTTCTTTTGAACGATTATAAAAAGAAGTCAGAGGAAAGATATTGGAAACTCAAGCATAATGCCTGGTGTAGTGAGTCGTACACGATGAGATTCATAGAATGCTTTAAGAATAAACTGGAAGAACTTGACGAATCTGGCTGGAAAGAATTGGAAGATTATATAAAAGAACATTCGGTTGATAAGAGGTGAATATGAAATTTAAAGTAATTGCAGATGTTCAGGTAACATGCGATAAATGTAATCATGCGTTTACATTATTGGCAGGCAGTTTTATTCATGACGCATGGGTATGCGAAACGCGTTCCATGGGTAATGAATATGAACATGTTATCGGTAGAACTGGAGAATGTCCGAAATGCAAGGCTTCTTATATTGTAACCGCAACGGCCTATGAATATCCGAAAGACTGTATTAACTATAAAACGGAAGAAGTTAAGGGCGTAACGATTCGTAGTCCTTATGGTATTCCATACGAACAGGTTTAAATAAGGCCTGATATGAAAATTTCCGAACTTATTGAGTTTTTGAATGAACAAAAAGACCAACACGGCGACATCGAAGTTTGGTGTTATAATTATATCGATGATGATCAGGGTTTTATAAAGTGTCCGCTCAATAAAGAAAATTTTTATAATGATAAAGTTTTTTATCTGGCTGAAGACGGTTGTCATTATGATATAGCTGGCGGTAAAAAGGATATGTTAGTAATTGATAGGTAATTATGGATAGAAAACGATTATATCATGATAATTTTGTAGAATTAATGTTGGAAGGCGATACTTATGTCGTCGTTAAAAAACAGCCAAAGGTTAAAGTAACCCATCGTTCAATAAAAGACGATGTTAAGTTAATGCAAACTACTGATACCGTCAAGACATTCTTGCCACGTTTCAATATGGTACATTCTGTATTTAATTGTCCATCAGTAAATGGTACTTTGATATTCTTTACTACAGATGGAGATCCGTTAAGATATTGCTGCGGTAAACATGAATTATTTTCCAGAGATTTTGAAGAACTCGTAAATATCGCAGCAAAAGAATATAATGCAGAATCTTGGATATACGGAATGGCTTATCGTGATTATGCTCCGGAAACTGGTTATATTTTGTTGCTTAAGAAAAAGGAATCTTTGAATATGGAAAAAGATGATTTTGCTTATCATCTAGCAATTAAAACGGATAATCCGAAAATAACATTCCATTATTTCCGTCCGTTAAAACGTAAAGATTCTTACGGTGAGTATATTGATTACGATGTGCTAGAATCCAAGTTTTGTAAAAAATATAAAGTTAATCAAAATAACTTAATCCGATTAGAAACTAATTGTGGTTATAACGGCGATTATGCTTATCTTGAATTAAAAAGCTGGAAAATAGTTCCTGGAAGTGCATATAGCAAGAGTTAAAATTTTTATATTGTAGTTATGTTTGGACAGTATTACACATACGAAGAAACTAAAAATTTGCCAACTTTGTTTGTATCAACATTTATCGGTAAAGGTCAGAAGTATCGTATCAAGGTACCCGATATTACGGATGACATGAGTAATCCGCTATACATGGTTGCTATTGCCACCCATGACATGTATCGTAATTCTGGCATTGTGTTTGCTCCGTATATTCATGTAATATTATCGAATTCGGTCGACCATGTAGACCTTAAAGTTACTGTACAAAAAGGAGAATTATCCTGTGATTCTAACACCTAGGGTACAAGCTAAGTTTACTTTAGAAAGCCCGGACGACATGTCGCATCTTACGCCAGTACAGATGGCCCAGATAGAGCGTGACATGGAAGTTGAAATTATGAAGGGCGTTTGGGATTTGCGTAAGCAATTCATGACTGAAGTAGTAAATGCACATGCTGGCGATTTGGTAACAGTCGGTACTATACATCAGATAGCTTTGGAAATTGCAGCTGTTATGGCTGCTAATTATATCGGACATGTAAAGAATGAAATGGATGCTATCTATTGTTTCTTGGCGAATATTTTTAGCGATAAAATTGTTTGTCCGATGAGCTGGACTTCTTATGATAGTACGGAAGCTCTTAAGTCCTATATAGGTCCATACTGGGAAGTTGATATTAAAATTTGTTAAAAGGGAAAAATATGAATGAATCTATGAATGTTTTTGGTCAGTTGGCTAATATGCCGAATATTGCGAAGAATTATCTTTTCAGAATTCGTTTCTGGTCATATAAGGATGAAAAGTACGACCATGAATTGATGTTAAGGGCAAAGCGAATTTTTAATGAATCTTATATTACCTTTGATGAATTTGAAGATTTCTATGTCTCCAAGTTGTTCGACGGACAAAAGGAGCCATTAAGGTATAAGATTTTTATTGACCTCTTTGATGATAAGTTACAAGAATGTAAGCATACTAAAGAATTTACGGCCGACCTTGAAATCCAACCTATTGCCGAGTTAGACCAAGAAGCTAGTGTAAAGCTCCGCCGTACAGTTAAACTCACTAAGGTATAATAAGCGATGGAGAATGATACAATAAATTATCGAATCCAAATGACTAACTATGCCGTGTTCCATGTCATTATCAGTATTTGCAAGGATAAGGAACTATGGTCACGGTTCACTACTAAGCCCTGGTGTGAAACCAGTGCCGTAGCCAGTGTATTTTCTTGTGATTTTTCTATTTGCGATAAGGTGAATGCCGATATGAAACTTGCCGCCAAGGAATTGAATGTATTTTCGTCCGAAGGCGGTCTAATTGAGGCACATCATTTAATTAAACAGAAATTGAAGGATATTTGCGGATGTGATGTCCTTTTTGATACAGACTATTAAAGGAGAAATTTATATGTGTCAATTTTGTGAATGGCTACACAGTATTGTAGATAGAGAAAATTTGAAGGTTCTTGATCCGGAACGAAAGAATAATCGAGCCTTTTGTTCTGGTTATAGTATTGATTATCGCAAGAACATTGGTCCTGATACTATTTTCATGGGTGGTGAGCTCGTTATTGAAAATAACCAGTTAATGCTTTTTGGAAATGACTGGGAAGAATGCGCCGTTAAACTCAACTATTGTCCTGAATGTTCGGCACCGTTGGATTGGGCCAAGAATAAGCTCATGTCGATTGCTCAAAAGACTGTTAATCCAGAAGTTCTGGCTGACGATTATATTCTGAAGAAGACAACGGAGTTCTTTTTACAAAAGGCAGAACATAAAAAAATTACTTGCGAACCGATTGACAGTGAAACTGATGTCAATAGTTTCCAGTGTGGCGATTATACTGTTGATATTAACATGATTGGTCAGCTTTTCATTTATGACAACATGGGTAAGGAAATGTATTCCGGCTATAATCATGACGAAGCAATGAAGGTCTTGAAAAATGAAACGTAGGGTATCTTTTAAAAATAATTTGAATTTCGTGCATATGTTGGCTACAAAAGATTTGGATGCTTATAAGAAACCGAATGTTGTAGCTTCCATATTCATGTTGAATTCCAATGATGTGGATAAGCTTGATGACCTTCCTGATATTTTGAAGCATTATATATCGTATGATCCAAACAAGACCGAAAAAGATGCTCTCGATGCATTGACAGACCAGATTCAGGGTTTTGTCAACGAAGAAATATTTTCAAGCATGGACTACTGATTATGATTGAACGAGAATATTGGAAATTGTATTACGAGAATCAAGAACTTTACGATAAGCTGAGCGCGACGAACGAGTTTGTCAAACAGTTCTTGGACCTCATTCGTGACAACAAGATACAGTTGACTATTCCAGAATTAGGCCTTAATCTTGCGACTGATTGCGGTCCGTATGATACAGATGAAGAGTTTTTGAAAGAAATCCTAAATGTGTATCATAATTTGACAAATACTTAAAAAATCGGCTATTATTCATCTCAATGACTAATAGCCTTTATTATTTTTACTATATTATTAACTATGAAATACTTATACTCAACAGAAGAAGCAGACGGTACTTATAAAATCGAAGTATCTCATAAAGGTGCGTCGTTTTATTGTTATCTGGATAAATACGATAATTTTATCAAGATTTATCCGACGCCAAAATATCCGTATGATATTATGAGTATTTACAACCTGGCCATTAAGAATAAGAACAGAACTATTATTGACGAGTGCGAAGACCTCATCAAGAAAATTAAAGGAATTGAATTATGAGAAAAGAAATTAAGAAAGAAATGATATTCCGTGATTTCCTTCCAGAAGATGTAGAAACTATCGGATTGTATAAGAAGATTCTCGTAAAGACGACCGATGGCGAATACTTTATAGGTTCCTTGATTAAGAACCATATCGGTACTGTATTCTTTAATAGCGGTAGTTTCAATTATTCTATGAAAGAAATTGCACTTTGGGCCTTCATGCCGACGGTTGCATAATGAAAAAATTATATTTAGTTACGAATCATACATCTGCCACAAAGAGAAACCCAAATGGTGGAAGCGATGTATCTATAAAAAATACAGAAAATATCAAAGTATTTAAAGATATTGACAAGGCTAAAAAAATAATTAAAGATTGGTATGATTCTTGGCCAAAGGCTGGTTATTTTGAATGTGGCGGATATGAAGTAACAAAGAAAGAAATTTTAAATAACGGCAAAATAGCCACTGTTTGTTATAATGTATTCGGATGTGGCAGTGCTGTTGACCAATATTTACTGGAGGAAATCGAATATGTCGATTGATGAATTTAAAGAACTTTGCAAGAGCTATTTACCGGAATGTCATTTCAAGGATAACGGTACTTGTGGTATCTGTTGTTATAACCATGGCGACGATATTCATTCTATCGTTGTAGCCTTACTTCCAGATGGTCGTTATGCTGTTTATGACCAGTGGCGAGACATTACGATTACGAAAGATATAGACTATATGAAGAATTGGCTTAAACACAAACAAGGATAATATGAACGCCTATTATCGTGATAAAATAAACGGTTTAATTATGCATATGGCCGAGCGCCTTGTCGAATATTATATCGACTATAAGGTTTACAGGTCAATATTCGGCGTAGTCTTGGAATTTGACCGGTATCGTATAACATTTGACAACGATTGCAAATATTACCAGCTGGAATTTCTGGATGACGGTTTAAAATGTATAGAACGTCAAAAATTTACAGACCATATTGATTTACTGAACTGTTTTGATGGGCGTGTTTTTTACCAGATTATCGAACGACGATTTAAAGGTAGCTACTGGGGCGAACTGGCCGGTATAGATAAGATTTATTCGTTTATGACACGCCCCAGATATAGAGAAAAAATGGAAACTAAGAAAAAAGAAGAACTGAAGGAATTAGTACATGAAACTATACATCGTAACTGCAGAAGTTAGCTATATACGTTGTGATGGTCCACGAGATGAAGCCGAACGTAAAGGTACACATATTCAAGGCGGTTTTAAGACAGTAGAAGAAGCCGAAAAATGTATTCAGGATAAGCTGGATGAAGTCGCGAAGATGTGTGAAACTGAACCCATGTATCATTATGATTTTACAAGATACGAACATGGTTGTCACTGGTTAGATTCGTATTCGACAATAGGCAGTTGGTGTATCATGGAACGTATTTCGACTCATTTTGAAATTGAAGATATAGAAGTTCCGGGGTTGTAATTATGATTGAATATAGAGAAGAACCTACAGTAGAAGACCAGTATTCTATGGGTCGTTCACAAATGAGTGAACGCGAAATCTGGGATGTCGAAGATAACGGCGGATTCAAGAAAGTCATCATATCCGGTAATGTTACTAACCTTCAAGAGTATAGAAAAGACTCGGTATTGTTTGCTATTGAAGAATATCGTGAAAAACGGATGGATTGTGGCCAGTCTGTTGTTGTATTTGCGTTGGGTCCCGATTTTGAACTTGACGTTAATAAGATTTACGGTAAGGTGACTAAGATTGTTCCATGTGCCGATAATACATACGATGTTGAAATTACTCTGTTAGATACTCCATCCGGTAATACTATTTGGAATCTCGTAAAAGGTTGTGACTTATATAACCTTGATATTGAAGCCGACGGATTATGCTTGAATTTGCCCACCGGTAAGAGATTTACAAACTTGTTGAATTTTAAGATTGAGGTTATATGATGCGACATGTAGCAAATTTTTTGGATCCTTACTGTGAAGCCAGACTCATGGAAGCAATTGTTAAGGAAGGCAAAGGTGATATTGAAATTCGTGAAGACGAAAACGACCGTTCACCGATTGTCTTCAGTAAGAAGTTAAATAGGGGTATTCATCTGGAAAGCTTATGTGCTGTGTTTCCTTATGATTGTATTGCTGAAAAAGTAGTAGAAACTTTTGAGGCTGCTATTACGGCTGAAGCAGCTTTGGATGATATGGATAACGCATTAGACGATTTAAAAGGAGTATAATATGCAGTTTGCAAAGATTAAAAGAGTATTGAAAGCCAATGGTTTTACATTTAACGAAATCCCGCAGACTTATTGTAACAGCCGCGGTGGTATTGTATGCAAGCAGCATTATATTGAAAAGAATGGCGAACATATCGCTACCATGGATTCTTATAATAAACGTCTTGTAACTTTCGAAAAGCTTGATAAGCCTGATTGCCTTGGGTCTAATCTTAAGCATTTACATGAATATGAGTTCAGTGAAATTACGGAAGCATTACTTCAGGATCTTCATCTCTATACAACGGAAGAAGCAACAGCGGAAAGATGCCTTGAAAGGAATTTCTAATGATTCAAAATTATATAGTTAACCTCGATGTAGATAATGGTGTATATGAGGAAGTACATGTTCATGTAGACTGTAATTCTATTGAAGAAGGCATCGAAAAAATTAAGAAGTCATATAAAGATTATGATATAGCGAATATTGTTACACTTTACCCACAAGTAACAACAGATGGAGAATCCTGGTGAGCTGTTCTGAATATTTAATGTTACCGGAAAATACACATAATATGACCTATTATGTCAAGGTATATTATTATTTCAGAAATGAAAAGAAATATGGTCATACCAAGAATTTCTATCCGGGTAAATGTGAATTACATTTTGAAAAAGATGCACTTCATAGTGGATATAAAAAGTGCAAAAGATTACGCAGAAGAAAACCCGGGTTCTTTAATCCATTTAATAAAAATTTTCTATCTTATGAATATCAAGAATGCGTAGAACATTTTTCATGGACTGCAGACTGTATTATGTTAAGAGGAGAACATTCGTTAATACCGTCAGAAGCCTGGTCAAGAAATATGGAAATTGCCAGCTTTAAAGAGCTTACCCATGATATGCTTAAAGGCGAAGAAAAATATCCGTTGTATACTCTTGTTATCAACAATAAGGAATATGACCGGGATATGCTGAAAAAGAATATAGACCGTTTTAATGCTATTCTTGAAAATGGATATGTTCAGAACTGTCTTAACGTTTTAGATTAAGAGGTATAATATGAGTGATTACAGAGAAACATTTACAATAGCAAGTGGACACGAAATTAATGGTCTATCACGAGCAGCGTACGAAGTTGCTGATAAGTATCAAATTGATTGCAAGATAGACAGAGAAGTTATCACACTTGGCTGGTTCAGCAAACGTCACGAGTATCACAACACTTATTCTGGTGATAAGGATAAAGTGACAAAAGCAATCGATGATATGCGTGAAAGCACTGAAGATTATAATAATAGAATTAATGCTCTGAAAAGCACATATTGTGGTAGTGGGTGGTAAAAGGCTAGAAGAATGATAGTAGAAGAATACAAATTTACTTGGAAAACGTTTGACGAAGAAATGCCAAAATCACATGAATGTATTTTGGTTCGTTCTCCTAGAGAAACTATAAAAGATGCTCAGTGGGCTTTTATAACTGACGATAAGAAAATGATATATGCCCATGATATGAAATGGTTTCGCTATGTTTCGAGATGCAAGAAATGGCTTTGGTGTTATGATAAAAGTATAGAACTTATTAAATAAAGGAAACTTTATGGCTACTAGATACGTAACTTTTAAAAGATTTACATTAGAAACTGGTGCACCGATGATTCAGTTCCTCGGTATTACAACCTATAAACCTTGTTGGGGTCAGGCAGTTCCTGAAGACTGTATTCCTGTAACTCCGCTTATCAAGGATGAAGTCGAAGTAATTACGGTCAATCTTGAAAATCCGCCACTTGAAAATTTGGATATTAAGGACCGTGACGTAGTATGCAATATTGCAGAAGTTCAACGTACTATGCCTTGTATCAGTTCTGTTGAACAGTTATTTACAGAAGTTGCATGGCACATGATTGAACCCGAATGCAGAGCTGTTAGAAATTCTGGAAAGTATATTTATACAATTATCGGTACTGGGGAAGAAAACGACGGTTATAGACCGACTGACTTACCGGTTTTGAAATATGCCGGTATAAATTACGATAAGGTTGAAAATTACGTCAGAAGCATTCTTACTCGATTCAAGGTAAGAAATACAGAAGGCAAGTTTGTTTTACATTTATATAACACGAATAGTCCTTTTAAGGCTCTTTATGAAAATTGGGATGAACTTGTAAATGACCTGCTTGATAAACTGGCAACAGATCATGACCTTATTATTAACTATCCAGATTGGTCCAATGGTCATGTAGCCGGCTTCTTGAGGGTTTTCCGTTGCCCGGCTGAAGAACCAGGTTTTTAAGGAAATGAATATGTGGAAATGGTTAATGAGAAAAATGACTAAGCGAGTCATAACTTATGACAACAAAGAATTTTTCCCTCAGGTATGGCTTTTGTGGTGGCACTACTGTTGGAATGATATATCGGAATTCGCAATGCCGGATTCCTATGTTAACATGTCTGACGCCATTGAAAGCCTTAAAATAAGATGGGCACCGACAGAAAAGAAAACAAAGAAAGTCGTATGGAAAAACGGTAAAGTACAAGAAAACTAAAGAAATCGAAAAGTGGAAAGACCCACGGGAGACTAAATAATGGAAGTATTTTTAAATTTCTGTCAGAATAATCCGGGATTAACAATTATCGGTATGATTTTCGTATACCTGATTATTGATTCTATTGCCGGAATTTTCAAGAAAAATAAGACTGAAGATGAGGAAGACTAAATAATGAAAGTCGATAAAAAACAAGGATAATAAGGCATGATGATATGAACGAAATGATACATAGCCCAGAAGAAATGGCAGAATTTATTGTCAAAACTGCAAATAAGTATAATGCTAAATTGATAACTTTGGGTGCAGGATTTCGACATACGATTATCTATAATTATGACGTCATGGAATGCAATTTTATAGTTGAACATAACATGACAGTAGTTAATGAAAAAGGTAATAAGTATGAGGTAAATCCAAAAGAAAAGTCGCTTTATACGATTTCTACCATTGACCCAAATGGCAGACCCATGAAAGACGCAATTCATGTCGAGCATGGTTTTCAATCAGATAAATGGATATTGGACCATGTTCTCAATTCTGGAGAATATAAGACAAAAGGTATTGTTCAATCTGGCTGGTTAAGAGGTAATGTTTATAAGGTAGTATCACCTGCTGAAACTGATGCAATATTATTATTTTGTAAATGTGCTCTTAAGAGTGTTTTTAGAGAAGCCGCAGAACATTATGAAATAGAAAAAAGCTATAATCCGGAGATTTAATATGAAACCAGAAGAATTTAGAGAAATTTTAAAGAAAGCAAAGATTGAACTTCCAACCGTAGTCATGAACTATATTGAAGAACTGGAAGCAAAGAAACATAAGAAACGAACTGTATATTCAGTTCATCATGTCTACCAGCATGATTTCGATATTGAACACCGTCTCGTCTATAATGGTTCGGATCCTGAAAAGGCGTTCAATAAATGCTATGAATATTTCCAGAATATAGTTTCTGATACTCGAAAGGATTATAATTATCCTTTTGACGATGAAGGCTATATTGAAAACGAAAATAAGAAATTTACAGGACTTGACATCAAGAAGTTCTTCATGGATTGGATTAATGACGCTATCCAGAATAAAAAGGATATTAAATACAGTTCTCGTGATGATAGTATTTGGGATGACAATGCTGACGGTGAAGAAGGCGGTTTTGAACTCAATATCACGGAGGTTTAATTATGACAGAACCATTGTTATGCAGAACGGCGGACGGTAAAATTCATTGGACAACTCAAGCTGCAGGTAGACGAGATTGCCGTGATTTTAATACATATTGTGGAGAACAAGTCGTTTCCGTTATCCATGAACCGATTACAAGTGATGATTGGTATCATAATCTTACAGACGAAGAAAAACAACATGTGAATTATGTTTACGACAAGATTATGGAAGACTGGGGCGGTGACTTGTGTCCAAAATGTCAAAAAGTACGAGATGAAGAAGAACGTTCGGCTTGGGGTTTCTAATTATGTCTGAAGAAACGAACATTTTTAGACGTCCGATATATTCTGAGCTTGACGATAAGCCCGATAAGGAAGTTACTATAGAACTTTCGTGTACTCTTATTGAAGGAATGAAAGAACCGGTAACTTATAAGCCTGCCGATTATAATAGAGTAAGTATGCAATCAACAAATAGCTTTAATAGGTTGATTCATAATTTTAAGCTAATCGGTGAGCTCATGAACAATTTTTCTGACAGGTTCCATGACGGTATCGCAAGGTTAACATATCAAGGGAAAACCTATGATATGAGAAAAACGTCGGATGTTGAAGAACTTCGTAATACAGCTATCTATTTTATTGGATTTCCTGACTTATAATTTTATAAATAAATTGTTAATTAAAAAGGTGATTGAATGAAGACAGCTATCGTAGCTCTTGCTAAAAAGGAATCCAGATATGTCGAGGAATGGCTTGACTATCATACCAAACTCGGATTCACAAAAATTTTCTTGGTAAATAACGACAATATGGATGATGACTCGCTCGCCTCTAAGGCCGGTGAGCTCATGAAAAAATATCCTGTAAAAATCTGGAATCTTCGCGGTTATGACGCACTGAAGATCGCTGGAATGCAGAAAGGTGTCTATAACAACATTTATAATAACGTTATCAAGCCTGTGGGTTTTGACTGGGTTACTTTTATCGATCTCGACGAATTTCTCTGGTTTGACGGAAAGAAAGTAGACGAATACCTTTCCCAGGATATATTCGCAGATACCGACGTTATTCATCTTAATTGGCGTGTCTATGGCGATAACGAAAACATGCTCTACAACGACAAGCCCGTACTCGAAAGGTTCCCGGAACAAGCACCATTGCTCGCCAAATACAACGGTGACGAAATCGAAAAGGGTATTTCTGAAAATATGTTTGTCAAGTCCATTTTACGTGTATCTGACAAGCGTCTTATGATTGACGTTCATACATGCTATGTCGAAAACGGAATCTGCCGTAGAAGCAATGGTATGCCTTCTGACTGTCGTTGGTCCGCAGAACCGGTAAGTACGGATAATAACTATGTTCGTCACTATATTACAAAGTCTCTCGAAGAATATATTGACCGCCGCTGTATGGAACCAACCGACGCCGCTCATTATGTAACTCCGGTTTTGAAACGAATTGAATGGTATTTCAACCTTAATGAAAAGACGCCAGAAAAAGTCGCTTACGTAAAGGAAAGATTGGGTTTAGAGGTATAAATGAAAATTGGTATTTTTGACGGTTGTGTTCTCGATATTAGTGTAGACGAAAATACCAAATTCTTGGGTGGTTCTGAAACTTGGCTTAATAAAATCTCAGAAGCATTCTCGGATTTAGGTCATGAAGTATTCCTGTTTGTGAATACTCCTGCTGAACATGACTATAAAAATGTTCACTATTTGAAGAAAGAAAGTTTCGATAAGATTTGTGCGACTACGGAATTCGATTACTTCTATTATTCCCGTGGTATCAAGGGAATGAATAAGGTAAAGAGTAAGAATATTTCTTTAATGATGCATGATATGGGCTTGTTCCATTATCCTGGTGAAGCCGTAGATTTTAGGAAGTTAAAGCATATCTTCGTATTGTCCAACTGGCATAAGACCTTTATGGAAATGCAATATAACATTCCCAAGGCTAGTAATTTCGTTAAGGTAACGCTTAACGGAATCGATATGGATCTTTATAAGGATGTTGACATGTCCAAGAAGACGAATTCCATGGTTTGGAGTAGCCGCTTTGAACGTGGACTTGATTTTTTCATAAAGCTTGTTTATCCTAAAATTAAAAACAGTGTTACTGATTTTGAATTGAAAATCTGCAGTTATAATAAGTATGACATTGACGCTCCAGGTATCATAAATCTTGGTAGGCTTACAAAGCCGGAACTGGCCGAAGAACAAAAGAAGGCTAAAATATGGTGTTATCCGAATCTCGGTATTTCTGCTTATGGTTTGGCTTTCAAGGAAACATTCTGTATCAGTGCGGTAGAAAATGCTGCAGCCGGTAATTGTATTCTTACTACCAGTCTCGGCGGTATGGGTACTACCTGTAAGGGTGTAAACTTCCTTTCTTCTGATTTTTACGATGATTCTGAAATGATTGAAGATATGTACCTGTATAGCGACTATCTGGCCAATATGTGTATAAAGGCATTGAACGATAACTATTTCACCACGTTTAACCATCGTAGATTTACTTGGGAAAATGCCGCAAAGAGCTTAATGGACTAATATGAAACAATATCAGGGCGAAAAAGCGATTATAAGTCTAACTTCATGGAAAAATAGAATCGGAACTGTTGCAAGGACCGTTTTCAGTCTTTTACAACAGTGCCCTGGTTTTCATATTGTTCTTGTTCTCAGTACAGAAGAATTTCCAAATGAATCATGTTTGCCTGATGACCTTAAAATTTTGATTGAAAGAAACATAATCGAAGTTCTTTGGGTCACTAAGAATTATCGAGCATTCAAGAAAATTCTTTTCACTATGCATAAGTATAAAGATGTTCCGATTATTTCTGCAGATGACGGTTGTATCTATATCCGAAATTATGCACAAGAACTCTACGATAAATGGCTTGAAAATAAGAACTGTATCATAAGCGAATATCATCAGGTTGTTGGTGGAATTCCATGGGGTGGTGGAGGACACGGAACTCTGTTTCCGCCAAACTGTTTCAACGGTGCATTACAATACTTGGAAGATCCTAAAATCATCGAATGTAATCATGACGACGCTTTCTACGGTGTACTGGCTAAGAAAAGAAATATTCCATATATCTTTCTTACTAGACTTCATGCACAGCCTGGAACTATGAAAGAAGTTGATGAACGAAACGGTCTTTGTAGGAATAGAAAATTTAAAGACAGCATATATAAAGAATATTGGAAAAGAGTTGCTTATTAGTAACACTTTTTATATAAATATAGTATGAATTTAATCGGTAATTGCTGCATATCTAATTATATAGAACAAAAAGCTGGTCAAGGTAGGGCAAATCCATTTACCTGGATAAATTTAGATTTTAATTCCCTATATTATTTAATGACAAACTGGGAAACTATTAATTGGAATAATTATGAACTTTCAAAAGAACCGCATAGATATAATAAAGGACAAGAACAATTTATTATAACTATTGATAATAATATTAAGCTTGAATATGTTCATTTTTTATTTGATAAAAACTATAAAATCCCAAATATTGTTGGACATGATGTTAGATATTGTAAAATTTGGGAATATATAGTTCAAAAATATGAAGAACGATTAAAACGTATGCTTGACCAAAAAGAATCTCCGGTTTTTATTACTGAATGGGAACATATGGATTATGATGAAGCGGCGTTTTGGAAAATTGAAAAAGAAGATTTAAAATATAAACTTGTTGTAATTACTTATAATAAAAATTTAAAAACAAATAATAAAAATATATTTGTAATTTATGATCCACATGGTCGTGGTGGAGGCTATAGGGGCGCAGGAAATCGATTTCCGGAATGGTATGCAGATAAATATTTTACACAGATAATGGGATTTATTAAAAATGGTGAACAAAAATAAATTATCAGAAGTAGTTTTATTAACTAAATCTTATAATCTTCAAGATTTTAAAGATTGGTTACATTGGCATTTAGACATTATTGGTTTTGATTGTTGTCATATTTTTGATAATGAAAGTTGGGTAGATATTAAAAGTGTTTGTGACTCTTATGGTGATAGAGTTACATATGAACTTATAACTGGTTGGCCGAACCAATATACATTATATAATAAGTATATCAACAATAAAAGTTCCGCATGGTGGGTTTTACCTATTGATGATGACGAGTTTTTATATATTGGTGATAAATTTCATAATAATGTTAATGAAATGATTTTGACATTACAAGATAAATGGCCAGATATTAAAAAATTTAGTATTGGCTGGCGAAACATGTTTCCATTAGAATATACAGAGAAACGAACAAAATCACTTATTGAAAATGCTACAGGATGGTCAGATTATGTATGTAAGCAATTATATCCTATATGGCGGCAAGATAATAGTTGGGTAAAAACATTTGTAAAAACAACGGCAACGTGGTATTGGGGAATGCCGCATAATGGCGGGCATAATCCAACATATAATTGTACAAATAATAATGTGGGAAGTTATTTAATAAATGGTAAAAAAATATATGATGATTGGATAAATCCACCATGTGCATGTGATGATTTATTTATTGCACATTTTCAATATAAATCAAATATTGAATGGATTATGAAATGTCGTGAAAGAAAATCTGCCGCAAATAAAACATTTAATAAAAATAAACCAAAAATATATAAAACAATTTACAAATATAGTAGATTTTTTAAAACATTTGAGGGATTATTAAAATTATGGAAATAAAACATTTAATTTTAGTTAGGTTTTATTGTATAAAATTGAGTAAAAACATTTTTGATGAAAATTTATTAAATGACGGTTATAAAAATATGATTAATTTTTTAATACCTTCATTAAATAATCAAACAGATAAAAATTTTACGTTAGTTTTATTAAAACATGAAAATTCTAATTTTTTATTAAATAAAATATTAGAGTTAAAAAAATTATGTAAATTTGATGTAGAAATAATAAATTTTATAGATTTAGAAAAATATATATCAAAATTAAATAAAGAAAAAATAATATTAAGTCGAATAGACCATGATGATTGTATAAGAAATGATTGTGTATCTATTATTAAACAAAATATTAATTATAATACAGATTTATTTTATATTGGTTTTGAAAAAGGTTTTACACAAGATATAAATAAAAAATATGAACTATATGAATTTAATGCATCCTACGGAAAGATAGGTTCTACATCAATTATGATTAGTTTATTTATAAATTGGAATAAATTACAAATAAATCCATATAAATACAATCATACAAAAATAGTACAATTATTAAAAGAAGAATTTAATTTACAAAATGAAAATATAATAATTAATTCATTTAATAGAATGTTTATATATAATCAAACAGGAACAAATGACCATTTAACATATTCTAATAAAACACAGTGGAGTAATTTAAAAAGTAAATTAAATAAATCACAAATTACTGAATTATTTGGTATTTAATACATTTGTGAATTTTTCCACTCTTTATTATATAAAGACCCATTTAAAGGTTTAATTTCATCATGAAAATTACAAGGAAACTTATTGTGTAATGCAATAGGTTTTTCATTTAATTCTTTTAATATATTTGCAAAAAAACCGTCATCTTGATAATTTGTTAATTTTAATTTTTTGAATTCTAAAATAAATTTTTCAAATAAAAACGGCGTATATAGTGAAGCTGGGCCACATAAACAAAATGAAAATTTTGATTTTCTATAAGCAATACATTTATTAGGATAATGTAAATAAGTTTGATATAATTCTTCAGCATAATTACATACATAATTACAATCATCATCCGCTGAAATGATAGGAACATCACGGTACTTATCCATCGTAAAAAGTACCTTCTTAAATGACTTATAGTTCTTATACACCCACAAGATTTCAATAAGTTCATTGTCAGCAAATACTTTCAAGTTCTCAGGCAATTCATCCATCATTTTCGGAAATTCTTCTTCGCTCAATACCAAGACGATATGAAAACCAGGACACTGCTTCAATAGACTGAACAGCGTCTTTGATACCGTGTTGATTCTTGCACGCCAAGAAGTCAGCGAGATGATTGCCTTCTCGTTATTATACTTCTTGCCAAAACTTGGATAATTTTCTGCAGTGTATTCTTCTCTCACTTCACTCATATTTAACCTTTACTTATTTATAAATAATAAAAATGAGGTTTCAAATGGATTTAATTGAGGCGAAGCAGGTTTTGAATAATGCGGGCTACTATCTTGAAGAGCAGGTTAACAGGCATCCGTTAAAATCTGAACATTTTATTAATTATCTTAAAAAGTTACTTGATAATTATGGTTTCCATAAAAGGGAAAAGAATACTGACCCGGAACCAATGACATATCTATATACTTACGATATGAATGTTACAATGTTTGAAATTTCCGAAAAGGGAGAATATGACGATGAAATCATGGTCAATATTCTTTTCTCCGGTATCAGTTCGGACGGTTCGGTCTATACGATTGTCGCAAACAATACAAGCTATGACGGTGACAACATAGAAGACTTTAAGGCGGATTTGGACCAGGTTTTCGGCGTTAAGTAAGTTATCTTAAAGAAACATTTAAAAATAAGGGCTGACAACGGTCCTTATTTTTATTATATTTATTGTATTATAGATTTCCGGACATGAATAATACACACTACGCGTCAGTCAACAAGAAGATGAAAGCTCGCATGGAGAAGTGTTCCCGTTGGTGTGAGTTCGATGACTATACTTTTACGCTTGAACACTGGTCCAATTATGACCACACGACCGCATGGGTAACGACTCGCGATAAAATGTACAATGTCCTTTGGGAAGCACGTCTGACTTTCTACGACGGAGACAAAGAACCGCATGAAATGTTAATCGTATTCGACAAGACGTTACCGAAAACCAACCATAAAAGAAAACCCGCATATTTCTCTACGGTAGATAAGCTCCTGGATAAAATGGAAGAAAAAAGACAAGCGTTCGTAAAACGACAGTTCAAGAAAGCCAAGAAACAGGAACTCAAAGAAATTCTGAATGTTCTATAATAAGCAACAACATTTTGGGTTTACAACGGTCCTTATTTTTATTATATTTAAGACATAACCAATAAGGAGTTTAAAATGTATAAGTGGCGTATCGTTAAACGAAATGAAAGAGGCAATTTGGTTTTTTACTGGCAATGCGCTGGTGACGATGCCTGGACATATAATCCGTTTGACGCAGTAAAATTTGATTCTTATAAGGCTGCTGAAAGAGTATATAATAGGGTTTGTACTTACGAAGACCACATCATACATGATGCAGAAATTGAAAGAATTTTTAATTCCTAATAAAAAGGAAGAACGAAAATGACCGAAAATCTTAAAACATTTCTCAAGGAACTGAAAAAACTTCAGGATAAATACGATGTCAAGTTCGTTGTCATGCCTAAGGGAGTTATTGAAGTCCGTGATAATTCCGCTACGGTATGTTTTAATAGGACAATTGTTCCCAGTCAAATTAATACTGAACTTAAAAAGCTAAATGACGTAGTAAATACGGACTATAACCTTCGTACTATCAAAGCCAAAACGCCTACTGATATTGAATGTCAGTTCTCGCTTTCAGATTTCAAAAACATTAACGGACTTTGTTATACCTGGAATAACGAACATACCGACAAGAATAACTTTATCCTGTTCGAATGTGCCCGTGAAAAGAAATACGTATATGTAAAGCTTTTTCATTGTTACGATAAGGGCGAATCTGCCGAAATCCTTGACGAACGTCAGTATGACATTTCTGCCGATACCGACAAGACGCTGAAGATTAAGGTAGTAAAGAAAGAGAACAGTAAGTGGTATAAGCTGGATGTAACGGAAATTGAACCTAACACGAAATCTGATATATGAATAATTAGGAGAACACATGAAGCTTATCGCAAAAAAGAAATATCCGTGCAATCAATCAATAACATATACATTTGATACCGAATATGGCGATACTATCGAATGTTATAATATAGACCATCAGAATACCGGACGTGATGCCGGATTTTGTATACGAATCGGACAGAATAACCCGGCATATGAAGATTTTAAAAGACATTATGACGGTATACAGCATATTACTAACCTTAGCTGGGATCATGTTACGATTACTGGAAATGACGGAACCGTTTTAGCAGACAAGGCGCTAAGAAAGGAAAAAGACGGTGCAGAAGCAATTTATGATATGTTGGTTAAAGGAACAGATGAAGTCAAGAACCTGATTAAAAACGGAGTTTTGACTTTTAAATTCGGATGTAGTATTGATTATGATGTTGTACGTACTATTACCCGTGTCGGCAAGTTCTTATTGTGGCGTATCGGTAGACCAAATCCTGAAATGTATGCCTTAGTCGTTGATACGAGTTCATATATTTTTGATGAAATTAAAGCCGGCAGAATGTAATTAGATTAAAATAAAGGGCTTACGATAGCCCTTATTTTTATTATATTTGTATATATGCCCATAAGACAGAAAAAACTTCCAAAGATTAACGGACCAGTCATTAATGCGCAAGGTTATAATATAACCAATTATTTAAATACCCACATTAATGATTATGCCGATGAAATATTTGTTGCATATAACGGTTCTGTGAAAATAGACGGGCATAGATGTAAAATTATTTCAGATTGCACGCCAATTTTAAAATTACATGGAAGCGATGAAATATGTATCGCCGTAACTAATCAGTGTCTCATTATCGAGGCGGGCGACATTGTACCAAGTATTCTTACCGTCCAAGGAGTCCAAGTTATACAATTACCTAACGGTCAATATGCGCGAAAACATGGTACATATAACAACGAATTTGATTTGATGTCGCCTAACGCGATGGCAAGGCATCCGAAGAAAAAACATTACTATACATCAGCAGAGCTTATATATCAGGGCCGAACTATGCCCTGTGATATGATGGACTTGGTAACTACTAAGTCGTGTATAGAATCATGTATTAATCACGGCGATACGCTATATACGATTGACCATAACCTTTAAAAATAGGGTTGACACAAGTCAGCTCTTTTTCTATATTATAATATATGAAAAAGATTGATATGACCTCGGCTATTGCCACTGTTGAAACCGCATACGAAGAACTTCGCCAGACCGCTAAGGTTGTCCTAAATGATTACCACAGGATCAGTGAGTCTGAAAACCATTATCGTGGAAAGTATTGTTTCCCGTTCTTTACACAGGGTTCTTACTATGTAGAACGCGATAACTATCGTACGGACGAACATTGTTTCATGCCTATGCCGTTGGACGACGACATGCGTAAGTTCGTCGAAGCACTCCGCAAGTTGGACCAGGCCGTTCGTCCGCTGTTCAGTTGGGATATTCGAAAGGACTGTTCTCGTGAAGACGAAGGAAACGTTCTCGTAGACGAAAGCGATGGTTTTTGCTATGCCGGTCATAATTATCAGAAGATTGAAACCGAAAGCCACAGAACGTTTGGTGTGCTGGTCGGAGTTATCTGTTATGGTGTCTATAAGGATGCATTCCTCGACGAAATCCTCGAAAAGATTAAGGAAACTGGAAAGCCGATTACAAAAACGGAATTTAGAAGTATTCAAGGATTCTCCCGGTAAGGAGTAAATATGGGCTGGCTTTTAAATCGTAAAATTAAAAAGGTTAAGGAAATCGTCGAACAGGCTGATTTTTCTGTAAAAGGTGTTGACGTATTCAAGTTCAGTGACTGGTTTGAATTTAGGGATGACGTAGCTTTTAACGAACGGCTTTGCGTCTATTGGCGAAATCGTAAAAACATGAGTGAACAGGATAAAGCAATTTTTAAGATTATTAATCTTGATTACCCGATATATCGTACCAGTAAAATCAAAGACTATTCGGTTTATTCACATACTAATGACCTTATTACTGGTATAAAAGGTGCGATTAATAAATATTGTAAAATCCGTGAAGCCTTAGTAGATGAACCGTATCTTAAGGATTATATATTACGTATTAGTAATTATGATGACAAACATTCTGCTTATGTCCACTTAACTCCATTTACTGCAATGAATTATCTTGCAGATGTTGAAAAACATCATAGTGATTGGGAGCAGAATATTCTTATAGAATATCGTAACTATATTAAGGGGTTATTTGCTAGAGAATACAAAGACTTAATTACTGGCGATTATCCGGCGATTGATGCATGGTCATTTATTACATGGCATTTTAAAGATTTCTTGCCAAACCTCGAAGCAAAGGGTCGAACAATGATGTGTCAGGGATTTATCGATGAAATTAAAGCATATCGTGACACTTTAGAAAACAAAGAAAAGAAAGATAAGAAGGACAAAAAATGAAAAAAGTAATATTGATTGCGTTGCTTGCATTTGCGTCGGCATTCGCTGACGTAAAGCTTGACTTCCTGATTTCGGCACGTCGCAGCGGCTGTGAAGTTACACAGTGGATTGAAAACGACTATGTATCTGGTGTCAAGTGGAAGCATTACGCAAAGGTGGCATGTAAGGAAAACAAGCGTATGCCGGTTAAAATGGTAGGCTTGAAGTTCCTTGATATTGCCGTTAACTTACGCGGCGAATATATCTATACTTATGGGGAAGAATAATGATTTTTACGCTAAAGAGCTTTAGAGATTTGGGAAGATGTTCTTACGGTACTCTTAAGGAAACTTTCGATACCGAAAAGGATATTATCTATGATTTTAATACAAAAGTAGAAATTGTACAGGTTGAAGACCTTTTCGATTATCTCTGGCAAGCTCCAGGTGTTTCAGGTCATAATTCTAAAGGTACGTTCGCATATTTTAACGGCGCAAATACACATTGGCATCAGGACTATGACAAGTCTATCCGTCAGGCCGATATTGAAGTCAATAAGTTGAAAAAGAAAATCGACAAGACCCGAAATCAAGCGCAAATTGACAAGTACAATGAGCAGATTAATGGTATTCTTGAACATAAGCAACATCTGGTAAACATGGTCAATAACCTGGATAACGAGATGGAAGAGCTTAAACAAAAACTTGTCGATGAAAATATGTAAGAGAACTTAAAAAGTTCTCTTTTATTTTTAGGGTTTACATCGACGATATTTTTTGCTATATTAAAAGCATAAAAAATAGGAGATAATAATATGAAGAAATTCAAGATTACTTACAATGTTGGCGAATTCACCGTTCCGGATAACGCGACGGATGAAGAGTACGACGAACTCAAGGCTGTTGCCCTTTTGGGTCTGGCCGACAAGGGAATCGATAAGACCAAGATCAAGGTTGAACTCGTCGACGCACCCGACGAGATTAAGGAAAAGTATATCATCAACCGCGATTGCCAGGACTAATAAAAGGAACGGCTAAATGTACTACATGAAACTCAAAGACATCAATGAGGCGTTTAGCCGTAATTTTATCAGCCCACCTTTTATCTGGGGTATTACGGCAGTATATTTGGGTCTCGTATTGCTAGCAAATACTATTGCTAGGTATAATGCCCCATATATTCTTACTGTTCCAGAACGCATCTGGCCTGCACATCCGGGAATTTTAAGTATTATTGCCGTAGTATACTTTGCTGCACATATTGTATTCTTTTTCTTGGGTACAAGTATGGAAACATCAAAAAATCCAGTAAAGAAACGACTTGGAAAGATTTATTTCTTAGCGTCTCAACTTATGTACCCGACACTTATTATTGACATGACTATAAGGCTTACCGGATGGTTAGTTACTAATGTCGTGTTTATGATTGGAAATATCTTTGTCTTTTTCTTCTACAAGCTTCCGTACTGGTTACTCGACAATACCGAAAAAGAACCTAAAAAGAAAAAGCATGACCTCAAAAGTGTCATTAAAGATGTGGAGACATTGATTAACTCATGACGACACATGAATGGAAAGTAAAGCATTCCGATGAAATAGATACGCTTGAAGAAATGATACATAGCTTCATGGGTCCAAAACCTAAAAAGTTATGGCTTCATAATAACATTCTAAATATGGATATTCCTGCATATTTTGAATGTAAAGGCGGTGTCATTTATAGCATTATACGAATGGACGTCAATCCAACCAAATATAATTGCGAAATGTTTAAGAAATATACAGCCCGTTCATTAGCAGAAGACATGATATTAAAAGAATGGGAAGTAAACCTTAAAAAGATGCATGATGAAGAAATGACCGAGATTCTATCTGTTCTTGAATAAAAAGGGTTGACACTAGTCAATCCTTTTACTATATTGTACGCATAAACCAAAAGGAACAATACAATGTTTAAATTTCTCCAGAATCTCTGTGTATCTAAGCTGACTCCCATTGAAACCCAATGGTTTCTTCCGGGTTCACATTTCGTAACTCGCCGTAAGCATCATCTCGTCGGTCGTCTTCGCGTCGAACGAAATCTTTATGATGAAAAATTCAGACGTATCATGACTATCGATACGTCCAACGGTAAAATCGACAATATTGATAAGCTTACGTATGCCGAAGACGGTACTCATACGGTTGAACGATTCTGCTATAAGTACGATGTCAATGGCAAGCGTCGTCTTGATTGTCATTTTATTGCATTCTACAATGACGAAGGCAATGTTGTAAAGTATCGTAACTTTAATGAAGACGGTACTTATACCGAAAAAGAAACCGATTTTGCAGGTCATGCTGGCGCTCGTGTTGAAGAAAAAACCCAGCGTTATGGTGATAACAACGAATTCGTTGACCATACAATTACATTATATGATGAATACGGTCGTTATTTGTATAACAAGACTACAACTACGCAGCGTGGCCGAACCTGGTATACAACTGACGAATATGTTTATGAAGATACCGGTAACAACGCAATCAAGGAAATTCATTATAATACGTTCCATCATTGCCTTATGATTACTACTCGTGAATATGATACACGGGGTAATCAGATTGCATGTCATACGTCTACGCAATTTCCGACGTTTGAAACCAAGAGTTCTTTTACGAAGAAGTATGCCAAGAACGACGGTTTCGAATACGTTACGCATTCTACTGATTCAACTCTGAAAAGCAACGAGGTGGAATACTTTACCCGCCCGACAGTCAATCGCGGTTATCTATATCGAATTCCGAAGATTCTACATTGGCTGTTCCGTTCAGTCTAATGTCCCTATTTTGGGTCGTTAAATAATAATTACCAGGTTAAAGACCTAATTTAGGGTTTACAACCTGGTTTACTTTTACTATATTTTAATCAAACAAAAAGGAATAAAAAACATGATTACAGTTCTTCTCTATATCATTCTCGGTGTTCAAATTCTCGGTATGCTCCGTGAGCTCTTCGGTGAAAAAGGTTCTGCTACCGGATTTGTCGCGAGTCTCATCACCATCGGTTCCGTGGTCGCCGCGCTTTATTTCGGCGGAATGACGCTGTTCGTTATCGGTGTCATCTGGGCAACTGGTATGTTACTCGGCATTATCGGAAGCTTTATCAATATTCTTACCGGCAATCCGGCTAAGGGCGTAGTTCATTTCTTCTATTGTTCTCCGATGCTGGTGCTCATGATTATCGGTCTTGTTCAGCATTGGAGTACGATTTAATATGAATAAAGAAGAACTTATCGCTGAATTACAGAAAATTAAAGGGAATCCACAGATTGCTATCGGGATTAATACCGCTTGGGGCAAGGAGTGCCGAGCCGTTAGCGGTATTACCCCGTTGAATAATCATGACGGACATAAGGTTGACTCAGAACCTTGTATTCTCGAAATTAACTGCGACCGTAAGTTATTTTTATCTGAATTAGAGGATTTATGGCGGTAAACGATTTAAAAACCAAGATTAAAGCTATTACAAACGAGGATGACCTCAGAGAGCTCCGTGAGTACGCAGATAAGTGCCTCCAGCAAGTTAAAGAGTCAAAGGCATTCAAGTGTAAGGCTAAGCTTGAAAACAAGTATAAAGATACGTATCTGCTCAAATATGGACGTAATGTCCGCAAGGCTTTTAGTACAGTAAACAAAAAGGATATGGAGATTATCCATATCATAGAAATTGTATTTGCCGGTAGAGGTTTTTTCAGATGTAAAGTCAAAGGTGTTCATATTAAGTTTGACGATGACTACCGGCAATTCTCACACCTTACAGCAAATGATTGGGGTTCTGTTTACGTAAGTTATCTTGAAGATGAACAATATGATATACGTGAAGACCAAATCGATGAAATTATCACAAAAGAAAAAGCAATGGAATTAATCGAAACCGCTAAAAACGATTTTAACGACATTGTTACAAAATGGGATATTTAATATGACAGTAATGATTGGAAATAATACAGTAATTACCTGCACTCCTGCAGAATTTGTAGAACTTCAACGCCTCGGGGTATTTGATGAGAAAAATAACTCTAACGATAAACAGCCGGTTATACAACCGAATAAAAACAGCGAGTGGATTGATACTTCTCATCCTTCTTGCAAAGATTTTCCGCCGTATCTTGACTACCCTAAGCACCGCTCACAGGAGTAAATGATGAAAATTATTCGATATAAGTATAAAGATCCGGAAAAATCGTGGTTTAATAAGATTTTCAAGAAAAAGAAATCTCGGTGAAGTAGCGAAAGATTTAACGGTATTCTTAAATTCGTGGATAGTCACATTGACTATTCTAAAGTCATGTGCATTTATATGACTCCGGATTTGTTTACTGTATTTAGTGTATTGTCTCGTGAACCAAAAGACCTTAGTTCTGGCTCGCATTATTTAATAGCTAAGGTAGATAACTTCAATTTATTTCAGGCATTTCCAGAAAGTCCTGCTATTCCGGTTGCAGCAGATCCGTATGTCGCTTTATCTCAGAATAATAATGAAATCTGTTCTTATATAATGTTCAAATATAATAATGGCGATATTGTATTCGTAACATTTGAAAAACTTAAATTATTTAACGAATTTGCTAACGCTACATTCTAAAGGGTTTACAAACCGAATAGTTTTTATTATATTTTGCTAAAACAAAAGGAAATATAATGAGTCATTGGACGTATATAAGTGGTATTGTCAGAATTCGCCTTCCGTTTGAAACGGTTCGCAAAGATCGTCTTGTTGATTATGTCAACTGGGCTCTTCGTGATATGGAAAAACGTGGATTTAATATTACCGGTTCTGAAGGTCCAATCGAAACTTCCGTTTATGCGACCCAGCATGCGTCGTCGTATTCTTCAGACAACGCTGACGGTTACGATAACGGTGTGATTACTGTTATTGGTTCTTTGCGTGACCGCGAATTTGAAGAAACGGCACGTGAAACCAAAGCTTTCCTTAAAGCTCTCGCTCGTTATATGGACGTCGAAGAAGTATTGCTTCGAGTAAACGACATCATTTTCGACGAACAGCCGTATGGAAAACTTTATGACTTTAGTTCAGAAAACTACGATAAACTGGAAGCAAAACGTGACCAGCTCTACCGTATTCGTTTGATGAATAAATTCAAATATTTCGACCAGTATCTTACTCTTGAACATGCTGCCGAAATTATGGAAGTTCTCCGTAACCTTGGTCCGAAAACCATGGACGGAATGCTCAACAACTTCGGGTTTGACCGTGTTATCGACTGGGATTTCAACGACCATCACGAAGACTGGATGAAACGTGAAAAAATCGCTATCCCGACCGATGTTACCAGAAAAGACATCGATGACTGGTTTAGAAAACGCAAATACCCGAAAAAATTGTCTCTGGAAGCGTTTTCCGAAAAACTTGACGATTTAGTTTATGGTCACAAACAAGAACGACCTGTTACAGAGCAGGAGTTCTTCAGGCAGGTTCGTACTTATATAAGTCATGCCTTAGCCAATGAAGATATTCGGAAAGAAGTAGAAAAATGGGGATAAGATGTGTGAGTATTGCGAAACCATACAATATAAGTCTGGCCCATGGGATGCCACTACAAGGCTTTGGTTTAAAACGTTCAAACGCGATGACACCAAAGCTAAAAAATGCCTATTCTATCGTGGTACAGACGAAAACCCATGGTATTTCGATGTTAATGGAAGTATAACTCCTATTACCGAATGTCCTGTATGTCGTAGAGACCTACAGAATGTTCGGTATTTACTTGTTTGGGCAAATCCATACGCACAACATGATTCAGAATATTATTCTAAAGTAAGAAAAGCTTACAGTAAAAAATTTTATCAAAACATGCGAACCGGCGTTCTAATGCCGATAGATGAGGAAAATCCAGATGCAGAATAATGAAAACACAGATGTATTGTCGTTTGACCTTCCTGATGAACTTTATGAAAAGCTTCAAAAAGAAGCTGATGAAAAAGGTATTACCGTTGAAGACCTTGTAAGCCACATTCTCCACGAAGCAATACAGTCCGGCGAATTCGAAAAGGTACTCAAGCAATGTAGGGAAGAATTAAATGCCAAAAGTTAAAGAATTTCTTGTAGATGTTGCCATGTTTCCGGTAGCTATTATCGGATTTCTCATGGTAGTTATTTTTATCATATTTAGCTGGATAATGGACTTCTTTACACGTCCGTTTGATAAACCGTAATATGCGATATTTGAAAGACCTTCCGTTTACTAGGGAATGCCTGGGCCTTATAGACCCGGACAGTTTTCCGTTATCCTTTAAATGTGCTAAACAATTTATAGATACAGAAGGTATCGTTATCAGGTTCCTTATCAGTCAGGAAGTAACACATCCGTTGGCCATTATGATATTCGAAGAAAGAACTCCTGAAAATATACATGTATATTCTCTCGAAGTACATCCGAATAACCGTTGTGAATCCATCGGAAGAAAAATGATTGACCGACTGAAGGAAGACCATAATTATATCGACCTTACGACATTACCAGAAAGCAAAATATTTTATGAAAAAAGAAGGTTCGTCGAAGAAGAAGACGGACATATGGTTTGGAGAAAACCGAGGTTAACATGACTATTGATTGGAATAAATGGCATAACATATTGATTGAATCCGTAGAAGCTTTTGAACTTGACAGTGCGGTTGATTTGGCCCGTAGGCTTAAACTGCAATGGTCAGGTACAGACGAGGATCCGGTTTCCGCAGGTTCGCTTCTCGAAGTAATATATAAAGTCTGTACAGACCTTATCGAGAAATACGAAAGTAACTGGCAATATGACGAAACAGAACATCTGGAAAATAATACCTATTACGATGATGCAGGAATATTGACCGAAGAAGTCAACATGTACTTATTGGAAGATAATCCGGAAATCATCTCTCCGAAACTCATCGTTAAGCTGAGAAAGGATGAACAAGATAAATACTGGTTCGAAATCTATATCGAAGCTGTCGGCCAGATGTTCTAGGAGGTTTTATGGACGAAGAAACTAAAGAAGAATTAGGCGAAGGCGTAAAGTTCGAACGTGTAGATGTTGAAAAACAACAACGCGAATTCGAAACTATAAGAAACGAATATCCATCGGAGGAATGATGGGTTTAGACATTTATTTTTATCGGGTATCGTCGAAAGAAAAAGCCGAAGAATTTCTCGATGCAAGTAAGCAATATGATATTGCCTATAACGCCTATGGTGAAAAGTATCGCGAGCCGCTTGACAAAGCCAGTAAGAAATGGAACAAGTGGTATAACGAACAATGTAAAATCATGGAAGAGAAAAATGAACAAGGTATCGACTATGACTTTGACCGTACCAACGAACCTAACTATGACATTAAGGATTTCATGAATCCCATTGACCTTTCAGGCTGGGAATATGTTGAAAACCGTTATGAGTCTCTCAAAAAGGAAATTGGCTTTACTTATGAAGGTCAATATCAACCTTTATACATGAGAAAAAAGAACTGGATGCTTCAATATGTCTATAACTCGTTTCCTGAAAGGCTGCATGTTGAATCTGGTTATGATAACAAAATTCTTGAAGACGGATTAGCGATTCTGACTCTTCAGCATGTCAACGACATTATCGACCGTATGGAAAAGATTATGGCCGCTGGCGAATTCAAGACGTTCGCAGAAACATTCAACAAACCAGAAACTAACGACGAAGGTTGGTATATTCCAGAAGCTGTAGACTGGCATAACAACTGGACTGCTACGCAAGATCAAAACGAAGCAGCTGCGAAATATCTTCCGTCACGTCCTGGATTTTTCTTCGGTAATTTACATTATGATTACTGGTATTTTGACAGTATCAAAACATACTTGGAACGATTCAAGAAATGGCGAGACGAAGATCGCATGCCGTGCGAAGTATTACTCTATGAGGAGAGCTGGTGATGAAAGAAGAAAAGATTTATGTGATGCTCGGCGTATTGGCCTATATAATATTCAATGTCGGTATGTTTATTTTTAACTACCAACATCTTTATGAAGTTGTAGGTCCACACAAAGGTTCCATGTCGATAATACACTTCACCGGATGTCTGGTTCATGGTGTCATAATGCTTGGCAGTGTCGTATTCTTGTGGTTCCGAATCAGAGGGAAAAACTCGGAAGAAAAAAATTTTTTCTAAAAGGGGTTTACAAGTACAACACAATTTACTATATTTAACAACGTTAAAACAAAAAGCAAAAAACACAAAAAATTTTTTATATATAATATTAAAAGGATAAAAGCAATGACTCACCAGTTATATACATATTAATGTTCTTCGATTTGCGGATGCTCCACATCCTCAATCTATGGCATGTATATTATTAAGACTGGTGGGTGACACCAAGAATACTCATTTATAGAGTTTCAAGGCGTCACCGAAAAGTGACGCTTTTATTTTTTTATTATATGATCGAACAGACCCTTGAGACGTATGTTGTATAGGATCGTTTGTTCGGGCAATCGGTGAAAGCCCGATATTTGGCAGTGTCGGATAGCGGCAATTCCTGGAGGCTGTAACCCTCCCGCTCTAACGAGCTTCCGTAGGTTCGAGTCCTACCGCTGTCACTAAAATGCTAGTTTGGCAGAGTGGCGATTGCGCGTGACTGTAGATCACGTCTCTTACGAGTTAACAACAGGGGTTCGACTCCCTTAGCTAGCACGAAAATAGTTCGCCGTGACGCTGTGCGAAAAAGGCTGCGGCCTTAAAACAGCGGTCGTGTTTAGTATGAAACAACAAGGTGGTAGGCCACTGAAGTTTTCGCGGGCTCTTCGGTAAAAGCACGCGGTGGAATTTAAAATTAAGCTGTCTTGTAACCGAGCGGTCGAAGGTAGCGGACTGCAACTCCGCTGTGGATAAAATCCCCGTCGCAGGTTCGAATCCTGCAGATAGCTCTACATAGCATAGGATGTTCCTATTTTGGTAATAGGCTCACATGCCTTATCGGTTCAAATCCGAAGCCGTATGGCGATTACATCCCGCTATAAAAAGTTTAATAGCAAAAGAAGTTCCTATATAAAAACGGACTTTAAATCCGTAATATATACTTCTCGCTATTTTCCCGGAGTAGCTCAGCTGGTTAGAGCGTTTGAATCATAATCAAAAGGTCGTTGGTTCGAGCCCAACCTCCGGGACTAAAAATTATTGACATTGGACATATCTAAGCCAATAACTGGATCACTGAAAAATGTCAATATCTATCGGTATCTATCCCCTCGCTCTGATAAGGCGTCGAAAGGGTAATTGGTTGCATGTAGGTTCAATTCCTATGATACCGACTAAATATTATCGGCATCTATCTCCTCGCTCTGATAAGGCGTAGAAAGAGTAAATGGTTACATGTAGGTTCAAGTCCTATGTTGCCGACTAAGAATATGTGCGTGCTCTATATTGGATCAAGGTAGGAGAGAACGTGCGTCCGAAAGTATCAGGAAAGGGTACGTTTATTGGTAGATACTCTTGCAAATGCCAATTACAATTCGTATGAAGCGAGTTCGAGTCTCGTCAGTATAAAACATTGCATGTATTCATTTTGAGGATTAACCCTAATTGGTAAGGGAGTGGCTTGGAAGGCCGCCGTGGAGTAATCTGCTTGAAAGTTCGAGTCTTTCATCCTCAGCTAAATTTCGGAGGTGTGGCCGAGCGGTTTATGGCGCTGGATTTGAACTCCAGTGATCCGGTAATCATCCCGGGCCGTGGGTTCGAATCCTACCACCTCTTCTAATGGAAGATTAGGCTAATTGGTAAGCCAGCAATTTCGAACGTTGCCGCCGTCATGGCTTGGGTGTTCGAGTCACTCATCTTCCGCTATAAGGGTTGACAAAAGTCAACTCTTTTTCTATATTATAGGCCGAAATGATTATAACATTCTTAATATTATTTTTGGTATGTACAATCCTTTACACTTGGTACTGGCTGAAGAGAAAGCCTTGGGCCGTTGTAAAGTTTTTCGTCATGGAAATCTTACCAGGTCTAATGTTCCTCGGTTGTTACTGCATGCTCGAATACAAGTATCATTACGTACCTGAAACCGAAAAGAAACACAGTATCATGATGGAAACGAAAGAACGTCCTCGTGAAGGTCTTCTCGGCCAGACAAAGATTACTCAGGACGTTTTCGATAACTTCTTCGAAAGCGAAATCTATAACGGTTCCATCGGCATCAAGGAAGGAAATATCAATTCTTTCTATCACAACAAGATGGACGGAAAAAGTAATCCGAGCGGGCTTAATTTCGGCGGCGGCAATACCGCTTTCATGATGCAGAAAGTTATCAAGTATGATAAGCCTATCGTTATCGTAAACAAGAACAGCGGTGAAAGGTTTAAAGGCACTATCGAAGATATTATCAGGTGGTCTATCGGGCGTACCGATTTGGAATCTGTCTGGTCGCAGTGGATTCTTGACGAGACGTCCGCTAAGGACATTGACCGAACTATCAAGCGATATTATATCAAGAAACTGAAACAGATAGATCCTGAAGTTCTTTCACACATGGACAAGTCTACTATCAAAGGAATGTTGCATCTTGAATATGCGGCCGGTGGAAGTCTGTTCTATCTGGCCAAGGCTATCGAGAAAAACAAGAAAGAAGTCCTGGCCGAACTCAAATTCAATAAAGGACGTTTTTCTGAATATTTTATGGACAAGTGGATAATGAAGGATAGTATAAACAAGGGTAAGAATGATATTTCTCTTGCACAGTTGATTTATCCTCCGAGCTGGAAAGGTAAAGACGGTAATACCTATAAGCGACACCGTATGGTATATTTTACCGGCAAGGGCTCAGCAAAGACTTACACATTATAGGGTTGACGAAAGTCAACTCTTTTTTTTATATTATGATAAAAAAGGAAAAACATAATGGATTTTACTAAATCATTTGAAAGACTCAACGAAGCTTTTAAAGATATAATGCCTCTCAAACATGGGTATGGTAATAAAGAGCAATTCAGCAACTATCGATATGCCGATTGTCATCTTGATGATGCCTGTCCTTTCAAGAATATCGGCGCTGAAGCTTATCTGCTTTTACCGGAAACAAAAATTAAAAAAGTACACGGCTGGCATACGGCTAATTCTCTTTATAACGAATGTTATACAGGTTCATGGCGTGATGCCTGTATTCATCTATGGGCGAGCGATGAATACAAGTCTTATCGTTTTTCCTTATCATGTCCTATTGCACTTGGTATTCCTTATGAAAACGTTGCACAATCTCAGAGTGCTAACGTAGAATTTGGTTATGACAAGCATTTCTATTTTTCTTATTTCTATCTGTTGAATTACGGTCCTAAGATTCTTAAAGAAGTTCAAAAGTATCTTATGCAGGATGTCGACGACCCGATGGATGAAATGTGGGTCGACGGAAAACGTATGACCCGCGCACAGGCATGTAAGGTCATTGATCAGCGTAAAAAAGAAATTAATAAGTTATATAAAAAAGAATTCGTGGAAAAGTTCGTTATCCCGTATTATGAAGCACACCCGAAGGATTACGATTTGGATATGCACGCTACGCCTCGTCAAATCTACGACCGTATTATTAACGATGCTGAAAAGTGCGAAGAACTTGGTATCAAGCAGACCAAAGTAGAAAAAGCGGCAATCCGTAAAAGATTTGGCTAATAGGAGAACAAATAATGCCTACAAAAGAAGAAATGCTTAACTCTATCCTTGCAAAACAAACACCAGAAATTGTCGCCCCGGAAATCGACGAATCTTTGCCCGATGTTAAAAAGGTAAGACGCGGTGACACCGTTTCCGTTTATACTTACAATCGTGATGGAATTACAAAGTATCTCAATGAACCATTTACCGGCGAAATTACCAGAGTTTATGAAGAATATGTAAGCGGTCTTGGTGAATACTGTACGAAGTTCGAAGTAAAAAACGGCAATGATACAAGAAAATTTAGATTCGGCTCTCAAAATATTGCAGCTATCAAGCTTGTAGCGGGTAGACCCGAATTTGATGAATCAAAGATTCCTTCCGGTATCGATTCTTTCAAGAAGACTGTCAAGAAGAAGAAATCTTACTATGTCGTCACATTCGATATTGACCAACGTGATGCTGACTGTATTACGGTTTCAAGTCAACAGGATGGCGAGCCAAGCGTTGAAGAGCTAATCAAGCTGGCAATTCTTGAACACTATGATGACCTTTCTGATTATGATGGCGCATGGTATAATCTTGGATCACTTCAAGATTTTTTGGAATTTTATCTTCATGGTTTCTTCTATGAACCGTGCAACCGATTCAAGATTGACGGTATTTCGATTACCGGATATGACGCGAAGAAGGATGAATTTTATGAACTTCCTATTCCAAGTCTTAAGGATCTCGGCATTAAGAACATCGACGAAGCCTATGAACATTATTTCAATGTTGATGGCGAAGACGAAGATTAAGGGTTGACAAGAGGATAAAAAATTACTATATTGTATATGTAAGTCGTGAATATGTCTGTGGTCCGATAGGGCGCTGGCGCCGAAAGCGCAATTATTCACGTGGTTAATAAAGCAGTTGGGGAGGTAGTTACACCCCGGCGGAGATTCGTGGACTCGGCTACTAAGGATAGGGTGACACGGACATATTCACGGCTTACATACTTTATAGTGATTTATATCACTGGCTTTTTACGAATAAATTACGGCGAAAACTATATTTAATATATGAACACTGACGTAGAAACAATGAGAATCCTCCTCGCCGCCCAGAATGCAGGTTCAGGAACAGCCGGAATTTATAGTGAACTCGCCTCAGCAGTCTATGCGGCAGGTTTTGTCGTTTTATTGATTATCGGAATTTCGATTCTAGCCGGTATATTCGATCACTTTACCGAAAAATAAATATTTAGAGGATATTATGGTTACAGTAAAAGTTAAGAATTTAAGTGATAAGGCAATCCCGCAAGAACTCGTTGACCAGATGTTGTTTAATAACATTGATCCATTTAATAAAGTCGCAGAAGAATATAACCTCAAGGTTATTGAACTTAAGAATATCTTTAACGACGAAAACGTTTTAGTTGAACAAGAACTCACTATTGGAGATAGTTACCGTTGAAATTCTATTTCATCAGACATGCACCGACTTCGGCAAACCTCTCTGGTTCGATGATTGCCGGATATGAAAACTCGGATATTAACCTTTATGACAAGCCGGACGATTGGGAAGATTGTGTTGGCAAGTTTATTCCTGAAGAAGACAGGAAGGTTATTGTCAGTTCTCCTACAAAACGATGCATCAGCACGGCAAAACTTCTTTTTGACCGTTTTCCGTGCGAAGTGACCAAGAGTCTTGGAGAATTCGAATGCAAGGCTCTCGGAAACAAAAAGTTCTGGGAAATTACAGAAGAAGAATTCAATCGGCTAGTTTTCCTTCCAGCTTCTACGATGGAAAAACGTGCCAAGATTGTCTTGCATGATATGGGAAACGACATTCGTCACGAAAATAACACGAATGCTGTAATTGCTATTTCTCATGGAATGTTAATTCGTTATATCTATCACTATATGACCGGAAATCCGGGAATTAGTGCTTATGACGTTATTAACTCCAAGGGTTTTAAGTTTTCCAATCTGGATTTACTCATCGTAGATACGGTTAAGAAAACTGTTGAAGTACATCATTATAAAGAACCTATCAAACACAAGTAGGTAATTATAAAGAAAAACCGACCCATAAGGTCGGTTTTATGTTTCAGGTGAGTAAAATTATTCTTCGTCTTCCAGCATACCAGGTTCGCGGAGCATTCGGCTGGCCAGATAATCCATATTGTCAGTGGATTCTTTAACTTCAATAGTCTCATCGGCGTTCATGAAGTCAGAATAAGCCTGTTCAATGGCATTACATTCAGAACCGAGATAGGCAAGAGCAAAAATCTTCCTTGCACCTTCTTCACCCATGGCCTTTACCTGTTCAGGTTTGACTTCGATAAGAGTCTGAGCAACTTCTGAAAGTTCTGCTGCCTTGGCAAGCAAGTCTGCTGTTTCGTCAGGTTCGGCTGTTGCCTCAGGTTCTTCAATCTGGTTCATAAACTGTTCGTCTTCGTTTGCATCCTGGGCTACACGGTCGTCATAGGCATTTTCGTTCATCTTAGGCGTTGCACCGTAGCCGTAATCGAGAATCATGCTCGCTTCTGTCAAAAAATTGTTATTAGGCATAAAAACTCCAAATTCTTATATATCTTATTTATAAACATTTTTTAAAAGTTTGCTATATTTAAATATATGAAACACAAAATAACTTTAATTTCAGCACTATTACTTATCTTTGTAGCTTGGGCAATATGGGTTATTTTCGAATCCTATGCCGCTTCAAGCATTTTAACTATCGTAGGTGCCGTACTTTTAGCCGTTCTTGGACAAGATTACCCAGATGACAAATAATACCCTCCATATAATCTGTCTCACCAAATCCTATAACATTCTCGATTTCGAAACCTGGTACAAATACTATCGTTCCCTGGGCGGAAACGTCAAGATCCATGTTATAGACAACGATTCCTCAGTCGACATCAAGTCTGTCGTCAAGGACCCAGATACCTATGAAAAACTTTCTGGCTGGCCAAACCAGTGGAAGCTGTTTGATACCATACTTTCCGAAAATCCATATAATATTGCGGAAAACGACTATGTTATATTTGCTGACGATGACGAATATTTCTGGTTTGACGGAAGATGGGAAGCACGAATCGGTGACGTATTCTTGGAAACGCCCCTCGATGTTATCTGTGTACCGCAAATCTATATGAGTTCCAAACATCTTAATGAACAGCGTTCTGCTCCTTACGTGTTTACCAATTATTATAGAAGAAACGACGTTTCCAGCCAAGGAAAGTGTATTATTTTATACAGTCCGAATATTAAGTTCTGTTTCAGCAAGAATAACAGAGAAGTCGGTCATATTCCGTTTACCAAATATCCTGGAAGCAAGGAATGGTTCCGTATGGCTAAGGTAGTCGGTTCTGACATTACAAAGGATTCTACTTACGGTCTTACTGACCATGAAGCTGGAATTCGTCTTTACCACTATCATCTGAAGTCTATCGACGACTGGAAAAAGAAATGGGCTCGTGGAAGTGCCGCATGCGAGAAACACCCGTATGACGAGAATATACATAACAATCCGGGTTATGGCGGTTACGATACAATAGATATGACTATAAAGAAATATTTTGAAAAGATATAGTAGTCATAAATAATGTATGTACAAGAGTCTTTCAAATTATCTAAATGAAATGTCTGAACTTCCTGCTCTTACCCAGAAAAAATACGGTAAGTATGCAGATTTGGCCAAACAGGGCCGCGAAAAACGAAAAGTAGATTATACTTCAACTCATTACAACGATAAGGACGGATCCTTATGGTTGAATGTAAAACAGAAGGATTATTATACTATCGCTCTTGCGGTCCTTTCTGGCATGATTGACGTCAATGCAATTAACGATATTACTTTGAAAGAACTCGAATCCAATGAAGACGTAGCGAATTATCTTAAGAAAAACCGCGAAGCTAACGACCTTGTTCAGTGCGAATGGAATTTCCTTAAAAAGTACATGAGCAAAGGCTATACAACAGTTTATCGCGGTCTGACTCTTTCGCTTACTGATATTATCTCGGCATATAAGAAAGACAAGAAAATCTTTTATAATCCCGAAAGAATTATTCCTATGCTCGATAACACTACAAAGGAATTTAATTCTTTCTCTGTTTCGAAACATATCGCTTTAGACTTCGCACATGTTCCTACGAATAGTGGAAATATAGAAGATGACGACGATGATGAAACAAATCTTGACGTCAATAAACATTTTTATGTCGTCATGTCCGCCGAAGTAGAAAACAACGATGTCAACTGGGCTTTTACCGCATATCTCGTTGGTCGTCATAGAACTGTCGCCGAAGACGAACTGAATATCAATAACCTTAAGACACTGAAGAATGTCAAAGTTTTAACCTATAATTTCTTGCCGAACAAGTTGTTCTTCAAGATGAATACAAAACTTTGGGATAACGACATTTATGCCTGTGTCTATAAGCATATAGGTTATGAAGTATTCGCGGCAATCTGTGCAGATGAAAGCGGTCGTTTCGGTCAGTATACCCTTATTGATAAAAACGGAAAATTTCTTACCGATAAGAAGTTTACCAGATTGGTCATGAAGTCTTATCGTTCCGATTTATCAAATTTTGTTCTTTGCGAAGGTAAATACGATTATTTGATTTTTGACTTGAAGAGAAAACGTTTTGTCGACGATGAAAAATGTCAGAGTTTAAACGAAACGCCAATGATGAACCTGTTTACCGTAAGTTATTTCCATGCAGGTCAAAACCTGTTGAATACAACTACCGGTAAGCTCATGTTCGACAAGCGTTATCCGGAAATCGAAGTAGATGACGTCAATAACGTAATCCTATGTTATGACGACGATTACGAAATAGAAGAGGAAATTCCTTTCCAGTCATTCAATAAGACTTTCGTGAAAACTATTTCCCAATAAGATTCCAAAGGGCGGCATCGCCCTTTTCTCTATAAATCTGCTTAATCTTTACTTCTTCGTCACCGTCTTCATCGGTGACTTTTTCAAACAATCCAAGTTCCTTGCACTGCTCTAAAATAAAGATGAGTCGATTATAAATTGCGGTCTTTGTTTTTTCCGGTAAGTCTTCAAGCTTCCAGATATATGTGGAAATAAACTTATTGGCCGCATCTTCCAGATTATTTGGATCTATCTTGCGGGTAACAAGGAATGTCGTGATTTCCTGATGGAATCTTGCATCGATTTCCTTACTCTTGAGCATATATCTTGTATATTCGTCTTCGGAATCTACTTCTTCGTTATCATATACAATGCTCGTATCTTTAAGAATATTCAGAATATAACTGTTCTGTTCCTCGATAATAGGAGTAATCCTGTCTTCCGCGATTCTCTTCGCAATTCCTTGAACATAATGAAGAAGCTCATGTTTCAAAGTCATTCGGATATTTGTCCTAAATACATCCAAGAATTCCGGTTTGCTAAACTTACTGAACTTTGTCTGCTCGGTAATAATAACGACGCCGGCCCATGTCTTCTTGACACCGAATTTGTCCATAAGAGCACTTACTTTCGGATTTTCTGAAATCTTTGATTCATAGACACCGCTAACATTCCATGAATTATCATGATTGAACTGCTTGAAGTCCTTGTCCATCATGAACATAACGGGAGGAACGGTAAATGTCATACCGGCCTTGGTATACGTTTTCTTCGGGAGAATTATCGGGTCACTTGACAGAAACGTCTGTGCCCTTGCAGACCTGTAAGCCTTCTGAATTCTTTCATAGTCATGCGAAATGTAAAGTTCACATGCCGTAACGAGAGTATTCAACAAATTCTGAATAACTATGTCACCCTTGGACTCGAGGATATAGTCAGAGGACTTTAAAACCGATTTTGCTTCTATTAAATTCATCATTATATTTATGGGGTTTACAAGATGCAATAAATTTGCTATATTTGTGGCTGTTATAAATATATATTGAAAGTTAAAGGAAGTTAAACATGAAGAAAATTATTGCATTATTACTTCTATTCATAGCGTTCGCAGTAGGTGCGGACTATAAGCCGTTCGAATTCCCAGGCATTGCCGTTGATTCTGCAACACAGCAGAACCAGTTTGATTATATGCTTCAATATAAGTTATGGGGTACCGATTATATTAAAATGGGGCATAATATAAAAATCACAGATAAATCTGGTTGGAATGGTTCAAGAGGAAACATTTATTCCGATGGTAATGGTCAGATTGTTTTAGGCGGTCCAGTATTAACAACTGGCGATATAACTTTAGGTATGGACAGCAAATTTACTACTGGCCCAGTTAGAGCTAATACCTTTAATTCAGATGTTCGTGGCGAATATGCTGGAAATATTTGTTTGATAGATAAAAATGCTTCTAATGTAACCGGAAACTTCAGTTGTGATTCTGTTCCTGATGCATCAGCTACATTACAGATACCTACCATTGCATGGCCTACCGAAGGTTATCAAAATGATATTATTTTGACAAAAGATGAACAATCTGATACCATTTATGTTCCAGAAGGCGAAGGTCAATATGATTTATATTTTAAGAATATTCATACTTGTGTGGGTGGTCATGATAAATGTAAAATTTATATTAAGATGGAAAAGAACCGTCTAACTCGAATTTTTGTTGACTCTTTGTATATTGGAAACCATACAACAATTAGTGTTATTCTTGGTGATTCTATATTACCACAAAATAAGTATAAAGGTAATGTTTTAATTTATTCTAATAAAAACATTATATTTGATAATACTGATAATGTTCCAATTCAAGGTTCATTTATCACCACATCTAAGATTTTCTTAAAGTGTAACCTTGATTTTTCTGGTCAGTTGTTAGCAAATCAACTTGAAATCGGTAATGATTTTAAAGGTGAAAATTTCAGATTCGTTAAATATGACCCTGATACGCTTGATTTTCCAGAATTAAAAAAGCAAGGAGGTCTAAAAGAAAACGATTCTACTGTTGTTATTCCGCTTAGTCTATCTGATACAGCTACTATTGATGTCTATTTTACATATTGTTTCGATTTGAAAGATGGTGTCACTGTAGATGACTTTAATATGGAACCTATTGGACCAAATTTACCGATTTGCGGTGAATCTGCTGTTACAACAAAAATTCCTATTGGTCAAAAATCTCCGCTTGATACAATCAAAGTCAATGTCAAAATTGATAGCCTAGTTGAAGATAATGATTACTTGATTATGAGAATTGATAGTATCACTGGTGCAGTTTTGCCTAATGGTGAAACTTCTGGTGAACTTCCAATTAAAATTGAAGATGCTCAACTCAAGCAGAATACTTCTATCGTTCTCGACAAGTCTGATACTATCAAGACCTATCAGGAAGAATTACGTATTCCGCCAGGAACTGGAAAAGTCGGGGAAATTAAGTATACAGATGACGGTTTAGCTCCGCTCGTCTGGTCTATTGAAGATACCAGTGGATTGTTCACTATCGAAGACGGTGTAATCAAGACTAAGCACGTATTCGACTATGAAACTGAAGATACTGTTTATGTAGTCAAGGTCAAAGTCGAAGACGGTGAATTTGCTGACAGTGCTAACTATACCATCAAGATTACGAACATTCAGGAACCGATTACTGTTTCTGGAAAGATTGAAAAAGTTGAAGAAAATGCAGATGTAGGAACTATTATCGGTGCTATCATCGGTAAGGATGCAGATAGTACAGATGTTACTTACTCCATTAACGACGTGGTTAATTTCAAGATTGACCCGGTTCTTGGTGTAATTACTACAAATACTATCTTCGATTTCGAAACTAAGGACAAATATCCTGTAACTGTTACTGTTACCTCCACTGACGGTTCTAAGAAGGACACGACATTTATTGTAAATATTATAGATGTCGATGAACCTGTACATGCTTATGATACCACGTTAACTGTTAAAGAGGGAGTTACGGGAATCATCGGAACCGTTAAAGGAGAAGATGAAGATGGAAAGCCTGTTAAATTTTCTTGCGATGATACTGTGCATTACAGCATCGATAGTAATACTGGTGTTCTTAGACTGGTAGATCCTTTCGATTACGAGACAACAAAGGCCGATACGCTCAAGGTTGTTGTTACTGACGTCAATGGCAATACTGATACTGCCATAATCTACATTAATGTTGCAAATGTAAATGAACCTCCGGTTTTACAGCCGAATGATTCCCTTACTGTTCCTGAAAATTGCGATACCTGCTTCGTAGGAATTATTGTCGCCGTTGACCCAGACACAGATAAGGTCATTTACGAAATCAAGGAACCTGGTTTCAAGATTGATTCTACCGGCAAGGTGACAGTTACAAAGCCGCTTGATTATGAAAAAACTCCAGAAGTCAAGATTACTGTTATCGCAAAGGATTCCAGCGGCGCAGCTGATACGGCAACATATAAGATTACCGTTGGTAATGTCAATGAGCCAGTTCACGTAAACGACACCACTTGTTCTGTCAAGGAAAATTATACCGGTAAGGTTTGTCAGATTCCGGCAACGGACGAAGACAAGACTACTCCTAAGTATTTCTTGACCGATACAACTAATTATCAGATTGATTCTACCGGTACTCTTGTAATAAAGAATCCTATAGATTACGAAAAGAAGACCAAGGACACTGTTAAGGTTGTTGTTACCGACGGTACTTTCTATGATACTGCTACAGTAGTTATCCGAGTTTTGGATGAACCTGAAAAGGTTGAAATCACTACTTGGGACGACGAAAAGCCTAAGGACACGGTTAAAACAAATGACCCGGACCATAAGTTTGAATGGACACTTTGTGAAGGTGATAGCTGTGAAACCAATAAGGAATTCCCGCATATCAAGAAAGATACGACTATCAAGGTTTGTAACGAAAAGAAGACTGTCTGTGATTCTATCGTAGTTATATTCAACGATGCTCCTCCGGTTGTTACTTTGACAAATGCTAAGTCTACTGACGCTTTGATTGACTACATCACAATCGAAGAAGAAAAAGACGACAAGATTTATGTTAATAAGAAGGAAAATCAGATTATGGTTACTGTCAAAGACACAGTTCATAAGACTGAAAAGCACTTCGATATTACCGTAAAACTTGATACTATCCCGACCAAGGATATTAAGGTTAAGGAATACAACTATCTCATCGATGAATCTCTCGCTACATCTACAACTATCGGCAAGGGTGTTATCGAAATGAAGGAAGTTATCGAAGTTGACGGAACCAAGATTACTCTTACTCAGCTTGTAGATAAAAACGGAAATCGTTTAGATACAGTTCAGACTGTTACCTATACGAAGAAAGTCAACGGCAAGGACGTAACTGTTTCTTATAAGGTTGACAATCTTACTGGCCAGAGAATTACAGATTATTCTGTATCGTATAACATCGATTCCTGTACTACTGTTTCTTACAACCTCGACGACAAGAAGAAGATTGTCAAGAATAAGGAAGGAAATATCGCATATACGATTAGTTATGACTATACAGATGAATTTGGAAACAAGGCTTCTGCAAGCGTAGAAATTGTCTTCGACGATATTCCGCCTAAGCTTGAAATTCTCGACCCTGTTCACGGTCAGGTATATAACACCAATGCTATTCCGGTAAAATGGACTGTCAACGGTGAAACCCAAGATACCTTGAACTTGCAGCGTCTCGAAAAGGGTGTTAACAATGTTATCCGTCGTTACGTCGATAAGGCTGGAAACGTAGCTGCCGATACTGTCATGGTTATCATGAAGGAAGCTAAGGATATTGACATTGAACTTGTACATCCGGTTACTATGGTTGACCAGGACAAGGTTGACGAATACTATTCCAATGGTCACAAGTACAATGACAAGAAACCGTATGACGTGAAGTTTGTGGATCCAAAGAATGATACAATTCCGGACGTAATCGGTGTCGGTTTCAAGGTCGATATTGTTCTTCCGTCCGTTTCTCCGACTGGTTCTCTTGCTACGCTCGATGACATCGTGAAGAACGGTCAGATTCCGGTTGACGACAAGGGTAATATCGTTGGTGCCTCCACAAAGGGAATTCCTGTCGATCAATATGTTGAAGAACATTGTACAGAAGAATTCCAGAAGGAATACAAGAAGAATGGTTTGAATATTCCGCTTTATGACGTTACATACAACTTGCATCTCTGGGTCTATACCAACAATGCGAACTACGTAAACGATTTCAATATCGAATTTACGTTGAATGACGAGGCCAAGACTACTAGTGCAGGTACAGTCCAGATGGTCATAGATTGGCTCTCTGACCGCGACGGTAACGTAAAGGCTAAGAACCATCACTCTCTTGGTACCGGAGCCTATATCACAAAACTCTTCAGCAAGTCCGTCGCTAAACACCGTTGTGACTATAAGGACCAGAAGAAGGGTGATAGAACCGTCAAGAAGGACGACACCATGAAGGTATTTGGTTACAAGAGACCGACAAACAAGTAATTCCGATTTTATCATCTCCATATAAAGCCCGGGTTAACAGCCTGGGTTTTTATAAATAATATAAAAGTTTAAGGAGAAATCATGGAATTAAATGAAGCTCAAGAAATTTTAAAACAGGCCGGTTATCTCTGTGAATTCCGCGATGTAAGCAATCCGCTCGACAAGAGAACAAAGGAAGACAATTATCGTGATTCTGAAAAATCATGGAATAACATGGAAGGCCCTGAAAATTTTAGTCGTGAACGCGAAAAAAGCGAAGAACAGGAAGCAAAGTATACAAACCAACTTATTGCGAAGGTTGACGAAGTTTGTAATCGTTTCGAAGACTACGATTATTTCGTAAAGCGTTATGATTACAGGACTATTCAAATCAGAACTACTGATGATGGTGTCATTGGTGGTCCGTTCTTACAGATTCATGTCAATAACGGCGTAAATGGAATCAACTTCGATTGTGTTATCGGTGGTATCGATAAGAAGAAACAAGAAAAATTGCGTGGTGTTGCCTACGTTTCTACCGAAAACGAAGAAGACGTATTAAAGTGGGTTTCTACTTGCCTTGGAAATGGCTATATCAATGAATCCAGCAATCCAGCTTTTGATGCTGCCGCTTCACTTCTCGCAGAAAACTACTTGCTGAATGAAGATTACAGCGACTATCTTCCCGACCCAGATCCAGCAGTTGAAAAAGCGATTCTTTCTAACATGAATGCAGACGATTCCAGAAGCTACGGCCCGCATGCCGCTTATGACGCCGCATATCGTATCGCTTCATCGAAATATCCCGACCTCGATATTCCCAGCAACGCTGTAGAATATGAAGAAGTTTACGGATATGACCCGGATGACCCTCCTAGTGATGTAATCAAGCGTATTTTTGGATAATTTATGGAATGGACACTAGACATACTTCAACGAAAAGTAAAAAGCTATAATAGGATTTATTTCAATAATGAAATAAAGTTACCTATCGTTGTTAAATGGTCTAAGCAACTTTACAATGCCAAAAGTGATACGAATGCTCATGAAAAAACAGTAGATGATGTTCATTATATCACTTTCAATATTAACATGCAAAGTGTTTCTGAAGAAATCATGAGAAATACTATCGTGCATGAGATGATTCACGCCTGGCAAGATGAATATGACCCGCATGTTAATGACGACTTCAAGAATCTTGCCGGTCATGGACCCGCATTTGTAAAGAAATGTGCAGAACTCAACAGCAAGTTCAAGTTTAAATATCCGTTAATGCGATATACTTCTGGTAATAAACTTAAGAGCCTTGAACGCCAGAGCAATGGTATGTTCTTTGTCTACAAGGACACATACTATGTCGACGACAAGACTGGCGAAAAGGTTTATTTCCCGATTGGTGTTTTTGTAAAGATGCTTTACGGACCAGAAATCAATTCTCTCAGAAGACGTGGTTTCAAGGTTAACTATTACAAAAACCCGGTATTTACACAGCATGTAGCAATGGGCGGATTCGAAAACAAACCAGTTGAATCTTCTCAGTCCGACATTAAGTATTCGTTCCTTAAGAATGTTACCGCTGCTGATTTCGTCCAGTACATGTATGACAACGGACGCAGAAACTATCTGTTCGCCGATGATGAATTCAATTTCGAAGACGCAATGACAGTAGAATCTGCCGAATTCCTTTACGATAACGACATTTTATAAAATACCCAAATATTTTACCGATTAAGTTTAATCTCCTTGGAATAATTACTATATTTGTTTCAAGGAGATTTTTATTATGTCACTTTATTTTAACGACAGCAATGATTTTGAAGATATTGTCGAACGTATCAAGAGTTATGCAGATGACCTTCAGGAAAAGTATGACGACCTCGAACGTGAAAACGATTCTAATAAGGAAGAAGTTGAAAGACTAGAATCTGAGCTTGACGATGCGTCTCATGAATATACAAATATTGACGACGATTTACTCTATCTTCTCGACCAGCGAATGGACTTAGGAACATATACAATTCTTAAAGAAGAAATTCAAAAAATCCTCAAGGAACGTGGTTATAAATATGAAGTCTAAAGCAGACATCATTACGATATTACTAATTACTGCAGTAGTAATTGTATTATCGTGTATTACGGTTTATAAATGAATTATTTGAAAATTTACTTCGCGATTATTTCCAAAGCTGCAGGTAGGGAACCATCGATTCTCTACGATAAGCATCATATTATTCCACAGTCCCTCGGCGGTCCAGATGTTCCAACAAATTGGATTTACCTTACACCAAAAGAACACCTTATCGCCCATCACTTGCTCGCGAAGGCCTATCCGGATGTAGAACTTTTACAGTCCGGATTTAACGTAAAGAAAGTCAGTCTGAAATACTACAATGAATACCGTTGGGCCATAAGACTTAAGGACTTAACGGCCATGATTGAATATTCCAAGAATAAGAACGAAATCATGCATAAGCTGAAAATTCTCGTCAATGCAATAGGTGACGCCGACCTTGACCAGATTATGCCGGTCCGTGTACAAAAGAACATGGCCATAAATAATAAGAAAACCAAAAAGAAGGTTGACAAAAAGTAAGTTTTTTGCTATATTTAATACTATGAGAAAGATTATATTGTTACTGTTATTTCTCTGTTCATTCGGGTGCTGTTGCTCTCCGTTCTTTACAACGCAGTTCTGCCAGGAGATTGACTTCTGGAATTCTAATACAGTAAAATATAAGTATTTCGAAATCGCACCTAACTGGGTTAAAATTGCAGAAGGTTATCAGTCCTTTACTTTTACTATAAGGTTCTAATATGATGGGCATTGACGTTTTTGCATTATGGAAATTCAAGAATATCGAAGGAAAGCTCAAGCATTTCTATGCTAGCGAATTCTTCGTTACTAAATACATAAACGGTTCCAAGAAATTTACTATCACTTATGACGTAGCTACACAGAACGCTACCATTAAGACCGAATGTATTGATTTTAACGACAGGACATGTTCCTTCAAGGAACTTCCTAATGTTTTACGTGACATGGGTGTTTATGAACTCGAAGACCCGCAGAATTGTCACTCAAGCGCTTTTGTTCCATTGGATCTTAAATAAGGAAACCTATGTACACACAAATCAATATCGAGGAATTGTTAAACCTGTTCAAGGAAAAGGGCTATCACATCACGACGAAGCGTGAAACGGATATGACCAGACTGGTATATGACGGAATTATCGTCGGTACATTCAGTCCGGACCTTTATACCTACAATGACTACGACGTTATCAATGTCGGCTCAATGGTAGAAATCCGCGGTTTCCAACGCCTTTATATCGACAGTTACGATACCGAAGTTATTACCAGGACCGTTATTGATTCTATCCTTAAGTACGAATCCAAGGCCGATGACCTTAAGGCCAAAAAGAATATTATTATTTCAAAGAAGATGCAGTCCATGACAGCGAAACAGTGTCTGGATTATCTTCTCGACAATGGCGTTATCTCGCCTTACTTTACAGGTTACTGTTCTCTTCCGAACGGCCAAATCTGTTGGGGAACTACGAAGGGAAAACTCGGAGTTATCCTCGTCAACAGCGACAATGTTTTCTATTTCATCCGTCATGGAGATGTCTGGGGTTATTTAAACCGTATCTGTACTTCCACGGCAGAAATGGATGATTTGAAGGAATGCATTGACGCACTCTATGAACTTCCCATGAAACGTACAAAGAAATACTGGAAGTTCTCCTGGAAGACACTTATCAAGTATGCTGCGCCTTGGCTCAAGAGTTTCAGCGTTGGAAACAAAAAATATTTTATCAAACGGTAATTAATGGCAAATACCAAAGTAATAGATCCAATCTTCAAAGAATTGGAAAGAGCCTGTACGCTCCATCCGGTTTCATGGTATATCTATATTCGTGATGATGAATTTTCATTTTCCAGACACCTTGCAGATAAGAAACTTGCAGATTTCTACCATAACGGCCCTAAATATACAAATACTGATTTTGTATTTACCATAGTAAAGGTTGACGATGTTAATTATTCCATCATGGACTATTCTAACACAACCAAGCTTCGCGGTATTACCACATTCGAAGAACATTTTAAGGACAAGGATAACCTTCTTGCCAAGATTATCCATGAACCCATGTTAGCCATAGAAGAAATTGCAGATTATTGCGATTTAGTCGAAAAGGAACTTTACAGGCTTTATAATATCAAAATCAACGAACGCAATGCTTTCGCTATCGATTGCCTGGATCTTACCGTATTCGACGATATTGAACGCTATCTGACCGAAACATGTAAGTTCAAATTCGAAAAAAGAACCGAAAATAACTTCGATGCTGATACCATAGTCAACGACGATGTTGGTGAGCTCAGTCATACCTATACATTCAATGACCTTGCAGATAACTCGAAGCTGGTTATCGGTTATAAGGAAAATGAAGGTTTTGCCGTTATATCTTTTTTCAGAGGTCTGGAACTTTATGTTATCAGTTCTCTTCAAAAGAAAGATGTTTTAGACCATGCAAAGAAAGCCATAAACATAATGATAGAGGTAATAAAAGGTCACACTCATAAATAATTCATGAGTGCAATAGTAGATACCTTAGAATCAAAAGAAAATACCTTTTTCACGCGTCATAAGGACTCATCCGGTAAGACCTACCAGATAGAAAGGGAAATTAAAATAACACCTAGAACAAGCATTTATGTGCTTAAAATGGCCGATTCTAGTTACTACTACACGACAACCGCAAAGAAGACACAAATATGCCTCCATTTTACGGTTGGAACCATTTCTGGCGATGTCGCTACTCTGACAAAACCGAATAACCATATGTCCGTACATTATGTTATCGACAGACATGGTAGAATCTATAATCTTATTCCGTTGGATTCTGGAAAAAACTGGTCATATCATCTCGGCTCTGGCTGTGTAGGTACTAATTCTAAAATGAGCAAGTCCGCTATCGGAATCGAAGTATCTAACTATGGTCCTTTGACCAAGAAAGAAGACGGTTATTACAATGCCTACAAGCAGTTGTATTGTACCGAAGATAGACATGTCGAAAACATAAGCTTCCGAGGATATGATTATTATTCCAGACTTACGGTAGACCAGAAGAACGCTATCTATGACCTTGTTAACTACCTTTGCGAAGCTTGCGGAATTCAACACAACTACAAGCTCGACGGTATGTTTGAAAACGACAAAGAAGCTCAAAACTTCTGCGGAATCTTCACGCATACACAGGTACGCAAGGACAAGTTCGATTTCCCGTATGAACAGATCCGTTTCGTCGAAGACCAATGGATTGAAGATACGAAGCCGAAGGTAATTCCAGAACCAGAACCTGTCAAAGAACCGGTCGTAGAAGTCAAACAAGAACCAGTAAAAACAGAAAATATCAAGTTTACCGAAGTTCGCAAAGTTGTCAAAAAAGAAGAAAAAGTGACAAAATCATTTTTTCAAAAAGTTCTGGATTTTATTAATTCTTTATTTTAATATTTTTAGAAAAACATGCTCATGCAGGTTACAAACCAGCATGTTTTTTCTATATTTACCATGATATGAAACTAGTTATACCGTTCCTCTATAATTGTGGCTATACTGAAATTCCGGATAATGACCATAAGCTACTTTTGACAATTCTCAAAAGCTACATTATGCACGGAAATACGCTTCCGATTATTGTCGCTATTACGCATCTTTCGACAAAAAAGTTATTGGATGAATTCCTGTTTTATGAAAATTGTGGCAATCTGATTTCCTATCAGGTTGTCGACAAATATGAAGTATTTAACCAGAATAATTATATAGGATTGGCCGACAAGAAAACTCCCACTTCGGCACATACGTTTACCTCGCAGGAAAATATCTATAATGCTAAGGTATACTGCATTAAGAATATAGCAAAGGGCGAAGATATTATTATCTGCGATACCGATATGCTTTTTGTTAAAAAGGTAGACTGGGAAAAGCACATTATCACAAATACCGGAATTCAATTATTCGAATCTTATGATGGGACTACGATTTGTTCCGGTACATTAAAGTCGTTTATTTTCTGTGTCGCCAAGGCACATAAGATGAATTTCCATACGCTTCTTAATGAAATCCGTAACATCTCCAAGAATGAAATAGATTTTAATATTCTTTGGCCAAATGGCGGTCTAGTCTATTATTCAAAGGATTTCCGAGAAAACCATTTCGAAGAAGAATTTGAAAGATACAGGAATTCTTTCTGGTTTGAACACCATAATATTTTCGGAAGCGACGAGTCTTTCTACGTTTATCTCTATGCGAATACCGACTATTTCCATGTCGAAAAGCATTCTTCGTTGAATGTTCGTGTTTATAGTTGGGCTAACGAAGAATTCCATGACCCGTTTAATATTCCAAATACTGACATGCTCCATTATTGCCTTCCTGGAAATAAACCGAGCGATTATCAGTTTACTTTCGAAGACGGTCATATCGAACGCGACAGGGACTACGAAGAATCCATTTATGACCTTTCAATTTATGGAACTATCTGGACGGAATTCTATATGCGTAATGCATGTACAAGAATCATCCTTATCTTGTGGCACTATTACTATTCATATGTAGGAAAGATTATCAATTCTCCGAATGAAAAACGACACCCGCCAGAAACGTTCTATAACATCCTTACGCATTACCGTGACGAATATAAAGAATACGAAGCACTTGCAAACTTATAGGTAGAAAATGACAGAAGAAGAATACAAACAAGAATGGCTCGCCGGAAAACATCAAAGTGTCTATAACTCCTGCAGATTCGCAGAAGACAAGGTACAGTATTGCAAGGACTGGCTTAAGGAAAATGTACCTTGGGCCAATGTCGATAATCCTTCCAATGTCGTCGATATTATCTGTAAGCAAAAACTCAGAATAGCTACCGATGAAAAGTATTGTGACCTTTGTTCCAAATGGGCTGATAAATATTATGCCCAGAATCATATTGCACCAGAACTTAAGATTCCTACGCCGTTTATGCATTGGGGTGGTCCTATTGATTTCGATACATGTAAGAAATACTTACAACCCGGAATGATTGTAAAGATGACTCACGGCAGCGGCTGGAATATTAAAGTCAATACTGTAAACGACAAGGTTATCGAACATGTAGTTCAGAAAATAGCTGAATGGAGTAATCTGAAATACGCCTATATTGCCGGATATGAAGCCCAGTATGAAAAAATGCCGGCTGGTGTTTTATTCCAAAAGATCCTTGTCGATACACCAACCGATTACGGTTTCTGGTGCATCAACGGCAATATCGAAGGAATTTCTTTGACCAAGAAACTCGGAAAGAATCTTGAAGAATATATCGCATTTGTAGATAAGGAAGGAAAACAGAATCCTTGGTATATCGGTGTAAAACCGGCCATGGATAATCTAAATAAGAAGCAAAAAGAAATGATTGATTCCATGATTCCTTATGTAGAAATTATGGCGAAACCTTTTGACTTTGTGAGAGTAGATTTTTATTATGTCGGCGGAAGACCATACTTCGGTGAAATGACGTTTACACCGTGTAGCGGCAGGTTAGATTTAGGTACAATCGGAGGTTGAAATGAGCGGAATATTTAAAAAGAATAAACAACAGAAACGAGAAGAAAAAATGGATAATGACATTGAGCTTTCCCGCGATACATATTTCCTTGAAAACCGTATTCTCTGGCTTGAGGGTCCGATTAACGAGGAAAGTGTTTCTGATATTCTAAAATATCTCGTTTACTGGAATGACAATTCTGGAAAACGTGTATGTATCTTTATCAATTCAGAAGGCGGCGATACCACTTCTGGTATGGCTGTTGTTGATGCTATTGACTGTTTGAAAGATTGTGGAATCGAAGTCTGGACCGTTGCTTGTGGCGAATGTTCCAGTATGGCTTCTATTATTCTTGCTAACGGTACAGAAGGTGCAAGGTTCTGTACAAAGAATTCCAGAGTCATGATTCACAACAGTTACTATGACGACATTGACGGTCATATTGACAGTATTGATATTTGTAAGAAAGAATTAACTGTAACCAATGAAGCGTTTTCTAAGATTCTTGCTAGACACTCTTCCAAAACTGCTTCCTGGTTTACAAAAAAACTTGAAAAGGACTATTACATGTCTGCCGAAGAAGCTCGAAAAGTCGGTATTATAGATGTAATAGGATTTCCAAAACTTTAAAGGAAAATAAAATGGTAAAAGTATCTTTAAACTATATGGACGAAAGTCCGCATTTGACATTACTTGAAATTCCAGAAATGACCGAAAAAGAACGAGAGCTCTTTACAAAGCAGGTTCTTCCTGGAATGCAAAAAGATTTGGATATTGCTTTTATGCAATACAAACGAAATTCGACTGAACTTGCTTCTACGATTACTCAAATCATGAATCACGGTTCATCTCTTGAAAAATCCAGATACTGTTTCAATTATTACGAAAACGAAAACCATGTAGGTTTCTACTGGTACGATAAGAAAACAGAATGTTAAAAAGAAAGACCTCGTAATGAGGTCTTTTTATTAAATATATCCACTATATGTTGATGTACCGTGACATTCATTATAATCACTAAAACCACTACAACCATAAAATTGTCCAGCTTTTGAAATATTATAACGAATAAAAACATCTAATATTTCTTTTACAGTACCAGTAATAGCAGAACATCCATTAAAAATGTTTGATATAGATACTACATCAGTTGAACTACATGGATTAGGATAATTACTAACAGTTAATCTTTGAAATAAACTATCCCATTCTGATGCAGCTGGTATAGATTTTAAATTAAAGCAATTTTGAAACATTGATGGTGCTTTAAATTTAGTATTAATGCCATTAAATGTTGAAGGAATTGCGCTTAATCCAGAACAATTATAAAACATATTATATCCATTATATATACCATTAATACCATTCCAAGATTTAACTTCTTTTAGTTTATAACAATTATAGAACATTGATTGACAACCAATTAAATTACCCAAATGTTCAAAATTATCTGGTATACTTTCCAGAGAAACACAATTATAAAACATTGAATCTGCGGTTGTTACATTATCCAGATTTTCCCAGGTTTTAAGTCCATTTTTTAGTGCATAACAATTATAAAACATGCTACAAGTAGCAGTATATGATTTATTTCCAAGATGATTAAATGAACTTGGGATAGAAACAAGTTTTTGACAATTATAAAACATGCTATTTGCATTAAATGATGTTACGCTTTCCAAACCTTCCCAACTACTTGGTATTGTTTCAAGACTACTAGCATTATAAAATAAATTATTTGAATTACCGCCAGGATAACCAAAATCTACTATATTATTACAATATTTCCAAGAACCATTAACAGCTTTTAATTGGCTTAAGCCAGTAGAATTATCATATTTTGATATACAACCCATAGCAGACATTGCACAACCAAATTCAAATTCGGTTATATCAGATTGTAGTTCAAACTGCATATGAGTGCCAGTAGAAATAGGTATGCCTGGTGCCATAGGAACACAATCAAAATATGTTATACCATTACTTGAATCTGTCCATGTCTTTAAATGACAATCTGCTGAAAAATCACTACAAGAAAACCATGTTTCTGGTTTACCAGATGTAGGTACAGCATCAAAGCCAGTTGATAGATACGATATACTGGTAAATAAATATGGATCTCTTATATAATCTGATTTAGTAATTTTTATTTTTTCATCTTTATTTTTATTTGTATCTGTATAAGAACCGGCTTCCATTTCCGCAGTAACAAAAAATGGGCCAGCATATCCAAAAGCATATGGACCATCACTATTATCCATACCTTTTACACAAATCATTTTAGGATCATTAAATGTATAAAAATTATTTCCAATACTTTTAAAATACTCATTTGTAAATCGATAAAGTTTAAAAGAAATATCATCATTATCATTAATATTATATGAGCGAAGACCTTTAAAACCTATACCTACAAGTTTATTAGAATCAAAAGTATCATTTGCAGAAAATAATATAGCTCCGCCCATTTGATCTGGCATGCCGTTCGGATTTGTTACTTTAAAATCCAATGGTTTTGTCGTACTAAAATAATTAATATTAATATTCTTATTTGGAATTACTTGCTTTTCTGCACGATTTATATAAGCAGTTATTGAAACTGTTCCATAACCACCATAATCACTATTTATTGCGTCTAAATGTGCTGATGGAATAGTAGATATATCTATTGGTGTTTTAGCAAATTCCCACCAATTTGTACATTGATACAATCTATAAAATGGTACATTATAATTATCAATTCCCCAAGGACCTGCATATGTACTTATTGGTACTTTTGACGTATTATCATATTCTCCATCAATTACCCGTGTAAGTAAAGAACCAATAGAATATATATGTTCATTTCTTGCACTTGCATTATCATATTGAACAGTTCTAGCAACAAATAATGCATCTGTTGTGTTTTCGGGATAATGAAAACCAGAATTAGAACACAATATATTCATAAGTTGTGCTTTTAATTCAACGCGCTTATCTATCGCATGATATTGAATATAAGAATTATCATCTGATACTTTTTTATCACCAGGTAAAAGATCTCCCATCTTAGCGGTTATTCTAGTACCATTACGTACAATATTATCATGTTTCCAGAAATAATCAGCGGTATCACAGCCCTCATGTACGGTTACTGCGGTAATGGTATATGACCAGGTTGGGTATACTACTATATCATTAACTTGTAAATTTTGAGACATTACTGTCATTGAACTGCTATTTCGTGTAATTTGAACTTCAGAATCATAGCCAAAATCCTGCCACTTATCGTCTTGATTTTCTAAATAATGTGTACGTATTGTATTATAATACCCACTAACTTCATCATAATCAGCAACTAAACATGGTGATTCACTAATAAAATCAAAGTTTAATCCATTACCGTATAACATAATACCTCAAAACTTCCTAACTTCTATATTTATAAATAATAAGAAGAATAGGGTATATAATATGGCCAATACTACATACGATACAATCAAGAATATGAAACCGGCTCCATGGTCGAAATCCACTGTAGCCGATGGTAATGCATTAAATCAGAATTTTTTGGAACTAACCCATCAAAAGGACCTTGCACTTGCTACAGCAATCGACCAGGTTAAGAATACTGTTGACGGTTATAATGAAACTATCAACAATATTAGCAATGTAGCCGATGCCGCAAAGACCCAGGCCACTAATGCAATTTCCGCCGCAAATGAAGCACAAGATGATGTTGAAGCTATACAGACAACTGTAACTGAAATGTCAGATGCTGTTTCTGCTCACGGCGAATCTATTGAAACACTAGGCAATAATTTTAATACTCTATCGGCCGCAGTTGCAAGTGAATCCGAAGCTATCAGTAATCTTCAGAATAATAAGCAAGATAAAATCTATGTAGATGCAAATACTATTTCAGGTAATGGTACTAGTGATAGTCCATATACCGTTATCGGTGGAAACCAAAAAGAACTTGAATTCGTTGATTCTACTACAGTTACAGTACACAAAGACGAACAAGATGATAAAATAATCTATTCTTTCAGTGCTGCTGGCGGCGGTGGTGGTGGAACTTCTTATAATATGGCCTGGTACCCGACTGTCGATGCTGCCGGTAATATCGCATGGGAATGGAATCCGACAACAACTGCTCCTACTACTACAAATATCAAAGGTCCGAAGGGCGAAGATGGTCCAACTGGTCCTAGCGGTAAAACACCTGTATTATCTGCCAATAGTTATAATTTATATTGGAAATATTCAGATGCTACATCAGATTGGACTAATTTAGGTAATTTCCGTGGCGAACAAGGTGAAACTCCATACATAAATTCAACAAATAAACATTGGTATATTGGTGCAGACGATACCGGAATTGTTGCAGAAGGTAAAGATGGTAAAGATGGTACAGATGGTACAGATGGTACAGATGGTACTAATGGTGCTGACGCATGTCCGATTTCTGCAAAATCTACAGAAATTACAAATGGTCATAATGTCAAAATTTTCTATACCAGTGCAGCAAATCCAGATACAAACCCATTAGCCAATTTTGATGTAATGGATGGTCAAGATGGTCATGGAAGTAGTGATGTATTTGATAATACTACCATATCTGGTACTGGTAAATCCAATGATCCATATGGTGTAAATACCGATGTTTTAGCTACACATACATGGATCGAAAACCAACATTATATTGCAAACGTAACTGTAAATACAACTGCGTTCTCTGGTGACGGTACATCTCAGAGTCCATTAGATTTAAAAATAAACAATCCGGATTCTAATAAGAAGTACGGTTATCAACCTGGTACTGGTTGGACCGAAATTTCAGAAGGTGGCGGTGGAACGGATTATGATATAATTGGAAATAATGGTATTTCCGCTAAGAAAGATACAACTAATGAAAGATATGAAGTTGGATTATCTGGTAGTTATCTGCCGACTTCTGGTGGAACAGTATCAGGTCAACTCATAGTAAGTGCTACTAGCGCGAACTTTGACTCACAGTTCTTAAAACTTATTAGAGAAGGTATTGCTGGGCATGGACGCGTCGGTCTAGGTAGCAACGGACCGTTAGCATTGAAGGTAGACGATGCGAACAATCACACTACACAAGTCAACATTAGTCCAAATGCAACTAATGACCAATTAGTTCAAGTTCAACACGGTGGAACTACAGCATACTTAATTCCTGCCGTAACTGCTAATACTACCGCTGGTCTAACTGATGATGGAATATTGCACATTATATTAGAGAGTTAGTGAATGTTTGATAAGTTCTTATTTGGCAATAAACAGATTCCTGAAATGTATTTCGGCAACATTCCAGTTGCCAAGATATATTTCGGAAATACACTCATTTGGGAAAAAGAAGGATATGTTCCTTATAATGCTACTTGCTCTATAATAATTACTGGTGATGATACTACACAAAAATTTACTGTTCAGGTAATGAAGGACGGTAAGGACGTAACGAGCAGTTTAGATCACTTAAAGGGCTGGGCATATATCGTAAACGATGTTCTGCCAGCCTATCGTTTGTTCGTTCATAACATACCTTATAGCACTATAATTGCTGATGGAACAGAATTTTCTATCGCAGAACTAATAAATGCATGTAAGAATGAAGAACATATCGCTGATTCAAGATATGATAATACTAAGGGCGAGTATCATATAGACGCAAGCGAGATTACATCTAAAGCTGGTGGCGCATTCCCAAGTTCCGGTTCTATAGCATGTCAGAATAATGTAGTAGTTCCATACACATTAACTGAAGATACTTCTACTAATGATATTTGGATTATAGTTAGTCAAAATACGTCAAACACACCTATAGAGATTAAGACCATTAAGGTCGCAACCACATATACTGGAGCAGGTGCTACTTCAATCTATGTATTTCATGAAAGCGGTTTGCTAGTTTACAAATATGATTCAAACTGGTACACTCCTTCCGTGACAACGCAAGAACATGGCGGGGTGACCTATAACTATGTCACCGTTGATCTTACTGCATTAAGTACAGGTACTTTCTCTCTAAAGCGTGGAAACAAATACTACATCAAGATAAAGCATGCTTCTAACAATGACAATCACTATTACTATAGGAATGGAGGAATCCTAGGTATAGTCGGTTTCGTAACTGGAAACATAAATGCACCAGGTTCGACCTATAATATCAGTTCACTTACATATGAAGGAGAAAAGAACACAGAAGCAGCGATGCTTACAGTATCTGCTGTTAATCACTACGCAAGATATACTGGACCTTCTAACTGCTTCTCCTCAAAGCAGGTTTATAAGTGTAAACAGGTATTCACATACACTGGAACTACTGATGATGATTGTGAATTACTGACTATGGCTGATGGTGCTATTGGTACTTACAACGGCCAGGCTGGCGCTATGAGTCTAGGAAATAAGAGCTATGTAAAGAGTGGAGCTTCAGTAACTGTTACTAAAACAAATGACTATTCGACAATTCTTTCTTGTAGTGATCCTGCACAAATTTTCAAATTCACTGGAAATAGTTTTGATAATAAATTTGAACAGAATAAGTTTTATAGTTGTAGAAATGTTATAAGTATAACTGCGGCAATAAGCAGTGCGCCAGCCGTTGGATCTGTAGCTATGGACGATGTGTATTTAGTTCTTAACAGTTTTAACTATGGTAAGTACAGTAGCCATTATGCAGATCAGGGTATCTGGAAAGTCACAAGTGTGTCTGAAGACGACTACTTAATGACAAAACTAAATACCTCCGATTATATAGTTGATGAAACTAACAATATGAAAGCTAAGTTGACAGAACTTACCAACAATAACATTTCGACTTATTATGACTATTTAGATTCTACCGATCTTAGTGGTCTTACAGTCAACACTACGCACAAGCACGAAATTTTGATGGAGTCTTAATTATGATTTATGTTCTAAATAAAGAAAACTTTAAATTCATTGGCAGATTTGATAATATGAAATTTGCCAAAGAGATGTTAAACAAAGAAGGAATATTAGAAGATGATTGTGTCTTCACTGAGGAAATTGGAATGAAATACGTAAGCAGAATTGTAGAAGTAGATGGTAAAGTAGTTTATATGAATAAAGATTGGTGGACTAAAGAAGCACCATCTATTATAGAAGATTACGAAAATCATAAAGTTTATGATTTCATCGAAGTTTCTAAACCTGAAGAAGAAAGAGCACTGGTTTCTTTAGATAGATTTAAACGAGAACTTAATCAGAACGTTGACCGTATAAATGCAATAGACGGAGTTGCAGGCGAAGTTAATTACAATATTTCTGTAGGTAACGACTTCATTTCACTATTTAGAGAAGAATGTATCTTTACAGATTTCGAAACAGTAACTCCGCTTGAAATTGCACAGAAGTTATTGACAGTAATTTCATTGGTTCAGACAGGTTCGTTCAGAGAAGCAAAAATGGTTTTGAAGAATATAGAACCTGACGCATTCTTAACAGAAGAACGACTAAAGAAATATGAAGATATGCTAGATTCTGCTGATGCTATTACTTACGCAACAGATGAAGATTTCTTCTATACTGCGTCTACTGAGGTATAAATAAAATATGGAATTAGAAAACGCATTACAACTTCTTAAAGAACATCACTTCGTAGCTGAAAAACCTGCGTTGAATGAATCCGATTTACGATTCGACAGCATGGACCAATTTATCGACTTTACGAAGGCTAAGGGTTATTACCAAAACCAAGTTAAGATTGGTACTATTAATACTGTACTTTCCGAAAAGGACCTTAAGACCGCAGGAGATGACATCGGTGGGCTTATTATCAAGCACTATTGCAAAGACTATGAGACCTCGAAAAAAGAGCTCCAGGAGGCTTGGAATCTCGGTTGGACAATAGAAGATCCTGACGGTTACGTAGAAGACGACTTTAAGGATGCTAAGAACATCGATGAATGCGTAGAGGTGTTTAGAAAAGCTGCTATCATGCATGCATTCCTAAATAATTTCTAATTCAAAGTATAAAATAAAAAACCGGTTAAACACCGGTTTTTTTAATATTTGCTCTGTCTTCATGTGTCAGAAGTCGTTGATTTCTGCTCCCTCGGAATTTCAAAGTCAAGTCTCGTTCTTCCAAAATAAATGGACCGTCAACCAGGACATCTACCATATCGAGGATAGAATCTGTAACTCCTTCTACGTATCGTTTTCCACCTTTAACAAGGTCACGTTCGTAAATATAACCAGTAAACATCCAAACGTTCTTATTTACAAACGTTTTCTTAAACTTGGTCAAGAAAGATACAAGCGATTTTTGATTACTGATTTCGAAAGGTTCTCCTCCTACAACAGTAATCCCAGAAATATAATCTTTCTTACAAGCTTCAAAAATCTCGTTTTCGGCAATCTCGTCGAACTCTTTACCGAAATCATAATTCCACGTTTCAGGATTAAAACATCCCTTACAATGGTTTTCACAACCGGAAACAAACAATGTAACTCGACAGCCTTCACCGTCGACAATACTCATAGGGTCAATCTTACTATAATTCATTTCTTATCCTTATCGTATTTAATTTTTAAACCGAGCAATATGAATATAAAAATAGTTGCAAGGGTATAATTGACATATTGAGGATATTGCCACATCCCGCTTATGTAATTCGTGTAGAAAATATATGCTGCACTGCAAAGGTTCCCGATAATAGAAAGTATAATAAAGAATGTACTAATATCACCGGTCGATTTCGTCTTATATGCCTTGATTACTTGCGGCAATGAACAGAAAGCAAAAGCTCCAGCACCGCAAAAACCACAAATCAACATTAAAGTATCTAACATAAGTCCTTTAAAAGATAGAAAAATCATACAGATTTATTGTGTCTGTATGATTTTTATCTGAAGTTTTAATTAAATATTATGGCGGTCCCTCAATTCTGCCAATTTTCCATCATTCCAGGATTTGAAAATTGTCTTCTTAGGTGAACCAGTCAAATATCCAGTAATTCTTCTAACACGAATAATCTCGTCTTCGTTCTTGTTGCCGCAGCACGGGCATTCGTTATCGATAATACCATGGAAATGACACTTGGTACAAGTATCGCTATCGAACGTACAAGTGAAATATCCCAAGTCACCATCGTACATGGCATCGATTGTAGCCTTGACAGCTTCAAGATTCTTGGACAAGTCACCGTTCAACTTGTAATAGAAAATATGGCCAGCGTTCGTAATCTTGTGATACGGTGCTTCCATCTTAATCTTATTTTCAAGAGAGGTTTCCAAAGAATAGTCAAGCATGTGGCTATTGGTGTAGTAACCCTTTCCGAATACACGCTGCAAATCAACATCAGCAAGTTTCTTATTATTCTGGTAAAGATTCTTATCGATATTCGCGAAACGACCGGCAACAGCTTCAGCCGGAGTAGCAAAACAGCTCCAGTTAAGGTGTGTTTCCTTCTGTGTCTTATCAACGAATTCACGCATGGTCTTTACGATAGAATAAGCATAGTTATCGATTTCGTGGTCGATACCGTATGTCTTACCGGTCAAGAGCAACATGGTTTCTGCGAGACCGACATAACCGATAGAAAGCGAAGCCTGCTTAAGAACATTAGCAATCTTATCAGTAACGGCATGCGGTTCATCATCAGAAGTCAAATAAAGACCCTGCTGCATTGTGAACGGGAAGTTTTCATAGGTCTTGTTAGAAATCAATGCAAAACGGTCAAGCAAACTGTTCTTTGCATCTTCGAGCATATCGGCGAGCTTCTTGAAGAAAACCTGCTTACGTGCTTCAGGATCCTTTGCTTCGATATGAGCTTCGATAGCAAGGCGAGGCAAGTTAATCGTATGGAAAGCAAAGTTTCCACGACCTGTTGTCTGTTCGACACCGTTGATATTACCAAGAACACGAGTACGACATCCCATTGTAGAAACTGTAGAATTTTCAATAAGACGACGAATCTTCATCTTACCGTTCTCGAATCCAGTAATTTCCCAATAATCGCCAACACCTACGTCATATTCGTAGATAGGAGTTTCAAAAGTACGGTCTTCTGTAGAAATAGTTTCAGCGGTATTCTTACCACGAACCTTAACAGAAACAGTCTTTTCAGAAACTTCAAGTTCCTTTTCAGAATAACGAATATACGGCTTGTTGAAAGAACTGTCTACACGGACGAAGTTCGGATAGAAACGACGAGCAAGGCACTTGATGGAGTCAAGATACAAGTCATAGTTCGGATCTTCCGGATTCTTTGTGTAACCCTTCATCAGCTTAAAAATCAAAATCGGGAAAATAGCTGTCAAACCATCGCCGAGACCTTCATACTGGGACTTAATAAGGTTCTTACTAATCATACGGCCACAATTAGAAGTATCGAGACCGAAGTTCAGCGAACTAAACGGAACCTGGTTTCCAGAACGAGACTGAAGAGAGTTCAAGTTACCGATAAGACCTTCCATAGCCTGATGAGTATCGTCATCGGTGATTCTAATAGCATTTTCTACGCAAATCTTCGGGAACTTAGCATAGAGCAATTCGACCGGCCAGTTCATGGAAACATTCGTGACATCGTTAATGTCAATGTCTTCATGGTCCGGATTGTATTCGATATAACGATTAAGTTCATTCTTGAGATTCTTTCTGAAAGAAATATCAACGAACGGAGCCAAATCATAATCGAGGTTATCGTCTGCGATACCGCCATACTGCTGGTTAGACTGAAGCTGAAGAATAACAGCTGTCAAAGCCGCAGCGGTCTGGATGGACTTCGGAGAACGAAGATAACCTGTACCAGAATCGAAACCAGTCTTTAACAATTTTCCTACAGGAGCAAAGAGACAGTTAAATGTCAAATTGTACTGGTTAAGGTCATGAATATGCAAATGACCGTCCTTATGTTCCTGGGCATATTTACGATTGATATTATTCAAGAGGTTATACATCTTGTTAGTTTCAGACGCAATCTTTCCGTATGTACCCGCAGGAGTAGCGCCGGATTCATTGGCGTTGTCACGCAAAATGTTGGAACTCTTAATGTCAGATTCAGTTATTTCCTTGATTGTCTTAATAATCGCAGAATTAGTTTCACGTGCACGAGTACGATCGTCTCTAAATAAAATAAATGCCTTGGCAACTGCTCCGAATCCGTTATCCATCAATGTCATTTCGATTACATTCTGGATTTCTTCAACTTTAGCTGACTTGGCATTATTTTCAGAAATCTTTTCGACTACGCTATCAACAAGTCGGTCCATTGTTTCTTCTGTTACTTCTGCATTTACTTCTTTAAATGCCTTTTCGATTGCTGTATAGACCTTTGAAATATTGAATACGTGTCGACGATTATCTCGCTTAATTACGTTTTTAATCATTCTTTTCCTCTTTATAAACGCTTAATAAACACTTAATTCACATCACGCAATTTTAGTTTTTAATCTGTTGGTGTTTTATTTATAGCTAAATACAAATATAGTAAGTAAGTTATTTTTTGCGATTTTATGTCATTTTTTATTCCGGCTTTTTATCGTAAATCATACTATATACAGTGGCTGACTTATAGATTTTATCCAGTATGCTGGCAAATCCGTTATTTCTCGTAGGAGTCAATCCGACATTAAGTCCGATATTTTCAAAGAACTTTTTGTCAACCGAGAGAATCTCCTTCGGAGTCGCGTCATTGTAAATCTTAAGAGTCAAAACACCTAGTCCAAGACTGATTAACGGCTGTGAACCTGAGACCTCAACCCCCAGTTCAAAGTGCATCGTCTGACCGTCGCACTTCGGTACCAAGTACATCGTCGTCGAACAACCCGGAACAATATAATCTTCCTTCTTATACTCACTGCTCATCGGCATGTGCGACTTCGCGAGCGAGATAAGATACTTCCACTTGTCGTCCAGTCCATTGAATGTGGCGAACGTAGCTTTCATTTCTGCTAATCTATCTTCTATCATATATCCAACTTTGTTGTAATAACCGGAAACTCCTGTTCAATATAATAACTGGAGCGTTCATCAAAATGCTGCATACAATAATTCTTGGCGATACGTCCAGTCCTCTTCTTGTAGCTGAGGTCGTCGACAATATCGTAGATAATAACTTTGTTCTTGGAGTTGTGCTTACGGAGTCCACGACCGATAGACTGAAGAACCTTAATCCTCGACTTGGAGTTAGAGAACAACATAATCGCGTGCAACTTAGGAATGTTAACACCAGTAGACATGGTTTGATAAGTCGCAAGCAAAATAGTTCCATCTTCGTCTTCGATACCGACACGAATTTCTTCACGAACCTTAGCCTTGACATCTCCAGTAATGATACTTACCTTCTTTTCCGGATAATTCTTATGCAAGTAATCCTCGACGTCCTTAAGATGATTCCTATGGTTAACGAGGATAAGCATATTGTTCATCGGCGAGGTATGGTCGATAATAAAATTCAATACCTTGTTCCTGTTCGGATATTCCTCAACCATCTTGACTTCTTCCGGATAAGTTCTTTCCTTGTTTTCCTCGATAAAAGACAAAGGATATTTAAGGAAGATTGCCGCGATATTCAACTTAGTAAGATAACCGCGGGCAATAAGTTCGCAGGACTTCAATTCGAAAAGGACATTACCGATAACACTGTTAATCTGTAACTGCTCGGAAATTTCAGTAGGCAAAGTACCAGATGTACCAATCTTGTATTCCGCATTGTGCATGAGCTTCAAGAGCCTTGTAACAACGTTACATTTGGCCTGATGACATTCGTCAACTACACAAGCATCATAGACTTCGAAAAATTCAGGATCTTCCTTCTCAAGACTCTGCCATGTAGAAATCAAGATTTCTTTCTTGAATGTCGGTTTCTTTCCAGAATACAACATCTCAACATGGTCTTCTAAATCATCCCATCCATAATCTCGGAAATCAGAAAACATCTGTTCTACGAGGGAAACGGACGGAACGATAAGTATGGCCCTGTGTACGTCCTTATTGTCCAATAGATAGCGTAAGAACGTGTAAATCATCAAAGACTTGCCAGAACCAGTGCAGGATAACAAAACGCCTCTACGATTGGTTAATGCGGCATGAACAGCGTTAACCTGATAATCACGTGCCTGAAATCCAGCAGTGATATAGGAATTCATTTGCTTTTCCAATTCTTCCTTATCGATATTGTCCCTAAGAGGCTTATCGAATCCTTGCAAAGAATATTCAATCTTATGCTGGTCACACCAAATAAGAAGGTTATTCAGAAGGCCGATAGGCAATATCTGTGTAATAGGATTGTAGCAACGAACCTTACCGTCCCATACATGAAGCTTAAAACGTGGGTTAAATCTATAACCCGGAGCATAAGCGGAAAATACGTTGTAAAATCTATGGCTTAAACCATCTTCGCATACCAAATGTACGCACGAGGAGTTCACTTTCTCAATAATCAAATCACTCATAATATAATTCCTCAGGTACCTCGTCAAGATGGGCCAATACGAATCGCTTATAGTATTCATCCCAAGGAGTCTTCAAGTATTCACGAGCCAATTTCAAATCAGTCTGATTCAACTTTTGATTGTGCTTGAAGCTCACTTCCTTAACGGGTGTCATCTTGTATGCACAACGCATGGCGTTGAAGTTATCATCCAAGATTCCGTCATAATATGTATAATAATCCTGTAGAGGAAACTTGTATAAACAGTGAGGAGGCCAGAGCCTTACACCAGCGACCCAACGAACCATGTTGGGAGTCGGTTCCATCCAAGTTCCAAGAGCATAAAACGGATCCAAAATATGCTCAGTCATCATGTGTTCCACGATAAACGGGTCACACAAATCGTCGTCGTCCAATGTAATAATCGGAATATCCGGATATTTTTCCATTGTCGGGTCGAGTTTCTTCAATGGCTTCGTGTCCTTGTCAGTCCAGAGAACTTCAAAGTTTGGGAAGCATTCAAGAAGATGTTGTATTCCTTCAGGCATCGCAAAGTTACTTCCAAGTTCTTCTCTGCTGAGAACCATGATAACCTTGTAATTAAACCTTGTTTGCTGCTTGACCAATGCAGAAATAACCTGAAGTGTTGTGCTATCGTATATACGGCCTCTAAAGGTTGTAAACGAAACTACAACGTCATAATAGTCCTTAGCCCATAAATGCTTATATTTCATTATCCAATCGATAAACAAAACATCAGTATGATTATGGTCAGCAGTTACCAACTGATTATAACTGGATTTTTCAAAACAGCTATCATCAATTAAACTTGAATACATATCGTCAGTATCATTTACATAAGCATTAAGACGTTCCTTTCGAATACGCTTCATGTTCAGATAAACAATAGAACGTTTAGGGTCACTAACTACACGATAAGACGTATCAACAAATGCCAATAAGTCACCTTTTACAAGGCTCTTATTATCGAGAATAATCAAATTATCGGTCTTACAATACTTCATCAGCTCTTCAAGTGAATGATTGTAAACCTGAAGACCTGTCATGTCTGTAGAATCAAAATACTTGAAGCAACGATTACGCAATATAGTTACATCATCTACATGATTAACAATCGGTCTGTCCTGGCCAGCTTCAAATACTACAAGTTCATAATCGAACTTGCACTGTTTCTTGATACTCTCAATCAAGTAATAAACGTAATGAGGTAAATTATAATTTATTATCCCTATTGTAATCATATTCAAAGCTACTGAATTTAAAGTTAAAGTTTTTAAGAAGGTATCTGAACAGCAAGGTAGTATACGTATTGGCAGCACGGAAGAAAATACTGTTATACTTATCAAAATCCTTTGGCAAGCATATTCCGAACTTAGTATAGTCTATAATTTCATACTTCTGACCTTTTATTGCTTCCATGAACTGCTGAGTATTCTCAAAGACAATACCCAATTCCTTCATTTTCTTGACATTAAAAATATTGATATATCCGGAATTATCTCCGTCAAACAAAGTTCCTTCCCAGATATTTTCTGGGTTATAGTCAATAGGCTGTTTGAGAATAATCTTATCGCCGACCACATAAAGAATATCGGCTGTTGTAGTCTCAAGCAAATATTTCAATGTCTGGTCAAATCTTTCCGTACCGTAATAACGATTAGGATTATAGCTTTTCTTCTTCTTGAAAAGCTGGTCCTTATTGTTATAGTCAATAACCAAAGGTACAGACTTACGAATGACATGACCGAGCTTGCTTATATGTTTTTCTGAATATTTCATATCAACATTATCGACAACCCTAATCTTAGAAAACAGCTTCGGCATTAATGTCGTTATGTTATTGATATTTTCAACCGTGATATAATGAACATACGAATTGACAAATGCAATTTCCATATTCGCATTACAAAGGTCAAAATTAAAATCAGTAACCGTATAATCTTCAAAAACTTCTAGCCATTTTTCTTTCTGAAAATCATGTTCTTTCAGATACTTAACCACATCCTTATCGAATGACGTATAGTTATAAGCCTGAGAACAATTATTCTCGTAGAAATAATTTCTTCTAATCTTGTTAACTATGAAAACAATAGAAAGATAATTCGATAATGAATTATAACCGTCTATCGATAAATCGAGCCAGTTCTTTTTAAGCGTATTTGCAGGAATATAAAAATCGTCAAGTAATGGATTTTTTAACGATTCTTCATGGATTTCCTGTAATGCACCGTCGAATTTAACATTACTGAATATAGACTTATAGTAGTCATACCTCTGAAGATTTCTTCTGTATGAAAGGCTATAAACAACGCCTTCGCTTATGTAAGGTGGGTTTAATAATGCGTAATTACTAAAAGGCTGCAATACATAAATGTTATTATGCAGATGTTCCTTGATAAGATTATACTGCTCGTATTGCGGTGTAACATCTTCCGGCTTTAAGAAAACAAAAATGTCGCTGAATAACTTCAAGACATTCTGAATAACTATATCATCTATCTGTTCTTTTAAAACAGAACTATCTGCATAAATATAAACCCTATCAAATTTAACGCTAAGGCTTGTAATAACCCAGCACAGGTTCTTAATTCCAAATTCAAATGAATTAGTATTTAATGAAATAAATCCAATATTATTCTTATCGGACTTGAGCGCTTTCAAAGTCCTCAGTTTTATATTCTTTAACTTCTGAATATTACTATATAACTGTTCAAATTTTTCACTAAACATATAAACCTTTCACTAACAAATATAGTAAAAAAATATTTGCTATCTATATATTCGTCTGCCGAAAATTCCGGCTATTACACCGTTATTAGAGGTGTAAGGAATCTGAAAAGATACAACCTGTTTATTAGGGTCTATCTGAACGTTCGTATTGTTACGGTCTATCTGTATAGGTACCCAGGTTTCGATTGTATCATAGACATATGGCATAATATTCTGAATATTTGAGCTATTTTCAAATAACAGATTAAACAACGGCGTGCCAAATGTCGGATTGAACAGTCGTTCTTGTGGTTCTGTAGTCAAAACCATCTCGATAGACTGGTTTATAGCGTCCGCACCCCAGATTTCATTGTCATGAAACTGCGTGTCCCAGTCATAATATTCGTTAACCAACGAAAAGTTATCGTTTGATAAATAATCTGAATTTGCGCTTAATGCTAACATACCTTATTTATAAATAATGTATGGTCATAAAGCATAAGATAAATACAAGTTTAGAAGACGCATACTACAATATCCTCTGGCGCCTAGATAGTGTCGGTGCCAATTATGAAACTGAAAACCATATTGTTCCAAAATGGGACCCGACTGCCAGAGATGAATATGGAAACCAATACCCGAAGCCGGATCCAGATACGGTCGGTACTGGTACTGCATGGATTAAGATTCTTTTCAAAGACAGAAAACAAGTTCTCGTCTATTTCTGTTGTCACCTTGTAGAATGCAAGACCTGTACTTACGACAGATTTATTACAGTCTATAACTATACTGACGATATTGGCGATACAAATCTTCAGAGCATATTGCCATGGTTAACTCTCAAATATTATGATGATATGTCATCTGACGATAGCGATAGAACTGTTTATTTTAAAGCAAAATCCTATAACGGTAATGCTCTTGAATTTTATGCACCAGAATATACTGTTACCGGAACTGAACCGTGTGATTATGTTGATAATGCTGGTAATCCTTGTAAGAATGGTACCATTACTACAACAGTCGCAATCCCGAAAGGAAATGACAATACCTATATTCCTGCGCCGAACATAGAAGTTAAAACCGTATGTCCAAAATGTAATGGTTCTGGAAAATTAAATACCGTAACTGAACTTGTTAAGGGCGGTTGGTTGATGCTTTATGAATTCTATATAAATGTTGATAATGGTTACTACAAAGAACCACAAAAAGTTACCGATTTTAATATAGAATTATATAGAGATCCTAAAACCTATAGACCATTAAATTCACTTGAAGCGGTTTATGAACTTATTGAAAAAACCAAAGCTGAAAATGAAGGTAAACCCATTAATGAACAAACGGATTTAAGTAACCGTATATTCGCAATTCCTATATTTACTAAGAATGTTGAAAAGGATTATGATACCGATAAACCAACTACCAAATGGATAATTAGTGGTTTTCGTTTTTATCAAACTAACTATGTTGATAAGGATGGAAAACTCATACCATTAAAAGCATATGCATTTTGGATTCCATACGAGGCACCACAAAAAAATATCCCAGACGATTACAATCGTCTTGGCGTAAGTGATTATCAGTTATCATCGCATCATGAATCCGGTTCAATGCAAATTCAAGTAGAGCCAGAATATTATGATTCTGGTTTAATGTATCAACTTGGCGGTATTAAAAACTTTTTAAAGCATTGTGGTGAAGTTGAAACAAATGCGGCGACAATTCATACGCCGTTAGTTGAAACATATACCGATATTTCAAACACGGATAAAATTTGGAATTTTATTTGTCGTAAAGACAAAAATCTACCGATATTCCCGTTTGACAATAATACATTGTATATTTCTGAAACAAGTAAACCATTTGAAGTAGATTTATATAAAAACAACAATCTTACCTTCAAAAATATTTTAGCTCAAAAAACTGCGTCCAACCACAGTCCATTAGATGCTGCTGTAATTAAACCAGAAGATCCTGTTCCAGAGGTTGAACCTACCGGTAATGAAAACAAAATTCCGGTATATCCAATAGATTATTTTTATGGTATAGATCGTATAACGAACTTGGAAATGTCGAAACATTTACAACTTTCAAATGCATCAAATAATAGTACGTATGAGTTTAGAAACGGTTATGGCGACAATGTACAACGTGCTGGTGACTTTAATTCTACCCCTGGATTAATTATTAACAATTATACAAAAATTTTAAATCTTTGTTTTAATTTCCATATCACCATACCTGAAGACAAAATAAACAAACACGCTTCTCCATATGATGCATATCTTACAGTTTTTACTTTAAACATCACTTATGGTGATATTGATGACGATGGAAATACGTTTACTACAGAACATCGACTTCTTAGTAGACCAATCCAGATGGATGCAAGGGACGTATTTAAATCCATATATATTGACGATGATGGTAATATAAGCTATGTCTGGCCAACATCAATTAATATAACTGATTATGAGCTTATTGACCGTGGTGTAGTAACAATCGACGAAATTGATATACCGTTTAAAAATAAGCGTATCTATTTTTCAATTAGTGACTCAGAAAATCCTGAGATAAATCCATATGATGTCTCTGCTATGGATATTACTGTTGAAGTAACTGTATTATCCAACATACAACAAGTTTCTTTTAAAACTGATAGCTTAGTCAATACAAACATAAACTTGTTGCCTAAAATTGAATATAACTATAATAATTATCCTGAAGGAATATTTAACTATTATCAGAATAAGTTTGATACCTCTATAGAAAACTATATTTTCTATAAGTACCATAATGAATTAATGGATCGCGAACCTACTGATAATGGTCTTACTCTTATTCCAGATACAATAGAATCTCAGAAAAAATATAAAGGATTCCTGAATCTAATGTATCAAAGAAAACTCCGCTCTATCTATACAAAACAGGATTCCCGTGATGATTACTTCACTTGTCCAATATGTCAGGGCGATACTAACATAAAATGTGATTTCTGTAATGGTAAACGTAAGCTTAGCATGTACGATTATAATAAGAATCCAAATTATAATCCTAATGATGCTTCCAAAGGTCCAGAAATCTTAGTACGTTATACCTGTCCGGATATTAACAATATTGACCATGAACAAGGTATTAGCTGTGCAAACCGTTGCCGTATCTGTGCCGGTACAAAATCTATGGTTCGTTATTATTACTATAACGCTCTAGAGTTTAAGAACTTAACGGAATACAATGGTAAAAACCCGGTTGATATTGAAAGTCTTTCTAAGCTTGACACACTTAATATTAAAAACCGAATATTGACAAACAAGGTCAAAGAAAAAGGTTCTACACTTGAAGAACCATATCTCAACTATTTAATTCGTAAGTATTATAATGTTCCTGTTCAAGGAACTGAATTGGATTTCGACAAGTATTACGAATATTACAATATGGCTATCAACAATACCGTCTTCTATATCCTTAACGGTAATTTCACATCATATTACTATTATGCTGGAAACGACCATATCAAAGTAGATTACGGTTATAACTATATCTACTCTACAAAAACCGTTGATAGAAAAACATGGGATAGAGATAAAGGTACTTTTACTGACAATACTGTATTATATCGAGTAATTTCAGATCCTACAGATGTTGACAATATGATAGGCTTTTACGTGATTACTGAAACTGACGTTAAAACTGAAGATACAAATTTTGCAAATGCACGTGTTCAAAGAATTTATTTCGATAAATCCTGGGTATACTCAAATTTGTTAAATGACATGACATTTAATAAATTTAATACATTTATAGAAAATAAACATAATGTCGTAGGCAAACATCAGGACCTCGAAAGAATAGATATAAACTGTGAAAAATTACCGTCTTATGCGCATATTCACAATGAAGAAAATGGCCAATTAGTTGATACCAGATGTACTACTTGTAATGGTACTGGTATTGACCCAGAAGATGAAACCAAACCATGTCCTCTTTGTGGCGGTAGTGGTGATTACCCAGACAATCTCCAACCAGAAACATTATATTTTGAAAAAGCTGTATATTCATATTCTTCTTCAGAATATATAAATACAAATAATATCAGTTTTGAAGTTGATGACCAAGTTTCTGTTGATGATTTGGTTGAACACTAGGAATAATTAAAATATGTCACAACAACCGGCAATGTTACAAGGCAATGTAGGTACCAACGGTTCTAATACCGGTGGTACTGCTGCATATAATTCTTCACAAAATGCAAAAAACAGTGCAAAAAACAATGCAGAAGTACAGTCGTTTAACGAAGTTTTCGGATATACAACAAACCAAAACTATGGATTTGGTCAGAACTTCAGTCATGAAACTTCAAATGCCGGTATCGGTAATTCTTGCATTCACCTTGTAACTTTTGACGCTACGGACTTTATCAATCAGCTTTATAACGTAAAAGAATATAAGCTTTCAGATGAACAAAAGAAAGAATCTACAGCAGTAAAATTCTCTGACTTTGTAGGATTGGTTAAAGAATCAGTAGTTGACAAACACGATACTTATTATGTAATGTTATCGGCGTTGCTCGAAGAACTTCCAGAGATTTCTTTTTCTTATGAGTTTACAGAAGGTCCGGGCGAGACTGCACAAGATACAATTTCCAATTTTATAAGTAATGACATATTCAATGCTTGTGCGGCATTGGGTACGGCAGATAGTTCCTTCAAGAATATCTTAAAAACAGGTACATTGACTAATGACCTTTGGAGCGGTGTAAAGGCCAGCGAGATAAAACTCAAATTCAAAATTTATACAGCAGATACTCTCGGTCAAACAGATCCGGATGTTTGGATAAAAGCGTTGTCCATGTATGCTTCACCATATACCGGAAACCAGTCAAGTATCAGAAACCAAGTTCAAAATATTGTTTCTGGTGTCGTAAATACCATGGGCGTTGGTCAAGCATTATTCTCAGCCTATGAAAGTATTGACATGACTAATAAAACCAAAAAGAATACCGAAGCTGCTAAAAAGGAAAAAGATAAAAAAGCAACAACAGCGGCAGAAACACAAACACCGTTAAGACAAAAACAAGAAGCCTTGAAAAAGTCAATGCAATCTTTCCATGAGCTTACCGGTAAAATAGGAGATATTGCTTCTAATATATCTGATATTATGTCTTTGCGTTTCAGTTCTACTCGCGTATTCGGTGAATTCAATCGTGTAAATGCGCTAGGCGAAAAATTATGGGCATTATACTTGTATGATAATTTCCTTTTCAAACGTCCGTTGACTGTTTTTGTCAAAGACTGGACCGTCAAGCCTTCGCAAGAAATTAATACCATAAAAGTAGTAAACGGTTCTGAAGTTAATTTTATTCAGAGACCCGTTTATTACCAATTCGAATTAACCTGTTCTCTCGACCAGACATATTCGATTGACCAATGGAATGAAGTATTAAGAACTGAATTAAGAATTTAATTGGGTTTTAATTTCAGTCTTTGCAATATTATTAGAAGTTCCCATAAGCATACTAGCCAAATCTGTTGTACCGACCTTACCAGCAGTTCTTATGTTTATAGTAAAATCAACATATATCGGGCAAATCCTACCGTCCGATAATATTGTTGTATTTACGCTCGGTTTACAAGACCAATTATCAATTATCCAATAATTGTACGTACCTGCCTGGAACAAATTACCGTAACTCATCGTAAAACGAGGACATGCGGTTTCAGTATTTCCCGCAAATGTTTCTACAGCAGCTACAAGATATGCAGCGGATTCAATAAGTCGTTGTTTAGGATCCGTTGCTTTAAGGCGATAATTGTTAACATAGTTTAGCTTATCGCTAATTTCTTTTTGTGCATCCAGTTCGTTGTCAAATTGGTTTAATGCATCAGCAAATGCGTCTTTATCTGCTTGTGAAAAACCGTTAGTACGCTTACGTAACTCGTTAAAATCAATAAGCATATTTCCGATAATGTCACCTGCCAAAAGTCCCTTTTCTGCAGCTGTAGTTATGGCCTGGTCAAGAATTGTAACATTATTTCCAAAACCATATTTCTTAGGAGCAGAACAATAGAAGAGCATTTTAAAAATTGTAAAATAATCGGTAGTATTATACATCTCTGTGGGATAAGCACGAAAATGCAAATTGACAGAAACCTTCGCACCTTCTTTAGGATATTGTTGTGACCAACCGTCTGTAAGCAACAGCGGCTTATATTCGCGGTTAGAAGATGCCATCAACTTAAATAAGTCGTTCTTAAATAAGTCATTAACCTTGTTAGCCAAAGAAACATGCGGAGCAATGCCCAAAGTAGTAGAATAACTAATTTGTGGCGTTTCCATTGCTATACCGGTAATATTATATTTTGTAGAAATCGATGTCTTTTTATCAATTAAATCCTGAGTACCGGTACGTTCTTGTAAAGAGAAAAACCTAGAAGCAAAGGCCGGAGATTCCGACCCAAGCTGATTAGTTGTCAAGCCTGTAGAATTATATACGCTAAACGGCATTCATTACCCCGCTGTTGTAACTGGTGGATTCTTTTCCATCAAGCTTGCCTGATAGTTATCATTCAATGTAGTAACCAATCTATCTACACCTGCAGAGAATGCGTTAGCAAGTTCCTTGTTATTTGTAGTCTGCATATTCGTGATATTTGTTGTCTGTCTTACAAGTGTAGATGCAATATTGTCATTCGGTGTAATAGTGATATTTGTTCCATTAACCGGTGTCATATTAGTATTGAAACTAGCATTCTGAACAACCGGTGTCATGTTCATCTCTCTTAACAACTTATCCTGATTTTCTATAAGACGAGTCATTTGATTCATCGGAGCGGTAATCTCCTTAGTCATCATCTTAAACGCATCAGCATTAGAATCGGTTTTATTATTCGTTGTATTGGTTACATTCGTAGTGGTATTTACGGTTTCCGGTGACGAACCAAAACCAAGTTTCTTACCAAGCCAAGTATTACCGATCTTGTCTTTTATACCGCCGAAAAAGTTGGAGATATAATCTCCAATACCCTTGAAAAATCCCAAAACAGAATTCTTGAGGTCGACTGCCATTTCGGAGAATGTCCCCTTTACCCAGTCTATACCGAATTTGAAAACAGCTACAGCCTTATCAAACCAATTTGTAAATGCTTCTTTTAACCAGTTCCAGCCAAAGCTTACAACTTCCTTAAATTGTGCCCACCATTCGCCAAAGTTTTCATAAATCTTAAACATTATTTTGGCAAGAATTTCACCAATTAAATCTATACCTTTCCAAATAACATCACCGACAAAAAGAATTCCTTCCCATAAAATCTTGCCGGCTAATTTCAAACCGTCCCAAATTATATCCGGCAAGTCATCCCAGATTTGAGTAAGATGGTCCTTTATACCTTGCCATAATCCATACAAGAACGCGATACCGAGAATAATATACGGCAAGAATCGAGATACAATCATACCGATTAATGCTGCCGGTGAAAATACAGCAAATAAGATTTTTTTAAGACCTACCAATAATCTAGGTAGCAATTTACTTAAACTTCCAAAAAGATTACCGCTGGATTTCGATACAGTTTGTACTTTTTCCTTTGCTTTCGGCGTTACAAACGACTGTGCAATCTTCTGTGTTCTAATAGCTTGTGCTTGCTTTTTAGTAGAAGCTTCCATTGCTTTCGTATTAGCCCTAGAAGTCAATGTTGCAATCTGTTGAATAGAAGACGGAGCTATTTTTAATTCTCCTCCGACTTTTCCTTTTACCTGATTACTCTTCTTAACGGCTTCGGCCATTTCTTTTTGTTGACCGTTTACAGATAATGCCTTCGTACCTGTACCAGTAGTCGCAACACCAGATTTCAAAACTTTAAGAATCTCTTGAAGAATTCCGGTCTGTGTAGTCAATGCAGTCTGCATCGAAGATATAGCCTTCGATTGGCCTGTAGAATTCTTTGAATTCTCTTTTGCCTGCTTATTAAATTCTTTAAGAGCATTAGTTATAGCAGTATAACTACCAAGCTGGGTATTGGCAGCTTTAGCTATATCGTTAATCTGGGTAGCGTTTCTATTTGCACGTGTAACATCGATTGCACTCATACTTCTATATTTATAAAAAAGAAAACCGGCCTAGACCGGTTTCCAATTTAATTATTTCAGAAGTATTAATATCCGAATACGCCAACAATAAACGGAGGAGTCTTCGGCGGGAACTCACTTAGTTCAAGGCATGTCAAATTGTAAGTCTGACGTTTCTGAAGAACTTCAAAATTATGCTTTTCCTTATTCTTCCAGTTTTCATTTAATGTCGGGTACTTTTCAAGAAGCTTTGAATTTTCTTCACTAAATTCGACGATGTTTTCGCGAATAACCGGACGACCTGTATCATCGGTGATAATCGTATTCTGTTCATCACGGTCGGCATACTTCTGAACAAGTTTCTTCTGTTCAGCATCAAATGCTGAATAATCCGGTTCACGACGTTCGTCATAAAGCTCGTTCATCATCTTGGCATACGGTTCAGCAAGAACTTCGCATGTCTTAAAAATGAACCAAGAATACTTCGGTGCTTCACCCGGTTCGTTGATTTTCTTTGAAAGGTTTTCAAAAACCTGCTTTAACTGAAAATTACTTAATGTCACTTCACGTGCAGTCATATAACTCCTAATTATTTTTAATTAATCCTTTATTGTACAAATATATTAAAAAACTGTAAAGATGCTTACAAACAGACGGTGTTTTTTCCGGATTTCTTATACGGTTCGGAATACGGTTATAACCCTGAATCTGACCGAAGAATGTCTTTGACTGGACATCCGGATATGCGGTATTATAACGGAATGCCTTGCATTCACAGAAAACTTCACCGATATTCTTTACCGAGAACGGCTGTTCAATATCATCCCTATGGAATTTAACAGCAACCTTATACTTACCGAATTCTTCGAATTCAGACTGAACAACTCCTGTACAAACCATATCTTCCGTATCTTTTCCGTCAACATGGAAAGTAATAACGCTAAGGTCCTTATCAGAATACGGGAAAACCTTTCTGAAGTTATTAAGCAAATCCTGAATAGTCATCATCTGTGCTTCATTAAGCTCGGAAATATAATTCGTAAAATTAATCTTCATTTTGTTCCTCAGGATTATTATTATCTTTCTTTATGCTTATCAAAAAATCGCGGACAACTTCCAAGTCTGGGTATTTCAAAATTAACGGCTTTTCTGGATCTCTTTTCAAGTCATTCCAAATATCAGTAATGCCGTTATACCACATAATGAACCACCAATAATTCATGGTTCCGTATGCTCTAAGAGAAATCAAGTCTGGTCTACATTCTTCATTATCCCTGACAACTATGAAGTTTTCCTTACCGAAATCATAATCATCAGCATCAAGCGAACAAAGGTCATACTGAAGTATACCGTCGACCAAAACTTTCTGTAAATATTCTGTTCTTGAAGCTATTGTTGCCATGCATTATTTATAAAAGAAACCTGTCAGGTGACAGGCTTCTGAGACTTGATATAGTCAATTAGACAGTATTTAACGATAGGCCGTAGACTTCGATAATAATGGTCAACTTCGGTATACGGAATCAACTTATAGTTATCGACTTCCTTGACGTCCATACCGTCAACGTTAAAATATGTGCAACAGTTTAACTTACTCAATTCAACCGAGGTCTTAGCAACATATACATGCAAATCTTTATATTTTGTATATTCGAACATTCCGCAATCATACAGATCCTCTTTCTTAAGAATAATTCCAGATTCTTCATATAATTCACGCAATGCCGTTTCATAATGTTCCTCATATCGTTCAACATGGCCCTTAGGAATGTCCCAATGACCATAGATATAAGGATGATGGGACGGATGACATGCCAAGAGCATGTGTGTCTTCTCATCGATTATAATTACACCACAACTTACTGCTTTCATATTGTTAAATATAGCAAATTTTTAAAAAATTTAAACAGTTTTTCTCTTTTTATCTAAATTTTATTTGCACTTTTCTATATTATAAATATAATGATGTTAAATAGCAAAGTTTTTAATGTAAATAGCCCAATGATTCCTTTTACGAAGAAGGAATTGAGCTCCGTGATTTGTAAAAACATTACCGTAGGTTATGTGTCTACGGATTATTTCAATCTTATCGAAACCCTCAAGCGTATCGCTACGGCTAAGCAGATTCCGGTTACTTTGAATGTCAATACAATCTACAACTCGACAAATAACCCGGTAAATAAGCAGGACGTGCTTATCAAGGTCGAAGGTACCCAGACATTCCAGGAATATATCAATAATGCAATCAGCAATGATGACAATTCAGAATATATTAATTTCCTGACCTATTCCGTAAATTTCAAGGATTCTGTCAAGGAACTCAAATATACAATGTACAAGAAGTTCCTCTGGAATTATCACAATATCGATACATGGTTCTCTTCCAATAATATCGGATTAACTACGGACCGCAAGAACCAGTTAGTTCAGGATTTCGATTTCTTCAAGAAAGCTGTTATCGAAACAAACGACTTCTCTTCGTTCGTTGACAGCTGCAAGGCCGAAGACATCAAGCTTGCAACCAATTACCTTATCAATAAGGGCATTGAATTATTAAAGAAGCATAAGATAGAACTCAATACACATATCAACAACATGAATAAGAACGAAGAACAGATTATTCTCAACAATCCGATTATCTTGAGAATCTATATGCTCGGAAGCTGTGCGGCTCAATGTAGACGCGACTGGCCAAAGCTTAAGTTCTCTGTTCTCGACAAACGCTCACTTGACTCTATCGCATTATGGGAAGACTAACGTATGGCATTAACATTTAACTCTTCAATCGGTGTTTTTTCAAACTGGCGTTCCTTCGACGGTAGCTGGAAATTCGAATATACTCAACTGTATAATCCAGATGGAACACCAGTAACGGATAAATCTAAATATCCGGCTGGAACAATTTTCTTTGATAGCGATGTTTCGTCCTTTGTCATGAGTTCTTCCGTAAAGAATGTTTATATTGACAAAGTTCCTGTTGTAGTAAAATCTTCCAATATTCAATATACAAGTATCAACAGTATACTTGAAAACGATAATGCACAAAATGACGAAGAAGCAATTACTCCTGGTGTTCACCGTTGTACTATCGTATTTGAATCTAAAACTCCAATAGATCCAAGTAACTTATCCATTAAGTTAAACAAGACTGAACCATTAACGCTTTATGAAGTAAATCGTGGTAAAAATTTAATTACTTCTAATGGTACAGTTAAAGACATTTCGATTTCTCGAAATGCTGACCTTTATACTTTAACATTCTATGTATGTGTTGATGGTAGCAAACTTACAGATGATATGTTAAATGGTATTGTTGCCGAACAACAAGTTCCTGGTAAAGGTCAGATTTATGTAACAGTCTGGAATATTGCCGCAAATACGGTAACTTTCAATACTGAATATACTTGGAAAACTATCACTAATAAAAATGATATTGGTGATGTAACTCCGCTTATTATTACATTTACAGATCCTGTTCCTGAAAACAGAATCGTATACCCGCCTAATGAAGGTTCTGTCAAAGTTATTGTTCAGAATCCTAATTCCGAATTATTTGATATTGCACCTACAGTAATTTTGGAAGATGATAGTATTGGTGTTATCGATGATTATCGTTATGATTCTACAACTGGTACAGCAACATTCTATGTAAGACCTATCAATGAATCCGGTTATGTAGTTGTAAGTGCTTGGCTTGCCGTAAATAACACAGAAATTGACGGTACCTTGAAAGCTAAAACATTTGCTACTGCAATGGACGGTGAATGGATTGGCGCAACTGAAGGCCGTTTAATTAAGTTCAAACAGAATGTTCCGAAATATTTAAAGAACGATAATTATGCTTCATTCGTTCAGTCTACTGAAGATTTCTTTAATACCGTTTATACTTCCATGACAAACGGTAAACATATCAGTATTCTTGAAAAGTTTGCACGTATTAACAATTTCGACGATATTAAGGCCATGGAAGCCCCACTTATTGACCTTTATCGTAAGCAGTATGGTATCAATGTTCAGCCGAACAATGACGACTTGAATTTCTATCTTCGAAATAAACAGTTGCCGCCTCCAGCCGAGGAAGAAACCCAAACGAATTCGACAAATAGAAGTCTAAGAAGAGCGGCAGACCCACAAGATACCGATACAGAAGTTCTTAAGAATTACGTATTCCGCGATATTACCGGTTTGGAACTTAATAGCTTTATCAAAGACATCTATAAGAATATTCCTTACTATAACCAGATGGCTGGTACTTATAGAGGTATCAAATTTATCTTGAATCAGATTGGTCTTTGTGTAAAGCTTGTCGAAATTTGGTCTTCACGAGAAATTACAGATAACTTCGAACACGAAGAATCTTTCGCACGTGAAGATGAATTAAATGCAGAACGTTATAATTCTAACTTAGGTAAGCTTTCTGACATTGGTCGTTATTATCTTACATCTCGTTTCGATGTAGACGTTATGGACACTGGTTTGACATTTAGGGAGTTTAATGAACTTTCCTATAATATAGTCAAGTTAGTTCTTAAAATAAAGCCTATTCACCGTGTATTAAGAAAACTTGCATATGTTTTTGTCGAAAATACAGATATTCATTTCCAAGATTTCTTACTCGACAAGCTCGGTGGTTCTCAAGAAGTTCGAAACTATAAGTATACCTGGAATTTACTTGACACCTATGCTGCCAAAAAAACGACAGATGATAATGGTGTAAATCATACTTGGACTGTTCCAGACAGTAAAAATATTTATAACTTTGATGGCGTAATAAGAGCTGAAAAAGTATTTTTCCCGTTCAATGCATTGGATGCACAAGTAAAATATACTTGGAAGCGTTATAATGCTTATGGTGAAGATTTCGGGGTTGAGATGATCGAAGGCGCTGAAGCAAAAAATAAGTATGCTGACGTATTCTTGAACAAGCATGCTTATATGGAAACGCCAACACAAAAACCACGCTTTAGTATCGATGGCAGAACTGAACCACGTGAATTACTACCTAATGGTTATGCTGTAACTTCTAAAAATGCCTACAATAATCTATTCTCCATTGAGGAAAAACTTAAGCGTTCCTTCTGTAAAAAGATAGGTATCAATTTCTGTTATATAGAAACACGATTTAATCAAAAATATGGATATAAACCGCCAGAGTTATGGTGTACTGTTAATGGTACACTTACTTGTATATTAGAAGATTATTCTGTATATACCATCAATCCAGTAGACTTAACAATGCGTGATCCTAAAGACCAAACAAAAATTGTTAAACTCATAGACGCTTTTCTTGGTCGTGAACCATTAGGTGACATATCTATAACTTCAGATATGTGGTCGCAAAAGATTTTTGATATTGGTACTTATGCAGGTATTACTTCTGAGACAAACGGTTTCTATCTTAACTTGATGGGTGCCGCTCAGTCTGTATTGGAAGAAGTTGGTGTCGGACCATATTTCAACAAATCATATGTTGATAATAATGAAACATTACATACACCTATTGCATTATTTGCTCAAATTGCAGATTTCAAAATCGCATTAGGTACTGACTACTTGATATATGAAGATGGTGGATTACCTGATATTGTATCTACATATAATGCACGTACATATGTAATTATTGGTAATAAAAATTATACACCACCAGTATTTGAATTGACTTGGTTTGCTGCCGGTGATGATACAAATTATTACTTATTGAAAAAGAATGGTCGTCGAGATCCTGCCTATAAAGATACTGATTGGATTAAGGTTTTCAGACGTTCTGAAAAAGAAGATGAAAATGAAAATGTGGTCACTGCACATAATAGAACATATATGTATAAAGCAAATGACCCATTAGCTGGTTCTAATCCGCAAACTACTGCAAATATATATATCACAACCGAAGAAGATTGTGTTATTGATAATCTTCCAGAACTTGAATTAGATAGTAATAATAGACCTATTGTTATATTCGAAGCTGTCAATAGTTATTATGGTTCGAGTTTTACATTCTCTGATACAGATTTGGAAGAAAATAAAAATGTAACTGCTATATTTGACCAGTCTTTAGGACCGCGTGAACATGGCTTACACTTTATGGTTGTAGAAGAATCTCGACAAGATGGTATAAATACAATTATTTTCAGAGTATCTGACCGTAGTGACAGTGATTATACTATCAATAATGCTGATGCTGAATTTGCAATTTCTTATAGACAATAATAAAAAGGAGCTTTAAAGCTCCTTTTTATTTTAATTTCGGTTCTGATTTATCGTATTTACCGCTATACGTAACTTCCTGTGTTCGCGTATCAAAATTGAAATTCATACCACTCACAGTTCCTTCTTCTGTATATGTTGAATAGTATGCAGAGAACGGACGGAAATACTTATCATACATTGTCTTATTACCGAATTTAATCGTATCATCCTGGTTATCACCAAAACCAGATAACGACATATATTCCTTTTTCTCTATCCATTCATCGTAATGAGGAACAGCAGAAGTATAATAACAGAAGTTCTTATCATCATACAGTTCTTCAGTAGTATAAAGTGGATGATCTGCAGGGCTCCATTGCTTTGTTTCCTTAACAAGCAACTTAGCGTCAGCATTATATCTCGTTAATTGGTTCGTACGCGTGTAAAAATATTCGGTAGTAGAAGTCTTAGTCTTGTCGTCCCAAGTGGTTACAGGCTGTCCAGAAAGCACGTATGCGCTTGTTACGAGAGTATCATATACATTAGAGAAATCATGAGGCTGTGTAAGTGTTCCGTTAGGATTACCGAATGCCTGAGCATGCCATAAAGCACCAGCAGTCTTATCTGTCTGAAGGAACGTATTGATTTTCGTAATAATCTGCGCGGTCTTAATCGGTAAGTAGTATACACCTTCGATTGTAAACGTAATTGTTCCCTTGACTTCGCGACGGTCTTCTTCGCCCATTGCATCGTTATCAATCTGAATACCAGGGTCATTCATTCTAAGCTTGATAGAACGACGTTTATTGAAGAACCAGAATTCCTTTACGGCTAAGAACGCTGCTGGGCGGAATCTCGGAAGAATCTGCTCACCAATATCATTCACATCATCAATGTCTTCACAGTTGATTTCCATTGTAATATTCAGATTTATCGGTGCTGGCTGAACGTCAGACCAGAACTGTTCTTCCATTTCGTATTCGATACCAGCGCTAGTCAACACATCATTATAGAATGCACGAGTTTCATAAACACCAGAATCTCTATCAGCTGCATAACTAATGCCATCGAGCTTATAGGTTATATTTGGCAACGAAATATATGCCGGTTCTCCGGTCTCCTGTTCTGTTCTGAAATCATGAGACTTCTTTCTAGGACCGTACTTGATAGGAACACGAACCCATTTTTCGACTTCCTGGTATTGATTTCTTCGACCGATATAAATGTCATTAAAGAAATTACCAAAAGCTGTCAAAAGAGCTCTTGTCGTTCCGGCAAAATAATATTTCGGCGGATAACCAAAATTAGTCTTATCCGGATCACCTGCCTTGTTATAACCAACCATGTGTGGTTTAAAACCAGGCTGTGTATAATTTATCATTGCCATTAGTTACCTATTACGAGAATTTAGAAATTAAACCGAATTCGCCTTCAAGTGCTTCAATGGTATCAGTAATCAAATTATTAATTGCAGTCTGAGCTTCAAACTTCTTCGCGACGACGGTCAAATCGTCAATATACTTACGGAGCTTACGAAGAGCGTTTTCAGTATTGTAAATCTTTCCGTCAATATCTGCAGGAATCAGATTGATAGAGAACTCTTCCTTACCAAGGCAGATTTCAACAAGCTTATCAGCAAAGTCACGGAGCTTCTCATAAATTTCCTGGAAATGCGTATGATGAAAACCGCTTTCACAAGACCAATGATAGATGTGAACCTGATTAGCGAAATTAAGAGTTTCAACTGCAAAAGTAAACAAAGACTTAATGTCGGCCGAATTCTTATCTTTCAAATATGTTAAAAAATTTTCCTTATCCATTATAAAACCTCTTATTATTTATTCTTAAAGTTTTCCTTGAGCATAAGCATTACGAGCTTCCATGTCTATCTTTTCAATAAGCATCTGAGTATTCTTTACATTACCCTTGGCTAGCTCTTCCTTATAACGTTTTGCTGCATATTCGCCAATCTTCTTTTCTCGGTCTGCGTCAAAACCCTTAAACTGTGCGACTGTAGCGGTTGTCGTTACAATCTTTCCGTCTTCCTTAGTCTTTGTAGTCTTTGTAGAAATCGACTCAGTATTTGTTTTCTTTTCCTGAGTATCAGATTTCTGAGTAGGCGTTGCACTGGCCAATACGGTATTTTCCTTAGGCTTAGTTTCAGAAGCCTTAGCCAATGCTGCCTTATATGCCGCATCTGCAGAATCTCCACCGAGATTATTGGTTGTTGCTACAACAGGGGTTGTTTCTTCCTTTACCGGTTCACGTGTCAATCCATTATTCGCATTTGCCAAAGCTTCAGTCTTACGTTCGTTTTCTGCAGCGACACGAGCATCATGACGATCCTTAAGTGCATTCCATTCTTTCTTATTGACAATCTTCTGTGCTGCCTTACGTTCTTCATTCGTATAATCAGCTGCAAGTGTCTTCTTGATACGAGGATTACCGTTATCATAAGTACCACGCATCATCTGATATGCGAGTTCGTCGATTCTATCGTCAGAACCGGCAGTCAACTTATTATCCTTTCCTGTATCGGATTTCATTACAGTAGAAGTACCTTCATTAGCGGCGGTCAAATCCTTAGCATTTGCGAGAGTAGCCGCATTAGCCAAAGCATCGGTATTGACCGGCGTTGTCTCAACCGCTTTAGAAGGTGTAGTAACGCTTGGTTCTGTAGTTTCCACTTTATTAGAATTCGAAGCAGTAACTACTTCAGCCTGTGCATCCATACGAGCGTTATGACGGTCTCTGAGTGCATTCCAGTCTTTCTGGTTAACAATAGCTTGTGCTGCGGCAATTTCTTCATCGCTATATCCAGCAGTCTTAGCATTTTCTTTTCTTGTCTTTCCATTTCCGAGATTACCGCGCATCATCTGATATGCCAATTCGTCAATCTTATCGGTATTATCATTCTGATTAACCGGAGTATCAATAGCTTCAGTATTGTTTTCCGCGGTCTCAGTATCTACAGGTGTAGGTTCATCAGCAGGACGTTCCAATGTAGCAGTAGCTTCAGAAGGAGTAATCGTTTCTTCTGCAGGTTCTACAATTACAGGTGCTTCTTCGTGGTCGGAGAACATCGAAATAGACTTGTTTTCGCCAAACAGGTCATTAGCCGCAAGAATAGCATTCGGTTTAAATTCTTGTGTATAAGCCTGATATGAGAAAACCAATGACCACTTGCAAAGGTCAGAACTACTATAATCCAATGTGTATTTTGAATATGATGACAATTTCAAGTTCTTGAACGTATAATAACATACTCTATCTGTAAAATCATTAGTATGTACAATGATTCTTAATTCTGGAATATAGTCTGTCAGCTTATACGAATATGTTGCGGCGTCAAACAGTTTAGATAGAAAGATATTTACCAAAAGCTCGACGACACCGATATATTTTGTATTCGTATCTGTATATCTTTCAACTACATGCTCGATTAACTCAATCTTTAAATCATCCGGTTTTTCATAATCAGGATAAACATATACCTTAGAGTTATTGCCGTATTTGTAAGTTTCAGCTTTTAACGATACTTCTGGAATAGTAACGCTTACACATTCCGGCAATGTCAAAATGTCGTCAGTAGCCCAAGAATATTTACCGACAACACTTTTAAATTTAGCCATATCCAAATCAGTAAGCTTTACCTGAACGCTATATGAGTCCGAAAGCTTAACAGTTCTATTATTGGAAAAGTTATAGACGTTACATAAACCCATGCTATATTTATAAATAATGTATGGATTTTAATAGTTTAAACAAGCTTCTCAATGACTTCTGGACCCCGCAAAAATACGGGAAACATAAGGATATTGCCAACCAACACGGCATGCTTCTTTTGAAACATTTAAAAACTTCTCCGGAAGCTTTTTTCGAATTTTTAAATAAAAATACCTTTAAATTCCAAAATATTAGCGGTATTTCATGGAATGACTTTTTAACAAGATCTGGTTTGAACGGTTATCTTAACGATGGCTATATCGAAGACGCATTAAAAATTACAACCGCACGTCCAGCTATCGGTAAAGGCGAATTTCTTTTTGTATCGTCTTTCAAGAATGTTTGTTTTAGCGGAAAAGAAGGTGACTTGATTGATACAAGTCAGGGTGCACGAATCGAAGTCAAGGGTGTTCGTGCTGAAATTTGCGGTGACGGTATCAAATATAAGCAGATGAATAATGACGTTCTTTCTGCGGCGTTCGGTGTTTATAATACCGGAACTAATTACAGATTTTTCAACCGTGACTGCGCTAGAGAACTTGAAGAACTTATTAGACATACAAACAATGACCAGAGCAAACTTTCTCAATTACTTTGCAGACTTCAGAATATCTCTTCGGAATCTCTTGCAATCGCTCAGAAATTTGCCAAGCTTTACAGGTATACTTTATCAGATAATACGCTTTTCAATATCGTAGGCGCAATGCAGCTCTATATATACTTAAGAAATGTAAAGTATCTCTTGATGGTCAACAACAACGGTTTCAAGTGTTTTGAAAATGACGGAAAACCTGAAACGCTTTTAAAGTTTTTCAATGACGAAAAGATAAAACTCTCCTCTTGGGAAACTGGCGCAAAAGGAATGGAAATAGGAATCTAATATGGCTACCGGAAACAAAGTCATCTACAGTATAACTGAAGCAGATGAATTAAATCGTACTACAAAGACAAGCTCGCTTTGCGATATTGTCGTTCTTTACGATTATAATGAAAAGGAAAAATCTGGTGTCTTGATTCCAACAGAAAAGCTTCTCAGTTTTTCATTAAGCGAAAACATTTTTGGTTCCCTCCCAGAACTTCATATCAAATTTTTTGATACAGGTCTTTATTTTAGAAAAATAAATTTTGTAATCGGTAAAAAACTTTATATCAAAGTTACACCACGACCAGCAGAAGGAATAAAGCTGGATTTTACTCCGGCTCCATATATCGAATCCGTCTTTACGGTCCAAGATGTTCAGTCCACTTTCCAGCCAAATATTCGTTACAACTATACTCTTGATTGTACTTATGGTTCATTGTCTTTCTTAAGCAATATATGTTTCTGGCCAAGAAAGATTGCTCCGTTGGACCTTATGCCGGAATCGCTTTCAAGTAAAGAAGTATTATTACAAGTCGCTGCTGCAGCCGGTTTCGATGAACCATCTTCACAATATACAAGCGACCCAAAAGACAAGATGAACTGGCTCAGTACAAATTATACATATGAACAGTTTATCAAGAAAATTATAAGTCATGCATGGTTTGGCGAAGACGACGCACCGTTTTACTATATTGACAAAGCTGGAAAATTCTATCTAACTTCTGTTAGAACTTGCGGCGACAAATCTGTTGTCGGTCGATATATGGAAACTACGAAGCTTCACCAGTTACAAAAGAATAACAATGAAACTACGGCATCAAATTATCGTGCATACAGTGAAGGTTCTGTTCAAAATATGGGATTTATCGTCAATGACGGTGGTAATAAAACGGCATCCTATGTTTTTAACCCAATGCATGGTTTTGAATTATTGTCGATGAAACCTGTAGTATTGACAAAAATGATTTCTGGCGCTTTCAGTATTCCAGAACATTACAGAAAATATTCAAATAGCGATACTACTCCTCCGTTTGTAACCGGTATTTCAAACCGTGCAACATCGAATGTTCAAAATATTAACAAGATAAGTAACGACGTTCACTTTGCACAAAATCATCAATATTATGATTTAGCACCATTACACAATAAGGCCTTAATCAGAAGATTTTTCCAAGTATTCGCATCTATCATCTATGATTCGAATACACAGACTCTTAAAGATTATGAACCGAATCAACGAGTAAAACTTTCCGATAAAATCACTATTGATTTTTCTGGAACATCGCAGAATGACGTATCTGTTCATACTGGTGATTATATTGTCGCTTCACTTGTTCATACTTGGGTTGCTAACGGTTCGTATAGTATAAATATTATCGGTGTTCGTGACACTATTACTGCTGAAGGTAGTTTAATTAAGTAAGGTGACAAATGTTAAAAAACGATAGTGATCTTTATAAACATTTTCGAGAAAACTTCGGTCAAAGTTTTGACGACTTTTTAAACGGAAGTTATGAAATTCCTGAAGACCATAACCGTTGGACGGGCTATGTTATCGATAATAAAGATCCGCTTTTTAGAGGACGTGTAAAAGTTCTTATTATCGGTAAGTATGATGATATTCCAGAAGCTTCCTTGCCTTGGGCTATTCCTGATATTTCCTATCTCGGTTCCAAGGCCGGTAACTTCATCGTTCCGGAAACTGGTACAGTTCTTCGCGGTTATTTCGACCACGGCGACATTCAAAAACCAGTTTTCGATTCTGTCGCATTCAGCTGTGACATTACAGAAAAAGCAAAATCTCCCGTTATCAATCCCGCAGAATATCCGAATAAGATGATTCTCATGCAGACTGATATGGGTGAATATATGACATTGAATCGTACAACCGGTGAAACCAAGTTCGTTCACCGTTCTGGTACTACAATTTCTATCAGTCCGTTAGGTGCTGTTACAATTACTGCTGGCGGTGCATCGCAACCGGCAAGCGTTACAATAGAATCTGAACTTGCTGTAAATATCAATGCCCAGTCTACCGGCCAAATCAATATTCATTCTGAAACCGGAAATATCATGGTAGATTCTGAGGCGGGTGAAGTTCAGCTCGGTAAAAATCTGGCAAAACAGTTCGTCAATAACTTACCAAACTGTATCGTTACTGGCGCTCCTCATGCGGTCGGAAATGTAAATGTTAAGTGTTAAAAAGAAATCACCCGTGAGGGTGATTTTTTATTTAATTATATTCCTATATTGTTCACTAAAAGTTTCTAACACATTCAAGTGCGATTTAATTATTCTGGCAATATCATACACATTAAACAGTTGTATCGGTATTCCATTAGCGTCCTTAAAAGGTATAAAAAATTCTGATGTACAATACAAATTATTAAATTTAATTGAATAACTCTTTACTTTAAAATCTACGTCCGTATTTGAATTCTGAAGCAAAAATGCACGAAGATACTTATGGACTTCCTTAATATATGACTTGGCGTCGGTATGTAGTTCCTGCAATCCCTGGGTCAGTCTAACCTTGATTTTAACCACTGCTCCTTGAGGAGAAACATTTAAATCTAGTAAAGCAGCGTTGCTGACCGGATGTAATGCAATAATCAGGTTATTGCGGACATGTTGTACTTGACGAGAAGTCAATTTAATTGGTTTAAGTTCTTGTGCCTTGTCGATTTCGTCCTTACAAATTTCGGCACATGCGTATTCATCTTCATTTGTATCGTACAAATCAGAAATAGTATCAGTTACCTTCTTGTTATCAAGTTCGGATTTATCATATCCCAGTTTTTCAAGAATCGTATGTACTCGATTCTTATATTTTAAAAAGTCTGTATCAGCTGTAGCTTCATTCATAGATTTATATAGTTTTTCAATGACCTTGGAGGCGGGAGTATCGTTAATATATGCTTCGAAAATCTGTTCCATGTTATAGTCAACAATACTCACATCGCGATGAGTTCTAGCTAAAATATTCTTAATCTTATTACAGTAATCTCCAAAAACCATCTAGCAATTTTCCTTAATATATTTATAGTATTATTTAAGGAAACCGTCTTGCCATAATTCGAAAATTTTGCCAATTTTGTCAGTTAAAACAATACCTGTGGCCTCGTCCTGGACAGTAATTTCTTCATTCGGATCCAAGCAAGCATATTCCTGGTTAAAGAACTTAATACCATGGTCACGAATAACTTTCTTCCTGAATGTTTCATCACGACCGTCGATTTCATTCCATGCAATCTTTGCAGGAACAAAGGTATTGATACCAGCAAGAGCACTCTGCCAAATCTTATAGAACTGGTTCATACCCTTAGGCGTTGAAATAAGAATCAACATACTTGTCTTACGAGAAGCCTGTGTCGGAATAACCGACATCATAAAATCGTCAGCATCCTGTTCCGGCAAGTGAGCAAATTCGTCCACGAGCATCAAGTCAACGGATTTACCACGAATAGCAGAAGACGAACTAGCAGCACAGAAAATTTTGCAACCGTTATCAAATCCTATTGATTTCTGAGACCAGCCACCGCGGTCCGGATTGATACCCTGCTGTAACCACATAGGAAGTCTCAGAACTGCTGCACGAATACGAAGCATAATTTCAATAGCTTGTGATTCCTTGTTAGCCAGAACAGCAATAGTCTTGTCCTTATGGAAAAGCGCATACCACAAAATATAAAGCGTCGCGATAGTAGTCTTACCAGCCTGACGACCCACGGTAATAATTCTGTTATTTCTTAAAACTTTTTCACCCTTGGAATCCGTCATTATGGTTCCGTCATCGTTACGCATGAAATAAGTTCCGCAAATTACCTTGATGAGACGTTCTTGATATTCTCTCAACTTAATCGGCAATTCACCGTCTTCTGTCAAAATATAAAAGTAATTAGCAAAATGGAAAATATCTTTTGAACACTTCTCGTATTCCGCCCACTGCTCCTGGGTCATTTCCACATTTTCATTATGGCCTCTAAGTGTGTCGGTTCCTTGGAACATAGTTTACTCCTTCATAGCTTATATCTTATTTATGTCTGAATAATTGCAAAAATAAGGGCCTCTGGGACCCTTATTTGTTTACCTAGTATCTTTTATTAGAATGTCTTAATGAACTCTCTAAGAGCTTCTACAATGGCCTTAGAACCCTTCTTATCGACTTCCTTATTGAAAGCCTTCTGACCGTTGATAATCTTTTCACGCTGTTCAATGAAAAGTCCAGTATTTTCATTAAGAACCCACTTAGAAACGTACTGTACAGATTCGTACATTGCGTCAGTATAAGCGACCTGAGCGGATGGCATATAAACAGAGTCGATAGTTACGAGATTATAGTCGTCTGCAACCATATTGCCTTCTGTCAAATTACCGGTACCACGAGAAGAAACACCCATACGAACACCGTCGAGCAAAAGGGATTCAAGGAGCTTACCGTTTGGAGTATGCAAAACCTTTGCCTTACCCATTGCGAGGTTTCCGTCCATGTGAAGGTCTGTAATCATAATTGCAGCTTCACGAGGGTTAATTTCGATTGTCTCAGGATGGTTCAATTCTCCAAGAGCTTCACGGGATTCGATGAGCTTCTGGAACTTGTTAACTTCACGTTCAATAATTGCCTTAGAATAAGTACGACCGTTACGGTTTACTTCTTCAGCCATCATGAACGGACCACTGATATACATAGTCTTCATATTATTGCCAGCGTCTTCAAGCACTGATTTTGCTTCGGCGCAAGCTTCTTCGCACAATAGCTTTTTTGCTTCCATAATTAAAATCTCCAATGTTGTTTACTATATTTATAGAATTTTTACAATTTTTCCGAAGATTTTAATGCGGATTTGCCTTATAAATAATATATAAAATCATAAAAAGGGATTTAAAATGGAACATTTATTCAAAACTGATGACAGCAATATCGTGTTTACTCAGGATGAAGCTTACGATAATATCATGGAAGCCATGACCCATGAACCCAACTGGGTTAAGGTAATGAAATGGGCCGTAAGTATTCATTTCAATAGTGCACATACAAATGACGGTAATCTTATTCCGTCACATATTGGTAACTACTTCTCGACAATTCGTTTCAAGAACTGGTCTACAAATAACAACGGCGTTCAGGGTCAACGTCCGACACAGTTGGCTCTTTTCTATGAAGGTCGCTTAAAATCTGAAATTGCTCATGGTTCTACAACCATTACCGATATTCGTCCATTTACTATCGTGTATGCAATCGACGGTAAGGATGAAATCAACATGACAATCAAGACCGACAAGGATCTCATGAAGAGCTTGGAAACTGGTACTCCGAACTTCTCCAAGATTGCAAAAACACTTCATGACCTTGCTCAAAACTGCGTTCGTTATGCAATGGTTTACTGGAAGAATGAAGCTCATGACGCTCTCGTTGTAAAGGGATCTCAGCTCGAACAATTCGGTGAAATCTTGAAGAATAGTGACCTCGCTCCTACTTCCGTTCTTCGTGACGGTTCCAAGAAGGGTGGTAAGGGAACTCCTGGCTATATTCAGCCTCAGGGTTACGTTTTCACAGTTCCTGCCGACAAGGTTAAGGAAGCTCGCGCCTTCATTAGCAAATGTAACTGGTATGGCGGTGTCGAAACTGAAGTTACCGACGAAAACGGACATACCAATACAAAGAAAATCGGTTGGGGCTCTAGCACAGAATTCCCGACAAAGACTTTGGAAGATGGTTCCATGCTTTGCGGTATAAGCAGCCACAATGAATTTGCAACTGTCATGGTTGACAAACTTAAGAATATGGGCGTTATCGAAAACGATAAGGTCGATACTGTAAGTCTTTTGACTCCGAACGGTAATCAAAAATCTGGCGGTGTAACTGCTGTTGTTGACAAGATTGCCAAAGGTGAATCTCCGGCTACAGCTGCTGCCTCTTCTTCTGGTAAGAAGGTTCCCGTTACTCTCGCATTTGACAGTGCTTCTTTCGGAATTGGTGCTAAGCTTACCAATGCAATGGTCAGAAAGGCTACGCTCACTAATTCTCGTTCGAATGCTGATATTGCTATCGACGATGAAGGTGAATCTGTCACAATCACTGGCATGTCTGAAAAGGATATTGCAAAGATTACTACATTCCTCGACGCAAAGGGAATCAAGTACAGCAAGATGTAATCTTGATTATAATTTAAAAAACCAGGTGAATAACCTGGTTTTTATTTTTATCCAATTTTATAATATTTAGGGAAGAAATCCATATCCTGGAAATTTTCTTTCTTTCCGGCATATATCGTATAAAGAATAAACTCATCTATAGACTTATTTACTTCCTGTTCTCCTCTATACAAACAGAACTTACGCATCTTGTTCAACCAGTCAGAATATAGTTTCATAATTTCATCACGCAATACAAGTTTTTCAGTATTTCGTTTCAATGATGGTTTGGTTGTCGTTCTTGCATTAAACGCGTCTACTGCATCTGTATGTAACAATTCTTTAAACTGATCCGGCCATACAAAATTAACGTCATCAATAGTATCAATCTTTTTCTTGGCCAAATAATAGTTTAACGTATCTCGAGCCTTACCAAGCATAGTCTGAGTATTTTCTTTACGATTAAAATTCTCTACAAGAATTTCACGTTCAAAATTAAAATGAACTTGCTTAGTATTAAGATAATCAGCTTCTATACTTGCGCCTTTATCATTATCGAAAACCGTAAACTTAAGCCTAATAACATTACCTTGATTTTTATCTGTTATTTTAATTCCATCTTCATTTAGATGAACATAAAGGTAAATATTACCTTTGTTAACTTCCCATTTCTTATCCAATATTTCAGGCATTCTCTTTTTATCCGAAACGCTTGTTCGTGAAATAACGTTGTCCCAACGGGAAGTATTTAGTTTCAACGAAATAAGTCTTAATCTGTTTGTTTCAGTCTGTCGATTAAGCCATTTAGTATATTCATCAATATCAGCAAAGTTAGAAGGTTTCATTTCTCTCTTCAAACTTTCATCATAAACTACAATATCTGCAGGGCACCAGGAGTTTATATTTTTAAATTTTCTTTCTTGTTTCTTATTCAGTTCATTAAATACAGAACGAATATTTGGACCAATTCCGCTTTCTGCAATTTTATGTCCGGCTTCACAAGATATATCTGAAAGATGCATCGTCAATGGATTACGTAATCCGGCAAATACTTTAGCACCACCGTCTACACACTTTTCAACTGCTCCATGGAAATTGTAAATATACCATTCAAGCAAATTCATTACTCGCCTTTTATTATTATACAATGAAAAATGGAATCTATTTTCAAAAGAGTTCAAATGTCTAATGTCAATTTCATCGCTTTTACTATCCATCATATAAGCGGTAAATAAACCAACTGCTTGACCTGCTTCTTGAATTTCAGTATTTGTAGAACGCATTGCTGCTGCAATACCGTGACCACGTAAATACCAAGGTGCTGTAGAATATAAAACTTTATTCCCAACATTTAATGGGTACATATCAATTTCACCAGATTTTACTGGCTTATTTTTAATCATTAACGCATTTGCACCTAAAAATTCCAAAACGCTCTTTTCATAAGCTTCTATATTGTTTTGTGAATTTATAAATGCCTTTACTTGTTTCATATTATAACGGCTATTTGTAATACCTGCGTCATCAGCATTTCTTTCAGCAGTAAATTCAATTACTGTATATTTTGAAAGGTCAACCGTCTTTGTTAAATGTTCAAAACCATCGCTTCTACGAGCTTTTCTTTCACCAGGTAATGAATACTGTATATTAGCATTTGGCAACTTTTCAAATGCTTTTTTAACTTCTTCTACTGTAGCTTGTTTTATGACTTCTGTCTTCTCAAATATCTTTCTAAAATCGCCTAGTGCCATAAAATATTTATAAATAATATAAATACAGTAAAGATTTTAAGGAGATTTTATGAACTTATTTGAAGCTAAACAGATTGCCGAAGAACATGGATTTACTGTTGCTAGAACCAAGAAAGGCGGCAATGACAAGGTTCCACCTTGGGCTAAGCTCGATGAAGGCAAAAAGGACGGAGACAAGGTTCCACCTTGGGCCAAACTCAACGAAGGTAAGAAAGACGGTGATAAGGTTCCGCCTTGGGCTAAACTCAACGAAGGCAAAAAGGGTGATGACAAGGTTCCGCCTTGGGCTAAACTCGAAGAAGCTAAAGAAGTTGCTGAAAAAGCCGGTTTTAAAGTAATCAAAGAAGGATTCGGTACTGCTGAAGGTACACTCTTCACAAGCATTTGCGAAAAGTATCTTAATAACGCATATTTCTTAACTCTTTCTGCCAAGGTCGGTCTTCAGGCTGCAATCGCAGAATTCCTTGAAGAAGTCCGTGAATGTATCGGCAAGGGTGTAAGTCCTGAATATTACAATAAGTTTGCAATTCGTATGAAGAAGTGTAAAACTGAAACTAATGCACTTTTCACCATTTCAAATGCAATGTTCGCTGGCGAAGGTATGGCTCTTCACTAATCGAATTTTCAAATAAAAATTCAAACCAGGCCCCGAGGTCTGGTTTTTTCATAAATACTAAATGGACGAAGTAATTAAAATGCTCAAATCGCATAGGATTTACTTCAATCCTATGTCTGACCATATGGTTTATTTCGGTATGGCTGAGGATTTTATTGTCGGAACTTTCTCTTTCTATGGTTCTGAACCTTTATGTAGATTCAGTTATCAAGACGGTGATAATAAATATTTCAAAAATTTTAAATACAATAAAGACGAATTTGAAGATGAACTGGAAAAAGCTGGAAAAGCTTACGTTCATTTCAAAAATCAAGAAGTCGAAAATATACTTTCTGTATTAGATTAAAAAGAGGTCCCAAAGGAACCTCTTTTTAAATTGTTTGCTAATCAGTTACGATTACTTCTTGGTGATCGGAGCATTAGCCCAGTCGAAAACCTGAGGATTTTCAACAGTAGCATAGTCCGGGCTCAAAACAGCAGAACCAGCGTTAATCGGTGCCCAAGCAGAAGCTGCAGACGGGTCAGCATCCTTGAGGAACTCAGGAACAGCCCACTGAGACTGCGGAAGGTTATTAATAACACGCTTGTTAAGTGCGTCAGCACCACCAGAAAGTTCATAAGCCGGCTTCTTAGTGAAGTGGTACAAACCATCAGAATATGCCTTGTAACCAGGGACATTTGCAGAAAGTGCAGCATCGTCATCATTAGTTACGAAGTATGCAGAAACTTCCTGATCGTAATCGTTACCAACGTTGTAAATATCATTTCTACGTTTCATGATTATTTCTCCTTAATTTTTCCTATGTGAAGATTAATTCCTTCACACCTATTTTATTTATAGAATTTTTCCGGAAGAAATTGTTTAATTATAATAAAAAATGCAGGTTTTTACACCTGCATTTTTAAATGTTATTTCAAATTGTCCGAAATTACCATTCGAGGTCTTCACCAGCTTCTGCGAAGAGGCCGTTGAACTTCAAGAGACGGTAGTAGTTTTCAGCGCCCAACATATTATGAGCAAAGCCGTAGCGGCTCATAATACCAACGCGAGGGCTGAAGTCATTCGGGTCAATAGCCTGGTTGACAACACCGGTTACGTACGGGCAGAAGATAACACCAGCATCATAGAGGCTAGAGCCCTTGTATGCGAGGAGAACTTCACCGTTATCGTGCTGACCGAATTCGTCAACAGCGTACTGGTCACAGAAGACCTTAACAACACCGTTCAAAGTACCCATTTCCGGAGTAACAGCAGAACCGTTAACTTCGTGAGCAATCTTGGTGAACCAAGGATTAGCGCACTGAAGAACAGTAGCAACGTCCGGGGAAACAACTGCAATGTTAGCAGCGCCACGACGAGTAGCAGTACGGATGTCGTTTACACCCTTCATGATGTGGGTAATAATCATACCGAAACGTTCCTGGGAGTTACGGCCGATGAATGCATCGTTTTCCTGAAGAGTCTTTGTAGACTTGTTGAACACGCGCGGTGTGCAAAGAGCCTTACAACGACCGATAGTTTCACGGTCCATTTCAGCAGTCATTTCAGCCTGGAGGACGTTAATCATTTCAGTCATCATTTCGATACCCTGCATAGCCTTAATGTCGGCAGCAGATTCAAGAGAGAAGGAAGCAGCGAGCTTACGGCTCTTAGCAACGATGGACTGACGGCTGAGCATAAGGCCGATTTCCGGCATCTTACGGCTTACAGACGGGTCATCAGAACCAAAAGTCGGGCCAGTGATCTTCCAACCTTCAGCGGACTGAGTGTCAACGCCGGTACCAGCATCCCATTCGCCACTGGTATTAGCGGTAGAACCGGTATAACCAGAGAAGCGAGGAACTGCCTTCCATGCGGCTTCAACGAGTTCGTTCGGGTTATTTGTCTTATAAATGTAACGGAGTGCGAATGCAAGACCGACAGGACCAATCAACGGCTGAACACCAACGAGAACGTTAGCGAAGAGCTGCGGGAACACACGACGGACGAGTGCGAGAGAAATCGGAGCGAAAACGCCCTTAGCATCACCACCGTGAGGAATACCCTGGTCGAGACCAAGCGGAGCACCTACACCCTGAGTGAAATCTTCAGTGAGAAGTTCTGCACCGAGATTCTTAGTCTTCTGGTTTTCGAGAAGACGTGCGGTATTATAACGTACAAGGGAGTCCTTGATACCAGCAACGGAAAGTCCGCCCGGTGCCTTGGCCCAAGTATCTACCATAGTAGCTTGTGATTGTGTAACTTTCATTTATTGTTTCTCCTATAAAAATCGTTTATACTTTATTTATATGAATTTTTTTGGAATTCTCGTAATTAGCAAAACTGAGAAGCCCTGACAGTCGTGGAATCAACTTCAGGTTCCTGTTTTCTAAAACGTTCAGTCAATGTTTCAGCAGTAGTGTCTTCGACAAAGCGAGACTTGCGAACCGGACGTTCACGCTGCTCAAAGAGCTTAGCACGTTCACGGCGGACCGTTTCATAATTTTCTGTCTGTTCTTGAACCATCTCGATATAAGGATCAATGTCGCGCTTGGTTTCATTGAGGCTCTTGTCCTTGAAGAACTTCTTAACCTTTGCACGTTCTGCGACGCTCAAGCTGGCAGTCTTTTCAGCGATAAGAGACTTCTTACCGGAAATTTCAACCAATTCAGCAAGACGCATATTTTCGGAAACCTGCTTCTTCAAGGATTCTTCGAGTTCAGCATTTGCAGCCTTCATGTCGCGAATCTTCTTGGAACCAGAGAGATCCATCGGAACATACTCTTCTTCAAAGAGGCGCTTGATGCCATCAATGATAGGAGCGTAGGTTTCGGTCATTGCCTGCTTCTTGATGAGGCTTGGGTCAATCTTTTCATTGATATTATATTCGAGGTACTTGTCAAGGCCAGTAATAACCTTTTCTTCGAGAGCTTCAAGTTCTTCGCCGTATTTTTCCTTGAACTTCTTTTCAAAATATTCAAAGATATATTGTTCGGAGGCGTCTTCAAGCTTCTTCTTATAGGATTCAACCTTTTCGTTTGCTTCCTTTTCGAGAAGTGCTTTCTGTTCCGCACACCAAGCATTAGCCATTTCTTCTACCTTAGCGGCATTCTGTTCCTTGGCTTCTTTGATTTTTGTCTGTGAAAATTCATCGGCTTTCTTAGCGAGATCCTGGGCAATCTTTTCCTTTTCTGCTTCCACCTTTTCAGCAACCGCGGCCTCGAAAATCTGCTTGATTTCATTAAGGTCCTCGGCTGAGCAAACGCCGGAAAGCTTAGTTAGAAATTTTTCCATTGAATCCTCCAATATAGTTTAGATTTTTAAAAACTTTTACCGTTTTTATATTTTATTTATACTTGAAAAATTGGAAAATTCGCAAAAAGACAAAAGGACCATATGATTAATGGTCCTTATTAATCTTAATATTTTTGAATATTTAGGGTTAATCAATGTCTGTCGAGGGTCCTAAAAGCTCGGTTTGGGCAAATTCGACCAAATCTTCGAGCGGAACACCAAAATAATCAGCCTCTTCACTAGTCGTATTATCGTTATAATTGATAATCATATTATAAAGAACCTGGTCATCACCCGTCTTATTTGCGAATATATTATATAAGTCATACGGTGAAATGACAAAATTGTCAACAAATTGGTCCATAAAGTCCAAAGCATCATCGATTGACTTACCTTCAAGAGCCACATTCTTAGTCAGAAGAGCATAATCCTGAACGAATTCAGTATTAATCTGCTGGTTAAACGGGATTCTTTCAGTATCTTCGTCGTCTCCTGTTATAAGACTGGACGGAATACCGTTTTCTCTATAATCCTTAAGTGTTTCAACATCATTTTCAGAAATCGCATAAGAAATAGGATAATCTGGAGTAGCCCATTGGCCATCGGCAGAATTCGGGTTCTTCATAATATTACCAGAACGGAACAACTTCTGTAATTTTGCCAAACTTGTCTCGTCTGTGCCGTTATTGCCATTCTTATCTTCATTATAGAACTTAATCAGCTCATCAGCAGCATCAATCGGGTCAGTCTTTCCACCGTTATAGAACGGGGCGATTTCATCACGGTTACTATTATAATAATCGTAGATTTCCTTATCAGCCTGCAAATTGAGGGCGTCAAGGGTATTGTCGATGAATGTATCAATATCAGAACCTACAGATTCGCGAATGCCATGAAGGCCAATCTTTTCTCGGCCGAAGTCACGAGTAAGTTCGAATTTAATACACTGAGCGGCATAGTCTGTATCTACTTCGTCATAATAGTCAGTAATAATATCCAGAATTTTACCGATATATCTTTCAGTATCGACACCAAGAGACTTGAGCTTTTTCAAGACCTTTGTGGCGTACTTTTCAAATTTTGTCTTAAAAAATGTTGGAGTTTTATACATTTTATCCTCTTCTATTATTCTATTTATAAAAAAGACCGGTTTTACCCGGTCTTGAATATAAATGTCCAGAACTATTAGGTTGTAACCATTTCGAAGTTCGAATAGCTGAATGTACAGTTACGAGTAACCTTGCCTTCCTGTTCAGCACCGAGGTCAGAAGTAGCGATAGTCTTCGGGAATACACGATAGAGAACCCACTTGATAGGGAGGAGCTTCTTCAATGTGGAATCATAAAGAAGAATTTCAACCGTAGCGGTATAGTCCTTAGCGTAGTTAGACGAAGCACCACCAGTTACACGACCGGCCACATCAATATCATTTTCAAAACCCTGGCTGAAAAGCAAGTTAGCCCAACGGTGCAAGGCGATAGAAACGGACAAATCCTGGAATTCATCGAACTGAACGGTGAATTCACCTGCGACCGTGGCCTTACCCGGATATACAAGCTTAGAACCCATGTAATGAGTTTCGATAGTATTGAATTCCTTCTGAGGAATCGTCATAGTCTTAGCGCAGAGCATCAACTCTTCGGTGTCAAGAATATCTGAAAGTGCGGAACCCTTCTCGTACAAAAAGTTAACCTGAAATAGATATTGCTTAACGAGGTCTGGCTTATTTACAATGCTTGTCGTAAAAACCGACATATTATTTTGTTCTGCCATAAAAATCTCCTTAATTATTTAAGCTTTGTATTATTTATAGAATTATATAATATCGATATTGAGTCAAAAATCAAGAAAATTTCATTTTCGGGCAGTTCTTCTGAAATTCCTGATATAAATAATATATAGTTTACATAAGTGAGTGAGTGAAATTTCTATATTTTTGTTAATTTTTAATTTTTAGGAGATTCTATGGCAAAATATACAGTGCCCGGAATTAAATTTACGGAAATCGACAATACGATCCGTACCGAAACCGAACCAGGTTTAGGCATTGGCGCTATCGTTATGAAGTCCAATAAGGGTCCAGTTAACCAGCGTATCGTTACCCGTAACTATAATGAATTCGTAGAAGTCTTCGGCGAACCGGAATCATTGACCGACTACGGTCACTTCGCTGCCGAAAACTATTTCGCAAATTCCACCCAGCTTTATGCCGTTCGTGCAACCATGGGTGATGAACAGTACGCACAACTCCAGTTTGCTTATCCGGATGCAACAATCAAGAATACCGATGACAATACTGGTGTTTTTAAATATGTCGACTCTCAGGGCGACTATCAGTTAAATCTTATTCCGAAGCTTAGTTCAGTAGATACTAATCTTGACCCGCTTACCGGCGACGAAAACGGTGGTGAATGGCAGTTGCCAGATCCAACTGTCAAAAAGGCTGAAGATAATTTCTATCTTTTCCAAGAAGGTCGCTATGACATCTTTACCGATATTCTTTCCAAGAATACCGATATTGTTGTTTATAAGCAGCTTGCACAGAAGCCAAAAGATAACCCGAATGTTTTGAAGGGTGTTCACGTTAATTATCCAAAACGTTTTGATGGTAACATTTCTTCTGATGACGAACTTATTTTCACAAGCGCAGCTTGGGCAACAGGTTCTGTTGCTTCTGGAATGATTACTTTCTTAACTTCTACTCAGGGTGGCAATGGCGAACGTGAAGTTGCTATCACCGTTCCTGCTGACGATACCTTGAATAAGGCTCCGACAACTATTCAGTTCTGGGGCAAGAATAGTGAAGTTAGCACATGGGCACAGTCCGGTGTTGCTTATAAGGATATTTTCACCTCCGCAAACTTCTATGACCCGAATCATTTTATCGATGGCAATGCATGGACTCCAGCTGCAACCAGCGGTTATCGTGCTGCTGACGCATATAAGATGTCTATCATTGACTGGGAAGACCCAGATACTCCGAAGGCATACTATGTTGATGCTGATACTATTGATGATGGTGTAAATGATTATGAGAAGGGCACCGTTTCTGGTATTTCTTATACCGAATATGGTTATGTTGATGAAACTCATGATATTGTTAGCAACTACATGGTTTCTGAAATTACTGATGCTGCTCATAAGACCGAAAACATCTTCTCCGCATGCAATGTTTCCGACATGTATAAGGATAACGAAACAGAAACTTATGACCCGATTACCAACTCTACTACTACCCCACGTCAGATTATTCTTCGTGTGATGGATGATAACGGTGTCAACGACGTTTCTGAAATCAGCAATTATACATACTTGCGTTACGTAAGTGTTCTCAACAATCTCGATATTGTCGAACGTATTGTTAAGGACACTCCTGCACAGATTCAGAATAAGTTGAATAAGACTTTGTTCTACCTCATAGCTGACGATGTTGCAGGTAAGTTTAAGAAGGTTCCGGTATTTGCTGCTGACCCTGTTCAACCGGCAATCAACCCGATTACTCCGGAATATACTTACTACACCAATGGCGAACGTAAGACTGTTGACAACATTGTTGCAACTCCGACTTCTTATCTCGTTAACTCAGTTGATAAGACTTATGCCGAAGGTTATACCATCTTGACCCAATCTGAAGACGAACCTGGTAACGGCGATATTGAAAAGTATGTCAGCCTCCCAGACCAGCTCGTTATCGCTTCCATCGGTCCTGGTAAGTATGGTAATGACGTCGGTGTTTCTATCATCACTACTGAATGTGCCAATATCAAGGCTCTCCAGCATCAAAATGCTTTCAACTGGAAGTATGCTTACGATGATGAAGACTTGGTTGACAAGGACACTTCTGATATTGACCAGAACCCACAGGATTTGACTTGGAAGAAGGTTTTCCGTATTAACGTTTATGTCAAGAACAAGACTCAGACCGCTGCTGGTGCTTGGGGTACCGGTATGGATGCTCTCTTGAAGGATCCTGCTGAATCATGGTATGTTTCGACTGACCCGCTTGCTAAGGATGCTGACGGTAATCCGCTCTATGCTCCGACTGTAATTAACGGTCACTCCGATTACATCTATGTTTCTCGTAACTCTGCTGGCACAGCTATTGACTGTAAGGGTAATTACCGTCAGCCAAAACAGACTTACTCTGTTTACGCTCTCAACGGTGGTCGCAACTCTCAGAAGAATAACATCTCTGAAAAGACTGCTGCCCTTAACTTCTATCGTGACCGTCAGAAGGCAGATTTTGACATCTTATTTAACGTTGATGCTATTGATACATTCAATGGTCGTCAGCGCTTCAGCGCTCACCAGCGCAAGATTGCTGAAATTGCTGCAAACCGCACAATGGATATGGGTGTCGTTCAGGTTACTTCCAAGGCTGCAAAGACTTGTAAGGCTATGATTTCCGAAGCTAAGATGTTCAGCTTTGCAAACGGTTCGTATATCGCTGAATACGGTGGTTACGATAAGTATTATAATGCTGCTCTCGCTGCTTGGATTTACTTACCGAAGTCTGTCGCTGGTGCTTGCGCAATGGCTCACTGCGATACTTTCGAATATCCTTGGATGGCTCCTGCTGGTGTTGCTCGTGGTACAATCCCGTACACAACCGGTCAGTTGCTCCGTCTCACCGATAACGAAATCGGTCAGCTCTACGATAACAACGTCAATACAACCCGTGATTGTGGTGGTTATGGTGTCGTTCTTTGGGGTCAGAAAACTGCTCTCAAGAAGAACAGCCTCCTCAACCGTATCAACGTCCGTCGTTGCTTGAACTACGTTGAAAAGCAGCTCGAAAACATGATGACTCCGTACCTCTTCATGCAGAACTCCGTTAATACTCGTTCGTCCGCACGTAACGATATTGACTCGTTCTTACAGCGTGTTAAGGCAGCTGAAGGTATCGAATCTTACGCATTGAGCGTCACACAGGATCCGGAAGATCCGACAATCATGAACGTAAATATTCGACTCGTACCTATCAGTGCAATCGAATTCATCGATGTTAAGATTATCATCAACCGTAGCCGCGGCGTTAGTGTTGAAGAAGGTTAATTCTTAACTGATTCTGATTATTTAAAATCACTCACTTCCGGTGAGTGATTTTTCTTATCTCATAAATATAGTATGGATTACACAATATCAGAAAATATAGAAATTAGTGCATATGAGGCTAAACTTACATTTACAGAAGATATTAGACCGTATTTAAATAGTGAAGATTTTAGTGTCACTATTGATGATTTATATACCAATACTTCTAATACTATATCTTTTGATAAGTTTCCTATGTATGGTATTACGAATAATGACCCAGATTTCAGTAAACGTGAAAAGTTGAGTTTTTATGACCACAACGGTCTTCTCATGTATGTAGACGGTGCATATACTTTCTATTTTAAGCAGTTAATGTCCTGTAAAAAGGATAACACTGAAGTTGGTTTTAATAGTTCAAAAATTACTATTCATTTCGATGATAACAAAGAAGCAGTATTTAATTCTATACTTCTTCCAAAAATATTACGTGGTCCAAAATTAGTACAGGTTGACCCTGCTGCTGAAGATCCAGTTTTACCAGAACCAAATGAACGTCAAGGATTTGATTATGATGTACCTATTGAATCTCCGGAAACCAATCGTGTAACTACAGATTATCTTGCCGGTGACCTAGATGGAATTTATGTAAATACATATAATCCAGATACAAACGTTCCATGTTATTATAGTTCATTATCCGCATTTATCGATGTAGTTGACAGTAAAATAGACCCCGTTGAAATCGCTTCCGTAGCGTCATATCTTTACGATGAAACTACCAATGAATCCTATGATATTACATATACATCTGCGGAAACTACTGCATCTGTAACTATTCCTTTTGAAGACGGTTATGCGGCAAGTCTGGTTTATCAGGAATTTAAACAATACATTTCTGCAGATGACGATAAATTACATAAGAATAAACTAGTTTTTGATATTAACGTAAACGGTGTTCCTGCTCCGGAAATGCTAAGTCCATTACTTGTTTCTGTTACAGGCGGTACCTTAAATCGTACAAGTCCAACGGCTAATGCTCTGGTAACAATTACTAATCCGAATATTTCATATTATACAAAACCAGTTGTAGTTGAAATAACACAAGACGGTAATACTACAACAAGATATGATTTAGAGTTTGACGCTGACGGTCATTTAACCTTTACGCTTCCAATCGCTTTTGAAAATGTAAAAGAATTAGATGAACCAATCACTACTCATATTCTTGTAAGAGCATATCTTAATTTCGAACATGAATATTGGTCTGATGAAGCCGTAAAAACACAGACTGAAGGTTTTGACGAAGCAGACTGGACTTATAAAAAGACTCCATTAAATAGATTACAAATTACTGGTGCCGTTATGGTTCCAGAAGACGGTAAAATCACTAATGACCAAAAAGGTGAATTGCATTATATTATCGCAAATACAAATAATGACATATTCTATACAATTTATGCCGATAATGTTGCAGGTGCAAAAGGTATCTATGTTGAATTAATCGGTAAAGATTCTGTTGCTAGTATTTCTGGTCCGTTCTTTAGTTACAACGATACAACGTTATATGTTGATTATACTAATATTGATATTACTACAGAACAATCTCCAGAATTAACATTATATGCTTGGAACGTATATGACACAGATGATTACGTAGCTGCAAAGGTAAAAGAAGCAACAAGTGCGGCTTCTCGTTCTTATCGTTTCTATCATCAAGATGAACCTATTCCATACTTCCAGAGATTTTTAATAGATATTGATAATTATTATCCAGAAGAAATTGAAGATGGTGCACATTGGATTTCTAACGATAAAGAAGAATTGCCGCATGCTGGTTCTGCACGAATAATAGTTAATAATCCGAATGTCGAATATAGAGATTCTAATAATTTTAAATACTTATTTAATAATCCAGATGGTTCTGTTTCCAATCCGGATTTTAGCAATTATGCATCAAATGGCGATGTATACTTTACAGCTTACAATATTTCGCTTACACGTGAACACAGCGCAACAAATTTCAGTGTAAGTGCTTGGATGGAAGCAGATATTCCTAATAAACCAGTTAGGGATATAATTGACGAAACTTCTGCTACAGCTACATCTGATTGGTGGAAATATAAGATTGTTAAACCAGATATTTATCCATATAACTACTTGGCTAACTTCAGTCTTTACAGTCTTTCTGATTTAACTATTAACGGCGGTAGCATCGGAAGTAAAGACCTTGCTTGTAGAAACTTAATCGTTGAAAATGGTGCAACCATTTATTCGAATATTGCTGTCGCTGCAGGTTGTACTGTTACAACAAATAGTACAAACCATTTCTATGGAACACTTTCGGCACAGGCTATAACTTGTAATAACCCTTCGACATTCGACAAGCCTATATATATTGGTAATTCTGTTTCTTTAAATGGAACTACCATTGATACTGTTTATGGCGGTCCGAACTGTTCATATAATTATCAGAACGGTGGTCGTATTAACCATATCGAAACCTGGGAAAATCCAGTTTATCCAGATATGCCTGGAATTTCTGCAGAAGCAGTAGAGACTGGCACTGGTGATTATTCCAATAATGACATATTCGGTGCACCTGGTACATATACCATTGGTCATTACAACCGTTTGGATGTTGATAACCGAGATAATTCCAAAGTTGTTACATTCTATCCTGGTAAATATTATTTCGATACAATCTATACTGAAGTTGCTACAACATTCAGAATTGAAAATGGTTCTTCTGAAGATGGTACAGACCGTTCAGTTATGATTTATGCAAATAATATCGTATTGAATAATAATATTACCCTCGTTGAAAGAAGTGATGGTCCGTTCGACTTCCGTCTTTACTATGGTGGCAATGCTACTGCTTCTATCGGTGTTCAAGGTACTTCCAATGCTGGTACAATTATCGCACCGTATGGAACAATCGAATTCAAGAACGCAGCAACTTGGGTTGGTCACGTATGGGCGCAAAAAGTCATACTACAAAACGGTGCTTCAATCGATAACGCAAATACATAAAAATAAAACCTGGTCAAAAGACCAGGTTTTTTATTAAAGGTTAAACTTAAATTAACCTTGACCCATTGGAGGAATACAATTTCCAGGCATGCAACCAGGACCCAAGCAACTACCAATCTGGGTATCTGGACAAACTTTCCACGGAGTTTCAAGAACGTGTGTATGTCCGTCGCCGCAAGGCTGAACTACACCGTTAAGAATCAAGTGAGTATGTCCACCTACCTTTGTAATCGGAGTAGGACCATTAAGGTTAGCCGGTTCGCATATAGCGTCAGATGTCCAGCCATAGCCGAATTCATTCCAAATCAAGAATTCGTGATGGTGCGGACCCATAACATCTGTACCTGAGAAAGTGTCGGTACGTCCAACCTGGGACGTATTCTCGTTAAGGGCAAGCTTAACTTCGTCATTAACGTATTCTGTCAAATTTTTCATTTAAAACCTCTATACTTATTTATAAAAGTTAATATGCAAGGTCATCTCCACCGGCATCGTCACCCTTATCTCCACCTTCAGCAGCGACAGCTTCAGCCTGTTCCTGCATCTGACGAACTTCATTATCCAACATTTTGCTGTTGAGAAGAATTTCCTGAGTAGACATACCGAGAATCTTTTCCATAAAGAACTGCTTGGAGAAGAGCGGACCAAGTTCATCAGTACCCTTAATATTTGTCGGAGTCGGCAAGAACTGAGACAAGGTGTTAACGACGCCGCCACGCTTTTCAGCCATGGCCAAGTCACGCATACGTTCAAAGTCAGTTGCCGGATTCAAGTCAATATTGTAAAGAGCCTTATCCAAGAACTTAGACGGGTAATTACGAACCTTCAAATGAACAAGGAAGACCTGAAGAATAATATCCGAGAATCTCTTACGAAGTCTGCGGTTCATACGCTGGAATGCAACTTCTTCAAGATTGGATCCTTCAACACCCTGGTTATATGCAGCTTGTCCCACTTCTTCAGCTTTCCAACGAGCCTGCGGAATTACAAGAGCATCCATAACCATCTTCTGGAACATGTAAACGTCATCGAGCTGACCTGCGAAGGTAGCACCAGAAGCAAACGGTTCAACCGTAGAACTATTACCAGAGTCATCCTTCGGGAAGAAGAAATCTTCAGTCATAGCCTGAGTATTCTTGGTAGAATTAATCATACCAGTGTGGTTATCGATTGTCAAATTCTTACGATACTTTGCGCGGATTTCCTGTACATAAGCTGCAGCCTTGTCAGGCGGCATACGACCAGCATAAATGTTAAAGATACGTTTTTCAGTTGCACGAGTAATACGGTAAACTGTCAAAGCGTCTTCAATATTCCTCAACTGGTTAAGCGGGCGAATCGCAGGTTCCAAATGTCCGCGAATGTCATTACGGTTCGACCATGGTTCACCGTAGTTTACATAAGCAATCTGGTTCGGGAGGAACTTCTTGATTTCGTCATTCTTTTCCTGTTGACGGCTCAAGAAATTGATATTCTGAATATAACCATTGATATTATCGGAATCGCGGTCATAAATTGTAAGCATTGCCTGCGGGGCGAGCTGAACAATACCTGCGACCTTGTTACCTGCGTCGTTAAGGCAGATTTCCCAGAAAAGCTCGGCATCGATAAGCCACTTCTTATAATAGTTCCAGATGTTTTCCTTACCGATAACACATTCGACAATATAATCAAATTCCATCTTCAATGCACTGAATTCTGTATCAGTGAATGCGGACTTGAACGGCTCTGCAAGGTCGAACTTTGTTACGTTACCGTAAGAGTCTGGACAAACGGCTTCATCGCTCATAATATTAAGACCCTTCTTAATCAAAGGGTACAATGCCATGGAACGATACCAGCTAATCTTCTGCCATTTGTTGGTGAAAAGGGTTTCAAATACGATATTATTGGAATCATACGGCGTCGCAGGGTCATAATATCCGTTATTATATCCATTGACTAATCGGTCCCATTCTATGGTATCTTCACCACGACCATAAGAATTTCGGGCCGCTTCGACTGAACGAATTTCGTCATTCGATGGCTTCAGTTTTAAGAATTCATCACTAAAAGGGTTAATAAATTGTAGATTGAACATAGTTTTCCTTATCTTATAATCTCTATTATTTATAAAAAGAATTGAGACTTATCGAGAACTATAAATATGTATAGATTATATAGGATAAATATGGACAATACAAGCATAACTTTTGAAGATTTATATTCTAACTATCTTTCAATGATTAAAACAGATAAGCGTTTTAAGAATATTGGTTCTGCAACGCTTATAGGTATGTTCCTTGAAATGTTAGCTGCCACTTCCGATATGGCAAATTTCAATCTTCAACGTATGTCTGAAGAAGGTTTCTTCAGAACCGCAAAACTTGATTCCAGCTATATCAAGTTATGTAAAAACTGGGGTTATGCTCCTCGCCGTGCGGTACCGGCTCAAGGCGAATTGAATATTATTTTCAAAGGTCCATTCCCGAAAGAATTAAAGAATCTCCCAGAAAATGAGAAGCTTACAATTACGCTTACAAATGAACAGTGTAATTTGAGTTTCCTCGATATGCCTTTCAGATTATCTGATCCTATTGAGTATGTATTTACCAAAAGCGACATTGAAGGTTGTACAAATACTTCTTGGTCAAAACGTTTAAGAAGTGTTGTTATTGATAGTACAACAACAGAAACCGGTCCTCTTACATTGACCCACGACGCAATTAACTATGGTAACAGATTTCCAATCAAGTGTTATCAGGGTGAATTGAAAACTATAAAGTTTGATGGTAAAGATTTTATTACCGGTTTGGAAAAACGAAAGAATAGCAGTAACTATTCTTTGGTTACTGACAATAATCTCGGTCAACGCTTTGATATTGACGATATTTCATTTAGTAACTGGTACGGTATTCGTGACCCATTTGCAGTAAATTACAGACGTAAAAAGAATGACTCCGTTTATGCTCCAAATAATGGATTAACAAAAGTTTATACTCGATTCAAAGGCGAAGCTGGTTCTAAGATTTTTAGCATTGAAGACCGTTCTATTCTTTTAAATGAATCTATCCTTACCAACTTTGGAGCAAATCCACAAGGCGATGCACGTCCATGTATTTGTTATGTTGAAACAAATCCGGATAAAACTATAAGTGTTAATTTCGGTCCGTTCTCATATCTGTCTCAGCTTGCCATTGAAGGTAAATACGACGATGCTACGGGTACAACTGAATATCCTGATTTATATGTAGAATACCTTTCCACTCGCGGTGCTCATGGAAATAAGGCAGGTATTTTAGAAAGTGTCCTTACAAACAATGCGAAACTAATGCTTCATACTTCCATTGGTGTTTTCGATATTACAAATAATATTCAATTTGTATTCTCTGGCGACCTTATTGGCGGTGAGAATTTCGAAGATAAAAAAGAAATGTATGACAATGCTGAAGCTTACTGGACTTCCCAATTAAAGCTCGTATCTAAACGTGACTTCATCAATTATTTTAATTCTTTGTCAAGTCCAATAGATGTCATTACAACGCTTATTTTCGGACTTAGAGAACTTGACAATACTTTTGAAGTTAATCAGTTCAAAAAGAAAAAAGAACAAGTGGAAGATAATACGTTGGATATTAACCTCAACTTTCTATTCTACGTTCTTGCCAGCCATATGTATATCAATGTAGGTAAGGGCTTATATTTGCCAAGAAACATTTTTGTTAAAGATAGTAAAGAAGAATGGGTTAATGATGGTTTAGTTCCTGAATCTGAAAATATGGAAAACCCAGCAATGCTTTACTGTGACGAATATAATGACCATATTCTTGACTATATCAAATGTCTTGTATCACAGGAATCTTTCTATAATTATTACGCACTTGTACAAGGCGAAGTTGAACAGACTGACCCACAATACGTAAAGAATATTAAGGAAATCGCACATAATGTAAATCTATTGACACCGACAAATACTGCTATTATGTCGTTACCACCTTTCTTCCATTACTATGACTTAGTTGGTAGTATCGAAGTCGATCCTGGTACCACAAACTTAGATGACTTCAAAGAAAAGTTAAACAATAAACTTTATAAGTATCTTGATACATTGACGCTTGAAACACGCGAAATCTATAAATCCAATCTTATTAAGCTATGCATGGAAGAAGACCATGTTTTGAATGCAAATTTGGATTTAAAGGTATCTAATATCATTGCTCCGGAATTTAAGCAAAACCAATGGAACGAAGAAGACCAGCATAAAGGTGTTCGTGTTATTCTTAATACTGAAAAACTTACTTCTGAATACGATAAGTATAAAAACTGGCAGAATTATAAGTATGATTTGATTTTCAATGAAATCATAATTCCGAAGACTGATAGTAAGCGTAAACCGTATGATTTAAAAAATGTAACTGATGAAAGTTCAATACACATTCAGTTTAGAATTTATAACTATCAGGCTAGTGGCAGTGTTTCGAATGATGAAAAAGCTTCTACAGTTGACCATGTAAGTAAGTTTACTTATGAAGAATTTGATAACTATATCAAGATTTACTTGCATACACCATATATTGGAACTCAGATTTCATTACCGCCAGATTTTGCATCAAATGTTCTTTATAGAGCTACTACAGACTATTTTACAGACCCGGACCAGGCTTCCAGTGAAATCCAGGAACAGCTTAATGCTGACCTTATAGCACACGGTGAAAGTCCGACCATTTGTAGATTATACAACATTATTGCTCGTGACAGTAATAACGGTTTTGTAACCGTTACTTCTTACGGTAATAACTACTGGTCTGATTCCAAGTATGAAATCTCTGAAGCCCGTGCTAAAGAATATAGGCTTTCGTTAAAAGAATTGAAAAATCTAAATGCCGATGTTCTTAAATGGATGAAAGGTTTGAAGATTCATGATACTGCCGACCGTGCCATTGACTTGCCTTACAATATCAAGTCTTTTGACGTAATCACACGTACAGAAACTATTATGCGTCGTGGTGATTTAAAGGCTTCTGAAGATGATACCCTTTCTGAAAAGGAATTCTGGAATTATTTGATTAAGGTAATTCTCAATAAGTATTATCCAAATATTACAGAATCTACAGACATATATGGTAACGACTGGAAAGCTGCTGAACGTCTTATTATCGACCTTTACAAGTTGATTAAACCAGGTATTTCAGACTCCATTTTGGATGATAACAATAACGTAGTTAACTATTCTATGGACCAGGATATTGCAATTATAAGATGCATGTTCGATGTCAAGTATCAATCCCGCATATAAATAATGTATGGATTATACAGAATTAACTACTGAAGAACTAATAGAACGTTTTCGCTCATTCATGAAAAATAAGACTTTCTTTGATAAAATCAAAGCGAGTTGTTTCTATCCTAAATTTCTCCAAGTATTAAGTGATACTTGTGATAGGATAAATTTCTATACCCAAAGATGTGCTGAAGAACGCTTATTGGAAACTTCAAAAATTAAGTCAAATCATATCAAGCATTGTCAAAATCTTGGTTATGGTCCTCGTCGTCCGGTTCCGGCACAGGCTGAATTTATTATTCAGTTAAAAGGACCATTCCCGGAAGAAATTAATAAGGCAGGAACGGAAATATTCTTTAACCAAGACTCTCTTGCCTTGACTTTTGCGAATATGCCATTCATTCTCGACAGTAGTTATTCCTATGTTCTTACCGATGAAGATATTACTTATTGTCATGAAGCAGACTGGCAGAAAAATCTTGTTAATGCCGTTCCGCATACGAATAGCGTTTATATGCCATTACAAGGTATCAACTTTGTAAATACTGAAAATGTTACGCCTATCAAATGTTTCCAGGGTGAACGTAAAACATATAAAATCGAAGGACAATCTGTATTAAATAAAATTGCAAAACCAGAACAGTCTTACAATATTCCAGATAAGACATTCTCTAACTGGTATGGTAATCGTGACCCTTATGCTTATAACGGTGATAGAAATTATGTTCAGAAAAATAGCTGGTGCCAAGTAGGTATCGGCGAAACTGAAGAAGATGCATTCGCCGATGAAGCTTTATTCGATATTGAAACACATTCCATAAAGTTAAATAAAAAGTACAAGAATATTAATCCTGAAACTTCGGATCTACTCAAGAAAAAACTATATGAGGTTATTTCACATCCAAAGAATCTTGATACATTGTATCTCGAACAGACCATTAAGGAGCTTCTTGCATTACAGTTGCGTATCTGTAAGATAACAACAAATCCGGATGAAACCGTAAAGGTAACATTCGGTCGTGACCATAACGTAGTAAATGGTTTGATGAAAACAACCGATAATTTCTATATCAAATATATTTCTACTATGGGCAAGGCCGCAAATAGAAAGCATGTCTCAGGTGCAAGTATTATAATAAATACTCCTGTTTATGCAAGTGTAAACGGTAATATCATTGACGTAAGTTCCAATGTTTCGTTTATTTTAAATTCTGATATTTATGGTGGTGACGATTTCGAATCCATGGCAAGTATGAAGGTCAATGGCCCTGCATATTTCAGACGCCGTAATAAGTTAATTATGAAGGAAGATTTCGAAAACTATTTCGGAACCCTTACTTCGCCGATGTATGTTCATAATGCCTATGCTACAGGTCAACAGGAAATCGAACAATCACAGGTAACAACTAAAGAATATCCGCTTGTTCAAAATGTTGTCGCATATTCTTTAATTGGTCGTCTATATATCAAGAATGATGGTGATTACTATCCGCGTGATATTCTCAATGATGACGATATTTCAGAACCATATACAATTTACGGTTCTGAATATTTGAATCATATTACCGACTATGTTAAATTCATGGTTTCACCTGTCGGTTATTATCACTGGCAATATTCGAAAAATCCAACAGAACAATGGATTAGAAATGTTCAGTTAATCCGTGAAAACTGTAAGGACAATTTACCTGTAAATACTACACTTCTTACCCTTCCGCCATTCTTACATTATTATGACTTGGTTGGAACCGTTCGTGTAAATTCGACCGCAAATCTTCAGGAATACAATAAAAGGCTTAAAAACAAGGTCTATAAGTTCCTTGATGATTCTTTGCGTTCTACAAAGAAAGTCTATAAGGCTGACATTATCAAGATTTATACAGATGACCCAGATACGCTAAGTATTGACGCAGATATTAAGGTATCTGATTTAATTAAGTCTCCAGAACAGGAATACGAATGGGACAATAAAATGGCTTCAAGTAACTTATTCAGTGCAGAACTTGATAAGACACTTCAAACCTACAGCGATGAAATTTCAATCTACAATAGTAACCATGGTGCAAATGTCGTTATGGGTGCAGATTTGAGCTGGTTACAGGGTCCATTCAATGTGTTACATATTCCGAAAACAGATCTTCGCGGTAAGCAGCTTTTCGAAAAACTTGTTGACGGTATCAATGTTCAGCTCACATATCAGTTCTACTGCCCTGAAAATGAACATACGTATACCAAAAAAGTGATAACCCATTGTAAAGCCACAGAATTTAAAGATGAAAACAGTAATGTCTTTATAAATCTGGAATTACCGATGGTTTATACCGCTAATGACCTTACGTTGAAAGGTGTACATTATGACTTGGTTTATGTAAAAATAGTTATTCCAAGCTATAATGACCTTGCATCTACTTCGCAGCTTGATTCTTTAAAGGCTTCTGTATATAAACTTGAAGCTAAACAAATTACTTATATAAAGAATAAATTAACTCGCTGGTTGAAGAATGCCCGTATAAGTAAAAGTGCTGACCGTGCAATTCCATTGCCTTATAACGTTAGTATGTATAACGATATAAATGCTCGTGAAGAAGAAATCATGCGTAAAGGTAATGTTATTGGTGAACATCAATATACTATTTCTGAAGCATCTTTCTGGAATTATTTTGCATGTGAACAGATATTAAAGACTTATTATAAGGACAATATTAATGCAGAAACCTATCCAACTAATGAATATTGGGTTGGTGCTTCTAAATTACTTTATGACCTTTATGTACTTGTCAAAGCAAGCATTGATGACTCCGTTCTTGACGACAATAACAACATTACAAACTTTTCTATGGAACAAGAAGGTGCTGTTGTTATCAATAAATTAAATGTCGTTCAATACTAGTTTTAATTAGTTTTATTAAAAATAAAACCTACTCTTATCGAGTAGGTTTTTATTTTGAGATATGTAAGGATTATATAATGTAATATCCTTGCGGGTCCATGATTGTTGGGAGTTCATTTACACGATACAAAGTAATCTCACCAGGAGCGGTTGTATTACCACCAGAAACATAGTTACCACTTGTAACTGTAGGACCAACACCACCACCAGAAGCAGTATCGCCAGCATAAACAGGAACATTCGGAACCCAATCGCTGAAGAACTTATTATCGTTGAATTCATCAAGAGGAATACATCCACGATTCTTTGTACTCCAGTGATACTGTTCTGTACTAGTATATGCAGAATAACAGTATTCAATCTTCTTACAGATACAGCTTGCGTCCATAGAAGGTGGTGCCCAAATATCCATCATGTGGTAACCACCAGCAGAAGCCGGTTGACCAACATAGTAATACTTCAAGCTACAAGTCTGCATTGGAATATAACGCGGTGCTTGACCATTATAACGATACCATGGCATAATCTTATTTACGAATACCCACTTATGAGTTACTCTACTGCCGGTTTCGATATTATATTTCAACTTCTTAACAAGAATATTGATTTCACTCGGGATTTGCTTACCGAACAAAAGATTATTACTTGCGCTAACAGAAGATTCCATCAAGTTACCGTTGGTTGCAGCACTAAATGACTGGCCTGGATTAGCGGTATAGCTATTCAAGTCGACATATTCAAACAAATGATTTGCCAATACAACCTTATCAAGCTGTGCAATAGTCGGCGGAACACCAACAGTGTTAGCTACATAGTAACGGCCATTTCCGTCAATATCAATAGTAATTGTCCACTTACCGCCATCAGAATTAACAGCCTGTGGAACAAGTTCACCTGTAATATCACCGTTTCTATCGCGGAATACGATACCAGTCGGGTCAATAGTGATAGACTTACCGAAGTTATTAGAAACCGCATTAGATCCTGCATCATGACCGTCGTCGCAGTTACGGAATATCATCTTACCTTGGTGAGCATAGAATTCAAGAGCATTGAAACAAGTTTCACCAGACTTATTATCACCGTCACCACGAACCTTGTCGATAGTCTGATGCATAGTCTCGATTGTTTCAAGTTCTGCTTCCGTATATTCCTTATCACCCTGGACGAATGTAGTACCATTGAAGTGACCACAACCATAGATAATATCTGCCGGAACATCCTTATTATACTTACCCATCAAAATCTGATGTTCGTAAGTAGAAGCCTTACAATATTCACCACCGAGAATAACCGTATTCTTACCACCAACAAACTTATTGTGGTGACCACCAACGATATTAGAATTAGTTGGCTTAACAGAAGTGTTAAACAAAGTGAAGTTCTGGCTTTCAAATGTAGCATTAGACAAATATGCAGTCGGATGCTTATACTTGTTAAATCTATTATATCCGCCTAAGTCAAGTTCAGAACCATAAGTATTCATGAACATAAGCTTCAAACGAAGCATATCTACTGGGCGAGCATTAGTCTTCAGCGATTCTGCACCGTTCTTATAGGAAGCACCCTTAAGACCCTTGATGCTGAAATCAGAACCATAGAATTCACCATAATAAATGGAATCAAGTTCGTTTGTACTACCCATTGCATTAGAAGTACCAACAAGACCAAGAAGACTATCAGAATAATCAGATGCAGCAACAACACGAGAATATTCAGAGTGCCAGAGGTAAATATCACGAGCATTGAAAATCTTAGACTTACTAGAGTTAACAACTGTAGAACCCTTAACACGAACAGGACCAAGGCTAGTAATATTATCGTCAGACTGTAACTTATAAGTATCAACAATAAAGTTATTAGAGCACATGAACATATCAAAATATTCACCACGTAAAATAACGTTATTATTAGACTGTACGTCAGACTTAATCGGACGTTCTGCAGGGTCTATAGCACCAAGAGGCAAACCCTTAACACCGAGGAAGCGAGAACGCACGATAGAGTTCTGGTCAGAATCAGTAACAGTACAAGTATAGTTATCGTAGTAACCATTGAAATATGACTTGTAAAGAAGACCACCGCGAGAACCAAGAATCATGTCATCATAAGAACTACGTAATGTAACATTCTTGGCATTGAGAAGCGTTGCTTCCTTAGTATCTTCAAGGAGATGGTTAGAAACAGAACCCATCAAAAGCGAGTTAAATGCCTGGCCAGAGAATGTATTTCCCTTAGACTTGAGCAGCACGTTTTCATAGGAGTTTCCGCTAAATCCATTACCATAAGATGCAATAGCAATAAAGTTATTGGAATTTTCAGTAGCAGTATTAGAATTAGAATTAATGAATGTATGGTTATGACTTCTTACAGTATTGTCATGTGAGAATAAGAAGTTATTATAGTTACCATATACAATCTTATTAGAATCTGATCCGTATAAGCTGTTACCGTTACCACCACTAAAATTGTTATTATTAGATTCAAACAATAGTGAATTCATCACACCTTGGAGGAATTCGTTATTATCAGAATCATACAATGTATTGTTATTATTAGAAGCACCCTGACGTAAAATATTATTATCGGAATTGATTAATACGGAAGGTCTTCCATAATGTGAATCTGTAATTCTATTAAATTCAGAGAAGAGTAGACGGTCTTTAGCATAACCGTTAAGCTTATTATCAAGACCAAAAATATCTACTGCGATTCTATCGTTTTCAGGAATATGACCGAGTTTGAAAATCGGAGCATCCTTAGCAGTAATAGAATCTGGGAACATTGAATATTCTTCACCGCGTCCTTCTGCTTTAACGGTCATACCAACAGAATATGCCGTAATATCTTCGTTAAGTGCAGAAGTAGAATGAACAGAAGTCATCAAAATCTGTGGGACATATTCCTTACCTTCATCCGGATATTTGTTAATCGGATGAATAAGTGCAGCAGCATTGAACTGGTTTTCTGCGTCATCTGCATCAATACAGTCCGCAACCATCAATGTCTTTGTCATACAGATAGAACCTTCTGGACCAAGCTGAAGTTCATCAAGGATTTCTTCCGTCTGACCGATTGTAATACCACCAGAAAGTGTCTTAAGGCCATTATTGACCAATGCAAGCTTACTTGCAATATCAGAAACGGGTTCATAAGCTGCAGAAGTTGAACCTTCATTATCATCAATTACAACTTTATCACCGTTTTCAATATCGATAAATTCATTCGGGCATTCTGTAACAGTAAATCTTAACTGGCACTGGAATGTAACAAATTCATTCTGATCCTTAAGAAGTTCAATACCAGGAGGAACACTTTCAGATGTTGTATCATCCTGAACAATTTCAGCAATACCTACAATACTTGCATCCTGTCGCTGACTAACATTGAAAGTAGCTTCACGATTTTCTGCATATTGCTTACCAATAAGTATTACGTGGCGAATACTTACATCCTTCTTAATATCACAATTAAGATAGGTCTTATCAAAATTAAAAGCATAAGTTCCGTAACGGTTTCCGTTAGGGTCGGTCATCAATTCTGTAGAAGGAATATAGAATGAACCAAACAAGTGCTCTTTATAATTCTTGACTGCTTCTGCATAATCATCTTTAGAAGATGGCAATATATCATTACCATTAATCTCGTAATTAACGCCTTTCATGAATAACGTAATTTTCGGATCTTCTGAAAGATATTCAATAGGGCTAACACCAGCAGCAGCTGCACGGGATTCAATATCATGCCATAAATTACGTAACGTGGTATCTGGCTTAGAATCATCTGAAATATAATTTGGTGCAGAAGTATCTGGGTTATAATTTGCAGAAATATCATCTTGTGGCGTATTATCGTCGCCGTTCATTGATCTTACCAAACCACCGACAAGTAAATAGCCTAAAATGGCGAATTTAATGCCTCCAGTCTGGCTTACAAGAAGAGTTCTACCCTCTTTTGTAAAAACAAAACTACTTTTATATGTTGTATCGGCCATGTATAAACCCTTATATTATCTCTTAATCTATTTATAAATAATTCATGCTGAGATATGTTTGTAAAATTTGTGGAAAAAGCTTTGAACATCATACGAAATATGGCCTTCATGTCAAGAACGACCATGGTTTTGGCAGTATCAGGGAATACTATGACAAGTATTTCAAGAAAGAAAACGAAGGAAAGTGTGCTGTTTGTGGAAAAGAGACTGGCTTTATTAGTGTCTCAAAGGGTTATTATGAGACATGTTCAGTAAGTTGTGCTAGAAAACTCCGAAACATGGCTCCAAAAACCGAGGAGTTTCATCTAACTTGTGCCATTTGTGGTGAAGAAATTACAGGTATAGATGAAGGTGCAGCATCAAATAGGCTCAGAAAGCACTTAAGAGACCACCATGCTATAACAAGCATCAAAGAATATTACGATAAATACCTCAAAAAGGAAAACGAAGGTATCTGTCCGATATGCGGAAAGCCAACAGAATTCAAAAGTATCAATGTTGGATATTTTAAATATTGTAGTTCTGAATGTTCTGCAGAAGCAACCAAGCGAAATGAAGATAGCGAATATTCAAAACGACAAGAAAAGAAAAAGGAAGCTGGAATTTTCCAAAAGATTATAAACGGCATTAAAGAAAAATATCAAAAGTTTATTTCCGGTGGCGACAAGATGGCTACTTACAGCGATGTTCGTCAGGATAAAATGGATGTCAAGACTATTACTAAAGAAGAAGTTTTTGATAACCCGGATAAACCGGATAAACCTATAACAGTAAAGACAGAAATTACATGTGTTTCTAATCCTGGATGGGTAGGAACTCAGACAGAATTCGCACCAAGAATAGAAAGTTGCACTATGAATTCTCAAAAACGTCGAAAATATAACAATTATTACGATATTGACGACGACCAAGGCTTCTCGTGTAATGAATGGTGCTAAAATTCGAGTTATAAATATAGTAGTATGGAAAAAATAATCTGGGAAAGATTCTTCGAATCATTGGATGATCCTTCTGGTCAGAAGGGTTTACGTCGTCTCGTCAATAATGCGAATATGCTGGCGAGCGGTTTCGAAGCTAACGGAATACTTAACGAAGCTGCAATGTCACTGAGAAATCTTAAAAACAGTGGCAAGAAAATCAATTTATCAATGCATGACAGGAATATCGATAACATCCTGGTTTTCGTATTTCTCAAGTCGATAACTACAATTCCTAGAAAGACAAAAGCATACAAGCTCGGCCTCATCGACCGCAACGGTGCACTTATTCGTGAGCCAGTTACCAAAGAAGAAAACGACAGTATCTCGAATCTTGACCTTCTCATGTTCAAGCTTCGTGAATGGTTAAAACCAAAACTTCCATATCTTTCTTCTATTACTTGGCTTCAGAACGTTTATAACAACCAGCGTATTCAGAACCAGCTTGCAAACACCAGTATGCTAGCTCGTCAATACGTCGTCCGTCAAATAAATTCACAGCTAGACGATTTATTAAGGAAACATTAAAATGACTCCATGTCCTAATTGCCCAAAGAAACAACAGAATGACTACTTCAAGTATGGTTTTACGTTAATGAATGGTGCGATTTATTGGACCAAGATTCCAGAAGTGAAACAATGCTGTGCCATTAAAGTGAAATTAATCGATCATACCGCCTCGAATGTAACCTTGGAATATGAAGGGAAAACATATGTAAAGTCCCGCAAAGATTTCATGGAATCGAGCTGGCGAGACATCGATTCCTATTAATCTTATGCAATATACAAACAAGAAACGTCTCAGTGTCCAGGAATTTGAAATAAACGACGAGATAGCATCAAGTCTATTTCTGGAGTGTAACCGATTATTCTTTAACAATAAAATCCCAGAAATACCGATAGAAATCATAGAAAGTAATACCTTAAACGGTGACTTGAAATATGATGTAGACTTAGACAAAAAGACTATATCAAATTACAAGATTCAGATTTCTAAAAGCCGAAAAAGAACCAGAAAGGCATTTATTTCGACTATGATTCATGAAATGCTTCATTATGAAGTGGTTTCTGGAATTCCAAAAGAACAAATCGACCAAGCTGCTTGGTATTATCAAGAAGGCGACATTGATAAGTTCAATAAACTGTTATATAACGATAAATATGCACATTCCGGGGAATGGGCAGTAAAAGCCGACAATATAAATAAGTTATACGGTATAAAAATCAATAAGGCATAATTATGACAGTTGAAGAAGCATTAGAAATTTTAAAAGAAAACGGAGTGACTCTCGACGAAGATTTCGGTATCGGCGTCGGTTCTCCTTGCGGTTTAGACCAAGGCATTCCGCATGGCGGTGACGGTAAGGGTTGTTGTCCACAGCGTATGGGTCTTCTTTTCCATCGTTCACCATTTTCAGTAAACCCATTCTTCGCAGGTGTTCCGAGTGCACATCACCCGCAATACTGGTTAAACCAGATTCCTAAGAAGAAAAAGAAAAAGAAAAAGAGAAAGCTCAAGGAAAGTTTCTCCGTTATCGGTCAATATATTGACGAAAATAACGAAAAAGTTTATGAATTCGATGACGGTATGTACATCCGTGAAAACACAGACGGTACTGTTACTGTTGTTGACGAAGATGGAGAATCTCGTTCTTATCTATTAGACTAATATGGAAGTTAAAGCAGAACAGTTAAATATTCTTTTAAATGCGATTAAGGACATCGTAAGGTCGAATCATTGCCCTGAATGGGTTGCTTCCAGACTTACCGCAGCCGTAAAAGCAGCAAAAGAATATAACAAAGGTGAAGCAACGTCACACAGCAGCTCTTATGAAGTTGATGAAACTGTGCGACCGTTCGTTGTGAATGAAGAAGTAATTAGTAATGTACAGAATGATATTTGTCTTTATAAGATAATAAATATTCTGGATCCGGTTGGCGGAATTAGACTTTACAACCTTCAAATTTTAAAAGGCAATAAGGATAATCCTCCTGGTATGATTATTCATAATATTCCGGAAACATTACTTCAACATATAAAGAGATAATCAATGTCAAGACCAATACAATCAAATTTAGCGGTACATCGTGTTTTAGACGCGAAAAGGAAAAAGTTGCTTAGCAACTATATCGACAGCATAAAAAATGTCGATATTGCTATTCCAACGCAGGAAACAGCGCCTTTAAAAATTCCGAAATTTAAAACACCAGAAGTAAAAAAATTTGAACCGATTGAAGTTCCCAAAATTGAATTTAAGGAATATAAGCCACAAGAACAGTCTAATACGTTAGATGATTTTGAACGTGAATATCAGGCTTTTATCGAAAATCTTAAAAAAGAAAAAGAAAAGAAAGAATTAAAAGAAGAACTTAAAGCATATTGTCGAGAATATATCAATGAGCTTTTTGGTATTGAAACTCCAGTTGAAAATAAACCTGAAGAACATGTTGAAGAACCTGAAGAAGAAACAAAAGAATTAGATATATCTAATCTCGAAGGAAATAATGTTATTAAAGAAGCAAAATCTTTCGATGAAGAATATGCTGATTTTATAAACAGTTTAAAACAAACAAAAAGGAAAAATAACGATGAATAGATTTGCAAAACGTTACGAAGAAGAACAAACATACAGTGAATATGACAAGGCTCGTGCCGCAATGGGTAATACTATCCGTTCATATCCGACTCGCTCATATTCGTTCAGGTCCGTTGGAAATACTGATGCCTTTGAAAAGGAATATCAGGCATTCATTAACGGCCTCAAGGAAAAGAAAGAAGCTGAACAGGCTGCAGTAGTTGAAGAAGCACCGGTTCCAACCGATGAAGCTCCGATTGTTGACGCTGTTGTTGCAGTTCCGACAGAAAAGCCAAAGAAACGCAAGAGCAAGGTTACTGTAGAAGAAACCGCTCCTGTTGTTGAAGAAACAACTCCTACTGTTGAAGAAACTGTAGCTTCCGACGAGACTCTCTTCGGTTAATTATAAATAATATATGAACGATTTACAGAAATTGGCATCTCAGTTACTCACCGGATATGGCGTTGAAGGCGATAACGGTTTGGATAAGCTAGGTAAAGTAGAAGCTTATACAGTTACTACCGATAACCTTGTATGTCCATGTTGTCGTGCTAAATTACGTCTCGTTGACAGTACAAAACAGGAATTCGAAGACGATGACCTCGTTAATGTCGCTGAAAGTACAAAGCAAAATATAAACGAAAATAAAATTGCCGACTACTTACTTGAAATCATCGAAGACGCTGCTCAGAATATCTACAAGGACGAACTTGAGGTTGAAGAGCCAACAACAGATTCCATGGGAAATATAACTGACGATTACAATGAACGCTTCCTCTATATGAGTGACAGTTTGAAGAAAATCGTCAAAACCAAGGCTAACGCAATAGCCAACATGGTTAAACAAAACGGAATTGAAGTGTCACCTTTCTATATTGAGAACGAATTATTCTCAGCATTGAAGTCATACGCTTATAAATAATAAAAAAAAAGAGGAATTTAAAATGACCCAGTTTAATAATGCTATGTTACGTGCTTCATCGCTCCTTTGCGAAAGCTTTGGTGATCCTGATGAAGAAAATCCAACCTTCACAATTTCTACTGAAGAAACACCGGCTGGCGTTCCTACTGTAGATTCCGATGTTGCTCCGGAAGAAGCTCCTGTCGAAGAAACTCCGGCTGAAGAAACAGCTACCGAAGAAGAAACAAAGACATACGATGTCGATGTTGCCAATCCGGTTTGTCCATGCTGTGGTGCTCGCTTGAACATCATTGACACTACCGAAGAAACTCCGGCTGAAGAAGCTATTACAGACGATGATATTCAGTCTATGGATCCGACTCTCGAACCGACAACTACTTCTTATGATGTTAATGACACATTCGTAAGTATCGATGATGTTGCCGACGAAGACGAAACCAAGTCAGACGAAACTCCGGCTGAAACAGAAGAAGACGAAGAAGAAGCTTAATAAGCCAATTTTCTGAATTTATAACCATAGCTCAACCATGGGCTATGGTCTTTTTTATAAATATATTAAAATAAGCTGTAGGATTTTATGAAATTTTTAGATTTATACGAAGCCAAAAAAGAAAGCGATGTAAACATCGAATATTCATATAAGAATGCGTTAAAGGATATAGAAAGTAAGAATCTATATAGCTTGGTATGCAATATCCATAAAACCAAGCATAATACAGGTGCAACAAACACTGGTTTCTATGTTGGTAGTGAATTTATTGAATATAATGACCCGAAGTTTACTGAACTTTCTCGTAAGCTTATAGATAAGTACGGCGACAAGTTAAAAGAAGAACTTAAGCATGCTGCACAAAAGCGTTACGAAAAAGGTATTCCAAACCGTAAAATGGCAGAAGCCGATAAGGTTTTTATCGACTCTAAACTCGCTTCGTATTTTGAAAATCCAAAACTTGCTATTAAAAAAGCTACCGATAGAAAAGACAATGAAGATACTATCGGCGATAAATCAACATATACAAAAATCGGTCAGGCTTTAGTTTATAGAACTTCTGAATTCGTAAGCAAGCTCGCAGATACTACTACAAAAATCAGCGAATCCAAATTTAAGCAGTTAATGATTGATGCTTTCAACGATGAAGAAGAAGAAAATTTCCTTTACGGTATTGCAGATATTGAAGCAAAAATGCGTATTGACGCCGCAAAGAAAACTGTTCAGCAAGAAGCAAAAAATAATGATGCTTTGAATAGATTTGGCGCAGATAAGTCAGAAGAAATTAGTCATAATGACGATGATGAAAGTATTACAGATTCCTATTATGCAAGTATTTCTAATGAATTAAAAACAACCAACCTACTTTACGAATCCGAAAAGGTTCCACGAAAGGTATCTCAGTTCAGCAATAATGCACGTATAGCCGCAAAACAGGCTGATGCGGTTGAAGCTACTTGGCCTCGTCAGTTTAAGTCCTGGTATGAAAAATATAAGGCAGCATTCGATAACGGTGTTAAGGAAGCGCAGGATAAAGTTCGTAAAGGCGGCGCCGGCGATGAAAAATATGTAGAAGATCCATTTACCCATAAGAAAATCAATATTCGTAAAGGTTGGGGTACAGGTGGTCCGCAGGCATTCCTTGATGATGTCTATGCTAAATTCCCAGCTGCAAAATCTGCAGCCGACGCAATCAATAGCGGAAATCTTACAATTTTCAATATGGGTCCACGTATGGTTCTTGGACTTTGTAAGGGTTTATCTGAAGGCGGCAAACTTCTTCAGACTATTAAAGACAATTTTGCAGAAGGTTTCAAGGAAATCAAGAGTGCGTTCAAGTCCAATGGTTCTACAAAGGATTACGAAGCACAAGTACAAAAAGCTGTAGAAGATGGTAACTATGGCGAAGCTGTTGCTGCACAGTCTGTTGTTGTTACTGCTGACTGTTCTCAACTTCTCACACTCATGGAAAATGGTCCTATCGGAACTGTTGATTTCGACAACAATACTTTCTCTACCGCTAACAGTAATTCTCAATCTTCTCTTGAAGTTGCCGTTCAGAATCTTATCGGTCAGTTAAGTAAATATTCTGATGTTTATGACAAGTATTCTGAAAACAAGGATGTCAAGATAAACAAGGAAGCTACTGATACTGTTGTTTCTGATACAAAGGAAAAGAAAAAGGAAAACTCTGAAGAAGAGGAAATGGAAGAAGAAAGCGCAAAGCCGAAATATCGTCCGTTTACTCAATTCTTAAATGAGGCTGATGAAGACGATGAGTCTTCTTCCGATAGTGAAGCAGATGATGAATCTGATACAGGTGAAACACAAGAAGACCAGTTGAATGCATCATTAGAACAAATGTCCGCAATAAAGGATATTTTTGAAGAAAATGTAGATATTCCACGTTTAAAGGAAATCCAAAAAGTTCTTAAATCTTTCATTGAAGACGGAAACATCGAAAACAACAATGTCGGTATTAATAGTCTTAAAGATATTATCAACCTTTATGACATCATGATTAAGGATGACTTAAAGTTTGACGTCAATAGCGAAAGCATTAAGCAGTTCGTCGACGGTTTAAGTGCTTTGAATGAAGTTAAAGAAATTCCAGTAATCGAAAATCAGGCTATTCATATTTCTGAAGACATTAAGACATTCCCGGCAATGGAACACGTAGGAACTTTCAAGAAGAAAGTTTCTTCTGAAGAAAATGCTACAAAGCTTGCTGCATCTATTAAAGCAACATTTACAGATGCTATCATGAAAGAGGTCGAAGGTCTTAATAATTTTGCTCGTAGTTGTAGTAATGACTCTTGGTTTAATGAATACAATGCAAAGAACGAAAAGTTGAATGAGTTAAAGAACATTCTTACTACTGAACTTGAAAAGGTGTATGGTGCTGGCAAAATCAATAACTGGTATTATGATGCTGTTGAAGAACTCGACAACCTCAACTACTTGCCTAAGCTTTATAAGCTCATAGCTATTGGCTCTTGTATTGCTTCTCAGCTTGAAAACCAAAGCGGCGATGAAATTGAAGAAAGCGTAGAAAATATAGAAATTGAACCGCTTAAGCCTAAAAAGAAACCAGGTAGTGTTTATCGTAGTCTTTATGAAAACGATGAACCTAATGACCAAGAACCAGAACAGCAGGATGATAACGAAGAAAATCCGTTTGAAGTCGTAAAACACAACATCCCAACTTTGGAAGAACGTCTTAGTTCTGTTGACTTCCGTAATATCTTGCCACCTGATAAAAACAACAAGGTATATCAGGTTGAAAACGTCGAACAGTTCAACCAGTATATGAGAAGCTTTGCAAATAACGCGAAGAAAGGTTTGGATATTGTTCATGGTACAAATGGTAACGGCATTGTTCCTATTGCACGTAATATCGTAAGCCAGGACAATGATGCTGGCGAAATGATGCGTGACCATCTCAATAAGTCCAACTGTAAGAAAATCTGTGTAATGTTCAATGAAGGAACTGATAAGAATCGTGACCATTCTGACCTTTATGCATATTATGCTACAGCATGGGCAATTTTGAAACATAGTAAGGAAGTATTTAATAAGCAAGAACAAAAGGCAGATACTAAAGCACGTGAAGGTTTGAATCGTGAATCTAATAATATCGAAGATTCATATCAATTCCCGGGAGTATCTCCAGACTCATTGATTAATGAAATCTATAAATATATCAGAGGTTCTAAATGATAACAGAAGATTTTGAAAAACTTATCGACCATCTTTATAATGCCACACAGGATTATAAGATTATTGTCGAAGATAACGACTTGAATGTTGAAAAGGCCGCAGAAGAAAAAGGTAAGGATATTCGTACAATTATCCGTGACGCTATTAAGCCTCAGGTTGATATTGCTACATCCGTTATCGATTCTATCGGTACTAGTTTTAATGATACTATCAGCCAGACAAAGCGTATGAAGGACGCTATCGACCAGATTCAATCTTGGGAAAAGCAGATTCATGGTGCTTGCGAACAGATTATCAATACTGTCGAATCCAAGGATGGTAGCATCGACCGTGAAGAATCAATCGTTAACGATTCTTCCAAGTGCAGCCCGATGGCTTTCAACAAGTATATTAAGAATTATACATCCCGTGATTATAGTACACTCGAACTTGCTTCGGCAATCGTAACTTTCTATAATTCACTCGCTTAATAATTTTTAACAATAATTAAAAAAGAGGATTGAAAACAATCCTCTTTTTATTTTCTCCTATAATAATACTCTTACTTGACGTCCATCGCTGTAAGAACTTCTCGAGCATTCTGAAGCTGTCCCTTCTTAACAGCAATGTCTTGCTTAATCTGGTCACGCTTCTGAATGAGAGGTTCCTTAATCTTACGATAGAGATAGAGTCTATGCTTGGTATCAAGCTTGGCTCCGACTTTCTTAATCAAGAAAATAGCATTCTTCAAGTTTGTAAATTCAAGATCTTCATCATTGAGTTTCTTACCATTGAATACCAATTCGATTGCAGTCTTAACCTTTTCGATTTCAACGAGCTGGTCGTCCTTAAGAGACTGAATAACAGCCATGACTGTCTGCATGACCTTTTCAGTATCATACATCATCTTACCTGCAGGATTCTTAGACAACGTTACGTCGTCAGAATCTGCCTGTCCCTGTGTGAAATCCGGGTCATCTTCATGAGAACCGTCATCAACTGGGGAAAGTTTCTTGTCTGGATCTTCAGCACCATCGGCACCTTGAGCGTTAGCATCGCCACCGGCTCCGCCAGCTCCACCTGCGCCACCAGCAGCTCCGCCACCTGCATCTGCAGCAAACGGATCACCAGCGTCACCACCACCGACATCATCAGCGGCAGCATCATCACCGCCAACATCTGCAAACGGGTCTCCAGCGTCGTCACCGCCGGCATCGTCTCCTCCGAAATCATCCGCTTCAGTCAAAAACTTCTTATATTCTGTACTGAATGAAAGATTAATCGGACTAACCGTTTCTTCTAAAATTTCTTTTAAATCTCTCATATTTTCCTTCCTAGAACTTATAAATTGCTTCAATTCGTTCCTTGATTATCTCTTTATTTATAGAACGGATATTGGAGCATGTCAAATAGTTGAAGAAAATCCTAGCTGTTTTAGTGTTTTTCTTCGTCAAAAGGTCATATAAACCGGCCTTATTTTCGGTTAAAATAAGATTAACCATCAATTCCATGAGGTCTGTAAGTCTATCTTTGGAAATTTCTACGTCTTCATCGACGCAGTTCTTAAAAGTCTTACAGAAATACTTCTCTAAAAATTCGTTTCTATGTGAAATTTTGTAATGCACTGAAAAAACCATCCTTATCCCTCTGCTCCTTCGTCTTCAAACTTAAAATTAGGCATCTCGGATTCAACGAGTTCGGGCTTTTGTTTGTTGTTTAATATCATGTCTAAAGCGTCACGAGAATTAGAACAGAATATATTGTTTGTCTGCGTCAAATTTGGCAACTTACCGGCCTTAGAAGACATACGATTATTTGCAATTCGTTCCTTCTGTTCCATTGCTGCCAACTTAATATTCTCATTAGACTCTGTGATTTGGTAATCCGTAACCTGTTTCTCAAGCTTGATAAGCTCTGAAAGGTTTTCGGTAATAGTCTTAGAAATATTGGCAAAGCTCGCGATAAGCCCAAGGTCACATCCGAACTTAATCTGTCCGGCAAGTGTCTCAAGAACCATCCTGTTAGTTGAAATCAAATCCTGAAGTTCGGTCTTAAGATATTCCTTGTCTTCAAGATTATATTTCTGCTGAGCGATACCATTCTTTACTTCAACAATAGCCTTCTTGGTTTTTTCCTCAGTTTTTTGTATTTCTTCTTTTATATCAAATTTTTCATCTAATTTATCGAATACATCGACGTTCATTTCACTCATTTATTAACATTCCTTTGACTGGCCCAGGAACCTACGTCTTCTTCGGATAATACATCAAAGATATATCCGTTTTCTTGACACCATTTTCGTGCGGCCTGCCACTTACAGTTATTAATTCTTATAACATTGCAACGTTCTTGCCATTGCAGCAACGATTTTTGAGTTTTCTTTTTAGGCGGATCCGGGTAGATGACCATCCCGTTCTCGTCGAGTCTTGCTATCTGACAGCTAGGCTTTACCTCGATAGCATACTTTTTAATTCCGTTGTGTATTGTATTTATTTCATAGTAAAAATCGATAAAATACCTATGAATCTTACCGTCCACTTCAGAATAATATTCAATCTTATGAATTTCACTACCCCATTTGATAACACGCTCACGAGTGTCGCACCACTCCATGAGCTTGTATTCCCAGCTTGAACGATATTCAGGAGGTCTAGCAGAAATCTCACCGTTAACGTTCAAACATTTGCTAGGATTTTTAGGGTAGAAAATACCCTGTCGGTATTTTTTACAAAAAATTGACATATTCTATGTTTATATATAAGGCTAATTTTACCACCCCTGGAAAGGGTCATAATATTTCTTATTATTTTCCGCTGGCCTATCGTCGTCATATTCAACTAACGGGTCAGGATATTCGTAATGCATATCCGTATTATATGGGTCTTTTCCTGCCCATGCCGAAGCCAAATTGTTATCATTAATTGCCAATGGATCTTCGTAATTAAACTGTGCACTAAGCGCCGAAGGCGCGACCCGGTATATGGGGTCATTTCTATTAGACAATGTTGGCGAATCTGCTGAAATCGTATACTTGTTGTCCTTATACATCTTCAAAGTGAAGGTATATGTATGCGGTTTCAAACCGAAAGCTTCTTCATAGTATTTGACATCGCGAATTTCATAGAAATAATTATTCGCCGGGATATAAATTATATCGCCAATAGAAGGAGACTGTGGCGCATATACTTCCGGTGTATTCTTATCCACTCCGCCGTATGTAGAGAAATAATTGAAAGCGTCAATACTTGCAAACATCTTTACAGTATCATCGCCCCAGATGCCCTGAAGCTGATAGATTCTGACATTAGGAGGAAGAGATTGGATATAGCCGTTGAAGTACCAGCTACGTAGTATATAACGCAGCTGGTCTTCACCATAGAGCTTGTCACGCTTCAAATCTTCTGTTACTCGGTAGTAGACACACTTCAAGCCAAAAAGGTCATACGCGTCATTTATTGCGGAATCAACAGTATCTTTTTCATTATCACAGACGATATTACCGCCCTCACTCAAAGGGGCAGTAATACTCTTCATCGTATTACATAACCATGAATATGCGGAAATATCAGTATTTGCCATACCTTATTTATACAGCCAAAGAAAGGCCGGTAAATGTAATAGTCCCGTTGAAGACACCGCCCGCACATGGAGAAGAATAGAAAACTTGTGTTCCTAAAATATAAGTCCAAATACTTTCAAAATACAAATCAAGTCCTGCATACCAAGCTTCTGCATTTGGGGCTTTTATAGTCTTCATGCTTGTTTCAAGTTGTTGACCGAACGGTGTCAAATTCAACAAGCCTTGAAACGGTACCATCATAGGTACAACAGCACCGATATTTTTAATATCAACGGTTACAGTACAAGTTCTTAAGAAATCCGTTATAATAGATACAAGCTGAACATAAAACGGTTCTTTCTTTATCTTTTGTGTAAATGTCAACGGGTTAATTATACCGGGAATAAATGTACTTATAGTTCCTATTGGTCCAATAGCCGGTGTTGTAACTCCTGCAGGAGTTGTAATAGCGCCTTGTACCATAAAACACGGTAAAGCCGTATGTGTGTTAAATGCTTCAGTAAAATATTCTTGTATAGCAGTAGAAATAGCCACTCTCGAAAGCTCTGGCTTATTACAACCCCATAAATGTGGTCTCAATACTGTTCCGAATCCTCTGTGCATATTACACTATAGTTATAATACCGTTTTGTGACCATTCAATTCTAATTATTCCATCCGGCGTATAGAAAGAATTATGCAATTCCGCATACGTTACCGGAATTATAATATCATCCGCATGATATGCGATTACAATGGCTGCGCTCTTCGTAGTCATTTTCTTGATTTCATAATCGCATGGCAGCGAAGTCATTTCAGTCTGGCTATCTTCAAAAGTAGTTTCAGTTATTCCATAAAGCAAATAATCTTCATTGTTATAACCGCTTCCGAAATCATATGTCTGACCCCAATAATTAAAATTGAAATTATTAGGTTTTAATATTGTCTCTTCATAGTTCTTTCTATTAAGTCTATTAGCTACAGGATTATAGTTATACGCAGTATAATTATAGTCATCTTTTATATAAGAATCAAAATTCTTCCTAGTAGAAAATAGCCATGCAGATACAGGAATATCAAATAATTTTTCATAACTTTTATTCGACGGTGTAAGTGTGTCCTTATCGACCGTCAAAAAAGTTACTGTTTTTAAACAGCCAATATCTGTTCCTTTATACTGACTGAGATAATAAATGTCTTTATCCGATTCTTTATCCCACTTCCATTTTACAGAATTAGATATTCCAGGAACTATCGGAAATGTATAGATATGGTAACGTCCAGGATTAAAATCACGGATTCGCTTTTGAGTATCATTCATAGTTAAATAATCAATATAGCGTCTGAATACCACGCTTTTAGCAGGACTTACCTTTATTTCCTTGCTATTGATATTATCAACTTTACTATATTTGACTGACTCTAACTCAACAGACATTATTCAATCTCCATGATTAATCCCTTACCGTTAACACCCTCAGCACTACAAGTCATAGACCAAGACTGAGTACCGTCGCATTCACCGAGACCTACATCTATATACATCACGTTATTTTTATGCTTATCGACAACAAGCAAACCATCAAAGTCTTCACAAATAATGCCGCTTGCAGCAGAAATAATACGTTCTGTCTTAAGGCTATCCAAGATAGACTTTTCCGAGAATGTAGCGCCTAAGTGCAATAATGAACCATCATAACGAATTTCATCATTATCGCCGTTATAATATTTACAGTTCTTCTTATCATAAGACAATGCACTTACGCTATCGCTGAACCAGAAGCCATACTTATTGGCGTTTTCTTCAAGCTTTACCGGAAGCGTAAATTTACGAGCAGAAGTAAGAACTTCCTTAACGAAATTATACTTGAACTTGTCTGTACCGGTATAAGCATCTGCAGCATTGGCCTTGATAATATTTCCCTTGATACCAGACCACAACCAACCATAGTCCTTATCCTTTACAAGGTCCTTAATACTATTGATTATATTGACGGTCTTGTTGTACTTGAACGGTTCAGTTGCCAAAACGTTATTTGTTACGGCGCTCGTAGTTACCGGAGAGAAATACTGATGATATTCACCGATGCTAAACGGATTATAATTATTACCGATAATAGTCATTGCGCCAGGATCACCATAATAACCGCTTGCATACGGAACATCCTTATACAATATAAGGTCACTACCGAAATACATATCCGGTGCAAGAACCTTATTCTGAGTATACACAGAAATATCAGGGTCAATATCATTTGCAGACTGCGGGTCCATTCCGAGTCTCATGGTATCAGCAACTTCTGCATAATTATGAAGCATTCGGCCATAACCTTCGCCTGGAACAATTTCATTGGTTTCCGGACTAATATAACCGTAATAGAGCTTATTGATTTTTACCTGATCCATGTTAAACAAGTGGTCAAGCAAATTACCAGTAGTCTTACCGCGTTCAAACGAAGAATCCTCATTATTAATCTCAAAACCAAATGCCTTCATTACTTGAGTATTCTTATTTTCGGTTCTATCAATGATACCTGCAAAGCCGGGAAGGTCAACGTTAAGGTTAATAGACCAATAGTTAGGGTCATTTGTCGGAGCAGCAACAATCTGGTCCATCGTAAACATACCTAAGCGCTTATATGCTGCAGACGGTGTATAATCACCGTAAGTATCAATATTCGACAACGGCGACTGGTTAATCGACGGAATTGCCATATATGTTGGCTTAATTTCTGCGATAAACGGTAATGCGATACCGAAAGCATAAGTCGGAATAATGGTATTCATATATGCGTTGAATGCCTTATCACGAGAGAACTGCCAATCGTTATTTGCAAGAATCATCGGACCATAATGTCTATAAGGACCTGCCTGTATATCTGAATAATTATTAGATTCAGTATATACACAGTTGATATTGTTCATAGCAATATAATGTTGAACCGCTGCTGTACTCTTAATATACTTATCGCTAATATTCGAAGAATTATATTCACAAACTGCTGCGAATGGCGCAAAGCGGTTATCAAATGAATAGTCATGTAATTCTGGATGTGCAAACGGAGAGAATGCATACATAAGGCTGTTGCCAAAAAGACCAACAGTCATACCACCGGAAAGTTTAAACCCGTCTACGTCACTCCAATAACCATAATTTATACCGCTAAGTGTCTTATACTTGACATAAACTTCAGGCTGACCAGGATTCGAAGACGTCATGAAATATCCATTACGTCCCGTACAGATTTTCTTAAGATTTTCATCATTAAAGAAATTGTTAGAAGCACTTGCAGCACTTACATCGAAAGCACTAATATTGACAACAGTTCCCAAATCAGAAATCAAACCGCCTTCAATACACTTATGGTTAGCAAAACTTTCAAAACAAGTTGTATGCTGATTATTCAAGTAAGCAGAAACATTAGTCATCGTGCTATTAGTACCAAGAACCAATGAACCAAACAAAGCACCAATATTCTTAATGGACTTCAATTCAATCTTATAGTTCTTACAACCGTCAATTACATAACGTTCCTTCAAGAACGATACTACTGGCTTATTAGCATTCGGATTTTCATAGTTTGCAATGAAGAATTCTTTAGAAGCCTTATTCGTAAACTTCGTACCGCCAATGCTCTGGTCACTATTCAAGATTTCTGGAATAGTCAAAGTATAATAGCTAACAGTTTTAGCTACTACATTTTTAATGTAAATCGACAATACTACATTAGTAGCACCAACAATATCATAGGTATCATAAGTATAGCTGTTTGTGCCATAAATTCCGGCTACATTATACATTGTACGTTCAAATGTATTAGGTAGTCTTAACTCTGTATCACGCTTTTTAAGAACCAAATTTCCAATAGCACAGTTGTAAATATAGAATTCATCTTTTGCAAATCCATTAGAACCAAAATGGTCAAATGCAAGTTTTACAGAATCTCTAATACCCCAACTATTATACCACTTATCAATACTATAAGTAGCAAAATCAGTATAGGTTGTAAATGCATAGCCTTCAGGACCTGCTACCAAATTAGCTTCTCTAACCTGAATCTTGTCATCGTTGGAAAGAGCATTTCCGTCAGTATCTTTACTGTATGGGTCTTTAATATCATTAGTTAAAGATCCTTCATGTCCGTAACGACCGTAATTATAAATTATACCCAAAGACTTGGAATGATTAAATCCATAAGTTCCGCCTGTACGCTTATCAAAAATTTCATAGTTTGATAATGCAATTTCAGCAGAATCTTCAACATGCATACCAGAATAAGGTTCAACCGTATTAATAGCGGTAAGACTGCCAGAATATGCACTGTTGGCTAAAATGGTATTCCTTAAAATCCAAGCATTTGCAAACTTCTGATGCGGTTCGATATATGGCGGAGCTGGCATTTCATAACCAAATCCATTATAATGATAGCAAATACCATCAAATGCGGATTGTGCAATATCAAACTCATGATTAAGAGTTCCAGAGGTCATACCGGAATAACCGTTAATATTCAATCGAATTAACGAAGTATCACCCCAGTCAAAAGTACCATCAGAATTAGTACCACCGATATTTAATTTTTTACGATATTCGTCGCTGTTATATAAGCTTTTTGTTCCATACAACGGGTTATTCAAAACTGAATAATTCGGTTCGGAAGCCAACAAATCAGTTACGAATTCTACAATATTTTCTGGGTTAGTATCTTCAACACGAACAGTATCACCGTCGTCAGAAATATAATAATCGCGTTTGTCGTCTACAACGTCAGCAGCGGTCAAGTTAACACAAACGTTATTGAAACCATAATTACCATTAACTGCTTGCTTACCCGCGATACCTCCTAAGAAACCAACATAAGTACCAGAAGTATATGCTGTCGCATTCATTGCAATATTATAAACAGAACCTTCATTACAACCGATAAGCAAACCAGTATTATAAGCAACACGGTTAAACTGGTGCATCTTTAAAGGCTTATCAAGATACTGTGTAGACTGAATTTCCCAATTCCAAATCGAATGCCTTGTAGTAGGATTTGCAGAATATGTATATTTCAATAACGAAAGATATGTACTCCAGTCAGTCTGTTTTCCAGCGACCAACATATTGGTATCAAACATTGTATTGATAGAATAGAACAATGTATGACCCGTTACAGATTCATAAATGTCATTCGCATTATCTACAGCTTTCGGATATGCCCATTCACCACAACCACGATTATCATAAGGATAGTAATTACTGATTGTTCCAACAGATATATCACCGGCATAAACTGCATTAGACTTCCAAAAACCTTTATTGGATGCACTGAACTGGTTTGTCGGATAAAGTGACGGGCCTGCACTATATGCCCAAGTACCGAAAACACCTTCATTGAAATAACCGATATATGGAACAATATTTGCAATAGAATTTATACAAAGATAATCTGGATAATATGTATTTACATCAGGATTATCGAAAGCATTTCCATCTTCGTCAGTTTTATTACTTACAGTATAAACTCCTGGAACAAAATCAGCAAAAGTAACCTTACCTGTAAAGGTTACATCTGAAATAGTACCATTATTCTTACCGCAAAGGAAACCAGCATTTATATCGCTGGCATCCTGCATCATGTGGGTAATATTTAGTTTTTTACCACAACGAATCAAATTATGACCGGCTACACGAATAGTATGGATTAAACCGCTTGTACCGAGATAGCCAATTAAACCGGTGCTATTTCCTTTACATACCAATTCAATATTCTGAATTATATAACCATTACCGTAGAAGATACCTTCAAACGGTCTATCAATATCAGAACCGATTGAAAAATCTATTTCCTTGTATTCATTTTCAAGAGCTTTTCCGTAACCGATATTGTCACCTAAAACAATATTGATTTTATTATTGTAAACTTCAGACTTATTACCGTTTACAATACCGTTAACCTTTTCAGCGCACCATTTAAGTTCTTCAGTAGTCTCTACATAATAGAAACCACGTGGTTTCATTACCTTATTTCCAGCATAGTCAAGTTCATCGCTTTCATATTCACGATATAATGCACCGCCGGGAACAAAAAAGAAGTGATACAAATGTACCTGTTTAGGGTATTTCTTATTAAATTCTTCCCAGTTATCAAGGTCAACATAACTTGGTCTTTCAGAATTAACAGTCTTATCGGCAACCTTATAAGTATAACGAACCGGAGTATACGGCTGAGTATACTTATCAAGCGCTGAACCCTTCTTAGCAATAGTCGCATCAGTAGAATAAATAAAAGCCTGTAAAGCGTCTATATCGGTAATACTCGGCAAGACTTCTTCCAAGTCTTCACCAAACTGCTTATTAACGAGATAGAATGACCATACGTCATCTTGTGAAAGTCTACCGCTTAAAAGCTTCTTCTTATAATTATTGAAAATGAAAGATTGCATATTACCACTTCTTTGCGACATCCACATTTTCGCCAGATACGCTCGTAATAACAACTGGTCTATATGTAGATAATGTCAATTTAAACTTATCAGTATTATTATTATTTATTTGTTCAAAAACGAAGCCTGACTGAAGTGCCTGATTTTCAACAATACCGAAATCTTTACTTGAATAATCAAGTTCCGTATTATATTCCTTAAGCCAATGTTCATTAATAGTCTTCTTATTACCGTTTCCAAAATAAAGCTGGCATTGCTTATTGATAAACTTATCAGCATTGTCAACACTATCCTGAACCGGATTAGGAAGATTCAAATTGCCAGGACCACCAATTATACGTTGTTCACCGCCCCAATGCAACTGAGAACACAAGGCAATATCGCCAGTAGGTAATCTGTATATAGCCGGATTCGAAATACTAGTACCTTCACGAAGATTAGAAGTCGATGGCTTAAATAATTCCTTAACTGTAATAGTAAAATCTTTATAGCCAGGGTATATTATCATCGAGTCAATATTTTCAATTCTTTGTCCAGATGCCAAATTGTTCAACATGTTCTCGACAATAGAACCCATTGCCCTATAACCTTGTATATTCGTATTATTCTCATTGGCATCACCAACTACAGTAGTATAATCCTTTACACTTGTCAAGGTATACTTATTATCTTCATGACTGAAGTACATTACTGCCGAATTTGCTGGCTGTGGTTTGATATATTTTTTCTTATCACTAGACGACATTCCCCAAGAAATAAGGTCACCTAATGCTGCACCAATATTTGCACCTGGAATAGCATATACCCAACCAGCAGTGTCCCACGTATAAGTAGTAGTTGGATCATGACCGAAATTTTTTTCTTCTACAATCGGTTTATAAAATTCCTGTCTTACTACTACATTTTTATTAGAATCTGGTTGGTATAAAACCGTAAAATACATGGATTCTGTCGAAATGGTATCTACCGTATTCGTATACCATTTCTTTGTCTTTTCAATATCCATATCAAAGAACTTATTTGGATGTTCATCATTGTATGCTTCTTGGAGCATACTTAACAACGTAGTCATCAATAAATAATTCTTCGGTTTCCAAATAATATCACGGTCATAATCTTCTGTAGAATTGTCACTATCAATATTTGCTGGCATTGACCATAATACAGGACCATCCATTGTTCCTTTAAAGAAAAGCTCAGCAATATCGACATAACTCATATACAATGGTGGATTATTTGTAACATTACCAAGACTTCTTCTATCGCCTGTCGGCGCATTTTGATTTATCCAGATATTTGGTACTAATGAAAGATTTCCATTACTGTCTCTTGTATAAATCTGAACTGCAAATATCTTTTCCATAGCCAATGATGACATAAGCACATGGTTATATTTACAGAATCGATAATTCAACGGCGTCTTTAATTTTTCAGAACCATATTTATTTTCAAATGCTGTTCTATCAGTTATTAACTTATTTTCAAAACTGCCGCTGTTTGTATTATCCCAATAAATTGTTCTCGGTGAAGAACTATACTTATTATAACTATTACACTGACTTTCTTTCTTGTATGCTACTGCGCCATTACCTACGCCAGCATTTTCGCAAACAGGATAACTAAAAGTACAGCTTCCTGAAGATTTTCTATGACAACAATTTAACTGATGGTTAGAATAGAATGGAGAATGAGCTGGAATTTCCTTATTATTCGCATCAGTAGTGAACATGACCCACATAGAGTCAGTTCTAGCGAATTCGTCACGAATATAAAAATCAACATAGAAAGTATTACCCGCAACAGATATTTTCATCAAATCATCTGCCTGGCTATATTCTGTAGTATTAACAATATGTTTAGGCGATGACCATCGTATTGCCTGGAAATTATTTTCTGAATTTACACTATATCTATCGGCCTTTTTAAGTACAAAAGCATGGTTAATAGTCAATGGACCATTACTAAAAAGCCAGTTATTCGGAGTATTTTTCAATGCACCACGGTGCATTACAATATATTCACCACGGTCAAGTTTAGCATTTATAATTTTATTCTGTAACGGTGCAAACTTTTGATTTGGGAATACTCTGAAAGAATAAGTTGCCGGAACCCAGTTATCCAAACCATTCCAGACATGAAGATAAAAAGAATTAAGATACTGATAGTTTACACAGTCAGACTTATAAACACACCAGTTATGTAAATCTTCACACCACCAATATAAATCCTTATATTTAAAAACGTTATCAGTCGTTGTATCTTTAGCCTGAATAAAACCGTTATTCGGGTCAATATCATCATTTACTGTATGGCTGTTATTCTTATAAAAATCATAAGGCGCAATCCATCCTTTTTCAGTGGTCGCGTCATTTTCATCCTGTAATGCGTCATCCGGAATATTTAACGGTGAACTTGTCTTTTCCTTAGTTTTAAGAACTGACTCATCATAAAAACCAGGAAATGTGCTGGTTTTATACGGTTCAGGATTTAATCTTTTATGTTCTCGAACGTAATATTCGATGCTATTCATTTGTTTTTCTTCAGCCATGCTATATTTATAACAGCCTTTAGGGTCAGTTTCTATAAATATAGTATGAATGAAGAAATGAATACTGAAGGCTTTATTGGCGATCCTATCCAGGTTCCACCTCCAAATTTCCCTTGGTCTCCGAAACCGGGTCCTGGTCCAATGCCTCCTCCACCTCCACCGATGCCTCCTTCTGGAAGACCGGTTCCGCCACCGAACGCACATACCGGTTCGGTGCCTATGCCTCCTTATCCTGGTCCATGTCAGAATGACCCAGTTTTGGAAGCTACTACTATTCAGAATATCGCAATGCTTCGAAACTACATCAAGCTCATGCTCGGTAGTCCGGTTATTTGCGTTGAAATTTCAGATGAACAGTTAAACTATATCATCGGTGACTGCATCCGTTACATCCAAAGATATTATTTCCGTCAGGGTAACTATCGTGATTACTTGGTTCTTGACCTTATTCCTGGATGTACACATTATAAGATTTGTCAGGAATTGGAATCCGTCGTTGACTTCGCTACGGCCAACTGGCTCGGCGACATTAACGAACTTTTCACGCTCCCGCACAATGCACTTTACGATTCTGTAATGAGTATGAATGCTTCATCTATTTTCCGCGGTTCCTGTTACGGTAACAGTGCTGGTTTCGGCGATGTTCTCGGAAGCTGGAATGCTGCACTTCAGTGGCTCGAACAGGCCAAGATGGATTTCGGTGAATCTTATCAGGTACGATACAACGAGAAAGAAAAGGAACTTTCAGTTTGGCCTACTCCGCGTCACCCTTGTAAGGGAATTATGGAAGTCTATAAAAAACAGAAGTCTGTAAAGATTTTCAACGATATTATGTTCCGTAAGATGGTTGTCGCTCGTGCAGGCATGGTCTGGGCAAATGCACTCCGAAAATATACTTTGACTATCGCCGGCGGTGGTCAGTTGAACGGTGATTCGCTCTATGCCAGCTATAAGGAAGAATACGATTACTGCCTCGAAAATATCCGTCTCGAATCCCCGAACGGAGAATTCTGGATCTCGTAATTCTGAATATATATCCAAATATAGAAAAAACCTGGAAAAACTTCCAGGTTTTATTCTTTTTTATAAAAAATTCAAATATAAACGTTATTTTTAATTTACGCAATAAAAAATTTTACTTATATTTGAATAAAAATTTTTACATAGAAGACCAAAGTCACAGTAACGAACGTCAATCCAATGAGTGTATCGGCAATGTCTTTGGCCGTTTAGGATTATAAGGTGTATATCCTACACTATGATCGGGCAGAAGTCATGACCAGTTAGAAGCTAATGGCCGTAACCGATAACGTTCCACCACTGAAGTATTTATAGCACTAAATACATATAGCCGCCATCGGTTGTATTGAATGTAGCTCGGAGTACAGGATGACCAGCCCGATATGTCAATACGTAAATCCTCTTACTGTAAGAAGTACAGAAACCTCGCTAAGGCTTACTGTATAAAAAATTTAAAAGATTTAAAAAATAAAACATCCAGGCAACGCCTGATGTGGCGCATAGCGCCAATAAAACGCTGGCTTGCCAGCTGTGGGCGCTTGCGCCCGTTAACTGATGTTTTATAAATATAGATATGGGTGTATACGATTTAACTACAAAAATGGGTAGACCAACTCGTGGAAATCTAAGATCTATCTGGGATAATGATTTTTATAATCAACCACCTGCTTTAGGCTGGACTTTTAAAGCAGTCTTCAATGATTTTATGAATTTCAAGAGTGATAATAACTCATTAATAACAGAAAACGATATGGAACTATTGAATAAAGCAGTAGTTTCAGTAAGTATACCCGATAGAAAGATAAATACGGCAGACTTATATTATGGTGGTTTAAATTTCAAGATTCCAACACGTGCAGAAAATTCAGGTACAATCACGTTTAAATTCAATGAAGACAGTTTATATAGAGTAACTACCATTCTTGAAAAGATTTATCATATACAAGCGTTAAACAAGTTCTACTATACTTCGAATTCGATACCTAACAATGCAGCTGCATATTCTTACGGTACAGATACACGAGTAAAAGGAGATACACTTACTCCTCAGGCAAACGGTAGTTCAAATATTTCGAATATAAACACGAAACCAGGAATAATCTCAGTCAAGATATTCAACCAGTATAGAGATCCGTCTACAAATTCTATGGGACTTAACGACGGTGACAAGGGAGATTATTTCAAGCAATACAAGTTCTACGAATGTAAACTAGTATCTATTCCAAGTATTTCATATAGTTATGAAAGCGATGATACTATTCAACGTGATGCGATATTTACGTATAACTGGATGGATTTCAATACGAAGTATAATGATAGAACATTTTAGGAATAACTTATGCCAAACAGTATTTTTATTAACGAAAACTTTTTTAACATGTCTGATCCGCAACCAGGCTGGTTATTCCATGTATTTTTCTATAAGACAACCGGTACGTCAAAGATTGACGACGACCACCTTATAGCTGAAACCGCTACATTACCGAAGTTTGAAACTGTCACCGTTACAAAAAAGTATTTCGGTTCTGAAAAGACTTTCCCGATTGTAAGAAACTATGGAACAGACATTAGTTTCAGATTTACCGTTCGTGCAGAACCGAGCGATAATAACCAGTTATATAATATCGCCCAGATTAATGCCCGTTGTCTTAAGGACTTGATGGCTTCAGACGGTGTAAGTTACAATAAGTCTACGATTTATCCAGTTCACCCGGAACATGAAATCTATTCGTCTCGTGTAGGTACAAAGGATTATGTTACTATCGATAAAATCATAGTAATGATGAAGGATAAAACTGGCGAGTCCAACCAGAACAGTAATTTCAACGGCGAATTCCATTTTGAAAACTGTGTCCTTAAGAACCTTGACTTTGAATCCGATTTGGATTATAATAGCGAAGAGGTAGTGAAATGTAAACTTACATTCCACTCAGACATCTGGACATATCATATTAACAAGCGTGAACCTAACGGAAATCTTAAGATTGTCCCGCAGAAAAAGTCGTTCGATAACGGCGCTTACGCTCTGTCTAAAATACCGACAGATTTCTAATTACCAACCAGCAAACGGGTCATAATATTTGGACTTATCATCCGTATATTCTGCTTGCGGATCTTCATATTCGTATGCGATATGACTATAAACACTATCCTTAGGCTTATCTTCATCTGTCTTATCTTTCGGTAAGTCAGTATTGATTTCAAGAATATCACTCTTAGAACCTACTTCAGAAGTTGCATGACCTTCTGAAGTCTTTTCGTCAATATCGAAAATTTCGTCAAGTTCCGTAAATGCACGTAATGTGTCCATATTGTCCGAGTTCTCGTTGTTCTCGTCAATATTCTGGTGGTTGTTTCTCCAGATTCTCAATGTGAACGTATACGTAATCGGGCTGGATAAGAACGATGTTCCTTCAGCGAACGTTTTGACGTTGATTACTTCATAGAAAAGGTTAGAATATTCAAGGTAAATAATATCGCCTATTTTAGGAACTTCCGAATTGTACTTTATCTGGTTTGTGCCGTATTCGTATCTCGAAGCTTCCATAAAATGCTGGATAGTACACATACAAGTTATGACTTCTTCGTATGTCATACCTTGTAGAGTATAAGTCTTCTGATATGCCGGTAACTGTTCGGCATACATCTTGAGAGTGAATCTTCTCTTGACGTTCTCGATAGGATCTTCACCGTAAAGTCTATCCTGCTTGGTCGAAATATCCTTGATATAATATTGTACCTGGAAACCGAAATTACCGAAAGCCTCGGAAGTTAAAGATGACATTAGAGCGGCTTCAGCAGCATAACAGTCGTTATTCTGGCTATCAAAATATTTCGGGGCGTTCCAGTCCTTATTTCTAACTGAACAACTACCACTTTTAAATAATTTTGTGAATTCTGAAGCGTAATCTGTTGCCATAACATATTTATAAATATAAGTAGAGGTTTAAAATGACTAGAAAATATTTAATTGAATCAACTATGCCGTGGAAGGAAAGACTTCAGAAGTTCGTACTTGCTAAGCCTGAATATGGCAAGAAGATTGCATTACAGATTGTTGGTTTACTTTCCGACCAGCTCGCAGAAGATTTTTATGTCGACTATTGTCTTGTAAACGATTTACCGACCGAACTTGACGACGACGATAATACGAAAGACCGTCTTATTCGTTTTATTACGAAGGATGTTTTCCTTACCGAGGATGTTCTTCCGGCGCTTATCAAATATGTCGACGATGACGTTATTGAAACGGTAATCGATTATTACGGGTATCGAAAACTGATAGACGAAGTATTGTTAATTAAGAAATTATAAAATTAAAAAGGAGATTTTAAAATCTCCTTTATTTTTTAAATCATGTCTTCAAGTTTATTTTTCATTTGGTCAAATGACTTGAACTGAATTACCTGACCACCAGCTTCATTAAATAGTGCACAGTTCTTTTCGTAGTCGTCGATTAACAAAGCGTCAGGTTCTGCATAGTAAGTTTTTTCCTTACCGCCGTTGACAATCAACAAGTGATGCTTGTCAAGACCGACATTCTTCCTGAGCCAGTTCATTCGACCAACCTTGCCATCCTGAGCACGAACTGCTGTAAGGATATACAATTCGATTTCCAACTCGGTAGTAAGCTTTTTCAGATAATCAAGGACCTGTTTTCCTTCTGCGGTCCAATCGATTTCTTCCCAGAACTTAGGGCCTGCACTATGAATGACATTCCAATCGACTTTAGTACCTTCGATACAGTTGTATCGTTCGCACTGGCCTCTGAAGTCGGCAAGAACGCCATCGACATCCAAAAATATTTTACTTACCATTTTATTTTTCCTTATTAATCATCAAATTCATCAAAGCTATGATGTGAACGCTTTCCAGAATTACGGTTAAATTTATTCTTGTTACGTTGGAACTTATCAGGTTTTACATCTTCAATCGGCTGAAAATTTTCTTGTTCTTCACCAGCAATATCAAATTCGTCGAAATACTTGCTGAATAGGGATCTACCGAATTCCTTAGGCCATTTCTTGACAATCCAAGCGTCTTCGATGTCACCGGTATGTTCTTCCATGAACTGGTCGAACTGTTCAACTGGAATATCGTAGCCGCAGCAGCAATCCCAAACAGCATCACGTACTGTACCAATCCAATCTTCGTAGTCTGTTCCAGTATATTCGCCGCCGACAGTAACTTTAAGTGGTCTTCCGTCATAACGGTCACCGTCTATATCATTGTCGGAATCGCCGATAGTATTGAAAGTTTCAACAATATAACCGTTTTCCTTGAGAATTTCAAGTGCTTCTTTTAAATATTCTGCCATAACAAACCTCTGTATTATTTATAGATAAAATCAGTATTCAATAATCCGAGAGGATGTTCTTCTGTTGACTTTACAAATACTTCTTTAATATAATCTGGCTGGTCATCTATCTTTTCTACACCGAATTTAAGCTTTAATTCAAGTCTTAAACTTTCGGCCAATGAAAATGCATCAATAATATCAGAAGTAGGAGGTGTACCTTTCTTACCGTTTTTAACCGGCGGAAGATCTGAAATATTCAAAAGAATATTGCCATAACTCTTCTTTTCGTTTCTGTCGACTACTTCGTTTTTCATTCTGATTTTATCGGCTTTACCATAACCGGTGAATATCTTCTTATTCTGGTTTGGCGGATAGAATCGTAATTTTTTGCCCTGTCTGAATAACTCCTGTTTAATATAACCTTCATATTCGGCAAGGTCGAAAACCTTACCATTTTGTCCTCGAGAAATAGCGTATGCTTCTACTCCGATATACTCGCAATCCTTACACCAGTCAAGAATCTTATTCTGAAGAGCTGTGTAACGTTGGTATGTATTACGGTAATCTTCATATCGATAAAGCTCGATACCTTCTAATATAGCATTTTTTTGAACTGTTGTAAACCCGTGACGTTCAAGGTTCACAATATCAAATTTATCGTCCAGTTCTTCAATAATAATTCCACTACTTGTCACAGACAAGTCTAATCCGGCTATTTTCATATCACCTCACAATTTGCTTAACTGAATATTTATATAAATAAGAAAGAGGTTAAAAATGAAAAGAATTATTGAATCTGCAGCAGATCTTGAACCTGAGGTTATCCGTCAGGTCAAGGAATATATCGAACACTGTAAGAAGTTTGACGCTCCTTGTACTACCAGCGAATGCATCCAGTACATTGCCGATAATGTTTACAGTACATATGATGAAATCGAAGATGAATTCGGTGCACTTATTATCGACATGATGCACATCTTCACACGTAAGGAACCTACAGTTGAAGATACTCTTAAAAATGATGAATTCGACTATGAAGCAGACTTACAGGCTGAATCATTTAATGGAAAAGGAAAATTCAGAAAGTGTAAGAAATGCGGTCAGGTTATCAAGGGTGATGACGACTGTGATTTTACCAACAAAAAAGAATGCATATGTCCAGCATGTGCAAAGAAACAAGACAAAGAACGTTCACATGGAAACAAATTCATGGAAGCCAAGGCTATCCTTGAAAGAAACGGATATGAACTCATAAAAGAATAGGTTAATTCCGAAAATTTAAAGGGAACACCGTTTGGTGTTCCTTTTTTCATTTATAAATATAGCATGGGATTATTGAATGTATATAGCTTTAATAAAACGATTAAACCGCATATCGCATATCGTTTTAAAGTTACTTTCTTCTACAATAAAGGTGCAGAAGAAATCGAATCCTTGACATATTACGTTAAATCTGTAGAACTTCCGATTTGGAATATGAATACGGAAAATAGACAGAGATTCGGTAATACACAATATGTAATTCCTATTTTCGATTTCGGTCAGTCTACATTGAAGATTGTTTTTATGGAAACCGATAAGATGAGTGTTACTTATTTTCTCAACGGTTTTCTATTTAACAATATAGAAAATGCAGATATGGAAGCAAATTTATGGAATAACTGTGCTCCAAAAATTATTAAAATAAAGATTGACGAATTAGACCAATCTATGAGAAATACGGTTGTTTCCAATATCTATGCTTGTCATTTAAAGAGACTTAGCTCTCCGAATTTTTCAAACTTAAACTTCGGTAATCCTATTGAAGTAGAAGCAGAATTTGTAGTTCGTTATAAATTAAATTCTATTGCAGAAGAAATCGGAGAAGTACATTCTTCACTTCCTGATCCTGAAACATTTAAAGACGATATACTTAATTCGAGAACTCAGGAAGAATATAATAAAAATGCTGCTACAATTCATCAGAATAAAGCAAACGCATTGACTACTCAACGTCCGTTAACACAATCCGAATTAAATGCTATTCAGATGAATCTTTCTGAACGTTTAAGCCAAGCTCAATCTCTTGGTTTAAATTCGAATAATGAAGAATATGCTTCTATTGAAAAACAGTTAGATTTGTTTAAGAAGCGTAGTGAATTGATAAAGAATAATGGAAGCGTCGATGAAATCCTAGAAATTGATAGACAGCTTGCTAGTGTAAATACTTTGAATGTAACGGGTGCATCTTCTTCTAATGGCGATACTGGTCTTCTCGTTTCTAAGATTGAAGAAATGAAGTCGATTAGTAAATCTGAAGGTCTTGTATATGGTCATCAGGACTATGTTGATACGACAAGCATGGAATTCAAGGATCGTTCTTGGAACGGAGACAAAACTAAAGGTATTGACTGTTCCGGATTTGCTACTCCTATTCTTGCGGCTGTTGACAAGAGCATTATGAATTATGCAACCGACAAGAAGCGTCTTAATACACGTGAAATTCAGAAATATATGATTGAACACCCTGAATTATACGAAGAAGTCGAAGTTGAAGAAGGTATGGAATTAAAACGTGGCGATATTGCATTACGTGCAACTACTACTGGTGGTTCTGGTAAGGACCAGAGCAGAGACCATATCTTGTTTATTGACCAGGATGTTTCTAGTCTTTCTACTAAGACTGTTGTTAAAACCGCAGAATCTACTGGAGATTCTAAAAATCAAGTACAGGGCGAATATGTACGTAGCGGTAATTACATTATCAACGGTTCAAGTAAGGGCGGTAAATATAAGATTTATCGTTTAAGAAAGCAAGCATAAATATAAATATAGTGTTAATTTAATTATGAGGTGAAAAATGGCTTCTAAATCAGAACCAATAGATTTATCAAACATAAACAATGGAAATCTCGGTGAAGTTTTGGCACAGTTACAGAACGCAATTCCGAGTAATGCAGTATTGCTGGACAAGACTTTAATGCCTTCTCGCGGCCGTTATTATACGGAAGATATTTATATTAAGAAACTTTCGACTCTTAATGTAAGAAATCTTGCAAGTATTGACGAAAAGAATATTATGTCAGTTATCAATAATGTTCTTAAGTCTTGTTTGTTCAATATTGACCCAAATAAGATTCTTGTAGGCGATAAGCTTTGGCTTATTTTCTATCTTCGTGCATTTACTTATAACGACGCTCCGTTTAAGCTTCGTGGAAAATGTAACAGTTGCGAAACCATCGCTACATTTGACTATCAGCTTAAGAACTTGAAAGTACAGTATCTTGACAAGGAACTTCCAGAATATTTCGAAGTAGGCAAGGATAAGGTAAAGATTGAATTCCCGACTATTTCTACAGAAACAGAAATTAACAAACTCAAGACCAACGAGCAAATTGTTGAAGACTTGCTTCCGGATGTTCTTGATATGGCAGCATATTTCAAGGAACTCAATGGTAAGTCGTTGACTTTGATTCAGGCATATCGCTATATCTTGAATCTTGACGCTGTTGATTTCAGTAAGCTTACTAATGATTTGGATCCATATATCTTCAATGCTTATCCGTATGCTATTTTCAAGTGTCCTATTTGCGAAGAAGAAGTTACGCTCCCGATTGCATTCGTTCCGCAGTTCTTCTTGCCAAAATCGGTATAAATAAGATATGAGCAGTTTTTCGGAATATGTTAATGGACAGGTAAATAAGAGCACGGATGAATTGGTTAAACGTACTGTTATTAAGCCTGTTCAGGCCGAAGATACTATTGAAGATACTGTTGCGAAGTGCAATCCTGAAACATGGACAGCACGTGAAATTAACAATGTCAAGTATTTGATTTACAACAAGAAATTTATCAATATCTCAGAACTGAAGCAGAAAATCGCAGATGTTTATAGAGAACACGGTTATAGTGATTACGGCTTTGCTAAGCTTACGGAAAGAGACCTTGTAAGATATACGAAAGTAAAGAATATCCTTATGGATTCTTTCTTAAGTGAAGTGAGCGATGAACTTGACACCGATTATTTGGCTGGTAAATTTTTTGATAAGGAACTCAAGGACTTTGACTGGAAACCAGAGGAATACTAATGACAAGACCAACAAACAAATTATTGGAAGTCAAGTTGCTGGTGGATAAGTGGGTTATTGAAGAGACACTTTCACGTATTGGAATAGTCGACTACAAAAAGAAAATAATCTATCAGTCATGCCACTTGTTTGAACAGTTTGGAACATATTATCTGGCACACTTTAAGCAGTTATTTACTATCAGTACAGATAAAAGCGGCTATCATGGATTTGGTAATGTTTCATTGGAAGACATCGAGCGTAGAAACCGAATAGCGTTCTTGCTCGCACAATGGAACATGATAAAAATCGTAAATCCAGAAGAAATCGAGCCGCACAATATGAAAGTAGAAATAGTAAAACATGCTGATGCTGATAAATTTATGAAAGTTAAAAAATTCCATACAAGCAACTTAATAAATTCATTCGATTAATCAAAAACCCGGTTCAAAAGACCGGGTTTATAAATATAGAAGCAACTGTAAAAGGTAAACTATGAAAATATTATGCGGTAATGAATTTAAAACTTTTAAGGGCTTCATGAAGAAGCTCGCAAAAACTGTACTTATCGAATTTGATAATACAACATTAAAATGCTCAATCGACCATAAGTTAAAAACAGAAAAAGGATTTGTAGAAGCAAATTCTTTATATGTTGGTCAAGAAGTTGAAAATACTGAATTTGGAAAAAGTACAGTAAAGAATATAACTTTACTTAATGAAGCTCAGACAGTTATTACACCGGTTGAAGTTGACGGAAAAGAATATTCAACTCCTAACGGTTTGATAAATCATAACTGTAGCTTCATCGGTTCTTCTCAGACGCTTATCGACCCTAATGTTCTTAGTGATTTGATGCAGAAAGAACCTATCGATTATCTCTATGATTTGGATATGTGCATTTACGAAAAACCAATTCCTGGTGCACTCTATGTCATGGGTGTTGACTGTGCGACTGGTGTCGGTGGTGACTATGCGGCAATTCAGGTTATTAAAATCAACGGAAGAAACGACATGGAACAGGTTTGTACTTACATGTCGAATACCGTAACTCCTGGAAAATTCGCTCGTATTATTGACCAGACTTCCAAGATGTATAATAATGCTTATTATATTCTTGAAAATAATGACGTCGGTCGTCAGGTTTCTGAAGAACTTTGGTATGTTCTTGAAAATACGAATTTGATTAACACAGATAAGCATGGTCTTGGAACTCGTGCTGATAAGAAATCAAAACTTGATGCATGTATGGAAACAAAGAGACTTATTGACGCAAGAATCCTTAAAATTTATGACGCCAATACGATTGCTCAGCTTTCCCGTTTCGAAGAAGTTTCGCCTAACGTTTTCAAGGGTGCTAAGGGAACTCATGATGACCTTGTTTCCGGTCTTTATTGGGGTGTTTATGCAACATTACAGCCGGAAATCGACCTTGACAGTTGTAAGACAGTTCAGCTTGTAGATAATGGTGATAAGACTCTCGACATGATGGTTGAAGAGTTATCAAATGATGAAAATGATAATTGGTTGTGGAGTGAATTTAAGTAATGCATCCGTCTCAATATTCTTATGATAAGTACAATTATTGGAACATACCTTTAAACGAATTACCAACACGAGGAATGTTCTATCCTAAAGACGCTAAGATTAAAATGCGAAGCATGTCTGTTTTGGATGTGAAGTTTCTTGCTACATATCGACCGGAATTGGCAACTGAAGTATGTAACGAACTTCTGTTTAAATGTTCTTATCTTGAGAATATAAAGCTGGAGGATCTTTATCTTCCTGACCGTATCTATCTAATTTTCTGGATTAGAAACAATAGTTTTACTAATGGTAGTAGCTATGTTTTTGACGTTAAAGAATGCCCGGAATGTAAAGCCGCTTATAAGGCTGAAGTAAGACTTTCTGATTTTAAGATTAAATATCTCGATAAAGAATTCATTAAAAAGATATATCTTGAAGATTATAACGTTGAAATGCCTTTAACTATTCCTAAGTTTTCAGATTCGCTTTATAAACCGAAAACATATATCGAAGAGATGGCATTATGGATTGATTTGGATATTCCGTTTAAACAAAAATGCAATCTCGTAGAAAATATGTCAGGTCTTGATTCTGCGAAATTGTTTAATACTATAGAAAATAATTTCTGCGGTTTTGATAAGGAATTCTTAATTCATTGTCCTCATTGCGGTGGTACAATGCCGATAAGTATTGACCTCAGTGACGATAATCTATTCACTTTCTTCCCGCTTCCAAATGTTCTGGAACGTATTGCCCGTATCTGTAAGTATGCACATCTTCAGATTACAAATGACTGGGCATGGCCAGAAGTTGAAGTCATGGAACAGGTAATCAATAAGATTTACAAGGAAGAAGAAGCCGAGCTGAATAAGAATAATCATACCATGACAAACAATGGTATGGCACCACAAAACTTCCTTCCACATTAAAAATTCAGAATAAAAATTCCAATTGTAAAAATTTTTTTACAATTAATACTATATTTTAAATATTAAAATACAATGTTTACATTGTATTTTAATTTTATTTTGCAGAGGAAATATGAAAGAACAACAGGAAGGTTACATATCAAATGAGTATTTGCGAGATTTGATTATCAAATACAATAGAAAGAACATAGACGATACAGGCAATTGGTGCGGTCCATATCGTAGTAAGCTTAACAATAAGTATGCTAAGGCGAAAGAAGAACGACCGATTATCTTGGCGAAGCTTCAAGAAGGAAATCTCCCCGAAAAAGAAGAAAAAGAACTTAAGAAGAAGCTTAGCAAATTAATGACAGATGAACAGTATCAGGCGAGTCTGAACTTTATTACAAAGAAAGAAAAGTATATTCCAGAATTACGTGAAATGTACATGAAGTTAAGTCCTGAAGAACGTCGTCATTATAACTATGAACTTGACTTGATTAAGAAAGAAATTTGTGAAGCATTCATGAAGGTTATTAACGGTCGTATTATTTCGTTTAAGCTTGTTACAAGCAAGGACCGCGAAGATATTGAAGATATACGTCAAGAATGCTTAATGACTCTTTTCACCTATATAAATAGATATGATGAAGATAGAGATACGAGTGCTTTCGCATTTGTTACACAGCTAATCAGTAATGCTATTATTCTCTATATTAATCAGCTTAATGAAAGAAAAGAAAAAGAAATCCCGGGTCTTGATTTTTATGAAAATCTTAACACGGTCGATGATTTTAGAGGTGAAGAAGACTAATGTTAAATGCACATACTGAAAATTCAGATGGAAAAAATCTTGCACTAATTTTCTGTAAGGATAATTCTGGTTGCAGTCATGTAAGACTTCGATACAATAGTGAATATATTAACGGACATAACATGGGTGTTTATCCGATTGTTTTGCCGTTTCCGACATTCGATCCAGGTTATCTTGCAAGAACAAAGGCATTGATTTTCCAGCGTCCAATCAATCCGATGGACATTCAGATTATTACACGTTACAAGGAATTACAGCCGCGATTCAATTACAAGATTGTCGCCGAATTCGATGATCTTGTATTCCTTACTGGTGAAGGAAAAGATGACGCAGTTCCGTCTTATAATCCTGGTCATGACGGATTTATGTCCAATATCGGCCAGATTATGGATGTAATGAAAGCCGTACTTCCGATGGTTGACCAGGTTATCTGTTCTACTCCGTATCTTAAGAAGATGGTCGAAAAAGTTTTCGGTCACAATAACGTCAAGGTTGTAAAGAACGTTGTTCCGCGTTATCTTTGGAATTTTGAACGTAAGAAACCAGTAGAAGAAGACCTTAAGAAACCGGTTGTAATTTATTCCGGAAGTCCAACACATTTCCGTACACCGATTCCTACACTTAAGCCTGGTCAGAATCCGAATTTCCCGAATGGACATCCTGGACAGCCTGGTGACAAAGGTGACTGGAATACGGCGCTTTGTGATTGGGTTATTAAAAATGTTAAAGAAGACAAGATTGATTTCGTTGTTGTAGGTTCATTGCCGTTCTTCTTTGAACCTATCAAGAACAAGATTACATACGTTCCATGGTCTGACTCGCATACCTTCCCGAGAAAGTTTATGGAATTGCATGCCGATTTCAGTATTGCTTCCATCGTCGATAACCCGTTCAACAGATGTAAGTCTTCTTTAAGATTTACAGAAGCTTGTGCTTGCGGTTGTGTATTTATCGGCGACGTTTTCAAGGCAAACGATGATAGTCCGTATCGAGAAATTCATCCAGAATGTAAGTTCTTCGATACATCTTCTATCGACGAAATAGATACAATGTTCTGGAAACTCTGCAAAAAAGATAAGTATAACGAGGTTTTGAATTGGCAGTATGATTTCATCAATAACAGTGAATGCTGGTTGGAATCAGACGGTCACATAAACGAGATGCTTTGCATTTTCGATACAAAGTCTCCGAATATTATTTAAAAATCCAGAAAAAATCTATTACTATATGGCTAATGTTTTTTAACATTAGCTATATTTATTTGCAAAATTTAATAAGGAAGAAACTATGAGATTAACATTATCAAATGGACGAACATTTATCATTAAGGTTCGTTATCGTACAGAAGATAAGGCAAAGTTCTCGAAGGACCAGTATGGACGTACAATTTCTGTTACTTGGCAGGAACATAATACGGTTGTTGCAATCGGTGAAGTTATTGACCATGCAGATATGTCCACTGTTTATAAGGGCTATGCCTATTGTTCTTATAAGGACACTTTCAGTAAGAAGACAGGTCGTGAAATTGCCTATTACAATGCAATTACGAATATGCTTAAGGCTGGTGTAATTACCGAACCTGAAAGTCATGAAATGGATGTTTTCGCATTGAACAAGTGGGTTCAAGATAATACAAAAACTGAAGAAACTAACAAGGAGACTAACTAATGAGTGACATTAAGTTTAAAGCAGTAATGACGAAGTTCCAGCCGATTATCAAGAAAGACGCTGTTATCGTTTCTTTCAAATTGAAGGTTGTTGAAGATACATCAATCCGTACTTTCCCGCAGCAATTCCGCGGTCAGATTGATTTGATGAGTCTTTTTGCTTCCAATGCTACTCAGGACGTTTGGATTAAGAGCGCCATTCCGCTTTCTGATTATCGCATGAAGTATGAAATGACTTTCGACCAATATGTTTTCGATGCTCGTCTTGACCAAATCGATACTACTCGTAAGGAAGCTAAGGATGGAACTTGGTCTACCGAATATATCCTTTCGTTCGTAAAGGAACTCGATAAGGACCTCGATACTAATCTTAGTTCTCTCTTGAAGTATAAGGCTATCGACCCGGAAACTGGTAAGAAGATTACGGTTCAGTTTGATACAACTCTTGTTGAAAAGCAGTAATTATAGAGGAAAATAAATGTCAAAGGAAATGAAATTCGATACAGAAGCACGTGAAAAGCTTCTCAATGGTATTAGTAAGTTGACCAAGGCTGTTGCGACAACGCTCGGTCCTGCAGGTCGAAATGTTATGATTGCAACTGGCTCACGTCCGGTTGTAACGAAGGACGGTGTGTCTGTAGCTCGTTCCATTGATTTACCGGATCCGTTCGAAAATCAGGGTGCACAGCTCGTTAAGGACGTTGCATCCAAGACCAATGAAATTGCAGGTGATGGTACTACCACGTCTAGCATTCTTTCGCTCGCAATCGCTCGTGAAGGCCTTAAAAACGTTACCGCTGGTGCAAACCCAATTGAACTTAAAAAGGGCATGGACGCAGCCGTAGACGCGATTATTAACGAAGTAGAAAAGAATGCTATCAAGGTTACTGACAAAAAGGCTATTGCTCAGGTTGGTACTATTTCTGCTAATGGTGATGAAGAAATTGGTAATCTCCTTGCCGACGCTATGGAAAAGGTCGGAAACGACGGTGTTATCACTATTGAAGAATCTCGTACCGCTGATACTGTTCTCGACGTTGTTGAAGGTATGCAGTTTGGCAACGGCTATCTTTCTCCGTATTTCTCTACCGAAGAAAATATGTCCTGCGTTCTTGAAAATCCGGTCATCCTTATGTACGGTCACAAGATTTCTACAATGAAGGAACTCGTACCGACTCTCGAATTCTGTGCCCAGAACAATAAGCCGCTTCTCATTATCGCTGAAGATGTTGATGGCGAAGCTCTTGCAGCCCTTGTTATCAATAAAATGCGTGGAACTATCAAGGTTGCTGCTGTTAAGGCTCCTGGTTATGGTGATTCTCGTATTAACAACCTCAAGGATATTGCAGTTCTTACTGGCGGTACCTTGGTTAGTGATGAAATCGGTGTTAAGCTCGAAGAAATCGATCCTTCTTATCTCGGTTCTGCAAAGACCGTCAAGATTACCAAGGATTCTACCACTATTATCGAAGGTGCTGGCGATACTGAAGCAATTAAGTCTCATGTTGCAAGCCTTAAGAATCTCGGTCTTGAAACTGAATCTGACTACGAACGTAGCAAGATTGCAGAACGTGTAGCACGCCTTTCTGGCGGTGTCGCAGTTATTAAGGTCGGTGCTGCTACTGAAGTTGAAATGAAGGAAAAGAAGGACCGCGTTGATGACGCTCTCCATGCTACTAAGGCTGCTGCTCTTGGCGGTATTGTTCCTGGTGGTGGTGTCGCTCTCATCCGTGCTCAGTCTGTTCTTGACAACCTCAAGGTTGAAACAGCTGACCAGAAGACCGGTGTAAATATTATCCGTCGTGCAGTTGAAGAACCGCTCCGTCAGATTGCCCAAAATGCTGGTAAGTCTGCTGACGTTATCGTTAACAAGGTCAAGGAACTCTCCGGTAACGAAGGTTATAACGCCAAGACTGACGTTTATGAAAACCTCGTTGATTCCGGTGTTATTGACCCGGCAATCGTTACGATTACGGCTCTCAAGAATGCTGCTTCTGTTGCTTCCATGGTTATCACTACCGAATGTGTTATCTGTGAGAAGCCGGAAAAGGAATCCTGTTCCTGCCATGCAGCTGCTCCGACAATCGACGGAATGCCGATGATGTAATTTGTTAGTGAGTGAGGAAAAGAAAAACTCAGGTAGCAATACCTGAGTTTTTTATTATTTAATTTTTAATTAGCGGGATGCTTGGAGTTTTTCGTCTTCGGCGTCAAGCCAAGAAGTATCGAAATTGTCATCTCCCCAATCATCATCATCGTCCTTAGGTTCATCCTTCATACGATGTTTAGCATGATATTCAGCACGTTGACGGTTGGTCATACCCTTGAGCAATTCAGCTTCCATTGTCTTTTCATAGCTCTTAACCATCCAGTCTTCAATCTTACGATAGTCATAAGTCTTGAACACGTTGAACATGTCGCCAAGCTTCTGAACCATAAAGTTAGTACCAGCGTCATTACTCTTAATATCGAAAATCTTACGTCCCTTGAAGATAACACGAAGAAGCTTGGTGAACAATCCCTTCTGAGCACGGTCGGTAATAGTTGCGCTTTCGACATCCGGATTTTTCTTGATTTCATCACGAAGAATTTCCAGATTTGTACGACCGGCACGCCATTTATCGATTGCTGCCTGTTTCTTTTCTTCACGAGTAGCCTGGTTACGTGCAGACTGACGGTTGAAGATTGCCTTATATTCGTCTACAGAATAAACAAGTTCCTTTACGTATTCTCTAATCTTGTCGAAAAGGTCCTTTCGAGGATTTTCCAAATACTTATTAACCTTATCATTTTTACTCGTATTATCGAATGGATAGATAACAGAACGGTTAAAAGTAGCCTTAAGTTTCTTGGAAAGCTTGAACAAATTGCTTACAGAAACAATAAAACCGTCAGAAGTTTCATCAGCTTCGTAATCCTTGTCATCAAGCATGTTAATATCAAAATTCTTGTCGACGTTGACCGGATTATATTGAACTGTTACGAATTTTTGCTCAACTTCTGGCAATTTACAATCAACTTTGATTTCGATAGGCAAAATTGAGTCAAACTGACGGTCAGAGTTGAAGTGAAGCTTGGCAACAGGTGCGCTAACTTCCAGATCTTCGGCCATGAGCATTTCGTAATCGGAGTCAATATCAGCCAATCCGAAAGTTTCTTCCTTATTTTCAAATAGTATCATAGTCACTCCTAAATTCTTTTTATTATTTATAAATATTACAGGAATAATTCTAAAAGTTCTATAAATAAGATATAAGTTATAATAATTATTATAAGGAGATTAACATGAACTTATTTGAAGCAAAAACAATGCTACAGTCTATCGGCTATACTGTGAAGAAGCCGACAGTTCTCGATGAAGTTGCCGCTATTCTCGAAAGCGCTAAGAATGACCTTCTCACTGAAATGGCTATGACCGCCCCGAAGACCGAAGAAGGTAAGGCACTTCTCCGCGCTAAGAAGTCAATGGACTCTAAGAAGTCTCGTCCGGGTGCAAGCGGAAGCATGGCTAACGCTCAGGCCTATATCAACGCTTATAACGCTTTGAAGGCCAAGGAAGACTCGATTGACGGTGATGACTTGGACATTCTCAAGGCTTTCGAAGAAGATGGTTATCTCGAAGCTGCTGAAAATGACGACATTTCCCTCATCCAGAAGAAGAATAAGGGTAACGGTGCTCGTGCCGATAAGGGTGGTAACTTCGCCCAGGCTTATGAAGCCGGTAACGTTGAACGTTGCGTAGACTGTCTTCTTAACTCCTGCCGTTCTGGTTCTACTTCTGAAGCCGGTATCGAAGCTCTTCGCAACCGTCTCGAAATGGTCCGCGGCATGAAGGGTGCTGACGCTGCCAAGATTGCTGGTAAGATTGCTCAGTGCGAAATGAAGATTGATTCTATGGCTGCTGGTGATGTCGCTCCGCGTCGTCGTAACCAGGGTGCTGCAACTATCGACCTTTCTGCTTACGAAGGCAACCCGAACCTCGTCAAGGCTATCCTTGCTAAGGCCGGTGTTAATGCTACTATCGCAGAAGATGGTTCTTCCATCAGCATCGTTGGTACCTCCAACGCTATTGCTAAGGCTTCTGAAGCTCTCGCAGCTCATCCGAAGACTGCTGACCTCGTTGTTGACGTTGCCGCTAAGGAACCGGTTAACCGCTCTCAGCGTGAAACTAAGACCTTCACTGTTGAAGATACTGACATTGCTGAAGTTGCTCTTACCGACCTTTCCGAAGTCACCTACGAAATCGATGCTGATTCCAACACCGTTGCTATCACCGGTACTCCGAAGTGGATTGCTAAGGCTGTTGAAACCATCGAAGGTCTCGGCTGCTCTATCGAAGCTGTCTAATAATTCGATAAAACAAAATTTAGAAAACCGACTATTTTATAGTCGGTTTTTTAATATATACAATATGGAAATTGTTTATAAATGCCATTGGCCTGGATGTACTTATCATACACATAATCGTAATGAAATTGAATATCATCACATTATACCTAAAGAACTTGGAAACCGTTTGAATTCCCAAGTTGTTCTTTCATTTTGCCCTACACATCATAGACTTATCTGGCATCCTGAGTGCAAGAACGGACACCATAGCATAAATGGACCTACAAAATTGCAGATCCATAATATCTATCCGACATCGGATATTAACGGTTATGCTGTAGAATATGAAACCTATTATGGAAACGTATTCTATGAATTCTTTACAGGTGATTATAGAGAACCGAAAACTATAACTGCCCAACCTTAATTACATCTTCCAAATTTGAATAAATCGCCTTAAGGCGTTCTTCAGAAGCTGCAGCTTCGCCTATACGTTCAATAAAACCTAAGACCTCTTTAAAGTCTTCGGGTGTATATATTTTATAACAAATAAAATCGCCTTTTCCGTTTATAACGCCGTTAAAATATACGTCTACACGTTCGTTAGGAATACCAGGTGTAGTATTATATGAATATGTACAAACGGGATTTATACGTATATCAATAACTCCCCTCGGCTTTAAAAAATACCAGTCGCCGTTAGGGTCATATCCTTTTTCAACGAGAAAACGTCTAATCATTTCTCGTATTTCAGTTACAGAATAATCTATATTATCAATTATCATAAGTTATCTACCGCGCTTAAATTTTTCCAATATTCCATAAATTCAATAACACCAATTTTAAATGCTATGGATTTAATCGTGTAAACAAACTCATCCATAACTTCATACAATTCGTCCAGTTTACAAATTCTTTCATAAAGTCTATTACCGCCATTAACTACAGTTACATAAAATTCTTCATTTAATCGTAATGCCGCTCTTAAATAAATACGGATATTCGCAAAATCGTAGGTAATAACTGCATTGCAAAAAACTATATAATCAGCACTAATATTAGCAAAGAATTGTATTCTATTAGTGCCTTTATAACTTTCAAATTTTTCTTTTATTTGATCCAATGGATTTTTAAAATCTTTATTGGCAATAGCTATTCCATACATTCTTTTGGTACGCCTTTCACTTCAATAGTTAACAGTTGATGCCCGTCATGTGTATTAGTTGACTCTGTATTTTTCTGCAATACATTCTTATACCAAGGAATACCTAATGAATCTTTTCCAGCTTCAGTACGTTTCCACGGAATAGTAAACGATTTACCGTTAATGACAATATGTGTAATATCGTCACTAAATCTAAGACGGTCAATACATTTTTCACCGTCTTCTTTTAATGTTTTTGTGTCGATTAATCTCGCAGTATGATGAAAATCTTTCCAGTCACGAATATCGAAAACCATTTTTATATCAGTAATGATGGTCGATGTTATAAAATTCTTATGATGTTCATCCCAGATATATCTATCACAAACGGTATCGAAAGTAAGAGACTTTATGGCCCACATATCGATATTAATCGTTTCACAATTTTCGAAAACGATTTCTACTGCTTGATTGTCTAGTTCAATGTGGTTCATAATCTCTCCTTAAATATAGCAAAAATTGTGCTAATCCAACGCCTCAAAACATGAATCATTTATCCATTTTTGTATGGCTATTTCTTCATCATCTTCGCCGATTTTTAAATGGTCTTTTATGGTATCGATATGCTTCAATAAATCAACAAAAACTTTCGGGCCTACATTATTATCAGCATAACCGCCGCAAAGTGAAATCAACTGTCTATCATACATTGGTACCATAGATGAAAAATTCAACCACATGTTTCCAACAATAGGTTCGTCTTCACTTGTCTGTGTTAAAAAATATTTCAATGTAAGCTGTCCATTTGGAACGTCATATACCAATGTATTTAAACAAAGTCCTTTCTGCGGAGCAAGATTGATTGAACCTTTAAAACCTACAGCTTTTGCTTCATTTAAAATATATCTAAATGTATCTATTCCTCTATTTTCTGTAACAAACATAGATTAACCTTCACCGTCGGTATCGATAATACATTCTGTATACATATCACAAAATTTTTTATAGAATTCAAACTTGCCTTCTACAAGAGCTTCAAGAACTTGTTCATCGGTAAAACCAGGAGCATAAACCGTTCTACAATATATACCTTTATTTCCTACCATAAATTTATTGGCAGCAAAATCAGCAGGTTCAATAAAAATCCTGTCTTCAGGTTTTTCCCAAGGACGGTATATAAGTTCTAATTCTTTCGGTTCTTTTTCATTAAACTGATTTACCAGTTTATACATTTTTGAAGAAGTCATAGGCCTGTTAAAATATAATCGTGATATTCGTCAAAAAATTTTTTACACCAGTTATATCGGAATTTATCATCTGATATAAGTTTATTTAATATGTCCAACAACTTTTCACGGTTTGTAAACTGTTGGTCATAACAATAAAAATATCCTCCTGGTAATGGACATTGATCGGATTGTGTTCTTAGAATAATCGTATTTGGAAGAAACCTACTTGTATAAACATCAAACTTGACATTAAAATTAGAAGCCGCTTCATTAAGCCGATCTGTCCAATAATTGTATATCATAGCTCGTCTATAATTTCAACAAGTTTCAAATTATCAACTTTTTGTCGAATCGTATCGTAATATTCACCGATATTTACATCTTCAATCCAAAACTGATTATTCTTCTCGTAAACTCGATTTCCATGGCCGTTATCGTGGACAATCAAAGAAGGTTCCTTACATGCTACACAGAAAGTAGAGTAAAGAACCTGGTGTGTTCCACGCCAAAAATCCATCATATACCTATCAAGGTCATGAGTTAAAGATTTATCGTTTAACGGCAATGTACACATGACACATCCTTTAACAGACGGTTTATTATCAAAAATCAGGAAATAATCCTGCAACCCCTTTGTTCGGGATTCTATCTGTTCCTGTGTCAAATATTCAACTTTCATGGGTCACCTCACAATAATATACAATATATATTACTTTTCGTAAACCCTTTTTACATGAAAAATTCTATATCCATTAACTGGTTGATTTTTTCCTGATTCATTTTATACTTCTGATAAAATGGTTCAAAATCCTGTACCAGTTTGCCAATATCCATTTTCCATAAGGTTTCAAGACCCATCAATGCGTTTGTACGAAGTGTTAATCCGGAATAACATATTGCAAACATATTACCGAACAATACAAAAGCGATATTCCTTAAGCTGTTATAAATTCCACCGATAACAGTATATTCTACACCGTAACCGATAGTTGAAAGCTTAACTTCATCGCTCATGCCAGGAATATACTTTGTAATATTTTCATCTTGCATGATATAATAAGAAAGCTCGCCAAGACCCTGTTTGTAAAAATTTATTTTCGTTAAAAGGTCATCAGCCTGCGAAAAATTCTTTTTCGTAAAACGATGGTGATTAGCTTCCAAATTTTCATCGAATTTCTTTTTCAAATAAGGGTCAGAAGTATTAATCAAATTGTCCAAATCGTTTAAATCTTTACATGTATGCTGTACTTTATTCAAATGACTTGTAATAATTCCAACAATTTCCTTACACATTTCAAGGAATAAATCAGATAAATACTTTCCAAGTTCCAACCAGTCATAACTGGTCGGATCCGTGAAATCCTTGGTATAATTATCTATGAAGGATTTTGCATAAAGTGTATATTCAATTTCTTTCCAAGAGAATTTAAACTTTCTCTTGAAACGAAGTGCAAAAACGTAGTCCTGTCGCGGTGTAAAGAACTGCAAGAAATAATCTTCGCTGCCGTCGTATGTAAATGTGAAACCAAGACCAGACTTCATCTGAATATAGATACCTGCGACAACCAGCAATAAGAAACGATTTCGTTCATAACCGTCAAGGGCAAGAAATTCTTTTGCTCTCACTTCAGTAAGTTGTTCGACAAGCTGATTAAGTGCATGTTCGGCTTCGGTAAGATTTACGCCGTATTCCGTGGCTTTCTCATCTACGATTTTCTTCGTATATGATTCCATCCATGCGAGCTCGCTACTATTCGGTTTATTCTTATCTAAAAGTTCAGCGAATAATTCATATTCATCCGCATTAGGATCCGGTTTAAAATCATCGGAATCTTCCTTTTTAATTTTAGAAAAGAATTCGGTAACACCAGAAATTAAGTTTCTGTTCTGTAACATTTGATAATCTTTTGTGCCTTCTTCTATTGATACTAAGTCCATGAAGTAAATATAGTAAATCCTTTAAGATTATAAATATGATATGAGTAAACTTTCCGATTTTATACAATATGTAGAAGACCATTTGGAACCGTTCACCTTGGATGATGAAAAGGTGTTAAACGAAAAACATAAGGATATTAGGGTTCGTAACGGCAAGAAAGAAACCAAATATGTTTCCGACAAGGAAGGCTATAAGATGAAGGACGGTGTAGAAGTTAAAATGTCCGGTAAAGAAATAGCCAATAGAAAGCGCGGTCAAAAAGTCGGTCAGATGAAACGCAACGCCAAAATGGGTCAGATAAAGAAACATATTGAAAAAGGTAAGGACAAGGCTGAAAGATTAGGTCTCGAAATCGGTCGACCAGAGGAATAATTATGAACTTCTTAGAATACACACAGAATAACGCACAATACTTGGAAGAACCAACCGAAGAAAATCTTCAGGTTCTTGACGAAGCTCTTAAAAAGAAATTCGTTATTCGAAACGGCAAGCGTGTCGTTAAGTGGGTTACTACTCGTAAGGGTAAATACCGTGTTCAGATTGACAGAAAGTCTGGACAGCCTAAAGAAGTATTCATTACAAACAAAGAAAGAATCAACCGTAAGAAAGGCCAGAAGAAAGCCGCTATCAAGCGTAAGGCAAAACAGAAATCAATCTCCCGTTTGAGAAAGAAAGCGTTTAAGGTTCGTCACGCTCAGGGTATGGAATACAATACCAAGAATTTCAAGAAGAAACTTTCCAAGGAAGATTTGAAGGATATTAAACTCAGTCACAGTCTTCTTCATCCGAACATGATGCGTGAACAGGTGGAACTTCTTTGTGAATCACCGTGGCCGGAAATTCTTCCGGGCTTTGTCTGGGATTTCTTTGCAGAATATGATCCTTGCTGGCTCATGCAGTTGGTCACGCTTTACAAGTTCCATGAAATGGAATCTGTTGTTAAGGGAAGAAACGAAGTCGAAACATTAAAAGTTTCTCCAGGCGAGCTCGATATTATTACCAAGAATCTCATGGCTGATATTGTGTTCAAGGGATTCGCCCGTACAGACTTCAAGAATCTTACCGATGTAGAAAAAGAACAGTTCCTTGCGGTGGTACCACAGGAACTTATCAAAGCAATAGGAATTGAACATTAAGCTATTTAAGTTTTGACAATATCTTGTCTGCGTTCCATTCAGCGAATTCTTGAACCAGCTTATTTGTCTTATTGCATACTATTGTCATAAATGTAATAGGGTCAACTTCGCAAAACATATATTGTATAGGCAAACTATTAACATATGCTTTTTTATATGTAGTAGCTATTCCTACTTCATTTTTTACGCATTGCATACTATCGACATAACTTTTTCCTTTATTAGTATGAAATGATATATACACGTTTATATCATCTTTATACATGTGCCTAACGTCTCTGGAATTTACATCGGAAAAATTAAATCGATAACCGGCCCGTATAAGCCGGTTTAATACATCATTTGCTTCGCATCCTAAACCATAGTCATCTTCACTGTAATACATTTAAGATTTTCTCCGTAGTCCATTCACCGGCATATTTAAGTAAATCGCCTGAATTTCTACTGTTTTCAATAAGGGCAATAATTTCGTTAAGTTCAAAATTATTATACTTAAACATTTTAGGAATATCTGTATAATACGTGCTTACACTGGAAATAGCTCGCGTATCATCAATATAAATGGTTATAAGCTGTACATTTCCAATATTATCATAAGGACAGGTAGCATAGATTTTAATGTTACCTCGAGAAGCATCGACAGTCCAACCCGACTTATCGTCGATATGATAACCGTTATTGTCAAGTACGTTTTTTACATATTCGAGTCGCATTATAGTTTCTCTATGGCTTCCAATGTAAGATAATTATTCATTTTTGCTTCAAGACGATTAAGATCCCCGCACACCATATCCAAAGTATCTTGCATTGAAATGCCGTGAATTAGAAAGAAAATACCGTCTTTATGTTCTTTTTCGGTTTTTGTGTCAATAAGTCTTCCTTCTTTACCAAGTTTATTTTTTTCATCAAAACAAATAATACGTGTTACGTTACCGGATTCATTTTGTGATACAACTACCTTATAACGGTCTTTTCGAAAACGACATACATAAAGATCAGCCCAGTTAACCTCATAATAACCAGCATCAAGTAACATCTGTCGGCATTTCTTGTATTTCATAATCACAATATAATTAAAAAATATAAAACTGTAAACCCTTAAGGTAACAACTTAAGCGTTCGTTCAACATCGATTTTTCGGAATGTTTCTAAAACTTCGTTACTTTTTCCGATGCAGACTATATTTAAAAATTGTTCATGTTCAAAACCACTGAACATATATCTTGTGTCATAAGATGCATGATTACCGTTTCCAAGAGTATGCGCAATCTTTTCACCGTTTATTAAACATAACATACTGAAAACTTTAGTTTGTTCTGTATAATCATTATAGACGTGTATAGTCATATCATCTTTTGCGAATTTAGCCCATTCGTGTGCACCTTTAGTATGTTCTATACATTTAAATCCGTAATGAAGCAATTTCTTATAACAATGTTTAAGCGTTATCATTGCCATCTAAAACCTCCAAGGTCTTATTTAATTCTTTCTCACTAAAAGCCTTTACAATATCGGTTTCATCATGATGAAGAACCATATCAAATATTTCTAAAAAATTTGAATAAAATAATGCATCGTTGTTACACAATGAATCTTTAGTATAAGACGTAGCAACCATTGTTGTACCAATATGACAAGTAATATCAAGATCCTTTATATCTTCGCCAAATAAACTGATAGATACATAAAGATTTCCTTTTTATATCCATGTATCTTAACATCACCCCAAGCACACATCAAACCATTATAAGCATATCCAGCTTCAATAAGCAAATGGTTACATTCCGGAAAAAGCTTATCCATCAAGAACTCCTAAAATACGGTTTGTATTATATTCTGCAAAAATCTTTATCCAAGTTTCCGGTTCATGCTTACAAATAATTTTAAATAAAGAATTCAAATCCGCTTTTTCTACCATAAATGTAGAATTTTTATATGTACAAGCAATATTTATTTCTGGTACTTTACCACGCTCGCATTTTACACAACATATATTAAGATGCTGGTTTGTATAATCTTTCAATACCCATACTTCATATCCAGGTTTATAAAACTTACGGAAACTAAAAGCCGCCGTACCGTAATCGTTTGAGTCTTCTTCAAAACCAGCATTTGTAAGATGGACCATATAATAATTAACGGATCTTTGTTTTTTCTTATCCATCGAGTTTCTCCAAGGCGCTCTTCAGTTCAACCTTATTCAATTCCATCAATATCTGGTCATTATTTTTACCGTTACATAGAATACGGGTAAGCGTACTTGTATGTAAACCGTTAAAACGATAAGCATTTCGGTCATCATCGAATGAACAGGCGGAATGCCATATATTGGTTTGCGGATTACGCAAACTACATGTCAGATAACATCTATTAACTTTACGAGTATAATATACATGTATTATAATTTCAGAGAAGTCGTTGGTATCACTTCTTGTATAAGTAACGGTTATCACAAGTCCATCATCACTTGTAATATCACGGTCATGACGATATTCATAACCCGCTTTTTCGAGTTTATTCATGTAATACTTCATCTTTTCCGGATATATTGGACCATTAGCCATTACAACAACTCCAGTGCCTGTTTCATACCATGCATTTCAATTCTCATTTCCAGTTCTTCAGTCGTCTTACAGCTTATAATATAATCGAAAAGTTCGTCAATACTCATCTCGACACAATTCTCGTATTCGTATATCCCATGAGTTGTCGTCGCTATCAGGTAATGCGAACTGGTATTAGGCGGCTTGTCGACATTTATGGATTTTACGATACTGCTGTAATAATCATAATGTATAATAAGCTCAAGATTGTTACGTTTAAACGTAGTGAACTTCATTGCCAGACCGTCATCGGTTTCATCCGAAGTCATACGATAACCGGTACCACGCATACGTTCAATAACATAATTATGACTTAACTTGCGGTTTTTCATCGAGTTTCTCCAAAGTCATGTCAACATACCTTTCCATAATGATATTAAATATGTTATCGCTGAAATTTACCGCTATATTCAAAAGCTCATCCGGCGTAAGTACGACAGGAATCATGGCCTTACTCCAATTATGGTTCTTGATAATATACGATGCACAGATAAGCGTATCGTTACGATATATCTCGACATGCGGAAATTTGTCATCGCCTGGATTATCACCCCATAAACTGGCATGCATGACGACAACCAAGTAATCACCTTTCCTATAACCGTGCTTGATATTGGACCAGTGACAACAATGATACCCGGCCTTTTCAAGCTTATCAAACATCTGTAAAGCAGTATAGCTCATCCTATCCTTCCAAATTTTTCAAAGCCTTATTTACGAAGTACTCGTTCAGTTCGTTGTAAATATCCGTATCTTTCTCAATCAATTTCGTAAGCGCTGTCGGGTTAATTTCAGGAAATACGCCTTTAAATTCCTCGAATATGTCAGTTCCGGAAGATGTAAGAAGGACGTCGTTACTATACAGCTTGATAAGCGGATAACCGTCATCGTATTCCTTAATATTCGTGTGCGTAATTAAAAAATGATACTTGTCTTTTAAAAACACGTGCTTGTTGTTCGTACATTCATTAATATCGTTCTTCCAGCCATGCTCGCCCAGTTTGGCGATAATCTGCCGAGCCGTATACTTCTCTCCGTCTTCCGGAGTAAGCGAATGTTCAAACTTCTCGATAAGATCGTCTATATTCATATTAACCTTCCAACGGCCTCAAAACCATGTCCGCCACAAATTCCTGTAATTTCAAGTTGATACGTTCGGGATGGTCAGCGTTGTTGCATATAATCCTGACGACACCGGCAATGTTCTGGTGTAATCCCTTGAACAGAATATCGCCCTCGAAATTCTTGTAGGTAGTACAGACCGCGGAAGTCTTCGATCTCCTGTTACCCGGAATATCGAACTTATGCAAGTCTATGCCCTGGACTACGGTCTCGCGGCGGTCCGAATATACCTGGAGATAGAAAAAGTCGTTATAGAACGCATGGATAGTCGTTTCCTCGTTCAGGGAACCAATCCAGTTGGGTTCAAACCCGGCATCAATAATCATCTCCTTACAGCGCCTAAATTCCATTCAAGACCTCAAGCTTTTTCTCAATATCGTAATTATAGAATTTTTGCCGCAGTTCGTCAACCCTGTTTTCGCATATGATCGACAGGAAATCGTCAGTGTCGACACCGCCGTACGTAAACTTCTGAACATCAGGACAATAAGTGGCCGCCAGAAGTTCCCAGTCGTCCGTACCGGGAGTACGAATGAAACATCCCATGTCGCATATATCTCGAGGGCCTTTGTAACAGTTTATGATAATATCCTTCTTTTCGAACTGTATAAGCCTCATGCTAACGCTCAGGTCGTATTCCCCGTCAGTCCGCCTCGCGAAACCGCCGGATGTCAGCATCTCGCTGCAAAAATCGAAAGTACGTTCCATCAGGAAAGAACCTCCAGTGTCTTCTTTACGTCATACTCGTTAAACAGCGTCATCCATTCCGTCTCAGGATGTCTACACACTATATCCATGAATGTTTCCTCGCAAACACGCACGAACATGCACGACCTGCTGGTAAACGTCGCCGCCACGTGTGTCTTTGCCAAAGACTTTTTGTCCCAGATTGAACACATCAACAGAAGCTCCTTATTGAGCTGACCGCCCTTATAGCATTCAATTTCCGTATTTTCTTTACCGAACATGATAAGCTCGCAGCCGTTGGTACAGAGCGCCTCGGTCGTAACCTTGAAACCGCTACCTAATAGCATGTTTTCCGCCATTTCGTAACTAAGCGCCATCCAGTACCTCCAGAGTCCTCTTTACGTCGTACGCGTGGAACCGCTCTATCCATTCGTTCGTCGGATATTTACACACCGTTTCCAGGAATATGTCTATCGGAACCCGCTTGTACATGCTGAAAGGATTTTCGTATGTGGCCGCCACGTTCACCTTGTCCTCACCGGAACCAATCTCGCAAACCATCGCTATGCCGTTCATCCCGGCTTCCTTCCCGGTATAGACTATGATATAGCCCCTTTCCGGATATGTCTCGTTCGTGAACGTCCAGCCCGTAAGATGAGTACTCTTGCTGTAAGTGTAAGTGTCTACGAAACCGTTAGTTTCAAGCTTCCGAAAACACTCGCCCTTTATAATATCCGGCGACCTATATCCCTCCATCCAGAACCTCCAGTTTCCTTTCCAAGTCGTAAGCGTGGAACCTCTCCATCCATTCTATTGCAGGATATTTGCACACTATTTCCAGAAATTTCCCAGTATCTACGTTCTCGTATATCGCGCTGTCGCCCGTACAGTACGTAGAGGCCACGTTCGTATACGAACCTTCCCCGTAAATCGAACAATACATTATAATACACACGGAACCGTTAGAACTCCCGTTATAGGTATACGCGGCCACAATGCTGTTATCCTTCTCGAACTGCAGCTTGGTACTGTCTTCGCCGACATGGTACGTATCTACCATGTTATATCCGGCCTTTATAAGCATGTCCAGGCACGTAACGCAGTTATACACCATCCAGAACCTCCAACGACTTCTCCATCTCGTGCCTCCGGAACGCCATCTCGACTGTATTATAGTCGTTATCGCCAACCAGCCTAAGAAAATCCTCGTTGTCCACACGGAACCTGAAATGCTCCCGGGCATGAGACTCATATGTAGACGCGATCCTTTCCCAGAACTGCGGTCCCATCTTCCCGCTGTAATTGACAGAACAAGTCATGTTACACCGTTCGCCGCTCTTCCCGTAAAGCAGGTTTATTTTCATATGGTCGGAATCCTTAAGGTACATCACGCTGAACAACGCATCTATAACCAACACGTTACACTTATACCGTGTATATCCGTGTTCTAACAGATATTTCTCACAATTCTCGTAATTATCATAATAATCCGACATATAATACAATATAGCAATATACACTAGATACGTAAAGCCCTTAATTTTTCCCGGGGAGGAAAAAATTTCCGGAAAATTTTTTTGGACAGGCACGTATTCGAATTTTTTAGGGAAAACCATAGATTTTGACCTTAACGGCAACTTCGCCCGCCGTTTCCCGACTATAGGAAAAATTTCCGGAAAAAATTTTTTGGAACTAGCCTATACGGTCTGGACCGCCTGGAAAAAATTCCGGAAAAAATTTTTAGGGGATCGCCTCGAGACGCACACATTTTGGCCAATAGGGGCACATTTTCCGGATAGGCCCGGTACCTAGCCCTATAGGAAGCTTAATACTTTTTTTGAACACAGCGAGTTTTCCCGCCCAGGGGCGTCACCGTAGGCCCCCCGGGGGGCACCAGATCTGGCCCTATATAATGACGAAAAAGGCGACGATATACCTGACATTTTGGGGTAAAAACGTCACAGTATACGTCACCGAAACTGTAGCCCGGAAGGCCTCTTCGTCGAGCCAGAGGTCGAGCTACGAGAGACTATTTGCCTCGATTGTGCCAGCGGTTGTTGTCGAGAATGTCATCCATCCACCTGATACCGAAGCGAAGTCTGTTGATGCAGAAGTCCATCTCGTAGTCGAAGTCTTCAAGCTTGATGGACACGATGTGCGTGTCATCAGGATATGCATTGCTTCCCTTCAGACGGAAAGACTTATTCATCTGTAAACCACTGGTTACATATACGGTAAGTTTCTCGTCACTCTTCTGCTTGAACTTGCCACCAAGCTTCTCGATGAGTTCCACATACTTCGGAATCGAATCGAGTGTGAGTCCTTCGATGGTTGCTGCAGAACCAAGGTTTTCGATTTCGTTACGGCTCGTGCATTCATGGATGATGATATTTTCTTTTTTCATGTTAACCTCTTGTTGATACTTATAATATAGTAAATTTGGAAGAGGTTGTAAACCAAAAAATCAAGTAAAAAATCTTCAGTATATCTCACGACATTCTGGAGATTCTTATCAACTGAGGTTAGAAACACTTGCTCTTCTTGAAAACCCTGTAGGCCTTCGAGAACAGTTCTTTCGGAATACCGAGTGAATCGTAGTCCACCTCGCTCGTCTTGTGGAATTCGGTAGGACACGGAGTCGGCTTGTGGTCGTTGGGATAGACCTTGTTTACGATTTCCTGTTCCGCTCGGGTCATCTTGTTGTAATCGAACCCGCGAATCTCGGTTTCGTTTTCATGTACCACGTTACAGATCCTTACGGTAGTATGACCCTTGGCGTTGGTATAGCTGAAGCTTTTAATCATGTTAACCTCGTTCGGTTTTACGTAAGCGACATTGCTTACGTTATTAATATAGAAAAACCGGACGAAGTTGTAAACCTTTTTCTTGTATTGTTTTCTTTCGGACTAGCCATTGTATTCGTAAGACCGCCAGCCGGTATGCGTCTTCAGCCAGTTTTCTATCGCGTCGACGTCCTCGCCGTTGCAGTCTTCGAGGTAGAACATGAAGACGGATTCTTCTTTGTCGGCCTTCTGGTCGAAGTAGTCGAAGCAGTATTCGAACGCGTCGGGCATGCTTTCGACTATTTCGCCGTATGTCTTCGGCGTAACTTCCACGGCCACGGCATAATGATGAAGGTCGGTTACTTTCGCGTCGCGCTTCAGGCCGGCGGTTTCGATTCGGTTTGCGTATGTATTCAATTCTTCGTTATTCATGTTAACCTCTTGTCGTTGATACTTATAATATAGTAAAATATCCGGAAGTTGTCAACATGAAAAGTTAGAAATAAAGGCGCGGGCTCGCTATGCCGCCTTATGGAATTCTTCGCAGTAGATCTTGTAGTCTTCTTCTTGTTCTTCTTCGGTAAGAAGACGTTGGTACAGCGTATATCCGAAAGAGACCGCCTTACATTTGTCTTCGTACAATTGGAGTTCTTCCGGAGTGACGAATTCGTTGCAGTCGAAATCGAGGAACTTGTCATACGGGCGATCGCTGTGCTTGTCCTTCCACCATGACATATTCTCGTCGAAATGAGGATTGAGCACATAACCCTTCGCTTCCATCTCACGGCGGTGGTTAAACGTCTCGAGGTAATATTCGTCCTTCGCAAGTTCGGCCGGTTCGCCCCACATCGTGAAATCGACATCGGCCATGTTCATGATGGCAAGTTCTTCGGAAATGCTGGTAGTCTTGAAATTCGTAATCATGTTAACCTCTTGATGCTTATAATATAGAAAGTTTGGAAGTAAATGTAAACGAAAAAAGAAAAGAAATAAATCACGGGATCGCATACGGCATAGTCTCCTTTGTGCGATCCCGTAAGAAAAAAGAATATAATAATGGCTTACGGATTGGATTCGATTTTCTATATTATGAATATCATCATCAAGAGAGGTTAAAATGAACTATTTGGTACATATTCCGCAATCTAAAACGGGCATCGAAGCGCTCATCTCTAGCGAACAACGTGACGAATACTTGAAGCGGTTGGAAGAATACGACGAGACGCTTACGATTGATTATTCCGACGATTCGGACGAAAATCAAGATTTTTACGATTTCGACCGCGAGATAGACGACTTTAGCGTGAAGGACGCGAAACATTGGTTGACTATCGCGCAAGAATCGGAAGAGGTCGAACCCGAAATCCTTGACAAGCATCAGTGGATAAAGGAAATGTATGACCAGATGAAGAGCAATAAGACGTGGATCGATGAATGGTTCGAAGGATTTGACACGATGAAAAAGCGTTCGATGTAATCCCGTAAGAAAAATTGGAAAAGAATCGGTTTACGGATGCCGGTTCTTTTTCTATATTATGAATATCAAAGAGAGGTTAATCACATGACAAAGTTCAAAGTTCTCATCATCGTCCTTCTGGTCCTGTTCGGTATCGGAGCCATGACCACCAACAGTAACGTGACAGGTTCCTTCTGCGGGTCGGTCAACTCCATCGTGGCTCTGGCTACGGGAATCGTATCTAACGTAGCTCACGGTGCGACTTGGGTAGTTGGCGGAATCGGTAGCCTGTTGGGATAAGTCTATGGCCGGTTATCCTATGTCGCACATAGCCGAGAAGCTGGACGAGATCAATAAACGACTCCAGCTTTCCGGCGTTGTCTATAATCTGGACGTTGACTGGACAGGTTATTATCGCCCGTCCTGGGATCAGGACCAGAAGGCTGTGCTTATCCTCTATACCGGGCCGGCGAAGGACTGGTTCGATACCCGAGTTTATCAGATACCGTTCAACGATATTAACGCCGGCCGGATAGATTTACGCCTGCAGGAAATCGTCAAATTCGGTGACGGTTGGCTACAGCGTCTGCTCGGGCTGGAGAATGAGCTGGCTATCGATGCGTTGCCGGGAAAATAACCCGATAATTACCTATTGACGGAACTGACGGTTATTTCTATATTATGGTCATGAACGAAGAAGAATTCACCGCAGAAGTAAGAAAGGAACTGCTCGCTGGCCTATTCCCTGGAGACGATGGCCGGGCGGAGCATTTATCGGCTGAAGAGGTCGAGGAGATTCTCCAGCAGAAGAATTGGCTGGGAACGGCCACTCTATTGCACGATAGATTCGCCCGTCGTGAAGAGTTCAAGTCTGACAGGATATGGGTCGAGTCAACGGCCTGCATGCTCTGGACGGTGCACAGCTGTTAAAAACTTCTCTAAGATTTTCATTTACGTTACGTTCGAATATTTCTATATTATGAATATAACGAAAGAGGTTAAACATGAAAAAGATTATAATCGCCGGTATGGCTTTGGTACTCACTGGAATCGCGTTGGTTTCGACAGGTTGTGACAACAATGACCTGAAACAACCGAAGACGTATATCATTCCAAATGTCGTGGAATGCGTCGGGCATATCGTCCACAGCGAGATTGGTTATGCTCTAAACCTGATTTGTGACGATGGGCGTGTATTCCATAACGTCGTCAACTACCAGGAAGTTATCCAGTTGAATTCGCTCTACCAGGGAGGCAAGTAATGCTCAAGGGATTTATCGTCTATACGTCGGAAGACGCAGCCTACGATGAACTGGCCGGTCTCGACGACTTTCGCAATCGGAATCTACATCCGGAACATAACGGGGACATAGACCTCGTACGGTACGAAAAACGTGGGAATGCGATTCATTTCGAGTCGGAAAACGGCGAAGCGTTAAACTACGTCATGGGTTTCGCTTCGGAGACCGAGGATAACGTCCGGATGAAATCGATGGAAGGAAGCGTTTAGTTAACCTCGATACGGGAAGGCCGGGAGTAAAATCCTGGCCTTTTCCTATTTACGAAAGCGAGAACTGTTGCTATATTATAGCCAGTATCGAGAGGTAATAAATGTTAGGATTCATAACAGTCGTCATTATCGGCCTGGTGGTTATATTCGCTGTCAAACGCTGGTACAACAGGCAACGGGACCAGGAAAAGGACAGTAACTATCGCCAGTACCAGTTGCCAAAGCTTCTCGCCGAATTCGATGAACTGTTAGCGGAGCACGATTATAAGAATCACCAGCGATGGAAATAGAGAAAGAAATAGAACAGTTCTATTCGCGGAACAGAATCTTCCAGCACCCGCACAGGACGAGCAATCACCTGAACCAGTTCGTTAAGGAACTGTCCAGTAAGTACCGGCTGAAACTTATCGGTCGAGGTTCTGGCCGGATAGTTCTGGCTGTAGACGACGAGTCGGTGCTAAAACTGGCCAGGAACAGACCGGGCCAGGAACAGAACCTGTTCGAGGACAGCTTTTACAGCGAACAGCAGAATCCGGTCCTGAACCAGGTTCTGGACTGTGCCAGCGACGGATGCTGGATTAGGTCCCGGCGGGCGAAAAGATTTGATGACAGGTTCTGGCTCCAGCTATCGGACCAGATTAAGCTATCACCTACACAAATCGGTGACAGTATCGGCCGGTTATTTGCTTCAGACGGGAATAAGCCACCGAATCTGATAGAAACAGCCTATAGCCGGTTTCTAGCTACTGACTTCGGCCAGAATCTTCACCGGCTGTTAGCTACGGACCTCGACTGTGACGACCTTTGTGAGTTCGGCTCTGAACAGTACGGGATGATAGATTATAAGCCCGTAATTGTCGATTACGGGCTCAGTAAAGAAATCGGTAAAAAATACTACTATGACTATAACTAGTCCAGTATCGGCTCCATAGTCTCGCTATAGTAACGGTCCGGACTGTTTTTGATATTATCCTTAAGCTGGAACATATCAGAAGCTGCGTCCAGAATTAAACCGTCCAGGAGTAAGAACCAGTGCGGAATATACAGGTACTGTTCCTGTTCGTTTTCTGGTAGCGAGCGGACGAATGCCTCCAGACTGTGGCGGTTATTACCACCGTATTCTTTTTCTATCTGGGCCAGTTCCTCGTCAGTGAAATCGTCCTCATCCAGCCAGCCGAGGTAGGAATCTACCCGGTACAGGCCATAAATCAGCTTGGGGGTTTCTCCTTCCATTATGAGCTGGGTCATAAGCTCGCGATTGATATGTGCACAGTTATCTCTTGTGCAGGGGAAAGAACTGGTAAAGTCTTTTACTATATCGGCCAGATAGCTGGCCAGTTCTGGGTTGGCGTCGGGATTGACAATGATTGGATTCTTCATGCGTTATTTATAGCTTCTGGGTACGAAAAGGACGAGGATTTTACTCCTCGCCTCTCGTGCCTGAAAAAGAACTAGATTTCGTTAAAGTCCTTTGAGCCAGTTCTCGCGAAGAGAATATCAGTTAACGTACCGATGTTCTTTCCGTTGATTTCTGTAACGAGTTCTATTTCTTCGGACGTCGCGATCTCGTTCTCTAACAGGCGGTTATAAGCTTCTTCATAATCCATATGAACCTCCATTGCCTTATATATAAGAATCAACGGAGGCTTTTCGCTATTTTGTCCTGTTCTTTTCGGCCTCGTCAAATTCCTGGTTCGCGACACGAACACCGTAGACGACAGCTGCGAACATCAGTGCGATAGAAAGAATATTTAAGTCCATGCTAACCTCTCTTGTTATGTTTATAATATAGCAATCCATACAGTAAACGTAAACAAGAAAGGTTAGAAATAAACCTTACGGGAGTTCTCCCTTTCTGCTCTGGTTCTGGCCGATTTCGAGGAGTTCTCTGGATTCGGATTCTAGCCAGTTCTTGAAGTAGGATTCATCCATGTACCGGAGACAGCATCTGCGGCTGGCTACAGGCGGATGGGCGGAGCTCGGCTTATGAATTTCCATCACCAGACTGACTTCATCATCTGACGAATTATCAAAGCTCAGTTCATACCCGATTTGAATATGTACGCGAAGATTACCTTCTGGAACTTTTACACAGAACTTGGGATTGGTTCCCCATTCATTCCAGCCGTTTTCGCTTGCTACGTTTCTTGCTTCGAACTTGTTCATTAGTCTCTCCAGGGCTTTTTCTTATCGTGTCCACGGCCACGGCGCCAGTTCCATCCGTCGTTAGGCGAGCACCAGATGTCTCCCCGTCTCGTTTCCTTGTAATGGTTGATTACTTTCGGGTCATCGTTCTCTTTGTCCATAGAAGTAAGCGTTTGCTTGTTGGAACGGCGCTGGGAACGGTTACAGTCACGTTTCCATTCGGATTGATTACTGCGTTGTCTGCTCATGTTTTAACCTCTTGATTAAAATATAGAAAAACCTACAGGGATTGTAAGCCGTTCTTTTCTATAAGTTTTTTCCAGATCTGCTCGCGAACCTGGTTAAGCTTCTCTACTGTATCAGGCTTGATTCCTTTAGTCTGGCCCTCGACCAATACAGTATAAGCACCGGAAATGTAACCTTTCGGGCCGTAACAGTCACAGACGCGGATAAAGTTCAGACAGGGCTGGCCATTCTTGTCGGTGGTTACTTCCCCGAGCTTACGGATCTTGTTCACATAGCCGTTAATCTGGACCGGTTTCCCGGTCTTGGGATTCACGATGATGAACTTACTCATTTATACTCTCTGATGAATGCATCCTTTAATTCACCACGGGTTTTGAATTTAACACGTTTTTCATTACCTTTTGAGTTGATAAACTTGACTACGCCAGTTGTGTAGATATAAGCTCTACGATTACCGAATGTAAAAACTGCAGCCCATTGACGTGCTTCGCGTTTAATTTCGATCTTTGGATCGCGAACGTTTACCGCGGGGTAATAAACAACATCGCTGATATATGTCTTGAGTGTGTCAAATTCATCGTTAAGTTTCTTGATTTCTTCCTTGATAGATGAATAATCGACAGAAAGATCTTTGATGCGTTCAGAATTTTCTCTTTCTTCCATTTCCATTTGATAATGGTAACGTTCTTCGCGTGTCATCATATATTCTGGTATCATTAAATCTCCTCGTAATCGACGCCTTCTTTATCGCCGAAGCAGAAACCGAACATTCCCTTGATATGCTTGTAGAACTTGCAGGAAACGTAACTGCGGAAGCCCGGATATTCTTTCTTTATCTTCCGTTCCATCTTCAGCTTGAGCATCTTCTTCGCCCGTTCGTTGTCGGCATAGTCACCGTAGACTGTCAATGTCTGATGGATTTCTTTTCCGAACAAACCGCTGTATGCGATGATATGTGCTTCACAGCAGAAGTCCGGCGTGAAACGTTTGACTGCATGACGTGCTCTTGACATTGTTAACCTCTCTTGTTGATACTTATAATATAGAAAAAGATTTGGTTTTTGTCAACTAGAAAATATAAGAATTTTTCTTGTATGGACTCACGAAAGAAAATCATTTTAAAGACTCTTTTTATAACGAGTATAAACATCTTACTCTATTATAAAACTCTCTCCACAACTCAAATATGGAGTGAATATAAGATAGAAAATATATGAGTATAAAATGAAAAAGACCGCCAGGCGCCCATGCCCAGCGGTCCATCATCGAGGTTAAGCTAAACTTACACGTTCTTGAAGAATGACAGGTAACGATTCCATTCCTTCATAAACTTCGGCAAGGTAAGAGATTCCCAGGAAAGAACCCTGTCTTCGGACTTGGTTGTAACAGAAGGCATCTTTTCCTCGTCGAAAGAGTAATACTGGACGGTTCCGTCCATGAACTTGATTTCCACCGACTTGAAACCTTCGCAATCGTTCAACACGATGGAATAGACATGGCCGATACCTTCGAGGCTCGTATTCGGCCAGAAGGACATTTCAGTCCCGTACTTGTTCTTGGTAACGTTTACGATTCCCTTGTCGGTTTCAGAAGCGAAAGCGATAGAAACGATGAGAAGAGCGAAGATGATGATTTTTTTCATTTGTTAATTCCTTTTTGTTATGTTCATAATATAGAAAATTCCGCAAATCTTGTAAAGAAGATTATTTAGGAATTTTATTTCAGACGGGCACAAATATAGAAAAATGTGCCCAATCTGTAAACCCCCTTACTTGAGGAATTCGACATGCTTCTTGAACTCTTCGACAAGTTCTTCGTCGCTGTGGTACGGTACGAGTTCTTCTCTACGTCCGCCCATGTAGTAATCATCGAAGTGTACGAACAGGATTCGGCAGTTGTCGACGATTCGTGCATAGCACTTATCGAACTGTAAAGTTACCGACCAATGTCTACCCCGCTTCTCGATGTCGGCCATGTCCAGGAATACAAGCGGATTCATCTCGTTGATTTCGGGAATGGCGATAACCACCTCGCCCTTGTGTTTTAAACGATTCATCTCTTCCTGAAGCGAAAGAATCTGGTTTTCCATGGAATGACAGTCAAGTTTAATTTCGTTCATATGTTAACCTCTTGTTGATATTCATAATATAGAAAAATATCCAGAAGATGTAAACATAAAAAGAAGAGAAAAATAAACCGGGTTTCCCCGGTTCTTTTCTTTAGTTCCACGGGGTCGAGAGAACAGTCTTGGAGTTGATTCCCTTGTAGATTCCGGTACGATTGTTTACACAATCCTGGAGGTATTCATCCGGGTTCATACCAGATTCCCAGTTTTCCGGATCATCGTCACCATTCGGTTCGTCACCCGGAGAAAGAACAGATATGACCTGACCGATAACAGTGTACAAGTCAACGTCTTTCCAGTCCAAATCGTCGTACTTGGTTGTTTCACCGTCCGAAGTCTGTTCCGTGTAACCGACCAGATGATATTTAGGACGAGATTCTTTGTCGTTCCATGTAATAGTCAAGTTACCAACCGGAGATTCACTGTTGTTAGAGTCATAAGACCTGATAACGACCTTGGTGTTGTCCTTGTCGTCAACGATCTTCACGTCGACAGAAGGGAAACTACGAGCGATATAAACGATATTACCGTAATCGTCGTTGATTCTGGAGATGAGTTCGAAAATGTTGATTTGATTGTTTTTCATATGTTAACCTCTTGATGATATTCATAATATAGAAAAATATCCAGAAGATGTCAACATAAAAAGAAGAGAAAAAACCTTCGGGCCAGCCTAGACCAACCCGAAGGTCTCGAGGTTAACGTTATACTTTGAAAGCTCGTTCGATAGAATCGTTGTCGTGTTCGGAGAAGAAGTTGTCCGCCGGGATGTGCTTGCGAAGAATTTCCACGACCTTATCCTTCGGATAGCTTCCGAGGTTAAGACTCCAGTTACCGATAACAATCGTATCGGTCGCGGCACCCGGGGTTCCACACCAGAACATGGTAAAGTTCGTATTGATGTTCGGTTGGCGACGGTCAGAGAACCCAATGGCCTTTTTAGCCAGATGACAATCGTAACAGACTCGTGTATTGCAGAGCTGGCCCTTCCAGACAGTCTTTCCTTCTCGCAAGAGTTTCAGGTCATACCCGTGTTCTTCGAAGTTTTCGACCTGAAGAGCGGTATAGTCTTTCTTTGCGAAGATATTCTTGATTTTGGCGATGATGTTGAAAGTTTTCATGTTGTTAACCTCTTGTTGATGCTTATAATATAGGAAATTATTTGGAAGTTGTAAAGTGGAAAAGAAGAATTTTATTTGTTCAACTTTCCTGTCTTCCAGTTAATCCAGTATTCGACATTTTCCCAGCCACGGTCCCAATACATCTTGGTTTCATAGCCTTTATCTTTCAAAAGCTTTTCAGCCTTAAGAGCTTCTTCAGTCGAACGGAACGAAACGATACCATCTTCTGCACGGGTCTTGAGATTTTCTTTCACATCCTGCTCGACCTTGGCCAGCTTAATCTTCATTTCACGTTCGACCTTAGCCTTGTGCCACTTCTCGGCCAGATAGTCTTGAATCTGTTGATAAACCTCGTTGTAGTCTTTAATTTGAGAATCTTCTATATCACCCTTAATTCCGAGAGCATTCGTCGTTACGCAGTCAATAGCTTCATCAACCAGCTGGTCAATCTGTCGTTCATACTTTGTCAAATCAATCTTTGCCATAATAACCTCTCTTGTTGATGCTTATAATATAGGAAATTATTTGGAAGTTGTAAAGTGGAAAAGAAATAAATTTTATTTCAATATGTCCACCTTACTGAGCTCGATGCACTGCTTAATCCAGTTCTCGATATGAACCTTCTGGGCCAGTAAGCCTTCCTTGCCGGGCCTTTCTTTCCATTCGAATTCCTTCAACAGCTTTTTTCCATCCCAGAACTGAAGATACTGTCTGCAGTTAGCACCGCTATAGATGCCATTATTACCGCCGGAGTTTTTAAACCATTCCTTTGGCTGGACCTTCCAGTCTGCAGATACCTTCAAACAAAATACGCCATCGGATTCATATTCATCTGTATCAAGCTTTGTGTTTTCGCCCACGATGGAAGAATAGTGTTGCTGTTTCGGACCATATTTCTTGGTCCAATAATCATACCACTTGACTTTAATCTGTACTGTAATCATTACGACATCATCCAGCAGACAAAAAGAATGAACACGATTAAGGCGACAATCTTCCAAAGACCGGTAATGTACAGGAAGAACAGGAATGCAGTGATTAAGATGACATCGAATGTGGAAAATCTTTTTGTTTTCATTGTTAACCTCTTGATATTATCAATATAGAAAATTCTAAAGATATTGTAAACGGTAAAAGATAAGAATTTTAAATTCAAGCGACCAGAGACGGAACTAACCGAGCCCGCCTCTGGTCCCCTCATGAGGTTAACACCTGGAGGCAAACAGGCCAGTTGCCCTGCCATAATCGACTATATTCTTATAACGGTGGTAAAGAACCTTGTTCAAACGATTCATCCGGTTCTTTCTGAACATAATCATCTTGGTATATGCCAGAAGCTTGTCCTCTTTGGTCTTGGAACTGTTCCAATATACAGGCCAGAACCATTTTTCCATGACACGTGCACACACCTCGCTGATATACATCTCCACGTGATGGATTTTTTCCCATTCGGATTCGAGGCGTTTGTGTTCTTCAGGAAATTTGGTTTTGATGTCTTCGTTCTTGATGACACACAGGAGGTCAAGTAGAAGGTCATGTTCAAACATGTCTCTTACGAAGGCCATAAGTTCTTTCTGACTCATCGCCTTAGTTATGTTCTGTTCGGAAAACATTAGTCTTTCTCCTTCCAGTTACGCCAGTAAGGCGGGTTCTTGTACTGGTTCAAGTCGATTTTGTTTTCTTCGCAGTATTTGAGAATCTTGTCGAAATGCTTCGCGAGCACGGCTTCATAACGTTTCATCTCGTAATGAAAAGCCTTGATACACTTGGTAAAGGCGAGCATTCTTTCTTCTTTGGTCGTATTCGGGTTTTGTCTTACCGGCCAGAACCACTTATCCCTGCGTCTTGTATCACGCTGCATGATGTCGGACAGATGCCTGGAAATACGGTTGTTTTCTTTCACGAAACGAGCATATTCGTCGGCCAGTTCAGTTTGTACCTTCTGATCGTCGAAAAGACGCCACAGCAAAAGATACAAGCATTCTGTCGCATCGTAATTCAGTTCACGAAGTTCTTTCTTCGTCATCGGCTTGGTAACGGTCTCCATGTGGAACATTAACGCTTCCTCCCGTTACGAATCATGTTCTGGATGAAAGTCTGATGAGTTACCCCGGTTACAACCGGTTCAGGAAGCTTAAGGCCGTTAGCATCTCGCAGTGCTTCGCGAGCTTCTTTTGAAAGGAAATTTAAAAACATTGTTATTAACCTCTTGTTGATATTTCAAATATAGTTATTCGCGAAGAATTCGTAAAGGACTTTTAAGAAAGATTTTTCTCCAGAGTTACCAGGGTCATCAGGTCGTTGGTCAGTTTCTTGCAAGCGAATTCCTTTTGGTCGTCACGCTACAGCTTGGAAATGTCGGGGATAGTAATCCTCGTCCCGTTATGCTGGATAACGTCACCCGGAGCTAAAGCATATAACTTCCATCTGTCATCGTCGTTGCTCCATTCGTAAAGAACTTTGCTCCATTCGTGACGATTTCCTTTAAGCTTTTTGTCGTCACGGTAATGGATAACCAGTTGAAGACTGTCTGTATAGACCATACAGTGACGGTCATGATCATACTTTCTATCACGCTGTACGAGAACCTTTGTCATCTTGGTTACCAAAATGACAATGTTGGTTATCTTTGTCCCGTGGATAATGACCATTTAAACCTTCTGTTCCACGACAAGTTCATTGTTCTTGACGATGAGCATCGGGGCAGAAAACTGTTGCTTCGGTTCTTCAACCGGAGCTTGATAATGTGGGCGTTCAAAATATCTGAAATCTTTATTCATGTTGTTAACCTCTTGTTTATGTTCATAATATAGAAAGTTCTTTACTTTTTGTAAATACCAAAAGTTAAAATATTTTCTTGACTGCACTTGTGTAAGAAACTCATTTTAAAGACTCAATTATAATGGGCGATAAATTATATTACTCTTATATAAAGAGAAGATTATGGCTCAAATATGGAGCGTTATTTAAGGATATAAAAGAGAAAGACCGCCAGCCATTTGCCAGCGGTCTCTCATCATCAGGGAGTTAACAGTAATTACTTGCGAAAATACTGGTAGCGAGTCTTTTCAATCTTTTCCATCTGTGCCGGAGACGGTTCCATGTCCTTGAGGTGTTCAGGGAGATTCTTCCATTCCTCGATGTTCTTTTCCGCGGACTTGGGACCGATACGATTCCATCCATCATGAGGACCGGCCCAGTCGTTCATGTCCTTCACCTTCTGGTACTTGATAGGTGTGCACGTTTCTTCGTCGAAACCTTCTTCGTCCTGGATGATGCCGTTCATCTGGGCCTTTTCACGTGCACGACGCTGTTGCTTGGTGTTATGCTTCCATTTCTTCATCGATTCGCGAGAAACACAATCACACGGGCATTTGAAAACTTTGCGATAGGAACGACTCATATTAACCTCTTGTTGTTGATATTTATAATATAGAAAAACCGGAGGATTTTGTCAACCGGTTATATTCTAATTTTTGTCTCAGACAAACCGGTTGATATTATTTTTCAGTATAGATTTTCTCACCGTCCTTACGCTTTAGCTTTATGTATTCGGGACCGAGAAGTTTTTCCTGGAGGGTCTCACGGATAACGTTCATTTCTTCTTTCGTATGTCCGCACATCGCAGGCATATTTCCGGCCGCGATCGTATCGCCGGGCATGACCTGCTTACGGAATTCTTTTCCGGTGTATTTGTTCTTGTAGGTTACGTTAAAGACCGTTTCGCCCTTGGAATTGGTACGGGCCGGATGAATCTTGACTACATCGTGTTCGATAGTGTTAATTCTGATTACCATGTTTAACCTCTTGTTGATAATTATAATATAGAAAAGATTTTAAGTTTTGTACATAAAATCTTTTCTAAATTTTTTACTCAGACAAGCGCAAGTTCAACACCGTCTTCGTGTCTGTGATCCAACGGGAACGTCACTTCAATGTTCAATTTAAGTCTTATTACTTGCCAGGTATAGACCAAATCACCCGATTCAGAAGTCTTTACCCAAAGATTTCCGTCCTTGATTTCAATTTTCTTTCCTTTTCTGATGTTCGGTTCCTGATGATCACCGACCAACGTACTGTTATAATCCTTACGGAGGATTTCAGCGAGTTCTTGTGGATTCTGTTTTACAGCGATTAAATCGGTTGTTGCTTTGGTACAGCAATCACCAGATTCGACGCGGATGAGTTGATAAGCAATGACTTCGTGTTTCATGTGTTAACCTCTTGTTGTTGATTATAATATAGAAAAAAGTCCGAACTTTGTAAACATTTTAGTCCGGACTTTTTCTTTCGGACTAGCCGATGTGACGGTTCCAGTCGATATAATCCGAGTTGCAAGTGAATTCACTTCCCGTAACCGGATCCTTGCAGGACCAGCAATACTTCTTGTACGGGTCATAACCCATGATTTGCAACGGCTTCGGGCGGGCGGTGTTCGTGTAGAACTTATGGCCACGAGGGTCAAACCCGAGACCGAAACGATTGGCCCTGCTCATCATCTGGTTCCAAGCGTATTCGCTCATCGCTTCGTTACCGTCTCCGTCGGTTTCGTAGAGCGAGATGTTATAGGACAGTCCCGTGGAAGTGAACGAGCATCTTCCCGAATGAACATCCATTCCGTGTTCCTGGGCAAATTTCTTGATGAGTGCGTCGAGTTCGTTGTGGAAGCGTACAGCCTTGATTTTATCCATTGTGTTAACCTCTTGTTGATGATTATAATATAGAAAGATTTTTAGAAGTCGTAAGCCAAAAGATTTAGTTTTTTTCCTTCGACTTAGCCTTGTCAAAGAGGTCATACATCTTGGGATTAGTGACAACAGCCGTTACAGCGACAGAACCGATAATAATTACTAATGCAGTCATGTTAACCTCTCTTGTATATTCATAATATAGAAAAAATACCGGAACTTGTCCATAGATTTGTTCCGGTATTTTTCTTCAGGTTAACAATATTCAATCTTCAAGTCGTTTGCGTCCTTTTCCATATCCTCGAGCTTGACGTCTTCGACGAGGAACGCCTTCACGTAGAGCACAGTGTGAGCGTTATAAAGCTTCATCTTCCCTTTCTTCCACTTGGCGAGGTCATTGTCGTCGATTCGTTCGTTATTCACGTCCACCATGCAGTCGTTATCGAAACGAAGTTCATCCTTCAAGTCCGGGTCTTCGAAATGGAACCAATACTTCTCGATTTCTTCGGCCTTCTGCTTGTACGGAAGAATAAGGTACTTTTCGCCGACTTCCGCCAACAGTTCCTTCAGCGAAGGATATTCCTTGAGTTCGAGCGGAGCGTTAGTCTCGCGAATGCTCCAGTTGTTGCAGAAAGCACCTTCTCCGTCCTTGTAAGAATCTTCATGAACGTCGGTGGTGCAACCAGTAATCTTATAAATCTTTTTCATTGTTAACCTCTTGTTGATGATTATAATATAGAAACTTCCAAGCTTTTTGTCAATAGAAAAAGATTAGAATTTTTCTACAGGTTTTCATTGTCGAGAATGGTCTGGGCTATTTCTTCGCAGGATTCGCCATTCTCGAAATCTTCATAGATTGTCTCTGCATAGCTCGCCAGGTACTCGTCCGCGAGCTCAACCGAACATCCCTTGCTGACAAGGTGGTCCTTCACGATAGATTTAATTTCTTCAGCTTCCATATTAACCTCTCTTGTATATTCATAATATAGAAACTTCTGAGCTTTTTGTCAATAGAAAAAGATTAGAATTTTTCTACAGGTTTTCTTCAATAGCGATTATCGTCTTGTATTTTTCTATGTTCCAAAGGGCATCACGACAAATAGCAAACGCCCGCTGGCATCGCTCCGGGTCTTTGTATTTTCTGTTTTCTTCCTGGATTTGTTCGACTCTATAGAATTCTTCATTTGTCTTGTCGTTGTAGATAATAAGCCGTTGGTCATACTTTAATGATGCACAGGGCTCGCAGAACTCAATATGCTGAATATCGCCAAAACTGTTTTCCCATTTAATGTCCAGTCCAAACCATTCTATTGAAGAACCCGTTACTTCTTTTAACGAAATAGGATCTGCGTAATGAATCTGTCCCTTTTTCACACGGTCAGTATTATATCTTTCCAAATATTGAATTTCAAGAATTACGCTCATGACTATAATATAATTAATTCCGAAGGTTTTGTAAATAAAAAACCCGCAGGAATTTTTCCCGCGGGCTTTCCAGGAGGTTAATGCAAACTCTGTTTCTTTTTCTTCCACTCTTCGTAATAAGTGGGCCAGTTCTTTCTGAAATCTTCTGCGTTTTCCTTAATCCACTTGATGACGAACTCGTCGCCAGGGTCTCGGCCGATTTTCTCGCCCCATAACCACTTGGCAACTTCTATTGCGTCCTTTTGCGCATCCATGAAATCTTTGAATTCTTCCGGCCCCATCTCCATATTTTATTTATTCCGACGCTGAAGCTCGTCCCATTTCTTTCTTAACTCTTCCCAGCTCTCTTCAGTATAATATACATCTTTTCTCAAGTTAAATCTCCCAAATGAATGCATTTTCACCGTTCTTACGCATATCGGCACATTTCTTGTCAAGGCTTTCGTATTCTTCTTCGCCAGCCGTACCTACCTGGTTCAGGCCGTTATTGTTACGCACGTACAGGATGTAAGTTCTTTTTCTCATATTGTTAACCTCTTCGTTATGATTAAAAGATAGTAAAACCGGATTAAATCGTAAACATATTTAGTCCGGTTTTTATTTTCGGACTAGTTGTCCCAGTCGAGCTTGAACGCCATGGCCGTAGTCATCTTGTCAACCTTGTTCTTGCTCGTGTCCACGTGGCAACGGAAGAACGATTCGATACCGGTAATGTTCCTGTATTCCTTCCCTTCGCGGATTTCGACAGCCAGCTCCATGTCTCGAAGCTCGGGATGCTCCGCCCGTGCGTTCATCAAGGATGCTGCGATTTGACCGAATGTTGCTTTCTTACACATAGTTAACCTCTCTTGTATGACTATAATATAGTAAATTACATCATAGTCGTAAACAAGAAAAGATTAGAATTTTTACTCCGCGAATGCAATGACTTTGTACTTGTCGTCGGTAAGGATAGCGAGTCCACCCCAAGTACCGTGAAGCTCGCCCATACCGCCGATGTCAGTCACTACACCGGTTTTACCGATAAGCTTCTGTTCGGACTGGGGAAGTTCACTGCCATTGTCACGGGCGAAGTCCAGAATCTGAATCGTATCGCCGACACTGGCCTTGGCCTTCTCTCCAATCCAGCGTTCGAACTGTTCCTTCAACGTGTTCGGAGTCGGGAGGGAATAACCGGCGCTCCAGTTCGTCAAAATGTTGAAATCACCGTCCTCTTCTTCCATGTCCAGGAACAGAAGTCCGTTGGCATCGTAGAAGTTGTCAAACCTGTCCTTGGCGTACTCGGCCACATCCTGGCTGACACCGGTAATCTTAATGTCCAAATCCAAATCTACAGAAACTTTCATGTTTAACCTCTTGTTGATATTCATAATATAGAAAACTCTAAACTTTTTGTAAACTATTTAATTTAGAGTTTTCTTTACAGATTAGCCGGCAAGAGTATCGATGGCATTAATTATTTCAGCCTTATTCTTTTCCATTTCCTTGCGTTGGATTCGAGCGACCTTTTCCAGGACTTCTTTGATGGTTATGTCGTTGAACCTGCTGTAAGGGTCAGCATTGGTAATCTTGTCCACACAGCAGAACTTCTTAATAGTCTTTACGTCGAGGTTCTGCGAACCGTCCGCCTTAGTAACCAGGAACGAATCATTCCAACCCACGTTGCACTGGAATACTTCGTAATCGTGCCCGTACGGTCTGGACTTGAGCAACAGGCCATGTTCCTTGAGGAGCTTAATCCTCCATTCAAGTGCAGTCATCGTCGAATCTTTCGCGAGCTCGAGGAGAACCTTCTTCTTGGCTTCACGCTTCGCCTTATCTTTCGCCTTCTTTTCTTCAAGGTTTACTTCCCACTGGCGGTGAATTTCCTTGTACACGTCAGAATCACGCTTGATGTAGGATTCTACTCCCGATGCGATATGTTGTATTTGCGAATCGGTCGTGGAAAAACAGCCGGTGAACTTAAACTTTTCCTTTCCGTACCAGAAATAGTTTCCGTCGGACTTGGACACTTTCACGATAGCCGGATTAGTAAGTTCAGATGCATTCATGTTAACCTCTCTTGTATGTCTATAATATAGTTAATTCTAAGGTTTTTGTAAAGAGGTTTTATTTAGATTTTTATTTTCAGTCTTCCACGATTTCAAGTTCAAGCTTCATGGCCTTCTGGAAAGATTTGAAACCCTTTTCCCAGTCGTTCTGGAACGGCACCATATGTTCTGCCTTGTGAGGATCGTCAGTCCAAAGTAGCGAAAGCTTATTTCCAGGAAGGAGTTGCATCCCTGCTACATATTGGTTTGTTTTCTTGTTACGAATAATCATGTTAATTCTCCAAAAGTGCACAGTGAAAACCAGGTTTGTTCATTTCCAGGTACCACTTCGGCGGGACCTGTTCTGTCGGAATCTGACGAAGATTGACCCTGGGTTTGCCAATCCATTCAAGCCATTCGTCAACAGTTATAGATGGAATTTTAAATTCTTCGCTCAAATCCATCATTGCGAACATTCTTTCGCTAGGACTCATCGTTGGCCAGTAGCTTCTAATCGCACGTTCAAGTTCAGACATTCGTTAACCTCTTGTTTATGTTCATAATATAGAAATAAAACTAGAAGTTGTCAATAGAAAATGAGTAGAAAATTTAATCTATTGCACAGCCGATATAAACATCATTTAAAGACTCTTATTTAAATGGCTTATAACTTATACTCTTTTATTAAATAAAGCCCGTATAACTCAAATATGGACGAATAATAAAGAGTTTTTAATGAGTATATAAAAGAAAAAGACCCGCTGGATTTCCCGCAGGCCTCTCGAGGTTAACTAAACTTAGAATTCCTTTCCGTTCCATTCCAAATGCCCGTTGACATCTGCTCCACCCCAGGCATGGATTTCGAGCGTAAGGTTTTCCCTGATGGACTTTTCAACCGTTTCGGCAGCGATCCTTTTAACCATAGAGTCAAGGGATTCGTTCTTCATGTCTTCGATGGTCTTTTCATAGCTTGCGGCCTGTTCTTCCATCTTCTTGATGTATTCCTGGCGGACCTTGTCCTTTTCCTTTTCCTTTTCCACCTCGTCGTGCAGAATCTTGGCCAGTTCGTTTGCCTTTTCCTCCGAGATACGGAGCTTATTTCTTAGAATTCCGTAGATAAACATAGTTACTTCCCGTTATGCCATTCCTTTCCGTTTTCGATTCTGTATTCGTCCAAGAACATCACGGCCGGTTTGTCCTTGTTCATTTCGCTCGCCCAGGTCGGAGGAATGAAGTTCGTCTTTTGATGTTGGGCGGAATCATCTTCACATGGTTCCAAGACGTCAAAGTCAGACGGTTCGGCCAGGATCTCCTTGAACTTCTCCGTCAGTTTATCGCCGACATACGGACGGATTTTTTCCAGCGCTTCCTTGTTATTCCGTTGAATCGTCGGCCAGTCAAAGCAATTACGTTGAGCCATTGTTAACCTCTTGTTGATATTCTAAAGATAGAAACTTTTGTTTGTTTTGTAAGTTGATTTTGATTGGAAATTATTCTCGGGATTACCATTCCAGAATAAGCTTTCTTATAGGGCGAACACTGTGACCGAATCCTGGACACTGGCCATCACGATAATATTCTTCATGACTGTCACGTTGACTTACCTTGAAACCTTCTTTAAGGAAGATGTCGACGACGGAACGGTATTCCGGCTGGGTTAATTCAATATCTTCTACCTTCTTATCAACAGTGTAGGAAAACTTATATTTGTCCATGTTCAACATATCCGTTATAATAAACTTGACTTCTTCGGACGTTTCATCTTTTGCATACAGATAGTTGGACACCTTGGCCTTAATCCTGTCCTTGATGATGTGAACGACCTTAAGAACAATATCGCGGTCACGACGCATTTCTTCTTCGTGCTTGACGATAGTTTCAGCCTGAATGTTACGGATTTCGTTGATAAAAGACATATTAACCTCTCTTGTTTGATTATAATATAGAAAAATCCAGACAATTAGTAAATAGTTATTATCTGGATTTTTCTTTCGTCTTTACTGCGTGATAATGGCCGTAGCAACAGACGTGATGAACGCGAATACTGGAATCAATGCAATCATTTGTCTCCTCCCCTTGGTTACTTAAATTCCGGCAAGCCCTTGATGTCACCGCAATCGTATTCCTTCGTCAACTTATGGTGAACAACAGTGATTCCCTTTTCGTTGCAAAGTGCGAAGAGAATGTCATCTCGTTTCTTTGCCCTGGCCTGGACTTCTTCGAGAGTCGGCCAGCCTTTCGGTGGATTATGTTTCTTACCCTTAAGCATGGTTTCGCTGGGCATCTTCTTCATTAGTTTCTTGAGCTTTTTAATATCCATTAGAGCTTACCTTCCTTGATTGCCTTTTCTGCAATCTGGTCCATGGTCATACCCTGTGCCTGCAGGTTAGAAATCTTTGCCGAGAGAACATCCCAGTCATAGCCGTATTTGGACCATTCAAATTTCTTCTGCTTGAGGTAGTTCGCAAGTTCTTCTTCAGTGGCGAAATCCTGTGTAGCAATGACATCTTTGTTTTCGTCAAGCGTACAGACACGAACCTCACACTGACCGTCTTCAAATTCATCAAATGCAATCGTTCGGTCGGTTCTCAAACAAATGTCACCGCCATCTCCATATTCAGGATGCAGGACGCGAGTAATCTTTGCTTCAGGAAAAAATGCACGTACCAGAGTGAACAGGGTTTCTCGATTCATTTTCAAAAACATTTATTAACCTCTCTTGTTTGATTATAATATAGAAACTTCTGAACTTTTTGTAAAGAAGAAAACCATTAAAGATTTCCTTCAAGTTCCCTCAGGTAATAATATTCGATTACCTCATAGAAACGTTGCCAGGTCAGTTCATTGTTTCCGAGGCGACTGCTTGTCGTCGGGTCACAAATCGAAGTATCTGGGCCAAAGGCTCTTACTCCACCGCCCGGAACTGCTTTTGGAACATATTTCAATTCGCAAACGTGCTTACAAGGGTCACCGTTATAGAACACATCACGGCAAATAAACGTCACTTCCGTGAACGTAGAAAGTACACCAAACTTTAGGATATTGCCCGAAGAAAGATAAACGGAGCATTCACCATGTTCAAACGCAATGCCCTTGAGACGAGCCACTTCGCGTTCACTGTTCTTGTTTTTGTAAATAACGTGCATATTAACCTCTCTTGTTTGATTATAATATAGAAACTTCTGAATCTTTTGTAAATGAAAAAGACTGGGAAATTATTCCCAGTCTTACAGGAGGTTAACATTGTCTTATGCAATAAGCCACTTCATGATATGTGCGAGCTCCGGTCTCGTATAAGATTCGATTGTGGGTTTAATCGGATTCGACGAAAACACGCTTTTGATATACTTCAGGCAAGGCCCTTCATACTTCTTCGTTGTTTCGTTAAACTTGTAGGTAAAGCATTCATCCGATTGCCAAAGTTCGATTATGTCCCAACTGCATGTATCATACAGCGAAACTTCGAAATCTGTCGTCCGCACTTGCAAAGAATATCCATTCGGTTCATCGCTACCGAGATGCAAACTCTGTGCCTTGTCAAACAGTTCTTCACCAGTCTTGGAATTCACGAAAGAAATAAACATTGTAACCTCTCTTGTATATTTCAAATATAGTTAATTCCGAACTTTTTGTAAGTGAAAAAGACTGGGAAATTATTCACGGATTTACAGTAGGCAAAACCTCCAAAGTCTTATCAAGCTTGTCGGCGTACTTTTCCTTGTCGAAGAGATGACAGAATTCGATGATTCCTTCATCGGTATTGAGAAAACCCTTCGCATAGAAAATGTTCTTTTCCGCATCTTCACTGTTCTTCGCGAACCCGTAACGGATAGCCTCGCTACTCTTGAAGTAAAGTCTTGAGTTTCCGGATTCAGATTGGATATACGGAAGGCCATTATCCGGCCAGACAATCTTATTGTCTTCCAAATAGTTGTAAATGTCGTCGGGAACGCGCTGATGCGGGTCGGGAATGAAGAAGATTCGTACACAACGTTTATTTACCATGTTAACCTCTTGTTTGATTTAAATATAGCTAATTCCAAATGTTTTGTAAATGGAATTAGTTAGATTTTATCCTTCGGTAACACAGAGGACACACTTAAACGCTTGTTCACCGTTGTTCTCGTAGATTTTGGTGAAGAGTTCGACACTCATTTCAATCGCCTGGTTATTTTCCCTCACAATCAACGCATTGAGAACGTCTTCGCCATCCGCCTTGTTGTCAAGCATCTTGTTAATCATCAAGTCAGGGATAACGTTTCCCCAGTTGGCACACAGTCTGTTGTACAGGTTATTGAGCATGATGACGTTGGACTGGCGATCTCGTCTCATCTTCGAATAGGCGATAATGTCGTTTGCATAGTTCTTAAGCTTTTCTTGAAGACTCATATTAACCTCTCTTGTATATTCATAATATAGAAAAATCCAGACCAAATGTAAACCATTTAATCTGGATTTTTTATTTACGAACTACCCGAGAACAAGTTCCTGGGCCTGTCGGTTACGATAACGCTTGAGACCAGCAGCCATTGCGGCATCGCTATAGTTCTTGTCTTCGGCGATCGCGTTTTCGATATGTTCGCGGATGTTGTTCGGCTTGATATAGCCCTTGGCTCCCCAGGTCTTCTTCCAGTATTCGTGACTCATTCCGTGTCCAATCTGACGGTATGCAATGTCGCTCAGCTTGTGGAAGAGTGCGGCATCGGAGAGATCCTTGTACATCGGAGCATAAGTCTGGAGAACTTCACGAGAATTCATATTAACCTCAGTTATTTTAAGTAGTTGAACCATTCAACCACATGTTTAAATATAGAAAAATTCAGATGTTGTGTCAACAAAAAGATTTTAAAATTTTATTACAGGTTTTCAACAATAGGTATGACCGCCTTATATTTCATTATGTTATAGATTACTTCTCTGTACAGTTCAAACGGTTCATTGGAACCGGGTTTATAGTTTCTTGCCAGCATCTCAGCCTTATAGAATACTTCACCGGTCATGTGGTCGAATATGGTGAGCCTTTGGTCATATTCACCGCTTTCTTGGTGTGGAGGTCCGGTCATTACAGCCGGTTCCGCGAACCTAACATGTCTTGCAACATAACTTGAGTAATCGTCGGGTTTTGTCATTTCTTTTATATCTACGCCAAACCATTCCATTTCCGCCTTGATAAACTTTAATCCGGCCTGGAACGAACCCTGTACGGAACCTGTCGGCCCGCAGTTATTCGTATAACGATTTAACCATTCGATTTTAAGAATTACGCTCATGATTATAATATAGAAAATTTAGAAGTAATTTTAAATAAGAAAAAGACGAGATTTTACTCTCGTCTTTCCTGCACGGTTCGTTCTGCCGTGCGTCCATCCATCGTCATTTCCTTAGCGAATCAATCTTGTCTTTTGCGGCATTCTTGGCTTCGTTAAATTTCTTCTTATTCGCTTCCCTTATGTCACCAATCCTTGACGCAACACCAGACTTAGCTGAATCGACTGCCCTTGATGTACCATCCTTAACAGAATCGACTGTTCGTAGTGTCGCGGACTTAACTGAATCACCAGCCCTTAGTACCGCTGACTTTACTGAATCTGTCGCTTCAGCCCCTAGGCTCTTGGCATCGTTGGCAATGTCCTTGGCTCCGTCAGAGAACGTGTCGGCCACGGAAGAGACCAGTTCGCTCGCCTTCGACGCAACCTTGTCAGCATTGTCGTTGTCACCAGTGAGCCCGCGATAGACCGCGTAACCTCCGATGGCGAGCAAGATGATAAAAAGAATTGTTCCGATGAATTTAATCATGTTTTGTACCTCTTTGTTAATTGTTACATTTATAATTTAGAAATTTTTGTTGGTTTGGTAAATGAAATTAGTAAAGAATTTTAATTCAGTTTCGCCTTCATTTAACCTCTTTCCTTTGTTTTGTCAAAACCCTTAAGAAAAATGCACGGCAGAGAACAGACCGCATACAGCCATCCAAGCGTAACGTCAGGCTTGAACAAGTCAGTAATCGGACGGTTAACGAGATTGTCAGGTCCTCGCGGGATAGCCATAATCACCTCGTTATCTTCGGTCCTTACCACGAAAGCATGGTCGAATTCGTCAAGACGGATTACTCTTTCTTCTTCGTACCAGCAAATCTTGAACAGTTCGCCGTTGAGATCTTTAATCATCTTGGCGATGCCCTGCATTTCAAACTGGTCAAGTGCGTGGAATAGAATTGTTTTCATTGTTAACCTCTCTTGTATGCTTATAATATAGGAATTTAATCCTATATCGTAAGCAAAGAAAGATTAGAATTTTTTATTCGACAACCTTCAGTTTGAAGTACATACCGTCCTGGACACATTTGGTATTGTCCATGATGTCTTATTCGACGCCTTTCTTCAAAGCTTTGAGTCCTTCGATTCCCTTTTCGATAGGGCCATCACCTTCACCCTGAACCTTTACGAATGCGGTGAGAGTATCGATTGCCTGCTGGATTTGACGAGGACTCATCGGCCAGCTGTTGTCGATAAACACCGTGATACGCTTCTTTGCCTGTTCCTTCTGTACTGCTTCTTTCTGTCGGATGGCTTCGGCCATAGAGTTCTGGAACTTCACATACAAGTTCTTGATAGCGTAGTGACAGCTATCAATGAGCATTACTTTGGCATTCGCCGCAGTTTCGTACTTGACGATTTCTTTTTCGAGTTCAGTCTGTTCGTTTTTAAGGTCCACATAGTTCGATGCATACAGAAGCGAATACTTCGGGCCGGAAGTCGAATTGTATTCTTCTGCAAGGGCCTTAATACGGTCTTCAGCCGGTCCTTCAATGAACTTTGCAAGGCTAGCCTGCGTTTCGATGAGTCTTGTGCAGTTCTTTGCATGCTTCGAAGTAAGTTCATCATAGATGTTACAATATTCTTCGAATTTACGGCGAATAGTGTTCATTGTACACATCACGTTGTCCGCATTTTTACAAACGTGATTCATTTCCTTTGTCATACGGAGTGCATCGTTGAACTGTTCATTGACCTTAGCGATAGTTTCATTGTTAATCATTTGTTTGTTACCTCTTGTTTATATTCTTAATATAGAAAAAAGACCAGAAGTTGTAAGCTTCTAGTCTTAATTATTTTTCTTCAGATATGCTTAACCGAACCAAGGGCCGCACATTCTCATGGGATGGGCCATCATCATTTCTCGTGCCTTTTCCTTTACTTTCATATCGTCAATTTTTTTACCTCGATAGAGATCGTATTCTTCGCGGCTCTTGAACTTCTGTGCGCCTTCCATATACAAATGTGACGGATGTGCACAACCCTGTTCCGGATATTTGTAGTGATAGTCACGTTCAGTCCACCATTCTTCATTATTCTTGTAGTCGATAACATGCACAAACCCGCCGACTGCATCTTCTTCAATGAAAAATTCCTTGACGAGAACACCGTTTTCCGTTTCGCAAGCATACTTCGGGATGATGTTACTGCAATAGTAAGGATCGGTCGCCTTGTATTCGTAATGAACCACAGTCTGCGTCGCATAATATTCCTTGATGCCACTGCTTTCTTTATTCAACTTAGTATTATATTCGGTTTTCGAATAGTCCGTGACCGCTTTAGTATTCCGCAAATACGTATAAGTGGTATAGTCACCCTTTTCGGTCTGGCTAAAGACGAGTCGTCCCTTGAAATCACGAACCTTGACATCCGGGGTCTGCTTACGGTCATTGTTATGAACTTCGACAGCAAAGTCTTCTTTGAAATCGCTCAAGACTGGTTCGGGAATGTTAGGACGTATTGTCAAATCATACCCGACCGCCCCGATACTGAAATGATGTTTGCCGGCAGGGTCATCCCATTGAACATAAGTAAAAGGCTTCTTGTCGCAGTCCGTACCTTGTTTCAAGACGGCGACAGCTTCACCCTTGTCGTTATATCCTGTATAGAATGAATTCGGATAATTAAACGTGCTGCTCGATGTGTTGACCTGAACAGTCTTGCCGCTCGAATCTTTAACCACATCTTTGATTTTATCGAATCCGATTACCGATTTAAGCAACTTCGGCAAATACTTCTTGATATTCTTGACATTCGGCATGCTGTTTTCGGTTTTGTTTTCTTTATTTTCGCTCATTTAATACCTCTTGGTTATGTTCTAAATATAGTTAAATACTTAGAACTTGTACACCTTTATTGAATAGATTTTTGTTACAGCTTGGCAAGGGCTTCCATCGTTTCTTTATGTGATTTAATCTTAACAACTTTTTCATTGTCCTTGATAATCTTTCCATAGATGGACATTTCTTCAAGGTATACATGTGCATTGTCACGGATAACTGTCTGCCCTGAGATATGGCAACCGATACCATGACCTTCTACATGAGCATCACCACAGATTTCTGAACGGTTAACTTCTAACTGACCGCCAACATAGGCATTGCCATGAATCCTAGCCGCGGTGTAAATATCCGCACCGTTGTCAATGACCGCATTTTCATAAACCCTGGCCGTATTACGAACAACACTATTGCCTTTTACCTTTGCATTGCCGGTCACTCTGGCCTTGTTTCCGATGAAAGAACCAGGATAGACCCAGCAATTACCCTTGTGAGACAGATTGCTTTCGTTAAGGATAAAGCCGCCAAGGTCACCAGCTTTCACGTCATCGAAGTCTTTGAGCGCTCGGATTTGATGCATGATGAATCCGGCATCGTTAACGGTAATTTCCGTAAATTCGTATTTCTTTTTCATGTTCTAAATATAGTTAAATATCCAGAAGCTGTAAATAAAACCATAAAGGTTTTATTCTTCAATCTTACAGACGAAACATTTGTCCATCATAGCAACGTCAAAGTTAATCCGTTCGTATTCTTTTTCTTCAAGGATGTTGTCATAGATAACAACCTTCACGTTATATGGAATCTTAAAGCCATTATGTTCGCGATGAATCAACAGTTGCATGAGATGTTCCTTGAGCGAACTGTCCGGCTTACCACATCCAGTGGTGAAATCAAACACACAGACGAAGTTCTTTCCCTGGCGGAACGTTATTAATGCGTCAAGTTCATGGAGGAAGAAGTCATCGCATGTGGCCAAATTGATTACCACACATTCAACGTTGTTAGCCTTGGCATAGTCCTGAATGGCCGTGCAGATACCAATACCGTGAAGTTTTGGCTGCTTACGGATAATCATCGTTTGATTATTATACGGAAAATTCTTCATAACCATTGCAAATTCTATTGGTCTCATACTTAATAACCTCTTGTTTATGTTCTAAATATAGTTAAATATTCAAATGTTGTAAATAAAACCTGTTTAATATTTTATTTCAGATTGTCTATCGCAGTGATTGTCTTCGCGTACTCGTTGAACATTTTAACCTGTTCGCACATGTTAATTAACGTTTTTACGCCCGAATTCGCCGGCAAAACAAATTCCTTCATCTTCCGTCCGGAATCGTAAAATGTAATCCGTTGGTCCACGTTTCGCGGCGTATATATCTGTATCGGTGGGACACATTTCTTTGTCACATTGATATACCCTTCGTCCAGTACCCTACTGAACGCCATCGATATATTCTCTATGTCACAAACTCGAGAATTCAACGAAACTGTCTTATCATATCTTAGCTTTAACGTTATCATATTCTAAATATAGTTAAATACTTAGAAGTTGTAAACCGATTATATAAAGAAAAAACCTTCAGTGTTACCTGAAGATTGCGAAAAATATCAAATATTATTTAAATCATCTCATCGATTTCGATTATACAGATACATAACATGATTATATGCAGACGTTGAAATATTACCATGCAGCCGTGATGCAATAAATGCTCGAAACAACGTTTTATCATATATGTTAAATATCCATTTATTGTAATATGGTATAATTTCCGGATATTTATTTAAAAAATTTTTAACGGTATTATTATTTAATAATCGCTTTTGTCGTATATTTATCAAATAATTATAACGCTTTTTCTTATTATACCAATGTTTCTCAATTAAATGTTCATCTCTTGGCAAATATGTTGGAATGTCAATTACTTTTTTATCTTTTGCGATTATAACAACAAAATCATCACAAAAACCTATTGTAAATATGCTTCCATCATTTGCAGAAAATTCTTTAAAAACTATTTGTTTTACTCCGTTTATTGAAAACAATTCACCCGTTGATAAATAACAACGAATATCATTATGTTCAATATTATATTCAATTTTACTGTTATCTTCAGCAGTATATACAATATTACCGGTAGCATCTTTTACTGCACCATAAATTGTAAGTATTTGTAATGCTTTAATAATATCCAATTGACCTTGTATAGTTCTTATAGATTCTGTTATACGGCTTTCAAGATTTTTAATTGTATAATATACAGAACCCATATCAGGAGCAGCGATTGCAGCACTAATAGCAGAACCAATAATTATATCTATCATTTAATAACCTCTTGTTTATGTTCTAAATATAGTTAAATACTTAGAAGTTGTAAACCGATTATATAAAGAAAAAACCTTCAGTGTTACCTGAAGGCTTTCATGGATGGACTCGGACTTGAACCGAGAACCTACGGGTTATGAGTCCGGAGCTCTAACCGATTGAGCTATCCATCCAACGCTATCAATATAGCTTTATTTCTTTTTCTTGTCAACCTTATCAAGATAGGTTTTATTTTTAAGTTCGTCCTTGTACTTCGCGATCTGTTTTTCAAGAAGTTCAATCTTGTGGTCAGACTTTTCAATCTGGTCCTTGAACGCATACTTGAACGCAGTCTTTACTTCCTTTGGTGCCTTCTTAATCGTTTCGACCTGGTTTTGACGGATGCAGAAGTTGTTCTTACGTTCCTTGACCAAAGCAAGCTGCTTGTTGGCGAGCGTAATTTCAAGTTCAAGACGTTTCAATTCGGCACGGTCGGTAATGTTACCGCCATTTTTCATTACCCACGGGCTGATGGCACACGATACGTTATGGTTAATGCCTTCGGGAAGTGCAGTCTTGTCGATGGCGGCGAATTCCTTCTTGGTAATTTCCGTAATGTACATGGTGTTGTATTCACTGAACGGGAAACCACCCGGGACTCTGGAACCACGAACATACGCATCGACAAAGCTTGTGGACAAAGACACAGTATTGGAAGATGTCGCCAAGTAGGTTTTGTTTTCGTCAATCGCGAACGTCTGTTCCCACCAAGTACATTGGTCAATCTTTTTCTTCGGCACAGCCTTAATGTTCACGTCACCGATATGGTAATACCTTGCCTTCTGTCCCTGCCAGCACAGCTTGATGTAACGGTCCTTGAACAGCTTGAAGAATTCCTTCATGTATTTGACCTGTTCCAGTCTGACTTTGACTGTCGCCTTTGCTCGGTCTTCTTGGTACTTTTTGACTTCCGGAGTATCAGGTTGCGGACACTGGAGCGTCGGGCACTTGATGTCGCTTACCTTCTTGTGAAGGTCGAGAACATTCTTGAAGATGTTGTCAAGGGAAGTGGTGTCGACGTGGATGGTTTTGTATTTAATCATTTATTCCTCTTTTGATATTCTTAATATAGAAAAAGATTTAGAAGTTGTAAGCCAAATCTTTTCTAAAATTCTTTTCGATTAGTCCCAGGCATTACGACAATAGGTCGCAAGTTCCTTATCGGCATCGCTGACAGGAGTTATTATATTTCTATGGTAGTCATCCTGTATAACCATAAGGTCATAAGGACTTAAGATTTGGTCAAGCGTTTCCTTTATCGTTGTTTCATAGTCGTAATCGGCAAGTTGTAAATCGTTGTTGAAATAGAACCTGATTTCAGATTCGTCAAATGCAAGGCCAAAATTCTTGTTTATATTAAAAATGGTTTTGAGACTACCACCATAAGTGAGGTTATCTGTAAAGACAATCCGATAACGAACAGAATGGTCCTTATAACAATACAGACGTCTCAAGAGATCTTTCATAAACTTACGGTCTGTTACATGGTTTAGACTCTTTCTTAAAATCGACGGTGTAGTTCTACGGAGCGCATCGATATAATTTTTCCTGTCCTGCACCATGTCATGGAACGATTTAACACCGGGCAAAAATCTTTTGAAGAATTCGATAAACATTATAACCTCTTGTTTATGTTCTAAATATAGTTAAATAGTCGGAAGTTGTAAACTCAAACCAAAGGAAATTTTATTACGGATTATCCCAGGTTCTTATCAATCATGTCCAACAGTTCCTTGTTGCGAAGCTTATTATAAATGGACCAAAGCCTCTTATGCACAGTTACCGCATAATTATACAACTCTTTACGGCTACTTTTAACGACAGGTACTGAGCCAGGCTCAAACTTACACTCTAGTCTACCGTTTTTTAGATAACAACTGTCAAACTCGCTTTCCTTATACTCCCAAAGCATATTGTTTACAGTAAGTGCTTCAAAAAACGATGAAGTAGGCAGGTTATATGCACCTTCCGAATCCAATATACCTTCTGCACGTAACTGTTTGACCTGTGCATTTGTTAAAGAACTTACTTTTGCTTCCATGCTTATAATATAGGTAAATATTCGGAAGATGTAAACAGGAACGGAAGAGAATTTTTAGCTCAGGACCGCCAGCATCGCTTCCATTTCCCGGTTATATTGGGCAGTTATGTAGTTTTTTCTCCATGAGCCAATATCATTCTTGACCAATATAAACCCAGCCAAGAACGAAAAAAGCTTGTCATCGTTGTCTATGTAGTTTAAAGATATAGACCCGGGGAATAGTTGTCTAGTTATCAACTGGAATTCTTCACGTTTCATCGCGGTATGACCCCATTCGTCGGTATATGGTCCATGATAGTATTTTATAACCATGTCGGTTTCGATACCTGTCCCATCCCAGTCAGCCATACCGATTCGGACATTGACAAAACCGGATTCGTTCCAGCATTCAAGTCCAAGTTCTTTTGCAATCTGTTCAATGTTTAGTAATAACCTCATATTCCAAATATAATAAAATACATAGAAGTCGTAAACATAAAATATTGCCAAATAAAAAGACGGGCGATCCTGTAGATCGTCCGTCCCAATCAACTAGAGGATAAACTCTAATTCGATGCGATAAAGATTTCAATGCGTTGTGCCTTGGGATTTCCAGTGATGACATCGGAAATTTCCTTCACAAGCACGAGAGCATCGTGTCGGCTGAGGGTGTAGCTTCCCTTCTTCGGAGTGCTTTCGCCGGCCTTGACATCGGCTGTAAAGCGGCGAAGAACTTCCTGCGGCTTGTACGGTTCCTTGGAATTGATATTGTCAAGACGCTTGATGGCCGGTGCAAGGATTCCCTTAATATCGGCACGAATATCATTGACACAGCTCTTCCAGCGCTTGATATTTTCAAGAAGCGGTCTGACCTGCTTGGAGAGAAGCTTGATGTAACCGTCGATGTTACCGAGACTGAGGCGATTAAACACCCGGTCCGTATATTCACTGAGGTTGTTGGCCTGCGTCTTGAGCTTGTTGAGTTCCGTAAGGGCCTTGTTAAGATCTTCCTTCTTCTTGTTATACTGGGCGAGTTCGAGCGGAGTCATGACCTTTTCCAAATCGGCCATGCGATAACCGCCGTTGTGACAGGGCTTGGGATTCGTCTTCTTTTTCTTCTTGTTCTTGTGTTTCTTGTAGATGTAGATGACCTTGGGTGCTTCCTGCTGGGCTTCGGCCTTCTGTTCTACGGATTCGTTCTTTTCAGACATTTATTACCTCTTGTTGTTGGTTGATATTTTTAATATAGAATAATTTTCTCTTTTTGTAAACGACAAGGAAGAAAATAATTATTCCGGGAGAGCATCGATTACAGCAGCGGTCCTCAGGTTCTCGAGATAGGCCTGTACCTTTTCGAAAGGGATTTCCTTTCCGTTGACAAGGTACGTGTCCTTTTTACGAATAGACAACGTATGTGTTCCGCCCGGCCCGTTATAGGTCAGTTCGTATTCCTCCGGGTCATATTCGTCTTCTTCGATCTTCACGAGGTCAACAGCGTAGATGTTGCGGCTAAGGCCGTTGTATCTCTCCTGTTTTACTGTCAAAACGAAGTTTTCCTTTTCGGGTATACTTTGTTCGGTCTCGGACAGTTTTGGTTCGGAGCTTGCGACCGTTTTCGGATTCTTTGATTCTTTCATCACGCATTCTCTTTGTTTCTTTAGCCTTGTCCATAATCTTTCCTCTCGTTGTTAATTACAATATAGAAAACCATGGACAAGGCGTAAACAGAAACATTTGGGTTTTTTCTTTCGGTTATGCCTTGAAGAGCGGCTGGAGCTGGGAACCCTTCAGGGTGACGATGCCGCATTCGCTCATCGTGATGCGATACATGCTCTTGCCAGACTTGTAGGTCTTCTTCGTGCGGGAAACGGTAATCGGCTTGCCGTTGAACGTGCCCTGGATAAGGTCTTCGCTCTTGGTGTAGTTGGCCGGGTTTTCCTTCATGTCCTTGACGATTGCCTTCACCTTGGTCGGATTCTGTTCGTTCTTCTTGAACACCTTGCCCTGCTGGAGGTTGTAGGCCAGAGTGTAGAACAACTTCTTCTTCCAGGCGCCGAGGTTAACCGTTTCTTCCGTTCCGTCCGGGAGAATCTTCACCAGGCCATGACAGTTGAACGCTCGACCGGTCTTCGCCTTGCGGTCCGCGACAGACACCTTGTAGACTTCACCGTCCATGGTAATCTTCCAGGATTCGATTCCGTCGACCGTCTGGTGTTCGGGAGCGTTTTCCTTAGCGGCCTGAATCAGTCCGCGGATGGTTTCTTCTGCACTTTTAGTACTCATGATTTTGTTTCCTTTTTGTTTATTGTTATAGTTAAATTCTTGGAACTTGTAAACCCGGAATCTAGTAAAATTTTTATTGCGGTGTTCCATAACTATAAACTTTCTATCGCCTTGACACTCTCGTTCTGTTTGGCAACTGCGGTGAGGAATTCGACAAACGCCTTGAAATCCTCGTTAGTTACCAGCGTATTCTTTACCTGGCTTCCGTCGTCGTCGATTCTTGTCCAGCTCATCGTGGTCTCGTTTGCGAGCCATACATGCCAGCCCATATCGTCGACGGTCTTGTAATCTATCAGAATCGTACTTGGCCCGCCGGTTACTCCAACTATCTTCTCATACGGGATAAATAAGTCTTTTTCCGTGAGGCGTTCAATCTTGATTCGTTTCATGTTCTAAATATAGTTAAATATCCGAATGTTGTAAACCTTTATTTCTTAACTTTTTCTTTCAGCTTGTCCAAGTCCACGGGAGGATCAGTAGTCTCCAGATTCATGCACATCATAAAGTGCTCGATAATCTTAAGTGCATTTTCCGTGCAGTCATTCGTTACCGGAACACCGTTAATCATGATAGTTTCGCCATCAGAAATACCGATCTGTTGCCCGCCTATCGTATTAAGAAAGATAGTTATTACGCGGTCTTCCTTCCTTATTCGACCTTCCCAATAATGTCCGTCATTCAAAAACGGTATAATAGCGCAAATGTCCTTTGTCTCGAAACACATCGGGACTTTTATGTTATTCATTGTTTTATAGCCGGTGATAAACATTATAGCCTCTCGTTGATATTCATAATATAGAAAATTGTTAGAAGATTGGAAACGATTTGTTTAAAGAATTTTATTACAGAGCATCCAATGCCTTTTCAATCTTTTGCTGTTCAAACCGCATGATAGCCTTTTGGATGTATTCAATTTGTTGGTCAATAAACTTAGGCAGCTTGGGCACTGTCATCCTGTCATACTGGACTACGAATACAGTATTATTGTTTACATTATTTCTACCAGACAATATGTCTTCCATGCAATAGTCATGCAGGTGTGAATAGTCAAAAAAGTTATAAATCCAAAAATACTTCTTTTGAAGATAACCTTCACTCATGAGATACGGTTCTACAACAGGCAGATGAAACCCTTGAAAGTTGTAGTCAAACCTCAATTCCTTTCCGACTGGCTTTGTTTGAATCAGACCAGTATGTGTTTTAAGAATGCGAAGCAGTTTTGATGTCTTGTTAATGCTCATGACTATAATATAGGAAATTATTAGAAGTTTGGAAACGACTTATTTAGTTTTTCTTTACTTCGACTTGCCAATCTCAGCGTACTTTTCCATGTCTATCGGAGGGTCCTGACGTTCGAGATCAATGATTGTATTGATGACCTCGGCCATCTTCTTATACTTAGCCATATCGCCCTCATGCATAATGTTGACGCCGTTGATTTTGATAGTGTTATATCGCGGCAACCAGAATTCCAGGCCGTTACTAAGGGTCAATACAACTTTCCATAAACCGTGATCATTCTGGCAACAGTATGTTGCATCGATCTTCGTCGTATCAAACAGTATCGGCATGTCATCACTATTAGTACCGTGAATTACCATTTTAACCTCTCTTGCATGACTATAATATAGAAAATTCTAAAAGTCTTGTAAATCAAAATCTAATTGAGTTTTAATTCAGACTTGCCAGGGCATCTTTTAGTTTCGTCTGTTCGGCGTAAACCGACAACGTATCTACCAACTTCTCGTAGTCAGTGGATTCGTTACCGTCCTTGTCGTACCACGTAATCGGTTCGTCGTCGAAAATGTATAAAAACTTTTTATGGCTATCTTCCGGACTCCAGAATCTAAGCTCGATATATCCCGTCGATTTTACGACATCCAGAATGTTGCGGATTTTTAACTCTAGCATCGATTGGCCGCGGCCGTGTTTAATTTTAATAGTCTTATTGATTTCCATGACTATAATATAGTAAATTCTGAATATCTTGTAAATAGAAATAATTAGAAATAAAAAACCGGCAGACCCTTACAGATCTACCGGTTCCCTTCAACCCAAAGAAGGAGGCTAACTGTTTTCTAAAAATTCTTTTCCATTCTTATTATTAGTTTTACCGCGCCTAAATCTATATGTTTGTGTTAAACTATGGCAATTCGGGCATATTAAACGCAAATTTTCTAATCTATGGTCGGTTGGATTTCCATTTATATGGTCAAGCTCGCATGGTGTAAATTCTCTTCCCGCAGGCTTTTTATCCCATCCGCATATAGAGCATTTGTCTTCTATATATCCTTCTCGTATCAACCTTATTTTTAATTTATAGGTCTGATATTCTGGATGCATTCCATTAAAAATTTCATTTAACGGTGTTAACGGTTGTTTTTTAGGTAAACCTTTTCCGCTTTGATTTGGTTCATAAACGCCTAGTTTTTTAGCCCGCCTAATAAATGTAGTATATGCCATGCCACAAAGTTTAGACGCATACAACATAGATTTGGTTTGTTTAACAATTTCGATAAACTCTTGATCTGATAAATCATTTTCCTTCATATTTTATTTATAAAGGAATGTTTACCAAATCCGCAATGTTTACCAGAATAGCCCCGGAGAGACTCGAACTCTCATGCCGTTACCGGCGTTTGATCTTAAGTCAAATGTGTATACCAATTTCACCACAAGGCCAGCTGTTCAAATATAGTTATTTACTTCTTCATTGTAAACCACTTTTTATTAAAGTCCGCTATTTCTGCATACTCGTATCTTAGCAACCCGACCTGCCATTGCTGTTTGTTCAGTTGTACAGTCTTCACGCAATAACGGAATCATATCGCAATAGAAGTCCACTTCTTCGTCGTTATGTTTTGCAAAACGTCCATCAAAGAAACATGCCACGAGGTCAGTGACCAAGCACCACCAACGATGTTCGTCACCATAGATATACGGCGTTTCGGCAGCAAGACGAGCTTTTTCTACACGGTCCCAGTTCATTGCGTCTTCAACTTCACGTTCCTTTCGTGCAACTTCCAGGTTAATCGTCGCCATTCTTACTTGCCAGGCATGCTTGTCATTATCGGTCATCATGGCCAGACAGAATTCAAGATCCTTGAGGTCACCATCTTTCACCTTGAAAATTTTACCGGCATCACCAATGATTTCCTGTGCAATTTCAATCGCGGGCTTCAAAAACTTTTCTTCAATTTCAATCATAATAACCTCTTGTTTATGTCTATAATATAGTTAAATATTCAGAAGTCGTAAACAAGAGATTAAAGATTATTATTTACGCAAGTGCCTCGATAGCCTTCATTGTCTTGTTATATTCTATTTTGCTTTCTGCGAGCATGTCTTCCTTTACCTTGGCTATTGCCGCCGCATACGATTCAGGCGAGTAGATTCTCTTCGCTTCATACCTTCCAAGAGGTTTCCTCACGAAGTCAATACAACCGGTGTAGAAACACTTGGCCTTTTCGTCGATAGCATCAGGTGCAAGTCGCAAGACTTCATGGAACTGGAACGCACTTCCACCGCGGACACGATCCGTATACCAGCCCATTTCCAACAGGAACTTCTTACGCCATTCGAATGCGGTCCAAGGACTGTTAGCCTTGTTCGCCGCAAGTGTCTTCTTTCGTGCTTCGCTTCTCGCATCGGCTTTGACACGTTCTTCTTGTAACCAGATTTTCAACTGTCTGCGGTATTCAACGAACACAGGCTGTGTAAGCGGAGTTTTCCAGCTTCCATGTTCTTTGGTAGTCAAGATGGCATAGACGTCAAAACGTTGTACCTTGATATGAATCTTGCCATACCAGAATCCATGTTGTCGGCTCATCCTTACCAGATTAGGATTATTTAAAATAAGCATTCGTTACCTCTCGTTGATATTCATAATATAGAAAAATCTGGATAGGTTTTAAACTTTTTTCTTGGTGGATTTTTTATTCGAGAGTACAATGGCCGCGTTTGATTCACCAAGACGTTCGATTGACACGATTTCATGGAGCTTACGTGAAATTGCCTTATTCCCGCTAATTCTTACACCGTTGACAATAATATATCCGCCGGCCCTGATATAGGTATCGTCGCCACCTTTGAAATGCATGTGCAATTCGTCATCTTTTATGGGTACACATTGCTGGAGTTCGTTGGTATCAAGCCAGCCTCCGTCATACTCCGGTTTCCAAGCGTATTCAATAATCATTTATTACCTCGTCGTTATGTTTATAATATAGAAAAAATCCAGACTTTTGTAAGTCTGGACTTTAGAATATTTTTTCGCGGGCTTGCTACTTAACCTTGATGACGGTGTAGCCGAGCTTCTGACAGGTCTGATGGAAATACAGATCAGACTTACAGCCGAACTTCACGCCGTCGCCTTCGCGATACCAGATTGCATGATAGCCAGCGACACCGTGACCGGCCTGGATTGCAAGTTCGGCACAGTTCGCCTTGAGAAGCTTACGTCCGCGACCCGGCTGGACTGCGTGCTTGAGGACGAATTCGAGCGAGTCCTTCTTCAGACGACCACGCTTGGATTCAGACTTGGCTTCGGATTCAACAAAATTGCTCTTCATATTTTTTCCTTTGGTTTGATTGTTAATGTTTGTTCGGAATTAAAATATAATAAAATATTCTAATTCCGTAAACGTTCTTTGTGTGAAATTTTAGTGACGGAATACCTTCCACTTCAACCATGTCGGAGTACCTTCAGGAGTCTGCCATTCCTTGTTCTCCCCGCGGTCGAGGCTCATGATGCTACGGTTAACGTCACGGAAGTTCACACGTTCGAAGCCCAGATACTCAGCCATGTCTCCGACGGTCTTGTTGAGATCCGCCGCGATAAACTTTGCCGCGGTCAAAGACTTCTTAAACCTTACAACGTTGTCGATGCAGAGGCCATCGCTGCCGCATTCGTCATATTCGGCGATAGCGACAGAGATAACCATCTTTTTCGACGGAATTCTCTCTTTCTTCCGCTTACCCATTACTGGGCCTCCATCATGTCGATTTCGGTATCGGCACAGAGGCGGCTCGGTGCACAATAACGTTTCAGGAGACTGGACTTGGCCTTCTTGGCCTTGTCCATAGCGGTTTCGCCGGTGACCGGATCGTCCACGAAGCATCCTTCGAGAATGCGACGACCACAGGATTCAGTGCGACTCAGAACTGCAACTTTCATATTCTTACCTCTTTGTTGATGTTTGTTGCTTGATATTCTTAATATAGAAAATTCCGTCTTTGTTGTAAGTAATTAAATAATTTTAATTTTCTGCGGTGTTGCCTTTGTGATTCCCAGCTTGGCCTGATACATCTTCACGAGACCGTGATCGCCGAACCTGGGCGTTCCGTTACGGATTCGTTCCTGTACCTTTTGAAGCATCGCCATTGTAACTTGTTTTTCCTTGTTTCCCATAAAATAAAGTCCTTTTGATTTGGTTTCCTGTGTTCACGCACTGCTGCATGAGGCGTTCAGTGTAATGCCCGTCAAATTCTACGGTACTACGGATCCTCTTGCCCCACACACCGCTGACCCCGAACGTGAGACCAGTGGGTTCATGCGTATAGTTCTTTGAATGCACGCTTATCCCGTTATGGAAAGTCAACTGTGTTTCGTCCGAATCCGGTTTCACTACGAATCCAGTCCGTCTGAAGACTTCCTGTTGGAATTCAGCGAGCGTGTAGGTATCACCAAGATGGTCGAACATCCTGGTGAGGCCTTTCGTTACGTCTCGTTTTAATTTCTTGTAATCCATAGTGATCTCCCGCATTTAACCTCATGAGGGCTATGGACTAGCCGAAACTTAATCCAGCCTGTCAAGAGCCTCCATTGTTTCACGGTTTCGTTTCACGATTTCCCGAGTGTACTTGATGAAGTTCTGTGCTTCGATGGTGTTACAGTGACTGAAGATGGTACCGCTGAAGCTGATGTTGATTTCCTTCATCAGGAAAGCCTTGGCTCGACGATAGAACTTCGACGTGTCAGTAATCGCACGAAGCTGCTTGTTGGCCAGCATGGTTCGCTGAGATCCGTTGTACGGTTCCTTTTTCAGGATGTCACTGGCTCGCATGTTGTCCTTAGAGTCAGGAACTGCATCGCGGATGTGCTGAATCAAATTTTCATCAGTCATTTCATTGGCAATCTTGTAATCGGAGTCTTTCATTTAATTACCTCTTTGTTATACCTATAATATAGGAATTTTAGACTTAGTTGTAAAGGAAAAAAGAAGATTATTTTTACTTCAACTGTTCCATGACCAACGAAATCAGTTCCTGCATCTTAGTAGCGTCCAAGCCCTGTACTGTCAGCTTGACCGTCTGCTTACGCTGAACTTCTGCCTGCAGTTCAATCTTACGGTCTTTGTCGAATTGTTTTTCATACTGGACACGGAGTTTCTTATAATGCCGATTGACTTCGTTCATTGTAGTCCAATCGTTTTTCTTCGCAGTCTCGCTCTTTCTCATCCAGTAGTCCAACGGTGCAGGAACGAATCCTGTCTTGTTCATGACATCCTGAAGTTGAGAGTCGACTCCGAAGAATTCGAGTTGGTTACTTGTACGGTTCTGCTGAGTCTTCATCTTAGACTTCATTGACGCAGTGTCTTTGGATTCGCGGATGAAACTATAGACAGCCTTGAACCAGTCAACGAAACTATTGTATTCGGCGTTCTTGAGCTTCTTCGGGACATACTTGAGGTTAATTTGGGTTTCACCGAAATAATTGTAAGCCGAATCTGGTTTCTCATTTATTTTATATTCGTCATCGCCAGAATGGTAATGCACAAAGTGTTTCGGATCACCAGGAATGCCACGAACACCAGTTCCATTTACATACGGAAAATATGAACCGATGCGAAGCATAACTGCATTCCAGCTTACCTTATCTTTACCGACATAAAACGTTGCCATAATAACCTCTCGTTTATATCTTTAATATAGAAAAATCTGGAGTTTTTGTAATCCAGATTTTAATATATTTTTCTTTCGAACTAGCCCTTGACTACGAACGAGGAAATCTGCGACCACTTCTTGATGTCCTTGACAGCATTGTCATATTCGTCCTTGTGTGCGTCACAGGCCTTCTTGAGGTCTTCAGGTGTCTTGGCTTCCTTCAAGTCTTTCTTGAAGGCATCGGAAGCGTCGAACTCCATGTAGTGCAGCATGTTCTGGAGATTCATTTCAAAGATGAGCGAATCGTCCGGGAACATTTCAAAGCAACGGTTACTGTACAGGCTTCTCCAGCCCGCTTCGTATTCGATATACTTCGTGTTCGTCTTCACCTGGCCATATTCGGCTGCTCTGCTCATAGGTTTGAGCTTCTCGAATTCTGGACTCATGAATTCCCCCTTGTCACAGACAAGATGAATGAAGTGGGACGATTCGTGGACGAAGATGGCAAACTCACGGTCATCCTTGAATTCCAGTTCCTTCGTGGTTTCATCGTAAGTTGCGGAATCCTCGGGAAGGACGATTCGAGCGATACTGTCACGACCCGTGAAATAACCGCCTATGTTTTCGAGCTTACGCCCGAGAATGAACGCAGCCCCAGCAAAGCCAAAACGTTCAGGTTCGTTATCGACTTCTTCAAGCTTTCCCATAATGTACTTGAAGTAGTCTTTGCGACCTTCCGCGAACTGCGAGTTGTCCTTGAGAACAACTTCGTTAAAGCCTGAAACAATACTTGTACTCATAATTACCTCTACTGTTTGTCTATAATATAGAAAAGTTTGGAATAATCGTAAATGAAAAAGTCAAAGATTTTTTATTACGGAATCGCAATGGGAAAGTCTTTTATATTATGTGGATATATTTTTATAATATAAAAATTTAAGCCATAAACGCATTTTAAAGACCTATTTTAAAAAAGACAATAAAATATATTGGTCAAATAAACAAGTCTTTAAATTGAGTTTAGACCGGGATCGCATAACTCTTTCAAGAGTACAAAAAAGTGGTAGTCATATTTCAGACTACCACCTTTCGTTCAACAAAGAGCCCGAAGGCTCACAAGTCTTACAGGTCTCGGCTAATCATAGCATTCTTGTAGAGTGCCTTGAGTCGAGATTCGTGCTTGCTGATGCCGATGGCCCAAGCTTCCTGCTTCTTCACAGCTTCAATCACACAGTCCTTGACCGCAGCGATTCGAGTGTCCTTGTTGAGAGCTTCAAGGACGTCGTAGAAGTTGTGAGCCATACGAGCTCCGACTTCGCCCGGGATTTCCTTTTCGTGTTCCTTCATCCAGAGCGTGCAACCACCGACGAGCTTGACTGCGTTCGGGAAGTCGGTCTTGCAGAGCTTTTCAATCTTCTGCTTCAGGGAAGCATCAATCTTTTCAGCTTCCATCAACATCTTCGGCGAGAGTGCATTATCCTGAGCCTTGAAGTAGCTGATGAAGTCAAGAGCAGCTCCGCTGCCCACGAGACCAGCAACAATTTCAGTGAGAAGCTTGTGACCTTCACCGCCTTCCCAAGCCTTATCAGCTTCACCATTCTTGATGGTGTCGCTGACCTGTTCCCAGCAACGACGAGAAGGAAGAACTGCACAGTCGTGACCCTGGACAGACTTGACAAGTTCCTGGTTCGTATACGGGTCGAGGTTCGTCGGATGGCTCTGGATGTACCCGGTCACACGGTAGTCCAAACCCTTCTTGACAGCCCATTCAAGCCATTCTTCCACAGTCGGCTTGAATTCGTAGATAGCAAAGCGGTCAAGCTGAGCTGCGTCCATAGTACCCACATCGTACTTACCGTCTTCTTCAGGGTTGATACATGCGAAGATGCGAGAACCTTCAGGGAGGCTGATGTCATCGTAAGTGCCGTTGTTCGTGAGCTGCATGATAGCATTCAAAGCGATGCTGAGGCCACGGTTGATTTCGTCGAGCAACAGAAGCACCGGCTTGTTCTGGATCATCCACTGCGGCTTAGCAAAGCGAGTCACTTCGTAGCTCTTGCCAGTTTCAGCATCCGTTTCAGTGATGCGGAAAGGAAGACCAGTGATGTCGCCAGCATCTGCAGCATGGCTTGCATGCCAGATGACCAGCTTGAGACCGAGGACATCGGCCATGTGAGAGACCCATTCAGTCTTGCCGATACCGTGGGTACCCTTGAGAAGAATGGACTTACGGGTGGGCAGATACTTGATGGCTTTGGTGAGCTGAGCAATATTCATATTCAGATTTCCTTTTGTTGATTTGTTGAACGTTGTAAGCGTTATTGCTTACGTGTTAAATATAGAATTTTAAGATTGAGTTGTAAACGAAAAGATTTAAGATTTTTTCTTTCGTTGTTCCAGCGAGCTTCGTAAAACCCGCAGGAATTTCAATCATTAAACATTCGATATTCAACATGCTTTATAAGATAGTAATTTTGGGTTAAGGGTTAAACTTATTTTTTATCAAATTAAATGTCGAGCTTGCTGAGCAGGTTTTCGACGTTCCAGTTGTGATAGGCTCCGAAGAACCGGGCGGATTCCTTTTCTGCACGCTTGATCTCTTCAGCTAAACGCTGGTTGACACTCGTCAAATCCGGTTTCTGTTCCTTCCGCAGTTCGTCGCGCTTTTGCTGGCCAGCCCAGTTCAGCTTGTAGATGTTCACAGTAGTGTTATAGGTATGGCTCTTGTATTCCCCCTTCACATACGTGGACTTCGTGCCCGTCGTTTTCTTTCGTCCAACCACATCGACATAACGGCGAAACTCGCCTGTAGGCTTGACGCTCATACCGTCCGAATCCCTTTGGGAACTGTAGTTGAACTGTTCAAAGAACTTGTAAGCCTGGGTTTCCTCCACTATGGCCGTGCGGAGAAGCTTCTTGCGTGCACGAGGGAAGATCGCGTTGTTGGTCGAGTCTTTAAAGAAACCGTCATTCGTAGGTTCACCGGCCGCGTCGACGTTGCCGTAGACATACACGTTCGGGTCACCTTCCTTCTCCCACCAAGTCGCAGAAGTCCTTATCTTATATCTTTTTATCATTCAATAACCTCTTTTTATCTTAATATAGAATTTAATTTCAATTTTGTAAACTAAACAATCTAAAATTTTATTTTCGATATTACAATAAAAAAGAGGTCAACCTTTCGGCTGACCCCTTGGTTTCACTGAGGCAAAGATTAAGAGCGGGACTTCTGGATCTTTTCGATGTCGTCCATGCCCAAGTGCCAGCGACACCAGCTCGGCGGTTCACCAGCACCCTTGGTGTGCAGGATGAAAATCTTGTACTTCCCTGCGGGTTGCTGCCAATCGAAGTAGCAGTCAGTGATGAACACGAGACCATCGTATCTCACCTTTTCCTTTTCCAACTTCTTGATGACGCAATCCGGGTTCGTACCACCACCACCGAGACCCTTGAAGTCCGAAGCCTTGGTGCGCTTCTTCGTGAAGTCAGAGCAACCGCAATCCCAGAAGCAGTAATCCACTTCAGCATGCTTGAGCGCAGAGTTAACGACCGCACAGCCACGTTCGATTTCGCTTTCAGCCATGGAACCGCTGCAGTCAATCGCAAAGAGTACCTTAGCCTTCATGCTGTGACGCTTACCCGGCAGAAGACCCGTCATGTCAGGAAGGCGGCGATTCGGACGCATTCTCGTGAATGCAATGGCATCGGAGAAGACCGAAGTCGTGAAGCGCTTAATAACAGTCCACGGGTCAAACTGAAGTTCGTTAGCCTTAAGAATTCTCTTCTGCATTCCTTCACCAACGTCAGACCAGCTGGTGATTTGTCTCTTGTTGACCTCATCAGAAACCTGTGCGTCAACGAGTTCGTTTTCACCCCAGCCTTCAGAGTTCTTCTTGCTCTGCTGTTCGCTGAAGTGACGCTTCAGAGAATCCTGTTCCTGTTCCTTCTCGGACTTACCTTCGCCATCACCGTCGCCATCCTGCGGTTGACCATCGCCTTCACCTTCACCGCCACCCGGTTGACTCTGAGGCTGCGGAGCACCACCACCTTGGCCTTGTCCCTTTCCGTCACCCTTCTGACGTTCCAGAATCGCATAGACCTTTTCAAGATACAGGTCTTCGACAACGTTGAAGTTCGGTTCCATCGCCAGAAGTTCAGAGACATCCGGGAAGACCTCTTTCAAGTCCTTGGGCAACAGACAGTTGCGGATTTTCGAGTCGCAACAGATGAAGTTCGAAGCCTGCACAGTCAACCCCGGATTCGGCTGAAGACGTGTAGTGATGTGGTGCAGAAGCAAGCGGAAGAGTTCGATGCTCGTAAGAACCGTGAAACTTTCGATACTGAGAGTCTTGAGGAAGCTTTCAGTATACTCGATGAACGGCGTCGAACCTTCCTTAGTGTTCATGCGGAGCGTCACACCGGATTCCTTCGGAAGTACACGCTTGTTGCACATCGCATAGAAGCTCGCGATGCTCGGATAAATCACATACAGGGTTTGCTGCATGCGTTCAAACTTCTCTTCGCAGGTTAAACCGTACGTATTTGCCATAATTATTACCTCTTGTGAAATCGTTGATTGAACTATCAACATTTATAATATAGGAAATTGGAGCCAAAGTGTAAACAAATAAAGAAGAGAAAAAAATAACAGAGGAACCCTGTCGTCACAGGATTCCATCTGTCTTGAAGAACCAAAAGGCTTAGACAGCCTTAGTTTCTGCTTCGTAGCACTGGTGCTCAGCACCGAGAGCCTTGACCTTTTCAACGGTTTCGCTGTTGACAATTCCGGTGTTGTAGCCGAACTTGTCGAAGAAACCGGTCTTGAAGGTTTCAGAATACAACGGGATCAAATCGCGGTAGCTGTAGGCACACACAACCTTGCCACCCTTCACGATGACGTCGAAGTTACGCCAGTCGTACTGCGGTGCGATACCGAGTTCTTCAATCTGAGCACCCATGCGGAAACGCTGGAGGTGCATGTTGCGAACATCGTAATTGTCATTGTGCTTCACGGCGTCGTTGAGAGCTTCAAGAACGTCCTGAGCCACAATCTTGTGCTGGATTTTCTTGAAAGTCGCAGACTTTCCGTTGTACCAGTTCATCACGATGTTGTGGTTCATCAACAGATCTTCTTCAATCTGGTTCATCTGCTGACGATATTCAGCGACCTTGACGACGTTCTGAGCGTCCATCTGCTTCTGGCTGAGCTTCAGGATGACCTTCTTCACGCCTTCCTTGTTCTTACGCCAAGCATCAGCGGAGACCACATAGATGCAGTCACGGCTGTGGATCTGCTTGTTCTTCTTGGTTCCGAGGTTGCGGTAGACACGCATACGCTTAGTAGATGCGTAACCGCCGATGGTCTTGCAGAGGCCGTGAGATGCGAGCCAGCCGTTGAATTCGTCGGATTCCTGTGCGGTCAACGGAGCCATACCCGCATACTTGTTGACAACCACACGGGGCTTGCTGATGTGACGCGTGCCAGCAATCACGGACTTGGTGACCGGCTGAATTTCTTCAACATTGTCGGTCACAACCGGCTGTTCGACCTTAGCTTCGACCACGGGAGTTTCGACAGCCATCGGAGCTTCCTGTTCCACGGTATTGTCGTCACCATCGAGGCAACCGAAGATTGCATCGAATTCGGAGTCGCTGAGAGTTTCAAGATTCTTGTTTGCCATAATTATATCCTCTTGGGTTTAATTGTTTAACGTTTGATTATAATATAGTAATTTAAAACCAAACCGTAAATAGATTTTGAATTAAATTTATTTTCGGTATTGCTTAAAGGCTGATCGTTGCTCCGCCAGGGCCAACACCATAGACCTGAGTACCACCAAGATTGCCCAACTTCTTGATGTTACCCGACATGCCCGGACCTGCAGACTGGTTCGGTGTCTCTTCGGTTCCCTGGTTTTCCAGGTCTTCGAGGAAATCAACACCGTCGAGTGCATTCAAGGCTTCAAGGTCCTTCATACGTTCAGAGCGTAAGTCTTCGGTGATCTCGTCACCGTCAAGGACGCTCAACGCATTGAGAGCATCAGCCTTGTGCTTGTCCAGCACGAGCTTTGCCGCGGACTCCAGGCCCTTACAGAGGACCTCTTCGTCAAATGGAACCCAATCGTCCATTTCGTCTTGGTGTTCGCCCTGGCCACATTCCTGCAGGATCTCCATCCAGTACATCACGTGTTCCAGGTTCTTATCGCTCAGAACTTCACCGAGGGCATCACGGAATTCATCGTTGATACCTTCACGCATCCATTCTTCGCTTTGAAACTTCAGATACAATTCTTTAAGCTTTACCATTTAATACCTCGTTTTGATTATAATATAGCAAATTTCGACTTAATACTAAACAGAATTTAAAGAATTTTTATTGCTCGGTTGTTCTTAGCATCTTGAACGAGCTGCAAGACTTCAAACAGGCTGTCCTTCTTAATAGCCGGGATTAACCGAGTATACAGATTCTTAAAGAAACTGATGTCATTGGTCTTACGAGCCACGGCGTTGGCTGCCTTACACTTAGCACTATACCCGATCAGTTTCTGAACGGCATTGTAAATACAATCGTCTTCACCGTCTTTCTGGATGACCATTCGAACATTGTATTCCATCAGACGACCTCGTTCCATCTTGCGGAAAACCTTACGGTTGATATAGGAAGGCATGGAGACATATTTCGGCTTAATAGTCCATTCGTCCTTGTCAATGCGGTATTTCATCTGGAAGTCAATCAGGGTAGGCTGAGACTTTACGACATCGTTAATCCATTCATACGGAACATCCGTATAGTACCACTGTTTTGTGTCCTTGTCCTGGTAGTACCCTCTAAACGGAGATTCGCAGTAAGTCGGAACGAAACTGTATTCAAGGTTGAACGTAAGTTCATTGGACTTAAGAGCGCCGGCGCCGAAGCCGACATGCAGGTATTCCTGGAACGGGAATTCCTTAATAATCTTTCGGGCCTGCTCGTAATACTGGAACAGCTTTGCATTCTCGTCAAATGCTTGGTCGATTGTCATACTGGCGTTAATCATAATATCCTCTCGTTTGATTATAATATAGGAAATAATGGCTTAATTGTCTACTTAATTCTTAATTATTTTTATTTCAGAGTAGCAATCGCACGGCCAGTCGTCAGGATGTTTCGGGCCTGGTATGCATCTCTCAGCTGATCAGAGGACATTGCCTTAAGACATGCTTCGACTGCATCCTTGAACCATTCGAAATCGTCAGTGATACGTCTCGCGGACACCTTACTTCTCTTGTTGTCTTCCAGAGCGTTTTTAATAATGTCGCTAACAGACGTTTCCTTAACACTCTTCGATTCAGCCGGAGTAATCCAGTCTTTGCCATTTCTTGTGTTCCGCCATACATTATAATGCAGGTTATCAATCTTAAAGCGAATTTTCCCGTTTTTGTTAATATCGAACTTAACAGTTAATTCACACTTACTCTCTTTCATGATTGCCGCGGGAATAACACAAAGAAGCTTATGGCTATAGTTTTCCCAGTCCATGAACTGAGATTCCACCATCTTGAACGGGATTCTGTAAGTACACTTGACCACCAAGTCCTTTGCAGGATCATCCATGTTATACGTTTTGCAAATAGTCTTGTCTAACATGGGCAACTTGCTCATGTGTTCGGCGATAGTGTCAAAGTGCTTAACTTTAGCGTTAAAAGACTTTACAATGTCGCTAAAGGCCAGGATAGTTTCTTTTCTTTGTTTGCGTGCCATATTATTTCCTTGTTTGATTATAATATAGGATTTTAAATTGAATTTGTAAAATAGATTAGAAGAAAATAAAAAAGACGGAGCACCATACAGTGTCCGTCTTACAACGAGGTATTATGGAAAATCAAGCGGCTTCAGCAGGCTTTACAAAACAATCAAAGATACCGCTAAACTTCGTGTCAAGACTGTTCTTATATATCTTATAGAGATCCGCAAAGGTGTTGATGAACCCAAACATATCTTCATAGCTCTTGAAGGCCTTCGTCTGTTTTTCAATACCCATGAATTTCAACAAGTCATTAAGACGCCCATAAGTATCATCAAGCTTACAGGGATCTGTGTAAATATACGCACAGTCGTCTTCATTGACACCAACGATAATCTTTCTTCCTTTTGTCTCATGTTCTTCAATAATAAATTTGAGACCGCATTGGCTCAAATGTTCTTTTGTGCTGGCGATATTGTCCATATATTCAATATCGAATTCCATGTTAGAATTCAAATACTTGTTGTAATACTGGACAACCAGTGTGTCTATCTCTGTGCAGATATTCTTTACATAATTCCGCATGATTTCGCAATCGTTCTCGATGAATTCAGACACATAGACCGTCTTGTTCGTCTTGTTACCAAGATGCACCATCAGATATTCATTGAGCTTAGTACAATATGTCCTTGTAACAAGCGACATGTTAACCAATTTTTCTCTCTTGAGAACTTCGAACTTAATATCGATCTTGCCGGCATCTTTGAGCGCAATGACTTCATTAAAAGCTCCATCAAACGTATAGCCAAGGTTTTCTGATACCGCAGTGTTCTTGTAATCGGTAGTATAATATGAAAACCCGTCACGTTTACGAGGGAATGTCAACATCATGTCTGCGACCTGTGAGACAACATGTGTACGATCGTAAAACAAAGAGTTCGACGGAACTTTACACATGTACGAAGTTTCAGGACCGCGGTCATACCGCTTGACATGTGAGTAAATTTCTTTCCATTGTGCCATATTTAATACCTCTTGTTTATGTTCTTAATATAGAAAACAAAACAAGCTTAGTAAACTTAAAAGACCTTAATCGACATCGCTTATGAAATCTCCGCGGACCTTAGCAAAACGTTTACGCAATTCATGTTCATGCTTGAACTCTTCTGCGATCATCCCGAACAGTTCATCAAACTTTTCAGGCTTAATATAAGACTTATGATGGTATTTCGGCAAATCAAACAGTTCGTTGACAAACCCGTAGCAATAAGTACCGGACGTAATGTACCACTGATCGCCTGTATTCTCCAACGTGAGAGTACCTGCTTCATCTTCATCCAGTCCACTAATACAAATAACTGTGCGTTGAATATCTGTACTGGTTTCTACGCCCGCAGGTACACCATGAGCCTTAAAGATTTCTTCGATATGCGGGCCGACATCAGACAGATCGATTTCACGAGCGGTTTGACCGTCCTGAATCTCTCTCCAAGTTTCCCTTACCATTGTTCGAGCTTCCTCAAGATACCGGCTGACCATCTTAGGAAAATATGTTGCATCTAAGAGCTGTTCTTCAGTGAGATCGCTTTGAAAACGCACTATGTCCATGCTGCGTCCCACTTTTTCTTCAAGTCGCTTTTGCAACGTCTTGTATTCAAGCGGAGCTCCAACTTTACCATGACACAAGATGTCCACGTCAATACGTAAATGCTTCTCGTCAATATGTTTCTTGCCACGACCCAGCTCAATAACAGCATAGACGCGGATAGACGGGTGGCAATCCCCACGAGGTTCGTCTAAGCCGAGATAAGGAAACAACGGCGTGTGGAAATAAATGCTAGCATTTTCACTGTTAGTGGAACGACCAAAATTGAAATGCGAGAATTCCCCATATTCGTTTTTGATGCTTCTTATCGCCTCGTTAATAGCATTAGAATATGCAAGTCTGCAAAACTGTCCGTTATCGCCGGCTTCAAACCACGTGTTATTTAATTTGACGTTTACCATAATTTCCTCTCGTTTATATTCTTAATATAGAAAAAGAGACTTGCCTTGTAAGCAAATCTCTTTTTTATTTTTTGTTCAACGTTACTCAACAATTTTTCCGGGAAGCAATAACCCTTGACTTATGTTGCTCCAGGGGCTATATCGTACATTTACACATATTCGATATGCTTCGCAAATTCGGGTAATCAGTTCAAACATCAAGTCCTTGTCTTTATACAGGATGTGCTTGTCATAATCAATCTTACGGTCATTCATAGCCGCCATGATAAGACCGAGTATAGAATAATCCGATTTCGTATCATCAGTATTAACACCACGGAGATACCTGAGACACATATATTCTGAATAGAACTGGATTTTCAGACAACGACCAAATGCACAGTCAATCAATACGGTTTCCTTACCAGCTCCGGAAACATTAGGCTCTGGAAGATCCCTGTATAACTTATCATAGACCAGTTTCTTAATGTCCGGCCATACCTCGAGAAGTTCACAGTCAACCAGGTTATGTGCCATTTCTTCAAGGGCTTTCTGTTTTTCATAGTTAGCGACTTTGATTTCATTCGCTTCCCTGCGGTACTTCGTAACCATGGCATCGACAATGCTGCAGATATATTCGCTGTCATTACGGTTGCACACGAATCTCTTGTTATGTTCGTCGATATAACAACGGTTCCGTTTGTCCGCCATCTTTTCCAGGCGGGTCGGAAGATAGAGTTCATTACTACTGCCGGCCTTGTATTCCATAAGGTAAAGTCTATATTGTTCAGTATTGTCACAACACAACATATATTCTACCTTAATGCCGAATCCTACATCATTAGCATCATCCATGTCACGGCAAAGCTTGTAGACAACATTATAGTTAGGTCTGGTACTGCAGCAATACGTATCTGTGTGTATTTTCATCTTAATCGACGGACACATCTTTCTTACAACGTTACCAATATCTGCGATGATCTTGTTGTTCGTGAAAGACTCTTCAATCGAGCCTTCTTCGAACGCATCTTCATGGTACCAAAGCTTAATATCCGGATTATACACATTCACAGAAGTTTTCATTAAATTACCTCGTTGTTTTATCTTAATATAGTAAATTAACCCGGAAGACTGTTGAGAATATTGTTTATTTTTTGTTTCTCGGCTTTCAGCAACTTATCGCAGTCTTCCTTAAGGAATTCTTCAAATGCAGCAATCAGTTCGTCATTATTCTTATAATGAAGGACTGAGGGCATATTGACTCGCTTTCTGTTGAATTCAATCGTATATTCAAATTTCTTTTCTCGGGTATATCTTACAGAAGCATCCATCTTGAATGCATAGTTTCGTTTTTCGTTATACCGCCAAATGTGTATGAATATCCCAGGATCAAAGTCGTTATTCGAGTAATCACGGGCATTCACCTCAAATCCATCATAACGACTATCGCGTCTGTAACACCCAAACTTAGATTCCCATTGTCCAGCCATAGGTAATACGTGCTTATAGGCCGCAACAAGGCTTTGGTGTTTTTCAATAAACATGTTAAGATGTTTTTCAATATCAGTCATGACTATAATATAGTAAATTACTTGAGTCTTGCCAAGGCAATTCTATTTAAAATATCGTTCGCTATTGCCGCACACTTATCTTTCGAATTCACATGATAGACCTTCCTGTCTACCTTAACCCATGATTCTTCGTTCGGATATACACGTACATTCAAGCCGCGTTCCAACGGTATAACCAGTTGACCTTCAGAGCCAACATATGCCTCGCGTTTAAAATCGACGTTAAAGGTCGATAGTCCCAAATTTATTCGGGAATGTGCAACATCTACTTTCATTTGTCTTCTCCATTTAATTTTTCAACGGCCAGCACACCAATGAGGTGTTCCATCAGAGAGATCGCGGCATCGCCTTTATAGACTTTACCGGTCCTAAATCCATTTTCGTCACAGAGCTGTACGGATGTTTCACGGTCTACCTCACGCGAAAAAGGTACCGTTGTAAACGGATGCAGCTTACAACGAAGATAATACGCATCGTAAATCTTCGGCGGTATAATTTCCATTACCCAATATTTGTCACAGCCTATATACAAATACACAGTTAACCCTCCAGTAATGCAAGAGTGCAAGCAGTTTCAAGGTCATGTCTTAATTGTTCGAATTCCTTAGGTCTATCGACGTCATACCATTTATTTGTTTCTTTTAGATAAAACGCTTCATGGTTACCAGAAAGAACAATGCGAAAGTGTTCAGTCAAGTCTACATTATCTTTTCGATATGTAAAGTTGAAAGCATCTCGTACGCCTAACGACGTGGAAAACCTCGTTCTGCCGACACCCTTATGAACGATTACAAGATACTCCGTTTCAGAATCGTCGTCTAAGTGTTTATCCGAATAAATAAGTTTAATTACTTTTGACCGTTGCATAGTCTTAATATAGGAAATTAACCAGGAAGATTGTCGATTATTTGAGCCAATTTTCTTTTCTTGACGTTCATAACCCTACGGTATTCCAGGTTAAAAACTCAGTCAAACTCGGCGAGCAATTTTTCTTCGCTCTGAAATTCTTTCACCTTGCGGTCTTCATGACGACCAATAGTAAGGTTGTAAGAATACGTATCAGCAAATATACCGGCAGAAGAACCGCGGTATACAATTTTACAGCTTACATAGAATATAATATTACCTGTCGTTGCATGCTGTCTGTTGATAACCATTTCATTTGCAAGATTAGTCGAATAGTCATCATCATACACGCCACCACCAAAGTTGAAGTAGTCACAGTTAACGAGATAACCGTACTTGGCTTGACACTGCTTGAAAATATCGTGTAAGTGATGATATGCTTCTTGTTCTTTTTGATTCATGACTATAATATAGTAAATCTAGCCGGGAAGTTTATTGATTGAATCAATAATTTTTTTCTGGGTGTCCTTAGCAAACTTCTTCAGTTCGTAATTAAACAGTATTTCAAAATCCCGCATCTGGCTAATTTCTGAAGGATAGGTAAAGTTTTTGTCTTTCCCATTATATAGATGGATTTCATATTTAAATTGTTTTGTATCGTGGACATATTGGATAAGTGCGGCAATTAAGAATACAATACTGCCATTAGGTTTAGTACGTTTAATTCTAATATCCAATTCAGGCGTGTTAATATTGTATAAGCAGGGATCCATCTCAAATTTGTAATTGCCGGATATATTGGCGAACTTGGTCTTATACTTTTTACCGAGGTCTTCAAGGTAACGATAACGACCCATCATAATTTCCAGTTCATTGATTTGTTTTTCGTACATCGAGGGTAATTCCTTATTATATGCTTAATATAGAATTATTCAAGACTCTCTATTGCAAAAAGTGTAGACATTATTTCTTTCAGAATAGCGTAATCTTCTTGTTTCAGCATTTCATATTCGCGGCCATCATATAGGACGGTTTCAAAAGTATCTCTTTCAAGATACAAATATTCCTTCTTATTCTCGTTATTAATAACCGGAACTACCAACATAGATTCCCGCGCCTTAAATTCGCGGCGGAAATCCAGCATAAAATAATGCATGTCGTTTTCATGGTATCTGTAGCCGATGACATTCATTTCAAGTTATCCAGGGTTAACATTGTCTCAATGTGTGCACGGAGTTTCACGACCTCGCTCATCGGCATATTCTTACATGTATAGGAAACGCCGTCGAATTCAATATTAGTCTTACGTTTCGCCGGTACAGGATAGGTTTCAGTAACGTAGTATGACCTCCATCCCCATGCCGTTTTCTTTTCCTTACATTTCTTGATTCGCAACAGAAAACTACCGTCTGGCTTTACCTCCAGTGGTGCTTCTGGGTGAAATGTCATTCTTTTGCCGTTAATTCTTATTATATCCATGTTCATAATATAGTAAACTATCCAACCGGTTTAAATAATTATTATTCATAAAAAATTTTCGGCCTTACATACTATATGGCGAGCCCGTGGAATTTTTAAGTCAAATAGTTATGTACGGGTTTTATTCTTTTTACTATATTCATTATATGGAACTTACAAAAGAAATCAAAGCAAAACTTAGCCCGTATGCAAAGACGTTCGAAGCCAAATATGGTAATATCAAAGACGGGATAACATTGTATGACTGTTCATTGTGTGCAATGATGGGTAAGATCGGCCTTGATATTAACCTTGGGGTAATTCACGATACGACCATACCTGAATCCCTACGGTTGCATTGTACAGGGTTGGTGCTAATCGATGAAGCAGGTAACTTTATGTTCAAGTACAAGAAAGAACATCTTTACCTGTCAACCCAGGGTACTAACAGGTATAAGAAAGCAAAGTCCTTTGAGGAACTGTGCCAAGTCATGGACGATCTGTACCACCAGCATCTCAAGTCATATCTCAAGATGCGGCAAGACGAAACGTTAAGACACATCGATAAGCTCCCCGGTTAATACGAAATAAAATTGTTTAATAAAACGACTTACAACCTAGGTCGTTTTTTCTATATTATAATATGAGGTATGAATATGGCAAAACAAATCGACGAATATACTTTGGTTGGTTGTGACGGAAACGCCTTTGCTGTCATGGGTTACGTAATCAACGCGATCCGTGAATCCGGAAGGCTGTTTGAACGTCCGCAGGCCTTAACTGACGGTAACATCGAAAACTATAAGCTTCTCGCAACGTCGGGTAATTACGATGAACTCCTCTGTGTCTCCATGCAGACTCTGGACGACATCAACGAGGATCTTCGCAAGGGCGGGTTCATCCGTCAGGAATCTGATGACGCTCTCGAGATGATCGCGAAGCTCACGGCCATGGGTTATAACGTTTCGAGGTAAACATGGCTATCTTAATGAAACGAGGTGACAGCGAACCCGAAGAAGTTCTCGGTGTCGGCGAAATCTTTAACATGGGTGAACTCCCGGTGTTTCGCTATTATCACAAGGGTCTCGTGAACACCAGCTTCGTCTATGGCTGGGTCAACGAGAAGTTTGAAATCAACGGGAAAACATTTAACTCTAAGACGGACTTTACAGAGCTTTATGCAACCTTGAAGGCCGAAATAGATTTGGCAGGTCTGGAATGAAATTGATGCGTTTCGCATATAGTCCGTCCAATAAGAAATACTTCTTCGACACGCTTGTTAATCTAATCTCGGTATCGCCGATTGAAGAAGGTCAATGTGGTGCAACTTTTACAATACATACGGATTTTATAGATTACGCTATTGCACCGCATCCTCTTCATGACAATCCGACGAAATGGATCTTCGAAGAAAAAGAATATGTAGTTAAAACACCAAAAGACGTTATAGATTTCTATAATGTATTAAACTGGAGTTTAATAGAGACTAAACTAAAATGAAAATCTACGAAAGAGACATAATGCTTAAATTTACCCGTGTATTCATCGTATCGGCAACGGCTGAAATCTCTGAACCGACGAATCACGGGCTCTGTACCCTCGCGAATCCTAAAGGCGAACAGTTTGGTTTCGTTTTCAATTATTCAGATTTGGGCTCTATGATGCAGTCGTCAAAAATAATAACCACTGGTTATCCGAATCTCCGTTACAGGATTAACGACGGCGTTGAAAAAGAACTCGAGACAGAAGATGACATCTTGAAGTTCCGACTCAAGATGCTCAACACACAGATGGAAGAACTTTTATCTTAAGAGGTATAATGAAGAACAGCACCAAGCTTTACCGCAACGTGGAAAACATCCTCAACAGTATGGCCGAAGTCGAAACCGAATTCAGACAGAATCCTACTCAAAAGGCTCGCCAGCAACTGATGCGTTGTCAGGACAGGTTTCAGATCCTTAACGACGAAATCACTGGTCTGCTGAGCATAAAATAGTATAGTAAAAAGACTTACAACCACAAAGTATTTTTCTATATTATAGACATAAGAGGTAATGACATGACAGAAAAACAATTCAAGAACTTTTGGGACGGTCTCAATGATAACTTGAGGGCATTCCTGGTGTCTACGTTTGAACGTTATGAATATCAGGTTACCCATACCTGGGTTCGTAAGAAACAAAACTGGATGGTACAGCGTTACAACACGGCTACGCAGATGTGTCGAGTTATCGTCAACTGGATGCAGTCTTCCCTGAACTACGGGTGTCGTGACTGCTACAGTGCCTATGCAAGATACAAGACCGTAGAATCCAAACACTTCTGGCAATTCATTGGTGATGACCTAGGTAATCCGTTAATCAAGGAACTCTGGAATGCTGCGACCGCGAAACTCATCGCCACATTCAACAACCGCGATATGGAAAAGGAACTGGATCGCTTCGACCAAGAACAGATGTACTTCAGTGAAATCCAAGACCTGTTCGAACCTTACGGCTGTCTCATAAAAAAGAAAAAGGAAATTCGAATTCAATACTGGGCAGCCAAACAGGGAAAACCCCTTAAGACAAAGTTCAAGGACACATCGTCGTACTACCCGGCTGAATGGTATCGTCTTGGCGTACTTCCCGCGAACCAGTTCAAGGACAAGTGGCTCAAGGATGACGTCATGAAGGTTTACAACGAAGTCGCGAATACATACTTAACATGGGAAGAGGCACACCGTCTTCGTCCCAAGAGCGACTTCGCACCGTTGCTCAAACGTGATAGTGAGGACGGTAAGAAATGCCTGGCTATGGAAGGATAAAACAATATGAAAATCGGTAAAGGTTTTGTACGTTCAGAGATGAACTATGTCCAAGTAGATTTTTCAAGGAATACTGAGCTGACCGGCAACTTCATGATACCAACCAAGGATTCGATCCTCCGAGACTCAGGTAAGAAATATTACGTATCACATATGCCCGACGGTGAAGGATGCGTAAGGCTGTACCGTTATGACGATTATTATGTCAAATGGAAAGGCAAGATGTATCACGTGGACTCGCCTGAGAAATATGACATTCTTGTGAATATTATTAGCACAGATTTTGCATTGGCCAAGCTTTAAAGATTTAATTTCAATTCTGTCATACCTCGAAAGTCCGGAACTTAATAGTTCCGGGCTTTTCTATTTTTACAGATTAAACCATCTTAATACTTAATTCTTATTTTCTGGAATTACTATATTTAACGCATATGTACATAGAATTCAAGAAAATCAGATTTAAGAATATATTATCCTATGGAAACCAAATGACAGAATTGGATTTCAACAATGGGATTAACATAGTCACAGCGGCTAACGGATCGGGTAAGTCTACCATCCTCGACGCTCTTACCTTCTGTCTCTTCGGTAAACCATACAGGGACATCAAACTTAATAACTTAATAAATGAAATCAACGAGAAAGATCTCTACACAGAGGTAACGTTTAATATAGGTAAGGATTCCTATACCATCGCGAGAGGCCTGAAGCCAACCATCCTTGAGATTACGAAGAACGGGCAGCAGTTAGACTTGCTGTCATCCAAGAAGCTTAACCAGGACGAGATAGATAAGCTCCTAGGCATCAACATAAGGCTATTCAAGAACATCGTGGCAACCAACGTCACGAACAACACGCCGTTCCTCTCCATGTCTATCGGCGATCAGCGTGCCCTAATCGAAAACATCTTTAACATAGACATCCTTGGACTCATGTGCAAGGACGTTAAGAAGCGTAAGACCGTCAACGCGGCTAACCAGCAAATCAAAATCAACGAGATGGGCTATATCAACGGACGTATCGAAGACAACAACCGTTATATAGAGAATATGCAGAAGTACATCGCGAATTTCAATGAGACTAAGGAAGCCGCGGTAAATCGCATCAAGCAGCAGATCGAGGATGCACAGGGTAAACTTACTAAGGCCATGAAAAACGTGACCACAGGCCAAAAAGCGCTTGAGAAACACGTGGCTGAACTGGGCACGGCTCCGGACAGTACGGTCTATGGCGAGCTAAGTACGAAACTTGGCGGCGCTACCGCGGATAAAACCCGTATAGAGAAGACTCTTAAAGGATTGTCTACGAAAAACGAATGTCCTATTTGCGGATCGCCGTTGAACGAAGGACATGCCAAGCAGCATATCATACAGTTGAATGAAGAACTGAAGAATATTTCCGAAACGCTTATCCCTCAGCTCACTGCAGGTATCAACGAGTACCAGACGCAGTACATTGAACATAAGCGCAAGTCGGAATTCATTACAACCATTCAGACCAAGCTTCGCGAGGAATCGAATCTTGTCACTGACCTGCAGAACAGGATCGCGAGCCTGAACGACAGTCTTGTTGAAGAACAGAACAAGGAATGCAGTATCACCCTTGACGAGTACCACGATGCTCTTAAGACTCTCTCTGCCCAGCTTGCGACAGTAGAGCAGGAGATTAACGAGTACCAGCATAAGATTGACATCGATAACGAACTGGTTAACATCCTCGGCGATACTGGAATCAAACAGTATTTCTTCAAGAAGTTAATCTTAATCCTTAATAAAAACGTTAACGATTTCCTTCATAAGTTTGAACTGCCCGTGAAGATTACGTTTGACGATCAGATGAAGGTAGTTATGATGAAGGGTCGTTACCCGCGAATCTACAACCAGTTCTCTGGCGGCGAGCGTAGCCGAATCGACATGTCCATCCTACTCAGCTTCTTCAACACGTCACGAATCATCTCTAACTGGAGCTGCAACATCATTTTCATCGACGAGCTGATCGACAACGGAGTGGACCAGTCGGGTATAGACCAGTTCCTTTCGACTTTATACAATATTGTAAACGAGAACAAGAAGAACAAACTTGGCATATATATTGTATCGCACAAGCTCACAGAGCCGAAGATAGCGATCAGTAGCGTAATCAAGATTGATAAGAAACCGGGTGGATTCAGCACCCTGGAGGTAAAATGAATAATTGGCAACAGGTAACAATGGCGGAAGCCAGACTCTTAACTGAACAATCGAACTTTATACATCAAGAAGTAGACCTATTTGACGAATCCGGTTCCGACGAGTTCATTAAGAAAGGTACTGGCATGAAGTTCAAGTACCGTACGAGCTTTGGCGATCCGGTCTCCTTCTGGGTCGACCCCCGCATTGATGACAAGCCGGTCTCGGTAAAGGAATTCATCGAACAGCTTAATAGATAATGAACATCAAGTATACCAAGGAAAGCTTTACTCATAAGCCTGACTGGGTGTCCGAATGTAAACGCCTGCACTGGAAACTACACCAGGGCGGGTTTTATGACTATATCTACCTGTGGCAGACCGGCCATATCATGGACATTGGCGACAACGACTTAATGGATTTCATCATTGTCGATATAGACGATCTACCCGAAGGTAAACGCGAATGGCTTAATACTCATACTACAGACATTGCCAACGCGTTAGACGTAAAGTCCTGTCACGTATTTGACTCCAGCTCGCGCAAGCCCGGGAAATGCAAGGTGTTCCTCGAGCTGTTTAATCCTATTTGTATAGACTTAATGGAAACTATCTTAACCGATTTCGAATCATTCTGTGACATATCGGTAGATAAATGTACGAAGTCGCCATACCAGTTGAACTTCGGTATCATGCTAGATGACCCCAAGTATAGACTGGATAAGTCCGTATTCTACAATGACATAGCATCCATCAGAACAACAAAGATTAAACGCGAAGCTTTCTTACCGGTTAACCAGCAAGAAAAGAATCGTCTACTGGGTAAACAGATATATAACGATCCTCGTCTCGAATGGAAATACTATCATTTTAAATACCATGACAACGCATGGCATCGTACGCTTATTACCATTTCAGAAGGTAAACGTCAAAATAGCCTGAACTATATAATAATCGTTGCCACGTTTAATGCCATAATGCTTAATACGTTATACAACAGGTCATATAACTATATAGACGTATACAATAAGGTATGCTGTATCATAGCCATGCAGTTTGAAAACGGTAAAACATTTTTATCTGAAGTACGTAACAACATTTATAAACGCTGCTATAATGAATGGAATATTCAGAAGTTAAAGAATATAAATGTTCTTTATGCTGAACTGTGTAAGACATTTGGTATAAAAGAAAGCTATAGCTACAAGCCACGTGAATCTACGGCCAAGTTCCTTTATGATACGCATCGTGACTATCTGGCCAGCTTAACTGAATCCGAAGTAACAGAACAAATAGGTTATATAGCCGAAGGCGATGCAAACATAGCTAAAAACATTCTTCGTTATTATAGAAAAGACTTTTGTAATGAACGTTCAGATAAAGGTAAAACGCATAATTATAAGAAACGAAAAGCTACAGAACAGTACGAAGAAATATTAAATCATTGCCTAAAATTATACGAAGTTTATCAAATTCCTGAAAATTGGCTAAGCCTAAACTTCCGAAAATATTGCAATAAAAATA